ATGCGACGAGTTACCCTGTTACGAGGCACTCAATGGTCTGAGCTGAGAGCTATCGGTATGGCCTATGGCGCTATTTCCATCATGCCCATCAGCAAAGCCAAGGATATTAAAATTGGCACAAGTCAGAATATCTGCCGTTCTGCCGTTGATTGGGTTGATATCGATACAGACACATTGAGATTAATTGTAGCTACCCCATCTCTGCCTAGAGATAAGGAGACTCATGATCAGTACATCACTAGAGCATTACGCTACCGTAGCAGTCATGCCAGCTACAGAACCAGCATGAACTTTGTAGTATTGGTGCGCTCAGATCGACGCCCGCCAGACCCCAACTATATTGCTGCTTTCTCAGGACACCGAGTGCTGGAGTTTAATGATCAGGCTTTTATCCATGGTTTCAGAGAGATCTGTGGCTGGTACCAAGCAGATCCCAAGGATTATCTCCACGTCTTCCGAGCCCATTACTGAGCCAAAAACTATAACAAATCTACACAGCACTCAGGATTCAGATTTTCTGAAAAAATCGAACAAAAGAGAAAGTAGATCCCAGTCAGAGCGTGCCAATATGAGTACGATCTGGTTCATAGTTGCCCTGATAATTGCGGTCATTGCTCTACTTATAGCAGCAATCTTCGCAGTCCGAGTAGCTTCAGGCCTTGGATCACATGGCTTATCTAACGATTTCTTGCAGAGAGCGCATTCATATATGACGGTGGCTTCAGTCATCGCTTGGTTTTCGGTTGCTATTCTCATTGTGGTTGCTGTCATGGCTATCTTTATCTCAGTGCGTGAAAGCAACGCAAAAGGAGCTAATGCTGCCTCACCTGGGGCTGTAGATCACACCTTCTCCATCATTGCTGTGGTGCTGGGTTTCACCTCGATCGTGACCTTTGCTATCGGTATCCTGGGAGCACTCTCTGCTTCAGAAATCAGCAAGTCAGGTCTGCGTAATAACCTGCAGGTTAAACGGGCTTACAATGATTCCATCGCCGTTGCCGTCTCCGGCATTGTTGGTGTTGTTCTTATTGTTATTGGTCTGCTTGTCTTCTACGCAGCTGAACACAAATATCGCCGCGACCAGCTGGACAAGCAGGCTGCCAAAGAGGGAACCAAAGGTGCCACTGAGCTGACCCAGATCACTACCGCTAAGAGCCCAACCGGCACCACAAACGTGACTGTTAGACGGGCTGCCGTGGCTCCAGCAGCCAATGCATTGTAAAAATAAAATCCCAGAACATCTATTAAAAGCAAATAGATGTTGTTAAAACAAAATACAAGAATCTCAAGCTTAAACCGAGATGCAAGAACCTGAAACACAAGAAGTCAAAACGCAAGAACCTAAGGCCGAGTCTCATTTCATTGTGTATAACACAGATGGAACCAGTTCGGCTGAGCTCGATGCTTTGATTGAGCAAGAACCGGATCCTGAGCGCCAGAAATCTCTGGCCTTTTTGACACAGGGTCGTTGCTATGTCGATTTCTCCTTCGGCGAAAAAGACTGTGTTATCAAATCTTCCAAACCAGCAGACTGGGAAATCAAAGGCAGCAAGTTCTGTCATAATGTGCAGGCACTGCAGCAGGGTATCGAGAAAATGAAGAGTGAGATTCCTCGTCTCACCGCAGAGCAGGAGGCTAAGATCCGCGTTGGCCCGACAGGTTACATTCATCATTTTCCAACCTCTGAGACACAGCATTGGGTCTGGGGAGTTGATCAACTGGGCCGGGTATGTGCTCAACTTGGTGAGCAGTTTCTGTTCCAGCGCTATCAGGCTGGCAATATGCTCTACATCAAAGACACCACTGGTTGGGCAGTAGTAGAGGCGGAGCAGTTAGAGCTGCTAATCCAGCAGTACTCAGGCCGAGTCTAAAAAATCTCTACTCCTAGAGATTTTGCTTGAATTTTTTATTCTCCAGAACTCGCCTTCGACATTGGAGTCTCTAACGTTGGATCATCCACTGTGTTTGGCACTACATGAAGTGTGGCACCTTGTGCTTCAGCAACATCAATATACATCTTATGTGCTCCATCTTCGCTCAACATATAAAGCTTGCCCGCTTCATCTGTCATAACAGGTGGAAGCACATAACTTCGCATCATGGCAGGATAGAAGCAAGCCGGATCCGTGATTATTATGTGACAAGCAAATTCCTGACCGTCCTCTTGCATGGGTGAAGTTTCAAATTGAAATGGTTCATGCTCTTGCATGGCTGTTTATCCCATTAAATTAACACAGACATAATAATCATTTCACACTTTAAGCTGACTGCACACAATAGTTAACACAGCAATTCGTCACCAATATGTCTACAAGCGAGTTGAATAAAATAAAGTTAAAAGCGAGAAAAAGCGCTAGTTGTGGTAAAGGATATGAAAGGATCGGATAAAAGTCGTGTAATTAGTGAGGAGACTCTGCTCGGTTCGATCGGTGTTGATTTTCGTCTTCAAGAACGCCTAGGTGGTGGTGCCTTTGGTGATGTATTTCGCTGTACAGATGAGAACAACAATGAGTTGGCAGCTAAGATCTGCGAGACTGATGAGGAAGGTATTCCAAACATCTTGGAGGCAAGCATCATGACAACTATTTATCATCCCAATCTCAACCGTGCAGTTCAGGTCTACTCGGTGCCCGGTAAACTCTATATTATTCAGGATTTGGCTCGGTGTGATCTATCTCGTCATGTTCGCAAGCTAGGACACAGGCCTCATGTAGAGCAACTCAAAGATTGGCTCTATTCAATAAGTCATGCTCTACTCTGCCTGCATAAACAAAACATTATTCATGCTGATGTCAAAGCCAGTAATGTGCTACTCTATGCTGATGGCTCTATCCGTTTGTCTGATTACACCCTCTCTGTCAAGAAGTGGTTTGATAATGAGTGTTTCACGAGTGTGGTCTGTACATCTACTCACCGACCCTTAGAGGTTTTTATGCGCTCACACTGGGCTGAACCGGTCGATATCTGGTCGCTAGGTTGTACATTCTTTGAGTTGGCTTATGGCGATCTACTCTTCCCCTATCAGGGCCATCTAGAGCCAGTACCTTATAGTAAGATTGTTAACACGAAGGAGAAGCGGGATGCCCGGCATCGTATCGCCGGTAGATCCATCAATTGTCTGCTAGACTGGGCTTTACGTGGACCTAATACACCGGAGACAGTGGAAACATTAGCTCAATTCACTGGTTCTCCCACCATTAGCTACAATGATGTGGAATATCTCCCCTTCAAGCTGCCAGTCGACTTCAATCGACCAGAATACAAAGATTTGAATCGACTCATTCTACAGATGTTGCAGACAGATCCCTGGAAACGCCCTGATATCTCTCAGATTGTGAATGATCCGTTCTTCGCCGGTATGCAGCCTCCCAACAGGTATTATGTAATAACAACACCTCCTGTCAGAATTCCAACTCGGGAACGGGATCGCATTGACCGCTACATCAACCGCTACACTGATAACACACTAGTCAAGAGACTGGCCCTAGAACTGTATGCCCGTTCACTTAAGCTGAATCTCAATGAACACACCAAGATAGCTGCTGCTATTTGGGTTGCCAGCAAACTGATATTGAGTAATGTGCCGAAATCGATTAAGCTGCCTGCACATCAAATCCTAATGGCTGAGCGAGGCCTGTGTCACTCGCTCTTCTTTCGCCTACATTCTCTGTCAGATAAGTAACACAATAAGTAATATATTCCCAACACCATCACAAACATTTATTCACAAACATCAATGTTATATCAGAAAATAAATCAATAACAATAAATGGAAGAGCCTGAGCAGATACAAGTGGAATGCTCATCTTCACCAGCTACTCAGCTAGCTGACCATGACCATCCAAACAACCCAGATCTTGATTTAGCTATCGAGCTGCTCGATCCATTCACTCAGTCTAAGTTTGTCAACAAGTTACCTGATGTCTTCAAGAACCTGGCCAGGGCTGATTGCACTAAATCGGGAAAACTCTACACAATTGGTATGTTTCAGATCAAACGTTGGCTAGGCCTGATTGATCCAGATCTTGGCACACTGCTTGCAACCAAGCTTTGGGGCTTTGGTAATGATAAATGTACGGCTTCCTTCCCTGGGCCCACATTTGTTGTTAAGCCCGGCAAATCTATCTATGTCCGTTGGGAGAACAAATTGCTTGATAAGTGTGGTCGGCCCCTTCTTCCTTTTCTACCAGTGGATACAACAATTCACTGGGCTGACCCAAAGGACTGGCCTTTCTCAGGCATGCCAACAGTTGTCCATCTACATGGAGGTAAGACAGAGCCGGAGTCAGATGGGTACCCAGAGGCTTGGTTCACCCCCGATTTCAAGCAAGTCGGACCAGACTGGGTTAAGAAGACCTATCATTATGGAAACAAACAGGAACCATATACAACTTTCTACCATGATCATGCGCTCGGAGTTACTCGTCTTAATGTGTATGCTGGTCTGGCTGGATTCTATCTCCTTGTTGACAGAGAATTAGAGAAGAAGATTGGATTACCTGCGCCTGAGTATGATGTGCCCATGTTGATCGATGACCGATCATTTCTCCGTAATGGCAATCTCTACTATTCTCCCTTTGCTGATGGGCCGCCTGTGCCACCTATTAATCCTCCATTTCCAAGTGTGAGGACTCATTTCTCAGGTGAGTTTATATTGGTTAACGGCATGACTTGGCCCGTTCTCGAAGTTGAGCCTAGGAAATATCGTTTCCGCTGGCTTATCGCCTCAAATACAAGAACTTACAATCTGGCCCTTTCCAATGGACAATCATTTTATGTAATCGCTAGTGATCAGGGATTTCTTAATTTTCCTGTTAAGGTTACTAGTGTATTAATGCAACCAGCAGAGCGTTTCGAAGTTATCATTGACTTTAGAGGAAGGGAGGGTCAGAAGATCATCTTAACGAACGGCTCCAACGATCCTTATCCTAACGGTAAGCCAGTGACGGAGAATACAAATAAAGTCATGCTCTTTTCCGTCAGTAAGCCGTTAAATAAGCTGATCCCAGACAAACCCCTTCCAAAATATCTGAGAGAATGTTTGGGTCCGATCGAGCGAATTCTACCCAAGAAATTCTGTGTCCGTCAGCTTGTACTAGGCATCGGGGAAGATGAATATGGGCGAGCCGAGCCCCTACTTGGCACGGTTAAGGACGGTTTGCTGAAATGGCATGATCCTATCACAGAGAAGCCCCGTGCTGGCACCTATGAAGTCTGGGAGTTCTACAATGAAACAAATGGAGCTCACCCAATACATCTCCATCTTGTTCACTTCCTTATATTGGATCAAGCTACTTTCACTGCAAAAGTAGCACCTAATGGGTCTCTTACTGATATTGTGGTTGGGACACCTACTCCACCTGCTCGTGTAGAGCAGGGGCGAAAGGACATGGTTCGAGTGGATAGTAATCTTGTTGTTCGCATACTCGTTTTCTTCCCTAATGCAGGCCTTTACGTATGGCACTGCCATATCAGCGAACATGAAGATCATGACATGATGAGGCCCATGCTTATCTTGGACAAGAATGGAAACGAGCCTCCATCCAAAGATCATCCAACTCATCCTATGGATCCTATGAAAGGTGAGAAGAAGCAGAAGTCATCCAAACATAAGCCTAAGAGTGGGAAAACTTCAAAACATCATGTGAAGAGCAAGGAGCGACATTAATTTGCCTATAAAATTCTCATTCTCAACAACCTCATCTCTAAAGGCATCTCTATAACAGAATAAAGATGCGTCCAAACAATCTTCTCATTTCCCTAGTAATTATCGCCCTATTCGCTCTCGGTATATATTTCTTCTTACGTAACAAACAGGCCCAACTACGAGCGACTAACTTGGAGCCAGCTCAACCAATCTTTGCTCAACAGTTCGCTGATGATGTCACCGGCCTCAATCTAGATTATGTAGCTGGTATCTTCTATCCAGACAATATAGAACAGATTAAGGCTCTTGTTAAACAAGCCAAGAGGGAGGGTAAAACAATAACTGCCCGTGGCCAACAGCATACTATGGGAGGTCACTGTATCGGTCATGCCGGTTATATTCTTGATATGAAGCACATGAATCGGATAATACACATCAGTGATACCGTGCTGGTAGAGACAGGAGCCAGCTGGACTGATCTGATCAGAGCACTTAACGTGCATGGCCTCTCGGTCGAGACTATGCAAAGCTACAGCAGCTTCTCGATCGGCGGTTCTATCTCTGTCAACGCTCACGGCATCACTAATGACAAAGCTCTAATAGCCTCTGTTTTAGACCTAATCTATGTGGATGCCCAGGGTGAAGTAAGAGCTTGTTCCCGAGAACAGAATAGAGAGATATTCCAGGCTATGATAGGAGGTTATGGCTTACTTGGGATTATTGTACAAGTCAGATTACAGGTTGCTCAGAACACCCAGTTGAATAGCAGAGTTGAGAAGCTGCATTACTCCCAGTTTCAAGTTAGGTATCAGCGTAATGATCACAATAGTAATGATATCAGATTAGCTCGTTTCAATCTGCTGAATCCAGCCCAACTTACCCTCTATTCTTTTAGTCCGATAGGCGAACGTGTAAGTTCAACTCTGCCAGCACAAGCGCGTGAGCTCTCTAAACTATCTCGCTTGTTGTATAAGTGGGTCTTCCCCACCAAATCAGGGCAGAAGCTACAAGGCAAGTTTAGCTCCAGTGATGTGCCTAGAAATGTGTCTCGCAATGAACTGCTCTATGAATCAGCCATTACAGTAAGTCAGCTCTATAACCCATTGATTGATAGACAGCAGACTCATATTCTACAGGAGTTTTTTATTCCCGTTACCAACTTCGAAGCTTGGATGAAGTTCCTTATCACCTTTATTCCGACAGTGGCGCCTGGGGCTTGGAGCAAACTACTTACACTACTCAATATCACATTACGTTTTGTACAGGCCGATCGGGAGTCGCTGCTATCATATGCTAAGGAAGATGTCTATGCCTTTGTCTTCTATTACCGTGTGGCTAAACTAGGTGGTGATGCTGCTTTACAGATCATAAATCAAACACTACTGGAGAAGACCATAGAGCTGGGAGGAAGCTTCTATCTTCCCTATCGTCAACACTACAGCAGAAAGGAGATAGAACATTGTTATCCAAACTTCAAGAAATTCATTCAACTCAAGAAGCGAGTAGATCCTGAAGGACTATTCACGAATAACTGGTGGCGTCGTTATACTTCAAGTGTGGGTAGTTATGATAGATAATAGAAATATATACCTGTGTATATATTGTTTTTAATTTCATTAACTACTGAGGGCAAGAAGAGTCATAGACCAGTTGTTCAATGCGGTTCCAGCCAGTGAAGATTTCCACCGTTCTGATCTCAGGGATGCTGGAAATCAGCGCGATAATATCTGCGAATGTACAGGCATCTTTACAGACTTCTATCTCTCCTTCCGTGTTGTGCGACCAGTATCCATAGACTCCATCTGCATATCGATCAATCTGAACCAAACAAGCGCCCTTATTGAGTGCCACGAATGGTGGGGAGTTCTCATCCAGTTTGGACAGATCCAGTTGAGCTAAACAGCTTATAGCAAATCTACGGCCCACGTCCATGTTTGTTAATGGATAATCCGTTTTATCACGATTCAGTTCTGGCCGCATCAACGCCAATTGCTTGGCTTGCGCCTTTTCTTCATGCTTCAGGCAGCAAAATGATGGCGATAGGCAGATTCTGTCACAACTGGAAAAAGTGAAAGATTCGATATTAATTACTCAAGATGGTAAAATGAACGACATTGACAACCCAGATGAACTAGAGGACGAGACAGAAGATATTGATCACAATTTCAAACACTTTCCGACTGAAGACTTGGGAGGCAGAGTTTGTGTAGTCAAAGTTGATGATCTTTCAAATCCACCAAGCTTGCCCAAAACCGAGAAGTTCTGCAAGAAACACAAAATAACGATCGTCTATCGAAAGAAGGTTGATACTTGAGTTATAAAAGCCCAACACAGAGTGTAAAGAGAGTTATGCAAGGACTGGCAGAATGTTTACAGCGCTATGGACTGTGTGCTCCTCCTAGAGATTTGGTACAACGGCTGATGGCATGGCTACAGAAGCATCAGTATGATCTAAGGCAGAGTACTTATATGAAACCCAGTGAACCGGGAGATTTTGTCATAACCCCAGAGGATTGGCGCTGGAAATATAGGGATGTGGCTGTCTCACTCCTCTTCCATAAAAACACAGCTGCAAGCAAATGCTTCTGTATTGAGATTGATCGATTTGGTGATCTCCATGTTTGCCCTGTCTCCAAGGAGCACACAGGGATTATAGGCGAATACAGTGGACGTCGCAAAGCAGGTAATTTAGTCCTGCCTACTGTGTCTGAGCATTTGATAAGAGCTCTTGACACAATCTGACTGTTTTTAATAAGTATCTCGGCCAGCCTCCCAATCTACAATGTTGCCCATAATCTGGTTCTCAATTAGAGGAGCTCGTTGTAATACAAGCCCTAGAGCTTCCGGCTCAAGTTCCTGGGCTAGAACAAGCAGTAATTCATAACAGGTGATTTCTCTAACTTTCCAGTTTCGCTTCGCATAAGAGTAGTGATAATAGGGCTTGTATTGCATCTCTGGATAATGCAAAGCAGCCAGCTTCTGATACTCTTCACTGAAGGGGCACATATCTTGATTGTCCTTGTGAGCTCTGGCCCTAAAACCAATCGGTCCAATAGAATCGAGCCAACAATGGAGATTCTCACTACCAAGCGATCCAGCAGCATCATGTAAGATGATGACAGCTTTGGGTTTCAGTCGTTTAATGCTGTATAGATCGGTGGCACATTCTTCGGGATATTCTTTGTTGATGGCAAAATTCTCCGGCGAGGGGAGCAATAAGATACAGTTATCAACCAGCTTGGGTCGTCTACGTATCATCTGATCTACGGTTTGGTAGTCAGAGGCTGGGAGACTGCAGTTAGTTCGATCCTTACTTCTATCAATCTGTTCAACAGTGATGATTTTTCTGTTGAGTTGTTCCCTCAGCAATGACTCCAAAAAGCCATCTCCTGAACCCACTGAAATAATTGCTTTCTTTGGATAAAGTTTGATTGCTTTTGTCAGATACTTAACGATCTCAGAGATGGGAATATGAAACCACGTCAAACTAGCCACTAGCTGAGCCCGTTCAGACGAATGTACTTGCGTGGGAGAACCCTCCATTTACCCGACAGTAGACTGAGAGAAAAGAGTTTAATCTAAGACTCGTTCTCACTCAGTCTCTTCATTCTTATGAGGAAACATATAGGAAAATGTATCGTAATACATTTTTTACATTCTCAGCCTAGAGCACTGGTGGTTGGGATGACCATTGATCAATACGGTTCTGTTCAGCTGTGACTCGAGGTGGTAAAGTCTGAGTTCCGGCAGGTGGCGGTTGTTGAGCACCGCCAATGATGGCCCGTGTGCCTCTTTGCCCCCGTCTCGGAGGAGTTCTCGCTTGTGACCGAGCTGGGGGTTGAGCTTGACGTTGCGGGCTACGAGCTGCAGCCGGAGTTGGCAGTTGCTGCACCGGTTGGGTTGGTTGAGCAAATGGTCCTGCCACTGGAACCACAGAGGCCATACGAACCGGTTGGCCAGGCTGAGTCGGAGGTGCAAAGAGTCCAGTTGAAACTGCCGGTGCCATAGGGCCTGTAAGAGGTACCACAGGAGCCATGACTGGGTTAGCGGGAGGCACCAGTGGCTCTCGTCTAGCGGTTCTTTCTGGAGTTCTGGGAGTGAATCCGCGACCTTCTCCTCTCCCGAATCCGCGGCCTCGCCCTCCTTGTTCAAATCCTCCGCGCCCTCTTCCTTCTTCACCCCTGCCTCTTCCAAATCCACGCCCTTCAGCTCGCCCTCTTCCTTCTCCCCTTCCAAAACCCCTACCTCCTCTCCCAAAACCTCCACGTCCGAAGCCACCTCGACCTCTGCCATAACCCTGAGTAGCTCGACGCTCAGCCAACTGCTGTGCTACAATGCGTTGCTCTCGGTGGAAGCCAGCCTCTTCTGGGCTGTATTCATAAAGAGTGTGATCACGTGGTTGCCAAAGGCGGCGCAGAATCTCGGCTCGTTCTGGCATAAGTTGAATTTGGTTAACCGCGTCGTATATACGTTTGCGGTCTGCTGGGGGCAGGATCGCAATACCTCTGCTAACGTCATTAACGCCATCAAGTTCAACGATAAAGTCGAGAGGGAAGAGATCAGTGATGGGACTGAATCTGCCCTGATGGATGCCCATTAGAGTACGGAACTCGGGTTGAATCAACTCCCGAGACTGCAGTGGAATAACAGCCATCAACTGATGGGCCGGGCTGTAGACTATCTTCTGAGCAGCGGCCCAGATAGCGGGCGGTGTTGTCAAACTCTGCACAATGAGTGGCATATCAATGATCATGGGGGAATGAAGGTAGGGATAATACCAATCGCCATTAACAGCTGCTGTACCCTCGGTGTAGTAGATAAGGGTCCAAGCCAGACCAGTCAGATAATGTTGCACCATATCCCTAACAGCCTCAACTGTGACTGGGAATAATGGACCAGTCACCATCTGCGGGATGGCTATGCCTTCAGGCGTCATAACTGGAGCAGGTGGAGCATAGCGATTGATCAGTTGCAGTACAAGGTCAGCTGTCTCTAGATTCTGGGCTCCCAATTCGTTCTGATACCAGAGTGTGCGAAATTTCTCTGGGTAGAACTTGCCCTGGTTCAGTGAAGCCTTGAGAAAACGCGAGGGGTAAGTCACCTCAGTCACAGAGGCTACTGCCAGCAGTTGTTGTTCCACCGGCACCAGTGCTTGCAAGAATCTGGCAAAGTTAGCCCAGTGAATCTCTAGATGAACTTCTGGCTCACTGGGCCCACCCTGCAGTGCTAGCGTGAATGTCTCCGCTTCCACCTCTTGAGTCAACGGTAGCCTGAGGCTCTGATAGATAGCGATCATCGCATCAATCGATTCATTCAGATTGCCCAGAGCTGGACCGTGAGGTAGGAAATCATTGCCAGTTAGGTACATCATGAGTACGAAGTCTGGGATGGCTGATTCCGTGGCAAGCAGGTTGCCAATAGCCTCTCTCAGGTTGTCGATCTGAACGTTGTCTCTGATATCTTCGCGGGTCAGGATAATTCGCTCAACTGGTGCTAACATAGCGAGCATGATGAGATCTGCATCAAGCCCGTAGAGTACATGATAGCCTTCATCTTCGCGTCCGGTTGAAACTTCGCCACGACGATAAAGGTCCATAATCTTGTGTTCACCTTCGCCTGCTGTGTTGGGTCCGCTGTAAATCACCTTGGGTGGCAATATGGGCCTATTCTTGACGATCCAACTCTGTAGAAAGTTGTCAAGACGGGCCATAAACTCGGTGCCGGGAGTGATGGCATTGCTATCGAACTCCTTCGGTTTCCTGGCCGAGGCCGCCTTATAACGGCGTTGTCTTTGTTGTTGAATCTTTGCCATAGGAGCCACTCCATCAATGGCAATAATTAATGTGTCATTAGGCCCAATGGCCGTGATGTTATTCATCAAGGTTGTATTGAGCTTCTCATAGAAACGCACTTCCATCAAATGTGGATCGGTCTCTGCTACTATCGCTGCAAGCTTAGGATTATTTTGAGGCCAAACCTCAAGTCTGACCTGATGGATCATGCCATTCAAATCGAATGACAATGAAGATACCCTTCCGGGAAACCCACGCCAAAGGACTCCTTTAAAGGCCTTTGGGACCAACCAACGCCCATAGAAACCGGGTATTCCCATCTTCTGTGTGGCTTGATTTTCTGCGATAAAAATAACTTTAACTCAATTATTTGCCGATTGGTCCTGATTTTTCCTTGTGCGTTTAATTCTGTTCTAATTAGGCATAATGTTGGTTTGAGCTGGATATTCAAATATCTGGTTATGTTAAGGCTAGGATAGAAATTTCTATATTTTGGGTCTAGTTATGAAGACTTACAGGTTCCAATGGGTAATATAGTGGATGAGACAGATCGATTTAGATGCTCAAACTTCCAGTAACTTAAGCCTAGAGCTAGAATTTGTCTTATAAGACAAATTTTTTAATTAACGAGGGACTCTAATGCCAGAGTCTTATCATCTTCCATGCTAGCTCGATATTCCTCAGCCAGCTCCTCAACTTCCTCTTGCTCCTCTTCATCGTAGCGATTGGTGATATCGAACATGACACAGTCCCAGCTGCAGTAATAGCCGAACCAGCCAGCTCCTGGGTGAGGCATCCTGAAGGGCTGCTCTGGATTGGTCTTCTCACATAGGAAACATAAAGTGAGATCTTCATCTTCTTCCTCCCAGCACTGACAGCTGGCCAAATCGTGGGGACATTCCTCATCCTCCTTCTCATCTTTGAGTTGGTTGCCAGGGTGATCTGAGTCATCATCTTCATCCTCCTCTTCACCTGTGTTTGTTTGATCCAACTGCATGACTAGGTCAAGTAGCACAGGAGGTAGTGGGAAGCTTAGATGTACAATCTTCTCTTCCGCCATAATGGCTGGAATTTGAACTGCTGTTTCTGGGGCGTGTTCTGGGGCGTGTTCTACGACTGTTTCCTGCATCGTTTTGGCTTGAACTAAAACAAGGTTGGGAAAGTCGCTTTCAACTCTGTTACAGAATAACTCTGTGTTCTGGTCTGAGTAATCATTAAATCCAGATTTAATGAGATTTAGTATTCTTCAACTCTGAGAGTTTAACCACAAGTATATGAGATACTCAGATATTAAACACTTTGGCGATGTATGCATCTTCCTTCTTAGCTTTCTGCCAGTCAATGATAAATAGATCCTCTTCATCACTAATGAAGGTAATAAATTGAGTGTTGAGGAGAAGAGCGGCCTCAAGCTCTTCTACCGTACCAACTTTTACTCCATTGACTGTCTTGAGGGATATGCCTTCACGGAAGTTATTCAGACTAGCAGCAGCAGTATCGGGGAAGACTTGAGTGATGATTAACTTCGACTTGAAACGCTTTGGTCCTTTGCCATAAGAGCGGAGATTGGGATAGAACTCTAAGTGATTAAGTGTCAATTCCACTATACAAAGTCCAGCAATTATCTTGTACTGAAATGGAGTGAAGCGGGGGTAGAGCCTAGTCCTAACAGTGGAGGATACAAACTGGAATTCTCCAGCAATCTTATACCAGCTACAAGCTGATTGTACTGGTAAACTTGGGATTGAGTTTGAAGTTGAGCTCAGAGCAGGCGAGCGGTAAACTACCAAAGAGACCGGAGCGCCTATGGGTAGTGTGTCAAAGATTTCCTTGATTGAGATCTTGCGACATGGCTCTTGAATATCTCGACTGCTAGCTGCACAAAAGTCTAGGTTAACATCCCCAAATGAATCAATCTGACCTACAACTACTCGCCCTGCCTGTTGGCTAGTCTGGGGCCGGACAACATCAAAAGCGTCTGAATTTCCACTGTAGATATCAAGGTAGTTGATCTCCATTATGATATCTCCTTGTGACAGACCTTCTATGCCGGTAGATGATTTAAAGCAGCTATTAGGGTAGACTTGTTTGATATAAACTCCTCCACCTTCTCTGATAACTTCGCCATCGTTAGGGCAGAGCTTGTGAAATAGATCTTGATTAGTCCGGTTGAACTCAAACGAGTACTTTGGTGTAATCAGCACGTAGGGAATAGTTAAGGTATTATCTGTCACGGGCGCGGCCATCTCTCTATAAACACTGAGAACTGTGCGCGAACCAATAGCATATCCAATGTTCTGAGAGAAGAGATAGCCTGCCGCGTTGATGCCAATAACCTGTCCCATCCTGTTGACCAGGGGACCTCCACTATTACCCTTGTTGATGGGAGCTGTAATCTGAATGAAACTGGGTTCTTCCTCCCCGTTACCCTCGTCTTCATCCTCTTCCTGCTCATCATCGTTTGGCGTGTTGCTGTGAAAGCCCGAGACCACCCCAGTTACAAAGTTCACATTCTTGTGACCCATTGGGAAGCCTATAGCCATCACTTTATCTGTTTCTCGAACACTTGCACTATCTCCAAAGACCATATTGAGAGGCTTCTTGGCTGAGTTTGAGGCTAGTTTCAGCAAATCCTGATCGCTGATCTGACATAGAGCTACATCTTTCTCGCGACAGATCGAAATAAGTCTCAGTGTCATATCATATGCTCCAAGCTGGGCCACGCGAGCGCCTATCACAATTGCATCAGCAACCACATGCGCATTAGTTAAAACCAGGCCTCTATCGATATCCACAATAAAACCACTGCCTGAAATTATTTCATCCCTTGGCGGACGGTAAGGCCTGACAGGAGAGTAGATAGCCCGTGAGACCCGAATCTGCAACACTGAGTTCCTGTAGCGCTCCTGAATGGTGGCCCAGTCCATCCTTTCTTAGGCTGAAAATATTTGTCACAACTTATAGGTGACTCTTAGAGTGAATATTAGCAGCAAAAGTTAATATTTGGGAGAAGATAGTGAGAAGACATTTAAACAAAATGTCTCATGGGTTGAGGGGGGGGGGGTTAGGGGGTATACGAGCTTAAACTTTAACAACTGCCCTAGGTGTCGTTTTGGGTCCAAAGCCAAAGTCTGCTAGTGTAAATGGTGTAGCTGGAGTTCGATTGGCGCAATATTTCAGATTCTGGTATTGGTATTTCAGATGTTCATTGAGGTACTTAGCTTCGATATTGCCAATATACGGGGTTGTAGGTAAACTCTGAGGAGCTGTCTGGAATAGAGCCTCGGTCTGTCTGATCCAGTTGAGATGAGCATAGATGCCATTCATGAAGCGATAGTAGGCCTGGGCCATCTCCTGACCGTCTGGGCCTGATTGAGTCACTTTGCCCGACTGGTAGATGAGGAATGTATGGCGAGCCTTGTTGCGTTTGCGCATAATATTCCATTCACTCTTAACTGGCACATAAGGTAGTTCGACTCTGACATGGAAGTCCATCGCATTGTCGTATGAGGCGAAGAAGCCGTCATAACCGTCCATAGCGACAGAGAGCATGTAGCGGTTGACATGAAAACCGAGCCAGTAATTACGGTTGACCATTGCTTTGTTGACAGGACCAGCTCTCATGTTGTCAGTCATGATCTTAGAATACTGCAGCACCCAATCTAGCTTCTCACAATAGTCGCTGTGGTAGACGAAGTCCAGGGCGTAGTTCAACAGATAATAGGCTAACTGCTTGTTGCCAGGACAGACTGACCAGTTGCAAGGCGTGACTATCTCATGATCAATTGTCTCCTCTTCCAACTCAATAAGGGGCTGAGCACTGAACATGGTGCTAACATTGCGAGTGACAGATTGTCCCTTACTGAATGTCTTTATCCACCTGATGACAGCACAGGCCTCCTCCTGGTTGTGCTGGATCCAATCCAGCATGTTCTGAATGGATTGCAGATTCTCCAACAGTAGTTTGACTGCTTCATTGCCATTCTCCTCGGAACAGGCACCACACATGTGAATCGTTTCAGGCGAGAGCTTAATGTTGACGTTCTTGCGCTCGGTCGAGATATCAAGAGTGACTGAGTTCTTGAAGTATTTGGAGGAGGAGGAGCGGATCAGCCCCCTAGTAAGGCCTCGGTAGCGAAGAGAGAGAATTGCTCCGGGAACAGCACAATGTTCTGGCTTGTATTTCTTGCTCTGACGGGTCTTAGCTGTCAAAGCGAGCAAGGTAATCGGCAACAGATTAAATGCCATTCCAATATCAACCACTCCCTCCAACGGGTAGACCAAAGTCATGGTCGAAACTGGCAAATCCTCAAAACGCCGCATCCTTTTATGAATAGCGTTTTCAGGCTTTAAGTCTTATTCAGTTGTGGATTCTGACGCTCACACTGTGTGGAACAGTGGAATGTTTCTTCATAATAGGCCCGTTGAACCTTAACAAGATGTATGATAAGGAACAAAAACTATCTCAAATTTACTTGTCACCCTGTAGATATCCCAAGATTGGGATATTTTTAATTTTTATTTTCTCGGGTGAAAAGATGGATAACAGAGATATCTACATCGTAGTTCGAAGTGTCTCAGGGCATGCCTCGGGTATCGATCTGTTGGGTTGGTTTAAAACCGATAAGGAGGCCTTTGAGGCTATAGAGGCCGAACCAGCAAGAATGAAGCAAGGAGCCAGTTTCACGGTTTGGTGTGCTCCGCCCGCTTGTCTCAAGGAATCGACGTTGAGAACAACAGTCTCACTGGACGGTTAAATTTGCTTTCGCAAAGCAAATTTCAAATACAACGGGTTGTGGACTCAAGGCTTATTTATTCTGATCTAGAGCTCTCTGTGCTCTCCGTTCTCTTAAGAGTTGTCTTATCTCCTCGATCTCAAGATCGGTGAAAGGCAGTTCAGCTGCTTGTCCTGGTGGACCGGGAGGCCCAGGAGGTCCTGCTGGCCCTTGATCCCCGCCTCGGGGATTTAGAGCAGGGAAACCATAGGCAGCCTGGCGTCTAGCAACTTCAATATCATTCATTTCTACTGGCCCTATAATGCCTCCAAATCCATGTGGAGCTAGTCTAATCTGATTTTCTCTACCAAGACCAGGATGATTTCCATGTGCGACGTTAAGAGCAGCGAAACCAATCAAAATATTTTCATCCTTGCGCTCATCCATTTTTACAGAAAATTCAGAGCAGATGCACAATCAATTTTATCAGAATAGCACAGACCACTGTGATGCTGATACTTGTGCCTTTAACCATAACTATATCGTTAATAGGGATATCATCTCTGTACAGGTCTTCCGGTTCATCCTCGCGAGCCTCTAGCCTATGATCTTCAACAAGTTTGTTCTGAGACATCTTTCAAACTGAGATGTATCTTTCAGAGGCATATCATTCCCATATTTATCTTTTCTTGCCCAGGAGTGCTAGAACCACTAAACCCAATTTCTCAGCCTGTAGCTCAAGCAAATCTTGATGTAAACAACAGCGTTTAACCAAATCCACTGTCGGAGCCGTCCAGTCCCGCCCTGTCTTGTTGACTGACAGTACAGCGCTGAGATGATCCAACTTGGCTTGGGCTGCAACACCACCCAGAAAATCCATGAAGGTGTTCATGCGCAGCTCAAAGTTGCAAAATCTCAGAATCTCCAACTCCAGCTTGAAGACAATACCATTATTACAGAAGAGCTCAGCTTCCATGATAGCACTGAAGGGACTGTCATAATACTTACCTGCCAAGGCCATACAGACAGAAGCTAGCTCCTCCGAATAAACTGCTTGGCTAGCAGTGCTAACAGATTGTCCTGAGAATTTCTGTGGGAATCCGGGAGTTTCCGGTTGTGGCTGAAAATCGTTGACGAAGCGATCTCCCATTACAACTGCATATGTAGCGGCTTCCAGACTAGCAGCATAGTCATGATGGATGATAAAAATTATTTCTACAAATTTCTCCCTAGTGATGGGGGCGATATCTTGAATATCACGTAACACGTGTTTGCCTGATTTCTTGTCCTGGTTCAGGCAGAGGCTGAAATAAGGACTCTGGTTCACTTGAGCGTCTGTTATGCCAACAGCTGGGTCTACATCGATTGTCATAACCATTTCTACACGTTCTGGTCCTTCTCGGCTATTTAACTGCATCTAGTTTACAAAAATGTGAGAAGAAGCTAAAGTGTCAGTTATTTTGTCTTTTCCATCATCATTTGATAGATGTATAGCTCAACAGTGCTAAACTCATCCCATGGGATGAGTAGGGGCTATGTCCGACAGGTATGTCGGTCGACGCTCTAAATAGCACTGTCGACATCCCCACTTTCACTCATAGATAAAGGCTTCACAATACTGAAGCCTTTAATCACCACATAACAAGCATAACTTCAGAGATAGTTACTTGTTGTCACAACACCAAATCTAACGTAGTTGAGCTAAAATATAACTCAGGTCTGCTCTTAGAGGGCCGAGCAATTGGGTGATGGGAGATTACGTTATTTTCCAAATCATGATGGCCCTAATTATATAACATATCGGGCGAAGAATTTAAAATTGGTTGTGTTCTGCCTTTTTATTTGTCCGGTAAAGATGGAGACTCAGCAAGCATTTCTTAGTGAGATTGGGAATACTAGCCCGAGTGGACCATTTACCCATTTAACTTATCATAGCCCCCGTGGCAGATGGCTCGTCCCTAATACTAATATGCGAGCATTTTGGAGCGGTTACTGTCAAATGATCGCAGAACATCCGGAACAAACTTTCTGTATTGCAGAGCGTCCAATCGAGGAACCACCTGTCATCGTTGATTTTACCTTTAGATTTCACAAACAGGGAGAAGCTTGGGAGCCATATGACGATCTCTTCCTGTACAGCATTGTACACTGCTACCAGACAGCTATTGCTGAGAACTTCCAAATCAGTGAGGAAGATAACTTCGAGCTACTTTGTTGTGTGCTGGAATCAGGGCGGCTCTGGGAAGAGCGGTTACCAGCCTCAACGGGTAATCAGGATACTTGTTCTGTCACGCGAATTCGTATCCAGTTCCCCTACTGCCATATGTCGGTTGCTCTGCAGAAGAAGCTGCGCATCAAGGCCGTCCAGATGTTCAGGACCAGCAATATTATCTCTAAATTGGACTTCCAGCCCATCGGTGATTGGGAGAAAATCATCGATACTCACACTATGGATGAACCAATTTCGCTCTACGGTTCTGATGCTGTAATGGGGCGTCCCAGACTATCGCTAACTCATATCTGGACTTACATCCCTATTGAGGCAACAACGGGTGAGATTGATGTAGTTGCATTAACGCCAGATGTGGCATTTGTGCCAATGAATCATGGGCATGTTGCTCAGGGTTTGATTGGTGTTGATATGTTTGAGGGAGGTATTCCAGAACACTGGGTTGCTATGTTACTCTCCGTCCACTATTGGCCCAAGGTGCTGGCCGTCAGACAGGGTAACATGATTGAGAATCAACAACGGACACCCAGCACACCCTCTGAGTCCCGTATGTTCGGTCTAGCCACGCAAACGCAAGAAGAGACAACTATTGAGTCAGCCGAGAAGTTCCTTGAGATGGTGAAGCCTCATCGCTTCCTGGATGAAGCATCCTGGATGGATATAGGAAGGGCGCTCTACCATACACATGTGGGAGATGAGACTGGTCTGCTATCTTGGATGCGAGCCACTCAACTATTTCTGAATGAGTATGAAGGGCAACTACCCAGGCATTTAACCAATCTAGAAGAACGCTGCCGTCTCGCTTATGAGCTGTTTTCTAGCACTTTCATTACGATCAAGACATTGGCCTGGTTCGCCAAGGAGGACAATCTCCTCGCTTACAATGAATGGCATAGGAATTGGTCTCAGTTCGTCATGCAGCAGGCAATTGAATGTACTCATGCCAAGGTGGCTAAAGCCTTCTACCGCGTCTATTGGTTGGATTTTGCCTGTGCCACTATCAGCAAGAATGCCTGGTTCCAGTTCCGCAACAATCGGTGGATGCCGGTCGACTGTGGCTACACAGTACGCACCATGATGAGTGATGACTTCGTCAAACGCTTTGAAGGAATCCGCTACGAATTAACCAGGCAGAAACTGGATGCCCGGGATGAAGGTTTGAGAACCATACTTGAAGCCACTATGAAGAAACTGGGCCAGCTCATCAATAAGCTGGATAATAGAGGTTTCAAGAACAGTGTTGCCTCTGAAGCAATGGATCTCTTCAAGCATGAGCGATTCTCAGAGCTTCTCGATATGAACCCAGAGACAATGGGTGTGCTCAACGGTGTACTCGAAGCAGTTGGTAACAAAGTTGTCTTCAGAAAGGGCAAGCCGGAGGATTATATCTCGAAATGCACAAATATCCCATATCGTGAGCTAAGTTGGGATCATCATCTAGTGAAAGAGTGTAGGGAGTGGTTCGAGAAGGTCTTCCCAGATGAGCAGCTGCGTGATTACTTCTACAAGTTCTCAGCTTCCATCATCAAGGGCCGCAATTCAGACAAGCTCTTTCCAGTTTGGACAGGTGAGGGTAACAATTCCAAATCTATGGTTGTTAAGTTGTATGAGGCAGTGTTTGGTCCCTACTGCATTAAATTCCCGATCTCCCTGGTAGCTGGGCGAGTCATGAAATCGACATCCAACGCAACACCGGAGTTAGCACGAGCCCGCACAGCTAAGGTAGCTTTTCTGCAGGAACCGGACGATGATGAAGGTATCCGTAAGGGCGACATCAAAGCGTACACGGGTGGTGATTCATTCTTCGCCCGTATGCTCCATGATAACGGTGGTGATGTGGTGGCACTCTTCAAACTGATTCTGATGTGCAATCGTATCCCTATGGTCAACAACCCGGACAAAGCATACAAGGAGCGCTTCCGTGCTATCCTCTTCCCCTCACGCTGGAGTGATGAGGCGCCCAGCGACCCAGCCGAGCAGAAGCGTCTACATCACTTCAAGAAAGATCCACACTTCGAGAAGCGCATCCCCTCACTCGCCTCCTCTTTCCTCTGGATAATTGTCAATTATTACACCAAATATATCGATGAGGGCCTGGCTGACCCTGCCATCATCAAGGAATATACCAATGAGTACTGGCGTGAGAACGACGTGTACAGCCAGTTTACGGCCGAGTGTGTGGAGGAAGCTCGTGACATCAGCGGAGGTCGCGATATGACCGCTAAGCTCAACATTAGCGAGCTCTACCACGAGTTCAAAGATTGGTTCAAGGATGCCTTCCATGGCACTAAGATCCCAGAGCGCGCCATCCTCAAACTTGAGCTCACCAACCGCTGGGGTCGACCCCATGGTATCACTTGGTTTGGTGTAAGAATACGTGGTAAAGATCAGAGCTATAATAATATGTTATCTAGCAAGCAGAAACCCACTCATCAGTTTGAGCTGGTGCCTGGTCAGAGTGGGGCTCCCCAGCGTGTTATTGCACCACCCACACCTGGTCGCTTGACTCTGGTTAATGTTGCCGATGGCAATCCAGTTGGCTTCAATGTGGTTGAAGAAGCGGCAGCCTCTTTGGGCTATGGTGCCAATCTGAACAACAAAGGTAAGATGGAAATGCCCACGATGCCTATAGTACCCTCGATATACGGCGGTAGTCCGCGACGGGTGGGAACCATCCCATTCAGTCCACCGCCTGGAGCTATGATGATTCCTATCTCACATCTCAATGTTTAGCTGCCGTCTCAACTTGCCCATTATATCAGGGCAACTTAAAAAACTTCTGATGAGAAGTTTTTGACACATGTTATGCTTTAGAACTGGTAATTCCGAAAGTGACATTGTTTAGCGGTCTAAGCTTTGATCAAAGCTTGCTATGAGTCAAACCCAGCCAGAACGTGTCAAAACGATTCCCTATAACCTTGCTCACAGACAAGAGCTTGGGCTCGTCCACATCACAGATGGAAAGTTCTACAGACAGAGTCCACGTGACAAAGTGTTGTATGCGCCAAACGGTCAATTAACGACCAGTTTCCTAAAGATAGGACCTATTCGCATCGGTCTCATTGATCCAGAAACTGGACAGACAACTCACGTGCACGACATTCCGGGTGATGATTTTGTCATCCTCAACAACTGCATATATTATATTGCAGGAGATGTATTGGCCTGCTACACTTTGAGCGCAAATGTGGTGCTTTCCCTTCCTCTGCCTAGAGGTGAGAAATACTCGCTACAAGCGAGCTCCAAATTAGGACTTATAATTTCCAACCCGAAGTGCTATTTGACTTACATCTGTGGAGGTGCTCTGGTTGAACATAGGTCAAGAAACGTCCTCTCCATTGATGAAACTCATTCACTTCACCTGCTCGAGTTTGGGCAAGAGAATATCTTTACCCTGCGCGTGAAGAAAGAAGGAGAGCGCGATGAAGCAATCAACCTGGATCTGGAGCTCATTCCAGAGATGATGTGGGTGATTGGTCCCACACTACTCACCCTTGAGAACGTTGGCCTGGAACACCGCAGTCTCTGGAAACGCAGCTTGCGAGAGAAAGCAGAAAAGAAGCGTCTCTTGCTCCAGAAACAGGAGCAGATCAAAGTTGAAGGCAGCTATATCTACGTCTTCAATCAGACGGATTTCTACGTTATCTGTTACGATCTCGATTTCAAGTCCATCTTTACCATAACGACTCATGAAGCTGTCACAAATCTCTTCCTTGATGGTGGCCAGCTCTTTGTTGTGACAACAGGAGGCATCGAGGTTTGGCAACTACCCACACTGTAAGTGAGAAGCTGGTCGGATCACTGTTAAAAACAGTTTATAAACTGTTTTCCTTTTCTGAGTGATAACTTATTCCGTAAAGCGCTGAAATGGGTAAGCCTGTACCAGTCACTGTTAGAGTAGAGACCAAATTCATCTTACAGGGTATAATAGACCGAACAGATACCGAGATATATGGTGCCTCTCTACAGGGAGATGATACCTCCTCAACTAATACAAAGTTAGCCCATTTGAAGGGCGCTTGGTGGGAGAATGACTCCGAAACAATCATGCACGTCTATGATATCTATGGTACGCCTGGGGAGGTGGAATGTGTGACAGAAGGAGAAGGTCCCTCTGAAGTGCTCTTATGTCGGGCAAAGAGCACTGGTGAAGTACTTGTTAAGTTACCACTTTACTACAATCGAGAAGTTTAGAGTGGAGCTGAGTGGAATTGGTTAAAAAACTCCTAATCAGGAGTTTTTGCGTGGAAGGTTTTTAATCGATCTCAGATGGCTGGAAGCTGTGCAACAATTCCCTAGCCACCCAGAGGAGGGTTGAAGAACAACTCGGCTTCTGCAGCTATCTCTACACGTTTGTCTGGGTCAGAGACCAAGATGCGTAGTGCATGCAGATATGAATCATAATCGCTGGAGATGATAGACAAATCTTCATGTTGAAATTGTCTGTGATGACTAATACCAAGGACACGGCGTGGAACAGCTCCCTTAGCCATTCCCGAGACATCCACTACTACACGTTTTTCTTTGGCCTTCTCAACCAGCTCTGCTAGATCAACCGTCTCCTCCTTCTTTGGCTTGTTATAGCCTATCCTACCAGCCAATTTCACATCTTGTGAGGAACAGTCCTCACTAGTCTTAGGTAGCTGCTCTACCTTACGGAACAGAGTGACAAACGTGTCTGGAGATTTCTGATCCAAGAGGGTTCTGACCTGTACCAAATCAATGTCAGTGTAATCATCAAGGAAGATGATCACCTGGCCAATTAAGGGCAACTCAAATCTAGTCTCTGGATCACTGTCAGGATGAGGGTAGTGCCAAACTCCGTTGAAGCGATCGATTTGCATGCAGTAGAACTTACCTCTGCAAGTGCCCGCAAAGAAGATGGCAGGGTGAAGAATCTCTCCAATTTCTGTTTCCAACATAACGCCATCAAGCAGCAATGGTAGTGCCTTGGCAATTACCTGTTTTCCTGTCATGTTCTTTGACTGTTTGACTATTCATCCGCATAGAATCATTTTGAATTTAGCTTGATTATTGCCAGATGGTTTGTTACTGATAGCTTGGCAGATATTGACTGTTGCTAATGAGATCTATTAGCAAGAATTGAGAGAAAATTAGCACAACACTAAGCTAAAAGCTCCCAGCGCGCCATAATGGAAGGGCTAGAACTGTGGGGACAATTACCAGAGCAGATTATTTCCCAGATTCTGTTTCAGCTTAGCCCTGCTAATCTGGCTCGCTTTAGAATACTCTGTAAAGCATGTTATCAACTGAGTTCAGCAATATGGAGGGAGTGGTGTCAGTTACCTGTTCGTATCTTTCACACGCCACACGATCTCTATTGGATAGTAGATCGTCCAGAGGAGCGCATGAATATCGTCTTTGGCTGGCTCGAGGGAGAATTACCTATGTTTACATGTGATATGATGGTACGAGAGGAAGAAGAGATAGAACATTTTAAATTACGCCATGATCCAGGCAGATTCTTTGTTAAAGATGCGGCTGGCAGCAGCATATTTCCCGAACAGCAGTTACATGTGTCGATTGGAACTTTGTCCATGTTGTATTATGCAAAGGGACGCCAGGCTTTGCATCCAGTCAATATGTTACAACGTTCTGGTAACAAGATGCTGTTAAATCCTGAATGTGAGGGTGAAGACAAGTTACAAATCGGCACAATTAATTTCCAAGTTTATAGGATCGATGATGGCGACTACGGAGAAGTGGTAATTTTTGAGCCATTAATTGTAGTCAGGGATTATGGCTCCGAACGGTGGACAAGTCCACCCCGGATATACGGCTCATTCTCCCCTCATGGAGAGGTACCACCGACTTTCCCAGAACTAACCTTTATCAGCAGGGAGGTGCTAGCTAGTGGCTGGATAATTGAGAAATACACTCACCACTAATTCTTAAAAAACTTCTAACCAGAAGTTTTTAATCGATGGGGAAGTTTCCATACAACGCCTCGGCCATGGCTTGCCTTCTCTCTGATGCCAGTTCTGCTGCAAATTGTTTGAGAATCAGAACCTCAGCTGTGGTCAACCCACAGGGACAAGCTGGTCCGGGAGGTCCCATCATTCCTTGAGGACCATGGGGGCCGCGAGGACCAGATGCCCCTGTCGGTCCCGGAGGACCTTGATCGCGATCAAGATTCATCTTTCTGAACTGAACAGTGCTGAAAACAGCTTATCAGTTCAGAACTCTGTGATAATAAAATATGCAAGATACCTCATTATAATGAGGTATCTATTAACAGTGAATATGCTTTTTATTTGCTAGGCTGAACGCTAGTTAGAAGAGGAGCTGTCATGGGATTTACCATGTTTCTTCTTGCTTCGTCTGCTTGTCTTGTGGATCACATTGACAGTGAAGAGACAGATTGTGTTGGCTCCTTGCTCGTTTGTAGCCACATTAGTAACTGATGTTATTCCAAGTGGGAAGAAGATGCCAGGAGGCGGAGATGACTGAATTAAGGCTGATCTGTCAGACACAACCTTCCAGTCAAGATGAATTCCTTTCTTGCCGCAAGAAATCTGGACTGTGACTGTGCGACCACAGAGAACTCGGGTAGCTTTGCCACAGGCAATCAGGAAAATCTTTACCCTGGGCGGTCTAGGGAAGATGCCTGTAGGTCCTGTAACACCTGTCACACCAGTTTGGCCAGTAGGACCTGTAGGTCCAGTTTGGCCCGTGGATCCTGTTGGACCAGTCAGACCGGTAACTCCAGTCTGGCCTGTAGGACCTGTTTGGCCTGTGGGTCCAGTTGGACCGGTGGGTCCTGTGTTTCCAGTCTGGCCTGTGGGTCCCGTAGCTCCGGTTGGGCCTGTTTGTCCTGTCTGTCCTGTCTGTCCTGTGGGGCCGGTAACTCCAGTCTGGCCAGTGGGACCAGTTGAACCAGTTACTCCTGTTGGCCCAATGAGACCAGTTGGCCCTGTGGGGCCGGTATTTCCAGTTGGACCTGTTGCCCCGGTACTACCCGTCTCTCCTGTCGGCCCAATGAGACCAGTTGAACCTGTTGGGCCTGTTGCCCCAGTACTGCCGGTATCTCCAGTAGAGCCTATGTCACCTGTCACTCCAGTTTGGCCTGTAGGGCCGGTCAGTCCAGTTGCTCCAGTAGCACCGGTCGGTCCGGTGGGTCCAGTAGGTCCTCCAGCCGGACCGGTTGGTCCTACAGGTCCGGTTTCTCCTGTGGGTCCTCCAGCTGGACCAGTTGGGCCAGTATCACCAGTAGCACCCGTCTCTCCTGTCCCTGTAGGACCAGTTGGGCCAGTATCACCAGTACCAGTGGCTCCTGTTGCACCTGTATCTCCGGTTGGGCCTGTGGCTCCAGTGGCTCCAGGACAACACGGTCCCGTCGGCCCAGTATCACCAGTAGCCCCGGTATCTCCGGTCGGTCCAGTGACACCAGTTTCCCCAGTAGCCCCGGTATCTCCGGTTGCACCAATATCTCCTGTGGGACCAGTATTTCCCGTCGAGCCTGTGGAGCCAGTTACACCGGGGTCTCCAGTAGGACCAGTAGCCCCTGTATCGCCAGTAGATCCAGTTACACCCGTAGGACCGGTAGCCCCTGTTTCCCCAGTTGGGCCTGTAGAGCCAGTATCCCCTGTTGCCCCGGTACTGCCAGTTGGGCCCGTGGAACCTGTGACTCCAGTAGCACCAGTAGCCCCTGTCGGTCCTGTGGCTCCAGTCGATCCGGTCGGCCCAGTATTTCCTGTTGGTCCAGTCGGTCCAGTATTTCCAGTCGGGCCCGTGGCCCCTGTCGGTCCTGTGGCTCCAGTCGATCCAGTGTTTCCTGTTGGTCCGGTCGGCCCAGTATTTCCTGTTGGTCCGGTAGGACCGGTACCACCAGTATTTCCAGTTGAGCCTGTGGCCCCTGTTGGTCCTGTGGCCCCTGTCGGTCCTGTGGCCCCAGTGGGTCCAGTCGGTCCAGTATCACCAGTCGGTCCAGTGGGACCAATTACCTGCTCAATAAGGGGGAATCTGGCGAAACGCACATTTGCGTTGTTACCTGTGTGACCAAGGCTAGGGTCACGGTTATCACCCCAAGTGGTGTAGAAGAAAACATTATCTGCTGCCATCTGGTCATAATCTCCCATGTAAGTGGGAGAAACGAAAGTATCCACACCAAAAACTGGAGGGAATTGAGGGCTGATACAGAAGTTGGGACCAAAGAAAATAGCAGTGCCTGCTAGAGTGGCCGTTACTCCCCAACGTGCAATCAAAACATCAGCCGGGTCATCGCGGCGATCGTACCAGGTCAAACTTAACGCCGAGCCATCAGGGCGAATGGTAATAGCTGGGAAGAATTGAGCATTTAATGTGCCGTCATCATTAATTAGAATCTGCGGGCCCCAAGTGGCTCCTCCATCAGTCGATTGCTGAACGAAAATATTTCCACGATCTGTGCCAGCAGCATTGATGTCATTATATGTCACGAAGAGGAGATTGGGATCGATCGGACTGGCCACAGCCTGAGGGAAAGCATTTGAACGGAAGCCACCCAAACCAAGATTACCATTGGTTGCAGTAGTATTGAGAGTTTGAATATCAATGACGGGACCGAAAGTTACCCCCAGATCAACGGATTTACGAACTCGTATAATGATGGGTGTAGCAAATCCAGCGCTCTGATCCAGCCAAAAGACATAGACAGCATGATCTGCACCGACACAAACAAATCCACCTTGTACGCCAAAGGCGCCAGCATTGGCAACCAATATTCCTCCAGGCGGGGTAAATGTTACTCCGTTATCGGTGGAGCGGGTCAAGTAGATGCCTCCAGGGCTTAAATTTGCCAAGAAAACGCGAAAGACCAAATAGACGTTACCCTGACCGGTACCGGGGAAATTATCTGTGGCATTCCACGGCTTGTCTATGACATCAGAGCCTACAACAAAACCAGGAGCTCCTTCCACAGGAGCATTCCATGTTAAGGCATCATTATCACTAGTGAAAACACGAACACTTGTTGAAGCGTTCAGAAGGGGAAGCGTTGATAAGAACGTGCGACCCGTGAGAGTACTGCGAGAAAGAACTGGATCACCTCCATCTCCCTTTGGATTGGTGGGCAAATCGTCATCCAAAACACTCCAAGTATTTCCGTTGTCAACAGATCTACTGTATCCCGTGAATTTGCGCTGTGCTATGGGTAATATCGATGTTTCCTGTGTAGAGAAGCTATCGTTGAAAGCACAAATTAGATTAATACCTAATACTGTGGTTGCCCCTAGTACTAGAGCTGTTTCACTCTGAGTGTCGTGATCAGATATGCCATCCTCTGCAGGGTCATTAACTAACACGTTGGTTAGCGTGTTACAAGGAAAAGGACTAGCCAAGGCTGAGAAAAAGGGTGCACCTGTTGGACCAGTTGGACGTGTTGGAGGCTGCGAATCCGTTACGGTATTGGAAGCCCTGGGTCCAAAGAGACGATATAGTCGAGATCGACTGGCACCCGAGAGCATAGAGTAAGTCGTCTCATTCTCGTAGAAAGCCCGGAGAGCACTCGAACCGTGCTCGGATCCTTCCATTTGCTTTCTTCCGGAAAATCGAATAAATTCCTCAAGCTGGTGTGAAGGAATTTATTGAACTGTTGTGAAAAGTTAACCCGTCCGGGCCATGGATATTATGGATGTGAAGATAAAATAGTTATTGGTCAACAACTATTCCAATAATTGGAATATCTCATCCTCAGAAAAGTTAAGGAAAAAGCGATGCAAGCTGTAGCAACTCCCACACAGCTCAGTGAACAACAGCGCAAAGACATCAGGTTCTGGTCAAGGCAGTTTCTTGAACATTGCTTATTCATCGGTGCAGGCCTATCTAGTGTTACAGTTATTCAATCCAACTGTCCCAATGCTCTAAGTAGCGCTCTTCCAGAGAATCAGCCTCAGATCAGCGCTCAACAGCGGAAACAGCTAACAGATTCTGCTCCACGTATTGACCAGTTGCATGAGGCTGCTAATGAGTTAGTGTGTGGTTGGACTTTGTTGCAACAGGATCTGACTCAGGATCGCTATGATGTCGACTTCTTGACTAAGCTGATCAGTTCCACGACCCGCCTGAAGAAGGAGATCCTCTTATTACAGAAACAAGGCGTGTGGGTTGGCTATCTTTTCCCCTCATTCATAGAGCACCTACAGGAGGAGATGGATTATTTCGGAGATAAGTTCAGCGGTAAGATAACTAGGGAGAAGGAGATCAGCTTTTGGGTTGATATCTTAGCCGATCATGTGACATTCACTGGGAAACTAATAGACAATGATGCACTAAAGCAACTGGATCTCTCGCTCCAGGCGCTACAGCTAGCCCAGGAAGGCTATAAGTTGAATCAGACCGAAGTTGAGCATTACCAGATGGTGCTCCTATCTAGCCAGTTCAACAAAGCTCCAGATAAACTGAGTGGCGCACTAGCCTACCTGGAGAAGACTGATAACTTTCTGAAACGAGTTAAACAGGATAAGCCAACCAATATCCTGCACCCAATGCTGGAGCAACATGTGGAGCGAGAAAATCGCTACGGTATTGAACGGTTGAAACAACTGCGTGCTGAAACAGCTCAAATAGCTCAGCCGATACAAACACCCATAAAGATGGCTCAACCCTGGACCTTTGATCCAAACTTTCGCCCGACTGTTATAAGTGCTATTCCCATTATACCAGTTAAAACAATGCAACCCGTGGTGGCTAAGCCAAGTAAGCAAATAACCATGTTGACCTATAATATCTGGCGTCACAACAATGCTAGCAACCTCTATGCTATCCTAGCCTTACTGAAGGAGAAGAAGGCTGATGTTATTGGGTTGCAAGAAGTGACTGAATGGTTCTTTAAGCTGCTTACTTCTGACCCCTACATCAAGGAAAATTACTTCTACACTACACCTGAGACCTTCCCTCTGATAGGCGATGGTGAGATGTTACTCATCAGAAAAGGTCTCACCGTTGAGAAGGTGGGTAGAATCAAGATTTCACCAGAAACATCACAGCAGCAGCGTTATCTGATTTATGCCCTTCTGGACCTTGGCCCCTTCAAGTTGGCTGTAGGTACTGTGCATTTGGAAAGTATCTTTTTCACACAACAATCCACACAGGTCAAGGGACATGAATTGCTACTAGCCGCTATCACCCTAAAGCAGCTGGTAGCCAATAAACTCGGTGCTGTTGTGTTAATGGGAGATACCAATTTAACTGGAGGTAACCAGTTGGCGCTAGAGAATAAGTACATCCAGCAGAGTGACCTGGTTGATCTACTCAAGTTGATGTATCCAAAGATGATCGAAGATTCCACCAACAAAGAGTACCGTGACCGCTATGTGACCTGGGATAAAGCACATAATCGCAATATTAAACATGAGGAATATCACCGACCAGACCGTATCTTTGTTGCCAACAACGGATTGCTCAAACCTGTCAAGATCGATCGTATCATCAATGAATATTCAGACCATTTCGGTCTCATTGCTACGTTCTCTTACTAGAGTAATGAACAGGAAGTGATGAATATATCTTATCTCATGAGATAAAATTAAAGCATTAGCTGAAAAAGCAAAGATGTTGCTAATTATACATAATATTATCACCTTTGCTTGTATCATTGGATTTATCGTAGAATATGCCACATTCAGTCAGGGTATATTGAATTTAGCTGGAAGACAGCCACAAAATCTCGATGCGGCAGGCGCCCCTACGATTGATTCCCGTCTATTTTACCCCTTACTAAGGCTGCTGGCTAGAGGAGAGGATCACCTCTATAACATCACTGTGAGAGCCACTATTTATTTGATGCTGCTGTCTGTTAGCCATTTATCTATCATATTACTTGACATCGTCTTCTTGTCCTCAGAAGAAGTGAAACGGGGACTAATCCTAAACATAATTCTGCTGTGCGTCGCCTTATATACCGATCGTCTCTTGCGAGTGTTTTTCTACGAAATTCACAAATATTACGATCAAATCATGAGGGATATTGGAGGTGTATTTCAAGGACATAGTCCATTTCCCTATGTCAGAAATAGGTAATTTGAATGGAGATAGTTCTTGGGGAAAAAACTTCAGATCCCTCTGTTATTTACCTCAATTATTAAGAGTTACAATAACGTTTGATTTCCTCAATATCTATTGTTTCTCGGTCAAAGATGGATCTCTCCTATGTACCGAGAGCAGTTCTTACTGAGATTTTCTTGTCTCTGCCTATGAAGGATACTTTTAATTGTGTGCGTGTCTGTAAAGCGTTCCACGCAGTCTTTGCGGATGATATGGTCTGGCGAAAACTACACAGTATGTGGATTCCTCTACCACCAATACTAGGCCTTACTTGGCAGCAGTCCTTCAAGAAGCGCTACTTAGACTGGTATCTGCCAGTGCCCCGGGCTGTAGAAAAGAGATTACAGGCTTTGACAGAAGAGCTGTGGGCCGCCAGCAAGGCTCGTCCATCTAGTTTGTGTGCTGTGCTCAAGCAGAAGGGGAACGTAGCTTTCATAAATTTCTTTTCACCTGATTACACCCAGTTTCGCATCCTGAGAGACACAATCGCACAACCGCTCGAAATCAGACAATGCCAGTATTATCCTATTCGATCAAGTAATATCACTGCTTACCAACATTTCCTCTCATTTCTGCGCCTAGGTAACCACAGGATCGTCTACTTGATGGCACAACAACTCGGCACACAACATATCACTATACCCGCCAATCATGATGCAATGAGTTATCAAGTGGAGCCACTGTGTGATCTAGTTGCTCGCTATGAGAGTTATGACTGCAAGGATGAAGTCACGAGGAAACTGAAGGAAGCCAGGAAAGCTGCAAGTGGGGGCCGAACACTGTTCTTCTGGACGATCGACTCTGTTATCTTTGTACATAGAGAGAATATGCTTGTTACTAAGCAAGAGTTTTGCGCTATGCTTATCGACCTGTATCGTCGCACACTACCTCGTTGGAAACGTGTGCGAGAGGTCAGGATGAAGTATCGGCCTACTTTAGGAGCAGCCTCCAAGCAATACGCTATGAATATTGGCAGAGTCTTACCTGGTCTCCTAACTGATGAGTGTTTCGCTTTGTCAGAAGAAGCTATAGCTGCTCTTTCTCTAGTGGGTAGCTGTAACATTGCAGTTTTCTCCATAAACTTCCCAACCACTCGAGCAGAAGTGGCACGTCGTCGAGCGGAATGGGCAAGTGAGAGATGTGGGTCTATTGGCGTTAACTGTGCCAGAGCTGGTTGGGGACAACTACTACAGTTTGCTTCTCTATTACAAATCCCTCAAGACAGCATTCCTGAGGAGAGAGATGAACCAGCCAGACAACAAATCATCGCCCTTCTTAAGGCGAGACTGCTTGAGCTGAAGCGGTTAGTATGATTCATTAAAAAAATGTCCCTGATTATAGGGACATCTCAGAGATATCATTGGAAATATTTTTTAGCAATCCTCAGTTGGTGCTGGCAATTTCGTAGTACTCCACATGATTGTCGGGGTTGAGGGGATAAAATCGCGTTAATCCTCCAAACTTTAAGCCAAAGTACCCACTCTCCTTGAGAGCGGGGATCTTGTTGATTGCCTTGAAGATAAACCATAGAGGGATACCCTCATAACGGATAGGCTCGTGAATCGTTACTGACATTCTATTATCAGTGTAGACATTCCTATCGAGCGTGATCAGAACAGAGTGAGCCCTAACCGCTAGACTAACATCCTTGGGATCACTGCCTATGGTCCAGACAATTTCTTCCAGAACAACTCTCTCGCCCTGTAGGTTTTGCTGGGGACGTTGGCCAAATTGCTGTGGCGGTGACTGCGCAAATTCTCCCAATCCTTCATTATATAACTGATCAGCAATCTGTTGCTGTCTCCGCTGCAATGGATTAAGCGTGCCAAAACCGGGTGGAAAGAAATTCTCTTGCATTGCTTACTTTGATTACTTCGGCTGCTTTAATTGCTCCAGAAAAATCTCAGAGTGCTCAATTTTTCTCCTGCCTGTGATCCAGCTATAATTCAAAATTTATCCTCCCAAACTCAGCAACTAATAAAAACCTTATACAAGGTTTTTTTCAACTTCAGCCTCACTAACCCCAGGTTAGGAGATATTGTCTACATCCTTCATAGCATAGAGAAGAGTCTCATTAAACATGGATGATGCGTAGTAGCAAGCTGTTCCCATATACACCGTGCTAGCCATACGAATGCATTCCTTACCAGAGAGTACCCCTTCAACCATCCGCTTGATTGATTCCTCCTGTGCAACCAGCCTGCCGGCCTTGATGTTAATAGTGATAAGCTCGTTGAAGAACTGGATCTCCTCAGGCTGCAACTTATCACGCAGCTCCAACATGGAGATGACGCTCTCACCCACCTGCTTATCTGGAGGAGGCCCCTTGTTAGTTTGTTCCTCTAGCAGAGGAAATGTGTGACCAGGGCCCTTCCAGCGGCGCATATAGAGACCGGCGCAAAACATCAGATGAAAAGCCTGCCTCATTATATCCTTGTTCTTCTGATCCATGAGTGCGATGACGGCTTTGGTACGATCCTGGGCGGAACTCATATCGAGACCATTGGTTATGACATCTTCGATAGCCTGATAAAGTTCAGCCTTACCCTCATCGCAACTCTCACCCTGTTTCAACAAAGTGAGCAGCTCCATAAGCTCTGCTTTAGTGAAGTACTTCCTGGGATCTTCGGGGTGGCGAGCGATCAGCACATCGTTCATACACCTACAGGATTCGATCAGATCGTTGTATTCATAGACCTGGTAGCGAGACCAGGTGCCATAGGCCAGCATTGGCACCTCCGAACTAGTAACTTCCGTCAGCCCAGTTACAGTGACCTTGTTCTCGGCATAGCGTCGTTTTGGATCAACCGGAATGAAGAAGCTGGGAGACTCGTAAAGGCGATTAATTGCTCTAACCAACTGTGCCCTGCCGCTATAGGCAGGATAAACCCCTGTCCAGGAGATCAAGACGTTATCCGGCAACTGCATCAAGTAGCCTAGACGCCATTCTTCTATCGCGAGAAGATCTCGTTTGAGAGGATCACAACTCAGCGGCCCACCGATATACGGATCATTCCATCTTGGGTTATCTGCTAGAATATCCCCGATCGACCTGGTCCCAGTGATGCAGTATTTATAACTGAACAGGTTACCCAATGTATATTCCCGAATCTGTGTCATGGAAGCTTGTTCATAACCACGGGTGCAAATCGACATATTTCTAGTTCCTGGGCATACCATGCCGAACTCAAAGTAGAGCTCTGAAGGATATATCTCACCTTTGGCCAGCTGAACTACCAAAGATTCCAAGCGATCCGGTTCTCTAGCAAGAATCTCCCAGATCTCAGAGCCGATGTAAAAATGAGTAAAATCAGACACTAGCTCATAGCGTACCCATTCACAATAACGCTCTTTCTTGGCGGCATAACTGGCGGGCACCCCTTGCAAGATAGTCCGCACCATCTCATCTGGAGACATAACAACAGTCATCTCTGTCTCATAACAAGGTAACAGCTTAAGAATAGCCTGTCTTAGCTCTGTGCTTGCTTGTAGCAGAAGTGTGCTGTAGCTGTGAGGTATTGAAGCATGTTTCAAGAAATAGGCGTATTTCAGATAGGATGGGATATGAGCATCCTCTACCCTACCCACTTCGTGCAGAGCAGACCAAATTCGACACACATAGGATGGCCGAGCGTTAAGGGATATTAGATCAATCCTGTGAACCTCTCTGATCCAGCTCCAATTCTCTTGATCCAGAATCCTCAATCTGTCAGCATCCATATCTTGAGGGTTAATTCGTCGACTGAGTAGCATATCTATGAACTCCTTCATGGTCAAGTGCTCGTAGATATTAATCTCTTGGATACGAGCTAAGAGGGCTTGATCTGCTGGAGACAACTGCTCAGGCTCTGGAGCTTCTGGGGCAGATTGTTCGGTGGCTTGTGAAGCTCTCTCGAATGAAGCTCTCTGGAAAACTCCCGGAAAATCTCTCTGGCGAGTGTTTGGCTGCTGAGATCTCCGAACAGTCTCTGGAGCTGGTACCCCAGTTCCCTGGAAAATTTCATCGAAAGCTCTCGAAAAAGGCGATCCATCCCGCCTTCCTCTTGTCGTCATTGTAATAGGGTAGAGCCGCTGAGATCTACGGATGGTCTCTGAAGATTCATCACTATCCGGCTCTTGGATGGCAGCTGCTCTTGTCGTGCGAGAATTGTGCAGATCAGATGCTGAGGTAACTTGTACTGGGGTCCTTTGGAGATCTGGATCCGCCGCAGATAGATGACCATCTGGCCCACCTACAAAGTCTAACATGTGATCACCTCTAGATACAGCCTCATTGTCAAGTTTATGGGCTGCCAGCTCTGCGACTGTGAATAATGGAATCCTGGTCTGCAAGCTAGCACGGTGTCGCGCTAATTCTGTAGCCTCCCTGGCAGCATCAGCGACCGAGCTTGCACGAGCTGCCACAGAACGCTCTTCAACTTCCTCAGAACCGTCAGAAGTATCTTCGTAGGAACGCTCAGAACTATCAGGATCTGAACAGCGTGTCTCAACACTGTGACGCTTAGTTGCATCGATTACCTCCCTGACACGGTCATGCTTGTCACGCGATTCTCCAGTGCCCTCAGAAACATGCCTAGAGCTCTGAAGATCTGTATCAGCTACTTCCTTGAGGTGGATATCGAATCGCCCCAATCCCCTGATCTCATTACGTAACACAAGCTCTCTGACACGGCCATACTTATCAAGAGATTCTTCTTGCCTCTGTCTGTCTGGGGAGCGGGGAACTGGTAGGGAAACAGGTGAAACTTGAGTTTCTATCGGTTGCTCCGGAATTGCCCTTTCTCTATTGATCTCATAGATATATGGATGTGTTCTATGTCTACGGGCAGGGATTGGCTTTGATATATCGGCCTTCCCAACATATGCGGTTGTTTTGTTGGCATGTTTATAGACAGGGCTAGGAGGCTCATCGTTTTCAGAGGAGGGAATAAGTGGATCTCTTGCAGGTGGAAGGGTGTCATCCCGAACAATACTGGGATAGAGACTCTTAAAGTATAACTTCGGAACGGCTGTAGATAGAAGCGGATTTGGAGCATCATAGAAATCGTGATCATCTGTGAAGAGACGCCGTCTCACGGCAGGGTTCCTCAGTTGTCTCTGTTCTGCAAAGAGTCCAGATAACATGCCCTCCTCTAGTGTGTCTTCAGGATTACTCGCAATGGCTGGAGTTGCTGGAGGATTGGCATCAGGAGCATGAAAGCCTGTATTCTGCTCAGAGGAATCTGGTGCTTCAGACGCAATATGAGAACGAGATTTAATAGCATTAGGGTGAAGATACTGTTTCTTGTGAAGAGATGATAGTGGTGTCGTGGATTCATAAACAAGCTGGATATCATGGGGCATCGGTCCTGGCTCTGCCATAACGCTGTCTGTGTCGGAATAGCGAACTTTACCTTGATGTCGTAGAATCTCAGCAAAATAAGGATTGATCCATGAAGCAGGGAGCTGAGATCCAGTTTCCTGAGTATCATCTGAAACACGCTGACGCTCCAACTCCTCCCTCTCAACAGCCCAATCTTGCAGATCTTCTTGGCTTCTAGATGTCCCTTCCATGCGGCCCTTTATCTGGATCGAAAATAATAGGAGTATGTTAATTCATTTCTCATTACCACTTCAATTTCATCAGTAGTAATGGCCGAAGTTTTTACAACTTAAATGACAGCTATTTCTTGCCAACCAGTTTCATGAACTCTATCCCCTGACCTCCATAAAGTAACTGAATTCTGATATCTTTCCAGATTGGGTCTTCTTCAGGCGGGGTAAAGTTAGCAGTATCTTCCCGTTTCTGCTTTTCATTAGTTTGAGTCTTATTTACATTGTCGGTGAGCTTGTTCTCCATCTCCACTTTATCAAATAACCGCAGAGTTTTCAGCTTTCATTTCGCAAAATGGCGATAATGTTCTGCATGTTGTAGGGCCGATATTAGACATACTCTAATATCTTGATATAAGTTAGTACATTATCTTGTAGCAGCGCTGTACTTGGAGGGGAAGTGGTACAGCTCCCAGTTTCAGATCTGAGTCTACATACTCCCAGCCGCGTACTATGTTACAGTTGTACTCACCTCTTGCTTGCTCTGCGTGTGGATCAATCACTTGATCGGCCTCATCCAGGAAGAGAGTATATGCAGATTCGACCTCCATTTTGACGCCCATCCAGCCTCGGATTGGTTGAAAACGAGCAGGGTTCAGAATGTAGATGTCGAAATCAACCGCATATACCAGCAGTCGTACACGTTCCTCTTCCGTCAGCGATTCGATGGGGTGGTGAAGATCACGTAAAAAATCTTCACCACCTTCCCCCACAGGCAGAGGACTGACACGCATAATGCCGTGTATTACCATGCGCAGTGATCGTGCTTGAGGTAAACGGCCCGGATCATGTAGCACTTCTCCTGGCAGCACTGGCAGTCGCGCATTACTATAGGGGAAAACGTCAGGATTTTCGGTAAGTGGATCAATATTCCGAACATGCCGCAAGATAAACCCTCCATATAGGAAAACAGGAATCTCAACATCCGAGAGAGTAGCCCTTATTCCGCCTGGTATTAGGGGTGGGGGAGCTCCTTGTGTTATCAGCGGTAGCACAATCTTGAAATACTGGGAGTTGAGCTCTTCCAAGACATCTCCAGCCTCTTCTTCCTCGTACTCCTTTGGGTCGACATCGTGTAGTTCGGCAACCAATTCTCTCAGCCGTGGTAAGTCCAGCTGGGTGCTGGCTTCAACGAAATCATGTGCTTTCTCGATGTATTCATCAAACCCGTTACGAAAGCGGCCACCATATCGAATACGTCGTAGGATCTCTTCTGAACGCGTTGATCCTAACCGTTTTATCGGTGCTTGTGCACGCCTGGCAGCTTGCGAGCGACTTGCGACGCCTCGCATATCTTTACTCACAGGTAGCTTTGTATGAGGTGAAATAGTCGTTCTGAAAGAGTGAGGCTGAACAAAGTAGTCCTGCATAGAGGAGTAGATTCCACGCAGGCCCCCTTGTTGGATAGTCTTGCCAAGTACCGCACTTAGACGTTGGCCTCCGTCTCTACCTGTCTTATATTGCGGTAGGGGATAGGGCAGCACCGCAACGAATCCTTGTGGATTAGTGCCGAAGGTTTCGATTTGAATGGGAGCTGCTTCTCCATCAACAACGGCATTCGCTGCTGCCTCTACAATTGCATCATAAACTTGTTGGTTCATATCCCATTCTTCTTCCCTTGAACGTGTGACAATAACATAGTTGTCACGTCGTTGCACATGACCGGGAGGCGGTATATCTTCATGGACGGTAGCGGCAGCATAGCGAAGAAAATAATCTCCACCCTGTCCTAGAATCTCACCCCTATGGTCCCAGGGATATATACGTGGACCATCTGCTGCCGTGCCACGCCGTTTCTGCACACGGATAGGCACATCTCTGCGTAGCAATAACTTGTTATGATCACGAAAATCCTTTGTATAATAAGTGAAGCGTGACTGGCTAACCAGAACAAATGGTTGTTCTGTTCTCAGAGAAAAGCCTCTATAAAGACTCTTAACTAGTCGCAAGCCTCGAATGTTGTAGCGAATCAAGACAGCATAACGCTTACGGTAATAAAGCGAGAAATAAGGAGTACAACAAAATCCACGGTAGACATCATAACCTACCTGAATGTTTGAAGTGTCAAAGTTCATAAGTACCTCCGATGCTGTGTAGCAGTCGGTGTTGATAATCTGCAGTGCGAATTGTTGAGTACCCTTCAATCGGATGAGAGACAGTACCGAGCGTTCCACTTTGTAAGTATAGCCTGGACCTCCTGTTCTGACAGCTTTCTCCTCTTCTGTCAGATTACGTTGCATCTCGGGCACAGGTAGAGCAAAATCAGCGCGGTTGGGATAATGCTCCAGTAGCCAGGCGAACAGTATTTGAAAAACATCCCTACGTGCCTCGGCTGTTGGGCCATAGATGAAGAGATCGATATCTGTTTTGTCTGCAAAGCCCTGATAAAGCCACTGATCAAGACAGATTGACAACATACCACCTCCAATAATAAAGCCAGCATTATGGGCTGGATATTTACGCAACAGTTGTTGACCGACTTCCTCATTGAGGCGCAGAATATCAGGGAAGATACCAAGTAGACGCTGAATAAGGATCTCTCGTGACGGTACCTGCACTATAGGGCTGCCATCTTCGTGGATGGGTGGAGGAGTAGTGAAGGCGTTGGGCTGTACAAGCGCTAGCTCACCCGTGCTCAGATAATCCGGCAGTTGTTGGGACTGTCTGAGTGGATCGAGCAAGAAGAGTGTTGGCAGAAAGCGATCGATACGCTCAGCTCTGGTATAGGGGTAGCCGCGCGGCAGCAGCGCTAAAGCATATTGCTCATTATGCTCGATAAGAGTGTGGTAGTAGCGGATGATCTCAGGTGTGAAGGAATCCTCTTGAAACAGTTTATTGCTCAGTTGTTTCAAGAAAGCTGATATAACAAGTGGGATGTATGGGAAGCCCTCAGCTACTATCTCAAGGTAGGGCAATTGATCTGGAGATAGGGCGTTGAAATAGCGAGTTAAGAGCTGTTCAATGAGATTGCAGGTACTGCTCATACATCTAAGACGCTTGTTAATGAGCATAATGTTGAGTATAGCATCTTCTGACAAGTTTGTTTCAGCCAGAGGCAGCTCATTAAAAGCGCTCTGATAGAAGTTGATGACTTCATCCAGAATCACTGAGTTAAGGGTAATTAGGCCTACTAAATCCGATTCAGGAATAGTGAAAGTGTATTTCTGATTGCCCGTGCCTTGGTTAAACTTGACTAATGCATTTAACGCTTCTGAGTGTTTGGCTGCTTGGATCTGGCTTAAGATGAGAGTAGTTGGGCCAATAGTTAGTAGCACGGGAGATTCTTGCATCTCAGTCTTGTGATCCTCTTTGAGGAGTTTTTATATGGGGGCTTTTTGGGGATTTTTATCTCTATTAATAGAGATAAACAATAATAACTCCATTTTCCGATATTTCAGAAAATGGAAGCTTCTCCTGGTGCAGTTGGTTGTTTTTACAATCCTAGGCCAGAACCGGGGCGCTGTTTGAAGGATTTACAATCAAATAAAGTTGATCCTCAGTGTCAGCTAGTACAGAACACATGCCAGCTACGGGTAAAATCCCCCCCGTATCACGGTTACAGTGCCACCCACAGTGAAGACAATCAAATTATCGGGTCCTGTTACGGCATATTGTGGAACGAAGGCTGATGGAAAGAAATTAATGTTCTTTGGCGATATACATGTTAGTACAACTAACAGTTGCTCACAACCCTGTCAAGATATAGATTCTCGCACAGGAGAAATACTGAATCCAGGCGAGACTCGCTGCATGGATATCAGCAGTTTTCTCAGTAATCTCTTCCAGAAAGCCGAAAGTAAAGGTGAGTACATTGATTTCTATTTGGAGATACCTTTTCTCGCCAAGAATAGGCCCATTCCTAGCAGAAACTTTCTCGCTAACAGAGTACCAGAGGTGGGTTACATCCCCAAGCTATTTGCCATATTCTACGATTGTTTCACCAAGAACTATTGTAACTTCAAATATGTCCGTTTTCACTATGTTGATGTGAGAAATCAATACCAACGATCAGATATCCACGATCTAGTGATGCGAATGCATGCCATTATTAAAGCAGATCCCCGCAAATTGGTACCTATGCGGGCTATGCCTGGCTATAGTCCCCTGATAGAAGAGGTCATCACATCGGCTGAGCCGGAGACAGCCACTACTACTTGGAAATTCGCAACATTTGAGAATTATTTGACAGAACGCTACGAGAAATATCCTACTGCTTTTGTCAGCGAGAGGCAAGGATTTGTCCGTACAGGGAGGCATCCTTATTTTGAAATAACTGATCTTCTTATTCGAGCCACTTATTCCTCCGACAAGGGAGCAGAACCACGGAATTTTCAACTCTTCCATTTGATGCTCACCAGTAATGATTATGCGGCCGATGCACGGCGTTTATTCGCCGATGTACTACGTCAGCTTGATACTCCCAGCGCTCTGGAAGTTGATCAAATACTGGTGAATGTTAATTTACTGGTTAACCGTCACGGAGCTAACATGCATCGCATTCGGGCTCAGCTCTTTGAATTGGAACTGGAAGGTAAGGAAAAAGAGGCAGCCAATATCGTCGATTTCATCAGTAAACTCTACCGAGCTAATAGCACCAATGGGACTATTCTAGCCGGATGGCAGGAAGTTATGAATTTCTACGTTATTTTTATTTCCACAGCTACTACGGAAGAAGTTAATAAACAGTTCGCACAACTAACGGTGGCTTTGAACAAATTCCCCCGTGAAAGAATCGTACCGGGAGCAGCCACAGTGACCCTCGACATGGATGCATATACCTTGGCTCGTATGGAGAGAACCTATCCTGCCGCAAAGAAAGGTCACGTCCCTTCCAAGTTAGTCGTAGTTTACGCTGGTAATCACCATATTGATACTTATCTGGCTTATTACTCACAGGTGGAAGGAATACAATTCACCGGAGATAATCCCAATAATCTCGTGCCTTATTCTCTCATCCCAGATCCCATACGTTGCTTAACTATTGACGCAAGTGTCTTCACACTATAACATTACATTCATAACTATTCTATTTCTGTGAATACTTTGCCATCTACGAACCGTGCCGAATGAAAAAAATAATTTTTATCTCTCAATCGGTGGGATAAATTAGACTGTCGAAGCTATCCATCCGAGGCCTGGTATCGACCAGTTCAGTAACGACCTGATGAGATCCAACCATATTTTCAAGAATGATCACATCGATAGTCAGCTGTTGAGCTAGCTTGCAGATGAATCGATCGATATGATCTTCGGCAGCATATAGCCCGAGCCAGCTGCCCACATACTTCTTCTTTTGCGGCAGAGCTGCCACCATAGTTAACATATATCCCTGAAAATATGTGGGCATCAGATGATAAGCTTGTAGTGGTGTCATCATTAAATCTGCAGGTAAATCGTATTCAATGAATTCAGGAAATTTCCCTTCATCTGAGAGAGAACGAACCATCTCCTTCATTTCTGCTGTCATATCTTTATGTAACCAGCTACGCAGATAAGGGGAGCGTCCATCTAACTTATTTTCCACAAATTCAATCATGTCATTGCGATCCTGGCTATCTGGCACCTGTGTGATAAGAGCAACAAAAGCTTGATACTTGTTGCGGTAGCGCCGGAATGTACGGCAAGCTAACCATACTCGCGATTCACGTTCTAAGTAATAGTAGGTGCCACAAACTCGTTCCTCTTCATCTTCGCTAATATCGCCATGATATAAACCACGGCTCATTCCTTCTGCATAGCGCGTAACAGGAAAAGTGTGATATTCATAACTCTTGATGGTAGCTTTGCCTTCTGTTGTAGCTAACTGGAGAGATTCCACATCTCTGGTGGTAATCGCTCCTGGCGTGCGGAAAATTAACATATCGGTCTTAGGCCGCAGACTGCTGTATAATTGACCGGGAGCGTATAGAATCAATGCAAGTGAGTAGGCCGTACGTAAGGCCCATTGTCGGTAATATTCGATGGTGGCATAACCCCACACATGATGTCTTTGGAGATCTAGCTCGCGGTGATACCAGAAGAGAACCGTTTCCCTATCTGTACCGGCCACAAATTCCTCTAGCAGAAGGGTGTTAAGTTCTTTCTCATAGAGAGGAGTCACACCGAAGAGAATACGGTTACCTATATCTGCGATATGTGGAATAAATCCTTTCTCGATCATATAACGAGGCTCGGCGACGTAATTGATATAGAATTCTTCCCACTGCTTCTCGTTTTGGTAGACGCTAGCCCGAGCTTCTAATTCAAGAGCGTCAATCTCTTCGTGCGTGGTGAGATATTTGCCAACTTGCATCTTATTTTATGTATCTATAAGATTTACGTCTGCCATTTGCTAATTTTGTGCAATCATCCATGCCGCATAATCCAAAATCTCTATATCAATCTGATCGTTCTCATAAAGTTGATTTATCTGAGACGTCTCAGATGATCTATAACCGCTATTGAAGTGGGTGAGATATAATAGAGTAAAATTTCCACTGGCGGCAGCTCAATTATCTCAAAAATAATTGGCGATCGACATTTTTCCCAGGTGTTGAGAAATCTATGTACTTGCTGATTCAATTGTTAGCCTTCATCCTCTACTTCGGTATTGAGCTAACTCTTATTGTTATTCTACTCTCCGCTATAACTACGGGAATGGCTATGGAGCAGATATGGATGACATATAACGTGAGATCTCCCGACCAGGCCTGTAGCACGGCTAAGTATTGGTTGATGGCAAAGAAGATATCATTAATTGTACAATCTGCCTTCATTACATATCTGTTAGTGGAAATACGCCTCTACTATGCTCAACGCTGCTATAAGCCGTTACGGCCAAATACTCCGAATAGTTTGTTGAGACTGTGTGGTTGATAAATTTCATCTAATTAGATGAAACATTTCTAGGGGAGTTGTTAGAGAAGTTGACGATAAGCGCTCATAACTCGGGCAACTCCGCCAGGGTCCCTGCCCACTATAAGTTCGGAGAAATCCACAATGCAATTGTATCGCTCACCCTGACGGAAAGCTTGCTCAGCTGTCATCAACCAGTTGCCCTCATCAATAAACATCCAGTAAGGAAGCAGAACATCAATCTCAAGGCGGATGTAGAGTGGCAATTTAGCCTGCTCAGCTTGGGCCTGCGGTAAAAATTCTTTCTTACGTAGAGAGAGCAAAATTTGGTATTTCCCTCTTATGGCTTGATATTGTTCTCCAGGGAATTCCTGCAGTATCTTCTGGTAAGCCAGAGCTTCAGCTAGGAATTTTGTATCTGAGATACGTAAAGCTTGTATCAAATTAGTTAGCTCAGTCATAGAGCGCACCTCTAGACTGGGAAGAGTGGCTGGATCTACATCTAAAGGAGCATGTAAATCTTCAGGCAACATATCTGTTTCTCCGGTTTGAGTACGTAATTGCAGTATACCAGACAGATGGATAGGATATTCCGCTTCACCGGGAGCAAGCAGTTCCGGAAGGAGCAGGGGACCAGGAGCTGGAATTGTCCCTGCAACTGGAACGACCCCGATACCTTGATAATAGGCCGGACCCACCACTCTATCTCTATTTCTGTCAATAGCCACGGCAAATGTTCGAGCGACGGAGAATTCACGCTTAATATGTGTGCCGTTAAAAACGGGCGGCCTTGTTGGGAACTCATATTGAGGTTTGGTTTGAACCAGACAGTTGCGGATGAATAAGCGTGTCCAAACAGACTCTGGTAAAAATGGATATAAAACACGGCCGTTCCGGAGAGCCGTTGTTATGGCCTCTACATTATGAGTTGGGATGAGTCGAGCGCAATATGGTTGAATTAGCTTCGATAATGTCAACTTCTTTGGGCAAATGGGTGGAAGATCGAGTATCTCCAACTTTATCTCCCAATCACCCTCACCTGGGCCATCGATTAGATGCGGATTCCATCTATCCACAAAGACCTGTTCTCCCCCGAAAGGTATAAGCAAAAATTCTTCACCACGTATACGATCGAGATCATCAGCATCTATGGGCATTCTTTCAAGCTGAATCATCCGCCCCTTAGTCAAAACAATCCCTGTCGCATACTCAATGTCAAGGACTAAGTCAGGGCTCGATTGCGCCTCTTCTAATCCGGTTGAGAGATGGACAACTTGAGCATAAGGTTCAATTAGACAGATTGTTAATCCTCGGAAGGCTGTGCGAGTTAAATGGGAAAGAGAGATAGTTGGAGTCATTACAACTGAAACTCTGCGTCTGTAATAGAGGGAGAAGGCTGGAGTGCAAATCAAACCACGATGTATATCATAGCCAATCTGCATGCTACTCAAAGGCAGATAAGATAGCACCTCCATGGCTGTCTGATATGGCACCATTCTAAGGCGGAAGATGTGAGAAGTCTCGTCCATACCGGCCTCATTCCTGAAAAGAATAAAGTCGCCCTTATAGATTCTGGCCGTTAGTCGATCATCTGCATTAATCATCTCCCACAGCTCGTTCCTGAATCTAACGCGACTTTCTTGAGTTGGCCCATAGATATGGAATGTCATCTGAACTCTGGGTTGGAAGCGAGCATAAGCCCAATCATCAAGGATAATAGGGAAGAGTTCCCCTGATAGAACGTAACCGACATCGCCGACTGGAAATCTGTTTGCAAGTTGCCTACGCGCATCTTGATTAACACGAAGAAGATTATCTGAAACACTGAGTAGCCGCTCTACCATAACAGCAGGGCTGGGTAGAATGATTGGCTCTGTTGGTGGAGGTACTTGGGCCTCAGGGGCCTGCAGTGTTTGTAGGGGCTGAGCTTCTTCGCCTTCTTGAGGAGGTGGAGGCGGCAGATATGTATCATCCGGAATAGCGATGACAGGCTGAGCTCCCATGTAATCAGGCACAAGCGGCTTAGTGTTCTGTAATGGATCCAGTAAGAAAAGATTGGGGTTAATGGAGTCAATCCTCTGGCGTTGAGTGAAAGGATAGCCATGTGGTTGTAATGCGTAAGCAAGCTGCTGATCTCGGGCGATAACTCGTGCTACGTAGTTCAGAATCTTTGCATCAATCTGGTCGCTCTCATAGAGCTGATTCATCAGGTGTTTCAGATAATCAATCACCACCATTGGAGCGAATGAGATATAGTAGAATAGAGTTTCCACCGGCGGCAGTGTACCCAGCTCAATTATCTCAAAGTAATTGGTAATCAACATAGCCAGACGCTGACACATCTCCTCTCTACATTCTAATTGGCGAGCAGCCTCGATTGCATTAGTCAGAGCACTAACCTGGTTCTGAGTAAATGCGGCCTGTAGCTCTGGAGTTGCATCAACAGGAGCTGCTAACTCAGGCAATGGCTCTAAGCCAAACAGAAATGAGACATAACGCCTCAACCACCCTGCACTCTGCTCATTAAGAGGTTCAGGTAGATGCTCGGCTGTGAAGGAGAAAGCATATACACCACCTGCAACTTTGGCATTAAATTGAATCAAATTGGCTAGCAGCTGGGAGTTGTGCTGAGCCACATCAAACGGAAGAATCAGGGTTCCACCAGGCAGATTTAACTTGAGATGCTTCTCCATTTATCTATCACAAGTTTCTTGTAATCTTCTTGGAGATATTTTTAATCTATACAACTCATCAGAGCTGATGAGTTTTTGGCAATGTATCGTTAAGTTAGTCGGTTAAATAGATCAAACTGTCAAAGGAATCTTTACGTAGTCTCACGTCCACTAGCTCTGAGACTACTTGGTGAGATCCTACCATGTGAGTTAGAAGAACGATATCATATCCAAGTTCCTCAGCTAAAGAGCACATGTATTGATCAAGAATATCTTCGACAGCGTAGAAGCCCAGCGCAACTCCTAAATAGCGCTTACGTTGGGGCAATCGCTCTGCATTTTCTAGATACAGAGTTGGGTCGAGAAGCTGATGTTTGATGGGTGGAAAATGTGTGAAAGCTTCCACAGGTGTAAACAACAAATCATCGGGAAGACCGCTCTTCCCCTCGGCAAACGCTATGTATTCCTTACTGAAGAATGCCATAAGGCTATCCTTGTCTTTCCTGTATGGATCAACACCTGGAATATATAATTTGTGACGACCAAGTTGTTTTTCCATTTGCCTAACCGCCGAGTATTTAGATCGAGTCTCCAGAATCTTATGATATGCAAGAAAAGTTCTCGATTCAGGCTCTTGGTAATAGAAGGTACCACAGAAAGTTTGTTCTTCACTAACGTCTTGATAGTAAAGACTCCGTGACATGCCTACAGCATAACGTGTCACCGGGAGCACTTTCCAATTATCTCCCTTCAGATTTATTGTATCTCCGTGAATTTGTTCTCTGTGAGCGACCACAGCCCCGGGAGTCCGAAATAATTGCATATCAGTTTTGGGTCGCTTACTTTTCTCGTAAACTTGGTCAGGGGCATATAATAGGAGCGGCAGTGAATTGGCAGTTTCAATCGCTTCGCGCCTGTAAGTCTCGATAGTACAATAATGCCAACGAGGCCATTTTGCTAAATCTAATTCATCCTCTTCGTCCTCTTCAATGGGATCCTCGACAAGAGGTGGTCTATACCAGAACCAGATTTCTTCTAAACTGAGCCCATTTAGCAAATCTTCCAAGAACATTGTAGCAATCTTGCTAAATGTAAGAGATGCCACGCCATACTCAAAAGGTATTTCCTTCTCCCTCTTGGGAAATTCGGGCAGAAATCCAGCCCGAACGAAAGAAAGTGGATCATCAACACCTTGGATAGTAACCTTCAAACATTGCAGATTTCTCTCTGCGATCTCTGCTCGAATTTGCCCGACAAAAGCCTCAATATCAGAGATATGACCATAGGATAACTCAATCTCACCAGATTCCATTATTTATAACATGAACTTAATAGGAGAAAACAAATAACTCAATCTCCGATAAGTTAAGTACACTCAGCGTCATTCGAACTTAAATAGTGGAAAAGAATCTGTGAATTATGCTTTATTTACTCGTGGTTTACAATTATCCTTCATGTGAAGAATGATATTCCTTATATCTCATATTTCTATTACGCCTCAGTTAAAGGGGCAATATAGCAAGCTTTTGTGGAGATTGATTGTAGTTACTCCAAATAAAGATGCCCTAAAGAAGACCCACAACTTCAACGTACACTTATGGAACAACACACTTTCGTCGCTTTCTCCATGACTTCCTCCAACAAGGACATTGTCTTCCCGGCACTGGTTTCCAATAGCTTAGTCCAAATGCTATTGCAAATTCGTACCATGACTGGATCCCCAGCCCTCCATTTCGTTAGCCAGGAAGCCGATGCACGAGAGGAGCAAGAAGATGAGACGTCAGTAGAAGCTGCTGAGCGAGAGGAACTTAACGATGAGTTTGGCTGGACGCCCGATTTCGACTATGTTGGCCGTTGGGCCGCAGCCATCCCTGCTGATAAGTGGTTATACTTCAAGCATTCCCTTGGCTATCTGAATGAAGGCCGCGTAGTGATCTATGAGTTTGCCACACCAACCGTCAACCTGCTCAAGATCAGCGACAAATTCATCGTATTATAGAATTCGAAAAAAACTTGTAGATACAAGTTTTTGGCTATGGGGATCGCGAGCAAAAGTGTAAACAGTGCCATCCTCCACACTCAATTTGAGCGGCCAGTTCTTTATTTTTAATTTGTCATAAATTTAACGTAATTTATGAGTATACCTAATGAGCAGTTACTATAATTAGTTATGCCACAGTTATTTTCACCTCAACAGCCGGTGGAGAGAGCCAGAACAAACAGTCTAGCAGTAATTTGCCAAGTTTGGAACATCTGATCTCTACCCAGGGGACATGTTGTTTCATCCGGTCTCGGTTTGCTTGCATATATTTGGCCTGAGAAGCGATCGTCCAGACAGATGCATACTCAACTGCGGTGCCATCCAGGATAAGGATAAAAATAGGCACAGTCTCAAAAAGGCGATCTAAGTCATTCTGAAACTTAACCATGGTCTCTTGTGAGAGGGTGGGTTGTGCGAACACAAACATATGAGTTGGGATCTTGCGCTCCGAAGTGCACATTTACCATTCCCATAAATCAAAATAAGAGAGCTTATTGGTGATGCGAAGATATTTGTCAGATAAAGCGAGTTTTTCATTGTTCGGGCCTTATTCTGTCTCTGCCCCTCATTCGCAAATTGATTTAATAATGAGATGTTATTTTCTTCTCAAATGGCTACAGATCCAATGCACCGGAAAATACCACTCAGCGACAGTGGCACAATTCGCACCGGAGATGTGATAGCATTTCGCAGGAAATCCCCTGTATGTTACTATCACGTGGGTATTGCCCGTTGTAATTCCGCACCTAATTCTTCTGTGAACCATGTGGAGATCATTGCATACATCACTGGTGAATACGTGGTCGCTGTTCAAGATTTTGAAACGGCGCGAGAAGATTGTGAAGTCTTTCGTTATGAATGGGCTCCTGGAGTCAACGTTTATTCTCCAGAGGTTATCGTAGAGCGAGCTCTTTCTCGTCTCGGCGAAAGAGAATACGCTTTATTCCATAACAACTGTGAGCACTTTGCTGTCTGGGCAGCCACTGGTGTCTCGTTCAGTGAACAGGCTGAAGAGGGTAATACCGTTGGAACAGTCACCAGATCTGGTATGATAGGCAGTGGTATAGCGATTGGTGTGTTTGCTACCATTCCTCCTCTGCTTGTCATTGGAGGCGCCCTTACAGGGGCAGGGGTTATCCTAAGTCTCATCTTCGGTGGTAATCGACGACAAAATCGATCTAACCGTAAGCGTGACGAAGATCGCATCAGACGTATCCATATGAATTAAAAACTATATATTAATATATAGTTTTTTATGCCGACATCAACACCGATCCGGTAAATATTCTGTGGATTTTCCCTGGAATATTTATCAGGATAAGGGTTATTATGGGAGATCTCGTGATTCTAAGAAAAAATACATTGAATGAAGGCTGAACGATGCTTCTAAACCGGCCCTGTGCCAGCAGCCACAGTTGTAGTGACGGCTGCGGTTATTGGGTCAATAGGCGATATAGCCATGGCACCGCACGCATCAGCTGCTGTCCACAGCACTGTGGTCACCGGGATCAAAGCAGGACAAACAGGCGACAATGCTGTTGTAGTAATAGCACCGGCATAAAGTGATAGTGCCATGACTGCGACAGTTGTTTTACCGCCAATATAGCCTGCGAGTGCGCCCAAGAAGCCCATGTTTTTCTTTTCCTGTCGGACAAATTTATTAAGTTTTTTTCACTTTAGCCCCAATTTTTCCACCGATATCCTTCCTCCCTATAGGTGGATTTTGGGAAAAAATTCCCACATACGACTCTGTTCGAGGGCATGGTAATTAGCCCACCTCATATCAGTAACGTGTTTTCTCCATCTCCATCATTAAGAGAGGCAAATCAATGGGGATGTAAGTGATTTAGTTTCTCTTCACGATTTATCACTATTAGGGTAGTCTATCTACACCTGGCCAAGGAGAGAGCGACAATAAAAGTGTGCGATTTCGGAGATTTCCTGACAAGAGAAATCCCACTGCTATGCAAGAACCCAGCCATTTGCAGCTCAATGTGCCGAAAGTTCAGCTTTTAATTCCTCTGCCTGTAGCTGCAGCCGTCTCGCGAGTTTTTGAGCGACAAATCAAATTCAACCAAGCGACCGGCTCCAATAAGTACTACTTTGGCATCAGTGAGAATGAATTACCTGAGCCTATGGAGCCTGCTAGTAGCCAAGCCTTCGTTGGGTATCTCAGATACTTGTTTGATCTAGGCGGTTTACCCCAAGTCTACGACCCTATTGCTCTGAACAACGTCTTTTCTGTCATCATCCGGCTTGACTATCACAATGAGGCTAAGTTGAAAGAACTGATTGAACTTCATTTAGACAAAGCAGCCTTGGGAGAGTTACTACCAGTTGAGTTGATAATTGTAGCATTCAGATTATCACCCGGTAGGGTCACAAGCTACCTGCATAATCTGAGTAATGCTCTCTACCGTGACGACGCCTTCACTCCTCAGGTTATTCGTTATTTCTTCACGTTGATTCAACACAACCAACAGCTAGCTTTAGCCCTGCAACCAGATGGCTATCCTCTCGTCTACCCAGAACGCATTGAGCGCTATGCAGCCAATCTCTTCCTGTTGAATCCGCTCCACTTACCCACCGACCCTGAGGACCCGAAGCTGTTGGAGGATTACACCGCCAGTACTCCAGTCACTGCCATCCCGACTATCACCTACGACTTTGATATTAACAAGCAACCATTACCAATCCCCGATCCACCTCCTAGTAGAGCTCTGGTAGCCAGTAGAGAAGTTGTGATAACTCGGCTGTTAGAGGTTTTCCCTGAACTGCTGGCAATAAATGACAGAGCAAATAGTTACATATCTGACCTTAGGCTGCAGGCAGCGAAGCTCGGATATGTGATTTCCGGCGATCTATCCGCTATTCTGGATGACTGGGCCTTCAAGCGTTACAAACGAGACATCAGCATCACAATCACAATCTACGGTGAGAGTCATGAACAACGTGTAGCTTTTATGCGCTATCTTCGCGGGGAGTTAGGCCGCATCATGGGAATAGGAATAGAACCAGGCAGAGAGCGAGGTGAGGCCATCTACAAGGGTGAGTTTGTTTTCTTCCGCGGTGCTTCTGTAACTCGCCTCTTCTTCGCTGTAAGGCTGGCTCTTAGCAAGGCAGCTACACCTATAGCTCTTCTTGCCTCCTTCCCCCTCTCCTCGATGCAGATAGGTTATGATCTTCATCAGGGTCTAGTCTGTACACCGGCCTTTGCTCTCTACTATCCTCTACGCGTTTCGTTATTGATGCAAGCTAAGGTGCAGACCCATTTCCTAGTGCGAGCTGCCTTCCGCGGGTTCACTATTCAGTCGATTTCTTTATCTGGTCTCCTTAACGCCACCTACATCACGGATGAAGGTGCTATCGAAATGGCTCTTGGTGCTGCCGATACATACCTTCCAACAGAGTATATCAGTAAACCTATCCTGCGTGCTAGCGAGCCCCTGTTTCTCTATCATCAATCTCAAGATCTAGGACCACTTAATGATGTGGATTGGCCTCACGCTACCAGTCCCGGCTATCCTGGGGCAGAGTATAACTATTTCTTACGTCCCTACCTCGATCCTATAGAGGTGGGTTATTGGAAACCACTTGAGTTGATAGAAGAAGTAGCGGAAACACGGGAGCAAGGAATCGAATTTTTAGAATCTCCCTCTACTAGAATTTATAGAGTTGCAGTTACAAACCATCAACTTGTTGATGTTCAACGTTATCCACTCTCTCATTATAGGAAGAGCCTAGAGGATGTCGCTAACTATGGTCACCTTCAAAATCTACAACTTGATAGTTTCACACAGGTGGGTTCTCGCTTCCTCATGCGCAATTGCCAACTCAATTTACGTCAGAATTATGCCTTCCCGATGGGGCAAGCACCGAGAAATATACAAACAAGAGAAACCTGGCACGTTGGGGAAGCAATGCCCTCTATCCCTCCAATTATGATTCCCCAGCTGCCGGACGTTGCGTACCCAGTGGGTGAACTTGCAGTAATTCAAAATCCCTATATGCAAGGTGAGCGCCGAGTTACCCAGATTCCCTATCCCGGACCCCTTGAACATCCTGAACTGTTAGTACCGGGTGAGACAGAATATCCAGTTCATCTCAGTGGTATTATTGAGCTGCGACCACCACTGCATGAATTAGAACAGAACAACATCAACAACGAGCTGCCTAATCTATATGAGCCGCTAGTTGTGGAGCAAGCTGAGCCGATCATCACGATTAACATAGCTACTCGCCAAGATTTTGAGCAGTTGTCGCAACTGTTGTATTCAGCGGATGCCCTTTATCAGGCCGAAGCTCACGCTATCAATATTCTAAGTACAATTTATGGGTGGATGGCCGGCAGAATACCAGGTACTCCCGAAGAGAGAACTCAAAGATTCCGACAAGATGTGGCCGCTGTACTGCCAACCAATCTACGTAACTTAGCACAGTTGCCCCGTTATATACGGGTAGAGATGGACGTCATGATTGGTTACTGGCTCTTCCAAGATGAGACAGGCCGCGTACTAGCCCGTGATGAGGTGATCGGTAAGGCAGGGGCTGAGTTCAATTTACTACTTGCAAGATTGAACTCAGTCTTGGGAACAGATGCAGACAGTTTCATCATTCTCAATGGCTTCCGTGTTATGGAGTGATTTGTTAAAAAAACATATCTTGTAAGATATGTAGCGTTGAGTTAAGATATGCAAAGCTTTGTTAGGACATGTAACTTATTCTGTTATATAACTCTACTATTATTCCCTCTGATTAATGATAAATAGTTAGGAGTAGAATTAGAATATAATATCATTGGGAATTAATACCGCTGTCTACAAATATGTCATTTCAGACTGATCAGCCTCACAGTGTTAATCAAAAGGCCTAAATCGGTGATAACACTCACACAAATTCTCACTACCATGCTAGACCCAGAAGATCGTGATGATCTGGATGAACTTGTTGAGGATTTAGCTGAAGCCTTGGCCGATTTCCATGAACAAGTCACCACAGCTTTGTCCAAGAAGAATGACTCTGAGTTGCGCACACTGTTGAATGATGGTCTTATACCCAGCAAACTGAGAGTCTTAGCGTTAGAGATCAAGACAATCGGTAAAGAAGTTACCTCTCATTACACAGTTCTTCTTGAGCAGTACAAAAGTACTTATTCGGTGGAAGAAGAACGGTTAGAAGCGGCCTTAACAAAGCTTGGGCGAGGTAAACAGATAGATGTGGATAATATTCCTCTTTCCGAGATTATCTATATGCCAACTACCAAGGTGATCCAGGATGGTATTGTTATTCAGAAGCAGGATATCGAAACACTTATCGACATGGAATATCAGATTTCTCAGATCAAAGCGGTGGGCCAAGAGACGATAGTAGAGCTTCACCAACAAGAGGAACGCTTACTTTTCGCCGCCGAAGGTGTGGGCACCGTTAAGGGCAATCTGCGGCGTGGGGCTAGACAACTGCGCACCATTGGACGCGGTTTAACAAGGGACAAGTTAACTCGCGCCTTCTGCTTGTTGGTCATGCTGGCTATCATCGCAGTTATAGTGGTCTATGGTGTGTATAAATAAAAACATCTCACAGTGGAGATGTCTTGAAAATGTCCAGAAATAATCAGATTATATGAGCTCATATAATCAAAAGATGACCGAACTGGAAGCATTTGTAAATACGTTTGATTGGGCTCAGACAGAAGATGTAAACAGAGAGATCCAAGAGACGAGGACTAGAATGAAAGAGCTTGAAGCCAGACCTACCAAGCTCCCTAGTTATAACGAAGAGCGTTTATTGCTACTTAAACAACTTACACTTCTATTGGAGACAAAACTTGCCCTCATAGCTCGTATGTATGTTAGAGATAAAGGTATTCTACTAACCTCTAGACCTGCGAAGGCATCTCCGGTTAGACGACGAAATAGATCCTTGCAAGGAGATGAGTAGCATTGTAGCTGTAACATTAAAAACATCACATCTGTGATGTTTTTTTACACAATATCCACTAAGTGAAGGGACTCTTCTGTCAGTTTATTCTCATCAAACTGTGCTTGGTGTAACAAGAACTGGTAGGTCGTGTTGGCATAACGCACGTGTACTTGTATGACATAACCCTCGGGTTGTTTAGGAATACACTTATCTAAAACAGTCTCTGTTGAGAAAAAGCCGTAGCAGTAAGGCAGAGAATTGGGCATATCTTGATGCAGCTTGAAGCAGATGCTCTGTCCCACTTTAGCCTGTTGCTCCAGGCCTCGGAAGAGCTTGATCAGTTTAAGAGCCAGATCGGCCGGCACGGCTCCTCTTACGGAACTAACAGCCAACTGCCAGCAGTGAGCGCCCTTGTGCTGAAACTTCTTGCCGACGATCTCATCCTCCGGTAGTAAGCGTGTAATTTCATTGAGGCTTGTTGAGTCTGCTTCAGTGAAGTCAAGATATGTTAGCCCTCTGCTGAGGAAAGCTTCTAGTTTAGTCCAGATGAAGTAGCCAGTACCTCCTATCTGCGCTTCCACAGGAAAGCTACCATTCGGGCAGTTCTTCTGCATGAACTCTCGATAGGTGGCATTTGAATACTTGGCTATGAGTCTAGGGGCCACATGGATCGACAAACCTTGTTCAGTTCTCAGTCCTTCTGCTATCAAATAAGCGACTTTCTTCTTGAGGTCTGGTAACAGAGTTTCCCGCATAAGAGGATGCTGGTCTAAACCGGCCCTGAATTTATTTAGCACATCAGCCAGAATAGTTCGAAGCTGCTTGATCTGGGGTGGCAATTCTGTTGGGGTGTAATTGGTGGTGCTGGTGTTCTCTGTCATGGGCGTCTTTACTGCTCGCTTAAGAATGAGATGGTGAATAACAATTTTTCCTCCTCTGTTTAATTTGTCTCATTTACTGGAGGCTGATCAATGGAAAGAGTTCTCTTATGAGACATATTTATAACCACGGCAATATAGATGGGAACATTACTATTATAACAGTAATAATATTTTTGTAGACATGAGAGGAATTAAAGGGGCGATTTTACAGGCTGAGATGTAACATTCTAATACCCAGCCAAAGCTGTAGATAGCATCTGTATCAGTGTTTGGAAGTCATGGTCAGTGATATGTCGTTCATCGATCTGTTTAACATACTCACTGTACTGGGCCAACAGGTTTCCAGCCGGCCATGCACGCCATTTTTGGATGTGGCGGTAGTTGAATGATGTCTCGATAAGTTCTTTGAGTTCTTCCGCTCCAGGTTGATTGAGCAACAACCAATACATAGTGTAGCTGAGCTCAATAAGTTCATTGCGCATTGTTGTGACTTGCTTGGTTTCTACCACTTGTGATGTCCATGCGGGTGACCAGACGAGTCTCACAAAACCGTAGTAAAGTTTATCTGTTGACAACCCCTCCCAATCCATTAGGAAGTATTCAGCGCTACCATCTTCGTTGACTCGCTTCAAAATATTATCTGGCTTAATGTCAGAGTGAACGCCATTTCCACTCAGTTTGCGTAGGGCTTCTAGAATAGCCACTCCAACCGCATATGGATTATCCATGGGATCTAACACAAACAATTTCTCCAGAACTAGCGCACGTGTACCCCAGAAAGTGAAATCGAAGGACATCCAGGGTGTGGGAATGCCGAACTGAAGCACAGTCTGCCAGTTATTTATTTCCTTCGTAATATCAACCGCCTCTGCGCTATGTATCCATTTCACGACAACTTCTCTGCCATTCAAATTGCCCAGGTATACGTTCTGATCTTCTTGAATGCTTAGAGATTTGACCAGATATATACGGTTACCCTCATTATCTATCGCATACAATTTCTGCAGTTGTTCCGGCGTAGTTACCAATTCAGCCATCCTATCAGGATAGGGGTGTAAATTCTTAACCTCACTTAAAATAAGATAAGAATATTCTGTCGATGAGAGCTGGTGCCTGTTGAAGCGAATCAGAATATCCTTCAGCTGCTCGAAGATACTCGTTAACTCGGCCGGTGAGAGTGTGTAATACTCAGCGATAAGTTGTTCTATCAAAGCCGAGGGATATGAGGACATCTCTTTCAAATAAAAGTCTGCAAAGTCAAAGTCCTTGTCTCGAGGGACAATAGTCTTGAACTCTATCAAAGATTGCGGCCAGGGCAGGGGTGTGATCTTGTCACGAGTCATAACGACTTGATTAACAAAATGGGCCCACATTCTTTACTTTGAATTTGTTCGTTTAATATTTTCAACAAACTTCTCACTTCGAATAACAACACCAACCAGTGTTGTTAACTCCATGTTCCACATTTATTACGGTATAGCTGGTGATAAAAAACATATTCAAATACATATCACATAGTCGGGGCCAGATAGACGGAGATCTCGTGATTATAATAACAACGGCATTTTACGAGCCGCACGGCAAATGTTAAAAAATGATCGGAGAAAATAAAAATTTAAAAAGAAACAAAGACGCAATGTCCGGCAATCCCAAGAGTCAAATCAGCTCCTACGCGAAAGAATCTGCGATGGATCAAGGCTTCGTACCCGGTTCGAAGGGAGGGAACGATTACGTGCAGAGAGAGGTTCTTCCATTCGTCCAGGAGAGACACAGTGATAATTACAATATAGGATACAATCCTATGTCCAACCAGTGGACAGTGCAGAAGAAGTAATATTTAAAAAGTATTATCGTGTGACTCGTGGAAATTACCCACCTCCAATAAAAAATATTCATATCAATGAACATTTGGCTTAACGATCCTGACATATTTCTCTCGTTCTCTGTTTGCGTCTACCGGCCCCAGCCGTTTTGGAAGAATTTCGTGGTCGAACAGGAAACGTCGCTGTCAGGTTATAGGTCTCATCTATTCGCCCCTCCCGGAGAAGAGCGCTCATATTCTCCTGCGAGAGAAAATCTCGTTGATTTGCCGTCATCACCACGATAGAATGAGGTGGCAAGCGAGCGGGGCCGTCCAGCGCAGTTAACAAACCATATTCTGTGACAGAGCCTATTGCCTCCTCAGACAGGAAATATTTGTCTATTTCATCGAAGACAATCAAAGATCGAGGTGGAAGAACCCCGATTAATTGCAACAGATCAGAATCAGACATTTTCCGATGATTGAGGCATATTTGATAGATGCTCATGGAAAATTCGTTAGCTATACAGCTCACAAGCGAAGTCTTCCCTGTCCCTGGGGGACCCCACAGCAGATAACCTCGGCGGTGAGGTTGGCCAATCTCCTTGTAATTTTTGGCTTGACTGCCAAAATCTCGACAATCAGCCAAAACTTCCGACATCTTCTCTGTGAGGAAGCTGACCGGTGTCAAAGTTACTTCTCTCTGGGTGGGATAGGACCACTCACAACCCTTCGATGTGTAAATGTAGCAGATCTTAGTGGGATCGTTATGGCGTCTATATATCTCCTTGTGCAGTTGTTTTAACTGCGCCTTGGAATCGCCGTGGTAACCGGGAAGACGATAAAACCAGAAAGAAATCGTCTTCTCTTGCACTTGTACATGCAGCGTATTATCGTCGATGCTGATCGTATAATCGCCTTCTGGCATATCATACTCTGGCTCGGCATCTCCGTCGCGGACCATAGTTGCCGTATCCTTGCATTGTTTACGCAGCTCTTGCATGATGCCATGAGTAGCCTTGTGCTCTTTCTCGCGATCAATAATCAGCTCATCATAGAAGTAACTTTTGGTCCCTGAAGTGATGGCCGATATATACTCCTTGATCGGTTCGGAGAAAATGCTAATACCAAGCCCCGTTAGAACAGCCACTATAATGGCTGTATTGGCCATCCTGTGCTGTTTTTCTGGGAAGCAGAATTCTATTTTTCCGATCAGTTGTCTACTAACAGCGAAAAAAATGGAAAGGACGGAATAAGCGTAAAAATGATTGTGCTGATCAGAATTTCCCTCGTTCCAAAGCAACTTTTCCTTCCTTGCCGGAGAACATGTCAGGAAAACAAATGTTATCACGCCCTCCCGTTATGGGAATCATGAAACCTGGAATGGAAATGCGCGCCAAACCTGTTCCTCCACGTCCAGCTCCCATCGGCAAAGTAGCTTGCGGAAAATGCGGTGGTGCGGGAAATCTTGGACAAGAGATGGGGATTGAAACATGCCCAACCTGTGCTGGAACTGGTCGCGACAATAAATCCGATTGTTGGTCTGAGCCCTGTCGTGGCCGCTGTAATGGTACCGGCAAAGTAACCTATTGTCGTGCGAAGATTTGCCCCATCTGTCGCGGTGCCGGCTTTGTTCGCGGTTAAGGTGGGTGAGAGTAAAGGGGTGATTGTAGGTAAGTGTAAGATATGTGTGTAAGATATGTGTGTAAGATATGTGTGTAAGATAGATAGGTGAGTGTAAATATACCTTTGTAAGGTATATTTGTTAGTTTTTACAAATCTCCAAGGAACCAGAGGGAGGTCTTGCTCAACTTGTTCCGATCATAATGCTCCCGGTCGAGCGCGAAGCGGAAGCTGAGATTATTGAAGTTGAGTGTTACCTGGACAGAGTACTTGGCTGGAATCTTCTCTGGAATAGGTGCTCCTGGCTGCAAATATCCATAACAGTAGGGTAGAGCTTCCTTAGCATCTTGATAGATAGAGAAAACGACCTCTTTACCAGCTGGCAAGGCTATCAGGACCTTACGATGTGCCTCGAACAGAACCAGAATAATATCGCTCGGTTTGGCACAATGTCCGACTAGCTGAGGCATCTGCCAACAATAGTAATCCTTCATGGGAGGCGGATATTTCTTGGCCTTCACCTCTTGTCCATCTAACAAGATAATTTGCTCGGCAAAACTGGCATCGATTGGTACTATATCCTTCTCCGTCAGAGTTTTGCCGAGAAAGGGCTTTAGCTTGACCCAAAAGAAATTGGTGGATCCGTCTTTCTCCACTTCCACTGGGAAGCAGTCAGCCGGGCAGCTCTCTTGCAAAAACTCGCCGTAAGCTGCTTCAACATGACAGCCTATCTTCTTAAACGAGATACAGTAGGTGGCGTCTTCCTCGCCAGTCTTAATTGTGATATTGATAAGGGCCAATTTCTTCTTCAAGGTGGAAATTAGCTGATCTCTCCATTCAAGCTGAGAATTGAGTTGTTCTCGGTAGATGTTCAGTAACGCGTGCAGAGTGGAAGGTAGCTTGGATTTAGCGGGCTTTGCTTCAGATTGACTAGCAACTGGCTTATCACACTCTTGCATAACCTGTTTTGCTCAGAGCTGTTAATATGAAAGGGAGAAACACTTTCACTTTGCTACTCAATTTTCTCCATTATTTCGATAAGCAATTATAACTGAGAGTACTGTGTCTGGCTCCCCATAAATTATCATAAACGCTGCTCAAACCTGGCAAAGCATGGCTCTCCTGCGTGTTGAAATAACTCACCAAGTTGAGAATGAAGACTTACAACTTGAAGTGAAGAATTATGGCAGACAGAGTGTCGGTGAGAAGCCACTGGTCTATCTCTGTGATCAGGCATGGTATAACGCCTCGGGTTCTGTCAAAAGATTCTACAAACTTTTCGCACTACCTGAGGAAGTAGAGTACAAAATCAAAGGGACAAAGAACAAGCGTATCGTCTGCAGAGTTAGACACAACAAACAATTACTTTTCTGCACGGGCATTGGCCATGGCTCAAATGGAGAAAGCTATTCCGACAGCTCATCAGATAGCAGCTCTGATTGAGGTGTCATGAAACATCCATTCCTATGAAGTTTATACATAATTACTCCAGCCCAATTGCTGGGCTGAATCAAAAGCGAGAGAGGAGAATGATTCTCCATTGTCTCATTAATGACACAGTAAACAAGCAGAGATGCAAGCCGCCGCCAAGATCACCTGTCGTCACGCCATTGTTCATGGCAGAAGAAAGGGAGAGTTCTGTTGCAACACGGCACAATACTGCATTGCTAAGTCCAATGGTGATGCCGTGTTCATTTGTGACAAACATAGAACTCATTTCTTCTACAAAGGATGGCCGGTCTTTCTCCTAACACCTACTGTTCAAGCGAAACGCGACCGAATTCACAAACCCATGACTGCCATGCAACTGTTCGCACAAGATGAGAAACCGGCCATCATCCAGCGCTATGGGGAACTATCTGAGACCAGCCTCGGTAATCTTGTGGAAGGCAGATGGCAGCGACTCAACCCCAACACAAAGGAGCTCTACGAGAAGAAGGCAGGGACAGAGCAGACTCGCTACAGACAGGAACTGTTGCAGTTTGGTTTGGCACCTCCTCTTGAAGGACTGTTGGACGACGATGAGGATGAAAGTTCTGAAGTGCTCAAAGAAGGCAGCTCTGGAGAAGATTCTGGAGATTCTGAGGATTCCGACGGCCCAGAGCCCACCGATGAGGAATTTCTTGCTATGATGATGCAGAGTGAGTTATGCGAGAAATTCAAGGGCACTCCTCTGGAGGGGATAGCACTGGAAATCTTCGATGTGAGAAGGGAATACTATCGTGACATCCTGCATGGCTTCATTGTACATCGAGGCCCCATAAGTACCTATGTGATGGGCAAGTCACTACCGGAAGATGATGGAATAATTATGCCTCTTAATGAGGGCGATATAGTCAAAGCCAAGTTACTCCAGTTACATCTGCCATATGGCACAAAATAAAAAATCCCAGACTTGGGATTTTTGTAACTTTTTGCATATCGATAAAGGATACTGTCTATAGCATAACATGCAACAAGGTGATGAAGATGAGCGTACGGGACCACCCACTATTACTATGGCTGCCAAGGAATGGCGCATGATCTATTGTAACGATCCGCTCTGTAAGCGTTGGCTACATACAATGATGTCTTGCAACAAACATCTCACTTATTACTGTCAGGAGGCTTTTAACTTAGGTGTTATACTAAAACGCACTTCCAATACTACTAACACAACTCCCAAACTCATGTTCTGTCCCGACTGTCAGAATGAGAACCCCAAATCCAACACTTGAGCTTCATTCGTTGAGCTCAGGCTCCTGATCCGGAGCATCACTCTGTACACTCTCAACCGACAAAGTAGATTTCTGTTTCTTCTGTATAATATGCCAGTATAAGCCTATCCGCTTAGTGGTTTTAACCATAACCTGTGCTAGTTCACTAACCTTGTCTCCCTCATCAAAATGATCATGTGGATCGATGTCTTTGGGACGCTTCTGTCGTAGATGATACACTTTCCAGCCTGTACGCCGCAGGAAGATGGTTATCTCGTATTTGCGCCACTCTAGCAATATATCACTATGTACTGTGTCGAGACGATCCATTCGTTCTCCGCCCTGCAAGAACTCCTCAATAACTAACTCATATCGTTCGAGCATAGATACATCTGTCATATCAACTGCCTGTTTAAATTTCGATCTTAAATCTATCCCAGTCGCTGAGAGCAGTTGAACTCTGTCCAATTTGCTTGGCTGTAAGGAAATGTTTGTTATTATATAGTGAATAGATTGAACAGCTGCTATAATATTCTCCCCTAAAGTAAGGTGAGAATTCATACATATTAGGGAAAATGTTCCCTAATATTTCCACCAACAACCTCTTGAAAGAGGGGCATGGACACCAATTGGTTCTTTCACGAGTGTAAGCCGTTAGTGTGGCTCATTGCCAGAGCCCATGTCAATGTGTATCGCGGTTTAGTCTGCTCCCTCAAATGGTTGAGGCAAGAATCTCAGAAGCCGGTAATTCTGGAGCAGATGAAGATGCATTTCACAAGAACAGTGGCTAAAGGTATCTTTGTTTCATCTCAATTAAATAGTAACATCTTTATCCATGGATTCAATGTAGCACCAGAGATTTTGGATGTGATTGATAGTACTGGTCAACAACATTTCTCTCTGTTACAGGGTCTGATCTATAGGACCGTTGAAGTACCAAGAGACACAAGGAATTCTATCCAAGTTGTGCTAACAAATAAAGATGCAGATTGGATTGCAGAAACAATTACAGTACAGCTCTGCCAAATCAGTGAAATTTTGCCAAACGGTAGATCACATGGCCTCTGCATACTTGACGTCCCATTCAGATATATTATCAGCCACTATCGAGATGGACTGCTACACGGTCACTGGCAACTTTTCAATCATGCAGGGAAGAGGTATCTTGTCCAAGAAATCGAATATAAAGAGGGACTTAAGGATGGCCTTTGGACAAAACGTGAAAGAGACTTCATGAACCGTATTCCTCATGTTAAAGACATGAGACATGGTCTGGCATGGTTCACATTTACTTCTAACGACACTTTTTATATGTGCAATGTTCACTACAAACATGGCAGTATCGACACAGCACACAGAAGCACGTGTCGAGATATACATGGCCAGCTGGTGATGGAATTGAAGCCAATCCTCACAGTTGATCCCATAGATGACTTAGTTCTTGTCAATACCGATGTAAATATCACATCTCCCACATATGAACGCATAGCTTACTATCCAAGTGGAGAGGTTCACTCTCACACACTCTGCGATGAGCAAGGGGAGATCAGCAGCGTCTTTCAGCGTCACAATGGTGAAGTTATAATTCGCAGACAAAGGCAAACAGATGACACTATGTTGCACTGTTCCTATAACACGGAGATAGGAGCCCGAAACATCCCCGATGTAGCGGCAGGTCTGACGAGACACTTCCTTCTGAAGGATAACTTATTGCACGGTTGGTGTTGGGGCTACCGACATGAAATCTGTTTGGGAGCTTATTTCTGGGAAGGCCGTTTTGCGGGCAAGGTTATACTTAAATATGAGCAACAGAGTGCTGAGACACAAGTATTCATCAATGATGAGGGTCGATATAAGTACAAGGAGAGTTACATAGAAGATGATGATAATGAGGAGGATGCAGAGTTGCCATTTTCGCTAGCAGATTTGAGTTATTTCTTTGGCCGCCTGCTTCCCTCCTCTATGCATGAAGAGGCATATGTTCTTCATGATCTTATATTTGAGTCAGAGATTGAAGAACAGGGATGTTGGCTAACATCTCCACGATGTCTTCAGCATGTAGAACGGGACAATTACGGCTTAGGTGATGAAGAACCAGTATTTCCGGCCTTCAAGGCCGGTTGGCTGAAGCAAACAATGCCACAATTCACCAAAGAGAGCGATAATGAATACATAACTCACCTTGACCTTCTGTGGAAGTTGCAGGTTCAAGGAAAATAAAAAATCTCCCTAATTGTATAGGGAAATTTCTGAGATAGTATATGATCTATCCACCAATATAGGTTAGGGCTTGTAGACACTCAATTCTATGAATATTATGCAGAACTGTTCTCCACCAGTTCTTTCTTGCCAGCACATCAAATCGGAGCAGTATGCAAGGCAGCTATACCTTCTACATTGGACTACTGGCTGTGCCTATTTCATGGCGCGACTTGGAAGTGGAGCAGATGACCTCGAATCTACAAGAACTGGGAACAAAGTTGCATTTCACCTACAAGCAGTTGCGTGCCGAGCGCAAGACATTCCCTTGCTTCGGTAGACGCGAAGATCTAACATTCAGCAGGTATAGCAGAGACTCCGATCAGCATGTAGTGGATGAGCTGTTCTGTTTGACCGGATCATTCCCAAACTTCACCTTCAAGATCTACCATCTCTATATGGATGACTCTATGATGCACATTTACCACATCAGAGGCAAGGAGCTGCTATGTAGTACTGACTTCAACTTCGGCAACATAGATCTAGAAGGGGGATTCGATCTGTCCGTTTCAGTCAAGGAAGTTGACGTCTCTCACGACTTCACAGAGATTATGCGGACCGGCAATGTTAAGAACATTGAATTTGGCGACTTCAAATACAATGGAGTTGAGCCAGAAGCATCACAACCTATGGAGACAAATGAAGCGGAGATGGTTCTACCCTTCCCCGAGATTGGCCTGTATGATGTGCCGGACGTGATTCGCGATATCACAGGCAGTCCAGATGCTAAGATATTCCGTCTGCTGTTCGCCAACCGTGGAGTGGTCTATGGTGGTTATTTGCGCGATCTGATTGCAGGTGTTACTCCCAACGACATTGATGTGGTGCTCTCTTCTGCCGACTGCAACTACTTTGAGAACTTCAACATTCAGCTGCTGGAGTTGGGTTACACCGCCTCTTTCAACACAGAGCATGAGACCACTGTCTACAAGAAGACAGGGCATCTACCAATTGAAGCTTACGCAGTGGAGGATAGTCCGACTGATACTCTTATTACGCCAATATCAGACCCCGACTTCTCCGTTAACCTGCTGGCCTTTGACGGCAGCCGACTGTACCACTGGGTTGAGCCAGACAGAGATGTACACCTCATTATTAAAGGGATTCAAGAACGTAAAGCAATTCAATGGTATGAGGCTAGCCCAGAGCGTGTTGAGAAGATGCGTGGCAAGGGCTACAGCATAGAGCTCTGCTGATAAAAAGCGGGTAGATAATGCGGCTCACGGCATATCTAATAAAAACTATTTTGTTAAAAACCTTACCCATTTAAATGGGTAATTCATATTATCTGTAGCGGAGATAATCAAATCTATGAGTTGGGCTCTAATATAGACGAAGTATTGGAGGTGTCAGAGAATTATTTTACTTTATTGGAGGAGCAAAGTTACCTAACATAAATTATAGTTGAAATTAAGACTCATCTTTCTCTCTGTTACAGGGGTCTATTCCCTCCGTTTTCTTCCAAGCAAAAATTAATTGATATATTAGGAAAATTATTTGCCGCCTGTAATAAAGGACTGAAGTATGGGTTACGGTTATATCTTCTATCTCTCTTTGAGAGCTGTGCCCCTTTCCTGGAAAGGTTTCAGCGAGGAAGAGTTGGCCCAGCGTCTCTCTTCGTTCATCGATGTTTTGTACAAAGTTTACGGCAACTTGAAGAAGAAACATGAGTGGTTTCCTAATTTCGGTGAATCTGATTCCACCAGTGCGGGTGGTTATGGCACAGGTCCCAATGAACATTTACTGCCTGAGTTGTTCCGTTTGACATCGAGCTTTCCTGACTTCACCTTCGATGTGTATTTCTTCCATTGGGATAAATCTCATCTCACCACATACAGCATCAGAGGCGAGAAAGTGCTGGAACAGAGCTTTTTCGATTTCGAAGAAATGAAACTGCCAGGTGGTTTCCAGCTGGGCCTCGATATAGATGGAGCGTTCATCAAGAACGATTTGTCGGAGGCTCTTCGCACTGGTGATGTGGATGATATCAATCTTGATGAACTCAAATACAATGACCCAATCGAGGCGGCTGGGTCCACACCTTCATCTCCTTCTGTGCCTTTTATCAGTACTGCCGCTGTGAGGCCAGCGGGACTGCTGGATCGAGTAGTATGGTACTCTTCTCCACCTGCAGCAACGGCGGTACTCCACGAGTCACAACGGTTTCCTCGCCCCCTTTATATGAATCCATCTTTCACTGCCACACAGATAACACAGCCAACGGGAGTTCTTAGTCCCCCATCCGGAAATTATGGCAAGTAAATAAAAAATTCATAGATACAGCTTAAGAATATCACTTACCAGTAATATTAAGACTAACGAGATTTAAGATGCTTGTCACCCCTCTCGGGACTAGAATTCACAATCGTGCGTTTATTCTGTTTTTTCTGCAGCTCTGAGTTTAAATGACTGCGTTCCAGACTCTTCTTCTGAATGCATTCATCACAGATGAAATAGGTATCTGTTGAGCGTCGTGCACGGTATCTGCGGATTGGCTCCTTAACAGCCCAATTCAGCACAGGCGACTCACAATCTTTGCACTGAGGTGAATCATTCACTTCTTGACGCATCTGGCATAAGAATGAGAGAATCTTATGCTCATCGTTTGGAGGCAGATCAACCTGCTGAGCTACCCGTGTTAGAGCTGTCATTATAATGTGATACATCTCACTGTTTATGATACTGGTATCGTTTTATCTCTGTTCAAATTTAGCTATTTTCGGTGAGAGCTCTGAACTCTCTCGCATAATACTACGGTTGTTACAGCTCGGTTCAACAACGCATTGAGGGAAATTGAATGATACATTCTCATTGTGAAGGAGATAAAGCAAGAATGGAGAAAGTGCAGATCACCTACACCAGTATGATCACAGTCGAAAACCGCATAATCTTTGAGGGTCACTGTGAGGGGAAGAGAATTGTAGGAAAGATTGACAACTGTTTCACTTACAACATTGATGGTAGATTGTACCCATTTGTCCAACATCTGCCCTTTGTCGAACAGCTTTTATTCACAGTTGATGGGAATGAGGCGATAACTGCTAGTTTCACTAACTATGACGAATTAATGAAGGGGATCAGGAAACAGAATGAAGTAGATGATCTCAGTCTAGGAATTGTAGGATCTCTTCTGCTTCATGCAGGTAAAGCGACACACAGTCCACCACCAGTTCTCACCTTCCAGACCATGAACATCTTTGCCTTTATTCAAGGAGTCACACTCGCAAAGTATCTGGCCTATCTCAAGCCAGACTTGGAGGTACGAAAAGCAATACTATTCGATCTCTTCAACAAGGTGGAAGCCATCCATCGAGCTGGAGTGATCCATGGGGATCTGAAGCCTGACAACATCATCATTACAGTTGAGTTCAAATCGCCTGGCGATTCCAGTATTCTCATAAATGTCATTCCCAGAAAACTCAGTATCATCGACTTTGAATGTGGTTGCACAGCTGACATGACAGTTCGCCCGCTTGATGTACTTGAGGATGGTATTGATCCAGATGAGACAGAGACCACCTTCCAGAGCGATCTTAACAAGTTGACTAATACAGCATCACTTGTTCTGCGTCCGTTAAAGGATCGGGGTGAGTCTGACCCCAAGTCGCCAATTATTTTTCGCTTCGGGCAAAGTCTCGATGAGCTGAGACAGATGGTCAAAGACTTTGTTGAGTGAGTGTTAAAAACATCATTGTATGATGTCTTGCGAGAGTTGGTACAAATTAGTGGGAGCCGGATGTAACCCTAACTCAATAGCCTGGGGGAAAGAACTGCTGACTCAGTGGCGACAGAGGAGAGAATTGCTGTATCTGAGGTCCTGGGTAATTAACAGGGACGAACTGTTGCAGCTGGGGAGAAGCTCTAAGCGGTGGAGTCAGTGATTGGTTGGGCTGTCTGGGGGAGAGCTGAGGTGACTGTCTAGGCGAGACAGGAGTAAATTGCCGCTGAGGCACTCCATAATTAGGTTGTTGCACCAGCTCACGCAGAGTTGGGGATGCTCTGACTGGTCTTGTGAAGATTGGAGTAGAAGCTGTGCCAGCCGGTAACACTATCTTGGGATTAGGAATATTCAAATAACCATCCGGTGTGTTCAAGGGCAACTGAGGATTAGGGTCCCGAGGCTGATAGTAGATGGTTGGAATATGTTGAGGCAGATATGTCGGGTAGCCTTCTAGTTCGATCGGCTCTGGTGTAGCTGCTAACCAACCCAGGAATTGATATTCCTCCTCATAAAACTGCCAACCCACTTGGTAAGCAAGAGCTTCATTGGTCGGAGGTAGCTGAGGCAAACGGGTAGGTAATTGAGGGATAGCATTGCGTTCAGGCAGACGCAGAATAACTTCGCCTGTGACTGGCAGATGACGGAAGGTTTCTCCTTGTCTGAGAAACCGAGGGATGAAGGGAGGATTCCAGTATCTATCCGCTTCTTGTTGAATCTCCTCCTCATTCATAGGAATGAAGCCACCACGTGCTCTAGCCGCTGCAGCCTGTTCACGTGTTCGTTCGACAAGAAGGTTACGGATTTCTCCACGGACAAATTGTTTATCCAGACGGGGATAAGGTACATCGTTGTAGATGTCTCGATATGCAACAAGAGCGCTCAAATCAAGAGTAGGCTGATATTCTGGATAATAGAGTCTTCGGAAGAAATCTACCAGTGTCAGAAGCAGCTCTTCTGCCGACAGGGCTGTGAGTTGAGGAAGGATTACACGATGAATATTATTTAAAAGTCCCCGAACTCTCGTCTGAACAACTCTGATCATATCCTCCAAAGTTGCGGGTGGATAAGTCATGAAAGCCGTTAGAGAGGCCTGTGCTTCGTGGATATTCCAGATCAAATCTTCATCTTGTACTCGTAATAGTCTGTTACGAGCAGCCACGTCATTCCAGATGAATTGCGCGATATACTCGATCAACCTATAAACTTCATCTGGCAAGTCGTAACGAGGTTGTAGAAGTTGTGCCTCATAGTGTTGGCGCCAATCTCCTGCCTCAGGTATTGTATGCGTCCAAGGGAAGTCATGTTGAAGCTTAGCCCGCCAGAACTGAGGGTCTCGACAAACCACAGCAAACTGTTTATTACTGGTGCAAAAGGCCAGAATGTCCCGGTAACTGAGTGGCAGGAGAGTTTGCCAGAGCGGGCCCTTCGACATAGTTGACAGATGTTCCATCTCTCTTTCTCCAGCTTAGATTTTGTTCTGTGGTTGTCAGAAAATTTCTAGAGAAGCCAGAAGCTGAAGAAGTTGTAGAGCGCTGAGGAGCAAGAAGTAGATCGGGAGGCGTGGAGGTGGCTATCTACCCACAATTTTCCCTGAGCGCTCTCCCAGCTTCTATCACTCAATATTGAAGGTTTTGAGTAGATTATGACTGAGTTGCTGAAATTGCACAGAATTAGCCAGTTATACATAGCTTAAGTTATTAATATCAATACTATTAATAACAGGTGACAAACAAACAAACTATAAGTTATCTAGTCTAGATAACTAAGGCTAAGGTGACTTGCTTGATATTCCATCTCAGAGAGCTATATCATAACATGGCAGCCACTAATATAATTAATTAGGACCGATTCTCAAGCTATTATTCTAACATTGATGACCTAAGACTGGTATAACTGGCTAATTCTATGTATTTTCAACAGTTAATGGTCAACTATCTCAATACTCTGAATGTTAACATGGAGACTCACCCAGAGCGCTCTGGTAAATTGCTTGCTCTGTGTAGAGAATATTAAACTCTCAGCCCAGAAACTCACTCATGCACAGCCAAACTGTCCAGAGTGCTGAGATGCACTATGTCATATATTATCATATATGAACCCTTATCCTCTAACAAACAAATATTATTCATCCTGTTTCTCTTCTTTCTCCTCATCTTCTAGCAGTGACTCTGTGGCTTGCTCTGCCTCCTCTGCTTCAACAGTAGCTGTCACAACATCACTTATCGTATTTAGTACATCTACGCTACCATTTTCCTGCATCTCACTGTTGAAAGCGGCAAAGATTTTACCTAGCACTTGTGTCATTTGCTGTCCTTCCAGAGTTAGGAACTCTGGCTCCTGACCCATACGTTGAGTCAGTTGTTCACCCATGCCTGAGAAACGCTCCCTTGCATCTGCATCGAGAGTCATTTTGAGTTTACCAAATTTAAGCTGATCTTCAGGTGGATCCTCTGCATCACTCTGACCAAATTGACCAACTGCAGCCTTCTGTTTTCTTGCTCGGGCCGCCCGAGCTGCAGCAATAACATCTTCATCATCACTTATTTCTTCCTCCTTCTCATTGTCTCCATCGTTGATGGGTTGATGTTCTTGTTTCTTTGCTTGAGCTTCCCGAGTGGCTGCAATAACATCTTCATCATTTATCTCATCTTCCTCATCATCTTCCTGAGGTTCAGGCTTATTTGCCCGGACATCAGGGACTGCAGTCTTCTCACGTGCTCCTTGCATGCGGTTGAAGAATGAGCGTAATGTTTCTCCAACATCAAGCTCACCGGTTCCAGGTTTTATGCTCAAAGAGGCCAGAGCGTCTTTAGCTGCTTGATTACCTTTCTCATTAGCTTTGTCAGCAGCGTCTTTACTATTACCGGTATTGATACGAGCACTCGCTATCTTGAAGAGATCTAAGGGCGAATTCATCTGCTCGTCTGCATCGGGCGGCTTAGATTGTGACTGAGCATGTGGAGGCCGTGATAAGTGAAGATGTGCAGGAGGAGCTATCTTGATTCGCTCGGCACATATAGCGCAGCCATCTTGGCGTATGGGTATGAACCGCTTCTTGCGCTTCTTTTTGCCGGCCTTAGCGGGCTTAGGTTGTGGAATCTGAGTTAATCCGTATAGATAGCCAACGGCAGCGGCTCCCAGCGCCAACAACAGAATTAAGATGGAGTCCATTTTCTAGATATGTTGAGATGCTTTAGGGCCATCAATTAGAATTGTCTTTCGTGATTAGCTATGGATTAGTGTCGAGCAAGAGAATTTTTTTAAAATTCTTTAATAGCCAGGATCAATATTTCGGCTAGATGAGGAGAATTATATGGGCCAGCTCAGAATGAGTGCAGCACCTTCATTGTCTGCAGATCCGGTGGGACGGATCCGAGCGGTACCCGAAGATACTCTAATATCAAGAGTAATGTCTCGAGACCCATCGTCACTGACACCAGCGCAACTCACTAGGGAAATGGAGGCACCATCTCCGTTGGCAGTGACAGTTTCCGTTCCACCCATACGGGTTCCTTCAATACTATCAAAGATTCGAGCGTTAATTGTCACCGGGAAGTTAGCCGGTCCAACCACGGTGAAATTAACACAGGCGAAACCTTGCAAATTTGTACCGGCAGGCGGATTGACTGAGGGGATAGTTAGAATTGATACAAAAGCTGTCGAGCCTGTACTGAAGTCAGAACTAAGTTGAGCACATGCACTGGTTACTCCGGCTCCAGCTGCACCCGTTGGCCCTACGGCACCGGTTGCTCCAGCTCCGGTATGACCGGTTGCACCAGTCGGCCCTGTGGTCCCGGTAGCTCCAGCGGGACCAGTTGGGCCTGTGGGCCCGCCAGATGGACCTGTGGCTCCAGTCGGACCTGTGATTCCCGTCGATCCAGTGGCACCTGTAGTTCCAGTGGCTCCCGTGGCTCCCGATCCGGTGGCTCCTGTCGATCCAGTCGGACCAGTGGGACCAGTAGCTCCGGCTGGGCCCGTAGCTCCAGTAGCTCCCGATCCGGTTGCACCAGTGGCTCCGGCTGGGCCCGTAGCTCCAGTAGCTCCAGCTACTCCGGTCGGTCCAGTAGATCCTGTAGCTCCAGCTGCTCCGGTTGGTCCAGTAGATCCTATAGCTCCAGTCGGCCCTGTAGCTCCAGCTGCTCCCGTCGATCCAGTAGCTCCAGCTGCTCCGGTCGGTCCAGTTGATCCTATAGCTCCAGTCGGTCCTGTAGCTCCCGATCCGGTTGCACCTGTGGTTCCCGTCGGACCAGTCGGACCAGTCGGACCAGTAGCTCCAGTTGTTCCCGTCGATCCTGTGGCTCCCGATCCAGTGGCTCCGGTTGCACCTGTGGTTCCCGTCGATCCAGTCGCTCCCGTCGATCCGGTTGGACCAGCTGGTCCAACACTACCAGTGGCTCCAGTAGATCCCGTCGGTCCAGTTGCTCCTATTCCAGTGTCTCCCGTTGGTCCAGTAGGACCTGTGGGCCCACCTGCTGGTCCAGTAGATCCCGTAGGTCCTGTGGCACCTGTTGCCCCCGTTCCAGTAGCTCCTGTAGTTCCAGTAGATCCCGTAGGTCCAGGATCACCCGTCGAACCAGTTGATCCCGTAGGTCCAGGATCACCTGTCGAACCAGTTGCACCTGTATCACCCGTTGGTCCGGTAGGTCCCGTAGGCCCTGTTGCACCAGTTCCACCCGTGGGACCTCCCTCTGGCCCCGTTGGACCTATAGGTCCGGTAGCACCTGTTCCGGTAGGTCCAGTTGGACCGGTATCTCCGGTGGCTCCAGTAGGGCCAATAGGACCGGTAGGCCCTGTGGCTCCTGTTGTTCCCACTATAGCACAACATGCAGTCCAGGTACATCCAATATCCTCTTCACAGGTAAGAGGGATTGGAGTATCTGTAACAGTCAGTTCATATAACTGTTGAGAACAACAATCAAACAGTTTGTCTCCAGTGGCTAAGGAGAGATTGTTGGGTGGGAGTGAGAGAGCAGCACACAGGTTGAGACAGGGGCCAGTATGTGCCGGATCAATCACATAGATGTTGCACGTATTGGTATCAAGGAACAGAAAGGCTCCATTCAAATTGTCATTTGGTTGGGTGGAAGCACAGGGACCAGTGGGTTGTCCCACTGCACAACGAGTGAGAGTGAGTGGATCGACTGGAACATAGCCATCGGCTGTCCGCAGGAAAAGTTGGCAGCAGTTTGGGCCTCTGACCAAAACATAGGAACCGATAGGAACATCAACCAATGGAGGAAGTCCACAACAGGAGGTAACACCTTGCAAATCAATACTTTGACAGAGCAAAATCTGAGCTGGAATTCCACGTGCTACTCGCGAGATAGTAGCCCCTTCCGGACCAGCTAGCGCTCGAGGGGAGCCTCCAGAGTGTTCCGATTTACTCTGGAAATTTTCCATTTTCCCTTGGGGAAAAATCTGGAAAAAGCACCATAAAACTTCCACAGCAGAATCCATCATTAAATAGATTCTGCACTGATTATGCCTCGTATAACGGCTTCTAATTCTGCAATTCTAGAAATATTTTACAACGTTCCCCACCAGAGCTATCACAGTCACCTGCTGAGTTGCAAATTGTAAGTGAGCTGTGTCCAGATTATCAAAACGTGGGAAAGCGATGAGGTCCTGGAAAGCAGAAGTTAAGGTTCCTAGCCGTGCAGTTGAGATGACTGAAGCCAAAGCGCTTGGCATGGCCTATGCTGCAGAAGTGGTGCTGAGTCATCTGGAAGCCAAGAAGTTCACGATCTCCGACTCTCGCGGCCCTATCTTCTCTTGCAGAGCTCCGAAGTGGACAGAAGCTAACTTCTGTCATATTGTTGAGACAGTACATAGCACGCCTACACTGCCACCTGGTGAGATCACGAAAGAATTCCTTATGGACATTGAGCCGCATCTCCAATTTAGAGACTATCTCGTACTAGTACGTGGTGATAAGAGTCCTTTTCAGCCTTCGCTTTGTCAAGAAGGAACAAACCCTCTATCTCCTCACTTGACCCATCGTTTCCTGCATTTCAACGATCCCGCTTTTCTAGTTGGTTTCAAGAAGGTCTGTGATTGGTATGAGAAGGATTGGACCGAGTATCTGCAGATATTGCTGCGACCAGAACTCAAGGTAGAACCACAGATCAACCATGAGTGATAGTTCAGGTTCATTTTAAAAAGTTTCCCATTATTATGGGAAACTACTGCTATCTAAGATCTCATAACATCCCCTCAATTCTTCCACCCACTTCTACTCGATAATTGTACACAAGGAAGACAAATGACTATCCGTGGTATATTTTTGTTTTCATAAAGATTATCCCATATCCACACAGTGCAAACAAGATGCAAGGATCACCGACTGAATTCAGCCCAGAAATCACAGCAGATGTGAAGAATATCAAATGTAACCAGTTTAAATATTACACTATCAAAACTCTATCAGTCGATGTGGATCTATGTCAGCTTCTCATGTGGAAGCCGCTTGGCCTTCTATTTGGGATAAGATTGAGCGGCGAGACTTTCTGCGTGACAGAAAAGTTGTCCTTTAAACAACAGCTTATTTTGGAGGCTTATCGCACCGATCTGCAAAATGCAGAACATAACCCAGCCCGTGAGCTGAGTGTAACCACTCGTGATGCTATCTTACTGTTCAAGACAAGAGGCAACTACATAGAACATATGCAAAAGATTTGTTCTTACTTGCTGATCCATCACAAGGTATCTATTCCCAGCAATTTTAAGTTCGTTCCAGCACCAGTCAAAACAATTATCACCGGCAGGAAGGGAGGCCAGCGTAAGACATTGATACTGGCTTTCTCATTAGAGCAGTCACAGCTCGATCACAATGAGAAGGTGGGTCTCACCTCCTTGGGAGTTAATTCACTGTTGACCGAGAAGTTGATCAGAAGGAAGCGTCATATTCCAATACCATTGACCGTTCTGAGCAAGCCGTGTCTCTCCGTTCGCTATTTATTTGTACAAGCTCCGACCATCAGTTTAGCAGGCATGAAGAGACAGCACATCCCTGCTGGAGCATCAATAGTTTGCCAGAAGGGATTCCTCAACCATACTCAGGCAGATTTACGTGAGCTTGTGGTTGAGTACGGCCAGGTGACTGGGAAGTTCTATGCTTTTGATACGGAAGAACCGACGCGCTTTATACTCAGAGCGATTTGCCCTCTTATTTCGGCAGGTGTCTATAATCTGCAGAATCTCGATATCGAGATCGAAGAGGGACCCATTGCCCTGCGGATTAAGTTAGCAGAGCGAGTTTTCCAGAAGCAGATTGAACACCCTCTAGCTAGGGCCATCTACCATGAGTTGCGTAAAATACACAAGCAGGAGAAGAGAGATGAAACAAAACGCAAGGATAAGATTACCAGACAAACTGCACGGCAAATCCTCAAACTCAAGAAGAAAGTTGAGAAGTTAGGGAAGATGCTTAATGAACTGTGTAACACATAGACCGGTGTTGCAAAAATGTTAAAAACATGTGACGATATATGACGATATATCTGAGATATTACTAGGTGTAAGAACCGATATGCTGTGAATTAAAGTGAAGTAATTCATCGCCAAATAATTGGGTTTATCTACTCAAGCAAATGGAGCTGAGACTTATCAGATAGCTTATTGTTCAAATAATCCTATTCTTTCGGCTGAAGAAACAGGCAAGTTGGGAAAAAAATTGTCACGATCCAGGCCGAATTTTAGGAACTTCTCAAAATCAAGATGGAAGAGGCCCAACAGTTAACTCAAGATGAGCAAATCAGAATCAGCTTCGATGACACACCAGCAGATCAGCCTGATACAGAGCCTGAAGTTGTGGAGGAAAACGTAATCGGTCGATATGTAAGGGCCGCTTCACGCAATGGAGCTTCTTTCCAAATGGGTCAAATTCATGGTCTGATCATAACTCCAGGTCACAGGGAGATATATCAACGATTCCTTCGCACTATCAGAGAGCAAGGGGGTCAGAAGAGTGAAATATAAACATTACTTATAGCGCTACAGGACAATTTGTTAAAAATCTCCCAATAGAGATTTTGAAAATAGCCCAGTCTAATTACTGGAACCAATTGGTAAAGATAGAAGTACTCATATACACATTGTAGCCTAGACCATAAACTCAATCTTAGCAAAGAACGAGAAATAACTGATTTGCCTCAGTCATATTGAAAGAGAGCATTAAACCGGAAGTAATGGCGGAAACCACTTTTTGGAGAACCAGCGATTTAGTTTGGATGCTTGCTAAGTGTGATGTTTCGATCTATCGCTCTCTCGCTCTGAGCTGTAAAATGGTGAACAGCTTGCTCAGTGTCGAGCAACGAGTGGCTGAAGCTCAACAGCTGTTTTCGCGCAGTTATGTAGAAGGCTACTTCCTGTGTGGTGCTCGCTATCTAAGTATGTATCCCAAAGCTTTTGTCGTTGGAGAACACGTTTATGATGTGACCAATTCTCAAGCTCCACATCTTTTAATCGGAGCTCCAAGTGTTACCCATCATAAACGTTTCGTCTCTGATGATTTACTGTTACCAATTACTCTCACTGTGCCCTTGCAAGTGAATGGTAAAACGGAGCCAACTCTGATTTATTTCTTTCACCTCTATCGAGCTCTGCCTAACGGGCTGCTACATGGTGATTGTTTCTACCGTGCAGATGTTCGTATCACTGTCACCCCTTATCAGATGGGCAAACGACAGGGACGTGAGAAAACATTTGTGAGAGTGCAGAACTCGGAGCGCTACCAGAGCGACGAGCCAGATCAACGTATCGATGCCGAGGAGTTCACACGCTTCAAAGCCCAAGTTAGAGCTGATGAGAGTTTAGTGGGCTGGACCGACTATGTGGGCGATATTCAACATGGCGAACACTGTGAAATGTTTGAGACAACTTCGATACAATGTACCTATGTGCAGGGGATGAGACAGGGGGATGCGCGCAAAATAATCCGAGCCTGGAGCACCCCAGACACTTATACTGCAAACATCTCTTACCTCAACGACAATGTAGATGCTTCAAAGCATCATATCTGTGTGGATGAACAATACAGATTAGTAGCTGAGCGTCTCCCACAAGATAAAGAGGGTTGTTTCAAATATCGCTTCTATCATGAGAATCCAAATAGATCCATTTTTATCGAAGCACTTCATGATCAGAGTGGCGAAGTGAGTAGCAGCTATTACCATGCCAATGGTGATCTGGCTCTACAGCGTAAACGGTTGGAAGATGGCACGATCATGCATTGTGCTTACAGCAACATTGGAGCACATAACATTCCCAATGTGACAGAGCGGATGAGCCGTTGTTTCCTCATATGTAATGGTAGGCTGAATGGACAGTGTTGGGCTTACCGAGACACCATGGCTATCTCGGCCATCTTCAATGATGGTTGTTTCGACGGCTTGGTTGAAGTCTTTCAGGGTGATATGGTCCTTCTACAGGAGAAGCTTCGTTCCAATTCTTACGGTGATTTTCGAGATACTCTGAAGTACTGTCATGAGGGATATCTGATGCAATTCTTTAGCTCTCTACGTCGCTTATCCCTTCAAGGGATCAACATAGAGGTGACCAGGGAGATCTTCGACAGTTTTGGCCTGAAGAGTTGGCTTGGTGAATCGGAATTTGTACAGGGATATAACATGTTTGGCTGTGTAATTAGCTTGCCTGAACCGGTAATGGAGTTTATCATAGATTACGAACCTCATGCCCGAGCCCTAAAAGAGCCGAGTCAGGTGGATGACGAGAAGGAGTGGCATGACCAAGCCGATGGGGCGGATGGCTGTCAGCGAGAGGAACCAGATAGACATAAATAAAAACTCTTAAAAATTGGCTTACTACTAGGCCAATTTTGGTATTTCACAGCTTCAGTCTAACTGATTTCCAGCTCTCTAACCAAATTTTGGATTTGAGCGCGCGAGCCCAGCCATTTTCTCCTGGGAGCTGAGCTTCTGGAGCTGAGCTCCGAAAAGTGGATTCTATATTGTTCTATAGCACTGCTCAGAATTTCTAGACAATAGGGAACTCAACTTCTGGAAGCTGGGAGTTCGGTGATTGGTGCTGGAACCCCAGAGCCCAGCCTGTTAAAACGTCTTATCACTAAAAAGATTACTCCCACTGTATTTTCTATCTTCACATGTCTTGAGATAACATGGTTTCAGACAGGATGTCTGATCTAGCATTTAGCACAATTCTGATGATATCCAGCATGTAGGCATATGTTATATTTAATATAGAAGATATTAAATATAACACAGAGCTTCAGAGATAGAGATAATATGTGTTATAAATAATGACAGAAATCTCATTAGATTTCTTATTTATCTGTCTATTAAGGCTAAATCTTCAGAAACAAAAAGTTCAGCTTAAGTGTAGAATTTTGGTACAACCTCTTGTATACACTGAGCGCTCTGGGAGCTCAGCGCTTCAGCACAGCGTCCAGCACTTAACGCTCCAGAGCGTTAAGTTGAGGTTCCATATTATACCATAGAGAGACTGTCTGCTATCACTCAATATATAAGCTCCTCTCCCGACACAGCAGAACACTCTCACAAATTGGGGAAAATTACACAAACAAAAGAGAACTGCTCTCCAAAGAAAAGGTTTGGTAGCGACTAAAGCATGGAGCAACCGAATCAGGAATCCCCCAGCAAACAGGAACTCTCATTCTCCTCGTTTGGAAACCCAATCTTAGAGCGCAAGGAGAGAATCATCGCAAAACTCCAGAAGCTGGTGCAAGAGGTAAATCCAGAAGTTAACAAATTCGCTAAGGAGAGAGCATTCATTCAGGCCATACCTAGACTAGAGCGTCTTAAGCGCTATCGGGAACAGTTCCCCAGCCTGACTGATACAGATTTGGCCCATATCATCTATGCAGAGAAGTTAGAGGAGAAGTCACAGAAGAGACCCAATACCTTAGCCGAAGCTGAGAAGCAATAGATATCAACTCATCTTCAAATACAACTAGTTAAAAACCCTTAGTTAAGGGTTTTTATTAGAGACCACCCACTCATGATTCCTTCTCCTCTATTTCAGAGCAATTGGGAGTATGGCTGACTAGATATTCGGGGCAACCACTGTGTCCCTCAGCCAAGTCAATGAAGAGGAACAACTTATCCTCCATATAACTAAGTCTTATGCTCTTAGCATCATATAGCTGCCAGATAACGTTCCAAACAGGCGCTAGAGGGGTCTTAGCCTCTCGCACTAGAGTGACTTGATGTAGAGTTCGGCGCTCGACAAACCAATTCTGCTCATACCTGAAGCGCGAGTTGACAGGATATGTATGTTCGCCATTGAAGTTCTCACGGTAGCCATCCTGTAAGGGCTGGTTCAGTTTGAACGATATTAAGCCCAAACTCGTGTTGATACAATAGGATCCAGGCTGGATCATTTGGGTCATTGCTGGTTTCTGCTTGTGATTGTTTTTAACTATTCAGAATAATTTCATCATCTCCGATCTTCTCGTAGTTCTCTTGCTTCATAATTGAGCGCTGGTAGCAGATAATAGCCAGAAAAGGCATCGTCAAGATCATTATAGTTATTTCTACCGCTAAATCTAATTTGAGAGTTGTACTATATTTGTCATAGCAGATGTCCAGCTCATCTACCATGGAGTAGAAAACTGTGGAGGAAAGTCCGCCAATAAAGGCCAGTGCTGCGAGTAGTGAGACTGTCATGGTCACTGCTGCATAACTTTTATCTCGTTTGATGCCCCTCTGTGAGGCACAGCGCCGGGTAGTGCATAACAGTGTAACGTAGACTGCCAGAGTCAGATAGCAAGCTACTCGCACATATGAAATAATAGCAATATAAATGAGAAAATCTGTGATATCCTTGTCACAGCCGGAACCTACATGATTTGGCCCAGATAGCTCAACGATGGAGAGGCCGATGAAGAGGATAGAGCTTATTAATGTAGTACTGAAAATACATTTGCCCTCTTTGGAGTCCATCTATAGGCCTTTGACTAGGATTGTAGCCAATAGAACTTAGCGGATTTCTCGATCAAGTCTATAATAATTATCCAATCAGTTCACAATTGCAATTGTGAACTGATATAGCGTGTCGTAAAACAGAACATAAAATCCCACTGTGAGATGAATAGCAAGATGCAGAAAGTCGATGCTAGAAGTAAGCTGCTGGAGCTCATGCCAGCCGAGAGTTATATCGTGACTTGGCTCGTCAATAGCCGTTTTGCTGATGATGTGACAGAAGGAGCCGTTACACCAGAGGTGACTAAGGCTATATACGCTGCTTGGTCAGAAGCACTCATGCCAGAAGAGCTACATTTTGTTGGTGGCATTGGCACAGAAGACGTAGTCTGTGACGATCTGCGAGTAGAACATGCATTCGCGGAGAAAGTAATTAAAGCCGAATATTCCAACGTGCTTGTCTTTCACAATGAGCAAGCAACTCATCTTCATCATCTTGATGCGTTGGGACGTCTCGCTTGGAAGCTGCCAGAGCAGCTCTATCCTAAGATTGACTTAAGTGGGGTGGAACTGCGAGAGGAGACACTTACTTGGGCTCCAGTCACCAGATGCCGTCATTTGCAATACAATCCGCTAACTGTATTGCTTATCAAGAAGGCTAAGGTTTAGGCTCCAACTTCAAAAAACTCTATAACCGAATACTGAGCTTTACCAATGCTCAACGCTCGATTAATCGATAACAATATCCCAGCCCCCTTAAGTGCTCAGCCTGCTTGAGAAATCTGAGTAAGGTGTGATGGAGACTAGCTCAACTTTCTCAAGCGTATTGAGCTCTTTGCCTCCTATCCCACCCCTTATAAGCCCAATACAAGCACCTACCACACCTGGCAACAGTGATGTTGAGACACAAGCCAACTCAAAGCTCAATCCAAATCCCAATGCAAGAGGTGATATAATACCATTGACATCCCTCTTGTTACCTGATTCTGTGCAGTCTGTTGAAGAGATAAAACTTGACGACAAAGCACTCGTCAATGATGTGGTTAATGTGGTGGGACCATCTTCACCCCGCCCTGTTGAAGTGACTGCCTCAGAACCCAGCCCGGAGCAAATTCAAACGACTCAAACTACTCAAGCCTTCCAAATAGAGCCTCCAGTTGAGCCGGCCACTGTTCTTAATCTGCCACCCGATTTCACCGAGATCTTCTACTCTCAATGTGAGCCTAGTAAGCGCCCCGCCCTAGTCTATGACGGCCATAACGTGGTATACAATAAACATGTGACAGAAGGTACTCCATTGCTGCTGGCGGATAGGTTCCGTCTTAGCCCTGATCAAGGAAATCTGACAGTTGGTGAGAAAAATTTAGCTAAAGGGGAGAATACGACCATCTTTGGCAAACGCAATCAAGCAGGTAGCGGCAGTCTAGTCACAGGGGAAGCCAACACAAGCAATGGGATCAATAATTACATGATCGGTTGTCGTAACGTCACCATTAACGGTAATAATGTGATTGCCATCGGCCTAAGTAGTAGGACTATTACAGTGCCCCAATCCAATAAGAACTTTATGATCTTCACCTCTCCAATCCGAGTGATTGGACCCACGGTTATGCCACGTCATCACATTGACAATACACATCAAAATCCGTGCCTCTCAGGCGAGGGGTTTGTGACTCTCAATCCAATGTCAGCAGATATATTAGTAACCCTCTCTGCTTCCCCTGTTGATGGACAATCTATCTTGTTGAAGGATATCAGCTTCCTCAACATGCCGAAGAGAGATCTGGATCAGAGATATTCAAGTCACATCCTGCCAGCCAAAGGCCATAATATTGAGGCAACCGGACGCAATGGTTATCAGTTGGGCGGTGGTCAATATGTGCAGCTCTGCTTCATCGATTCAGGCAAGTGCTGGGTTGTTACCAATTTCTATAGCCCTGTGGTAGTAACACCGACACGCCGGATCATTGCATAACCCAGTTCCATAGTGGAACTCAAGTAACTAGATGGAGTGCTGTGATAGCACGATTAATATTTGTCTTCACAAATATTTTTTAGATTTATCATATATTCTCACGTAGCTTGAGTTGATTGACTGAATACTCTTCAGTCATGCCCCCCGGCAAGCGTCTCCTGACAGTGAATTTGTCGAGAGCTCCAGCCTTCAATTCGGCCTCTGCGATCTGGATCACATCAGTCAAATCAGTCTGGATAAATGCTCTGCCTGTTTTCTCAAGTTGTTTTGCCCTCATTCCAATGAGGGCTGCTCGTTCAAAACGAGTCAGATAGATCGGCCCTTGATGTTCAGGAACGGACAAGGTGCTCTGCTCGACGATCTCAAACGTATGCGTCATAGCACTTTAACTTAGTGTTAAGCTGAAAGACAGATAATCACTATCCCCTTGATTGTGTAATTGTTGCCCATTATTTGCGGTCGTCTTTGATGGCAACAGTGTGAAAATGTTACCAACTCTGTGAGATGTTTTGTTTGATTAAACAAGCAATCAGTTCACATGCAGCAGAGCTTCCTCCAATTCGAAGTGGTTGATGACGGGCCTACTTTTAATGGGAATCAAGGGAATCAAGCATATAATGCAGGTTCTGGCTTAAGTGACATGTATGCACATACACCAACTTCTATTCCACAACCAACCAGCGCCCCAGCTTGGGCGACACAAGCTGGACCATCTACCATAGTTCCTATCGCTCAAGCTATGACACCCCAGACCCCTCCCCCAGCTGGGCCAGCTCCCGGTTCCTTAATTGAGTTGACAGGCATTGTGACTCAAATCAAGCCGGGCAAACGGGGTGAAGCCCTCAACTTTGTTGTGCTTGCAGTTAAGATGAACCGCGAGTTTCAGTGTTCCTGTCCACCTACCATTTTCTGCCCTTTACATGAGCGTGACAGCTTCTACGCTGTCTGTACTGTTCTGCCTGGCAATATGCTACAGGTAGCTCGGCCTCCTTTTGTGCAGATGCCGGTCGATAGGGAAGGCGTCATGCGCTGCTTTATTAGGATCCTGCGCGGCTCGGGCTTCGGTAACATCAAGGCAGGACAACTCTATGATAGTATAGCCAAGATGGCCAATGAAGCGTCCAACGCAAATGTTGGACGCAATTCGGGGCTCATTAGCAATGAACTCACAGGTGCAGAGAAAGCGATCGCTTTCTTATCGGAGACCAGTATTAACTGGCTGGCCAATAAAGATCCAGCTCTTCTGGCTATTTTCTGTGATGTGCTGAAAGAAGGCCAGGCCAAGCGATTACTGATTTGGTGGCACAAGGATCGCAATCTACGTCGACTTTACCTCTTTGGTTTGACAAACAAGGAGATCAACGCCTGCCATATGCCGTTGGATGAGGTGTATCAGCGCTGTCTAAACAATCCGTTAACTATCCCAGCACTCTCACTGGAGAAATGCCAGGAGATTTTGCAGCGCTCGAACCGTCAGGCTAGTCAGGAAGACTTGGAATGCGGACAGATCACGCGCCAAATCTGGAAGAACCTAACTGAGCGAGCCTGGACAGCCACACCACTGCGTTTCTTACTGCAGCAGTTTCCCCTAATTAGTCAGCATGAAGAGCGCCTGATTAAAGATTACGAGGTTGTCTTCGAGCATAAGACTGTTTATCTGGCCCATCCTCACAAAGTGGAAGTTGAGATGACCCAGCGCTTTGTGGAGATGGTACTCAATGATCCAGTAGCTGAAGCCATCAAGACAGGACAAGAAATGCCCTTCGACGAGGAAGTTATTGTGTCCTGTAACGGCAAGGAATGCACAGTTAGGCGAGAAGCAGCCAACTACACTATCCCTGCCTCTGAGGACCAACAGGCGGCCGTGCAGGGGGCGTTGGATCATAGTGTCTCCATCATAACAGGCTCAGCCGGAACGGGTAAATGTCTGGATCCTGAAACTCCCATTTTGATGTTTGACGGGACAGTTAAGCCGATCAAACATGTTGACATCGGAGAACAAGTGATGGGTCCAGATTCAAGACCTAGAACGGTCTTATCAACGTGCATGGGAGATGATGAGATGTTCCAAATCATACCCAGTAAAGGGAACAGATTTACATGTAATGCTCCGCATATTCTGACTCTAGTAGGGATAGTTCCTTATATCTCATTTCGTAAGGATCGAGGAAGTTACATTGTACGCTATACAGAACGGGGATATCCTAAATCCAAAACATTTAGAACAGAGGAGGATGCACAAATATGTCTTAACTCTCTTCCCCAGGATATCTTTGATATTCCTCTGAATGAATTCATGACAAGAACAGAGCATCACCAAAGATATTGTTATCTCTATCACGTCGGTGTTGAGTTTCCCCAGCAAAATATCCCCTTTGATCCCTATCTACTCGGATATTGGCTCGGAGATGGTCACAGCAGTGCTCCCGTCATAACAACGGCAGATCCTGAAATTGTGGATGTTTTTTCACAGCTACTACAGTCGTATAACTTAACGTTGACACAATCCTCTGCCAGCTCCCTGACATATTATATTGTTGGAGCTGGGGAAAATCATGGAAAGAAGGGAACTAATATGTTTGGATGTGCATTGAGAGCTTTGAACCTTATCAATAACAAACATATCCCTTCTGCCTACAAGATCAACTCAAGGCAAATAAGGCTGTTAATTCTGGCTGGTTTGATTGATTCCGACGGGTACAGGGGTGACAATTACATTGAGATTACACAGAAGAACAAGCAACTAGCCGATGATATCGAATATTTGGCTTTATCCTTAGGCTTCATGGTCACAAGTGCAGAAGTTGTCAAGGGTTGTGAGTACCTGGGGGAGATGAGATATGGTACATACACTCGATTGAACATCTTTGGAGAAGGTCTTGAGCAAATCCCTGTCGTGCTGGCGCGCAAGAAATGTGATCCTCGTAAGGCCGCTAATCGAGCAAATTGTCTGAGATTCTCTGTGAAGCCATTGGGAAGAGGTAGCTACTTTGGCTTCGAGTTGGATCTTGATGGAAGATTCCTTCTTGGCGACTTCCTTGTCACCCATAACAGTTCTTGTATTAGTCAACTGGTGCATAATCTAGAGTTGCGCGGTGTTGCCTATGCTCTCTGCTCGTTCACAGGTAAAGCTGTTGCTCGCATCAAGGAGATTACCAAGAAGGGTTCTGCCATGACAATCCATCGCCTTATGTCACGCGTACGGGCTCTCACCTTCAGTGAGACTGTTGGTGGTAAGAAGCAGGAAGTCACCAACCCAGAGAATATATCCCCCAATATCAGGGTGCTCATCATAGATGAGTGTTCCATGGTTACTTCTCCACTCATGCATCAGTTACTATCCATCTTCGACAAGAAGGGAATCAAGGATCTACAAATTATCTTGATTGGGGATATTAACCAGCTGCCACCCATCGGCTGGGGATCGCTCTTCTCCGAATGTATCAAGTCTGGCACAATTCCACTCTATCGTCTGATCAACAATCATCGTATGTACAACTCAACTCGTCCTAATGGGGAGCCTGAGATCAATGCCGTTATCGCCAACGCTGAGGCTATCATCCATCATAATGAGAAGTACATGTTTGAGTTCATCGGTGGAGACAACTTCTTCCTGATTGATGGGAGCAAGGAGCGAGTCTATGACATGATACAGAAATCATACCAGAGCGGAGTTCGACCAGAACAACTATGCATTGTCTCACCCTACAACAGAGATTTGGATGAGTTGAATGGAGCCTTCCAGCAGATATATAATGATGGCAAGCGCAGCGTCACAGACTCTCGTAGCAAGACTTGGTGTCTGGGCGATCGAGTCATGCTACTTAAGAACGACTACGACATCGACGTCTTCAATGGAGAACAAGGGTATATCACTGATCTCAATGAAACCACTGTTATGGTTGACTTTGGCAATTCAGGCAAACATGAATTTCTGCTCGAACCCGCCATTAAGGAGGAGATGCAAGGGGCTCCTACAGAAGTGAAACGAATCGCCGGTCTCTATCAGTATGAGGGTGTTGATGAGGGAGATGGTGAATCCGCCAAAGATGAGAGAACTGTCTTGCTGCTGGCTCAGGCTGCGGCCTTGACTGTGCACAAATCACAGGGATCGGAGTGGGATTTCGTCATCTTCTATGTGCCTTTCATGCCTGGAGCTGCACACGGAAAGAGTGGCTTCCTCAACCGCAACCTAGTTTATACAGCCATCACGCGAGCCAAGCGCGCTGTCTACTGTATTGGCGATATCGAAGGACTGAGGGCTGCTGTCAACAAAGGTAACACCTTCCGCTGTGAGAACATGGTGGAGCGCCTCAAAACGGGGCTTCCATCTATGGTGCCTGCCCTACCAGAAGGGGCATCTATTACGGAAGATGGCTCAGTTATTGACACATCAACCCCCGCCTTCGGAATGGAGCTACTACCATTGGATGACACATCCATTCCAAGCACACTGGAAGTGATCCCTCTAGGGGGAGAACCTGATTTCTCGATTCCAATGAGTACAGTTGCCGATGGGGGCCCAGATTGGGCGCCTGACTATGATGATGATTAGAAACATCGCTGTTAAAAACTTTCCCATAACAATGGGAAACTTCTGGCTATCTATTTGAATTGCTTCACACCCCATTCCTCAAGCTAATATCCTTCTATTCCACTCACTCAAGCTAAGGGGAGAAATTTTTCTTTTATTTGTTGGGTGGAAAATAGCTAGGAAGAGGGATATGGAAGAATTCCCCCAGTTGACCAGCTCAACTGGAGTGCCCCTCCAAAATGAAGAATCTGTTAGGACTGTGACTATTCCATTTGGACCTACAGGTGCTGTCCCTGAAGCTCTCGATGCTTGTGGACAAAACTTTTTCTGCCAATGTCTAGATTTCAAGGGAGTTGTTTCCTGTTGCGGTCTACCTCCTTTGACTGGAATTGCTGACGGAACATTGGTGCTATCTCAGGCCAGTAGTTGCTGCATACTCTTCCGGAAGGAGGCGATTGGCTTCATACCCCTTGACCCTATTGATTTGGGGCACTGTGGAAATACAGGGGCGACAGGTCTTACAGGACCTTGTGCTGCCGACTGCAATTCTAACTTGGGATCAGATGCATTCCTCTTTCTGGACACAGAAAGCTGCAACATTTATGTGATTGATGCGAGCGTAACTCCCAATACTTGTCGCAATATCTGTAGTGCTCTGTCCACCAACATCGGCGATAAACTGCTGGATTGTTGTACCAGTACAATCTATACTCTCATCTCTAAGTCTGGAGAAGATACCTGTGGTAGACCCTCATGTGCTTGGGCAGCCTGCTGTGTTATAAAGGGTCAGACAGGACCTACCGGAGCCACAGGCAACACAGGCCCAACCGGTGATACCGGTCCAACTGGGCCAACCGGAGATCCCGGACCGACAGGCGCTACGGGAGAAACTGGAGCTACAGGAAGTGGTGATACCGGTCCCACAGGCCCAACCGGAACTGGTGATACTGGACCAACGGGAGCGACCGGAGCTATTGGTCCCACCGGAAATACTGGTCCAACTGGGTCAACCGGAACTGGTGATACCGGAGCTACCGGCCCAATCGGTCCTACCGGTCCAGGGGCTGGAGCCACTGGTGCAACCGGAGCCACTGGTGTCACTGGACAGACCGGAGCCACAGGCGCTACGGGAGAAACTGGAGCTACAGGAAGTGGTGCCACCGGAGCCACTGGCACCACAGGCTCAACCGGAGATACTGGCGCGACAGGTGATACGGGACCCACTGGCTCTGGGGAGACCGGCGCCACGGGAGTCACTGGAGATACTGGCGCGACAGGTGATACGGGACCCACTGGCTCTGGGGAGACCGGCGCCACGGGAGTCACTGGAGATACAGGTAGCACTGGCTCTACCGGTCCCACGGGTAATACTGGTCCCACGGGTCAGACCGGAGTAACAGGTGATACCGGGCCAACGGGACCTACAGGTTCGACAGGCAGTACTGGATCTACTGGGGCTACAGGTAACACGGGCCAAACTGGAGCAACTGGTACAACTGGAAATACTGGCGCTACTGGTAATACTGGACAGACTGGAGCCGCGGGCCCAACGGGAACCACAGGTGCTACAGGTAGCACTGGGACAACAGGCTCAACTGGTCAGACGGGAGTAACTGGCAATACTGGTCCTACAGGCCCAACAGGTTCCACAGGACCAACCGGCTCAACCGGAGATCCTGGAGTAACAGGATCGACGGGGCTTGCCGGCTCAACGGGGGCTACAGGTAGCACTGGAGTAACCGGAAATACTGGTCCGACCGGTCCAACTGGCCCCACAGGCTCAACTGGGGCAACCGGAGATCTTGGTTCAACTGGCCCCACAGGCTCAACTGGGGCAACCGGGGTCACAGGCTCAACTGGGGCTACAGGTGTTACGGGCCCAACTGGCTCAACTGGGGCTACAGGTGTTACGGGCCCAACTGGCTCTACTGGGGCTACAGGCAGTACAGGAGCTACAGGTGATGCTGGTCCCACCGGATCTACCGGATCTACGGGCTCTACTGGTTCAACAGGCAGTACAGGAGTTACCGGTGCGACCGGTGTTACTGGGCCTAACACAGGCTCTCTAGTCCAAGGTTTCATCGTTGGAGCAACTGGTGGGGTCTTGAAGGGTGACTTGGTGTCTCAGATTGATGGGCTCATCTATCCAGGATACTCCAGCCCAACGGCTCTCCGTATTAATGGCACCACTCAAACTCAGAATCCACAGGTTGTGGGCTTAGCTGATGGATTAATGGTGGCAGTCTATAACCAAATTGTTGGCGGTACCGGCAGTGCTGCCACTATCCAGCAAGGATTTGTGATGGCCATTACACACGATGGAACCAACTTCAGCCTTGGCACCCCTGTTATCCTGCCTTGTACTAGCACAGTCGCTCCACAACCGTCCAGAGTGGGCTCAGTGCTCGGAATCACACGTATCAATAGCACCTCCTTCGCTGTCTCATATATTGATACAAGCAGCGGCTCAATAACTTCCAACCGCATTTGTGGCGGTACTGTTACTGGTACTAACACAGTCAATCTCTCCGCCCTTGGTAACACGGTGGCCCTTGTAGGGACCACTACATCGACTGGTGATAATATCACCCAAGGTCGCAACTTTGTTGTTTCTTTCTTACCGGGCTCCACTTCAGGTAATCTGAACTACTGTGTGGTGGCTTACCGTAACCAGGCTCAAACTGTCAAGCAAATTAACATGTATCTTGTTTCTGTCGATCTGACTAACCCTAACCCTACAGTGCTGGTGACTTTAGGTACAACTCAAGTAACTGTACCCGTGATAGCCCCCGTTATCGCTGCCAGTCAGGCTGCTGCTTTCACTCTAACTCCATTTACTGGCACTACTACGACCGGTCACTTTATGATTTGGTGGACAGATACCACATCACCAACCAATGCTAAGGTAGCGGGCTACACAGTTAACATCGCAGCTCCAGCCATCACAATCAAAGCACCAGCAGTAACATGGGACACAGCTATCAGTGCTTCAGCAACACCATTCGGTAATAACTTTGTCAGTGTTACCTTAGCCACAGTAGGGACACTTGGAAAGACACTGATGGCCTACAAGAATGTTGATCTGGGCAGTGATGGTAGATTACGCTACTTTGATCTCGATCTAGTATCGGGCGCTATAAATACGACACCCACGGTTATTTATAGAGCTGGTCAGAATCCTGCCGCCGCCGCCTGGAGCTTGACCCTTATTCCAAGCACCACGTATAAAGTTCTGCTGCTCTGGCAGGACGGTGCAAACGCCAGTTATGGGCGTTCGGTCTTCGTCGAGATCGATGGTTCAAACATCGTGACTGTTAAGAGGGCTCAACGCTTCGCTGTCTACGCCAACAGTTTTATGTCAGGGATCATCGACTCTACTCTGCGAGCCTATATTTTCTCCCAATCAGCCTTTGCGCTAGAGTCATCAGGTGCCGCAGCAGCAGTCTATGCTAATTATATTCCCTCACTTGATACGGTCAATAATAAGGCGAACTATACCCGTACGACTGGTAATGAACCGATCGGTATTTGTATTGAGAAGAAGGCACAAACACAGCTAGCTCAGGTCGTGCTCTGGGGTATGGTCAGCATCCCACCTGATCCAGGTAATGTTAATCCAGCTTATGGTAACTTCCTGAGTCCCGAAACATACTGGTTCCATGGTGACAATATATTCAAAGACGGTGCGGAAGGAGTATTGCCTTCCTATGTGCCCCAGGAAGGTCTGCGAGCTCACGATGCTAACACGGTACAGATCGTCAATCTCGATTCCAGTTAAGAGCTCAAGTTTTTAAAAAAATTGTTCCAGGGCTCTGGAATTGAGGCCAACGGATGCAACCCCAAATATCTAGCCCGAGCTAGCGAAGATTTAAAGCAAAATATTTCTGGATTTTAGGAAATGGGACGCAGCAAGATCGCCATAGACACTGGAGAGAAAAGAGAGAAGAAACCGAAGACAGCAGAACCGAAGGAAGTGAAACTTACCAATACGAGCAAGGACGCTAAGGGAACCAAAGGAAAGAAGAAAGACGAGAAAAAGAGCAAGAGAAAGGAATCAATTAAGAGCCACCAAGTAACTGAAAAGAAGAAAGATGTAAAGAAGACGCCTAAATCCCCTCAGGCCCCTGTTGAAAAGGAGAAATCTGTTCCTGCACGTGCTCACTCTGTTGACCGTGGGCTGAAGGCTGGACGTCAGCAAAATACAAACGGCGTCAATGCAGCAGCTTCAACCTCAACAGAGGTGGGACCAGACGCTAGCGCTTCCGGTGAACACGCCATTGCAGTCGGCTTCGAAAGTACGGCCACCAATACAGCCTCGATAGCAATCGGCAGCGAAGCCAGCTCCGATCATGAGGGATCAGTCGCTATTGGCTTTCAGGCTAGCACAAACGATGCAAGCCAGTTTGTGGTTGGCTCCATCGCTCAATCTATCAGCAACTTCCACCTTGGCCAGGGAGTTATCAGCTCTTCTCCAGATACTGACACCACAATCCATGCTACCCACCATGATACTGATGGCCCAGGTACCAACTTGGTTTTGAGATCTGGTCTCTCAGGCTCAGCCTCTGCCTCTGGCTCTCATGTGCGTATTGCAGTTCCAACCATCGGCTCCAGTTTCACTGCTGTGGCTGACATGGTTCGTGTGGATGGAAATGGATTTGGTCTTCCCGCCACAGGAGCCAATGCTCGTGTTGGCGTCGCAACATTGACAGCTGGAACAGTCACAATCACTGGTCTCGGTACAATTACAGCCAACACTATTATTCTCTTGACTCATGCTAGTGCTGCTTCCACACCTGCTGATACAGGCACGCTCTACATCAGTGGTCAGACTGCTGGCACTGGTTTCACCATCAACTCTACCAATACCTCAGATGATAGTAGTGTTTATTGGACACTAGTTGAACCATTCTAACCAGCCTTGTATAATCACTCCCCTATACATCCCGTATATGTGTAAAAACTACACACTTGCAGAAAAGTGTGTTGAGAAAAATTTAGCTCAGAAAGAGGTGGCGGTGTTTGAACTCACTCATTATCAAGTAGGATGCAAACCGCTCATACAGAGAAAGGACCTCTAGTCACTAGGGGAGACATCCTTTTCTGTCAAACTATCGACTTTCAGGGTATCACATCGTGCTGTGGACTACCGCCCTTAGCACAGGTACCCGTTGGATCTCTCGTTCTGGTTCGAGGTCCCAATTGCTGTCAACTCTTTCGCAGAGTTGAATCTGGTTATATTCCTGTAGATCCCCTAGTCTTAGGGCATTGCTTGACTGGGGCGCCAACTGGACCGTGTGTATCAGATGAGCCCAATTCTAACCTAGGAGCTGGAGTTTTTCTTTTCCTGGATGTTAATAATTGTAACATCTATGCTATTAAGACACAAGGTTCGATGGAGGCTTGTCCCAATCTCTGCACACTGCTGGCCGAAATTGGGCCGCAACCTGAGACTGGCGATAAACTGTTTGACTGCTGTTCTCAGCAGTTTTTTGAGCTCAGTGTTGTTGTGCCGCGTGACTGCGCAGACGACAGATGCGTCTGGCATGCTTGCTGTGCAGTAGTTGGAAGCACTGGTGCAACTGGAGCCAGTGGGGCTACGGGATCCACAGGGGCAAGCGGGGATACTGGGCCAACTGGTCCGACCGGCCCCACAGGGGCAACTGGTGACACTGGAGTGACAGGACCAACTGGCCCCTCTGATGGCCCGACTGGTCCTACCGGCTCAACTGGCAACACAGGAAATACAGGCAATACTGGTCCCACTGGCCCAACCGGGGAGACTGGATCGACTGGCCCAACCGGGTCTACTGGTGATACCGGGGCTACAGGTCCCACCGGCCCAACTGGCTCTACCGGAACGGGAGACATAGGACCAACTGGACCTGTTGGTCCTACTGGTCCTGGAGCAGGAGCTACTGGTGCGACAGGCAGTACGGGAGCCACGGGAGCCACAGGTAATACAGGAGTGACGGGACCAACCGGTTCTGGAGCTACAGGCAGCACGGGAGCAAGCGGAAATACTGGTCCAACTGGCCCCACAGGCCCAACAGGGGTAACCGGATCTGGTGCAACGGGTGCAACTGGAGCTACAGGGGTTACAGGTCCCCCGGGCGCTACTGGAGATATCGGAGCAACTGGTGCAACGGGTGATACTGGGGCTACAGGCTTGAACGCTCTACCTATCAACAACACCGTTTTCGTAGACACTCAGTTCGGCGATGATGTTACGGGTGTCAGAGAAGATGAGGCTAAACCGTTCCAAACTCTGGCTGCAGCTCTGGCTATTGCCCTACCTGGCGATACGATTTACGTGCAACCAGGCCAGTACAATGAGGATAACTTAATTCTCAGAGATGATATCAACTGGTACTTCACAGAAGGAGCCGCTCTGTTCAACATCTCCACAGCTATTTTCACCGATGCAGGAGGCCCAGTTATTTCAGAGATTTTGGGATATGGAGATTTCACCTCCAGTGATTCCATTTTAGCCATAAGTCTTAATTCAGCAATAACGATGGAAGGACAATCATTCCTGGCCACTGGTAACGGCCTTATGTTCCTGGCATCTGCTGTATTTCCATCTGTCGCCAAACTTAATATCAAGGGTACATCTTTCAGGGTAACTGGAGGATCTCGTATTATTTCCATCGGTGGTAGCACAGACATGATATTCGATGCTCAAAGGATGAGTGGCGCATCAGTTCTCATTGAAGTACAGAATGGCCCCGGCCAAGCTCTCATAACTAGCAAAGAGATCACAGGAGGCGATACGACCCTTGGAGTTATCCTACTATCTAGCAATGATTTCAAGTTGAACGTGGAAGCACAGATGTTCACCCCTGTCACTGACACGCAAGCTATTCAAGTCAATGTGCCTGTTGCTGATGGCGGTAATTGTCGTGGACAGTTTGAATTTCAATATGTCAATGCTGTTGGTGGTATCCTCCTTGTGGTAGGTGATTCAACCACATCGAATATCTTCATACAGCCCCGTGTAGATCTATCTGTTCAGAGATTGTTTATTATTTCCACCACCGCAACACCCTTTGATATTGATAGCTCCATTACAGATCTGCGAATCGACACTTTCCTGCACAATTTGGATCCGGTACCTTTCGCCTTTATCTTGAGAAATCAGGCTGTTCTCAGTGTCGATGCTCAGTATCTGGTCCCCAACAACCTAGCAGGATCAGCCGGTCTTATTCAGACATTCGGTGCTGTTACCCTCGATTTACACGCTCAACAAATACTCTGCAATGGACCTGTCTTGCAGAATAACGACACCTGCAGCAGTACCATTGTTGCCAATACTATAGTTATAGGACAAGTTACTCCTCTTGCAGCCGATGTTCAGGCCTTCGTTCTTCGTGGACAAGCTCAGATCAATCTACTCACTCTGCTGATCCAAGCAAATACAGCTCTGTTGGGGCCAAATGCTCTCATCGACTTAGTTACTGGCAGCGTTCAGCTCCGTCTCGGAGCATATTCTCACCAGGGCGAAAACTGCATTGGTATCCGCACAGCAGAGAGCACCAGCATTCTCATCAATGCCAGCAGCATTCTCTGCTTCAGTGCCAACTGCACAGTGTTGGAAATTAGAAATACATTGTTCGCTAATATCGGGGCTATTGTGGCCCTGGAAGGTAGCAACTGTCTAGATTTAATTGGCTCTGGCGCTGTGGATATTGGTGCTATTATCGCTACGGGCAACGGATTCGGTCTCCGTGTAACTGATCCCATTTCAGGGTCGGGAGGTGTCAGTGGCACAATTACAGCAATTAACACACAACAAGGATTCGCCCTGCAAGGTATCCATTCTGGTAATATCAACTTGTTATTCGACGAAATCAGCACTGAAGGTGGTACATCGGGTGCTGTGGCAGGAGGTTGTATTTCATTCACTGGTCGAGGAGACGCCTCTCTAACCGGCAACAATATTATTGCTAATTTCTGCCAAACACCTCTCACTGTCGGTGCTGGATCTACCCCTTCCGGTGACACAGCAGCTCTTGCTCTGCAAGTCAACAACTTCTTCGTTAATGAGGCCGATGTTGTTGTAGACGTCAACTCTCCCGGTGGTAACATTGTAATAGACTGTTTGGACTTCCGTGTCAATATCGGCGTTACTACCGCTGCTTTCCGCATCGTGGCTGGTGGTATGAATGTCTATGGTGGTAGTTTCAATGTCAATCTGCCACTAGGTGTAAACCTCCCTGTTTTCCTGATCACCGATAGTGGTCGATTCTTCGCCGATGTCAGCTTTGTCAGTGCCTTTGGTGAGATTCTCAGAGGCAGCACAGACAGTGAAGTATGGTATGTGGCCAAATCCTCCCGTACTAGTGGTAATGTCAATGTAATTACTATTAATGCTCCTGCCGGCCCCAGTGGCGGTTCTTACACGGTGGGAGGTTACATGAGCACCCCTGGAGACAATGTTATTGAGATAGGACCGCCAGCAGGATCTCTACCTAACAGTTTGCGTCTCTCCAGCTCTACCCTAGTTTCCAGCACTGCTTCGATTATCAACACAACAGGTACCGGATCACCTACTGTGGTTATTCAACAATCGATAGCAAAATTCGCAACCGTCGCTATAACTGAAGTACCGGTTGGAGCCCTGTTGGTTGATATCAATGTCAACTAAAATGTCTGTCTCAAATATTACCGGTTAAAGTCCGGCATTATATGAATCTAAATGAAAGAAATTTTCACAGATAAGCTTTGAAATATACCCCAAGTGGGTATATTTTTTTCAATTGCAGCAGCCTAAGCTTTCTCATCTTGTGGGTAATCGTAGCTGCTGTTGTCATCCCAAGGGCCCGTGGAAACAATCTCAAGGTCATTGTTCTCAACAAATTTCATGATGAGATCTAAGATGCCCTCTGTCCGGCACGAGAATACGACAGCCAGCTTCTTCCTACCCGGATAATTAGGGAACCAGAGGTTTGTCACCTCGTCATTAAGGTTCTCTTGCGTGGCTTCGGTGAACACATTCATGATGTGGGCTGGGATGGTTCTATCGTCACTAGCTTCGGGAACAGTCCAGACAATGATGACATCTTCGTATGCCTCCATATTGAAAACAAGCACGTAATCGTCACGCTTGCCACCGCGTGCTGAGAAGGCCAGTGCCCACATGTTCTTCATCAAGTAGTAAGCTACATAACGGGAATCCCCAAATGTGGCCAGTTCTTTGCCTTCGAAAGTGTCTCCTGTGTCTTCCTGACAGGGGATACGAACACTGCGAGCTGCATTGTAGCAAGTCTCCCAAAGATCGTACAACATGGGGAGCCCGGGGAACTCCTCACTGAAGAGTTGTTGGAATCTGTCTTCTCTTTCGCCTTGCATACTGCCTGTTCTTTGGCTCGAAACAAGATTGCAATTCCATTAAACAATTTTACCCCATCTTCTAATATATCGCCCCTGAATTAAGAGATATAATGAGGGATATATTATGTTAAATAATATATACAATACCCAGCGTAATTAACCCTAAGTCAGGGTTTTTAGTGCATTATCTGCAGCACCGTGCCTATGAACAAATAGAGGGAAAGCATGAGAGTTGGTAACATGAGTAAACCGGCACTTCTATGACGCCGCCCAAAACCCACCATGATAGCGAGGACAGATAAGACCTTAGCTATAGCATATGTCATCTGGAGTTTATGGGCCACCTGTACATAACAGATTAGCCAGAGCAGATCTATCACCAGGCAGCAGCTAACAATGACTCCTGCTACAAATGGCGAGATACGACTGTATTCCTGGGGTGCTACAATATCCTCATCTGATATTTGGATCAGATCTTCGCTTCTCTCCATCTTGAGAGTGTTGGGGTCCTTGTAGCAGTTATTGTAGCGAGCCAGTGCTGGAAATGCGCTCAGGATCGAGATGATCCAAATAGGCAGCAAGCCGATGTAGCCGGGGAAGTAGTAGCTCGGATGATATCCCAATAAGAAGGCGAAGCATAGTTGTACCGCAGCTGCGTAAAAGCAGGCTGGGATCATATAGCGCGGCAAGACCTGAGTATCAAAGTCCATTTTTCAAGTTTATAACTACCTAGTTGATCTCAGTTTTGAAAAGTTCTTTTTCCCTTTCGAAAAGGGAATGTTGATTTATATTAGACACGCTTGTGATGAAGATGATGATCCGACCCACGCTCACGATCGTCACATTACGACAAGCGGTCGGCGCCGGGCTTTCCGACGAGCTAAACGCCTGATTAAGCGCTATGGCCGTCCTGATGAAATTAGGTATAGTCCGTTCCAGCGCACGAGAGAAACTCTGAGAGCGATGGCAACGGTTCTTCCAGGGGTCAAATTTATAGCAGATACTGGTCTGTCTCGCTATTTCTCCGCACGTGAACAGAAGGACCCTCAGGTTGATCCAACTACAAAGAAGCAGGAGATCCCAATCTATGAGACAAAACATAGCTTCAGACAACGGGTTGATACACACATTGCTGATCGTCAGAAACATAAGGGCAAGTTGGTTTGGTGCATCACACATGCTCTAGTCTACAAGTGGATCGCAAAGCATTACAAGATAAGGATTCCACGTAATATCCCTTTCCTTGATTACTTCAAGATTAAGGCCCCAAAACCTTTGAAACCCAAGCAGCCCAGACAACTTGAGTTAAAGGCCGAACCTGAACGGCAAACATCTCCACCTCTCACTCAATCTTCGATACATAAGAGTGGTCGTGTTGGACGTAGTCGTCTCAGCCACCTGTAAACCTACTTCTCCGTAACTATATGCTTGAACAAACATATAACTGATCTTAACCAATCAAGTTGAGAATGCTGACCATAGTCACAAAGATTGACCAGAAGAGCGGCGCTAACAGACACAGAGTTGTTTTGCGTTCAATACAGGGTAGTGATAACATCAAGACAGAGATAGAGAGTAACAACAGTAGAGAGCTAACAATAACAGCTATCAGCACTTGGAAGTAGGTGAAGAGACCCCATAACATCGTGCTTAAGGTGAAGAGAAGATAGTTACCTACTGCTATACGTAGTGGGATATGACAGCAGCGATATTTCGGTTCTTCAGGCTCAGCAGCATCTGGTTCATCAACATACTCCACTTCAGGAACAGCACCGGGTGGCGGAGTTTCTGGCGCCTCCCTCATCGGCAGTGACGATCTAATCCCACCACCATCCAGTAGAGATTCGACCGATTCTTCATCCAAGTACATAAGATCTATTGTCTTATACTGTATGGTCGAGTGAAATAGCGTCATCCCAAAAGCTATGCCTAGCCCAGAGAAGATCCAGAAAGGTATAATCACTGAAGTAACAGGCATATAAGGACTAGGGTCTATATCGATGGAGAAAACACCCAGTAGATATGTGATGATGGAACATATACCGACCGGAATAACATAACAGAGGAAGAGGCGAAACATCTTTTACTTTTCACTTAGATTGTCTTGGGCTGTATTAGTAGCGAGCTGGTCACAAGTTTACAACGGAGATTTTGTATAAGAGATACCAACACTGGTATCTTGAATTATGTTAGATGATCTGTAACATACAGGCGAACGGGATGCGTCCTTCGGTTTCGCCACGTCTTGCTGGCACTTGTAGATACCACTGCAGGTATCCCACTTTGCGCTCCATCTTGATGGCACCACAGTTGAGGGCCGCCAGATAGCGGTTTCCTATACGATAACGGATCAAGACAAGCGCCTCTTTATCTGTGGAGTTGATGATTGTCATGCCAAAGCTAACAATCATCAACTTATCTCCTGATGGCGACTCTTTCAAATTGAGGTGGGTGAGAGTTTCATTGTCCAAAGTTCTCTCTTCGATCTCCAGCTTCGTCTCACAGCGCACTCTGCCGCTCTCGCCAATTAGCAGATCTCTTTCCTCACCCTTCTGAGACTCTCTCAAGACGCTACCGCCTAGATAAGCTCCGATCGGAGAATCTCCCGCCCTACCAGCCCCTGCAGAGGCATAAGCATTGACTGTGCAGTGCGGTAAAAAGTCAGGGGCCCGGAAGCGGTAACCATATCGCACCTGTCGTTCTCCAATCTCATTGATATAGATCTTCTGGGCTGGGAAGTTGTAGATAGCGAGCTCCGCCAGTGCTTTCTTCTCAATGACCATGGTGCCAGCTGAGTAGGCTGTGTAATCCTCTAGAAGAGCTGTATCAGCCTGCTTCTCCTCTAAGGGAGCAAGAGATTGTGCAGCTGAAGACATCATAGATTGTGACCTCATCATATGGTACTGGGCCGGCTTGTAGATATTTCCTGCTATCAATCGGACAGTCCCCTTCAGGATCGATCCTGTCTCATTCTGAATGAGTGCAGCTAGACGTAAACTAATTGTCTCGGTCTGCTCGTTAATAAGAGCTGTACCTTGACAATCCCAGCTAATCTGATCAATTAGATAGCTGACGGTTACTGGCTGGGTGGTCTGTAGATGGATATGAGAGCGAGACAGATCATAAGGAATCTGTGCTGTTAAACTATCATACCCAACAATCTTGGTCAACTTGCCATCTTGCATGAGGGTGATAGTATTATCACCTATAGATAGTACTTTGCCGGTGTATGTTGCATTTCCTTTGTTGACGATGATCTGATCCTTTTCAAAGAGCGTCAGAGTATCTCGCAGATTGCTGACTGGGATGTAGGTAAAAGGAACCACGTTCTTTCTGTCATCTAGAACAATCACTGTGCTCAAATCGGCCGTTTCAGGCAGGGGAATCATATTGATTCCCGAAGCATTTTGCACGTAATGTCCTCCATTTGAGTAGATATTGAGAGATCTTGTGGTTGGAGCTGCCCGCCCACGGCCAGGGCTGCCAGGCGTTTGATGCTCTTGTACTGGTGCACTGTTATATGTTTGCGTAACTACTGGTGCTCCCTGCATAGGCTCGGGTGACAGCGCTCGCTGTGGAGAAACAATACTAGCCAAGCTTCGGCTGGGTTGAGGCTGAGCTGTCATATTCACCATTGCAGTATTCTGCGGATTCATACTAAAGCCAATAGCATGGGCTCCCTGTTGTGGAGGTGCTACTCCCATCTGATTTTCCATCATTAGCTGTTGTGGAGGCGTGTTCTGTGGCACTGAGCTCCCATTGCTTAATCCTGTAGGAAACTGTTCCATGACAGCTGTTTTCCTCTTTGGGAAATAAAAACGACATTTTAACGGCTTTCTGTTCAAATGGTAAAATGGAGCGTCGACCGACAGCTATGTCGGACATAGCCCCTGCCAACTTTGCAAAAGTTGGCCTGGAGCAGCGGCCAAGAGTCCAGGCACAATCTGTCTTCCAACCACAAAACTCGCCTACAGCTACAGGTGGGTATCACTCACGACAACAACCACAAACATCACCTGTTGCAAAGCAACCCAGCTTTGCGCCTCAGGTTATATTAGTGCATGGCCCAGGCTGTCCAGATGGTGTGCTGGCAGCCTGGGCCTTCTGGCGAGCCCTATCACCAGAAACTAAGATGGTTATGTCTGGAGCTGGCGGTCTCTTCTCTAACAATGCTGAGACCATATGGCCTCACAGCATCCGCAATGCCATGCAGATCATTGATCTTTACCCAATGGTCTTTGTCTTTATGCAACCAGGCAAAATAGTTCCAATAGAGCTAGTCCAGAATAGGAACGTTTTGATTCTAGATTTGGACCTTGGCGAACAATTGATTGGTATAGTCAATGCAGCCAAATTCACATTTCTGATCGATCATCACAGCTCCACCAACCAGACCATTCAGCGCTTCAACTTGCTGGAAGATCAGAAGTTCGGTCTCATCTACGATAGTTCGCCCCAAGAGAGTGCCGCAACCTTGGCTTGGCGCTACTTCCATCAGGCTTCTGTGCCTGAGATAGTTAATCTAGTGCGTATTGTCGACACAGGCTCACTCGATGAGGATGAACATGCGCCTGGATTTGTGCGCTCTCTCGTCAACGGTGGTTATACCAAGCAATTTGCCATGTTGGATCAACTTCTGCTACGGTGGAAGCCAGAGACCAAAATAGCCATGGCAGATCAGAGCTCTGTTGTGATTGCAGCGCAGCGTCAGCTCTTTGAAGAGGTAGCCAAACAGGCTGCTCTTGGTGTGATCTTCGCCAACGGTAAACGCTATAATATGCTATATGTACAATCCAGTATTGCTATTGCTCCAATTGCCCATCGTATACGCAAGACCCATAGCGGCAAGTACGCCAAGATGAAGATCCCTATCCATTTCGTTGGAGTTTGGAATTATCAAGCCAGTAATCAGGGGCATCCGGTGGTGACTGTCTCTCTACGTGACCCCTTAGAAGGCATCAATCTGTCGGAAATCACCAAAAGCCTAGGTGGTGGAGGGCATGATGCTGCTGCCTCGTTCAGCTTCCCTGATATTGCTCAATTCCACAACTACATCATGCCCTATCGCCCTATAGTGTGTCAAGGGCCATATCCATCACAAGCACCAACAAGATCCAAGCTTAGCTATAATCCCCATAGTGAACAATCTGTAAATAATGTCTGGCCAAACCCTGTAACATATCACGGCCATCTGTAATAAAAAACTACTTCAACCAGTAGTTTTTAGGTTTCAGCCTTTTATGGCTTGAGCTTGTGAATCTCGTTTTTCAATGATTTTAAATGAAGTTAAATGAAGCTAAATGAAGTTAAATGAAGCTAAATGAAGTTAAATGATTTTCAAGTACAATCGCTCTAATGCCTAGAGTTGAAGCATCTCTTAGGGAGTGACAATCTTAGCTTCCTAGTCACAGTTTGCCGCTTCATAAGACTAATTCGCAACCATCAATATATTACGCCATATAATCAAGACAGGCTTTAGTTCCTCTCCGCCCTCATTAGTAAGATATATTGTTCATATGTCTGGTTTCACTTCAACAAACCCTCTATATCAGTGGCATATAGAAGTTGCGTGGCATAATAGCTGTCCCATTATTGTAGAACTCCAAGAAATTGGCTGCATTTGTCAGATCTCCACGCAGACTGCCAATCAGTGTCTCAGTGACTTGGCCAGTCACGTAACCATACACGATGGGATAGTCTGCTTCTTTGGCCGTATGGAACACTTCAACCAGTAATTCTTTTACGTCAGAACGGGGCAAACAGATAGCCAATTGTGCCAGCACTATGGTCACATCTGTTCTTTGTATATGGATAGGTAATGGAATCAAGGCAAACACTCCAGCTGGACAGGAGTAGAGATCGAACATGGTAAGGCTCTGTTCTGAGTTCAGTCCAAATATATTATCTTGATTCAACTTGCTATACTCTCGGAAGAAGACACCCGGAGCTACCTTGACAGCTTCTCCTTTACGCTTAGGCAACTGGTAGATCAGACGAGATCTAACATCACTGCGATCTTTGTTTTGCTTTGCTTCTTTTACAGCAAAGCCGGCCTTCTTAGCCCTAGCCAAGTCAATGATGCGGAACCAAGATTGTACCGCAGATGAGGCACTATGATGTGGCTGACTGACTAGATTGTAAGCATGCTTGATACCACACTGATGGCCATAACTAAGCATAGGTCGGATAAGGCCCATACATAATGCTTGTTTCCTGTGACTCTCCTCAACACAGAGATAACTTATATAGGCACTCTTCATAGCACTCATCTGTTTTGGTACAGCGGTCTCATTCAGGATGCGAGCGGAGAAGACCACTCCCAGCATAGTCCCAATAATGAGACCATGCTCCAAGCCAACCGCTGTGGGGTTGGCAGGGGCTATGCCCAACTCTTGTGTTGGGCGACGCTCCCAGAGAACCCCAAGATAGCATTCACCTGAATAGAAACGTTTGAGTAGCTCCTCATTAATCATGGTGATATTACCAGTGGCAGTTCTATGCTGTTTGTTGATGAAGGCTATGACCTGAGCTTGAATCTTTGGTTCAGGTAGCGTCTTGAAGATCTGAAAGTCGATCTGCTCTTGAAGGGGGAATGAGGGTGGTTCCTTGTCAGAGAGAAACTCCTCCACATTCATCTCATTCCAGTAGCGATGACTGATGTCTGTGCCAGTCATAGCCCCCGCATGCTCTGTAGGAGCAAGGTTGGTGTGCTGTTTAGTACCAGGAGAACTGGAGCATTCATCACTTGTCTGAGAACCCGCTTCCATCTAGTTGTTGCAGCTAAGCTTTCCGACGGGTGTGCGCTGATTTATGTGCTTTTTTCCCCTAATCAAAGGATGGATGCTATAGCAATAATTTTAGCTGTGGTGGCATTAATAATCGCTATCGCTGCTATCCTTCTTGCCTTCTTATATAAGCGGGTTGGTCCACAAGGACCGGTGGGTTCAGTGGGTCCAACTGGGCCAGTCGGTCCGCCAGGTCCTAGCGCCCTATCCGAGATAACGAGAATTCCCTCGGATCAGAGCTCAACTGTCAATGTTCGCGACGGCTCTCTTGTGGTGATTGAACAGAGTAGTGGAATGACAGGCACGCCCTTCTTCCAGATCTCAACCGCGGAGAGGAGTGACTTAGTTTATTTCTCCATCAAGAACCGCTCTAATAACAGCTTGATGCTAAGGAGTGTACCAGGAGGCAATCTGCAGTGGGAACAGGACTTTGCTATCAACAGTCAGCAAGCTTGTTCCTTCGCCGCTTCCCTAGAGAATGATAAATATATAGCCGAAGCCATCATGTGTGGCACCACATTTTAGCTCCAATACATTATGATTATATAGGCGTAACTACATTTGTATATTAACAAATGTTTTTAATCTCAAATCTGTAAGGAGGGGACCCAGAAGCTGGTACGTTTGTCGCTAAATGTGGCGCGCTCAATCTTGTTGCCGAAAGAATCAATGTTTCGGTTGTAAACTTGAACTGGGAAGACACCTCGATGGCCGTTTGGACCCCAATAGTCACTGATGGTGAGACCTCCGTGACTATAGGACTCTCGAATTGTGGCATAAGCAGCTTGTCTCAAAGCTTCTAGCTCGTTATCATTGATGGTCCAAACTTGCCTATTTGGTCGAATATGTGCTCGGTACAGAATCTCTGATTTCAGATAATTGCCGATGCCCGAGACCACGCTCTGATCTAATAGAACTATGCAGATCTCCTTGTTCCTAATATTGCCCTGATCACGCTGGAAGATCAATCGCCACTCATCAGGTGTGAGTTCACGTAATAGTAAGTCTGGCCCAGTGTTGAAGAAAAATTGGTTCAACTGGTCTTGTCCCCAAACCACAGTTATTGAGCCAAAGCCCCTAGTGTCATGGAAATAGAGAGTATTCTCCTCCACCAAGAAGTTGCCGTCTTCTTGGCTGATATCAAATAAAACATGGCTATGTTTGCCAGCAGTCCAATCCCAGCGCCCTGTCATGCCCAGTGCTGTGATGATAATGTGACCACTGGCCAGGAAGAACATGGGCTTCTTAGCATAGGCTCTAATATCCACAATCTTATTTGGTAGCGGAACTGTTTGCAACCCATTCTGTTTAGCTCGTGCCCCTGTTCTGATAGATGTGATGAATTTTCCCAGCAGAGCCTGTTTCAGATGAGCTGCGATGGTGTGCGCTTCTGGACCCTCTGGCATTTTCTGAGTTATTTTCAACAGCACACAACTCAGATCTCTGGTTATATTGTCTTTATCCCCTAGACTGATAGCCCTCCGCTACAGTGTTAAATAATTTTCATCTCCTCTGCATAATAAACAAGAGCTCTATCTAGCAGAAACTCTGGCAGGTATATTTTATTAATATCAAGATATAGCGCCTATTAGTCTGGATTCATTACACAGATCTGATAGAAGCAAAACAGCCATGATAAATGCCTCAATATTAGCTTAATTCTAAAACAAACTGAGAGAGAAAAAGCAAAATCTTCTAAATAAATTTAGAGGTGAAAAGAATGGAAGGCTACCAATGGTTGGTACAAGAACAAGCCAAGATCGGCTATATGGCTCAAAAGTTGGACAAGTTGCGTTGCAATGCCGACCCAGCTCAATGGCCAGAAGGGGTGAAAATTTGGGGAGTTTTGGCTAAGAGACGGACAACTGTTTACGCCGCCTGTGAAGACGATCCTTGTGTGCAGGGTTATGCGATCAAACAGCGTAAAATGTACCCAGGTTCCTCTATCACAGCAGAGCGTCTCGGTTCTATCTTCGCTGTGGCTAACGCGCTGATCGAGAGGGGCATCAGTCCTCATTTTGTTTACATCTACCGCCTAATTGTTTGCCCGCTTGCAGGGGGCCAACTTGCCTCTTCGGTACCCGAAGTTTTAACTGTTGAGGAGCGGGAACGGCTTGAGCGCTATGTTAATGTCTCCATCCAGTTTGGGCATATGAGCCAGGAGGATGCAGAGCGAAAAGCTGTTAAGGAGATTTGGCCAGATTTCGCAGGCTATGCATATATCCTTTCAGAGAAGGGAGTTCCACTCGCCCCATCGCTGATCAATAAGCATTTCGGTGATCTTCAAGTTTACTCTCTGGTCTTCTTTATGTTTCAGAGTCTCTTGGCTCTGGGAGCTGCTGGCTACAGATTTGATCGTCCTCAGATAGACGAGTTGGTTTGGCTTGAACTACCCCATGACTCTTATTTCAGCTATCAAGTTCTGGGAAAAACTTACCATGTGCCCACTTTTGGTCAGCGTCTTGCCTGGGTCAGTTTAGATCTAGCTCATCCCATGACTAAGGCTCGCTCAATCAAACAATTTATCGTGAAAGTGCTGACTGAGCTAACTCGTCTGGTCTCAGATGTTCCACCAGAACTGGTCACACCAGAGCTGATCCAAGCTCTGCAGGACAATATCGCCTATCTTCACCCAGAGGAACCCACAGCTATCATACTGGAGGATGTTCCAATCCTGCGCACATTTGCTCGCATGTTCTCTCAGCCACCTGAACATATGCACAACATAGCCCGTTTCCCAGAGATTCTGCCCCTTGGGGCAGATAGCATGCTTGGACCACCTACACCCTCCACTACAACAGCCACTCCTTTAATTCAGCCCTTCACTACACCCTCCACTACACCTCTCTCACCACCTCGAGCAACTCAGCAGCCTCTGCAGCAAACTCAACTACAAGGACAGTTTACCCCACTTAGAACACTGCAGCCAGCTCAAACAGTGGTTGTGAGATCGACTCAGCCCTTCAATCCTACGCCCTTCAATCCCCAACCATTTGTAAGAACTCCAGCCGTACCAGTACAAGGCCAAAGAACCTTTGTGCCAGAGCAGCTCACACAACCCATCACACGATCAAGGACGCCAGGCAGAACATATATTGCTCCGGTAGTGCAAGCCGTACAGCCTCAACTCTTTACACCAGCTCAAGCTCCCTTCACCTTCTACCCAAGCATTAATCCGTCAGGCCGTTAAAGTGACATAGTTTAGTGCTAGGTAATAAAAATCTCATACTTATACCAATAAGTATTTAATAACCATGGCCTCTAATACCCTTAGAATGCAATGTCGAGAAAGATAATGAATTCCACACAGTGCGTTTAAGTGCTGGATAAACAGCAACTAGGCGGTATGCAACTAGCCACAGAACGACCAGTTACGACCCAGCCAACTGCAATACAACTGATTACAACTCAGCCAATCATGCAGATGGTGCAGGAGACGCAGAGTGGGGAAGCGCCTTGTTGGATCTACCTTCCTAAGTACTTCCTTAATGATGGGGCTCAGCTGTATAATGAACTAAGTAATACATGCGCTCACTATATGATCCATCTGCCTAGGGGCGACTATGTGTCTAAGCGTAGAACATGTGTCTTCAAGGACATGGCACAAGCAGATCAGATCCAACCAGATGCCAAAGCAAGAGCTTTTGATTACAGTGATATGCCTTCCTTTGACTGGAACTCATCACCAATGGTTTCAGCTGTTCGGGCTCATTGTGAGAAAATGTTCGGAGTTCGCTACACTCATTGCCTGGCTCACATCTACCCTACAGGGGAAGCATCGATTGGATGGCATTTCGACGCTGAAGCACTGGACTCGCCTGTAACTTCGGTCTCCTTTGGTGTAACACGGAAGTTCCGTTTCCGCCGAATTGGCACAACTAAGGGCTGGGAAGATGAATTTTATCTGCAGAGTGGTGATGTACTCCATATGTTGCCTGGCTGTCAGCGCAAATATCAACATAGTGTGCCGGTTGAGAAGACAATCGAAGGCGTGCGCATAAACCTCACCTTACGTATATTCTCAACCTAATTAAAAACTATTAGGTTTATCTTAATAAACCTGAATTCTCTCACTCCAGTTAATATAGATAGTCTAAACAACGAGCCATAAGTTAGAAACAGTGATGTCTGTGGCGATCGGCTTAATGGCTTGTTTCCTAGACGGCAAATACACCAGTCAGATCATCGGCTGTAAGGAGACATGGTGCAAAGAGGCAGAACAATTGAATGTGCCAGTCGTTTTCCTCTGCGGTAAGAATCAGCCCTCTACTGCCTATCAGGAGCAGTTTGGCGTGAAAGATGTCCATCACTACCCCATCGAGGACGATTACCAGTCTGCCACACATAAGCAAAATTATGGTTTGCGTCACATGCTTGAGAACTATAAGGCGGATTATTATTGCATTGCTGGCACTGACAACTACATCAATGTAGACCGTCTAATCCAGCTTTGCAAGAAATATCCACCGGAAACAGCATTGATCATTGGCGGCTATGGTGAGGTGCGCTCGATCGGCTATCAGTGCTATTTTCCACTTGGTGGTGGTGGCCTAATCTTCACCAGGGCCGCCGCCATATTCTTCTCTGAGAGACTTGAAGCTATGGCAACAGGCTGGACTCAGCTCTGTAAGCTGGAAGCGGCTGGTTATGAGCCAGCTTGCGATCTACAGCTCGGACACTACGCCTGGAAATGGAATATTCCACTGGTCAGGGAGAAGAACCTCTACATGTGCAGTTGGACTGGCAGAGCTTACAAATTCGAAGTTATCCCGATCGGAGGCATCGATTATGAGAATATTGTCATTTGTCACTTTATGGAGCGAGACGATATGCATTGCTACCAGCACTACAAGGAGAAAATTGGTTCATTCATCCAGATGCTGGAGAACTACCGCAAGAGCCGTGACAAATCTTTGATCTACTTCCAGAATGACATCATGTATCATGTTATTAAAGGCATCGATTCGATCCTGTTTTGCAACCGTGCCGATGTGTCAGATCACTGCCCTCATTGGACCTTCCTGCGTGCCTTAGTTGAGAATTATTCAAGAGCCGGGCGCTTGATCCAGATCTCAGAACAAGGCTTTGATCTAACTGTTGCTAAGTTGGCTCAGGCTCTTGGTCAAAGCTACTCTATCATACCAGACGAGGATGATTCTGTCTCTGCATTACAACCTGTCGATCTGCTCTATCTCAATGTGGAGAAGAACTACGGTCAACTCAAACGTATGCTGAACCGTTATGCTAAACTTGTCAGCAAAAGAATCATTATCATGGGGATTGGTATAGCCAATTTGAATAGTGACATCTACAACCAAGATCTGACAGCAATGGTAGAGAAGACTGGCATCTCACGAGAGGAGCTAGTTCTAGGTCTCGGCTTTGCCATTGAGAGTTTCATCCTAAGTCATCCAGAATTCGTCGTGGAGACACGAGAAGATAAGGGTATTGGCATAGTTATACTGAAACGAGTATAAAATATCTCATAATGAGATATTTTTTTAATGAGCTCTTATTTACCTGGCGCTTGAGTTAGCACAAATGGTTTTGCTGCAACCTGCTCCGGCACGAAGGCACGGGGGCCAGCTGGTAATGGCTGTGCTTGCTGTATGACAAACTGGTTTGGGGGCTGGAGTGGCTGTCTTGTCTGAGGTTGAGCTGGAACAAAGAGTTGAGATGGTTGTTGAGCTTGAGTTAAGACAAATGGTCTCTGAGGCTGTGGAGCTTGAGCTGGAACAAAGGGTTGGATGGTAGGGGCTGTAATGAAAGGTTGAGCTGGCAGCTGAGGTTGTGTCATAACAAAGGGTTGTTGGGGTTGGATTTGCTGCTGGGGAACCTGTGGTTGAGGTTGTGTCATAACAAAGGGTTGTTGGGGTTGGATTGGTTGGACTGGCTGAATAGCTGGCATAGTAGGCAATGTAATGGGCTGGATGACTGGTGGAGCGGGTAAAGTGATAGGCACCACCACTGGTGTAATAATGGGAGCTGAAAGGATGGGAGCCTGTAGTGTCTGCATGAGTGGTTGAAGCTGGGCTGTTGAGACAGGCAGCTCGATCTGTATTATCGGCTGAGCAGCCGTACCAGAAGGCTGGAATCTTGCGGGAGCTGGTCCAGTTGGCACAACCGAGATGGTGGGTATTATGGTGGGCATTACGATAGTAGCAGTGGTAGTAGGTAAAGTTACAGCCGGCTCATTAATAGGGGCTGCTCGTCTACCCATACCACCAGAAAGAGCGGCCATAGAAGTGGGTAGCTCAAACTCAATCAATGGAGCAAGTGGAGCAACAAGAGGCAGTTCACCTGCCAGCGCCACCCGTGGGCTCATAACAATGGAGGGAACTGGACTCTTAGATGCACTCAACGCAAACGTCTGAACACGCCCTTCTGTTGGAGGAGGTGTTCGGGCTCTCCCCGCGGGTGATTTAGCTGGAGCTTGACGCCTAGCTGGACTGGGAGGCTGAAATCCGCGAGGTATCAAAGCTCCAGCCTCCAACTGGCGTGGCCCTCGAGTACCTCGACCACCCGCTCGCCCAGCTCCTGGTACAACCGGAGCCATAGCCCTGACAGGTGCCGCTGTTCTAATAGGTGCGATATTGGCCTGCATTGTGGCAGCTAACCTGAGACTCGCTAGCGTTCTGGGCTTAGTCGTGGTACTCAAGTACTTAGTTATGGAGCGAGACAGCGCAACGATAGGACGAGGACTCACAACTTGTGTCCTTGATTGGACGTAGTCTCGTAGCACGACTGCTTCTGCCGTGCTGTCATAGTCATTCAACAATTCAGGCGAATCAATGGGACCTGTAACACTCAGTGGGTTGACATAAAAACTGTTCTGTCTCACTGTGTTGTTATGGTAGAACATCTGGTTGCAGTAGGTTCTGATATCCCAAGGTCTCTTAAAGTACTTGCCTTCAGCATCACGGAATGGAACAAGTCGCGTCTCTGTTGAGGTTGGAGGGGTCCAGGCTTGTAACAGAACATGTCCATGTAGATATTCATAGAGTCTGTTGATTCCTTGCATCTCCCAGGGTAGACGGAATTTCAAGTGAGCTTGCACTGGATCTATGATAAAGGTCCAACGCTGCTGTAATTCCATATCGGAGATGATCATCTGCTCATTCTCAAGGGTTGCTCGCCGCTCAACCTCTTGGGCAGGTAGCTTCAGCTGTTCACCTCTAGCACGCCAAACCTCATGGATCTTCTCGTAGCTACCAGATCGGATGTCAGAGACGAAAAAGACATCCTTACGACCATTCCATTGCTGGGCAATCTGATCGGTGAAGAGCTCTTGATGCAAGTTGATGCGTTCACTTGGCTTGATGCCGAAAGGAGCTGGGTCCCAGAGGTGGAAGGTGACGGCTGGAAACATCTTGCTGACAAATTCAATATTGCAACCTGGCGCTGCCCCCGCATAAACAACATGTAGACGCTGTATCTCAGCCGGATTCCAGAACATGGTTAGAAATTCCACAAGAGCAATGAGTAACTTGCGTTGGCCCCAGCGCACGGCTTGTTTGTCCTCACCAGCTCGCCGCCTGTATTCTTCCTGAGGTGATGTATCTAGCAGAAATAAGTCTTCTCGCCCAAATGGTTGAGCGTTAGTTGCTGCAGCTCTCACAAAAACTAGATAAAAAGCAATATCACCAGCCTTGATCGATGTATCCTTGAAGACGGGACGAGCGCTAGATATCAAACCCTGAGCTCGAATGCCCTGATTAAAGCTGTCAAAATCGAAGTTGAAGGGCACCTCAATTACAACAGTACCGACCTGTTTGTTGGCAAACAACTGTACAACTAGATCAGTGATGGGAGCATTACTGAGATATAGCATCAACTTGGTCTGTTTCTCATAGCCGGGGCCACCCCAAGGTGGTGCTAGGTAGACCACATCAACGGGCGGTGTATGTTTAACCACTTCGGTGCAATCGGCTAGAATTGTTTTGACTCGACCAGGCACGAATGTTTGCAGGTTACGATTCAAGCGTTCGAAGACAGCAGGCTCAATCTCAACAGCAGTGATCTGTGCATTTGGATAAACTCGTGCCAGATTAACGGTGCCAGCCCCTATATGGGCGCAGGCCTCTAGAATGGTTCTGGGATTTGGGATTTCTTGGCGCAAGGCTGCATTAACCTGCTCCAAATGCCAAGGCATAATGGAGGAATAGCGAGAAGCATCGACCACTTCAAATAGGCCATAATTGACTGATTCTGGGGCCCGTTGCGAACCCGAAATAATATTCTCTGGGAAGCGCATAACCACTGGGGTGGGCTGCTGGACAATTGTACCCAGTACTGGGAGCGTTGGCAACTGTCCTGCCATGCTGTGGCTGATCTGTTTGGCAGAAGAGTTATTAAGTAAGGCAACAATCAGCTATGTCTTAAGCTAAGCTAAAACAGGGCTAAACTCTAGGGCCACACTGTTGCGCACAAATAGCTTGAGAGTTACATCGTTGGGATGCCCCTTAATATGGGCTCGGTTATGTTGTAAAAAGTTTAATATAACATAACATATCTCACCTATTATAGACGAGTAGTTGTGAGTTATCTAACTATTAGATAACTTAGATTTTACGGATAATGTCCCAGGCGAATTCAAGTGCATCACATCTGAGCCACAGTCCCTTCAGGTAATCCACAGAAGAGACACGGTTGAGATGAGAGAATGGATCGGCTGTATTGGCAGGGCAGGGCTCAGAGCCCGAGGAGCTCTTTTTGGAGCAAACTTTGTAATCTTCTGCCACTATATTGCCGGATTGGAAGCCTAGTCTCTCGTTGATTGTTTGAAAATCATCCGGCAACCAGAGCAGAGACCATAGACGGTATAAATTTTGATCTCGCAACATAGTTTGACGGAAGATGGGATGCCTCATTAAACTGATCAAAAAACAGTAGAAGTCGAAGGAGCCAGTGAACAGAGGTATGCCGCTATGCCTAATGTAAGTGTAGAGCAGCATATTGTCTGCTGTCAGGCGATAAACCGAGAAGTTCTTAGCCTGACACACTTTCTCACCACTGGATTCGGAGCCACTACCACAATAGGCCATCGAGCCTCGTATAGTTTGAATCTCTGGACTGAAAGGGTAACGCTCCATGAAAGCCTGAGCATCCTCAGTGCTGGAGAAGAATTGGTTCTCAGTCGTGCCAGCTGAGCTCTTGCTGAAGTTACCGAGCGACAGAGTGAGTGGCGCTTTCACATGGAAGCCCTGATAGATATAGGATACAGGTATTCGACTAAAGAAAAGAGCCTTATCCGATGGCATTCCATGGCTGAAGCGGATCTCCTTGAGAGCTATAAGATTAACAACCAACTGTGTAATGATACCTAGGACCACTTCAGGCTTCAGGCCTGTCTCCGCTGACGTGGCGCCGGTCAGATAACTGGATACGGTTGAGGTCTTATCGATCAAGCCAAGATCAGGGCTATCTTCCACGCTGTAGCCTGTATTTCGGCAGACAAAGGCCGTCAACCTACGAACAACGTTGATGTTATATTTCTTCAAAGTGGCCTCTACTAGCCAAGAGACTAGTGTAGTGATGGTAAAAACATCACCAGTGATACGACGCCCGTTGAATGGAGGCGTGCCACAAGAAAGCAGCGCTTGATGAGATGCAAGTAGCAGTCGAGCTCTCTGATCGCTCTCCGGAGCCCAGCGCAATGATAAGACGACAGGAGGGCTTATCGTGAATATTAGCTTGCGCCCTAGCTCACGACCACATTCAATAAGAAAAGAAGTGCCAGGCCCTGTCTTGTTGAAGCGCACTAGTCGCTTCATATTTGTACATTGAGCGCAAGAAAGTGGGCTTCTTGGCTCCCCCGCTCCCATCTGACAACGACAACTATTATCTATACCAAGCGGACTATCATCCTTCCATAGAACTTTGATCAATGTATCTGGATCAGAGCTCATCATAGCAACAACCATATTACGCTCTTGCTGATATCGAGCAAGCAGCTGGTCTACATGAGTAGTTCCTTCACAACAATCAGTGTTAATATAACGCGCCATCTCACAAAATATCACTTTTAACTTTCCCTTTTCTGTTATCTGAATATAATTAAAATGTCCGAGCTGGGTCGGACATTTTTTTATCTAACGGTCAGCTCTTTACCTCGCTTCCCATCCCACAAACCGTTCCATATTGTCCTATGATCTGTTGCATTCCAATTCGCCGCTGTCATGACGCCCTGCATAAAGGCCTCAGTCTCAAATTGTACAATTACATCACGAACTCGCACCTCAAACTGCTTGCTCCTTTCTCTCCTGGGAGCCCCAATTTCTGTTGGTCCGCGATAGTGTCTATCATCATTCTTCAATAGAAGGCCGAGGGTCATCTGAACATTGGTTTCATGTGAGAAAATCTGGATATGTTCCAATGGAACCAGGGCCCGCAGACCGTAGATGATGCCGAACAGTTGCTCTTCCTTGATGTTAACAGTGACCTTGCAGCTTGGCATGATGAATGTGATCTGTTCCTCCGGTACACCCGTCGCACCAAACAGAGACTGGAGAGGCGCCATGCCAAGAGTCTGCCATACATCATCACGAGTGATAAAAGCTGAATATTTGGCGCGAGCCATCTCTCCCACCATCTCACAGATGCGCTCAATGATCTTGCTACAGACTGCATTGGTCCTGGCCTCGTTAGTTACAGGTGGTTGCATAACCACCACTGGTTCGATTGGTTGGGCTTCAACCAAAGGCTCAACTGCAGTTTCAATCATGAGTTGCGGCACCACTACGGGTACGACTTGAACTGCAGCTTCCAAGTTCTCGATGACTGTGACGGCCATACTCTGAATTTCGGGGGACGCTGCCAAATACTGGCGCACTTGCTCCAAGAAGGCCGGAGCATCGAGTTGCTGATTCTGACGCAAGAACGCGACAATGCTAGTTAAATATCCCAGTATTAAGCGGGCTGGCCGGGCATCACAAAAATTCAAATCAGCATGAGCTAAGGCCAGCTGTTCGATAATCAACTGTTCCGTGATGTAAGTATCCATTCCTTGCATAGTGTTGGTGCTTGTCTGTGTAAAGCTGTTCCTATTTTGGCGCTGTTAAATCGTCCAGAGCAAAGTCAACCTTGTTCCGGAAATTTCAAATTATAGATAATTTTCACCCTGGGGCGAGTGATCTGAGATTGAAGTAACTCTAGCAACAATAGCTACTAGAGTCCTGGGCAGGTCTATTCACAACATGCAGATCCTGTTGCTTATATTTGTATTGAGTATCTACTCGGCCAGCTACTTCAAGCGCTTTCAAACGTATCTGTCTGGCTCGGATCGCTTCTATGCTCTCACCAACATGGAGATTGGGACGTACAGCATTCACAGAGCTCGATGCTGAAGCTGCCGAGCCAGAGTAGCTAGCTCCAAGCGATGGGACTTCATAAGCTTCAGCCTCTGAGCCCAGCTGGAAAGAGAAACAGACTCCATAATGATCACTGGCTGTGGTTGCTAGCCCTAACAGCCTAGGCTCGCCAATCAGAGCTACTCCACGATAAAGACAGCGATCAAATGGATGAGCGTACTTTTGAACAGCTTGGATACAGGGATTGTCATTGCAGTAGGTTGCCAGTAGTGGAGCGCTCTTATAATGGCGAGTCTCAACAGCCTCATTCTTCCTCATATTGAAGTCCCCAATAAGTATAGTGTTTGGGTAATGAGGTCGCTTGAGCAACTGCTCCAATTGTTCTCCTCTGAGTGCTGCAGCTTCTGCGCCGCTACTTAAATGGAGACAGACTACACAGATCTGTTGACCATTATATTTAACATGAGCCGCAACAGCTTCTCTAGCAATATCCTTGAGCCCGAATGTTTCTCTCAGGATAATAGGCAGTCTGGTGTAGATGATATTTCTAAACCAGCCCTGGTTCCCTTTTGGAGCCACCTGCTCATAACCGCCCAACTTCAATGCTTCCCCAACCTTCTTATTATATTCTTGCAGACAGATGATATCTGCGTTTGTGATTGCGATTTCTCTGGCAAGCTGTGTTAGGTTACCCTTACCTTGATGGCAGTTGTAAGTCACCACTCGTAGGAACTTCTCATCCATAATGGGGTACAATGGGCCTCCGCTGTGAGGTTGAGATGACTCCGTTTCTGAGTGAACTACCACAGCCTCCTGGCGAATATGAACAAAATCATCTGGCCTCTGATCATTATGGACGATAGGCTGTGTATTGACAGCACCTCTTCCAGTTAGTGCAATCTCTGGGATGAAAGGGGACGGGATGAAAGGCCTGGCTGGAGTAGCTACACCAGTCGACTGACTATCGCTACGGCTCCTACGGCCTGGTTTTATATTTGGGATGAAAATGTGCTCTGACATTGTCGAGAGTTTGATCGATTGTTTTTATCAGAACTCAATCTTTTTAACTGCCACAGAGTTATTCTTATCCCAACTAAACCCTGGGTAAATTAAGACTAAATGTGGGAGTGAGATTTTGCAGATAGAAAATGTGCCTTGAAAGCACATATAGCCACATCTACAGACTATCATGGCCCTTAATCTCAGCAATATCGACGAGAACAGATTCATCCTGAAAGGTACAGGTACTATTCGGGCAAAGGATACGTTGAAAGCCAATGGTGGCTCCTGGAATCGTAACCTGCAGGGCTGGACTTATCCCAATACCAAGCGTGATGCTATTATGTCCTTGCTAGCACAGATGCAGGCCAGTGGCTACCAGATCACGGTGGATAACAGCCCTGCACCTCAGACCCAGCAGCCCCAACCCCAATATCAAATGGGCCAGATGGGCCAAATGGGTCAAGCTCAACAACAGGCAGGATGGCACCCAACCCAGCAGATACAGGGCAGCTGGAATCAGCCTGTTCAGCCAACTTTCCCACAACAGGGTCAACAGCAGCCTGTACAGGGAATGCAGATTCAACCAGCTCAGAATGTGTTTGCTCCCCCCATTGGACCGGTCGGTCCATTGATTCAGCCGGTTCAGCCTCCTCAGACTCCGAGCCAGTTGATGCAGGCTCCGCTACAGCTGCCTGGTGCTGGTCCCACTTTCATGGCTAGGCCTGTAGCTCCTCTCAGTAATGTGACAGTGGATAAGCCAAATTCCTTCACGGTGCCCTTCCGAGCAGTCGATGGTATGGCATATCAACTGGTTACAATGACTGTACCACTTCCCCTGGTCGATGGGCGCATCTTAGTGGGTGAAGAGAGAACTCCTTTCTTAGTCCAGACAGTAGGCAATGGCCTACCTGTACGCACTGCTCGAGCCATACAAGAGACTAACCCAGAGAACGGCATTGATATTGTGCTACTGGGAGAGCACTATTACCTAGCCAATCCTCAAGATGGCTGGCCTTTATCTATGTTCCCTGTCATCTTTGTCCCCAATTAAAAAACCTGTATATACCTTGAGCAAGGTATATCTGTTATAGCAACACAGTTATTGTAACCTTAAGCTTGAAATCAGCCTTAGAGTTGAGCTATTCTGGAGAAAAATACCCAGATTGGGTATTTTTTAATTCTTGAGCTTAATCTGTGGCCTCTTCCTTACCTTTGGGTGAGAGTTCTTCTCTCGCAGGTACTATGGCAGGAACCAAGATCTCTCGTGTTGGGAGGGGAAGTGGCTCTTTCGCCAGGAGACCCTCTGGAACCCAGCCAGCCTGGATGTTGAGCTTGTTAATTGTGCTTTCAAGATCAATGAAGGTGGCTAGGTTAGTATATCCTTTCGCATTGACACGGACTTCCTCGCCAGCATCGAAGCCATCATAATAGAGGAATTGGATAACGGTTCCATCTACATTGCGCACTGAGCCATCGTATTGAACGGCCATATTCTCGAAAGCCTTAATCATACGGCGATAGAGTGCACCAGTTTCAGCCGTCTTGAGGGCTGTATTCATAATACCTTCTCTTCCACCATACAACAGTAGGAAGAGCTCTTCCGGCGCTAAACCTTGGTAGTAAGAGTGGTTGATGAAGCCGAACGCTTCCGGGGATAGATCACCCTCTTCGAAGACAGGCAGACGTCTGGTACCCTCAGTCAATGTGGCTGGTGGAAAATCACCGCGGTAGTATTGAGGCCCAACGACAGCACCGATTTGACCCACATTATACTCAGCACCTTTGGCTCCACTCAGCACCATAGTGCCAATATTATTATCCTTTGCCATGAATTCCTTAGTTAGCTTGATTCCGACACCTTTGGCAATATCTGCTATGGTCTTGATCTGACCACGACGATATTCCTCCTCCAGTGGATCTTCGACCGGGCCGCCTAAAGCCTCAATCTGTATGCGCATCTTGGTAACTTCTAGATTAACTAATTCATCCACTTCATTAATCTCTTCCTCGTATTCTTCTATTCTATGTGTGATCGGATTAAAACGCTGCTTGACCACCACCTTGAGCTTGGCACAGTCGCCGATTCCCACAGTAAATCCATGTCGGTCCAACCAACGCTGGATGATCCAGGTAGCATCAGTTAGAAACTCGACAGTTCTGTCGCTACCGTACCCTTTCCACAGCTCTTGTACGATAGAGCGATGGACCGGTCCCACGTGGGCTTTGGTAATAAGGCCTCGAATCAAGATACCTTCGACGATGAGAACACCTGTCTTATCATCACCCTTCTTATAGTAGAGATCAGGGGGCAACACTGAACTAAAGAGAGTTCTTCCAGAATAGGCCGGCACGCCATATTTAACAGCCCGCTTGAAGAGCGACGCTGTTCCATCATTATTAGTCAACATAGAGAGGCAGTCTCCGAAGAGGACAGGATCCACCATAACGTGGGGATGAGTCATCATGTAGGCACCGGAGACGGAATCCATGATCAAGCCAATAGCTGGCCTATCTTGCTGTGCTGACATAATGCACTGTCTCACGTGCATGAGATTTTGCACTTCTGAGATAACCTCCAGGTCCTGGGGGTTCCATGCATTACCTTCATCGCCATCATGCGTTCCCGCCTGGCGTAGCGGCCCAGGCCGAAATATATCTAATTACGAGATATACCCCAACCCAGGAACCCCAACTTTCGCTGGGGACTAGACTTTACCTTAAGCCTTTGATCACAGGAGCCGTAATCTCAGACCAATCTCCGTCAAGTCGTTGCACCTTCTCCACACAGCTATATAGCTGTGTACCGCTTGCGCGGCTGCTATTAATCGATATTGTCAGAGTGTTATTATGTAACGCCCTTCATGAAAAGATTAATAGTTTAGGAGCTTGGCTCAGGATTGCCCATATCCACGAAGGTGTGTGGAATTCTATGGCGTTGTCACCTGGTCCCATTCGGGCATTACCCGGGGCCCTCCAAACCTTTCGATTCGAAGTTGGTATCCATAGATTCTAGGGGTTTCCCTGAATTTGAAGATTTTGCTCGAGCCAGTACGTAAGTACCGACCCAAACTAGGCAGTTATATGCGGTTGCCCGGGAAAGTTTACACCGTTTTCCCCGTCAGGTACGATCACGAATGTGATCGCCGGCATTTGCGCCGGCATTTCCAACCTGACAGGCGGCTGCCTGTTGCTGACTATGATATTGAATTTATTTGTATTTTGACCGACTAGATCTATGATTTCTGTATTTTGATCTATCGGTAGACGCTCTATAAAAAGACATGCTATTTGATATGCGGTGTTTGTGGGAATTGTTGCACCACCGAATGCAATATGCTTCACATTTTTCCAGCCCGGCTCATCGGCTGTTGAGATGTTGAGCATTATTAATACAAACCTTCCACGATTGGACTCTGTTATCCGAATCCTTGTTATTTGTTTGTTGTGGAACTTGGCGATTTTATCTGTGTACTTGTCCATGGGATCATCGGAGAACAGTGTTGGTGCTATCTGGATCGGTATTCCAAGAGAATAGAAAGGTAGGAGAAATTCTGAAGTATCCTCCCACGCCTCTTCGAATGAAGCGTTCATGCCTCTACCGAAAGATAATCTTGTTCTCTCTGGTTGACCCGGAATGGATAGGTAACAATAGATCGCTCGCTTCTCTCCAGCCTCATGAAGAGGCTTGACTTCGATAGCGGACGTCTTTGATAGATAAAACTGTGAGATGTTTGTTGCATCGCGATGGCGCACTCGGCTATGTTTGGCAACGTTATAGCCGTTAGGAAGCATCGTGTTATATTGTTCGATATAATGAGCTTCCCAAGCGTCCAGGGTATCGCGATGACCAGCACCAAGTTGTGTTAATAAAAAGGCCTCGTGACCAAATTCACGTATGGCTTGTGAGAGTGGAGTTCCTCCGCCCATTTTAGCGGTAGACTTGTGATCACTCCATCTTCCCCACATTCCATAGCGATATGGTCTCTCGTCCTTAAATTTGTGAAAGGATGCTTGTCCAACATAACTCTTATTGTTGGTGGTGCAAGTTAAAATGTATATACATCCGCATGATGTGTCTTCTTCCATTTTATAAAATATTTTACAGTAGCGTCTTTTACTAAATTCAATTTGTGTTAATCAGCGTTTAACGGGGGACAATATGAGGGGTGCAGACCAAGAGTAAGTGGAGAACCAAGCACCACTTCAAAACCCATCAGAGACTGCTTGTGTAATGTGGGCTGACGATTGATGATAACTGTGTCTCCATTCTGGAGGTACCGGTCTACCTCGTCTCCGATGCGCAGCGCATACTTCTTGCCTTTGCGGACAACATAGCGCACGGGCTCATCCTTCTCATTCTTTCGGGTGATGTGAGTGATGTGACCTCTGGCCATCAGATTGATGAGATGCTGCCGGTTAAATGCATTAACTCGAACTCGTTTGGTCAGCACTTCACGCCAGATGATTGGGATACGGATCTGACCAAACTTGAGCGATGGATCCGGTGAGAGCACAGTGCGGCCACATTGGTTGGTACGCTTGCCTGCCATCATCTTACGTAACATGCCTTCTTTACCATTGATGTCACCAACTACTGACTTGGTCTCACGCCCACCAATCTGGCGCCCACCACCTAGCAGTAGTTCTTTGACTTTCTGATAAACCTGCTCAGCCTTCTCAGCGATGGTGCGTTCGCCGTGTGTTGCACCAACCAGATTATAAGATATAACAGCCGAGGAGATAGCGATGTAGCGCAATGTTTCAAAAGCCGGCGTAGTGCCTGCCCCATTGTAGTTGGCCGGCCGAGTCACTGGTGGTGTAATTAAAATAGCCCGCATGATCATATTACGAGGGTGACTTCGATTTATCTTGTGTAACGCGTCGAATCCCAACAGGACTGCATCCTCATTGGTGATGAGTCCGAGGATCTCCTCCACCCGTTGGATTGGCAGAACGTCTAAGGCTCCACTAGGCTCCTTCTCACCAGCTTGCTTCGGTTGCCGATACATGATCTTATCCGACTCTTTCAGGTTAGTGGTGATGAACTCTGGATTTGGATGACATGGAACGATGGGCCCTTGGCCTAGGGCTGCTGCAGTTTCAGGTCTTCTCATACATCGTACTCCTTTCTTTGAGAGTCTTTCTATCTCAGTCATTCGGGCTGTTCCACTCAACCGCAATATACCGGATGACTCTAAACGCTGCTTACTGACTAGCAAGCCTCCACAATCATTGCAGACTGACGACAGCACAGAGACCACCTGTCTAATGAAGAGAGGATTATAGATTGGAAATCCAAAGTCGATGATACCAAAGTGGCCCTCACAATCTGCCTGACCACAGCTGGTACAGGGACTATTAAGTCCTATGACTCCCATCAGCGTGTCATTGACAGAGCCTTGTCCTTCTTTCTCCGCGTTGGTGATCTGGACTACAGACATCTTCTTCATATCTTCATAGGAAAAAGTGTGGATCTGAGTTCTCACAATCACAAGCTCGGGCAATTGGCTCTTCTCAACTCCGACCTCTCTGATTATATCTTGGGCCATACCACGGGTCAACCTGAGTGGATCACCTGCCTCTGGGATGGGATCCGTACCCAGCGCACAGGCTACAGGGTTCTGCTGACGCGCTATATCTGTTGGATGCCCACCAGCTACGGGCTGGTAGAAATGGGCTCCTGGAACTGCGGCAGGGGTTCGCTTTCCATATTGCTTGGTTCGCCTCGCCCCAAAGGTGACATTGCGCTCCAGCGCAATGTCCTGTTCCAATCCCGCCCCTATAGGGCGGGTAGGAGCTATGTCCGACGGATATGTCGGTCGACGCTCTGCCATCTCAATACCGGTGTGATTTGAAACTAACGCTTTTCCCAGCAAGAAGAATATCAATCAACCTTTTTCTCTTCTAAACCAGACATTGAAAGGAGGGAAAGGTAAACGATCTGATGCTGGTGCAACGCGAGTTGGTGTTTCGTCCCCGTAGCCGGTCTGTTAGGCCGCCAGATCATGTTCTAGATTCTACTGATTGGATAGATCCACTTAGCCGGCCTCGATCTAAGGAAGATAAGATTGAAAATGATTCTTCACATCACTCCCTTTTTCCTCATGTACCTGTGCATGAGGAACCCCTCAAATCGATACAAATTCTTATCGTACCTGGACGCAGCGGTCAGGAGATCTCACGCCTTGAAGTGTTCTACGATGGAGTCGTCAGAGTTATCGACGATGAGGCAAATATTGCCTCACTCTCCTTCCATCTGAAAGAACCTCATGAACTTGGTCACAAGGATAGGAAGAAAAAGAAGAAGGGGCTATACCAAGCACTGCTAGCTTTAGCTGGCTCAGACGCAGAAGTTCAAAGTCTAGTGGAGGGTATTGTCTGTTATCTCAGCTTTTTTGCCTTGGCCGAGATGGAATCATTCCACGATCTTCTACCGCTGCATTTCTCGATTCCTGCCTTAACAGAGGGCAACTTGATGAATGAGAATATGTTCCATTATATGGAGGTTCCACTGCATTCATTGCATCACGTTGCCACTTCCCCACTTCAGGATCTTGTCGGAGCTATTCTCAATTTTATCAATAGATGGGGGCATCTCTTCCAGGAAGGTCCCGTTGTAGACCGTTCGCGTGTGATCATGGAAACAATGGCCGGAACTGTTAGGGCGCACTCCATTATTCTGCAGTCCAAAGTGGACCAGATACACAGAGATCTCCACATAAGCAGTCGCCACAGCATCGCGCGCGCAGAAGCCCAAATTAAAGAGAACTGTCTGCGTGATCTGGGCGGAGTTGTTGAGAAACAGATACAGAGCGCTCAGGGCCTGATTCAACGGCATGGCAGTGAGCAGCTGGATAAGATGAGTCAAGTCATGACTAATATCATGGCCGCCGAGCAGCGCATGCTTCAAATGCTCGGCAAGTTTGAGCATCAGACTGTAGAGCGCATCCATCACACTGAGCTGCGTTTGGATGAAATAGCTGCCTCCCTCGACCGTAAGACACTACAGCTGGAGCAAGAGTTTCAAGACAAAGCAGCCCTGTTTAACCAAGAACTTCATGAGACCATGCAAAAGCTAGCAGAACAAGCTGGCACCCATCTGAATGAGGTTAATAGACAATCCTCCGAGCAATTCTCTAGCACAAGTCGCTCCCTGAATCAGGAGGTTACAGAACGTCATCAAGAGATAGCAGGGCAGCTCTCTTCACTGGAGACAAGATTCAGCCAGATTAACCCGAAACAGATACTGGATCAGCTTCAAGCCGATATTGACCATCGCCTTAATCAGGCTAAGGAAGAAATGGTGGCAGAGACATCTCACCTTGATCATCTCATCCATGGCCATGTTGACGCTATCCTGCGAGATAGAATAGATAGCGTCGTGCGGCATTATACTGGCCATCTCGACCACCTCAATCAGACAATCAACCAGAGAGCTCTAGAAGAACCAGAATTTGAGCCACCCCAAGAGTCTGAACCTCCAGAACGAACTCCAGACTTCAGTCCAAATTCTGGACGCAGTGAGTTAAGCTCTAGAAGTTATCACAGAGCATCTCCACCTGCTTCCCCTCCATCCTCACCGGCCAGAACTGCTTCACCTCCGCCTTTCTATTCTAGGCCTATCTCTCCCCCAACTTCAAGGAGTGAAAGAAGTAGCCGGAGTCCAGAGCCTCATGACAGATACTATGAGAAATCATCAGAACAAACATATCAAGTTAAAGATTCGTATTCAGCCAGTCAATCAGGCTCTGTCTCAGAGGTAGGACAGATTCAAGCTCCTGTCTGGGAAGGTGACCAGCCTAGAAGCCGACCACAGCGACCAACATATATCGTGAGGAGCTCGCGCGCTCATTAAAAACATTTCTACTGGGTCATAAAAGGAGACATCCCTCAACAAAGGGCTAGTTTCTCTTGATTTATCTGCCTGTAGAGCTATGGAAACATCCACCACTGATACAAATATTACACAGACTATTGATACGACACAGAGCGATCATCTCCCCACACCTCAGCCCGTTAATCAAGGCCATCAGCCTGGCTCACCACTTATCTCAAATAACACAGAAGTGGGAGATGCAGAAGGGTCAAAGGATAAGGGCCAAACTGACGACCGTTGCTTGGTGAATATACCAAGCATAGCCCCAATCCCAACCACAGCACCGACACGGGCTGAAGAACCAATCGGATTTCAAGACACTCCATATGTTAGGATGCTAGCAAAAGAAGCGGAAGGTATAGATTTCCTAACATTGAAGATAGTTGATCCGGAACAGGTTAAACGGATTAACGTGTTGAAAATGGGCCTCTGGATAGACAAGGGCACTTACTGTGTTAGTGACTATCCACAAGGCTGTATTAATTGGTTCATACTGCGTCTCTTTCTCTTGACTATGTCCAATCTGGGAGCAGCCTTAGGTATGAGCACCAAAGAAACAGCCTTTGAGATCGGTATGGAAATTGTTGGGCTCAAGAAGCGACAATTCACAGAACAAGGTAAATTACTGGCTGCTCACGGTGTTAGAACAGAACCAAAAGCACGGGGCTGGTTCTGCAAGACTAAGAACGTGGTAGTTAAGGAGGTCGGTTTAGCTGTGCCCAAATGGGATCCTAGGATAGGCTGCTCTAGCGATGGAGATGTCTACATCAAAGAGGGTGACAAACTTATTGATACAAACGGCATCATCGAGATTAAATGTCCGAAAACGATGTATCCTAGACTTAAGGAGCACATGAAGCTAGCCAGACGAGGCGAGAAATTTTCGCTACACTACCACGATCACATCTTTGACTCTCATTATCTACAGATGCAAGGCAACATGATGATTGGAGGCAAGAGTTGGTGCCATTATATCGTCTATGCCACAGATGATAAACTAGCCTATGATGAGAAAATCCCAGCTAACCATGAATATTGGGAGAACTTCATCAAACCAGGTATCGCCAACTTCTTCCAATATTTTGTTGATCCACTGCTGGCCCGTCATGGCTTCTTGCATGATATATCGCGCTGGGACGGAGGGGATAGAGGTTGTTAATATATCTCTAATATTAGAGATATTATTTACGCTGTTAGATATCAGACATCTGTGACTGTGGCTGCATATTCGAAATGAGCCGGGGTTAGATCAGTCATAACATGAGGCCCTGTAGTGGGACGACGATAAGGCCTGCCGTAGAAGATGTTGTGTTCTCCAGTTGTGGGGATATAAGGGGCTGTATCAGGAAATAAGTTTACACTGCTCACAGGTTGTGGTTGAGATGTTTCTAGAGTTTGGGGAGTTGAGTCATGAGCGGGAGTCTCAACGACGATCTGTGTTAGATGCTGAGCTCCAGAAACTGTATTACCCATCTTTTGAAGCAATAGCCTTATTTTATAGATCCTGTGTCAGATCTGGAATTGGCTCGGGAAAACGATTGATAAAGGTCCACCAGAAGGCGTATATTGCGAATAGTATCGGTAGCAGTACAAGAGGGGTTGAGTATATCTGATAAACTGTCACGGCAAACCAGAGCGAACAGACTATTAACAACAGAGCTAACCACATAGAAAGGGAGCGATCGTTGGTAGTGCGTAAAAAGATGAAAATCCAGGTTAGTAGGAAAAAGCTGAAGAAGACAAATGGCGCGAAGATAATAGGATGTTTGCCACCATGGAAGGCCTTATAGGCAATGAAAGCAACGAGTAGCTCAACTCCGCTAATCAACGCAATAAATAGAGGTGCTGGAAGAGCTGCCTTCTGACTTCTGTAATGATTAATATGACGTAGCACAACATAGACCACGATGATGAAGATAACCAGAGCAAATGCCAAATAAGCCAGTAAATCCTGCTTATTATAAGGTCTCTCTGGTTCTTTGGGCAGATCAGGGGTGGGATAGATGCCTGGATGGGATTCGAACGGTACCTCAGGTTCTTTGGCTGGCACAGTACCGGTGCCAGCGCTATCATCTGAGGGTCCGAAACCTAGCCAGTTGACTGTTTGCTGCCCATTACTCATCGCACTATGCTCCGACAAGTTTTATCCGATTTTATTGAGAAGTTAAATTTCTAAGAAAAAGAAAAGAGAGCGCAGATAATCGCTTACGACCCAGAGAGATGGCTCAGGACTCAAGCGATTTCGTGACTGTGAGCGACACACAATTCAGCCCGGATAAACAGGGTGATAAACACAACAAGAAACATGCTCATCAAACTGTGCAACGCGGGCGATCAGAGAGGATCAAACCCAAAGCTCTGCCTGTACTGGCCCCGCCCTCAAACAAAACAGCTAAGGGTAGAGGCCACAGAGGACGCCGGGATAGGCCGAAGAGTCGAGCAAATCCAGGTGCAAATCAAGAAGTCAAAGTGAGTAGGCCAAAAGGCGGCAAAGCTTCATCCAATTGCAGTTCTAGTTCTTTCTCCACAGTTGAGAGTTTAAGCAGCAATGACTGTAACGAGAGTCTCAGCACAGTAGTATATTCTTGGTCAGACCAGTATGGCTGCAATAGGCGGCGCTGTTCCTCTTCCTCAAGTCGTTCGCCTCGTAGACACTCTCCCACCCGCTACTCACCACGTAGACACTCTCCCACCCGCTGCTCACCACCAAGACACCCGATTGGTCCTTGTGTACCTCGCTCAGACTCTTCTTGCTCCGATTTCACAAAGAAGAAACACTCTTCCTCCTCCGACTCCAGTTGTACGTCTAGTACTCCCTCTTCTTCCAGCTCATCCAGCTCTAAGTCTTCATGCTCTCCCCGTCGCCACCATTGTGAACAGCCCAAGAAGCACTGTGATGAGGATAATCAAGGTTTCAGCGCTATGGTCACACCCCTCACTAACTTGACCACTGCTGGTGGTAGGACTGGTTTTGTTCGCTTCTTGCTTAGACGTAAGAACAAAATAGTCGTGCTGCAGTGGGAGACATTTTCTGGCCAAATCGGAGCTGCCGGGGTGGCCTTCCTAACAGTGATGCAGACTGTTTGTAATATGCCTCCCTACAAAATTAACGCTCCTTATAGGATCATCTATGCTGGCACGGCTAGAATGTCTTTCATCGAAGTTGACCCTGCTGCCAATGAGAACATTAAGTTCTACTTGGATATCTCCGGAACTGCCAATGCTGATACAGTTAAGGTGGGCGATCAAGTTGAGATTATGGCAGGTTCTATAACCTGGATTGCCGCATGATAAGGAGCCTCTTCTATGGGAGGTGATTTCTACAATATATCACATGTCGTGATATATTAATGCTTGATCTCTGCGATATTGGAGCAAAACTAAATTTTACAGAAATAGCTACCCTCATTTTCTCTCAAAGTAACTCTGCATCAGTGTCTAAGCGTTGTGGACTGGAAATGCACGGGCTAGAATTCGTTCTGGTAGAATCAGATCATGTTCCGGTGCCGGAGCAGATGAATGCTAGACAGTTGAAATATTATGAGGAGCTATGCAACATTGCATCTAGGAAGGGAGGACAGGTTCTGAGTAATTATGTTGATGCTTCAACTAAGATGAGGTTTAGATGTCATTTGAGTCATGAGTGGGAAACCTCCCCTGGAGGTATTAAACATAGAAATCATTGGTGTCCTCATTGTTCAGGGAATGCACGGCTGAGAATCGAAGATCTTCAAGCTTTGGCCTTGTCTAAGGGAGGCAAATTGATCAGCACTGAATATCGCAATAGCGTCAGTCCTCTTATCTGGGAATGTGCAGAGGGATATCGTTGGCAAGCAAAGGCAGGGGCTATTAGACAAGGGCATTGGTGTCCTCATTGCTCTGGGAATGCTAAAATTACTATCGAAGAATTACAGGCCGTTGCAGCCGGGCATTCTGGTTGGTGTCTAGAAATTTCCTATATGGGCAGAGACATTAAGCATAGATGGAGATGCCAGCTAGGTCACGAGTGGGCAGCTATACCCGGTAACGTCAGGAGAGGTCACTGGTGTCCCAAGTGCGCACGTAATTCTCCTGCAACTATAGAAGAGATCAGAGCCTTTGTGGCTGCCCGTGGAGGAGAGTTCCTCAGCGATGTTTACATTTCTCCCCATGCCAGCTATAATTGGCAGTGTGCCAAGAAACACGTCTGGGAGTCCAACTGGGGTCGCATTAAGCATGGAGGAGCTTGGTGTCCTCTCTGCAGAGAGTCTCAGGGTGAAAGAATTTGTCGCGGTATTCTGGAGCGCATGGGAGTCCCATTTGCAGGACAGTTCTCTATAGCCCAGATGTCTAGCAGACGTTTTGACTTCTGTTTCCAACTCGGCCCTCAGGTCTGGTTGATCGAGTTTGATGGCAAACAACACTTCAAAGAGGTACCCTGGTATCACATGCATGGACAAACATTTGAAGCGGGGCAACAAGCTGATATCTTCAAGACTCATACAGCTCTCAACGCTGGCTATAATCTCATCAGGATAGATTATAAACAAGTCAATAACATTGAGGATCATATCAAGAAGGCTCTGATGTCGGGTAAACGATATTACTTCTCCACACCATCTATGTATAATTGGCTGATACCAGAAAATCCTCTTGTTCTGGATCTGGTTGATGATACTAGTCCTTAATCGGGCTGTCTGTGAAGATGATGAAAACTGCCATATATTCCAAATATACCACTAAATGTGGCATATTTTTTAATTTGTGACTATTGAGGTTGTCCCTGAATTTCCTCTGTGTATGAAGCATAATCGCCAGGAAAAAGTACCTGCGCACTAATCTGTTCTTCTAGGATGTCCTTGAGGACTTGTGTTTTCCGAGCAAGTGCTTCCAAAATCTTTGTCTCACGAGCAGCTCCCTTTCCATAGACAATCCTGATGGTGGCGTTACTCTTAGTTCCAACTCGATAGATGCGGCCAGCAGCCTGGTGGATATCAAGAACACTGTAGTTGGGTGAGAGGTACATGTAGCGCGGTGCATTGCCAACAGTATCATGCAAGGAAATGCCCTCCTTTCCAACTTTTATGTTGGCTATTAGAAGGCGGTAGTTGGGATTTTCGTTGAAAACCGCGACACGGCGAGCCCTCTCGTCTGGTTTGACGTCTCCACGCAGAATAATCGGATTCCAATGCGCCAATAGATGGTAGAGCTGATCAATTGTGTTGAGATAGGACACGTAGATGATAACCTTGGAGCCTGGAATGGTACGTAGATCGTTCTCAGCTAAGCGTGCAAATGTGTTGATCTTAGCTGTCTCAGCCTCCTGCAGCGCCTTGGTGATGGCTCCGAAGTTGGGCTCAGCCGCGCGTTGCACCTGGCCAGTGCGCTCATCGAAGTGTGCAGCTGTGGCCAGATTGCCAACGGCTTGACGCAGAGCTACATCATCGTATGCATTCATAATGTAATATCCATTGCGGAAGTCGCGAGAAGCTGGAATATCCTTAGGTAGCGGAGCGGCACTGCTGATGTAGGCTTTCACCACGTTAACATAGAGAGCATAGGCAACCTGCTTGGCATTGCGACTGTTCGGTGGCATGTCTGCAAGTACCTCCTGTGTGGCGGCTTGGTTGATAAACGAGCAAGCATTTATCAACTCTTGCAAACCCTTCAAGACAACCTCATCTGTTTGACGATCTGTTACATAGAGCTGTGCGCTGCGGATATAGCCAATTAGACGCAACATATTGATGGATAGCTCGGGCTTGTCAAATGGAGTGGCTGAGAGGAGCACACAGCGACACTGACCACCACGCAGAATCCCATGCACCAGTGGAACAACAGCCTTGTACTGAGCCGAGTTATTCTTGATGTTCTGAACCTCATCAACCACCAACAACATCTTCTGGGTTAGGATATTCTCGTAGAGAGGTGTGATCACAAACTCCACAGCTTTGCGGCCGGTTGCAGTTGAGGTGTCAACACGACGTAAGAAACCATGTGCTGGTTGAGATCCAGTCTTAGAGCGGAGCTCCCCGAAGCTGAGGATGCCAAATGTTGGAATTCCATACTTGCCGCAGAACTCAGTCCACATTGGCTTGAGCCCTGTTGGACAGATGATGAGTACAGAGAACTTCTCAGATTGAGCTATCTTACCAGTTACAAACGTCTTTCCTGCACCAGTTGGGCTAGTATCCAGAGCGATATGGCTATAACTGAGGATGCGCTTCATCTGGTTGTAATGCTCGATCTGTGAAGGAATCAGCTGAACTTCTGGATACTGCACCGGAACCTGCGGTTGCTGGGGTTGGGGTTGTTGAGGCTGCTGCTGGAACTGAACCGGTTGGAACCCAACTTGCTGTTGCTGGGGTGCTTGGAACTGCTGTTGTTGTAAAGTGATTCCACCCATTTGCTCTGTCAACTGCTGCACAGGTTGCTGGAATTGTTGCTGTTGAAACTGTTGGAAAGGCGCAGCTTGTTGTAGCATGATCTGAGTCGGCCCAGCTTGTTGCTGCAGTTGAATTGGCACCGGCTGCTGAAGTTGAGGTTGTGGCTGGGCTTGTGGTTGCTGCAACTGGAACATGGGAATTACAATTTGTCCAACTCCCTGAGGGGGTGCATTGATGGCTTGAGGCGCAAACCGTTGTGGCAACTCAAACCGCGGCCCTGGACTGGTCGCTCCTGCTTGTTGGAATGGTTGAATCTGCACTCCTGGCTGCAGCCCTGTTCCTGGGAAGAATTGAGTTGGGGGTTGATTCTGCATTCTCTCTGTTTGCTGGTAGGGGGTTTAACTGGAGCTTTAGCTGTTCAGAAAAAAATCATTTTTAATGCCTGTTGAAATTCTACTCCGTGCACTCTCTGTGGTATAGTTATACGAGGGGTATAGATCTCAAATTCTTTCTTCGTTTCCATCTTCTAGTGCTAGAGCCAGCCTAGTGGACAGGTCTTCTCGTACTTATGTTGGATTTAACGAGAATTCAAGCATTGTCCATATATACCGAACTATAAATGAAAAAGCCTCAGAGACATCGATCCGCACTAACAAAGACAGCGACCTATATCCCACTGTTATTCACAGATTAAGCCTGATAGTTAGGTATCTTGATAAATGCAAAACGGAAGCTATCCGATAACTCAGGGGACTGGCACTATATTCACGCAGCCTAAACTTACTCTTCCTATAGCCTCTCTCGATAAGATAAAGGGTATGTATGCTGGAGCTTTTACGGGAGATGCTTTAGGTGTGCCACATGAGTTCAAGAGTAGTAAGGCTGTATATTCAGGTTGGATGCAGTTCCAAGGAGAAGTTCCAAGTCGTTGGCATGAGGCCAAAATTATGCAAGTTGGCCAGGTCTCGGATGATAGTGAGATGTCTCTAGCTTTGTCTAGGTCTCTTTTGAGAGTTGGACATTATGATGCAGACGCTCTGGCTCAAGCCTATATGGCCTGGGCTGGTAGTGGTCCTGTTGGAATGGGCAAGAACACCAGAGCTATCTTTGGAGGGGTCAAGACCCTGAAGGGTTACAGAAATCGTGTCGCTAAGGTCTTCGCTCCAGGCCAAGAAATACCCAGGAGCAATGGAGCACTAATGCGAAGCTGGTCATTAGCTTTGATCCCCGACAACACCCCTGTTAAGCTGGACTGTGATTTAAGTAACCCAGACCCAGTTGTGCAGGACTGTTCCTTTGTCTACGTGACAGCAGTTCGATCTGCTTTGTGGGGATTTCCACCAGTCGTAATTTGGGAACATATCCGCAAGACAGTTCAAACATATGATGTGCTAGCGGTAATGGAACAGGCCAAGAATGGGCTAGACAGAGATGTTAAGCCGATGAAGGGATGGTGCCTTCATGCCCTTTATTGTGCGCTGTACAGCTTATTTCATCATACAGGCTATCAGCAGTCTCAAGATTGGATCATCCTGAAGGGTGGAGATACCGATACCAATGCCTGTATAGCTGGAGCCCTGTTAGGAGCCCTCTACGGATATGAGCGCCTGATGGAAGACGAGCGAACCGCCTATAACTTCCGGGCAGTTTTGAGCTGCGCCTCCGGTCGTCCCGCTGAGTATCATCCAGCCGATTTTGAGCAGCTCTGTGGAAAAATGCATCAAATAGCTCATCGCTGGGCTCAATGAGAAGCGATGGGAGAAGCAAAAAAATCTCTATGTTAGAGATTTTGTACAAATAGGCGTAATTAGATCGCGATAAAATCACATATTATTCCCAATACATCTTTCCTATTAGATTAAGGTCAATAAACGAGCCTCCTTGATAAAATGGTGGAAAAATGATTAATTTCGACTCACCAGCAGACAGAGTTCAAAACAGACAGCAACAATGGGATTACATGATCTTATCTCAGTAATTCGCCGTCACAGTGATATTAAAGGCGAAGTTGGTATGGAAGACGATTACGTTTACATTCATGGGGAGGGCGTCAGAAAAGCCAATGATGAGGAGGAAGGACAGAACGAACAAATCCCATTCAATTTGCTCTTTCAAGCTACTATGACTGATAAGGAAGACGATGATTCCTACATCCCTGATACAGGGACAATAATTACCCTAGGCTATTTGGCAGATACTCCAATTGAGAGTATCAGACAAAACTTCTTCTTTCCAGAGCGCCTACCTCCGGTTTTTGGCAAGATCGAATACAACGTTGAATACGACGATGATGATTGGGGATTCAGGAATGGCTATATCATCGATGAGAATTATCATTCTATTTGGGAAATTACAGCGAAAGATATCTGGGAGCGGGGACATCCGGAGCAATGTAACCTGGACTTTACCAACGGGCTACGTTATTTTGCGGTTGCCATCGACAGCACCAGCATAAAATACTTGATCGAAGGGCAAGGTTCGATACCAACGCTCCTGTTGATGGATATCATCCGAGATAATTACAATGCGGAGTTTCCGGAGGATTTTCGCTCTCAAGTCAGTCAATTAGATCTTAATCTCTCCAAGGGCGAGATCACGAGACGAGTTCGCGAGATTTTCGCTCCAATTATTGAACTATATGAGGACGATGCCGGGATCTTGGAACGAGACGATGCTTGGATTAATAATCCAGATAGTTATACGATCCGGGATCGAGAGAGGCGACGATTGTATTCAAATATGGAACAAGCAGGATTAGATCCTATGCGCCAGTATGCATTTGTGAATAATTAAAAACACTGAGATGTAATAGGTATTCAGTGGATACCTATTAATTAAGGCAAGACTATAGATTTGGGAATTCACAACATCTCACCGTTAATTCGCAATTGATCTTGAGCTTTAATATTTTAAGGAGCTCAAAACATCACCCAATGCAAGCAACAACCGAACAAGTAACCTCAACTTCCGCCACAAACTCCACTCAGGAGTTTGTGTCGAACATGGCTGACCTCTCGAAGGAGTTCCAGAGCATCGCTGCAAGACTACAAGTCGTCCCCGACGTTGTAGCTCTTCTGCAGCGCATCGTTCCAGAACTTCAGAGTGCAGCCGGTAAGTTGAATACACTTGTTCGTGACATTGCTGACTTGGAAGTAGCCGGTAAACAACTACAGAGTGTGACCAGCAAAGCTCAATTGGACATGATCGCGGCTCGGGTCTTTAAGCCCCGTATCAAGCATGGCGGTTGTTTCGCAGCTCTAGAAAACAATTATGGCCTCAAAGATCGCAATCAACTGTATGTCAACATCTTTGTGCCACTCATCCACGCTGCGGTACGTCATGGGGGCGTTGTCTACGGTGGCTTCGTACGTGACATCGTTGTGCCACATCGCTTTGCCAACAAGATGTTAAGTGAACTTGATTTCAAGGATATCGACCTCTGGTTTTCTGAGCAAGAGAAGGCAGACGCTTTTGTGGCCGAGCTAAAGGAGTATCTGATCCCTGTTGATATTAGAGGAGCAAATGGTGACTGCCCCGCTTTCTATCCTACCAACCGTACACAGTACATGTACACTGCTAACAAACGTGAGTTGGTGCTGGTTGATGTTGTGGTCAACGATTTGATCCCTGTCAATGACTTCTCCGTCAACTGTCTGACCTGGAACCTGACTCAATTCAAAGCTGAGCCTATGTTCGGGCAGTGGAACTTTGGCATAGATCAACTGATCGCTGATATCCAAGCCAAGCAAGCTTACATCTCGGCATTCTATGTGGCTAAGATCAACAAGAAGACCAAAATTCAGCAAGAGCAGCGTTTCAAGGAGTTGGCGCGAGACCGTTGTCTCAAGTTCAAGCGGGCTGGATATACCATCTCAACTCATGACAACGAGGTCTTTGTGGCAGCTGACAAGAAACTCCAGTTCTTGTTGACAGAGCTTGATCCCAAGAAGTAACGGCCTTCAGCCTTCTTACCCCAAAGCATTCAAAAAAAATATCTTAACAGATATTTTCCAAACTCAAGCTCCATAATGGAGAGTCTCAAGAAATCAGCAGTTTGCATCGGCTGTAATTGTTTGCCCATTAGTACCCCGATAAATCAGAGTGGTGGTTGGAAACTGTAATTGACAAGTTTTAACTCGCCTTCAGTAAATTACTATGGATGCTCAAACTTTCTTCACTGCAAATGGTTACCGCAACTTGGTCCGCTATATCGCAGAACTCTCTCCCCACGCTTACTACAAACTCTGCCTTGTGGTGAAATGGTTCTCAGCCGAGGCATGCAGTTCAGAAGGCAGAGCGCGTTGGCAAGCTCACTTCTGTGAGACAGTCTATCGTGCTGTTATTGCCCGGGCTTCTAGCCGCTACAGCATGGCAGAACTCGCTGATCTCAACGACGAGGAGCTTACTGACTCAGATAATGCAATTCCTCGAGAGATGACCATGATTGCTCCAGTCTCACTCTTGCAAAGTGAGCAGAGGCTTCGTTCAACAAATTTGTTGAACGGCGCTTCAGACATAGTTGATTTATCAGCCTATCATACAAGGCGTTTACCATTCAAACAAGCGATCACTATCTACCGTCCTATGCGCGGCATCATACAGAAAGTGCCATTCCTCACCAAATTAACTGACCGCGATTTATTTGGCTTGGGTCTGAGTCTCTCTGAACAAGGAAGCTCAACTCAATTACTTCCTTGGAAGAATGGCCCGATTGATACAGAACATACAATTGAGATGAATATTTGTGTGCAACACCTACCATATCGCACCATCCATCTGTATGCCAGTTTAGGCATTATCTGGAAGAGCATCGCTTGGCAGACTAAAGAACCATTGTGCAAATATCGGGTAGAACAGGAGATTGATCTACCCGATTCGGCGGGTCCAGTTGATCTAGCTACTTGTGAGCAAATTATAACTCAACACAAGGAGTATATCAATGGTGGTCTTCATGGAAAGAATATCTATATTGGCCGCAATGAGTTAGAGAAGTATCCAGATATTTGCTTCTACGAGAACGGCAGCAAGACCGGCCAAGCCCAAACAGCCTTTATCTCAGACGAAGTTGTTTACTTGTGTTTCTACACATACAGGAAGAATACGATCAATCTTTCGCTTCCGGTTATACTTTACTATTTGCCGGATGGACGAGCAATTAGACCATCTGGCGATGAAGATGAGGATCCAGAATTTCAACTCGACAATGTTGCCTATGGATTCAGGCGAGAGAATGCCGAGCTACTCAGAACGGCTGATCTCACAGAGCTGGGCAGCAAGTTGCAACCATTTGTCGAGTATATTCGCGTAGATGGTATGCTACAGTGTCGAGTTTTCAGGGAAAACGGTCCTCTCATTTACTGCATACAGTATAATGATCCTTTACCTAATGATATAGATTGGCAGTTTTTAGAGATGACAAGCACAGTCTTCAGAGCGGATGGGAGTATTGCTCTACGTCGACGTCTACTAGACAACGGCATAATGGAGCACAAGACTTATGGGGCTAACGGCTCGACATTGCCAAACGAGGAAGCTGGAATAACCCGCCATTTCTTCATAGACGCCTCACACTTGTCTGGTAGATGTCGTTTGTTCCGAGGAACACAGGTCTGGACTGGTACTTTTGCTAGGGATCTCATCATTGGTTCTTTTACTATCCATGATGGAGCGGAGCTAGTTTATCAAAGAGAATTTGACATCAATGATCATCAACGCCTACTCAATAAGTTAACTCAAAGTCAGATAGCCCGTTTAGGACCACTCTTCCATCCATTCTTCAGCATTGGATTGGAGAAGTTTGATATTGATGTGATGTCACATATCTATAATATTATAAATACGAGTGAATGGGGTGATTCAGATGGCTCATTCGAAAACGACTATTGGCGCCAAGAGCCAGAGCTTCCCTCCGTTGAGCTTTTCAATACAGTTGCTTCAGACAGAGAGCTAGCCATGCTAGAACTCCGAAATCCTAGAGATGTAGATGATGTTGAAGATGGAAGCGGAGATGAGATGGACGAAGAAATAAGTAATGAGGAAGATGAGGGTATAGATGAAAATTCCGCCGATCTCTAGGCGGTTGTTAAAAAATCTGTTATCTGACAGATTTTTTAATGATTGGGCCTTAAGGTCCCATGTCTTGTTCATCTCCCGCTCCATACCCTCTTCCCTCTTCCTCCCAAGGCTCCAGAGTCCCTAGAGCCTGATATCTCTGTATCACAGCATTTCCGCCATTAAGTAGAACAATCAGTGAAGTGATTCTATCTTCTCGCCTTTGTACCAGTTCTATCAGCTGTTCCTTGCTAAAAGTGCTCAGATATTCAGCAGACTCGCCGAAAAGATCCTCTAACAAGTCATCAGATCCTCCAGTTGGAGACTCATCTAGTTCCAATCCCTGATAACCCGGCTCCATTTCCTCTTCTCTTTGATCTCCTTGTTCCTCTTGCTGCTGCTTCTGCTCTTGTTCTTCTCGACTCTCGTCTTGCCCCTGCGCTACAGGTATTCCCGGAATAGGTATCTCAGAGATTTCAGGGAAGATCCAGATCTTTCGCTTATACAGATTCTGACTCTTCTGCACCACCTGAAGGCCATGCAACTTGAGTCGTCTCTCCACAGAGAGCAGTTTTGCTTGACCTTCCTTATTTTGAAAGGCGTTAACTCTGGGACGATCGATAGAAAGGCAGTAGCGAAATATGACCGCTTTATCCCAAAGACGTACCACTTGTCTATATGAGATCTCTGCCAAACCTGCATTTATCCAATTGGTCATAGCACTCGTGCAAGTGTTATTTGCAACATATCTAACAACCCGCAGGGCTTGAGCTGTTGATATTGGTGTAACTATACCAGCAAGAGACAAATCCCATCTTCTAGCCATTTTACTGCCTCTAACAGGGGATTTGCTTAATTTAAGTCTGCCTGCCGGAGTCATGGAACAAGATCGAGTATAACTGGGATCGGAGTGGGTGTCATGTTCAAATCCATCATCCAGATCTAGAGGGCGCTTGTATGTTTTTCTACTCATTGATTTGCCACCTGTTGTACCCCTATACAAAGATGTAGGATGTGAATAATGATATGAAGCGGTATCTTCCATTTATCAGCACTGATGGATACTGTATGCTTTACTTAGTTGTTGAGTTGTTCTTAACTCTTTAGCTATCAGTTGCAAAATCATTGAAACTTCTCAACTCAGCAACTCAAGTAAAATCTCTAATGTTAGAGATTTTTTATTTACAACAGAGTACGCATCTCTGTTTGCCTGCTGACTCTGCTTGGCCTGGAGTACCTCGTGCCTTTGACCAGTATTTACAACCGGGGTAATGGTAGCTAGCACCTTTGCGTGTCCAGCTAACTAATATCAATACTTCATCTACAGCCTCAGTTCTAAGCACCAGATTGTGGCACTGCTGACCCAGCGCATCTTGAAACTGGAGCAAATTACAGCTCAGATAATCCAGAACCTCCCGCCGTTCAACTATAGCAGCTAGACTGACCTTAGACTCAGGAATCTCACCGCGCTCTCGAGCTAATGATAGCTGCCAGCCCAACACAGTTAGAGTGAGAGACTGTTCAGCTTGAACTAACTGCTTGATAAAATCAAGAGTGGAGTAGAGATTGTGCTTCTTGATGAAACACTCTCTGCCTGCTAGAGCATTCAGAACCTCCTCCTTTGATTGGGTATCCAAGAGAAGACGCAGATTTCTACCATATTTGGCCAGCTGTGGGATTAATTCATAGCCAAATAGTTTGTGTGAAAGCAGAGCAAAAACAGAAGCTACAGTCTCTTCTCTATATTTATCGTGCATTGCAATACAAATTGCTTGATCCACGCTGCTTGGGCTGCTAGTCAGAGCTCTCTCAATAATGGGATTGTACTGGTTCAACCAATCTGGTACAACCACGCCAGAAGTTCTGCGGAAGAAGAGGATTATCTGTTTAATCCTAACAGGCTCTAAATCATGCTGTAGCAAAAGCTTGAGGTCTGCTAGACAAGCATCTCCATCCACAAACAATATGAAGTCAGTGTTAAGATCCAACCATTGACCCACTACATCACTGAAGTGAGATGATGATTTCTCGCCCTTCAACCACTTGTTAAACTGAGAAGGAAGCAATAGATGTTTGCGAATAAACTCCTCGGGATTAGGGCAGTATAGTTTGAATTTCTCCCGGAGAGTGTGCTCCTTACTCATACAAGCTGATTTACTACCACTGAAATATAAATTGTGCCATAATCATTCTCCACTGTATTTATTAATAATGTCCCATAATTATGGGACAACTTTTTAACCCTCATCCGCCAGATCCTCTTAGGTTGAGTCGAACTCAGGGACAGGCAGCGATCGTCGCAGCGGAAAGACTGAGCTAAACCAGAGCGCATGGGCCAAATGCGCGGCATCAACAAAGGTAATGTCCTCAATAGTGAAGGGAAAAGGATCAAATGATGAACCATCAGGGTTGAGAACAGTCTTGATGCTGCGGAACACATCAACTATCAGACAAGGTGGGAAGTGCTCCTGTGGCGGGTAGAGATGGCAGACGCGTCGAGATAGATAGCGCTCATAATCAAACAGTCCCACTTTATATTCCAGAGTTTCCGGACAGCGGATAATTCCAAAATTTGCAAGAGCCTCTGCTAGCTCGGCAGAGTCCGTGTATTGGAGATATTCACGAGGTACGATCGAGATGGGGATAAGCATGCGAGAGCAACTCTCCAGACTATAGCCTTGTTTGAGGGCTCGGATCCAACGGCTCAGTACTATGTCTGGGGAAGTGACATTTGGAACAAGCCCATCTAGTACCAAGCACATATGAAACCAGCTGTAGAGATGATGTCGTATCGCTCTGTAGCCCACAATTCGATGCTGCAAATCAGAAAATTCTTCATGAACAGCGCTTGACTGGTCACCCAAGCTAATTAGGGTTCTCAACTCTAATTCTCTCTGTTCAAAACAACGCCCGTACAACTGGATCCGTTTGAGCAGAAACTTCTCCTTATCTCCCAGGCTCTTTATCAGAGCGGCTAGGTATTTTTCCCGATCTGCTCCCGATCTGATATCGACCTCGACTTTAGGGTTGGAAGCAAGATCAGAACTGGAAGTCGTGTAAAATCGACTTCGTTTCTTCCCTGTGCGCTTAGGAATAAGGCGCTGATTGATAGACTTGGTAGGCACAACTGTAATCACATCGGGCCGAGGTTGAGGTCCAAATGGGTTGAAGCTGGACAAATCCAACTTTTCAGCCTTAACCTCAGAGGAGGCCGGCAACAAGGCCAGTGACTGAGCGGCAGCACAATCCTCCTGTGACCGTTTAACTCCCTTGACTTGAACAATGACATCTGTCAAGCAGAGCAGACAATCGGATTTCTTTGAGATACCCTTAACTAAGTGGCTCAAATGCTGTTCTCTAGGATTCATACCTTGTACCTCAGACATGTTCATTGTTTACGGATAGGCAAGAACGCAAGAACTATAATCAAATGGAACTCCCCTTTTCCAATAACAGCTTAATTTTACGGGTCGAAATTATATGTCGGAGATTTTTAGAGTTGTCTTTATTAGTCAAACTTTTAAGTCTCAATACTTAAGAAATAAGACAGATTATATCAATACTTATAATTCTACCAGTTCTAATAGGCATTTTTAATTATCATCACTTCTTCCATCTCTCTGTAATTGCACTAGGAGATTTAGTCATCTCATTGAGATGGCTGTGTACCTCACGCTCCCAGGCTTGGTAGCGCTCTATTGTAGCTCTAGCCTCAGCCAGCTGTGCGTTGAGTATGACAACTTTATTGGTCTGTCTCCTAAGTAACTTTATTAAACGATCTTTGGGGAAGACAGACAGATACTCCTCGCCTTCTTCACATGCATCTTCTTTCGCCTCTTCACTTTCACCTGTTGAAGATGTATCGGCATCTTCTTGACCATCTTCTTGACCTAATATCTGCTCAATAGTGTCAAATGATTGTCTAGTAGGTGAATGGCTAAACAGGGGAATAGGAGCGGTTTCAACGATACTGAGATGTTTATCCTGTACATCGGGGAACATAAAAATCTTCTTGTAACCTAGCCCTTTGCTACGCTGGATCACATGAAAGCCGGCTTTCTTGAATCTAGATTCTAAATATCCCATTTGTGTATCTCTTCTCCTCATTTGGGAGGCGATAGCCTCTAAGCGATCTAGAATTAGGCAGTAACGAGTAATCACTGATCTATCCTTGAGACTTATCACCTGACGTTTTGAGATTTCTGCAATTCCTTCGGTTATCCACCTGCACATACTTAGTGCAGGTTTTCCCTCCAACACATATTCTACCAGTTCAAGGGATTCTCTCACAGAGACGGCTATACTTACGCTTGAAGCGAGACTCCATTGCTGCCCTATTAATCCACTTTCGGAGAGGAGTTGCTCTGAACTAGTTCTCTTTTTCGAGACCTTGGCCTCAGGAGGCAAATAATCGGGATCAACAGCTCCTCGTCTTTGGTAACGTGTAGTCACTGGCGCCATAACTGACAGATTATTTGGCTCTAGTGGGCGCTTAAATACCCTTGATTCCTGTGGCTCTTGTGGCATGGCTATCTGTAATCTGATATCTGCTGCAACAGCCTCTAAATTCTCCATTGATCTGTATAATTCGATTTTTGTGCTACATTCTGCCTCTTTAACTGCTATCAATTAGGAATAGCAGCGCCAGTTATCATCACTTATTTATTGTATGGTCATATAGACAATATTTAGAAATCACCGATATGACTTGTTGTATTATCATTAGAGGGAATCCTAGAGATGAGATAGATTCTACATGGTTAAATAGAGGCTCATTAACCAAGACAGAACCTAGCAGATGTTAATAACATCTGAGTTTTTATAATCGATCGAAGTACTGTTGGATCCTTTTGAGTAGCAGCTTCTTAGCCTTGGGCATAGCTTTTACAGGAATAGAAGGAGATTTCTCATAGATTCCTGTTTCTCGAATGCGTTTATGTGTCAGAAGTAAAGAAGAGGCAGGTTGAAACGATTCAGTAGAAGTTGCCATCGCTACTGGAGCATATGAGTAACTAGATTTATATGCTCCAGTAGCAATTATCACACGTCTTCGAGACATAGCATCTAGAAACTCAGGAACAGGATTCTTACTGCCGTTGTTCTCTCCACTCTCTTGATCGCCATCCTTAATCTCACTGCTAGAGCTAGTTGAAGAAATTACCTGATTTCTTTTCTTTAAGGGGGCTTCACTCTCATTATTTAAAGATTCTCTTACAGGAGAATTTTGCATCTTTGTTTGCCGCTCTGTTTCTCACGTATGAGAAAAAACAAACTTAATCAAAATACGTCTCTGGCTTCTATTTCGCACACAAATTATCTAAACCCTCATCTAAGCTCTCGTTATGTTTAGATCTCTATTCTATTACTTCAGCCTTATAACCACAGATGAAATGTACAGCACTTCTTCTACAGTCAGTCCGATAGGCCCTGTAGTACAGAGGCAATGGATCAGTATAACAAACCGAAATCGAGATTCCGCTTTTCCATATTGTGCCTACCTTTATTAAACCAACACAATCAATATGGAAGTGGTGAAGCTCTATCGCAACAATTCCGTCTTTCTCCGCTACCATGTTAACGGGGCAACACTGCATGGAAGATATTCCGCATACACACGAGATGGAAGGCTTGAGTGTGAGTTCAATCTGGAAGAAGGTCAGTTTCATGGACATCAGGTTGTTAACGCCACGCTTCAAGACAGAGCCAATCAGGTTGAGGCTCATTTTGAGCGAGATGTTTTGACCAGTTACAGGGAGACAGAAGATGGCGAGCTGATCCACTCCTTTGTCATTGAGAATGGAGCACCCGTTAATTGGGATAAGGAGGAGGGATTCACAAACGACAATGACTTCGAGCGCCTGGCCCAAGACTGGAAGATGGATTATCTCTCTCAGCATGAGAAGATAGTTATTCTGGAGCTTCATGCCCTGACTGATCCAGAACACGCTGTGGCTGTAGAGGATACCGAGGATTTCGGCAGCTTCTATACTGGCCAGGTGGATTTCAGAGACCGGGCTGTATTTGAGCAGATACTTGGAGACTTCAACGTGGACAAAGAAATAAGGGCGCGCCCTATTCCAATGGAAATGGATGGCGAGGAAGCGGAGGTGAGAATCAACTTTATTCCGATGGAGGGGGAAGGGGTGTAGAAGAGGATTAAAAAAAAATACCACATATGTGGTATTTTTACCGGAATTCATCAAATAAATAGGGAATAATTAATAAAAGAGCACTCTGTGCTAATATATTAAATTCGTGATTATGAAGGGTGCTACAGGCAAGAAGACTCGTTCTGTCAAGCAAGCTATAGATGCCCTCATGACTGAGACATGTACTAGCAGACTGTTAAACAGCTTCCTGAGCGAGATGCAGCCTTATTTTGCCAAGCATCAATGTCTTAGTATAGTCTTTCCAGATGAGCGAGTACTCCTCTCCTATCTGAGGACTGGCAAGAAAGTGGAGAACATCTTGATCACATACACGGCATTGGAACTATTACTCAAGGCCACTCCAGCTCATCCCTTATTGCTACAAGCTCAACAACAACCACAATTACGGGTCATCTTCATCTCCAGCAAAGAAGTGACCAATGGTGTGGAGAAAACCTTTGCTCACCGGGTCATCTTGATTGAGGCTCCCAGTGAGTGAGCTTGTTAAAAACTTCACCTTAATCGGTGAAGTTTTATTTGTGGTGTTCGGTAATATTACCAACTGCTGTGTTAGCGAAACCAGCCAGAGTAAGCTAGGCGTGCTCTATCCACCCCCTCCGGTACAGCTGAGACATAATGGGGAATACCACCCTCTGGCACACGGAAGAGAGTCAGTGCATTGAATTGTGGTGTAATAACTTGCTTGACAGCACGTGACTCTGTATCTAAGAAATGCAAGCAAGCCCCCATCATTGGGTGCCAGTCGCGAGTCAGATTGTAGACAAAAGCTACCTTGCCGTTGCCTTGATCTGTATGGGTTGCCAAGAAACAACCCTCCGTATACTTACTCAGAAAAGCAGCATGAATTTGCTTAAGCTCCAGCTTGGTCAGATTCTCCATCAGCGGCAAAACCTCTTCATTGACCAATATAGCCTGTAACTTGCAAATCTCACAGTTACAGGTTGCGACATGATCCATGGTGCGATAGAAGCGATAGCCTAGATACTGAGGCATGCGAATTCTCGTCGTTACATTTGCCCATGTCTCTTTGCGGATCTGTTCTGTCGCAGTCGTAACGGAGATAGTCGTACTCTGGCCTGGTAGATTGGGAAAAGCGCTGAGAGCCCACCAATCAGCTGGAATTCCTTGTAGCCCGAACTTTTCGAGTGCTTGGGCTGTCTCTTCCTTCAAGAAATTAGAAATGGTAATCACCCCCGTCTGAGCGAATTGATCTTGAAATTGGGCTATTTCTTCAGAGCTGAGTTGTCGGGCCATCTTTTGCTCTGTCGTGGGAATCCTTTAGATATTTCGTTCACACCAACTAGTAGTGTGATAAGATATGTTAAATCAAATTTACCAACTTCTCCTCACTAAGTGATGAGGTTGTACGTGCGAGTTTTTAACTCACACAGCCTAACAACATGTTATAGCAGGGGTGATCTCCTCACCTTCACGTAGATCCATTGCAACTGGTGTGTCGCCGAGACGGATGGAGAGTCTGTTGATAGCTTCTTCTTCCACTTTACTGATTGGCACGGCCTGGAATGGGTTCTTACGCGCCTCCTCTTCAATAGCGCTGATCTCTTCCTCAGCCCAAAGGTATTCTATGGCCCATTGCTGGGCTAACTCTTTTCTTTCGTCTTCCAGCCATGGTCTCACCCCTAGAGTGTCAATCCAGATTATATATGCTCCATTGTTCAGGCCAGATTGAATGACTGTTCTACCATCCGCAATCTCTCGATCACAACAAGCGACTCCGAGATTAAAAGTGGCCTCTCTATAAAGGCCGATTGGGGCCAATCCAAATAACTGTTGCTTCATATGGAAGAGGCCATGGTCAAAGTTGAGATCATACATAACACTGCCATCTCTGCGAAAACATCGAAATGGCCCATGATAATGGCTATTCCTATCAATATAACAGCTGAGATGGATTTGGCCAGAACGGTAGAATTTACTGACGTGTTTTACAGAGGGATCAGCATTATACTGCATTTATAACAGTTGTTATCCACCTTGATGGCACTTTTATAATATAAATCTTTCAGATAATAGAAGATATGTTGAGATTAAACGCTTCAATTTTCCCTGCTAGCGATAGAGAAATGAGCCAGCGCTTTGTTGCTAGAAGTTATTAAAACTCACTCTAATGCAGTTTGGTGAGGCAACACTAACCGCTTCATTCTCTGCTCTAATTGATATGCCCTCTTTTCCATTCTTTGAGAAGGATGAGATCGTTAGGCGTTTTAAGGTGCAACAATTGACTCCTCGCGATATCGCTCTGCTGGAGCAACACACCAGAATAGCTGATGACAGCTTGATGTTAGAGAATGTATTCAAACGCTGCCCAGATTTCCAGTCGGGAAATCAGGGGCTATGTTCAACTGAGTTGAACAACGCTCCAAGCATGCAGCCTCCTAATAACCCACAGTCGGAATTTGAGACTTTGAAATGGGATGGTCAGGTTGTGCCTGTTAACAGCACCATGCGATCTAGTGAGTCACATCTAAATAAATTCGTAACACCCCTAGCCAAACTGGTCTTTTCAGAGAAACCCCGCTTCAACCCTGCTGAAGAGGTAGATCGATGTTTTGAGAAGCCAGTTGTCGTGAAACCCTCTAAATCCCCGTCTCGGGGATCAAGGGCTATGTTCAACGGAGTTGAACAACACTCCAACTCACCCCCAAGCCCCGAGCCACCTGATCATAAACAATTTGTGCCCATCACAATTCCAGTCGTATCTCCGATTACATCCTCAACTGCTAAGGCAGAGATAGCTCGCAAGGTGGCAGGGCTCTATGAACTGGTTAGCACAGAGCTTAAGGACGGTCTCAGATTTCGACTTCACTCAGACGCTACCAACCAAGATCATATATTGGACTTGGGCAGCTCTGAATTACCAGCTCCATCACAGCAATTCAATCTGAATACTGCACTGGGTCAACAGCATGAGCTACATTATATCTTTGAGACCAGTTACATCATCATTAATCTGCAAGTACCTGAGATGAGCCTCTTCTTTGAGAAGCCCAAGCCGTTCACCCTGCATGGTAAATTGCACTGGAGAGAGCGAACTATCTATGAGCCGGTCTGGATCAATCCATCAACTACTTTGACCAACTTTACAGATGCTGTGCTAAGCGACGCTCAGGACCTGCATGGAAGATACTACTTACGCAATCGCCCAGAGATTAAGCTGATTCTAACAACAGAGCTTGTACAACGAGACAGTATCGACATAGCCATAATAATACTGCCTATCTCTGGAGGTGATTTGACAGTTAAGTTGAGAATGAGTCCAGCCCCAGCCCCTGATGACAAGGATATTCTGTATCAGAATATTCATGGTTCTCTCCTGATCAAGAAGGGAGCTAAGCTTAATCTGGCTATCCTGTTGTATCATCAAGAACAGCGATATGTTCTGATCAGCACAATTGTGCCTATGTAACTTGTTAAAAACATATTGTTAATATGTTTATCTTCATTTGGATTACTTTTTGCCCTTATCCTTCTTATCTTTCTTCTTACCTTTGTCTTTCTTTTCCTTCTTGCTCTTTTCCTTCTTACCTTTGTCTTTCTTCTGTTTGGCTTTGACTTGTTCTTTGCTGGGTAATTGCCTGGATGCCAGTTTATCTGGCGTCTTAGACTCGGCTGCCTTATTGACCCCTTTTGCAGGCTGATAATAAGGTCTCTCATCGGAGAACTCCGATGAATTTTCCTCCCCCTCCGCTATGTCCGGTGCATAGAGAGCTACAGGTCCCTCGCTAGAGCTACTTTCCTCGTTTTCAGGGGCATCTTGTGTTGCACCTTTTTCTTGACTTCCCTTCCCATCAGCGGGTTGATTTGTATCTTTTCTCTCCTGGGAAGGACCTGATTCATCGGAATCTTCTGGTTCTCCCTCTATAAGAGCGTATACAGTTTCTCCTTCATCCTCCGCATCTTCTTCGGTGTCGCCAAAGCTACCAGAATCATCTAACACATCAGGTGCATTAAGCACAGGCGGTGGTGAATCCCGACCTCGATCATCATTACTATCACTGGACATTTCCTCAGGTTCACGGTCCAGGGGATGAGCCCGTGGCTGATCTGGCTGAGCTGTCTCTTCTTGCATATTGTTTTCAGTAAGATTAAACCTCTTTAAGAAGCTTTTAATCGATCTGATCGACGCCTGAACCCACAGTAGTTGTTGCTGCTGACATATGTGTTATAACTGGAGTTAGGGGCGGAGCTGTGATCGGAATTGTGCCGAGAGTGGGTGCAACACGGCGCAACACAGTTAGGCCGTTGCAGTTCGCATAGCGCTTCTCCAGCACAAATTCCTTAGCCTCAAACAAGAATTGTTCGACAGCTGGCCAAAGTCCGGCAATGATCTCGGCTCGGCTCATTCCAGACGTGATCACTTGAGCCGAGACATCAAAGTGGCAACGTACAGATTCGCCAACGTACTCATCCACAGTGGTATCATGCATGATGATATACTTACCAGCAAATGGTGCAAACTTTCTCAGCTCTCTCAACAGATGGCCATAGACATGCCAGGTGTCTATAAAGATCATATCAGACATTTCAGTGATTGGATATTCAAGGTCATTGCCTTCCCAGAACTGGTAGGATAGGCCGAGCGAGCTAGTCAGCGTCTCGACTACTGCAATATTATGGCTCCTCATCAGATCAACTCCAACTAAGCGGCAACTCTGCTTCGGCTCTAGTAAGATGTTATTCTCGAGTAGGGCGCGGGTGAAGGCCCAAGTTGAGACACAGGTTCTGACACCACACTCCACAATGGTACGACATTCTCTGCCATATTTATAGAGAGTCTCAATGTGCTCGAATATATCAGAGGGGATATTTCGAGCGCGATCATATTCCCTGACCACACCAATATAAGCCTGGAGCTTTTGCACATTGTTCTTATAGTGCTCATACAATCGCATATCCTCCGGGTTCATCCCAGAGCATGTGACATGCATACCACCAACTGGGAAACCAGTAACTGCGATCTGATTCCAACTGGCGCTGGAAAAGTAACGTTCCTGAACAAGGGCACCACCTCCTATCAGCACATTATGTGCCACCATCAGATCTGCATCATTGATTGAGTGAGTTGAGTTGATCGATTGACATTGCATCTGCCAGATGGAGGCCCAACTGGCGGCGTCACTGCCGCCCGCCGGCTTCTCACCTCTTCCACCAATTGCAAACAATTTCTGCAATAGGCCATACGAGAAGAGCAGACCGGCCTTGCCAGATGAATGTGAGCATTTGTAGCCAAACTCTTTCATTTGAGCCAGACCTCCAATGAGAAAGAGTCCGTCCGATTCATACTTCTTGAGGAGAGGCAGTAAACATGACATGCTGAGGTAGTTATCAGCATTAACTAATAAGTAGAAGTTGGCCTTCTCACGGAACAGGTGTTGTAGCATATGAATTCGTGATCGAATTGCATAACCCGGCCTGTGCTGGCTATCAGCCAACCCAGTGAAGATGAATCTCTCTCCTTCTAATTCTTCACGATCCAGGGGAGCGCGGGTCTCAGAGAAAAAGAAATAATAAGGAATAGCCAAGCTCTCTAGTTCTTTGATCCAAGTGGCTTGACAGGCCAGAACTAAATCCAAGCTCTGAGCAGTGGCTGAGCCAACATCGATTCCAACCACAACATCAATCTCTGACATTTTCCAAATCTTAACTCTGATTAAATAATTTGTAAGCTAGAAAAGATGCGAGGGCTGTGGCGCAGCTCTACCGCACATCTCAGAGAAATCCACCTCGACGAGTTTGATGAAGAAATCGATGAGACCGAGCAAGAGCAGGTGGAAGAACCAGTAGAAGTAGGTAAAATTCAACAACTCTATAACTGGGTGGCCCCAATCGGCCAATGGTTCAGCGATCCAGAACACAAGCGCTGGATCGCTTTCCAGGATGGTCAATCAGAGCAATTCTTTGAGCAGTCTGAAATCTATACCCGCTACACGACTAGTCTAGGGAGGAATCTTATGAGTCAGGAGATAGATCCAGGCCTGAACTACTGTTTTGGCCAATTTGCTCGCTTCCTAACGGTGCCGCCAGAAACCTCCACTCACGGTTTTTCAGTTTGGACACTAATCGCAGATCTGCTTGCTATCTATGACACTTGTAAAGGCTATCGTCGCTATTGGCTCGGAGATCTTGAGCACATCAGCTTCATCAGAAGCTGCCTCAAACACCGAGATCTGCAAGATCTGTCCAGTTATAACTGGCTACCCTATGCCTATGATTACACCAAGATTCATGCACATACAGTTGCTGTCTACTCTCTCAGCACACTGTGTATGAGGCTGATTTCTCATAGATTGGCAGCGATAACCAAACGCGAAGATATCCCCTATATATCAGCCGATATATGTAATATAGTTCGTGAACAAAAGTGCTTTGCCCCCAAGAAGGGAGTAAGAACGGTGACTCAAATTATAAGTCAAATCATTCCAGGTGCAGAGACGAACATCTCCCTGCTCGAAGCCAAAAATTGTCCTGCTTGCTCTCGTATTGTCACACAGCTCTATTCAAAACACAATGTTTGTCTGGACTGTTCCCTACGTCGTATCTGCTATGTCTGTGGTGTTAAGGCTGTGCATGTATTGAGAAAACCAGTGTGCGAAGAACACAATACATAGTCACACTATGATTATAACAAAGATTTGTTATAATTTGGAAAGATGCAATCAGCCACCAGCTCAAGTTTGGCAACATCAAGCTTTGAGCTGAACCAGGCTATGGCTGAAGCACAAGCAGCTCTCAGACAAACTGCTTTGGCTGGGAGACAATCCATTACACAACCATCTGTAGTCATGGGCTCTATTTCACCATCACAGATAAGTTTCAGCCCAACACAGCCTCGAATAGTTGTGAGACAATTGACACCTGGATCCTCATCACCCGGTCTAGCTCCCACACCATTACCATATAGTCCTTCAGCAGTGGAATCACCAATATCATTAGCAGGGGCTCAAGGTACTGTCTTATTACCCCTGACTATTGGAGAGCAAGCCTTTGATGAAGCTTATAATACGAGGGTCAAGGAGGGCACACAAGAAGCATATGAATTCTTCATGCAGCGCTTCATCATTGGGCAGAATCCATGCCCAGATGATATTATTGAAGATATGGCTATCCGCCTCATTAACTTCAATGAGCTAGAACTGAAGAAGGATCTTTCTGGTATTGGCATGTTTCAGCCAACTTATCAGCAAGGAGCCACGTGTTTTGTCAATACACTTCTCTACATGGGAGGAGTCCTTAACCCTAGAACCTTCAGGACATGGGCTCGTCGCTTCCATCAGATAAGTGCAGGGTCCTTTGGGGTTACCATGGAGATTGGTAACTTAACCAATAGTCTCTTCCTACTTAAGGCCCAGAGTTCTGAAGATCGTTATGATTCGCTGGCTCACGAAGCCGCTGTTGGCTTCCTTGTTACAAACGAGCTACGTCGAATTATACCCAACTTCACCTTCATCTATGGTGCCTTCCTGTGTCAGAAGCCGAACATAGAGAATGGAGAAGTAATAAGCTGGTGTCCAGCACCTAAAGCTGGTGAGAAAGAACCCACAGGCATCTATGGAAGAGTCGGCCATCTAGTTATGGAAAATGCGACACTCTCTATTTCTGCTCATACCTTTGTGAGGCAGTGCTCAGAGACTGAATTTTTGGAACTTTATCTGCAGATAATTAATGCGTTACGTTTCGCCCATGAGGCTGCCGATTTTACACATTACGATCTGCACTCTGGTAATGTGCTGGTGCGGCGAGTTCAGCCAGAACCGCTCAACATCAGATACAAAACAGCTGAGGGTGTTGAGATGTATTTAGTCACTAAAATCTATGCCCGTATTATTGACTATGGCTTTTCACACTTCCGCTACCAGGGCTACAATTTTGGCATCAAGGATATGGGTGGTTTTAACATCTTCTGGGATAAGGGTTTCCCCATGCACGATGCCTATAAGTTCCTGCTCTCGTGTGCTGACCAAGCTGGCAAATACAACAAAGCAGAGATCTATAGACTGTGTGCTAAGCTCTATAGATTCTTCATCTTCGAAGATCCCACCTCATTAACTTCACCAGCAACTAGGGAACAACTTAATGAGGCAGAAACTCTACTGACAGAGAGGATCTCCTTCTTCCGGGGCAATCGCAAGACAGATTATCTACAAGCACCACTCCATCTCGCTAACCTGAAATATACTGATCTCCTGCGCTTTATGGAGAAGGAGTGGGATCTACTACACCCCCAAGCTCCGATTAAGATACAGAGAGAAGCAGATCCCAATGCAATACACACCACTTGTGGCGATCCCAGTAACCCTTGTCTCTATTGGGATGAGCTTATGACTCAGATGTTCAGTCTAGACACTAAACTCATCGGTGTTGCTGAATATCAACATATCCTGCAAGTAGTAGAGACTACCAGAGCCGGGGAGCTCTACGATCGAACTAGACTGCGTATGCGAGATGGAGCCACCGAGGCTATACAAAGGGAGTTAGCTGAGCTAGACCAACTCATCCCGATGCAGACGGAGTTTCTAGAGGTACTGGAGGTTCCACAACTGAGCCCAGCTAATCCTCCAACAACAGCTCAGTTAGAAGAACTTCAACTTATCGCGCAAGATTTAACTAAAGCTGAGGCTACAAGGGTAGCTATTTTGGAGATACTTGAGCGTATCATTTATGTAGCTACCCGTCTAAATATCCCGGTCAGCTTTGCTAGATATCGAGATCTCATGACTCGTTTGGAGGAAGTCTATGGACAGATAAGGAACGGTGTAAAACAGAACATAGACATATACAATAGTAACCCTCAACTGAGGCAGAGAATTCTAGCTCTTGATCCCAACTTCGACTACACCATAACCCAGCTTGGGGAGCTCTAGACTAAAATATTTTGTTACATCTATATGATAGATGTAACTTGAGAAATGAGAGGTGAATATTAGATATATCATCTAACTTTGCCCATTCTATCTGGGAGGTATCGTTCAGTAGTCCTGCTGAACGAAGCCCCTGCTCACTTCACAGAGGTGAGCTTGGTAATCCGTAAGTAAGGGTGGATCTCATCTGGCGCTGAGCTTCAGCGTAGCCGTGACTATAGCCCTCATTGTACTCATGGCTAAGATCAGCTGGTTGATTATATGTTGCGGAGGCTCCGCTCGTCTTAGGGGATCCCAGTTGGCCAGGTGCCTCCGGGAAACGGGGCAGAGTGATGTTGGGTCCCGCTGGGCTGCCACTGACATGTCCAAGTCCAGGAGCATTGACATTAGGGGCTGCAGGGAACTTAGGCAGTGTGATGTTTGGACCATTCGGTGATCCAGAGATATGCCACATACCCGGCATATTTATGGTGGGAGGTTCAGGGAACTTGGGCAGATGAATACCATTGGGGAACAGGTCAAAACCTTGTGGATTTGCTTGTGTCATATGTTCAGTGTTACAAAGCTATGTTTCAAACAGCTCCTTTCATCTCCAGCTAAAAAGATCGGCAAAAAGAAGAGTTGGTTCTGGAAAAGTTGCGATCGATAAAATAGGATGGCTGATTTGCAACGCTTGATTGCAAGTTTAGAACGGGCTCTTGCCGCTCCTGATCAAGAGCAATATAATTATATCAAGGCAATTAAGGATCCAGAGCTCCTTATTATTGCGCTGAATGAGCTCCATAGGATGATAGGCAATGATTCTGTTAAGAACAATATTGCTATGCAAACATCATCTCTGATAAGGGATCAGAAGAAACGGGTTGGCAACAATGGAAAACCATCCATGCTCCATACAGTCATATTCGGACCGCCCGGCGTTGGTAAAACCAACATCGGCGTCAAATTAGCCAAGATCTGGTACTCATTGGGGCTGCTTGAGAAGAAGAAATCAAACGGCCGTGGTCTAGGCGGAGTGCCTGGTATCGCTAGGGAAGGCGGTACTGATTTAACGGTCGGCGGCATGAGTATGATGGATCTCTATTGGATTCTGTTGATTGTGGTTATCCTCTGGTACATTTTGGCAGGACCCGTTAAGGGAGCCTACAACTTTTTGGGCGCTAAGCTCTTCTTCGGCATCATCTTGATTCTGGTCATCGTAGGCATCGTTTACTGGATGTCTTTCCGCAGCTGGGAATCAGAAGGCCGTGGTGCTAGGAATGCAAAACCTGCCCCCTGTCCGCCCGGTAAAGTTTGCAAAGAGACTAAACCAGTTATTATCGATGATGATCTGATCAAGGTAGCTGGACGTACTGACCTGATCAGCGAGTTTCTGGGTGGTTCTGCCAAGAAGACTAAGGCCTTCTTAACCGAGCACCTTGGCAAAGTGGTTTTTATCGATGAGGCTCACAGCCTATTGACAGGGCCCTGGGATCCCTATGGCAAAGAAGCATTGACAGAGCTCAATCGCTTCATGAGTGAACGGGCAGGCGAGATCGTGGTAGTGATTGCTGGTTATAAGCATCTGCTTCAGCCTGGTATCTTCACGGCAGAGCCTGGCTTCCATCGTCGCTTTATCTGGCAATTCGAGTGTGAAGGCTATACTATTGAGGAACTTTTCCAGATCTTTGAGATCCAAGCGCGAGCTCAGGAATGGGAACTAGTTAGGCGCGATGAAATAATTGAGCTTTTCCAGCAGAACGACGATACCTTCCCATCTTATGGCGGTGACACAGAGAGACTTATTACCTATTGTAAGTTTCTGCATAACCAGGCCATGATTGATGGCGGTCTGACCAGAGAGGGGGAACTGACACCGGAGATTGTTGAGGCTGGGATTAATAAGCTGAGAGAGAACAACATTCACGACAGTGATGACCACCGTGGTGACAATCAGGATCGTGACCAGTTCGACATTCAAGATATCATCAATATGACCCGTAGGAGTAAGAAGGACAAACCAGCTCATAGGGTCCGCAAGGCCCCGAAGGCTCCTCCAAAAGCTCCCGAACAGAATGATGATCCTGAGAGTGAAGATTTAAGTCCGCCACTTGGGGGACCAATACCTCCATTCACGGGCGATAAGGGCTGTGATAATGCTTGCAACGGCGATGTTTGTAGCCCCCTTAATCTGAACGTCTTGCCCGGCCAGGAAGGAATCCATCATTCCCAAGTTGTGCCTCGCTACTGAGACACTCTATCGTGATAGAGTGTTTTTAACATTATCCCATAACTTCAGCCTTATCCTGACCAGGCTGAAGATTGATGATGGAAGCTAAGAGATAGTATCGATGTTGGTATTAATACCTGTGTCCTGGCGTAAGAACAGTTTCAAGTAATGAGTGGCTGTTGTGATAAAGATAGTGCTAGCCTGGCGAATACAGTACTTCTCTTTCGCAACCTCAGAGATGTATTTCTGGATCGGGTGTCCCAGACGCACATAGCTGTGCTCCTGAATATCCAGAGCAGGTAGTGTGAGAAGCACTTTCTTACCCATAGCACTGATAGGAACTGTTGTCTCCCAAAAAACACCGATCTGAGCCATAACCTTCAACTTCGGATCAACACCCTTCTGCGACGCTACATCGGTGATTGGATAGGCATGTCCAGGACCTTTCCACTTACGCATATACATACCGCAGTAGAATAGTTGTTCTAGGGCTTTCCCAACAAACTGTTGGTCAGGTAGTGTTCTAAAGATCCCCAGCAATATCTTATCGTTCTCGGACAACTCCACTCCATCAGTGAAAACCATGTTAATTGCCTCTATAAGACGCTCTACCATGGGGCTGCTGAAAGGACCCTGCATCAACAGTCGCAGTAGATATGTCATATTAGCCTTGTCGAAAGATCTGTGTTGATTATCAGGACGTCGGAAGGAGCAATAACCATCCTCATCTTTGGCAAAGGCAAGAATCAGATCCTCAAACTCATAGGTAACATAGTCTGACCAAGTACCATAAGCAATCATCGGGATTGTAGTGGTATTAACATCGTTCAAGCTAATAGTTGTACGGTTGCTGGAGTGGCGTCGTTCTGGATCGGTTGGGATGAAGAAGGAAGCAGTATCATAACCTTGACTGACATTCTGGATCAAATCAGGTCGGCTCTGGTACAGAGGAAAGAAGCCGGTTGTTGTGATTATCTCGACATCTGTCAACTGTTGTAGATAAGCCCGGCGCCAGACTTGATCTCTCATCAGAGCATGAGCAATCGGTACATACTTACAAGTTCTGATTAATAGATGCTTATATTGAGTGATATTGGCTAACAAATATTCTTTCGCCTTGACCGGGGGTATAGGTAAAGTTCCACATATAACCACAGAAGAATGACCAACAAACTGAGGATGCACAATACCAAGGGCGTTGAGTTGTTGGATGGGGTCAACTCGATTTAGCAATAGTATGATCGATTCCAACGGATGTGCTTCCTTACCCAAGATATCGGCCAATGGAGTACCAGTATAAAGAGTCATGATCAAATCATAACAGCCAGACTGGCGAAATGATCCATAGCGCTTAATCCGTTGATCCATATCAGGCGGAATCATAGCGAAGTCTCCCTTGAAGAACATCCGCTTAATCATGATGGGTGAGATAAGGCTCATATCCAACTGGCAGCCCTTAGCCCTAGCTATAGCTGTTAGCAACGCATGTGGAAGTTGATCCAATTCATCATTCATAGCGGTAGGAATCGGGCCAGCTTCGAGATATTTCATATATTTGACAAATGCTGGTATCTGCCTAGGATTGAGATCTGCAGGGATAACGATTCCCTGCAGGCGACTCCAGATAGTCTGCTCGATTTGAGGTAGTCTCTCAATATTCTCTGTCTGATAAATTCTCAACAGCCACTCTGGTTGTTGAAGATCGAGGTTCTTTAACATGAAAGCTTCCTGCCCTGCATATAGGAAGACATCTCTAATTCGGCCTAGCTCGGCAAATTGAATTCGCGTCAATCCCGCATAGATATCGGTAGTATTTAAGAGTCCCATAATGTGAGTCACCATCTCTAGTTGTGCCTCTGTCCAGATAGCTTCCTCGGGCTGAGGTTGAGCGGGGATGGCTCCATCCATCTCATCAAAATTCTCCTCTTCTGTATGTGGTGGTGGTAGAAACATCATTCCAAGGCCAGCCAGGAGGGGATGAATCGGGACTTCATCCAACTCTTCTTCCACACCCTCATCTAACTCCTCATCGGAGTGAGCCAGAGCGATGTGCTCAATTAGTGCTGCACCAGGGATGATAATTGGCTGTTGGTTATGTAATAGTGTTGCAGGGGCAGGAGTGGGGGTGAAGTTGAATGCTGGAGGCAGAGACCCAATCATACTAGGAGTATGTGGTGGGGGTGGTTGGAACGGTACCGGTTGAAATACGAGCTGTTGTTGAGGCTGGAAAAAGGTTTGTACTGGATTGAATTGCCCATGCATGGGAGATGTGACAGGAGGAAGGGGGAAATGAACAGGCGCTGAGGGACCGCGCCCTCTACCCGTCCCTATTCTACGGGGAGGAAATGTCGGCTGCCAACCACCACTGCCTTCCATTCGCTTTCTGCCGCTTTACAAAACTGAAAAAGATAACCTACACCAGAACAATTCTCTTTTATCTCCCCCTCGGTTGCTATGTTTACGCTGTGGATTTAGGCGATGGCACCTTTGCAATCACAGCCTTGATTGTTTATGAATGTTACCGGTCAGCATTAATAAATATTCATTTATTAATCGATTATCTCAGGACACCACCTTTAAATCGCTGAATTATGTAGAGATTGCTGGAAACTCACAGTGGCTGGAAGATCCATTTTAATAGGGTGACTCTAATTATAGCAACAACATACAGTTACCTATCACAACTGTGTGATAGATGTTGAGTGAATAAGGAAGATGTTCTAAATCACCATAATTTAGAATATCCGGCTTAAGATTGAAACTATTCAGATTATAGAACCTAAGCTGTTAACGTTATTGGCTATCGGGTCCATTACTTAGGGTTTACCTGTTGGGAAAAGAAATAATGATCAACAACATTCTTTTGACAGTTGAACAAACAAGTCGAACAAATCGCTATCATTATTCCCTCAATTCCAATGAGTGAGGGAATACCTCAACCGGCTAAATTAGATATATATCCCACGAGTCAGGGCCAGCCACCAATTACAGCAGCCAACTTAAATATTGAACCAGAACTGCGGGCACTGCCCCCTTGGCGTGGCATGGCTGGTCCAAGTTCAACTAGAATAAAGGCTGTTTCGAAAAGACGGGCTCTCATCGTCTTTGAAAAGAGATGGTATCACAGACTAGTTCCGCCTACCGAATACGAGCTACAAGAGGGCAAGAAGCGAGCTAGAGCTCTGCTAGAGGACCATGATCAGGGTGATATTTTTGGCAAGTTGGTTATCTCTTATATGGGTTCTGGCCAGAAGCAGGAGGATTCTAAGCATTCCGGTGCGGATGGATATACCGAGCTTATCAGCCAGACGAGGGTCTATGCACTCTTTGACTCGTATGTTGAGTTCTTCCATTATCAGCGCAAATTTGCCCCTGAACATAGGTGCTTCTTTGAAGTTATCTTTGGCGATATGCCTCAGAAACCTCACTTCGATATCGACATCCAACTTGACGAGATGATGAAAGAGAAAGTTATTCTATTAGATGAGGCTATCAAGCAATCGGATCAGCTGAAGGACGTTGTAATCACTGCAGCCTTAACCGAGCTGATTGAGAATTACAAGGTTAAGGCAGGTCTAGGTAACATCCTGCTCTATACCAGCCATGGCCCTTCTAAGCGCAGCTATCATGTTGTCATCGACAGCTTTGCTCATGAGAATAACAGGGAAGCCAAGGCTTTTTACGATGCTGTTGTCAAACGCATCCCTTTCAACAGCAACTATGTGGATCACCGCGTTTACAGCGGCAAGCAACAGTTTCGAGTCGTAGGCAGCCAGAAACAGAACTCTGGCCGCTCAAAAGTCTTCCACAAGCAGTTTACCTATGGTACAGGGCAGATCACACATATCTATCATCAAGTAGCATCCAGTACAGAGCATGAGACTCTGATCATTCTCTATGAATCTTTGGTTGGAATGACATCAATGTGTACACTGCTACCCAATAAAGTGACAGAGGCAATGAAAACATACAGAAACAACGGCAAGATAAATGTTCAGGCTGATCTTCTCCTTGATACAGCCCTCAAAGCTGTGGAGATGCTAGCTGCCAAGTTTGGTACAACCTCAGATGATCCCGAGTTTCCTTGTGAATACGCCAACGTTCAAGGCGGTATAATTATAATGAAGAGACGTTTCCCATCATGCTGTTGGATATGTAAGACTGTACATCACAGTAACAATCCCTACATGTATATTCTGTATGGTAACCTGTATTGGCACTGCCGTAGTGCTGCTCCATCACAGCGCTTTTATGTAGGACCTTTTGTGGATAATGCAAGTCCAGCTCTGGTTAACAAAGAGGGCGTCATCAAAGAAGAGGATGATGGTGAAGAATTCTGTTTCGGCAACTACAAGATGGAGGATTCTACTCATCCTGCTGCAAGCTTGTCGACCGACGCTCCAAATCCCCGTTTAGGGGATGAGGGGCTACGTAACGCTCCAGTTATGACTAGTAACTCTAGCCCCAGTTCTAGTGCCGGTTTCAAGAAACCTGTGATTGTTCAGCCCTCAACTCCAGCTCCAATACTACAATGCAGAGTTAATGCATTCAAGGAGGTTTCTGCACTGGCTATGATGGGAGCGTCGCTCAGCACAAGAGCTGAATATAGCCCCTGCCAGCCCCATATGGGCAGGCTCGGAGCGCCTCCCAAGAAGATCAAAGCCAAAATAGACATCAAAGAAGCTGCAGCCGTAGCCATGCCTAGGGGTATGGCAAACGTGGCTTGGAATGCTGATCGCCCAGTCCATCTCTAAAAACTTGAGTCTTAAAGCACAACTTATGTTCAATCATTACAGCAGTTCTCGTCGCTTGTCGCTCAAAAATTTTCACAGAACGGCTGTGAAAATGCTATTATAACTCCCTATGGGATCAAGCCAAATAAACCTCCACCTTACTTAGCAGCTAGTTCAAGCTTTCTGCTCACGATGGACTGAATAATCATGGAGAATATGACGAAGAGAATGGCGAAAACAATGAATGAGATGATACCCATCCCTGTACCAGCAGCATTGAGTCCAAACATAAGCCAAGAAATACCAAGACATACTATCAGACCATACAGGAATGCCACCCAATATGATGTATTCATCCTCTGATAGAAGAGCAGCCACAAGATACCCCAGAATATGAGAGCTAGTATAACAATACCCAGCACTACAGCTGAGCCGAGTCCAAAAGCGGCTATATCCTCAGCATCTGATGAAAAGATTCTATCCATAGCGGGCAATCCTGCTTCTTTCTAAACTAGAATTTTCGATTTATCACTTAGATAGTGGTAATTTATGGCTTAGCAAATAGAGATATAAGCTCAAAATAGAAGAATGCAGCGCTTCTCAACACAGAGACCTGGCATTAATTTTATTCCAGCACTACCCAGGATATCATCTGGTGTTTATTCGCCCCCTGCCGGATCTACTTCATATCTCGGCCCATATCCTACGCCTAGAAGCCTACTTGGCTCATATACTCAGACTCAAATAACTCAGCCCTTAATAAAGCCCCTATCAACGAGTGTGGTCTCATCTAATTCATCACCAGACTCAGCCTTAATTGAGACGTGGCTAGTGAGACAGAAAGAGATCGTGGAAGATCTCCTTAACTCGCCCTTCCCAATCATTGAGAATATACATCAAACAACTCAATTAATGAGACACTGTTGCCCGCTTATTCCCCACAATGATCCAGATGTTTGCTGTATACTAAATCCCAACAACCTCAGCTTTGCAGGGCTCTGTCAAGCACAGATCAGATTACTGGGTCCGCGCGGTAAGATTGGGGTTCCTTACCTTGTCACTCTGTCTGACGGAACTCAACTAGTAGCCAAGAGCTCTCGCATCAGTTCATTACATGGCACTTATCGCCGCGATCCGCCCAGCGCAATCTCTCGTCTGCAAGGTCGGGAACAGGAAGTTGTAGCTTGTCTCTCCAATATTCCCCTGGATAAGTTGAGATATTTAGGTACAGATGAATTCACCAACGAGACATTGATAGGTTATTTGATTAACTACGCTAGTGCACAGGCTGATGTTCCTGGTCTCTTCCTGATTCATTATTGGGCAACAGTCTGTGGAGATGTTAGGAAATATCCAGTCACTGGTATCAACATCACTGAGTATTGTGACCTGGGTAATTTGATTGAGTTTACAACCAATGAAGGTGGCAAGCCATATAGAGGACGCTATCGTCTTAATCAGGGACAAGAGCAATCTGTACTTGAGCTGGTTGGCTCTGAATTTGTCTTCGAGATCATCAAGCAGATAGTTGTTGCACTACACTTCCTACAGAAGACTCTTTACTTCGCAAGTGGGGATCTCAAAGCCGGCAATGTATTTGTCAAATCAGAGCCGATAAATGAGGTCTATCTTGGAATTCCACTGAGAGCGCCATTCCGCTGTAAGATCGCTGACTATGGGAAGAGTTCTTGTGTTATTAATCAGGATAAGGTGGCTCTTCGTTTCTACAACCAAAGTACCCTAGCTGATATTTACCTGGCTCTTCAACCATTCGCCCTCAATACGGGGAAGACAGTTGATGGAACCTATTACTATATCATCAGCCACTTTCTGATCTCAACCTTCTATGCTAGAAGCCGGCACATGGGAATACCATTCTACGCTTCTTTCGACACGTATCTAATTGTGATCTCTATGCTGCTCATAAGAGAGTATTACTACACATTCTTCTCAGTCGATTATCTGAGACAGTTATGGGATATCCTTTGGGTTGAGCCCCAAGACAGCAAGATTGTACAGGATAGGATCTATCAAGCTTTCAGCAAAGGTAGCGCCCTTAGTGTTTCTGATGCTGTCAATGTACTGCAGGATGTAAGGCTAAGATGTGATGTGACACAGGCTCTACTCCAGCACATACAAGCCATATATAATAGCCATTAGCTTGAGATGAGGAGATGTTCTCGCTCTAATTCTCGCCTTCCCAATTTTAACTCTTGAATTTAACATCTATCTTCTAGATGTTAACTTATTAAATTGGACTCTGATGGTTGAGGGAGTAGTTGCCAAAACAGACATCTGAGCGCTCTGTGATAATATAAGGCTGGGTTGTGTCTGGTTCTTTGTTTAGCACAACAGTCTGCTGGGCGATATCTAGTTCGACGAATGTTCCAATTACCCAGCTCCAAATTAGGGGAATAACTGGTTGAGCTGCATAAATGGAAACTGTCTGTCTGTCTCTGGTATAAACTTGGGCGATATCTCGCTGGATGTAGTTAATGAGAGACGGCAAATATCTGAGGTTACTATCAGCCAAATCTAGTAGATGAGATTCAACTCTCACTGGGCTGGGTTTGGGGCTAGTACCCTTGACCACAGATTTCTCTCTACTTTGTTGAAATGCCCGGAACAGAGCCCTGGTGAAGCAAGAGCCAGAGCGGAAGGAGTAGGATTTCTCACTCTCTGTGGCAGAAGTTAGCAGCAGCATCTTCTGCGTTAGATAACGTCGCTTTGTTTTCTGACCATTCCAGCGGAAACGCTTCTCACTCTGGTCGTTAATCTCTAGACCTCTCAGGGTATAGGGGAAACCCATATCGTCGGGATTACAACAATCCAGAACAGTGAAGATCTCAGCATCAGACTGGCATAGTTTGAGAATACTTTCCAGAAAGATGCCGACAGATAACTGGCTTCTATCAGGCATAATAAAAGCTCCCGGAGCTCCATGACCAGTGTAATAGATAAAAAGGCGCTTCTGTTGGGGAATCGATCGAGCAATTTCATTCAGGTTCTGCAACATTTCTTCCTTGTCATGGACTAGTCTATAGTCATTAGTTGAACTCATGAAGTTGACTATCTCAATATCGACCACACCAGAGGCAACTGCTCTAGCAAATCCGTTAGAACGGAGCAGGTCACTGCGGATATCGCTGATAATAATCGGTTGTAGCCCACTCCTTTGACAGTGCTTCCAGGCGTGGTATAAATCCAACTTGATGCCGGGAACAAAATCATCACCTTGACCTAGGCTATATTGAAAGCCAATTAATATAGCTGTCATCCAGACTCTCCAGGTGACCCAAGAAGCAATGTTGTAACACGCTATTTCCGATGCAACAGAAAAATACTAAAGATAAAGGATTCAAACAGCGAGATGGAATGAGTCAAACTATTCCTGTCGCGGACCCTCTTGGGGCAGTAATCACTGAACTGAAATGGCGATTCTTTCATCATAATTTATGGCCCATATTTGTCTTGCTGTTTGTGTTGATTATCATCAAAATAGCTATTCTATTTATCGGCCATCAGAGTCCCTGGTTCAAGAAAGTAACAACAGGTGTTGATATCTCTCCACTGGTAGCCACTATCTCATGGTTAGTTGTCTATTTCCTGGCTTTTATGGGACTTTTAATTGTTCTGCTACATCACCCATTCGCCGATACTGGCCGTCTACTTATGCTCTATGTCGTAGGTATTGCCATTAGTATATCCTGGGATGTGGCATTTCTCTTCTGGAGAGATATTAAACTAGCCGCTCTGCTCTACGCTGTCCTCTTTCTTTGGGAGATTTTCCTAATCTGGAGTCTCTTCCAATATGAGAAAGCGGCCGGCATACTACAAATACCAATCTTACTCAGGACTTGCTTCTACGCCTGGCAAACTTCTAAAATCCTAGCTAACAATGGTGATGAACACAGTATCCTACCTTAGGCTAGGTTAAAAATTACATAGGTGTAATTTTTTAATCAATAACAATGAACTGGATTGCATTCGAAGTTTGACTTGAGATCAATGGTGATACAGAACTTGCTGGGAACACCATCAAGCTGGCGTCTGTTGTGAGAGCTCGAAACTTAGTTTTCTCCTTCTTGATCAGCTTAGTCAAGACCCCATATCGATAGTAGGCTTGATGGAAGACAGCTTCCTTAGCCTTGAGGCCAATACGGGGAGCATGGTGAATCTGAACATCAGGGAAGCTGATCTCAACTGTTAGATCTTGTAGGTGAAGATATTGTGCGTTGAGGGCTGAAAGCAGCTGGCCGCCAGTCAGGGTCTGGATATTGGGAGCTCCGCACTTCTGAAGGATGTGATCAACACTCAAAGAGGGCCCAGAGATCATACGTTGTTCACCGAAGTCGTAGATAGAGCGAAACAGAATGCCACAGTAAGTTGGGATATAACTCAGTTCGTTGGTTGAGTTATATCCTTGCTTGTCCCGCAAAGATAAGGCTGGGGCTATTCCGGGTATCTGTTTCATTCCAAGTGTTAGGTCCATTCCTTTATAACTGCCGCCCCGATAGCCGCTACCATGTTTGTGGAAATAGAAGTAACCATACTCAAGCTGATCTGGGTTGCGATGGGCATAGATATCCTCGTGAGTTGAACTGAACAGGTAGAACTCTATCTCGCAAATGCGATGAGCTGCCCCATTAACCATGAGGAGGGTACGGTTGAGCAAGAGATTCGAAATCTCAGCAAAATCTGCATTACCAGTCACTGGCCGGTTAGCTCGCATAAATTGATTCATCAGCAACAAGTTTTAACGCCACCTCCTGACACAGAGCGTTGTTTCTAGCTAGAAACAACCGCCATCATCGCAGACAATTTATTTTTCCTGCTAATTGTGCTCATAATAAATGAGCTGCAGACAAAGAGGTAAAACCACACTCCATCAGACAATCCAAGCGAAGCCCGTGGGGATCTCTGGAACAGTGAGCGTCTACCACACCTTGGAGTATGGTCCGGGCGAGGCAATAGTTAGGCGCTTCGATCTCATTAATGAGATTGAGGTGGGTAATCTACGTCATAGGTGTAAGGGTAAGAAGCAGAGATATCTGACCGGTTTCATTCAACTGAGTGATGTTCATATCATCGATGCCGATAGTCCGGGCAGAGCTCAGTTCCTGCAGAAATTGTCACTACTGCCTCAGTACACTGATGAGCTGAGTGATATCTTTCGACCACAGGAGATTCTAACTAATCAAGTACTAGAGTCCATGGTACGTAAGGTCAATCAGATCGAAGTTGGCCCCGTCTTCGGCAAGAAACTTTCATTTGTTATTAACACTGGGGATAACGGTGATGCTCAACAGCTGGATGAGCTACGCAACTATATCAACCTGTTGGATGGTGATGAAGTTGTGCCAAATCCAACAGGCAAGTATGTAGGGGTGCAAGATCGAGATACTACTCAAGCCAACTTTGAGCTGTTCTGGCATCCTGGCCATAACCTGCCGCCTGACAAATACAAAGTACAGAACGGATTTCCCTCTTATCCTAATTTACTGCACAGTGCAGTGCAGCCATTCCGAGCTACAGGGTTAAATCGACCCTGGTACGCAGTCTTCGGTAATCATGATTGCACATTGCTTGGTAATTATGCTCTGATCCACCCAGACATCTACCGCTACTTCAATCAACTGTCTCAAGGTGATCAGATGATCACGGATATGACACCGTCCGATCTCAACTTATTCGTTGATGGGTTGAGACTGCGCAAAGTACCCCCTATCGACATGGCAGTGCAACATTCAACTAGACGCACAGTGCCAGCCAGTCCAGAACGACATCACTACACATTGGCTGAGTTCATTGCGGCTCATCTAGAACAGTCTAATGGCCCTGGTCCGGGTGGTCATGGTTTCACCGATGAGAATCTCAAGAAAGAAATAGCTTATTATAGCTTTCATGTTAGTAGTAGAATTCTAGGCATTACCCTTGACACTTGTAATCCAACTGGTGTGGCTGACATAGCACATGCCGATCTAGGGTCGGAAGGCTCTATTGGCCATAACCAGTTGACCTGGTTGGAGCAAGAGCTGATCTCCGTGCACAGCACCTACTTGGATCGTAATGGACAGCCAATTAAGACAGAGAATCGCGATAAGCTTGTCATCTTGTTCAGCCATCATCCCTCCTGGCGCTTGTTGAACAATGCTTCTATTCCAGAAATTCCGCCCTGGCGTCAAGATGACCCTCGTATTCTGGGAGTGGAGTTTTTACAGTTCCTATATCGTTTCCCGAACGTCTTTCTCTGGGTTAATGGGCATACTCACACTATCAACATTATGCCTCATAAGAACCCTCATCTCCCCAGACTCGGCATGTGGGAAGTAAATAGCCCTTCCCACATTGATTGGCCTCAATATGCTCGAACTTTTGAGATAGTGGCTAACCCAGACAAAACTCTGTCTATCTTCTGTGTTATGCTGGATCATGATGGCCCGCCCAATCCACAGGAGGCTGAGGACGAGGTGGGCCGTATGGCCTCTATCTCAAGAGAGCTGGCTTATAATAATCCGGCTATCCCGCCGGTGGGACGCAGTGGCACCAGAGCTGACCGCAATGTTGAACTACTACTGCTTGATCCTCGCAAGTTGTAATTCAGATCCTATGATATAAAAATTATGGAAAAGAGAGCTATGGAACGCAAGGAACATAGACGCAGTCGTAAAGTGAAACAACCCAATCAGAAGCATAAGGAGCCCAAGGAGAAGCCGCACAAACACCGTCATCGCAAATCAGCGCATCACCACAAGAAACAGCAGAGCCCACGTGTCAGAAATGTTACGTTTCGCGGCCGTTTCGACCATCATGGTGATCGAGTCCAGACCGGAAAAGATCAAGTTAACGGAGATCGCATCACAGAGGGTAATCTCCTCGTGACCGGCGAAACATATCTCTACTCCAAAATATTCATGGGAGGCTTACCTAACTTCTCATCTCATGAGGAGGCGGCAGAACAACTGCTTCCCTACTGTGCCTACATTATTAAGGACCAACGGCCACTCATCATCTATTTGGTGCCGCCTCCTCAGTAGAGGGAGTTAGTAGGGGGCGTTAGTAATACTATTTGCTTCATGTAAAGCAAATATAACTTCAACCTACAATGAGTCGCTTGATTCTGCGTCTTCATGGCTGAATTCACATGAGTCATTCTGTTGATCCTCCAACCTCGCTTCTACGAAGCTTGCAGGGGCGCTGTCCAATACTTGTGTTGGACGATCCTCCTGTCTTAGGGATCTAGTCATGGCAATCACTTCCTCATCAGAAACATCTTTTGAACCCTCTCCTGAAATTTCCTTTGAAACCTCACCCGAATCACGATTAATTACACGCTCAATATCACGTAGATAGTGATTCCAGAAACTCATGTCAACTTCCTCAGGACTCAGATTTATGACAACCTCACCCTGACCATCTTCATCCATGACTCTAACTATGTGGTTACCAACCGCTCTGCCTTCATTAAACTGGCCAGACATCCTCTCCCTACCATTCTGGTAGGCGAAACACATCGCATGTAACTTCGAGTTCTTAGTCTGTAGGTCCCATAGCAGCTGTCTACCTTCATTCTCCCAAACGCGAAAGAACCCAAGACTCACCCCTTTGCTATATTGTGCTACAACAGCATCGCCCTTATAGATAGTGATTGTAGAATGAGGGCTCTTCTGATCAGCTTCTGGTTTATGGAATTTCTCCTCAATGCTAACAGGACCCTTGTAGGTGGTCTTCTGAACTAGAAAATCATCTCTGTGGTGTGTTTCCTCACTGACTTGATCATCTACAAAAGTCCTCCCTATGAGGAGATCTCCTTCAGCCATTATCTCTTGTAACAGGTGATTTTCCTCATCGAAAATCTGTTTACTGATTAAGTGACCGTCACTAAGTAGTAAGAGCTCCTGAAGGACACCACTAGGGAAGAAGTGCCTAACCTCACGGATTCCATCCACCTCAGACAACTGGTATGACGGGGTGGATGGTGTATGAATAGGTGACTGATCAGATATCTGTTTGAGTTTCTCCGGAGAGTTAGAGGCAACGGCCGTCAAATCAGATGAATCAGTGCCATCGTTAATATCGATGATGTTGAGTGTTGTAGAATCTATGAAAGCTGTTGTGGGTACCGGGGCCATATCACCTATTGAGTAACTTGCAAAAGATCGTTGTGGAATCTCCCAACCAGGTCGCACTAGCGAGCCGGCCGAACTAGCCAGCATGGTGACTCTATCTGGTTGAGTGATATCGGCCAGCCGGAAGAAAGGACTGACCATTGTGACAACGGGATGGTGTCTCTTCTCATCTACCGGATTAAGTAAGTCAGGGCTGGGTCGAACAACAATTAAAGCGGGTTCAGATAGAAGCGAGGTTGGAGGCTCAACGAAAGTATTTTCTTGAACACAGATAGATGTCACAACCACGTTGGGCCAGTCCTGCTCATCTTCTTCTACGCCCTCTTCTACATCCTGGATAATGACAGATTCAAAAGCCCCGAGCTCCTCGGGCTCTTCGTCGGAAATTTCCTTTGAAATTTCACCACCGGAAATATCCCCAGTGATAATGGGATGATCTTGTAAAGATGTTTCATCAGTGCTTATATGGGTGTATGGCGATTCCATCTTCAGGATTTAAATCGCTGAACCACTCAGCACAGAGATTTACTATGTTAAAAGGAGTGTCTAAAGCATCGAACCTGATCAGGTTCGAATAATAACAGGTAAGTTTTTTTACTGGTTGGTCTGATTAAGCAGCGTCTCCCAGGGGGCCATACCTAGCAATACACAAGCTAGAACCATTCCATGACCAAAAGGCACATCCTCTCTAAGTAGTTCTCGCAACATGCCTTCTTCTGTGATAACTCCAATGTTGCGAGAGTCATAGTCAAGGATCAGCATATTTGTGCCAGAACCCACCTTAATACTTATGTCGTTGAAGATAGAAGTGGTCTGCACTAAACGCGCATAGAGGGGACAATATATCCTAAGTCTTGACTCTATATAGTCCATGATCTGGCCGTAATAGGAAGAAATGGGTACACCACTAGTCTTGGGTAAAGCTCTGCGCTCCCCTTTGCGTTTAGCGAACATAGCTGCGCGTCGTTCGAAGAAGCTCCGTTGTAGCACTCCATTAACAATGTCGAGCTGGAAGATCTTGCTACCCTGCCAGTAATTCTCAATGTTCCAAACAAGTGCAACCTGGACCCATTGACCATTAACCTCTCGTGCCGCGAAGCCTGGATGAATGCCGTTTGGATAATAGTCATTTGGAGCTAGTGGCTCCACAACCTCAAATGGTCCAATCAGCATGGGTGAAAGATCCCTGGTACGGCCTGGTGCTGAGCTAGTCACATTGATGCGTGCGAATCCCGGAATATCAGGCCATTTACCCTTGCGCATAGGCAGCTTAGCCGTTCTGATATCTCCTCGACCATAAGGCCGAGCAACAGGAGGATAGATAGGCATAGTGGCTTCCGGCTCAGGCTGTCTGACAGGGGCAGGAGGAGCCCTCATTGGTGGCGGAGGCTGTATCAATTTCGCCTCCATAACCTGCCCGAATGGGACAGTACCACCAGCACCGGTGGGTATTGCTGTCGGCATCGCTGTCACCGCCCTAGCAAAGAAGTTCTGTTGGCAGGCTTGATGGAAGCGAGCACAATATTGATGGTTATCGCCTGGTTTCTTAGAAACTGGAAGGTGACATCTACTTCCATCTTTCTTGGTGCATTCACAGCGACCATCGCCTGGAGCTCCCTCCATTTCACCTTATATGACTCTTTCCCACTTGCCTAATTTCCAGGATTTATTGTTACTTTGTCCGATGAAAAATCAACCTTAGAATCCACTTCGGTTGTGGGCCGCTCTGTGATGGGCTGTTTTTGAAAATATTCACACCATTGTTTAACACAGTTTCACATCACAACTCGATTTTCGCCTTAATTAAAGGGAGTTGACAAAACAGCAAAACAAATGGATAAAAGACGTGCCGTAATTACATACCAGCTAGATATCGATCCGGATGCTGATCATCCAAGCACTCCAGCTCAGAAACGCTCTTTCTCTCGCTTCTCCTCGGCTGTTATACTGGCTATTTGCACTGTTGCAATTATTGCCGCTTCTTGGGGTATAGCTGATATAGCCTACCGTAATGATGAGCCCTGCAGACTGCTGGTTATTAATGATGTTAAAATGGAGCCAGGTGAGATCTTGTTCAACATAACATTAGAGCTACTTACAGCTAACCTGACAACTGAGGTCTCCTGCTTTCACAGTGAAGCAGCTTGTTATGATATATTCGTACCTGGTGCCAATCTGACTTGTTACAAAACTCTCTTTAGCAATAGTTTCCTAGTTCAGAGCGAGCCTCCCATTCCATTAGGCTACATCATTATGATTTATATTGTCATCATGGTTATTATTGTGATGCCTGCGCTTTTCTGTTGTACTTTACAGTTCTACGTGCTCTGCTGCTCCCAAGATGGTTCAGTGAGATGCTGTCACAAACGGAAGCATGATTATACTGCCGTGCCAACTGGCTAAGCTATAGCGCTGATCTACTCGATGTACTGATTGGGTATGAAAAAACCAAGATTTCCTTAGAGAGTTACAGCACCTGGAAAAAGATGTCTTATAGAATTTGTGGCTGCTTACCGACACCGATCTTCGCTACCTTAATTCTGTTATTCAGTCTGGCGCTGCTGGGTGTGGGAATCTGGACCACAGTGGTTATATCACAAGAGCAGACCTTCTCTTGTACCGTTGTTAATGTGGGAAATATTCATACAGACAGTGATGGAATGTATATGGCCAAAGTGACGGTCAGCTTTAAGAATAGAACTGCTGTCGATCACAATGCTGTATGTCCTCATAACTCCCTTGATGGTTGTTGGGACGGATTTGCAGTTGGTTCTGTCATCAGCTGTCGGGAAAGCGCCTTTGACTCTCATCATGTTCGCGTCAACACCGAAGGCAACAAATTAGACGGCATTGTTATAGGTATGCTGGCTCTGATTGCTATTTTCATGTTGCTACCTGGCTGCATGTGTAGTATCCTGCATGTATGTTATCTCTGTGCTGATCGCCGTGCCAAGAAGAGTGGCAAGATTGGGGAACAATATAAGGCGTATATTAAGTATCTGCTCTGTATCTGTTACAAAAGAGATCAAGCCCGTTACATTCGTTATGAGGGTGATGGTGAATAACCGATATCTGACTAATTTTCAGATGTCGTTGTGTGGTGTTGTTTTTATTTCACAGTGCCATTAATGGTGCTTCTTGTGGTCGTGGTGTCTTCTTCCATGACGGCCATGATGTCTACGCCTATGGTGACGGCGATGCTCGTTGTGACCACATCCGTCAAAATGACCGTCATTGTCATATTCATCATGGCCATTACGGCCCTGCTCGTGTATGCCAGTGGCCAAGTAGCCAAAGAACTTCTGAATGTTCTCAGAGTTGAGATCAGCATAGCGAATAGCCTCCTTGTAACGTTTGCCAGCGTAGGCTGAGGCAGCTCCGGCTGAGGAATCGAGATGGTTGCGCCAATGACGCATCAAGACTTCACGGTCGAGATGGGGATTAACGCTGGCCCAGAGATCCACGATTTTACCGCCATTGATAAGGGAGAGTTCGTATTCAGCTGCAGTGCTCTGTCCTGCCACCGTTTTGTCGACAATAGTCTTCTCGAGCAGGATGTGCTCGCGCAACAGTTGAGCGTAGCGATTTCCGAGACTCTTACCATAGAGTCTGGCGAAATTGTCTCCCAGTTGATCTTGATTCTTGAGCAAGCGCCCCTGAGTGGCAGCGACACTGTCCAAATGGCGGATCTCATCCGTAGTGAATTGGTATTCCCAGGCAGCATGATCTCTCCACAGCTGATGCATCTCGTCAAGCGCACGCTCTACCTCCAGCCCCTGCAACTGGAGGTGAGGATTCAGGTGAGGATGGGGTCTATCTACACCCTCACCTGAATCCTCACTTGCATCATGGTGTACATAACCAATGTCATACTCAGCAATATGCTGCTGTAAGTCGGTCAGAACTTGATGAGCTGTTTGATCGCCATCTGCCTGCAGATCATGCAGATATTGTTGGAAGTTCTGCAATGCTTCTTGTCCCTGTGAGCCGCTCAAGTACTTATGTAACTTGTGGGGAGATTGTGATGACGAACTGTGCAAATGATGCTGTATTTTCTGCAGGGCCTGAGCCTGAGCCGCCTGTAATTTGTCACTTTGTTGGTATTGCACCAACAACTGCTGAGCTTGGTTGCTTTGCAGGTATTGATGCAGTCCCTGCAGAGCAGCTGAGTCAGCCTTGGTTAGAGGCACCTTTTGTCCGGAGAGCAGCTGTCCCAGTATTCCATTCAACTGTTGACCTCCTTGTTGGCCAGCCTGGGGAATAGCCTGAATATACTGGTTGAGTTCGGGATGGCTTTGTAGATATTGTTGCGCAGATTGCAGCAATTGCTGTCCTTCCTGTCCTTGAAAAGCCTGAAGTCCCTGCAGCTGTTGTGAGAGATTTCCCAAACCCTGCGCACCACCTTGTCCCTGTAGATATTGGAGTACCTGTTCCATTTTGCCTTATCAGGCAAAATAATTTCCTGTTTTTAAATTCTCAAGCTCCCAGAGCGTTGCTCAACAGGAGTGAGCCTGGAGCGATATGTTTTATTCTGGCTCTAGCTCAGGTTCTTCAGGCAGTTCAGGCAGCTCCTCTAATTCCTCTAATTCCTCATCTAACTCCTCCTCTTCAGCACTTGGCAACACCTCCCGCTGTCCACGTGGATCGAAGCGATATTGACGATCCTGAATGCCTATCTCCTTTATCCGGCCTTCCAAGCGTCTCGTCATTAAAATTACGTCATATTCGGGTTCACTTAGATCTTTACGCACGTGATCCCAGGAACAGTAACATCCGACCCACCCACCGTTAGATAGGGGCTTGCGGACAGCATAGCAGCGCTTTAGGATCTGTTGATGACAGAAATCGCAAGCCCCAGTAAACCAGTTAACGTTGGAGAAGTTGTAATTCAAGTCCAGCTCCTCATCGATGACACCAAAATCCTGATCATAATTCTCATATTCCAAACAAGTCAACATACGACAGCCCCCGTACTTAGCACAGGGATGATCCATAGTCATGTCTATATTGTAGGTGGCATTAACTGGGCCAAGCAAGCGAAATAACAGCTCATCTGTTGCAAAGTAGTCCAGACGCTGATTAGTCACAAAGATGGGACGTAACATAGCCAATCTCTCTGTATTGGTGGCGATTGAGTATTCTTGACCGATGATCTGGCGTGCATGCTCCCATTCCTCATTATCCTCCGGATCGATATAGATGCCTTCTCCCTGGAAGCCCGCTGTTAGCATCTCAACAGCTTTCTCTGTACTTGGCATATGGAAGGTGGGGTCTGGTAGGATTGGTTGTGTGATATCCTCATCGAAGGGTAGGGGGCTAGAGCCGGGTTCCACAGTTATTATTTCCTGAGGTTCAAATCCACTGATTGCAGGGCCAAATAGGTTAGAAATGAAAGCACGCTCCAAGCTCCCTTCTAGGGAGCCAGGGGCTATGCTTGGCTCGCCCGCCAAGCGACGCTCCAAGCTTTCTACAGTTGGGGTGAGCACATCAGAAGCCTCTATATCGACGGCAGGTTTAGCGCTCCTCAGACCAAAATCCTTGACGTAATCTGGGGCTGGTATAAAAGGCGTAGTTTCTTGTAACTTCTGAATCAAAAACTTCACCATAACTTGGTTGCCGATCTCCTCCTCGTCCAACTGGGTTTGGATAATATCATAATAGAACTTCCAGAAGGTGTAGTCTTGCTCGCCGAAGATTCTAATCAGACGATGAGCCGCTGAGAAGACTTCGGGGCTACTATCGTAATTGATCAGATCTAATATGTAATTGCCAATATGTTGGCCTGGATAAACCTGACGCAGAAAAGCAAGTGTATTATCATTAACCTGTATGTTCATGTGAATGAGGGTCAAGATAGAGATAGTCAAAAACTCTTGTCGAATTCTGATCCAATGTTCGACTATAATCCCGGCCACTTCGATCCGATTAAGTGAAGCTGCATTATTCAAAAACAAAGCAAGAACAGTATCGGAGTTGGCCGTGGACATTTGCTTCAATGGCAACAATCGAAGTTGTGCCGGTAGCACATCGATATCATCGTTCTCAATTGAGATGAGAATGCTTTTAATCAGTTCAGTGAGTGACTTAGCAGCCATTTTATGGTCCACTTTATAGTTGGTTATTTCTGCTCATTTCGCAGTGGACTCGAGCATTTTCAAGTTATAAACTTGAAAATTAAGGCATACACAGGCGGAGCATTACTTGATATGATTGTCAAGCATAGCCCCTGGTTCTCATTTAGGGAACCTGAAGAATCACATCTACTAGTGTTGGAGCCTAATGGCTAAGTTGTCCGCTCCAAGCACACTTCTGTGAAGTGTGTAAGGGGCTATGTTCAATTCTTTTGGATGACGCTTCAGCGCAGTTGGTTTATGTGTACCTGTTAGGTGACGCGCCAGCTCCAAGCTGTATAGATCTAAGGCACAGGCTTAGTGGATCGGTTTAAATCCATGGAGAATAGGGATACCCTGTATGGTCCTCAAACCCACGTCGTAGAATTTTGCATACTCCGCTGCCACGACATCTCCACCAGTAAAGGGGTTCATATGGCTGGAGGGTTTAAGATTCCAAGTCTTGGCTTCGGCTCTTGGACTTGTCTTTGCTGAATGTTTTGAACTGATCTCGGATGTGAGTTTGAGGTTGCGACCCTCACCACCTGCAACACCTGTCGGGGCAGGTGGTCCACCCTGTGTATTCTGGTTATAGGCATCGGGGTCCAGTGTTGATGGGAAGTTTGTTTCCTGCAAACCACCCTCGATATCCTTCTCAATTGTACCACCAAGTATAGTATCCGTTGTAAATGTATATGACACAAAGATGATACTCGCAGTTAGTGCAACAATCAGAGCATGAAAAGTGGAATCTTTGTTCAATCCCAGCGTGATGTAGGCGAAGTTCTCGATGACGCGCTGCCAAAGAGCTACTAACAACCAGCCGATCACTATGGCAAATAGTATCTCTAGGAAGGTTAGGCTATTGGCTGTTTTTGTGCCAAATTGCCCGGTATCAGATGAGATGGCGGCGCCCATCCTTTCAGGGCATATTGTAAACTTTTTTTCTTCCTAATTATTTCACCCAGCCCGGTCCTGTCCCTAATTCTATTGGCCCTGGGCTGAGATAGCGCGGAACAACTCGTTAGCTAAAGTTGTTGTGTCCGTCACGATCAGATAGTTGCCTGTTCGGGCGAAGCTAGTCAGTGCATGAGAGTTAGTTAGAGGAGTGAAATCAAATAATTCCCCATTATATCCGAGCAACTTAAGAATTGCTGTCATTTGTTCCTTACTCAATTTCTTTATGGTCTGAGGTGAGACACCATGATCAGCCGCTCTCGTCAGAAATAGATTGACAGCTTTCTCACTATTGAGAGCCGAGATTTTGTCTTTTTCAACGAGTTGATTCAAGCTCTGAGTCACTGTCACTGGATTCTTGATATCGAGACCTAAACTCTGAATGATCTTCATCTGATAGCGGACCTCTTCTCTGAAGGATTCTGGCAGCTTGGCCTGATTGTTGGGATTAACTCCAGTCTCAACTATGCCAGGAAACATATCTGAGCTGAAACACCAAACAGCATCTTGTTCATCACGATAGTAGGCCAGGTTAAGACTATTATATTCAGAGGGTGGATGGGATAACAATGTTGCATTACGACAAACAAAACTGGGCGTGCCAGAAATAAACTCTTGCACAGTACCCAGTTTAGCGCTCATGCGAAGTTGCTGACGCTTGCTCGCTGCTTCCGCCAAAACGGCTGGATCACTTTGAGCTAACTGTTCAAGCTGATTACAAACTGATCCCTCAATGTCAAGAGATAGAGCCACTTGCCTCAACTCATTCGGTATGTCTTTGGGTTGAGCTGAACAAGCCTTGCGCCAATATGGCTGCTGATAAGTAGTTATAACTGTATTAATGAGATCTGCACCAATCGGGCTAATAATAGCCAGCTGATCTGTGTCGAGTTGAGTTCCACGCTTGATGGCATCCACCAGCATATTGACCAGCTCCTGACGAGCGATGAAGTGTTGTTGCTCATGATATTGGCGAATCAGGATTAGTAGCCTGTTAATCAGTAGGTAGGAAGGTGTGATACCTTTATCCAGGAGAATAGTGAAACCTTTCTCAAACAGTAGGTTGACTGTCTGAACCATTGCCTTGCTGTCCATGAGGATCTTCTCCTGAGACTTAGATGATGTAGTTGATGCTATCGTCTCCAAAACCTTTCCGCTACGAGCCCTAATAGTGGGTAGGGAGTCTTGATCACTCAGCGGTTTGACCTCTGCCCGAGTAATCTCATCTCTGGAGATCACTATTTCAGGAGTTAGTAGCTCAGGCTGATCCAATAAAATGGCCAATGTTCGCAGATCTTGTGATTTAACAGATTCTCTCAGGTTGCTCTGTGTTAGGGATTCAAACGCGTTGGTATAACCTTGCTCCACAAGCCAATCCTTAACACTGAGCTCTCCAACGGCATGTCTCGACGGCTTGACTTCTATCTCAACATCTTCCCGCAAGCCATCTAAATCGATGGTTTGGCTAATTTCCCCTTCTACTAGTGGATCAGATCTAATTCGCCCAGCCCCTCTATCATAGACCGGCAGAACTGGTCGAGCACCCTTAGCTAGAAGTAGTAGTGCAATTGTGTTCAGCACTAAGCGATCTGCCTTCTCATGCAATAGGTAGTAGGTATATGCCAAAATATGGATTGTGCCCAGTTTTGGAGCATTAACATACATGTTCGGATTGCCTCCGTAGCGCAGTGAGAGCGCTACGGTATAAAGACTGTTGACATCTCGACTGTGAGATATAGCTTGTAACAGCGAGGCGTCTGGCGTGATCAATCCGCGCTTGAGCGCTTGTTCCAACAGCAGCATAACAAGGCCCAAGTTCTGAGACGCTTCTTGAAAGAAACTACTTATCTCGTATGAAGTGAGGGTAGTCTGATTGCTCTTGTTAATCAAGCGTCGCTCAAGATTGGCTATACTCATCTAGGTTCGTGTAGGTTTGTGTAATCTCTTTGCTTGAACAACCAATACTTTTAGTCGATACTTTTAATTAAAAGTATCTTGGCCCTTGTGGGAGGGCGTGTAGAGAGATATCATTAATGTATTGTTAGGCTAACGTCGTGGCCCGGCTCGAATCATGGCCCAAGCGATCAGCAGCACCAGTAGCACGATCAAAGTGAACCAGACAATTCCGGCCGGTGAATTAGTCACCATTGGTCCATTATTGACGACCGGGCGGCACTGACTTGTTCTCAGATAATCAGCATTTGATGTAGCCAGGCTAATGTCGAATTCGACCAGATTGGGGAAAATGCTAAGCGCTTTGATTGCACCGTTAGCGATCTGATCCCTCAGCGCCGAACTTAATGGTTTATCTACTTTGAATGTTTGACCATTCCTCATGGGCCTTCTGCCGAGAACTACTTCACGACCATTGACTGTGAAGAGTAGAGCTTGAATACCGTTGGGTGATTGAGTCCAGACTAAACGAGGCCCACTAATTGTCTCCTCAGCGATATTGACATTAGAATATTTCTGACATTCATCCATCCACTTACACAGATAATAGATGTCAAAATCCACATTCTGTTGAATTGGCTTGAGCACATTGCGGGCTATAACATCAGGACTTGCCACAGAGATTGAGGAATCCTTAATCACCACAACCGGCAGTTCTGGATGCCTAGTTGCTGCTGTCATCAGAGCTTCTGTAACACAGTGCAGCTCGATTAGGTTCTGAGTTGACATTGTGGATGTTGGTTTGGAAGCGCCACTGGGTGGAAGTACTTCCAGAACTTCTATGATGAAAGCTGGATTGGAGAAAAGAGCTTTCAGATTATCAACATGAGCCTCATTAGAGCGGGCATCACAACGCAGAATGATGACGTAGACTTGCGTGTTTGCATCTGTTTGTTTAGTGGCCATCTTAGTGGAATGCTTATCCAGATTCCCGTTTAAGGAACCAGGGACTATGCCTAACGTATCCGTTGGGCGACGCTCCAGTCTCACGCCTTCGGAGTTTGCAGGGGCTATGCCTGGCATGTTTGCCAGGTGACGCCCCACAGGGGCCGGATCTTTTGCAGGCCCTTCCATATCTTTTACTTATAACACCTTTTCTCTGCCCTTATTTCGCACAGAAATAATTTTTTCACTCAACATTAATTCTATACATGCTTAAGGCTGACTGGGATCCCAACGTGTGGAGACAGTACCACGTGTTACAAATGAATTGGTAGATGTTCGTGGAATGCAATCTCCACTGGTGTTGACACTGATATCCACCCCACTCATATTGCGGAACATGTAGTCTGAGGCATTAAGTGCTTGACTCTTAACAGTATAATCAATGTTGTCTGCGCCATGGAAGATGCAATACTCTGGATTCTCGATCACGACAGTTTGATTATCTCCAGGCACGCATGCCCGTTTAGGTACCCTCTTATAGAGAAGCTGGTCATCCTTGATGAATAGGATATCTTCAAGTTTTGCCCCATTGGCTATTGCCTCCCCTGGATTGGCGTAGTAATCTTCAGCGAAACAGGGCGGCTGGGTTCCAGCGCAATAACTGAAGATAAAAGTTCGTGTCACATAGAAGATCCAGACAAATAGGATCACTATTAACATACCAAGAATTAGACCAATCAAGCCGATCGGCCAGGACCAGAGCCAAGGCTGGGGACAACCTACATTGTTAACTGAAGGACATGCAGCACCGATTGAAGGAGCTGTAGCAGAATCCATCCGAACGGATAAGAAGAAAGTCCGCTTTTCTTACAAGAGGGCTTTTTGCAACTATTTACAACTATTTACAAGCTCCCAGCACAGGCTACTGTCCTGTGCTGATGGTTCTGATATTTTGGTCCTGGCTTGGCCGAGCGAAGAGATTAGACACAGTGTCCGAACGATTATCTGCCACTTCAAACGGGCCGCCGATCCGCGTCCGACCGAGTTTGGCCAAGCGATCAGCGGCTTCATTGTTAAGGTCACCGCGATGGGCAAAGACGTGTTGAAATGCGACATCACGAGTTTGAATAAGTTGATAGCAAGGCTCAATAATATTACGATTAGCAACTTCTTTCCAATTATCCTTAATCCAGCGCGGAGTCCAATCCCGCAAGCAACCGATCGCATATTTCGAGTCGGTATAGATGGTCAAGGGCCCAGGGAAATTATGCACAGCAAAGTAGATGGCATAGAGCTCTGCCATCTGATTTGTGCATCTCTCCGATGGGACGCGGCCACAAAAGTTGCGCTTGGTGGTATCCGGAAACATTACGACAGCTCCATAGCCGCCAATATTGTCCTTTGAAGAACCATCTGTGTAGATGACAATCCGATTTGTTGGGATCTGAACTGGGCTGGATGTAGTGACTGATTGAGTCTTTCCTGGATTGAGAAATCTCTCCGCCTCCTCACGGGAAGCAAACATGCGATAGATTGCATTTGGGTAATTGTTGACAGCTTGGCTAGCCTCTTCCCAGCTAGTAAAAACTCCGGTGCGGTGACCGCGCGCGACTGCATAATACATGGGCATTTTATTCAAAGTAACGACAACTATGCTCAATCAGCTCTATTCTGAGGTTGAAAAGTTCTCCCCTTTCTTTCGAGAGAAAATGAGAAAGGGGATGATGTTATTTCTCATTTTTGAATTTATCTGAATATTTGGACGGATATGATTGAAGCACAATTAATAGTTGCTGAAGTGTTTTTAAGTCTCGGACCCAGTAATCTGAGAGTCAGATTTTTAATACATTTGGTTAATGAGTTTCGGCCCTATTGTGACTATTTCAGTTTGAAGATGCTGAATCACCCGTACCCTTGCACACAGTGATCTCGCCCTCTGGAATGCTCATGTTTGGCTCCTCAGACTTCTGAGTTGGTGTAGTTGATGTAGTTGGGGGCGTAGTTGTGGAAGCGCTGAAGTACTTGGTCATGAAGGCGTTCTTGCCTGTGATGATGGCCTTAATTTCATTGTTCTTCTGCAAATCTTCGGATAGGATCTTGTAGAGATGAGGGAAAGTGCTGGCTGCATTAGCGGCTACCATCTTGTTGGCGCGCTGCTCGGCAGTTAGCAGCAGGAAGTTCTCAGGATGTTTGATAACCAAGCTCAACAGAGTTTGCTCACTCAAGACTTGTCCAGCATTGATCACAATGCGAACAATGGTTGGGTGATAACGTATGCTCTCAGGCAGCTCAGCCAACTGGGCAGGCCAGCGAGTGATGGCAGCCTTAGCTACCTCCAGATCAGCCTTGAGGCTGTCCTCCAGGCTCTTGTAGAAATTGATGTTGAGTTCAGGGAAGCCCACGGCATCCCTGAACATATCAAGGGCCAGTGTCTTGCGTTGTGTTCCCTTAACATGTGAGGCGAAGACAGTGGCATCCGCCTTGATGGCCTCCTTCAGGAAGGAGTTAATCAGCAACTGTGGGCTAAGCTCGCAAACATCACGCCAATTCTTGTGCTTTTGAAGGATATCAAGGGCGACCGACTCCTCCGCAATACTGGTCTTAGTCTGATATGCGTCTCCCGTAAACCACTGCATGTCGTTCTCTTTTGCTGGCCCGCAACTTTTCTTGCGTTTTTTATTTCTTTTCTGGCAGAAGATTGCTATGCTGTTTGGCCAGATATTGATAATTACCTCGAACTAAATTCATAACAGGCAGGGGCGGCGAATTCAAATGTTGACACAAAGTTGGATCACAATAAGCGCTGTGTCCTGATAGCTTCTGTCCCTCCCGCTTAATCCAATTCTCTAGGTCATCTGTGTAGGGTTCAATGAATTGAATAAACCACCATTCCATCTCACTGAGAGCTCCTATTAACCTATCACTTTCTACTTGATTTGCACTGGTAAGTTGTTCTGCATAATGAGTTTGATTATTCTCATAAATCTCAAGAGCTTGACTGAATTGAACTATATTCAGTGACACTGTATTAAAACTAGGCAGTTGAAGTAGTGGAGTTGGTTCTAATATGCGTGCTTCACGGGCTATTTGTGCTATTTGATCAGCTCTGTCTGCATTCTCTTTCAAGTTAAAACGCTGCTCTATGTTCCAATAGACAGATGCATCCATAACAATTTGAACTGTCTCATCCACTTGACGCTTCTGTGGAATCACATCAATGCTTATATCAACTTCCCAGTTCGGAGCTGCAAGAACACGCCTACTAGAAAGGGGTGCTGGGCTGGTTGGCATTTCAACCCTGGGATGATAGGGAACCAGGCTAGGGGCTTTATATCGCGGAGATCCTCTAGGACTAACTTGAGGACTAGTTCTCGGAGAAACCTGGGTGTCTGATGGTAGCTTGGGTTTGGTGAGTTGCACAGCTGTCGGCTTGTTCTGAGCTGGCTTTGTAAATGGAATGACTCTAGTTTTGTGCGGCATTATTGGTGGCAGCAATGGCACCTTAGGTATGTTTGGGTTCAGTTTGGGCTTCTGCATACCGTTGTTTTGGATGTGTTTATCGTTCAAGAACCAGACTTGCAGCTTAATCACTCTCAAAATAAATTTCCTCAACAGCTCAGATTAAAGGGGCAACTTAGTTGTGGTGAAGTGAAGCAGGATGGGACAGATATTGCAATTTTCTGATTTTGCCAGACTATGTAAAGATAGCTGTTTCATCGTCTATGTCCTGTTTAGCTACTGGTCTGGGAGATCCAGCGCTCTGTTCTGGCCAGGGTTTGCAGGGGCAAGCTCTCTTCGATTATTGGTGCCAGAATGATTGTGTATCTACTTTTTCAACAATCCTCAACACTAAGGCTAATGGTGAACTAGGCTACAATCCAAACAATCTGCCGGCAGTCCAAAATTACATCAATAACTTATTTCAAACATATCAGGGCACGAACCAATTAACGGATGATGTGAACTCGCCTCAATACAACCCATTCCAAGAGCAGCTCCTTTCACTCTGTACAGATCCACGTGTGCCAGGCGGCTGTGGTGCATTCCTCACAGCCTACTGCACCTTCCCCAGAGCTGAAGCGGCCGCTAGTCCCACCAAGACCAACTTCTGTGGTTGCTATGTCACTCCTGATCCCACTTATTTACAGTATACTGAGAAAGCATGTAAAACAGTGAGTTGTGATGCCGCTGCTTGTGATCCACTCTGTCACCGCATCTCCACTGTGCAGAAAGCTGATCCGGCAACAGGCGTCTTCAAATCCTGCATTAATAATGTTTGTGTTATCGATAATGTGAGCATTGATATTACTCGATCTAGGGTGGGAGCTGTCAATTTTGCCAACATCTGCCCGGCTTGTGGAGACGCCAAAACCGGGTGTGTTTGTATTATCTCTGGCGTCGATGTCAGCACAACACTTGGAGACATAGGGGTTGGAACTCAGTTCAATCAATACTGCGGAGCTGATTCCATCTGTTTACAGAACAATCAGCCGATCCCTTGCAGCTCAGTCACACCTGCTCAACAGTCAGTGCCTCAATTCTCAGGTATGCCTGGGGTGATCTTTTTCATTGTCGTTATCTTGATTGTAGTTATTGCTGTTGTCTTCTTTATTGCGGCCAAACAAGGCAAGAAGACAGTTCCTGCTTAGATTAAAAACTTTAGCCTCATGAGGCTAAAACTATAAGAATGGAGTTGTTACTGAGTTAGATGTCTTTGATGTTATTGTTATGAGGGTAACTGGTGAAAACTGGCTTCACGAACTCCGGAGCACCGAGCCAAAACTATCAGTTATATATTGGGTCATAGCACTCTGTTGTTGTATATGATAATACAGAGCCTCAGATTCCAGAGCCCCAGGCTGTTGAAATGGAATATAACTAAAAAGCTAGCTTAGGCTGTATTTTGTTGTTTCAGATGTTCTTAGTTAATGCGGGGCGATATGATCTATGAGATAGATCATATCTGTGTTTCTACAGCATAGATCTTAATAATATAGTAGCTAGCTAAATTAGATACATCATGAGATGTGAATTAGGTATGTCTATCATGATAGACATATCGCTTAGCGATATGGGCAGAAAATATGTTGCATATTATATCTTTCCTTCTGCTATTGCTAAACCATTGAATACGAAAAGTTCAGCTTAAGTGTAAGAATTTAATTTCAGCTCCTTTAACATTCTGGGCTCTGGGCCCAGAGCTTTGGGTGCTCGGTTGCTGTATTGTCTAGAAATTGAGTAAGTGCTACAGCAGAATATAGAAACCTCATCGCAAGCATCTATCTCCAGCATCAAAACTCTGAGCTCTAGAACGGAGTTTGTAAAAACTTAGATCCTAAATCATAGGATCTAATCAATATGTCTCTAGGTGAGAGTGCTGCAACGAATCATGCCCAATTCTTTATCCCAGACAGCCACTTGACCACACGCACATGGTGTACCACGCACGCAGCCTAACGGAGTTGTATTAATTTGGCTAGTGCTAAAGTTATTTGCACTCTGAGGGATAAAGGCTAAAGTCCCTACCAGACAGGGATTTGCTATAACTCCATTACAATTGTTGGGCATGCCCATACAAAAGGCGATACTGTCTTTGGCTGGCTTAGCTATATATGGACAACCAGGCACAGCATTATAAAGCCAATCTATTGGAACTGTGCAGAAGTTGGTGGCTGGATCAGGATTAATGATCGGGGTCTGATTGGAGAGAGTTTGAGCTGAGGGGTTGATAATAGCTTGTACTGGGTCAGCAAAGACGTTAGTTTGGGGGAAGATGATACGTTGCGTGGGTAATGGGGCATAAGGATTTCCACCCTGAGCTTGGAACAGAGAGGTGATGTAGTCTGCACACTGCATCTGGCGTTTACAGGGGCACTGTATACCGTTCTGACAGATACCTTGTAGATTAGTGGATCCATCACTCTGAAGGGCAAATGGAGTTAGCGGATTATCACAAGCAAATGGTTGATTACAGACCTCAAATCGAGGGTTGGCATTGATACTCTGAGTTGGTTCCGGGCAACGTTTGAAACCAGTTAACAAATTCACAGCACAGTTGGAAATTCCGCATTGGATTATATCCTGATTACCTGTCAGTATATTGCCTGGAGCGTCCCGAGTTGATTTGACCAGCAGATAGATCATCAGGGCAAAGAAAATAATGATAATAATGACTATCAGCAGTGGAATCAATAAATCTGAAGTGCCGTTCTGAGCTGGGGTTGCCTTTGTGACAGACACTGAAGTAACTTTCACCTCTGTTGGAGCTGGCACTGCCATAGGGCCATTAGTTGGGAGCAACTGCTCAGTCATCCAGATTTTACCGTTTCCGATAAACTAATTCTTTCATATACAATCAAAACAAAGCATCAACAGAGCAAATGGAGAGCTTGTATGATGGTTCTACCGACTCTGTGACAGTCATGAGAAATACTGAACTGGGCATATATGTGGACGACTCATCCGAATGCCGTCGCCAGTCTCACCATAAACATAAGGGCAGAAGGAGACGCTCTTATTACAAGAAGCACTGCCGCAAACTGGAGCTTCTTGTTGGCGCCCTGTATCAGAGCACTAAGATCCAACAGAAACTTTTGCTGGCCGCCCACAGACCCGGCATAGCTAAGGCAGAGCAGGAATCTCTTCTATCCGCTTTGACCTTGATCCAGAAGGAGAACCTGCAAGTGCTTGCAGAACATGATACAAAGCACAAACTGGATGGTAGTTTCCCTCAACTAGAACGTCAAATCACCATGTTGGGAGATTTCCAGGACAAGGAGGCTGAGATCTCCAGTGCTGCGCGCGCTCTATTGATCCAAACTAACGACGTGATTGGCCCAACTAACCAAGTCATCGGCTACGAAGCGATTCCTCCCGCGCCAATCACGGTTGGCGGCACTTCAAGTGTTACTCTTGCCGTGGCAACCAGTGGAAATGTTCCTCCTTCTGTGGCCCTCAACCCTAACAACTGGATTATCTTCCAGTTGATTCCAACGCCTGGTGCACCGGCCACAAGTTGCTTGGTCGGTGCTCCCTTCCGTCCTCCTATCCTGATCAGCGGCTATAGTTGCCAAATGACCACAGCCAGCAGTGTGATTGCAGACATCAATGCTCCCAATCACTACCTCGTGACTTTTGTGCCAGTCGATCCTTTTGCGAGAGTTTCATATATTGCCTTGAATAGTGGAGTTACTGGAATTTCGACCTTTGGTGGCAATCCCTTCGCCGCCACGATTTATAACCCCAATCTGTATGACGCAACGAATGGATACGGAGCCATACCCACGGGACCCTTTGTAGGACCCTATAGCTCAGCTGGTCCCTTCAACTCTCTGGTTGGAGTTGGACCCTATGGTTCTATTGGTCCAGTCGGATCTGCAGGATTCATCACAAATCCTGTCTCATATCCTCTCTACCGCTCGGCTACGCAGATTCAAGCTGCTGATGTTCTGACAGCTGGGCAATCCCCTCCCACCCTGGCAGGTTATCAGGCACAGGTTCATCCTGCTTTGCCCATTGGTATCCTAGCCAATAACACTTTTGCTGTGGTGACTAGCAATAAGGTTACTTCCCCCGAACTCCTGAAGAAGGAGAACTGGCGCGTCTACCAGCGTGTTCCAATCACCGACGGTGCAGCCGGCACCAGCTGTAGTGCCATCCCAGGTGTCAACACTTCTTTTTCTCTGCCATCTGTGGACACCAGTAGATACTCATGTCAATTGAGTTATGCTAACAGTGTTTCTGCAGATCCTGCACGTCCGGGTGTCTATATCATCAACTTCAAGCCGTCAGATCCAACTGCTCAGCTCAGCTACGTCGCTTTTGTGCTGCCTCTCAACGCTATTAACACAGGAGCTGCCATTCCAGCAACCCTGGCTGCAGGGGCTGGGGCTGCAGTTTTGGCTACCAATTCCTCAAATGCACAGGCTCAAGTCAACCTGAATGATGTTAAGTCGGCCGAAGCTCCAATCACTACGGTTGGCCTTGAGTCTCCCTACAATGTTAACATTACCGATGCCACATTCACCGTATCCACCAGTGACGATATTGACCCTGATATTCTGACCAGTCCAGCCAATCGCACTAACTGGCTGGTCTATGCCCAGGCCCCTACTGGCTCAAGCATTTGTACTGGATCCCCCGCTTTCCCTGCTAGCCCGTTCCATACCCCGTCACTTCCTGATCCACAGCAATACTGTGTTATCGCTTTGCCAATCGACAATGTCAGCAAGATTCAGAACAGCAATGGTCAATACTTAGTCCAAGTCAAGCAAAGCAGCCCACCAGGAACCATCTTCTATGTTGCCTTCCAAGTCAATCCCCTCCCTTAGATCTGAGGGAAAGTGTTAGAAGAGGGTGTTAAAAACATCAAACGTGATGTTTTTCATATAGCTTATTCTTACTATGCGTGCAGAATAGGGCGTCGCCCAACAGAGTTGGGTATAGCCCCTCATTCACTTCGTAGGAGTGAATATGGAGCGGAATGGAGGAGCTGGAGCCCCAGGTAACAGCTGGTTATTAGCAGGCAAAGCTGCACTTCGACCGGGAGCTCCTCCCAGCGCAGATTGGCGAGCTGGGCCAGAACTGATTGCAACTGATGTAGTTAATGCTGGAGCCTGTAGTCCTGTAACTGGTCCTATAACTACATTAGTTGTGGGAACTCCTCCCTGAATTGCCATAGCTCTAGGCTGAGCTATAATAGGTGCGGCTACTCCAAACGACGCTCCAGGCCGGATAATCATGATGGCGATAAAGATGATAACAAGTGCAACCAGGATCACTATTAGGATGATGAGGGTTTGATGTCTGGTAGCAGTGTTCTGCGCTGCCACTACTCGTTCATTATACTGGGTAAACGGGTCGGAAGAACCGGTGCAAGGCACAGTCAAAGTCTCAGGCGCTCCATTACCAGGGTTGGGATTTGTGCGAGTACAGACCGTACTACCGCAGGCTTGGCTAACAACCACATTGCCACCAATTCTGGCTTGTACTGCATCAATAGTGTTGTTCTCGATGATACAATTACATTGAGCAGAACCACTTGACCCGTTTTGACAGCTAGCACAGACTTGCCCAATATTAACGGCACCACCCACTGTTGTGTTAACCAGATTGATAGTTAGATCATCGATGAGACAGACCTGCTGCTTACAGGGGATGGCCTGTCCACTACCATCCGTGACTGGGATGGTACCAGCCCTATTGCACATAGGGGTACATTCTTTGCTGATCTGATATCGATTAACATACTTAGCATACTCCCCGTCGGGGAGAAAGCAACCACACCAATTAGCAGCTGGTGGGTTAAAGGTTAAACGCTGCGCTGTATACTGTTGACAGATGCTCTTCAACCCTGTTTGGCATAGGCCAGGGTAACGGCCGCACACGTTACAGTAGAGAAAATCTTGAAACGGATTGAAGCCAGGTGTACCAGGCAGAGCTCCTACAGAGAAACCTTGTTTGTTATATTGTTCAAAAACCTTAGCAATCAAGGCCTGAGCTTTGGGAAATCCCTCTGCATTGATTGGGCTCGTGTCGGGGCTGCAGCCAGTGCCTGGGTTGCCTGTCAAACAAGGACTACCGGGCTGAGCGAAGAGGTAACGACGTAGAGCATATAAGCAGCCATTAGGTACAGGATTGTTGTTAATATCGACCCAGCGGCGAATCCACTCTGTGCTGTTTGGATCATCAGTGGGTAGGGTACCCGAGCAATAGGATTGGATGGTCTGAGAACATCCAGCTCCTGCTATATCACGCTGAGAAGGGTCACAGGTGTGAGATTTGGAAGCATCTGTGAAGCAGAGTCCTGGCTTGTCCTGATTACAGGCATAGTCATTGAGACAACACTGGAGAGGATCTCCTAAGAATTGTTTTCGCCTACAAATAGCACCAGCTCCAGAAATCGTACAGCAACCTGAGCAGCAGCCGATAGGCGCGTTCTGGTATGGATGACAATCGTTGTAACCACATATTCCACTCTGACTCCCAGACCACTCCCATTCTCCGCCTGACTCACCAATTTTACCACACCACTCTCTTCTCCGATCATCCCCAGCTGGACCGGCATAAGTACAGAAATGAGGTAGATCGATTGTCTCATTGATAGATGTAGAACACTGATTAGTAATATCTGGATTTCGAGCTTCTCCGCAATTCGGTCCCATCAGGGGAAAACCGAAGAAAATATCTGACCTTTGGGGTCGCTAATCTTTCAATTCATGTGAATTAATTCACATGAACAATCTACTACTCTCAAGCTCAATATAACCATTAAGATCTCCTTCAACCCATTTTCTCACATTATCCTATTAACAGTGGCGTTACTCAATTTCTGAAACGGGCTCTGAATCGCATTGATCAGTCCCTGCAGCGGATTCTGTGGGTTCTGGCCGGCTTGAGTAGTCACTGTAGGAGGTTCTGGCTGCAGCTGAGCGTCGAAGATGGTGATTGAGCCTCTCTGTGTCTGCTCAATAATAAAGGCGATACTGAATGGTGTGAAAGTGAGTCCCGGCAGATACCCATCACTAGGGTATTTATCATTAGTGGAGCAGAGATGGCAGACGATAACCTTGACACCATTGTTGACCAGCCCAGTTATGTTGGCGGCGAAGGGATTTGTCACGCCATAGATGCTCTGATACACCTCAGGCCGTAGGCCGTATTTGATGCAATCTCCGTGCAACAGCGAGGTCAGACGATACTGCTTGTAATTCTTGGACAGATTCTCGGACCAGCTGAGACCGGTGGGCAGTTTGTTTGTGGGATCACCAGCCCAGAAACAGGCGACAAGCACTTTCTGGCGTCTGCCACAGTCCTGCTTCCAGTACTCAGAGCGCTCACCGTCCTGTTCACGTCGTTCATGACGCCTACTCTTGTGATGTTCACGTTTGTGTTTGCTTCCATGTTTGCCCTTGTGATGACCTCCTTTGGAGCGTGTAGAGCGTCGCCCAACAGAGTTGGGCATAGCCCCTAAGCACTTCACAGAAGTGCTCTTGGAGCGTACGGATACCTTCTTAGTGCTCTCCATTTCCTCATCCAATTATTTTCCCGATAAGATTTAAGATGCAAGCTCTAACTCTCCACGAAGTATATCTGGATTGTTCGGTTTTTACACATGTCTTGATGTATAAATAATAGCTTAGATTTATCTAACAGTATCCTCAATTTAAATAATCTTGCTGAGAGGACTGGTCTCTGTCACCACAACTCGGATGAGCGCATCGTCATCATGGCGACTGGTAATAACTGGATGGCCACCCTGGAAGTAGTAGGTCTTGACGCCCCAGACCTGAGACTCACGATTATCTTTCTGGTCGGTGTCTCTCAGCACAACTAGCCGCCTGTTAATGCGAAGATAGAGCTCAAGCCATACGTCAGACTCTGACCGATATGCTCCATTATCATAACTCATGTTGGATCTCCTCAATCCAATGTGGGAACGCTTCAGCATACGCCTGTAGGATGCATATGCTGGTTGACGTACAATTTGTGTCAGATTGTTACGGTAGCCCAAATAAATCACCCTTAAATCTGGTAAGTGATGGAAGAGGATCTTCTTGCCTATCAGGGAGTCAGATAACTGAATAAAAAATTCATGGTGTCGGTGCATCTTGTTCTATTTGCTTCATAGAACAATTTATAAGACATATTCATTCTTGGACTAACCCCCTTCCCCAAAGGGTTGATTTACTGTGATTGATACAAAAAGTCCAGATAGCCGGGCACAGCATCAATCACGAGTATATCTGAGCGCTCAGTGTCTTGATTGTAGATCTCAAAGTGGGTGCCCCCGAGCTGGGCAGCATTGACTAGATACGGTATACCTGGGCGCTGTGTGATATCCACCTTATGACCCCCAGTCATATGTAGTATAACTCGACAAGGCTCCATCTGCCTGATCTTGGTTAGATCGGTAGGGATATTGATCATTCTGACTTGACCCATTTCAGAATATGTGATACACATACTCTTTTGGGCGGCATTGAACTTGGCAGCTGGTTGCGCCGCACTACTAGGTTTCTGCATACCATTCATGCCGTTCAGGATTATGTTGGCTAAGCTATATATCTGAGCAACACGGGCCTTAATGCCTATGAACCAGCCGAACGGATCGAACCTATAAAATAGGAAGCTGATAAAACAGACTAACAAACTTGCCAGCCACATCTTTATTTTCAACTACCCTGCTTTAGGGCGATGTTTTTAGAAATAAAACATATAACATCCCCATCAGCGTTAGTCGGACCAAACCAATTGGCACGAACTAGTTCGTGCGAATAAACTGTGTTTTGGCTGGTGCTAGAATGGCCAGCGGAATTGGCACATAGATATACCGTTGATTCAGATCAGTCGGATCTTGTTCAACTGTGCCCCCATTCTCCTTCAACAGGGAAGGGTCGATGGAAGCTTCCAGCCGCCCTGCGTTGGGATAACTGAGGCTAAATAGGAAGCGAGTCATCTGTTCGGAATTGGCGTGGATAATGGAGCGCCTATCTGACGGCATACTATTTAGGCGCTGAGCTTCACCGAGCATGCAACGAAAGTTGCAGACGATGTCAGTGACCCAAAAGATATAACATTTCTGGGTGCTGAAATTGTCACCATCCTTGACGGTATACAGCTTCTCGGCCATAGCAATAGGGACTCCCATCGCTCTATGTGTGAAGTCACGGCGGCAGCGAGCACAACGCCCTCCCATCGGCATCTCACCAGTTCGATTGTAGATCTCATAGGCTGCATGATTACTAGTGGCGATCACAACTGTGCTGTTACTATGGTCTTGGAATGAATACACTGGGGCAGTGCCATTGGCTCCATAAGTGGGAGCCACCAGAGGTTTGACCTCCGCAATAACGCCCTTAGATTTGGGTGGTATTAATTTTACATAAATACCTGCCTTATAATCAGCAATCACCTTAGCCGGGTCGACTCCACGCAGAAGAAAAGAGGGAGTGACTTTGAGCTGTTGCCCTTGATTTGGAGTTAAACTTGAAGGGCCTGACTGTTGCATTTACAGGGAGCCTGAGGTGCGAATTACGATCAGTTAGCTCAACAAATCGACGTCGAATTAAATGGCACAGACCGAAACATTTTTATCTTTTACAACCATGCAGAACAAGTCGGTACAGAGCGAGATCGCTGTAATCGGCACTGGTATTATTTCTCCAACCGTCTCCTATAGCACAAAGGGTGTCTTGGGAAATAAGCTTAAATGGATGAAAACGGTGAAATCTAACCCTAAAGTGAGGCAGCTGGCTGCAAGCACCGGACAACAGGCAACCCATCAGTTTCCAGTGCCGCATCAGGGCTTCTTGGCACTGCGTTTCGGACCAATGTGTTCTTGCAAGACACAGTTCGTGGTCAAACGTATCACCAAATTTGCAGATCTCAGCTACAATGTGCTCTATATCCACTACAAGGGCGACAACGCCCGCCGGGCTGCTTCACAAGACTCAGGAGTCAGTAGTCACAGCTCAACTCGCAACATCATTTCACCTCATATCACCGTGATCACAGTAGAGAGACTGGCAGATGTGGAACTGGAAACTGATCTGAGCGCGTTCCACGTGATTGGTCTCGATGAATGCCAGTTTTTCCCGGATTTGTTGGAGGTGATTCCTATCTGGCTCAGAGCTTGCAAGCGTATTTATGCGGCCGGCTTGGATGGCGACTACAAGAAGAAGAAGTTTGGAGCTATCCTCGATCTCATCCCCTTGGCTCACGAAGCTAAGAAGAAGACGGCCCACTGCCAAGACTGCATCGATCAATTGAGTCTAATGGATTTCAAAGGTGACATCGTAGGTGCTCTAGCTCCCTTCACGGCACGTATTGCAGGCGGCAATGAGCAGAAGCTGATCGGCGGCAAGGATATGTATATTCCCACCTGTTCCTATCATCATGCCATCAGAACAGAACAGCTGGAGACCGACGTAGCTGCATCGCAGATAGGTGATAACTAAGGAGTTAAAAATATTGTTCAATGAACAATATTTGGGATGAGGATGGGGAGGTTATGACATCCAGATGAGATCATTCTGTAATGTGAATACAATGGGTAATTTGACGTCGGTAATAGCAATGACATCGTTATCTTCTCCCTCCTCGTCATTGGCCGTAGGTCCTATGCTATCGACGAGTGTGACTAGTTCCACTATCTCGATTTGACAGGTCATATCCTTGACAGATATTTGAGCTGTTGTTATTCCACTCAGATTACTATCTGCACTGTAGAACTTCAGCATAACTATGTCGCGTGGTTGGAATGGAACATTCTCCTTGCCGAAGGGATACATAATAGCCTTGCCATCAGCAAGACCCAACAACTCAACCTTCAGATCAAGGTGCTTCTCGTTGAGGATACAATGGCCATCAGCTGTGGCAAACTGCTCATCATTGAAGTAGGGCTTAAACTCTCTTATCCCGGATTTGACGGGTTCTGGTGAGAGACTAGGTTCTGGAGGGTTGAGTGAGAGATGCGTTGGGATGTGTATTGGGCTGGGTGGTGGGAGGTTTGGTAGAGGAGGGTGTAGAGGAGGGTGTAGAGGAGGGTGTGCTGAGGGGCTAGCGGATATTATCTGGTCTAACGGCGTAATTTGAGCTGGGTTTTGGGCTGAGATTGATGCTGTCGAATTTGTCAGCTTTGGGCTCAGAGTGGGCTCCCTGTCTGTATTCTTCAACAGTAGAATGCTCTGATCTGGCTCAACCGCTTGTGAGCTTAGGGTGATAGCGGGTTGCTCAATCTGACTTACTCGTTTTGGCTGGCATTGCTCTGAGGCAGGCCCACCCGCAAAACAGATATCATGAGTATCAACAGTTATTGCTGTTGGTTGTTTGAGAGTGGCCAAATCGTCTTGCACAGTGTCTAGGCGCTCTTCAATGGTGTCAAGCCGGACTAGCAGCTCAAGCATTGTTGCCTTAATTTCATTCATAACGGTGCTGTTCTGAGCGTGCAACTTCAAGATAAGATCCACAACTTTCGTATTTGTGGTAGGCATAGATGGCTGGACAACCTCTGAGGAGTCGTCAGAATCATCTGCTTCATGAGTATTGGGTACTGGAGCTGCAACCTGAGTATGAACTGCGCCATGAACCGAGTTGTATGAATTCTGCTTGTTCAAGGCTGAGGCCGAATCGCTAAGTGTGATAGTCTTAGCCAACTCCGACTCCTCCGAATCATCTGTTGTTTCTCTGCCCTCCACCACCATCTTCGGGGCTGGTCTCATATAGGGAGAGACAACAGTCTTCTCGAACAGAGGATTCTTTTGGTTCTCTACTCTGTTCCTAGTACCTGTCTGCATCGACTCTGGAACAGATTCTTCCGATTCATGGCTAAATATGGCCTGGTTCGGACTGGCGAGGTTAAAAGGAGCTTGCTCCGAGCTCATCCCCATGGGATGAGCGGGGGCTGTGTCGAACACATGTGTCAGGCGACGCTCCAGCATCACTTCAGTCTTCGATGCTTGAATGGTGGGAGTCGCATTCACCAACGGTTGTTTCGATGCCTTGTGCTTAGTGGGACTTAAAGCAGGTTTGCTCGATTCGGAAAGTGATTGAGCTGGTTTGCCTGTCATAGATTTGACAATATCGCGTTTCCAACGATCAGTGTTAGTTTCACGTCGAAGTCCGTACATCTTGTTCGATCTTTACTTTAGTAATGGGAATCGACGACTTAAAACCTCTTATTCGGGACCAATGTCCAGATGCGTTTTTGCTCATATTAGCGACGGCTTTCAGTGGAAAGCGTATAGCAATCGATGCGCTAAATTGGATGTATACCAATATGGCCATAGCCAGACAGCAAATCATTAATGACACTAATCTCGGCATAGAGGACCCTAACCCAACTAGAATCAGGAAGGAGTTTTTCCGCAAGATGCTTGAGTTCGTGGCCATGTGGCTCAGGTACGGAGTAACTCCCGTTTTCGTCTTTGACGGCAAAGCTCCGCCAGAAAAAGATGCCGTCAAAGCAGAGAGACAAGCTCTGCGCGAACAGCAACAAATCGTTATCGACACCCTAACCATGCAGCTGCGCGGTTATGACGTGTTGTTACAACCAGCTCACATTCTAATAGAGCTGAGGAAGAAGATGTGTGGACACAATAATGTGCCCCGCGAAGAAGTCGATATCTTCAAGGCTATCCTGCGAGGCATTGGCATTCCAGCACTACAAGCTGTTGGCGAGGGTGAGGGGCTCTGCACTCAACTCTGCTTGCAAGGCAAGGTGGCTGCAGTCTTCTCAGCCGATACAGACAATCTGGCATATGGATGTCCACTTCTCATCACCAAGATGGGTGGCCATTATTACCATGAAGGCACTAGGATCCATCAGTATGAGTGCATCCGTCTTGACAAGGTGGTAGATGGGCTGAAGATGTCTCATACAGAATTTGTCGACCTTTGTATTCTGTTGGGCTGTGACTACAATAAGGGTATCAAGGGAGTTGGAAAGAAAACAGCCTTCAAGCTGATGGGCACATACCGCGCCCTTGAGAATATACCGTCACGCTATGATGTGACAGTGCTCAATTACCAGCGCTGCCGTGATATGTTCTCCATGGCATGGCGCGGGCTCTGTGAAACTCAACCATTTGCCGAGCTTCGTGAAAGTCCTCAGACGCCTGCTCGCTCGACTAACCAGGATGAGAGCCGAACAAAAGTGGAATCCATTCCAGATATCCCAGGTGAAAGAATGGCCTCGTTCTTGCCGATTAGGGAGGCCACACAATGGGACAACGTTGGCCATTTCTATGAGTTACCAGAGCCCACACCATGTGATCCTAACTCCTTAGATATCAACGTCTCAGCTTTAATGCAAGCTAGGCGCTTCCTAGCTATTGTGGGACATGAAGCCTATCTCAGTGAATTCCAGGTCCTTTACTCAAAGATATTCTGCGAGGATGGGCACAGTCCTCACCTCAGGTTTGCCCCAGTAGCACTGGGCACATCTAGAACTTTATCTCCTAACTCTCCTACTACCCCTCCTGCTACTCATTGTTTCGAGGTGATTGATGACATCCCCAGTCCTGGTCTACCCCCACAAGTTAGCTTCTCCAACAATCAGACATTACAAGCTTTCCAGCCATTCTCTCAACCCGGGCAAAGCTACCAGCACCTCAACCAGCAGCCAAATTACCCAGTTTATCCGGGTCAAATGGGAGGCCTCACACTGGAGATCTCCGATTGAATATCTGTTTATAAACAGATATCTTATAATGGCCATTATTGTGCATTTACAAGTTGATTGAATGGCATCATACCTGTACCACCCATTGGCATCGCAGGGCCTGTTGGCACCGTATTTGTCACAGCAGGGCCTGTGGGACCAGTACCACCTGTGGCTCCAGCACAGACTTCTCCGTTATAGTCAACAGTCTGACCGGCCCAGCCACAGGTGCAACTGGCTGGTTGCACACCTGTGTCGTTTGGTCCCGCTTGGAAGCGGCAGACAGTGGCGAAGGGTGAGGTGGGACCAAATCGGGAACTTGCGAAACCAGTTGTGCCCTTAGGATATTGACTGCTACCGGGACAATACCAATCATCTCTGCAGAAATAATCGGGCCAACGTTTACACCCAGAAAGTTTGTGATAGATAGCAGCCACTGCAGTCAACAGCACTATGATCGCAATGGCGAGTATCGCAAAAACGATCACATATACGATTTCCGTCTTGGTTAAGTCTTAAGCCCAAATCCAGGCTCCCTTTACATACCTTAGCAAAATGTTTGTTCTTGTTGTGAGTGTTCACAACAATTGAAGTAAGTCATATTCACATGACGTCCATTATGCACTGCCCATAGCTGTCAATGGGGCATAACTGCAGTAGATTTTGCCGTCCTGCTCTCTTTGGGCGAAACCTGCGCAGAGTGGTCCAGCTTCTCCTGGTGGACACATCAATGAGAAGCAGTAGGGTGACTCTTTGTTCTCGCAGTCGTGTAAGTGGTTATTCAGAATAACATAGGCTATAATCAAGCCTATTACAGCCAGGAACATAATGACAAGAGCTATTACAGCTCCGATATTGACCTTAACCATCTTGGCACAAGGTCTCGATTTATATCCCTTTGGTAAAGACGATAAGAAGCAGAAAAATGGAAGAACTACAGACCAGTGCTAAGATTTATGTCGGTCGTACTCCAGAGACAGAGGATCGGGCCTGGCAGATCATTAAACGTGGCTATGGTTTTGTAGAGGGCACTGCAGTTGGCTCATTAACAGCCGAGGATCTTTGGGAACTGGCTGTTTATCCAGTGCGCGCCACTATCGATTTAGTAACCTACCGTCAATTGAGGAGAGCATCTCGTGAAGAACTGCTGGCTCAAGTGCCAGGTATCACGACCTTCATCCCTGATATTAGTGATAGAGATCTCTTTTTCTATATCACTAGGGGTTGGTTACCAGAACATCTCAACATGGAGCGTCGCTTAGAGCGCTGGTCTGAGTGGTGGAACTTGCTGCCAGAGTCCAGGGAGTTACTCTCGTTAGCTTATGACGATGTCCTTGATTATAGTTATAACACGGGCAATCATAATCTGGATCGCATCATTATTCAGTTCGACACCCAGTTGGGGGCTGAGAACGAGGGATATGCCCATACCAGAACAGCAGCACAAGAGCTGGGCTTCGTCATTCCAGATGATATTGCAGATGCTGACCTCTATTTTGTTAACACTACACGGGAGTACTTGCAATTGATAGGAGCGGAGCGTCGCCCAACAGAGTTGGGCATAGCCCCTACCCGTCCCTCGGGGACGGGTCTGGAGCCAAACACATCAGATGCACCTTCTATCATGGATGTTATTGATATGTCTCCGGTAGATTGGCTGCAGTTCCAACTAGAGCATGGTATCCAGGAGAGTTATGTTAACAGAGAGGAGGAGCTACATCACAGAGAAGACCATCTAATAGGCACAATTCCATATAGCGAGCGTTTGGAATACGTGGCTCAAAGATACTATTTAGTAGGGACAGTATTCGGCATATGAGCCGAATGAAGCCCTGGATCTTGAGACAAGATCTTTGGGGGCAGATTAATATTGACAGATTAGAAAAAACATATATCCATATGTTTTGCTAACGAGGTAAATCATCCACAGCTTCACGCTTGAGAAGCTCTGACATGGCCTCGATTAGGTTACCCTTTCCCTTATAACAGAGTTTGATTGGAGATGGCTCAAGTACAAAGTTGTAACAATCGAGCTCATTCAGAGGGATAGTCTTGCCAACGGTGAGATAGAGTTTAAATTTGAGATGGAGACGAGAGGCTAGCAGCAGTGAATACTCTTCTTCTGAATTGTCTCCAATCTTGCGCAGAATGGTGAAATGACCACCTGTTGCCCCATATTGACTAAGGAAGAACTCCTTGACCCCCTGGTTGGGAAATAGTAAACAGATGTCGTCGGGTTCAACCTCAAAGCTAAGTTCTTTCTGACCTCTACACGCCAGGTAGAGTTTGCATGCATAACGCCCGTAGAAAGTAGCACAACATGGATCAGCGAGAGCAGTTGTCAAAAAGATTCCCATGGTGGCAGGGTCAACTCCACTATCCCGGCAGAGATCACAGAATTTCTTCTCATTCGATTGTTTTGACACCTTAACGATCGGAGTTTGAGTTTGTCTCTGCTGAGCTAATCCAGCTGGGTTAACTAGGGCCTCATGCTCAGGTATAGAGGCCGAGAGTTTCCAGCCTCTATGCTTCAACTGAGCAATTTGCGCCTCAGCCTGTGTCTTATCACCCTTCTTATCACCCTCCTTATCCATCAGCAATTCGAGATGAGCAGGCAGAACATAGGCAATTTTGTAGTAGACCTGATCCAGCAATGCGATAATACTCTGTGGTGTCGCTTTTGTCTGTTCGCGGCAACAGAAAGAGAAGACTGAGCAAACCAGTTTTGGATAGCATTCGGATGGATAGTAGACCAGGCTATTGACCGAGAAATCGTTGGATGGAAATTCCTTTGATACAATCAGATTCACGGTAACGATACGGGCTTGATGGTCAGGAGATATCAACATATATTGTCCTCCTATAGCGCCCCCAGCAATGAGACGATGTGGATCAAGTTTCTTGCAAGCAGCTTTCTCTACAACTTCCAGGAAGGCAGGGGCGATTAAATAATGCTCAACCAGAGCATCTGCTTGTTCTTGTGTCTTGAACCAGATATCCACAGCGCTGAATTCCATCTCATTCAAAGCTAGCCCATGGAATAGAGCTGGTACAATCAGATCTCGTACAACAGCGCCATATGCATAGCCCTTAAACTTCTTGGCGTGATCAAGTAGATCCAGAACATAACCCAGTACAACATATTCATTGAGGTGATTTTTCACGAGATTTATGGCGAAGGTTTCATGAGTTCTCCGTTTTAGCTTGTCCTTGAAGGACTCGCGTAACTTGGCGGAGGAACTTTTCAACTCTTGGCTGATGGCTATCAGTTCTTGAGCCTCATGCAGAGCAGAGGCTAACTTCTTAGTTGTATCACTGAACTCTCGTTCTAGGTGCTCTATACGAGCAAGACAGTTAGAGAATGACTCTGTTTCCGAGGATGATTGATCACCTGTATGCATAGTGTTCTTTCTTGTCTGTTTCGAACTACTTAAGACAATTCGAGCTATTCAGTTCTGAAATAAAATATGTATGCAGTTTAACGCTCTGGAACGTGTTCTGAGTTGAGTGAGAAGTTTCTAGAGCGCTGGGAGAGATGAGCAAGAAGTTCATTGCTATCAGGAGGCTTTGAACCCAAACTCTGCCAGCTCCAGAACCTTGTGTTGAAGAAGCTTTTTCATAGGCTACCCCTTAAGAACCTCAGTATCAGTAAATTCTGATGGGAATCGTGATTCCTATTTTGCCTGAAAAAAGGTCTCTAAAATAGACAAATTGGCCAAAACTCTACATCTCTTTATGGTATCAGTGCTGGGAGCTATCCCCAACTTGTGGCTATTAAGCATCTGCTCTGAAGCACTCCAGTTTAGAGCTTCAGCTCAGCATCTCGTGCTCTGAAGCTCTAAACTCAGAGATCTAGGATTCTATTCTCTATATTGGGCTATAGGGCAACTGTTCACTCTAATACAATATATAACAAGATCTTTCAGTCACAACATATACGTAAACACTTATAAGTCATAATCACAGATAGAGCTTATTCAAGTACAAAACGCAGAGATCCAATACAACATCCACAACCTCTCATGAGAAGGCTCGTAGTTAACGAGTCTTTTTAAAAAGAAGCAGAATCTACTCTGCGAATTGGATAGGATTCCAAGGGTCTTCATGCTGGGTAATACGCATTCTGGCGGGATTGAAATCTTCGAGGCGAGTAGGGTTACCTGCCACTATCTGCCCAAGCTCTCGGATACGGCTCTCGTAAGTGGCTCTCAGTTTATTACCTGCAGTTGCACGCAGTGTGCGGAACATCTCGCGCAGCATAGCCAGAGCTTGATTAGCTTGAGCTGGCACTGCTACACCATAACGGTAGATATCAGAGGCTAGCTGGGCTTCCTCCCTTTCCTCGTCCTCTTTGGCCGTTGTTCTACGGGCTGCTAGCGCAAAAGATTGCTGACGTAGTTCCCTAAGTCTCTGGTCAAGTTGATTGACTAATTGCCCCTGACCAGCAGTACGGGCTGCTCTGATCTGTGTTTCCAGACCAGTCATCTGGATTGCAAGCTCATTGACTTGGGGAGTTAAGCGATCATATTCCGCCTTGGCTTCACGGATACGCTCTTGATGTGTGGCGATGCGCGGTGGAATGATTTGTGCCAGTGCCAGATTAAGTACAGCATTCTGCTGACGTAGGAAGTTGTTGAAGAGAGTGGGGTCACGCAGCTCTAGCACTTCTTTGATCAGGAAGAAGCCGCTGCCCAGCATGATATCTGAGCCGTGCATCTGGCAGAAGTTACCCGCCTCAAGTAGCGCGAACACTTGTTCCAGTAGATGAGTGGGGCGTCCAGCTCCAACCAGGGGAGTTGCCACTCGCACAGTACCCTGTTCCCAATCATAGTTAATGGTGGGTAGGGCTCTGAACCAAGCTGCCAAAGGCTGGTTAGCCCGGTCCAGTCTGGCCAACAATACGTGGCGAAGCTCAGCATACAGTAAGAAGTTGCCATCACGAGAGGCGTCATCACAGCGGATCGCGTCATCACCTGCAATCCTGTAGACATAAGGATGACCCGGCCCGTTCCAATGGCGTAGATACATGCCAATAAAGAAGAGAAGAGTAAAGTACTCATTAACTGACTGCTGATCAGCCAGGCTTAGAGTTCGATAGAAGGCGCGTAACTGGCGCATGGTTATACCAGCTTGGTTGTTAGCATTTAAACCCTCAATAACCCTAGCCTGGAGGGGCTGAAACACTGGATTTTCTAGAGCTAGAGCTTCTAGCAATAACCTGAGGGTTCTGATGGCAGGCAATGGGAACTCGCGTTCCAACGGCTGCCCTGTCAGGGGGTTGATAATATCGATCTGCCAGTCAGGTAGGTAGAAGTGGAAGATGCCATCGGCATCCTGGTTAAAGTTGGCCATTAACTCGTCCATCAGATAACAGCGATAATTGCGTTGCACGCCGTATGAGAGGCTGGGGTTCTGAGGATTGTTCTTATCCACTTCACGGCGCGGAATCAGCTCGATCGGATCCTCCAGATCGTCGTTGTTGCAGTGATGGTGACGCATGGTCCAGACAGCTCCACCACGAGCTCCCTCTCGAGCTTGCTTAATGATCTCATCGAGCAGTTCTGCGCGATCGGCGAAGTCATCCAGTTCGAATGGTTCATAGCCATCCATTAGCTCTCGATCGGAGTAACCACGGATTGTGATGTTAGCTACATCTTCGTCAAATGTATTAGGGTCCAATGGGTCGAACAATGGTGGTGGTGGAGGATAGCGTCCCACAAAGCCGACCGTTCGGAAGAGGAAGTCTTCGTATAACGGGCCGAAGCCAAGGAAGTAGTAGATGCGTCGATAAACATTAACTGTATTGACGGGGAAGAGCAGTTGGAAGCGCTCAGCCAGCTGGTTAATGTTCTGGGCATTAGTAGCCGCATAAACTGGTTCCATTCTGGAAGCTGGATTCCTGGCTACCGTGATGTAGGGTGGGATCAGATTTGTGTTACGTCTCTCCTGATCAGTGTAGTAGTATTGAGCCAGGTAAAAGACTGCTAGAGATGGATAGCTCTGCACCTGTTGGTAACGTTCTGGGGTGTAACCACCTGCATCGACACGGGCGTGGAAAATGAGAGCTGCTAGCAGGCTGGCCCTATCCTGAGATCCCTGGTAATTGGGTGGGAGCAACTGTTTCAACAGATCAACGTTCAGGCGAGAGATGTATTGGATGGCGGAGGGACTCATCACTCTAGCATTGGAAGCCTGCTGTATGTACCAGAAGATGTTGAAAAAGACGTCAATTGTGTCGTTCAGGTAGGTTAGGTTAAGATGCTTAGCAACATCTAGGATGAATTCCGGTAATGCTTCTGTCATAAGATAACCGACTGCATTGTAACTAGCTGTTTGGCCATCGATTGTTATCGATATCACCCGACCGCGCTTAATTGCCTCAGCTACATGTCTGGCTGTTAGCTGTGCTTGTGGAATGGTTTGCTCTGCGACCACATCCAGTCTCCTGACGCGCAACTCTGCACGAGGCACATCAGCGTCGAAGGCTCTGATTTCTTCCATGACCTGCTGTGGACCCACTTCCGCTGGCAAGGTGGCTGGGGGACCTGGCTGATATTGCTGCCTCACCTGAGCTCCTGCTACAAAGTAGGGATCGTTTTGTTCTCTCCATGTCACGATTTTACCCCTAATATACTGCCCGCCGAACAACTCAAGCCAGTTCAGGATAGCTGCAACAGTTCGTCTGTATGTCTCATTAGCTCCAAGGATTTGGGGCACCAACTCAAGAGCAAGAATAATTCTCCCTTGAGCGTTAATCTCTGGATACCGCCTTATTAGGAAGTCATCGATGGCGTCAGTTATTTGTGCGCGTGTGGGAGGCTCTGCTCGACCAGCTGCAGCCGTGAAAAATGGTTGGCCATCTCGTCTCCATTCAGCTATGTGACCCTCGATGACTCGTCGCCTTCCAATTCCGTTGAGCCAGTCGGCGATTTGGTTTGTCGTTATGAAATTACGTTCCCGCTCTATAAAGTCTGCTAGTATGCCGGCCATTCGGAATCTTCCATCTCGATTAAACATAGGGTATTCCCTCTCAAGGAACTGCTGGATCTGTGCTATAATATCTTGTCGATCAAGAGGTCCCTGTAGTTGAGCTGGTGCGACTGGAGCACCTCTTCCTCCTCGCAACTGTTCGAGCCGTGCTTGGGCTCCCCAAATTGCCTGTCGCTGTGCAACTAAGTCTTCAATAAGAGGCCGGCCAGCTCTACCCATCCAGAGCTGGAAAACTTCAAGATTTTGTCCTTCCGGTGTACCATGCGCTCTCGCGGCCAGCTGTAGCGCTACAGTTCTTATACCTGTCGCGTTAAGAATAGGGTAATGAAGGGTCAGGAAAGTGATTGCTGCCTCCTCTAGTGTGTTTATGGGAGGATTCCTTTGGGCTTCCAGCTGAGCGGCTGGCACGAACTGACCCATCAGCCCTGGGATAACGCGCAGGGGAGCTTGTTGGCCAAGGGGTACAATGGGAGCAGGCTGTTGTTCCGGGTTAAAAAACTCACGGTGTCCAGTTCTCGTCCACTCGCGAATCCGATCCTCTATGATGACTGGGGCCAAAGTTCTGAGCCAGGTTTGAATAGCAGCATCCTGATTGGCAATGCCGGCTCGATCACGCCTCTGCTCCAGATCCTGTTCAAGAAAACGTCTGCCTGCTACACTGAGCGCTGGGTAGCGTAGAACTAAGAAGTTGTTGATAACCCTGTAAATATCCTGAAGGCCAAGAGGAGGGGTTGGTTCCGCGAACTGTATCTCGCGAATACCGGTTGGTGCAGCTCCCGCAGGAAGTCGAGCTAGTTGAATCGGAACCGGAGCAAGTTGAGCTGGAAATTGGTTTGGAACTGCCGGACCTAGAACAAAACGGCGCGGAGCTGGGAGTTGGACTGGGGCAGGTTGAGGAGCGAGTGGTTGAGCTGGCAGCTGATTTATGAATATTCCAACCAGATCAGGCCCATCATTCTCAAGGAATGCATGCAGATCCGCTTCATCACCAACTCCAACTTCCAGGGCTCGTGTACGCACATGATCAACGAGAGCCGCAAAATCAGCTTGTCTCAACTCTTGCACTTCTGGAAAAGTTTCACGCAAGATTGTTCCCACTCGCTCACGGGTTAGTTCAGGGGGTGCTTGAGGGAGTGCTTGGAATGGCATCTGTTCTACCCGAAATTGTAAAGGAGGACCAATTGGAATGCCACGGCGTGTTAGCTCATCTCTAAAAACTTGAGCTCTGAAGCCTTGAAGGAAATCAACCATCTCTTGTCCAGTTCTGACACCTTGACGCACAGCATCAGGAATGACCAGATTTGCAATCACGTTCACGGCAGCTGGATTCGGAACCGCCTGACCCGCGCCCTGAGCCACGCGGGCAATTTCACGGTTGAGAGCTTCTCTCAGAGCCGGGAGATCGGGCTGCTCTTGTTGACGAATTTGATCGAGAGCAGCTCCAACCAGTCCAACCAACTCAACTTCCAGGAAACCGCGAAAATCATCCTCATTACCTACGCCAGCATTTCTGGCTTGAGCTCGAACCTCATCAACCAGAGCTTGACGAGCTTGTGGATCCAATCTCCTTATGTCCGGAAAGGTCTCCTCCAGAACCGCCTCGACATTAGCCCTGGTCAACTGAGGAGCTCCACCTTGTCCAGCTGGAGCTTGGGGGATGGCGATTCCTCTGTCATTCATAAATGGGAAGATAAAATTGGCGCCGTTGGCAAGTAAGTAGTCCCGGAACTGTACATCCGTGGTAACCCCTCGTCTATCAGCATCTGTTATAACAGCGTCGGTTATGAGATCTTGCTGGGCTTGGGTTAAATTGACCAGATCTGGGAAGGCACTCTCGATCAAAATCCATGCCCGACGATCAGTCAATCGGGCAGCGGGGGCTGGTGGTGTAGCTCTCGCAGCTCCCCGAATCTCATCATTCAGTCCAGCTCGTTGAAGTGTATCCTCAATCATCTCAGCAGCAGAAACCTCGATATGTTGCTCCAAGGCATCATCATCGGGTCTGTCCCAAGCAATGGTCTCGATGTCATACATCAGCCGGTTAAGAAGAGCCCCTTGTCGATCTAGTGGCAATTGTCTGACTTGCGGGTAAAGCTCTTCCACTTTGGCTGCTACTTGTTCTCGAGTGAAGGGTGTCTGAAAAACAACTCCCCTAAGCTGGTCATGGGCTCGGTCGATCATCGCCCTTCCGGTTCCGCGCTCCAGAAAGGCTGTATGAGCTATATTATCGAAGTCGGTGATACCTTCTCCTCTAGCTTGCAGTACAACAGCATCAACAAGCCGCTCTTGATCTTGTGGAGAGACATTTGGCAGGTCACGGCGCACATACTGACGAGTAGTCACAACAATAGGTGGATCGCCAAATAGCCCAATATCATAGGGTGCTGTAGGCGCATTGGCCGGAAAGAGCTCACGGCGAGCTCCACCCATCATCTCCTGCCAGCGGGCTCCAGGCACAGGGCGTGTAGGGGCAGCTGGCTGAACCTGCGGGATTGGCTGTCTTGGCGGACTAACAGGGGCAGGTTGTAACCAAGGGGCTGGAGGAAGCGTTCCAATTGGGACTGGCACAAAGGGACCTAGAGGTCTAGCTCCGGCCGGTTGCAACTGAAACTGTTGTCCTGCAGGCGGCATTGGTTGTATTGGAAGTCTTATCATCGGTGGTGTCGTTGGTCCTAGACCAGCACCGGGCGGGGGCTGCACAAAGATGGGAACGGGAGCAACTCCACGTCTCCGGTCATCATCTTGCAGACCCGCGATCAATTCAGCCTTCAATCGGCGTCCTGCGAACGGGATTCCCCGCTCCTTATAGAGAAGACGCAGTTGAGGCACCAACATGGCATTGTAATTAGGGGGTGGTCTCCCTTCCATTTTCCCAGACGAAAACTTTCACATCTTCTCTTATTCAGAAGTGTCCCAGAATATATTTAAGTTATGTACATCTATAGTCTATAGATGTGGGCCCTAGTTTTTACAACACAGTTTCAAGCAAACTCCGCATTCTGACTCAGAGTTCAGGGACTCAAAGATGAGGTGGAGAGAAAAACAACTGGATCCAAAGGCATGCGTAGTGTTTCTCGCCGGATTGGGGTCGGAGGTAGGCGCCCGCTGGTGCGAAAGATGTAACGAGCCCAGGGTGTCAGGAACCAGCCTGAACGCCAGCGAGGCTCGACCAAATAACGAATCATAGCTTCGTCTCGATTCTCTCTATCTACAAGCAGCTCAAAGGTTTGATCCAGAAAGTTGGCAAAAACAGCCAGACCATCCTCATCATTGGTGATTATGATTTGACCATCAAGCAGAATAGGATCCTCTTCCTTGGTGACGCCTCTCACTATTAGCTGATCAGCGGGGGGTAGAATTTCAAGCAATTGCTCCAGTGAGTCGGCCTGAGTTGGTCTACCTCGCTGAGCTAAGCGATCGAGAATCTGCTGCAAGATGTTGCCCCTATTGCCAATAACCAACTTGGTGTCAGGAATAGGTTGATCCGAGGCTAGGAAGTGCTCACCAGCCACACTGATGACAATGCCCAGATCAAGTTTCCAGCGTGCTTCAATCGCATCACTCAACTTTAAAAATGCTTTGTAATAGATCTGAGCCTCAACTTGGGCTGCCAGTAAAGTGACATATTCCTCATGCTCCTCATGAGAGAAGCAAGGGAAAGTTAGAGTTAAATCGGAAAGTACTCGGATAAATTGCCCCAATGGGATGAGCTGATAAGCCAGGTAATATATGAGCAGTTGGTTGACAAGTGTAGTTTCTAACTTATCTATCCAAAACTCGCCTGTCTGCAACAGAGGTGGATCTCCACGTTGGATATGATAAAGGGCATCATGGAACCAGCTCTCTTGGTAATTGTGATTAACTTGTAACACACCAGGACGACGGTCCGAGCTCATTCCTGTGGAATGAGCGGGGGCTATGTTCAGCAGGCCTGCTGAACAACGCTCTAGATTTGAGGAGTTCTGCAGGAAGACGCAGAAAGCAGTCTCATCATTATCCACCGCCTTCAGCTCTTGTAGATGAAAACTTTGAGCTAGCTCTCGAATAATAACTAAGTCACTCAGATTCTGTAGGCTAACACAAACGGAAAAAGAGTTCTCACGTAGCTGAGCTATCTCTAGGATAAGCTCCTGCATCCTCTCACTCGAGTCTGGACCTCCTGCATTAATTGGACGTAGAGGTAATCCACCCTGTACAAGCAAATCTGTGATACGATAACGAGTATCATTAAGAGCAACCCAAATAAGTGAGTCGAATGGTACGCCCAGCAAATCACGAAATAAATCACCAGTGATCAATTCAAGCCCAGCATACCGCTCCAATCTAATCAACTGTAGGATCTCACACTTACGACACTCTGTTACATATATGGGGATATAGTCATGGTTGGTGTCTGTCTTTTCCATCTGTAGCTGTAAACGGAAGGTATACTCAGATGGACGGAGTGGTTCGGTGGCTATCTCATAAGCCAGATCATTATCGAGTTGTCTCTTCTGCAACGGTATTAGATCATAGACACCTAGGTCGGGCCTCCCAATAATAGTGATATGATCCACGATAATCTTAAAGTGGTTGTAGAGAAGAGCCCGGATGATGGGGAAGAGTTTATTTATATCTTCTCTCTTAATAACTCCCATCTCTAAGCTGAGGTAGAAAGGCATCATCGCTTCTCTACCAATCATAACTGTGGCCTTAGAGATGCCTATCTCTGTGCCTGAGATTAAGATCTGTTTCTCCACTTGGCCCAGGGCGATTGGAATGGAGAGATTAGAAAGAATAGTTACACCATCTGTAAAAGCCAGCTTGCTCATAAGAATGGGGCTTGCTGCCTGACTCATAACCCAGTGAATCTGACGCTTCAGACCCACCCCTATGGGGTTAGCAGGAGCTAAGTCTAGCGGATCTACCAGGTGTTGGGTCATCTTTTAATACACTACGATCTTTTTGGAGACTTCTATAATTACAGAACGCTGAACATCCATTATTCGATAATCGGTCAAATTAACCTAGGCTAAGGTTAATTAGGAGTTACAATATGATTCTATTGAAGAGGTGGCCTCTGATTGGGGACCACAGTAGTATCATCCGTTGTCTCACCATTACTGTCAAACGCCTCTAAAATGGCTAATCCTTGGATATGAATTGGGACCCAAACGGAAATTAAATATGGTCCTAAACCTCCCTCAGTTGCATAGACAGTAGTTTGGACAGTGGGCTCTGCTGCTAGCGCTACTGCGTTGACAGATACAACCTGGCTGGGATCAGATGTGGCTACTAGTGAGACGATACGACCATAAGCAGTCTCATTGACACGATCAACTAGATCGGCCAGTTTCTGGGCTTGGTCCAGGTTTTGACACTCAATCTCTAGACAACAACGACTGAAGGTATATTCCAGCTTGGGCGGGCAGACTGTCGGGGTACATACAGGAAGCTCTTCTTGCAGCTGGACCAACTCTTGGGTTAGTATATGACGGGCTACATTGCTTTTGACAGCTAATCTAATTCGCTTCTCCCCAGCCAGGCGCTCACGTATGAAAAGCTGTTGATCTGGCGCAAAACGAGGATCAGACCAGTCTGGGTAATATAATAGCGCCTCCTGGCTCAAATCATCTTGTTCTGGCGCTGGCGAAGGATTGAAGGGCAGTAAGGCCCAATCATCTATAACTAGTTCATCACGCTCGGGGTGACAGACGATAGCACCATCTTGGTGCAGCTCAATCAGAGTCTTGATAACCTGCTCATGCAGTAGACTCCATTGTGAGTTGAAGTCTTCATCAGGGTTGAGCATGATGTAAATAGCTCCCTTATGGTAGAAGGGTTGATAGATGTCGTTAATTACAACATAGGGTAACATACTAGCCACCCAGTATGAGGGGATTTGTTTACCCTTATACTGAATCAGCGCTCGACTAGTTATAAGTAGACTGTATTCTCGTTCGAATGCAATGGCTTCATCAATCCAGCGTTGGATCTGAGCTGCTTGCTCTTTGTCGAGGGAAACAAACTCGCCTCCATCAAGCACGTTAATGGTCATGCGCATCGTGTTATTCACCTCGAAGCGAGCAAATCCAATGTCATAGCCCTTATTAAGCTGCTGCAGTTGGGGCAGAAGTTTTGTTCGTAGTACAAACAGGTCATATGGTCCGTAATTGGCATCCGGTAGAGATTGACATCCCACCACATAAGGTTCAACGCCATCTGTATTATCAGACTCCTCGCGAGTAACTATATTTCCGCTAGGATAATAAATTCCAAGCTCACGGTAGTAAGGGGTCCATAAGACTTCGGTCCTGCTGAGAGAACATATCGGAGCATCACAAGCAACACAGCCACTATTACATCGACCAGATGAACAGACCGGTGTTTTAGAGGGTGGTTTGCGAGTAGTGACCTCATTCATGATTTGATTTAAGGTTTTCTTTCGGCAGCTCAAATTAAGAGAAAGAATCTATAAACTTTTGTATGCTCCTGAGTCGAATTTTAATTACTGGGCCGCTCCATTTAGAGACGCCACGGGTGGTAGTCGAGGAGGTGATGCAGGCCCATGGATTCGTCTTCGCCTCAGAAAGTGGCGACTTCGGTTCTGCCGCCATACCTCGAGCCTATATTATGAAAGCCATTGAAAAATGCAACACAACACAAGCAACCACTCTAAACAACCCACCGCAAGCTCAAGACTGGAGTTTTATCGCTCGTTTCGTCAATCAAAAGAGCAGCTGGAAGAAGGACAAGCTAACAGAGGCATTTAACTTCCTACAGTTATTCACTTCATCTGACAATAGTCTAGAGCATATCCCTGTTAATTTCACGGTTGGAGAGCAAACTCCGGCACAGCCCAAATCAATTAATGCTTGCATCTTGTATAAGATCTGTTTGGAGCATAAAGTTAGGGTAACTAGTCAGACTGGAATAGGCCAGATGGCATATCTGGTTCGTTTACTGCAAGTGGAAACGGCCTCCCTGCTGCGCCGAGTAGAAACTTTCGTTAGAGAAGGAGCAAGACGTGGTGACCTGGTTAATATACTGGCCCTCTCTTCCCTGCAGATAGAAGATCCGGAGCAACTCGATGCTGTCCGTTCTAATTCTATCCCCACTACACACGAGGCGGTAACTTATGACAAACTTGAGCGGCTGAAACAACCACTCAGCTCAGTGACAGATCTACAACGTATCGTCACCCCCAACACACCGGAGGGTGCTACAGCTCTTGCTGCCATTATATTTAATCTCGATATTAGTAAGGCTCAAAATCCTTTGCGTGAATATCATCTACTTCGTGTCGATGGGGCTTCCAACTACAGACCCAGTGATTTGGAACTACTCAAGTTACATCAATTTAACCCGGCCCTGCTTGATCTGAGGAAGAGCTTTAATCCTCTCTTTCCAGTTAGCTACTACTCAGATATTACCCGTCTAGCTCAAAAGGAAGGTTATAAACCTTCCCGCAATGTGCCAAGGGGTGCGGTCGGTGCTGCAGAGTATGAGTTCCTTCAGATCAGTTATGTCTCAGATATGTTCTATTCAGGTAAACATCCGGAGGCCATCAGCTTCCACACTACTCCTATCTATGCTGAAATTGTTGAGGAAACCAACTCACAACTATTGGTATGCTACGGACGCAAAGAGATAGCCATGAGGCCCATTCTGTTGGCTGAACTCCATGATCTCTTCGACCGCAATCAGAATTTCGCCAATCCCTTTGATACTAATGCGGTCTTCGGCAGCGTAGCTATTGAAAAGCTCAAGCTCATATGTGTGGAGACCGGCCTTGAACAAGAGCGTCGCTTGGAAGATCCAAGCATAGCCCCTGCAAGCTTCGTAGAAGCGGGATCGGAGGCAGTGCTAATTCGCCAACGCCTACTGCGTGCTATCAAGTCTGTTGAGCTCTTCAACACCAATATTGGCCAGAAAGCTCGTGACTTTTTGCTTGAGTATAAGAGAGCCACCCATAGTATGCAAGAGCAGATTAATCAAACTTTCCAGCTGTTGCTTGAGATGACCATGTATATGAGAAACTGGACTGGAAAAGGCCCCTTTCCAGTGGAGGGTCGCCCATCTGACGATTCCACCACGCAACGCAGCACCCTTGCTATTGTAGCTTTTCAGGAAGCTTGTGATAAACTAGGTAGATATGGGCAGTTGCTGCTCAATCTACCACTCTTGCGCTACCGAGATGAAGAGTATCAGGCCTCAAACAAGATCAGTGATGGCTTAACAATTGGAGAGCGACTCAACATAGTGAGGGGTGGAGAACACGTGGCCGGCAATGTTTCCTCCTGCATCCGCCTCTCCTCTAACTGGTTCGGAGCCAGTGCTCATCGCTATATGACTCTAGTTGGGCTGGATGCTCCCTTCTCCATCAATCGACTACGCTCCATAGCCTAGAGCTTAGTAAGGCTCGGTCAAACTGCACAACAATTGAGATGTAAAATAATTATGACCATAATTATTACTATGTTCCGGCATAATAATTTAGAAGATGTTTCTGTTTTCAGATGTTACTCTAATAAAGGGCATGTCTTTCAAAAAATACATGTCGCATCTTAGAACCCAATGCTAGTTTTTCTCCGGCTGGTACCCATCTCCTATATTTGTGAGAAATAGTGTAACGGTACCGAGCCCGCTTCTACGAAGCTTGCAGGGGCTATGCTCAGCAGGACTGCTGAACGACGCTCCAGGACTTGAAGACTTGAAGAAAGAAATTATCGGTTAGAGAAAATGGAGGGACACAAGCAGGGTTTGAAGCGCTGTAAGCGTTGTAATCAGACCGTCGCCTCATGTGATCGTGAGATTCATAGAAGTACTTGCACTTCCAAATGCGGCTCTAAGAGAGGCACAAAGATATGTCCTGTCACATTTCCTCCCAATGTCATTGGAGGAGTCAATACTACCCCAAGCACAGATTGTCAAGTTTCAGTCTGTAACGTTGGTCAAGAATGGATAGAGCCAACCACAGGACAGCGATTTATCAGCAATGGTTGTGCTTTCATCCTGGCCCCTTGCTGTGGGGGAGGTGGGACCGGACCTACTGGCCCCGTCGGTCCCATCGGCCCTATTGGCCCTATCGGTCCGGCTGGTCCTGCAGGACCAAGTGGAGCTACGGGTCCCACTGGAGTTACAGGCCCAGTAGGTCTAATTGGGCCGACCGGAACTACTGGAGCTACTGGCTCAATCGGTGCCACTGGGCTCACAGGGCCAACCGGGCCAACAGGGCCCACCGGTCCCACTGGTTCAACTGGAGCGACCGGTATAACAGGCCCTGCTGGTCCAGAAGGTGGAGAAACGGGAGCTACAGGCTTAACCGGACCAACGGGTCCGACCGGCGCTACGGGAAATACCGGCCCAACTGGTCCTACAGGTAACACCGGATCGACAGGGGTAACTGGTCCAACCGGAGTCACAGGCTCAACTGGATCGACAGGGGTAACTGGTAGTACAGGTGCCACTGGCAGCACAGGGGTAACTGGCCCTACAGGTCTAACAGGTGTTACAGGTTCAACTGGAGTCACAGGACCGACGGGTCTGACCGGCCCGACCGGATTGACTGGCGCTACAGGTTCTACAGGAGCCACTGGCATTACTGGTGTTACAGGCTCTGCTGCAGGTGTTCTAATGTCCTTCAACTGGAGTACCGTTAGTAATGACGGAGCAATTAGTTTTAACAGATGGAACGATACAGCTAGTTATCCCACTTACAATCAACCAGTTCAGACATTTCATATCTATTCTGGTCCAACGGGAGCCGGCGCGGTAACTGTCAGAGCTCTATTACATGTAGTTCCAGGCACCCCAACTGTCAGGGAGTTCTTTATTGACCAGGTGCTACCAGTAGACTTCAACAGTACAGCTCCAGCAGGAGTTGGCACGCCTATGGCCCTCACTTTTGTCTCTGCAACTGGAGTAATAGCAGCCCAAAGTACAGCCAATAGTATCGCAGTAACAGCGGATACAACGATATCTCTGATCGGCGAAGTAACCTTCACTGTTAGCCCAACATCTATAGGCACCATCTGGAAATGGAGAATGGCCACTGTCGGCCAGGATCAGCTGCTCTTCCTGAGCTCTATCGTGCTAAGCACTAGCTAGAATTAACCATGGGTTGTTAAGACAAAACAATTGATAAATACCTAATGATACTTATTCCAAATAAGTATCATTAGTTCTAACATATATTTTTATATATATATGTTCCTTAGTGCATTACTCCCATCTCTACAGTTCTGATAAATTAGAACTACGAATCTAAGCGGAAATACGGGTGATCACGAGAGAGGCTGTTGCCTCTCTACCAACCACAGTGAATCCAGGAGGCAGTGTAGCTGTCATTGTCGTTGGCTCTCCAATTGTCATATCAATGCTGTTGAGCCAACAGAGAAGGGAAAGCACTTCGCCAGTATTGATGGGTGTTAGTACTAGATTAGATATAGAATAAATGTGGTTTGCCTCTGGAGCTTGAATAAGTGATCCCGACCCAGCCACTTGTACTGGATTGCCACCTCCTGTCGACAAGACCAGTAGAGCTCCTGATGTATTATTCCCGGTTAAACTACCGAAGCCAGAGCGGATATCAATCTTGTAGTTGATCTGATATTGTCCAGTCTGAGGGCAAATGAAGCCGGTGGCACCAGAGCCACCGCCTGTCGCCAACCATGTACCGCCTGAAGGTCCGGTAGGTCCATTCTCTAGGAATACATATTTATAGTGCCCTGTGGGTCCTGTAGCTCCAGGAGCTGTCGAGGCGTTCTGCAGCGTCTCACTCCAGACAAAGACTGAATTGATCGAAGCATTAGCTCCCTCAGCCCCCGTAGGTCCTGTCACACCGAAACCAGTAGCTCCGGTACTGCCTGTAGCACCAGTTGCTCCTGTGGGTCCGGTTGCACCAGTTGCTCCTGTGGCTCCTGTTACCCCTGTAGGGCCTGACGGGCCTGTAGCACCAGTTGCTCCTGTACTGCCGGTAGCCCCAGTTGCTCCTGTGGCTCCTGTGGCTCCGATTGAGCCAGTTACACCCGTCGGTCCTGTAGGACCAGTGCTTCCTGTTGCCCCGGTACTGCCTGTAGCGCCTGTAGCCCCAGTTGCCCCAGCCGGCCCGGTGAGACCAGTATTTCCAGTTGCACCTGTTGCACCCGTGGCTCCCGTTGCACCCGTGGCTCCAGTATTACCCGTGGCCCCGGTACTGCCTGTAGCGCCTGTATCACCTGTTGCGCCGGTCGCCCCCGTATCTCCGGTCGAACCAGTATCTCCGGTCGCCCCCGTTGAACCAGTGTCCCCAGTGCTTCCTGTGGCACCTGTATCTCCGGTTGCGCCGGTAGCTCCAGTGTCTCCAGTATTTCCGATTGCACCCGTCTCACCAGTAGCTCCGGTAGCTCCAGTCGCCCCAGTGTCTCCGGTAGCGCCTGTTGGACCTATATCTCCAGTTGCGCCTGTAGTCCCAGTGTCTCCAGTTGCGCCAGTACTTCCGGTGGCTCCCGTGTTACCTGTGGCTCCAGAACCAGTAGCGCCTGTATTTCCGGTTGGGCCTGTGGGGCCAGTAGCGCCTGTGTTGCCCGTGGCTCCGGTAGCTCCAGTATTACCTGTACCAGTTGCCCCGGTGGCGCCTGTAGGACCGGTTAAGCCAGTGGCACCAGTAGATCCAGTTGCCCCCGTGGCTCCTGCTCCAGGGCCAGTGGGACCGACTGGCCCGGTGGCTCCTGTTACACCAGTAGTTGGCCCTGTTGGACCTGTAGCTCCAGTAGCACCAGTCTCACCTGGATCTCCAGTGCTGCCAGTCGCTCCTGTTACACCGAAACCTGTTGGACCAGTTGGTCCAGTATCTCCAGTGCTGCCTACAGGTCCAGTTGAGCCAGTCTCACCAGTGTTACCTGTAACTCCAGTGTCTCCAGTATTTCCGGTAACACCAGTCTCACCAGCAGGACCTGTGGGACCTGTGGGGCCAACACAACATGGACCTGTTGGTCCGGTCTCCCCTGTTGCTCCGGTTTCCCCTGTCGGTCCAATGGGGCCAGTCTCCCCTGTCGGTCCAGTGGAGCCGGTATTTCCAGTTGGTCCCGTGGGACCTGTATTTCCAGCATTTCCAGTCGCTCCAGTGGAGCCAGTATTTCCAGTTGGCCCAGTATTTCCAGTGGAGCCAGTATTTCCTGTTGACCCAGTGTTGCCCGTGACTCCCGTAGAGCCGGTTGCGCCAGTATCCCCCATTGGACCAGTAGGACCAGTAGAACCAGTTAGCCCAGTAGGACCTATAAGGCCTGTGGGACCTGTTTCCCCAGTAGGACCCGTGTTACCTGTAGGCCCTGTGGGACCTGCCGGACCAGTTACGCCTGTAGGACCTCTTGGTCCAGCGGGACCGTGGGGACCAGTTGGCCCTGTAGGACCCCTCTTACAATGAGGCTTGCAACGACATCTGCGGTGTTTACACTCACCGCATCGAGGTTTCTTATGATCATTTGAATGATCCTTCCCATGTTTATGGGGAGACTTATCCCTACCTCGATTCATTTACAACCGCCAAATTAAAACATTTTAATGAAAAATCCTCTGGAGAGGATTTTTCAATACGACCCAATTAAAGTACCTATAGAGAGATGATGTGAGATTTCATATAACAAAGCCATACATGCTAAGGCCATCCCAAGCCTATTTAATTAATTATGTGCGATAGGGCGTGAGGGAGCAAAACTGCCGGATTCCACCCCATATCGCCCTTTAACTTGCGTGAGCTGGTAAAATCTTTTTTCTAAGTATTCGGGCTAGAAAATGGCGCTGAGAGCTTCAATAAATGGCACTCAGCTTTCAGCCCATGGCTCCCTGCCTGTTGAACAATTACAGAACATAACACTGCACTGGAAGAGTGAACCAGGCAAGTTGGCAACAGTTATTTTCTACGATCTGGATGCTCCCTATCCAAACCATGCTGTAAACTCGCCATATCTCCATATGCTTGTCATCAATGCTCCCAATGGGAATCTTCAGGCTGGCCAGGCTTTGATTGAATACGCGCCTCCTTCTCCGCCACAGGACTCTGCTATGCATCGCTATGTGTTTGCTGTTTACGAGCAAGCTGGACCAATTCACCCAGAGCTAATCTCTCAACGTGAGAGATTCAATCTGAATCAGTTTGTTCTGAACAATCAGCTCCGCCTATTGGGAGAGCTTGAGGTTCAGGCCTACTGGTACCAGGGGCGAATCTGGTTCAGACTGTCTGGCGAACGGGGTGGTTATGGATCTCCACCGGCCGCATTATCAACTTTATCTCAGACCTTCCTACCATCGACTACATCACCAAATGTTTCATCTCCCAGTCCGCCCGGTAGTCCAAGGCCTTCATTTGCATCCACTTTCATTCCTACCTCCTCTCTCATGCTCACTCCAATGCTTCTGCCCTCACCAGGAGTGAGCACTCGCGCTAATCTCTTCTTGCCTGGAAATACCTTATCTGAGCAGGAGCAGAAATACTGTCATTGTGTGCTGGAAGTGGCTGCCAAACAACCGGGAGCCTGTAGCGCCGAACGCGCGTGGTTCGAGCAACGCGATGGTCGCACCTGTAGCAACCCGTACGCGGTATGCGCTAAGACGACGGGAACCAGTTACCGCCATTGTGGTGCCAACTATAACTATGAAGCTCTTCCAGACAGAGAGATCGAGGCTTACGCCAACCTCAGCCATATCCCAGTGCCTGAGCCTTACAACAGAGCTCAGATGATAACCAATATCTACCAGTGGAAGGAGTCTAAAGGCAAATAAATGATAGCTGAAAATCTCAGCCTCTCTAAAAACGGAAACGTATAAGCAAACAAAAATTGCTTATGCACAGCAGAGTATTATTTCAATAAATGCAGGCTGCTAGGGCTGAGGATAAGCCAGATAGAATTCAAAGGCGAGTCATCACACAATGCCACTGTGGTTCCGAGGAGATTATTTATCAGCGTCATTATCGACGTCAAGCTGATGAGGCCGCATTTCTAACAGGTAGATGCTTGCAATGTCACCATGTGTGGGAGCTACCCCTATAACAGGGGTTTAATGGTCTTTCATCTGGGATGATCTCTTCACTACTCTACCAAAAGTCCAACTTAGTTAACGGCAAGAAATTAGGGAAGAATGTTAAAAACATCTAACATATCAGAGATGCCTATTCCTAGCTGAAGCGTATTTAACAGAGGAGAGAAACTGCTCTCCTTTCACTTATATAAGCAATAGACAAAGAAGCACAACCCCAATGAACGCAGTCCTCCTGAGAATCAACCCCGATGATAACAGCAGACCAGTAGGGCAGATCACGTCGAGAAGCTCCTGCAACCATGGTGAACGTCGTGCTCTAATTCAGGAACAGCATCATAAGCAGGGCGATAAAGCAGCGGAGCATGTTATATACTGCCTTATCTGCGGCAGGAAGTGGATTAGATGATTAAAAAAGTGTAGATAATGTATATATCATACATTATAATCAAGAAGTTAAGAGACAATGAGTCTGTCTATCTTGCCAACCCCTGCTTTCACGCCAGGAGCCTCAGCGTAAAGTAGATAGAGATTCCCAATATCATCTGTGCTGAAAGCCCGGATAAAACCCTTAATCTTCTGTTTTGAGATCAACTGCCAAGTTTGACTGGGGACGGAGATTGAACCCGTCTCTTTGATGCGCATGATTACTCCAGAATAGTCACCAAAGAGATAGGTTCCATCACCCAGAACATAGCCGCCGATCACCGCAGCTGTTTTGGCAAACTGGCCCTCATGGCGGTACTCGTAGATGGGATCGATCAATCCAGTCACGGTAGGTTGGAAGCCCGTAAATAGAGTCCCTTCTTTTATATTCCAGCCCAGATTAGAACCTCTCACAACTATGTCGATCTCTTCCATAGTCTCGTAGCCAACATCTGCCACAAAGAGTCTACCCTGATTGTCGAAGCTCATACCCCAAGGGTTACGCAAACCGAGAGCCCAGATCTCCGCTCGAGCACTAGGTTGGTTGACAAAAGGATTGTCGGCTGGAATGCTGTAATAGTAGGGATATTTCTTAGCACATGGACGTAGCCCGGTCGGACAGGCAATAGTGTTTCCTTGGTTATCCTTAGTTGACCCCTGTTCTGGGCATTGACAATAGCCCGACTCAGAAACATCAATACGCAAGATCTTGCCGTAAAGAACGCTGAGATCTTGAGCATGATTCTGTGGATCTTTTTGGGGTCCAGCATCGCCGATTCCGATATAGAGCATACGGTCAGGACCGAAGCAGATACGCCCTCCATTGTGATAGGGTAAGTACTTGAGGATTCTGAGTATAACAAGCTCTGACTCTTTCAGAATAGTACCATCAGCTGCTACCCTAAACTCTGATAGACAGTTGAAATAGGGCTTAGCACGTTCAAGCGCGACAGGGGTGTTCTCCACGCTTCCTCCAGAAGGAACTGGCACTGGCTTGGGCTTATCAGCATAATCACGTTTGGAGCTGTAGAACAGAAAGAGGCGAGAGTAATCCCCAGGGTAAAAGACAAAGTCTAACAATCCTCTTTCATCATAACCGTCCAGTACAGGTAGCCAATCCTTGATGTCAAGAATAGAAGTTGTTTGAGCACCATCAACCCTATAGATAACTCCAGTCTGATCAGCTACGTAGTGGAAGTGATGACCTGTACCATCTTGCCAAGAACGGAGCTGGATCGGTGAAGTGAGACCTGTAAGATAGGGAACTTGAGTTATCTGCGAGCTCTGCATTTTACTAGGGCTCTATTCTTTCAAGCCTACTAGTGATGTCATAAATGTTTGTAACCTTACAAACATCATTAATTAATTACAGATGATCACGGTCTTACCATTGAAGCGTTTAACATGGCGCTTGATTGGACAAGGATAACGCCTGACGAGATCCCTTAACAGACTGATGGCTACGTCTTCACCCAGTTTGATGCCATCTTCACCATCAAAGCGGTAATGAATGCCAGCCCAATTGCGACCAAATGCAATGTTGCTAGCTAACTTGTCAAGCTCTCCTTCTACCGTTGAAACGAGGCCAGTGTCAATCAGAGCAGATCCATCGGCATTGGGTACAAACAGCTTAATCGGTGTCTCTCCTAGAAAGAAGAATTTGAGCACAAAGATACAGGCTCCTGATATGGCTGCATGACCGGCTGGGAAAGAAGGATGACATGGCGAGCCCTCAGGATAAGCTTGAGGAAGTAAGTAGCTGTGCCATTGTTTGAAAATCTCATCCAAGACCTTGCAAGTGAATAGGGCTTGATGCACAAAACACTCTCCACTCTCCCGGCGCGCTCGCTCTACAGCAATACCCGCCACTTCCGGTCGAATGAACATAACGGTCCATTTAACCTGCCAGGAAGCCACCAGTGCCAGTCTCATCGCGCGATGCAAGACATCCTGAATATCTGGGCGTCCTAGCTGTGCAAATCCGGCTTCCGCCAAACTACTGGTCAGGGCATTAGGAGCTTGAATATTCAAGGAGAGCAGGATGTTGCAAGCTCTGTAGAAGGCCTGACAAGGTTCATCAGAATGCACATACATAGTTAGATCTCTACCTGTCACGATGTAGCGAGGTGCTAACAGTGGAGCCGCTGTTTCTGTCACAATACCGCTCTGTACAGAGGTAGCAGTAGTCCAACTGATCATGTAATCAAGCGCGGGTGGAACCGGCAGTTTGGCTGAGTGCTTCCAACCACCCTCAGGATAATCAAGGATGAGAAATTGTGAGATGTAAGGTCCAGTCTTATCCCCAGCTGAGTGACCTCGGAATATGGTATCAGTGATGAAATTGCCATTAATACTGTTCATAGAACGCACGGCTCTCTTGATCAGATCGCTGTTCTGGTATTGATCAAAAGGGACATCACGACATAGGGCCATCCAGTAGAGCTCGGCCAAACACCACACGAAATAATGGGATGATAGGCAAGGAATACCCTTCATTGGATAGCAGATGGCTGGATGCCCCATATAATCGACACCCCAGCAAGCTGTTGGATCAACCAACTTCATATTGCCACCCATCTTAACCTTGCTGATGAGTTTCTGATCATGATGTTTGATAGCTCGCAGCAGCTTCTTGATCTGTTTGCGGTCAACATAGCCATTGTCATGAGGTAAACCCTTACTGTAGACTCCCCCATAATTAGAGATAGATGTGTCCCGGCTGTGTTTGATAAGTGGCTTACCCCGATTATCATGTGCCCTAGTTTGACGTAGCTTGATTTCTCGGCTAATCTCCTCCATTTTGAAAGGCCTATTATATAATAGGTTTTTAACAACTTTTCAGGTATCGAAGTTCAACGAGGGGTTGTAAACTGGTGATCGGCAGGGATGGTTGCCTGTTGACGAGCCAACTGCTCATAAGGAGCCCTCTGGTGTGGAGTCATACCTTGCCAAACTCCAGCCAATTGCTGGCCAACAGCAGGGGATTGGTCACCTGCGTAGGCTATCCTACGCATGAAATCGGTATATGCCGCTTCACCGGTTTTCCCCTGCAACTGTGGTGCAAAACGCTGATTAAGGATGTTATTAATATTAGCATTAGTATCAGCGGCAGTCATAGTTCCAAACCTCATTCCTCCAGCATTGGCACGGCCAGCGACAGGTGTTCGAATGGGAGCTTGAGTGGGAACAAAAACGCGAGGCGAAGCCTGACTACCGACCGTTTGTCTAGGCAGGTACTGAATTGGCTGGGGCAGTTGAGTTGGCTGAATCGATTTGATCGCTCTAATGCCAGCACCGTAACCTCCTGATTCAGAACTGCGAAGTGGAGAGGTCATCAAGCCAGCCTGAGCAATTTGGCCTCTTGCAAGAAATTCCTCAGCCCGACGTCTGTAGAGCTCTCTGGCTTCCCTGGCTAGGCGTTCATAGCGCTCCTTCTCTTGCGGGGAGGTTTGGAACCAAGCCGCAAGAGCTGTTTCTTCACCAACTCCCATCAGTCTGGCTGCGTTCAGGAAGTGCAAAAAAGCATCATATCTCTCCGCCAGAGGGATATTCAGAGCCCTAGGGGATCTTGGAGATCTTGGAGAAAGTGGTCTGACTTGGATAGGTACAGCTCCTGGACTCAGAGGGCTTAGCGGGCTGAATGCGGCGCGAGGACTCAAACCTGCTCTGGGGCTAATGTTGCCCTGTTGACCATCGAAGTTAGCAAGTTGACCGTTGAAGCCGCGTGGACTCAAATTGCCGGCTCTAGGGCTCAAACTGCCGTATATGGGTGATTGCATGTTGCTTTCAAGCCGGAAGAAAATATTAAAATCGCTCAGCAGTTTTTTAAGCTGAGACTGGGACCCTGTAGCTTAAAAATACTAAGTTCAACGGAAGCCGCCAAGAGGCTGGCCACCGATCTGAGCCGAGGTGAAGGGAATGAAAATAGTTGCTGGCTGTTGGATTTGAGGTTGGACCTGAACAGTACGTCTAGGAGTGAATGCAGCCTGTTGCTGGAGTTGGGGTTGGGGTCGGATTTGAGGGATGAATCGCTGTTGGAGTTGGGGTTGGGGCTGGAATTGGGTTTGAGTGAGTTGAGGGGTGAACTGTACTCTGGCTGGGCTGCGAGGCACCTGAGTAGTTTGAGGAGTAAAAGAGGCGATTTGAGCAGCCACCTGAGGAGTAAATGGGGTGAACTGGCTGAGCTGAGTGGGTTGCTGAGCTCTGGCCGGGCTACGGGCAACTTGAGCGGCAAGAGTACGTCCATCTCCCGCCACACCAGAGCCATACTGGTTGCCCCAACGACGAGGACTACCTTGTACAACTGCAGCGCGAGGGCTGGTGCGTCTGGCAGGGCTGCGTTGAGTGGTAACGCTGCGACCATCACCGGTAGTGATGCCAGAGCCATACTGATTGGCCCAGCGACGAGGACTGCTTCTTCCAAGCTGTTGGCCAGCTTGAGCGACCTGAGGAGCTGTCAATTGACTGGCAGGAGTGAACTGACCAATAAGACCCTGACCACCGAATGTGGCTTGTCCACCCTGTCCGCCAAAGCCTCCCTGACCTTTGCCGCCCTGATAACGATTGTAGCCGTCATGATGGCCGTAGCTTCCGCTACCTTTTCCATTGTCATTGCCCCATCCGTCCTGGAATCCGGCAACATAGCCTTGAGCATATTCAAAACGGGGAGATCGGTTCCCGCTGTTATAGGAACCATCATAACTACCTTTCCTGTTGTACTGCGCCATGCTCTTTTAGATCCCCACCATTTTTAGAAAAATTTTGTAAAGCACTCCAACCATCACCAGTCTGCTGTGAGAAGTAGTAAGATTAATTACGGCCAACCAAGAAATCAACATATATTTACTTGTTTACAATCCATCTCATTAGATGAATAAAGGCATACCGAGCAATATGCTCCCATCCATCATAAATAATGAGACTTTGACCTATCTAGTTGATAATTAGTTATAATTATCAGCTAAATCTATAACTTGAAGTTGCAGCCATTTTACCCTATAATATTGTGAAAAAGATACACATGTGATTTATTTCGTCAGCCCTTATTTTAAAGAAAGAACGGGAGTCTGCTAAAATCTTTTACCCAGTTTTAATAAAGATGGCCCATCGTCCAACACAAGAGTTGGGTGTAACTCCTACCCACCCTAACGGGGCAAGTTTGGAGCGTCACTTGGCGAGTACGCCAAGTATAGCCCCCGCTCATCTCACCGAGATGAGCTTGGAGCGTCGACCGACATACCTGTCGGACATAGCCCCCGCTCACCCTATAGGAGTAAGCTTGGATCCAACTGATATAGTCTGTCGTCTTTATGACTCATTGCAGGAGGGCGAACCGTTGTTCGGTCCAGAGGTTCTTCCACTCTGGTTTGGTCAGGCCGAGTTAGGTAATGTGGAACCAACCGCTTGTGTTGATGAGACACAGCTCATCTTACTCAAACAACTGGAGACAGCCATAACTACCACCGCTTCTCCAGCTAATGGTCCACAACCCATTGAATTGGTAGATCCTTACGCCTCGCTGAACAACTCAATCTTCTCATCAAGAGAGGGGCTAAAGATGGCCAATATTGATGCTATTTATCACTTCTCGGGATACATGCCTAATACATCTCTGTCAGAGATTGATATGACATTACAGGATACACAACAGCCTGTCTATGTTAGCCTGGGCTCCAATGGATTTGTGGAATATATGCAATTTCGCCAACCTCACAGCAAGGGATACGGGCTGACAACGAAAGATCACGATTGGAATATCAGACGTGTTAATTTCACCCGTTTTACCTCTTGGTATGCCCAAATCCAGAACAAAGAGCGTACAGACGAATTCGCTGCTAGTCTACTTGACACCAATAACGAAGGCTTTGATCTAGTGATGGGCTACCATGTTGCAGCAGAGGCCAAGCTACCCCAGCTCGATCTACTACTCAAGCTCTCCAAAGCGGGTGGTAATCTGATGATGCGTGTTGACAACTTGTCTGCAGAGAGTGACTGCCGCTTAACCTATAGTTTGGCACTTGCCTTCGAACGGATTGTTCTGTTCAAACCAGTTAGTAGTAGCCCACTCAATCCGGAGCGCTACTTGATCGCTTGGAATCGAAGAGCTGCCACTAAGGTCTCTCTGGCTCGCAATCTGCTTGAACAGAAGAAGATTCTAGTCAGCAAGTCTTTTATCGGATGGCTAACGACTGAGAATACAACCCATCTTGCGCGTCAGATCGAGGCTCGGCAAGTCGCAGCCAGAATTTCCAGAGGAGAGGAGATTCCGAGACCTATAGTCAATCTACAAAAGTGCCACATCATCTGGAGTTTGCCAGATCGCACTCAGCCCCAGTTGGCTAAGTCCGAAGAACGCTTTGCTCTACCACTATCAGCTAGTCCAATTCCCCTCTCCGAACATGGTATAACAGCTCATAGCCTATTCATCACACTAGAGAACCCGGTTGTGGTTGATCTGGTTGAAACCCCGCTTAAGCCTGAGAACTGTCAAATAGCCGCTTTCCGTCGCATCCATCAAGAACAACGGCGTTCAGCATTGGCTCTGGTTCAAGCTCTCTGTCTGATGAAGCAGCGAGTTAATCGCTTTGACTTCACTGTGCTCTACATCGGCAATCCAGGCAGTTATTTGAGCGTGGTTAATGAGATGATGCCGGGGCCCACCTATCAAGTTTTTAACTCACTGGCTAGCCAGATAGAAGCAGCTAACACAATCCAACTGCAGAATCGTGATTTCACTGATCAGGATGCTTCTAATTGGGCTACTCAGAAGCCGTCTCTGGTTCTACTTTTTGTTGATAGAGCAGGGGCCAGCTTAGCCCAACAATGGGTAAAGACGATCACAGCCTCTCTAACGGTTGTGCGCTTGCGACCCATAACTAATGACAAAGGCATGAGGCAGAGCAACTTCGATTACTTCCCTGGTCGTCTGCTAGCTCCAATCTGGGCTAGTCCCTGCAGCGAGGAAACCTATCTAGTCGTATTGGATGTAAGTCAAAACATTACATATGATTTGAAACAGTATCACGATCGCCTCTATCACCAGAACGCCATTGTAAGGGAGGGCTTCCGTTACAGCAATCCCTTCCAGCAATTCGTCAAGGAGAAGCTCGATAACAGCTGGGACGGCATAGCAGAGATCACCACTCTGTCTTGGATCTCACGCATCTGGAACGGGACTGCAGCACAAACTCTAGTGATTCAACAGACTTTCCAGTATCTTAAGATCTTTAACGAGAAACTATCTCAGGGTAAGTCACTAGCTGAAGAGCCCTTGTTGCCTTATCAGAACATCGCAACTAAGATTATGAGAGGTTTATATCGCAATGCTGTAGCACGCCTGATTACAACCAAGATCTATAAGACTGTGGGTTATGAAGAGACCCTCGCTAGCCTGAGGGATATGTACCAGAAGTATCACAAAGCAACTCCGGAACCTGTAGACCACGATGTTGTGGCTCAGAAAGCAGCCCGTTCTGTTGTTGATCTACTCCACACAGTACTCCAGCCAGAGGCTATTCCAGCGGGCCTCAATTATCTGGACGTTGGAGCTAATGATTGTTCCAAAGCCTACCATATTGGTCAGGGCATAGCGGCAGGCAGTATCACTGGTGTTGATGCCTACGACAACTATAGTAAGTCACCCTACGCCCAAACTAATGCATGTCAGTTCATACAGTTGAAAGATAGCATCTTACCCTTCCCAGACAATTCGTTCCAGCTGGTAACCGCTCTCATGACATTACATCATGTTGAAGATATCGCCACCATGTTGGACGAGATTTCTCGTGTGCTCGCTCCAGGAGGCATATTACTGATCCGCGAGCATGATGGCTACTCAGAAGTGATGGGAACTCTGGTTCGCTTTGAGCATGATGTTTGGCGTGAGGTGGTAGAATCTCGCACATCCAGCCAATATGATGAGGAAGAATATATTAAGCTCTTCCGCAAGGAGGAGTGGAAAGAGCTCCTCGCCAATAGAGGCCTAGTTGAGACGGGGCTACAATACAATATCGATTTCCTAGGCAATCCCACTGCCAACTACTACGCCGTCTACAGGAGTCTTGCATAATGGTTTATTATCAAGCTGTATAGCATCAAGTCACGATTCATAAAAACATCTCATATGAGATGTTTTATTCTCAAGTTTAATTATATCGAGATTCTTAGCTTAGGGATCTGAGAAAATATTATAGTTAATTAACAGGCTGAGCCGCAGTGATAGGCTCATCATGCAGCAGTCGTCCCAACCAGCTGTTCAATACTGTTAGCCCGTTAAGATGCTTGTGGTCAAAACAGGAGATAGGAAGAAAGAGCCCCTGTAACTCTGGGGAAAATCCGCCCTTACTGATGAGATAAGTTAGGATGAGCATGAAGATCGGTTTGAACACGGTCCAGCGCTTGTCCATATTACAGATCTTGTCGATCGTATAACAGAGTAGCTGGTCCATATTGCCGTTAACTTTGAGATCATGAGTTGCAATAGTGTGGATATTGGAGACTTGATCCTCCTTAACATCTAGCATATCATCGACTAGTTGAATACAAGCTCCCAACTGATGAGCCAGATCTAGATCCTTAGCTTCTTGAGCGGCGTTGCTCTGTACCGCGTGGAAGAGGAGGCTTTGCATGGCCTGAGTTGTAGCGCCTCCTTTTGCTTCAGCTGTTGTTAGATAGACATCTCGGCTAAGTGAGCCGTTTTGTTGGATAATCATTCCCTGTGCTTCCACATAGAAGACTGTCTTGAGCCAGGGTAGCGCTCTGGGATGCTTCTCAACCAGACTAATAAATAACTCTACCATAGTTGTGAGCGAGCTATGAGTACCTGTGGTTGATTCGCTACCAGCCGTGTCGATCAGCGAACGGGGGTCTTCCAGCAGTTGCTTCATCAAGCTAAATGTTTTGGCCTTCTCAGCCCCATTAACCTTCTGATCATCCAGATAGTGATCTACAAAGAGATACAGTAGCGTGAACTGGAAGAGATCGTGAATTAAGTGGAAGGGTCCACCAGTACCCACTCCACTTTCAGAACTTTGAGCTAAGACGAAGAGAATCCCGCCGTAAAAGCAAAAGAGACCAGAGCTCAGCAACTCTTCAGAGTGACAATGTTCACCCACTAATTGCTTAGCGTAGGGTCTAATTCGAGAGATAAATGGATTTAAGTAGGAACCGTAATCTACAGTTTGACTGGCTTCAATTACCTGATAAATTCTGGCCCGTTCAGTTTCACTAACAGGAAGCAGCCAGACCTTTGCTTGCCTCAGAGCCCGGTCAAACATATCTGACGACTTAGATTCCATTTTATCAACGAGGCTCTACCTCTTTTGTTCGTTATGACGAACAAATTTCCCGCTTTTTTCCTAATCTCTACGTCCTCTTCCAGCCAACTTAAACACATCTCTAAACTGTCTACACGGCCGGGCCTCTGTTGCGTGACATTTGCCAGCCAATCAGCAGGATGATAATCAAAATAACAATAATAATGACGACGGCCCAGATAACACCACTGTTGTTGCCGCCTGGCGGAGTTTGACGGCTGACTGCTGGTGGTACTCCGTTAGACACAGTTGTTAGCTTGGGCAAGTTCTTGACTGGGATGAAGTCAGTCAATTCATTGTATTCCCCAGGCACCACATTCCTGATAACGCTGGCCCTTTGAATACCGTAGTTGCTGAGCTCCGTTATTTCAACATCGGTAAAGCCCTTGAAGTTGGGATCCATCACAGTGATGTAGGCTGTCTCTGTCTTGACGTCATTAAGACTGATGAACTTTCCATTCTGATACAACAGTGAGAGTACTTTGCAAGGTTCCCAGCCTTGGGTACCCTTGGGAGGTGGAAGACCACCAGTGCAGCGCGGATCACAAGATGGGGAGCCAGGGAAGCGAGTTGAGATGAAACAGCCGTAAAGCAGAGCAGCCACATCACCGGGCTTAACATCCTGAACATCATGAAATGTGTTAGAAACTTCTGTCAAAAACTGCTCGTATGCTGCTGTTTCGTAGAGCAGGGCACCAACTTTGAGCACTTGATGAAAATCCTCCCGAACCTCTGGTGTAAGCTCAGAGACTGGTGTGGTGGCATAACGACGTAGCCCCGCCAGAGTTGCCTTGACATTAGTCATATTAACAGCGAAATTGGTTTTGGCTCCCTTAACCACAACATGGTCGCCGGATCCCATACCCTCTCTTCCTTTGGTGATCCCGGAATCTGCCACCGCTCCTGACTCTCCCCTGTGCCGGCCAGATGTAACAGTATCCCGTTTGAAATGGTCGGATCTAACAAGGGGGCGCTGACTCATTGTTTACTGTCCAAAATTTTTAGCAATCTTTTTCAACTGTCCGATTTTTACAAGCTGAAAAATGAGAGCTGCGATAACAACTACACCCTTCCAGCCTGGTGTTAGTGGTCAGGGACAGATGCAAGCACTCGCAGCCCCAGCAGCCGTGCAGATCTCACCGTTTGATAATGAAGTTACACTTCTTTATAAGTGGGCTGGCGCTTGGAGCATACCAGTACGTTTAATTTTGATCCGAGAGCGTCAGCCTAATGAACCCCAAGCTCCAGGGACAAGAACTCATGTGTTTGAACCACTATCTTCGTTTATTCAGAGACAGCTAGCTGTTGGTCAGAGCCTCAACGCTATTTATGAAATGGCAAAACCGTTGGGAGGCATGACTGTTAACGACTTTGCCATGACATATTTTTCCCTGCAGCGTGATAACCCACAGATTAACACAGCGGAGGGACAGTTCGCTATTCTGGCGGCTATCAACCAGTTCTATGGTCAATTAGAGAGAACCAATGTGGCTAAGTTCCAGGAGTTTAACGAGCTGATCATCTTCTATGATTCCTGGGTCCCTAACATCCAAGCTGGTCTACGTCGCGACGTAGACCGCCTAGCTATTGTACAGGATATTCAGGCAGATTTGCATCAATTAACGAGTTCTGAAGTAGCTGCCCAGTACCCTGTGCTTCTTAGTCCCGTCACGATTGGCACCACTTCCAGCTCCTTTGAGCCTCTAATCGCAACGTCGGCAGCTCCGAATGGAAGGAAAGTTGTGCCAGAAGACGGCCTCGATATCTTCAACAACAGCACATTGTCCGTTTATGTGCCTTATCTGCAGTACAATAGTCAGACACAGCGTTACTACAAAATCTACAAAGGTACCGCAGAGAAACAACCAGATTTTGATATCATCATCAGCCCACCAACTAGGACCAACGATGCAGATTTTATCTATTTTACCCTGTGGCTTGGTGATGATACCGCCCCCGGTACAGAAATGTATGATGCTCCGGCAGAGTCCTTCTACCACGTTAACTATGATTTGCAGAATAACGTACTCACGGTCAAGACCCCTTCTACAGTTGAGGCAAAAGGCAAGAGAGAGAAGCGCAGTCGCACTGTCTCTGAGGCTGTGGCGCTGCAGCGTATACAGTCAACGCTTCCACTACTACGTTTACAGACCGGCAGAGAGTTTAAGGTAACTGGCGATTTCACTATCTGGAACACCATCTATGATGAGACTGTGCTTCTAGACATGATCCTGACTAATGAGTTATTTGACCACTATCTCTACGTGGAGGAGAGTACTAAGCCTGCAGCTCTCAAGAAACGACTGAGAGTACGTTATCGCTCGCTCATGAAGGATGAGGACGAGGGTGAAACTATGACATTAAAACCATATATCACAAACTTCGCCTCTGTGTCCTTGACGATGAGTCAGCATGTTCTCCCGGCTGAGCAACTTCAAACTATCATAGATCCATCGGGCCAACTGTTGCAATATCGGCTTCCAGCCAATACTCCCTACATCCAGTTTAAGATTAGCCAGGCTGACAGTCAGGAGATTATTGCAGAATTTATCCGCGTTTTCGTGCCTTTATTCCGGTATTATCTGATCAACGCAGCAGAGCTACAGCAGGAGTATCTGGCTATTATCCCAGAGCTAGCCCAGCTACCAGGTCTGTTAGCCCAGCGTGATCAAACTAGCCGTAAGGCTAAATCACCCCGAGCTGAAACTCCAAGACGCCAGCGTTTGAAGGATCTACAAGCAATTGATCCGGAGATGTTTCCTAAGATCTATTCACGTAGTGTTTGTACAGGCAACCATCAACCGATCATTATTACGCCAGAAGAGGCACCGTCATGGCAAGCAAGGGGCTTCATCAAAGATGGTGTAATTTATCAGCAGCGCCAAATTTTAGCCTTCCCAAGGGTCAATCCCAAGCATTTGATTGTTTGCCCAGATGATGAGATTCCATTCCCAGGTGTCAAGCCAAATACCAGACTGCCTAACAAAGGTATCTATCCATATCTGCCCTGTTGTTATGTGACAGATCAGATGAGTGACCCCACCAGCGACTACTCCAATTACATGAAGGGATTAGCTCCTCAACCCAAGAAAGGAACTAAGACAGATAGCAAAACTAAGAAGATACTCGATACTGGCTATATCGGCTCTCTACCTGTGGCTGTTCAGAATCTCTTCGCTAACTATATGGACGCAGACGCAGAGATGAAGCGTTTTGGTGTACCCCGTTCGCCCAATGCCCTGATCCACTGTGCTCTCATTGCTTTGGCAAGTCAGTCCAATCTCACACCCGACGATCCACGTAGGTTGCCTTTGAACCATCCAGTGCGACAGTACATAACTTTACCCAATGACCAGGCTCGAGAGCTGTTTGCTCAGAACATCAGGTTGCATATTGCACAACATTACAGCCCAGATCTCTTCAAGCAAGAACTGTTTGACAGAACAGATGAGGAGATCACAGCCCTGCTCCGTAATCCGGCCGTGGTTCTTGAACCCTACCTCTTCTATAGGGGTGTCGAGGAATTCTTTGGTATCAACATCTATGTCTTCGCATATCCCAAGGGCAAGAAGGAGAAGAAATTGGGTGAGATGGAGGTGCCACGCCACCGACTCTTCCATTGTCGCCCATTCCGCAACACCAGACAGACTATGATCGTTATTCGCAATTGGGGTTCAGAGTCAGACAATCTAGCTTACCCCCACGTTGAGCTAGTCGTCGATTATAACAAGACAACCAGACAGAGTCTCATGTTATTCGGCACAGAGACCACTAAGCTATGTCAAGACGCTTTGCGTGAAGTTCTACGCACAATTACCTGGGTTGGTCAGGATGTTCCAAGTGCACATCAGAATATCTACTACGAAATAGACTATCGTAGCGTTATCACCTATCCTGCGCTGTCTCAAATCATCGACAGCAACGGAAAGGCTCAGGCCTTTATCTTTCAGATTAAAGGTGTACAAGTTGGACTCGTTGTGCCACCAAGTCAGCCCGAAAACCTACCTGTAGTTAGCAGTTTACCAAATAGTCCACTCGCATTTGTACTGGAGAACTTCGAGCAGCCTACCGGCTTCACTCGTAACGATGGATTAGTGACAGGCGTTTGGTTCCAGATAATGGACATCAAGTATGGAGTTTATATACCAGTGGTTCCAGTCGCTTACAACACAGGGCAGACCGGCTTGGAGCGTCGTTTAGCACAAGAGCTAAACATAGCCCCTGGTTCCCCGACCGGGAACCTGGAGCAAGAGGAGACCCCTCCCAGCAATCCGCTAGCTCCAGGTAGTGGGCCGATTACCCAGCGTCTACGCAAGATGAGAAGAACTGTCGATTTCATTCTACAGCTGGTAGATTGGCTCTATGAATTGGTTAAGGTGCAACAAGGTAATAATGACGTAGAGCGTCGCTTAGCACAGGGGCTAAGCATAGCCCTCGACCCCCGAAACGGGGGTTTAGAGCCCCCTATCTTTGCCAACAACTACCTAATCACCGACACCAGACAAGTTATAGATAGCGCCAATTATTATGACCTGTCTCGTCTGCCGCGTTTGCTTCCAACCATCACAGACAAGAATCGGGCTGTGGAACTGGCTATCGAGTTTTTAGCGCCACAACTGCCAACTCTCTTTACACAAGGTAGAATGGTTATGTATTCACAGGCCTTCCGCGACAAGATTGTGGCCCATGTCTGGGATTACCAGAAACGACATTTTGGCTTACCTGGTCAACCAGCCAGCTTCATTCAGGGCTACTTCGTGGAACCGACTGACTTCAAACAGCAGCGTGATGTCATCGTATTTATTGGCGAGACGGATTTGAAATCATGGCTCATCTCTGTGACACAATCATTCAATGAAACTTTCGGTATCAGAGTGAAAGTTGATCTCGATATGTCTGTCATGACCGAACCCTATATCTATCAGAGCAAAGATGGTCGCATCTACTTAATTCAAAATGTGGTAGGTGCTGATAGGAGAAGAGCCCTGCAACTGGGAAAGAACTGGTACGATCAACATATCAACACAGGCTATGCCACTCCACCGGGCCAACTCTATGCACACTTAATTTACGGTATCGCTCCGGATGGAGTCCTAGTACCTGACGACAATCAAACTCAGGGATCTCCTCTCTATATTAATATCCTACGCTATCAGAAAGGGGAAGCTGGCATGGAAGGCCGGTACGCTGCTATGCTCGATCTAATCGAAGAAAGAGAGCGTCCCATTGCTCAACTCACAAATTAAGTCAGATCTTTGAATAAAAACACTTGATAACTTCAAGTGTCATTTAGGTAATTTCAACAGGGTTGAAATTTTTATCTTGTCTCCCGGCCAAGGCTCAAGCGCTTCTGAGCTATATCCCTCATCTCACCAGCCAGATCAACCTGATACAGGTTAATAACCGGCACGCTCAGTTCAACTGCTGCATCCCGAACAGAGTCCAGATGCAGCCCGTCATCATCCGCGAAGTTGAGAGTGCGGATACCACCCCAGGTACGATTCAATCTGGGCCAAATCTTCTTGAGGATGGCTCCTTTGCTCTCCTCTGCTCCATTCGAGGCGATTGTGCCATAAACTGTGGCGATCACGTTGTGACGCGCCAAAAATCTTTCAACCTCAGCAACACCCTGTGCATCTCTGCCTGTCAGCACAATGATTGGATTGACTCTGGTAGCCTGAGCCAGCAGATAAATAGCTTCAGTTGAGATCAACTCATTAGCCCTATCAGAGCCAGCGCCGAGGGCTGGACTGATTAGTCCAGTTGTGCGAGCAACCTGGCGGTTAGTAGCCAGAGTGTTATCGAAATCAAAGATGAAGATGTCACCCTTAGACGGGGAGGTCTTACTCATCAGCTCGACAATCTGAGGCAGCGTGACGTTACCTCGATTGATAATAGAGCCATTAACCTTACCCTGCTCTGAGAATTCTCCGTTCACTCCCTGCGGACCTCTCACCTCCTTGTTAAAACGAGGTGAGAGAGGAATCACTACTACAGTAGTCTTACGTACCACCTGTTCAGATGTGGGGGTAAAAATGGGAACCTCTTCTCCTTCCTCGCTTGGCAGCTGTAGTCGGTAACCAGACGGGGCTCTGGGCAGGGACTCTTGCAAAGGAATGTTTCGATTTTCTCCAATTTGGCGTGCTAAATCTTGCAGATCTTCATCTGAAACGCCACCAGCACGCAGTATCTGATATTTCTGCAATAGATCGCCCTGGTTTGAACTCAACGCTGACTGATTCATTCCTTTAGCAGTCTGAAAAAGAAATATTTTGTAAACGAGGTACAATCTCTTAAGTTACTGCTTGAGGAGTTGGCCTATTTTAACGGCCAACTGGGAATCTACCGTATAAGTTATAACTTATATAATGAAACATGAAACTTATGCCAGACTCAAGCAAAACACCCTATTTCACCATTCAGATTTAATCGAGCACAATTATCATACAGCTTAGAATAACGCTCGGAAAATAGAAATATTAAGAAATCTACATCATTATCCTAACGGAACAGATAGATAGCAAAATAACTTGAGATAAAGTTATTGGTGATAAGATTTTGCTGTCAATATTTTGGGACATGAGAAATGGCACATTGTCAGGATCCGGTTACCTGTCCCCAAGGTAATTGCACTGGATGTCAAAACGGGCAGGTCTGGTGTGGGGATCCTCGTTGTGAACCCTATTGTCGCGATTGCTCCATCCCAAAAGAGCATGATAGGGTGGTCAGTTTCACCTTATTAATTATCATAATTATTTTGTTAGCCTTGCTTGTGATAGTCTGGCTCTGGAATGGTCCCGCCATAATTGGTAAATATCGTTCGGTTTCGGTTCCGACAGCATGAAGTGTTAAAAAAATCTTGTACACGTTTTTATCCGGTGCTGAAAAATGGCACAGGAACTTTCGTCTGAATTTTCCGGTAGCGGTGAGGATCATCGGGGCAAAAGCCACGGTCAATCCACCCGTCACCGCGACCATGCGATGAAAGAGTTATCTAAGGCTTTCAGCGAAGATCATTCCCCCAAGAAACAATCTAAGAGAGGCAGTGCAACAGAGTTTGTTATGAAGGCAATCGAAGGAGATATTGTCATCGGCGACTGCAGTAGCTGTAGCCAGTGCAGTGACGTCGACGATGGTTCTGAGCACAAGCAACCATCAGAGCATTGTATCACCGTATCTGGTAGCGACTTCTGTTCTTCCGGATGTCCAAGCTCTACGCCCTCTTCTTCCTCTTCCAGTTCAACTTCTAGCACTTCCAGTTCAACCCCGTCTTCTTCCTCAAGTACTTCCAGTTCAACCCCTTGCAGCTCCTCCAGCACATCCTCTTCCAGTTCAACTCCATCCTCAACCTCGTCAACTTCCTCAAGCTCAACTCCCTCTTCTTCCAGCTCATCCTCTACACCCTCCTCTAAGACAGGGCCTGATTGCTTCACAGCAACTGGTGGAGATTTTTGCACATCTGGATGCCTAAGCTCTACGCCCTCTTCTTCCTCTTGTACTTCAAGTTCCTCAACCCCTTCTTCCAGCTCCAGCTCCTCAAGTTCTGAATTTTCTTGCAATCCACCCTCCTCAAGTTCGAGCTGTGATTCGACCTCAAACTCTCCCTCCAGCAGCTCATCCTCGTCAAGCTCTTCTTGCCCCTCATCCTCCGACTCAAGTGCTCCCCATTTGGGTAAACTGCCCCATCATTCACCGCCCACTGATTCGAGTTCTTGCTCGTCAGATTCCAGCTCCTCAACTTCTTGCCCATCAAGTTCAAGTTCCACATCCTCAACTTCTTGCTCGTCAGATTCCAGCTCTTGCCCCTCAAGTTCTTCGTCCTCTGACTCAAGCTCCTCGTGTCCTTCAAGTTCCTCTTCATCCTCTGATTCAAGCTCTCAGAAAGTAAGCTCTTCTTTCTCAGGCCCTTCGAGTTCCAGCTCCTCAACCCCTTCCTCCAGCTCCTCCTCTGATTCGAGTCGATCAAGTTCGTCGACTCCCTCCTCTACACCCTCCTCTTCCAGTTCCTCTTCCAGAAAATCGAGTTCTTCAAGTAGAGCACCCCCTCTCTTCGAGGGACCTGCAGGATCTGAGTCTCACAAATCTCACAAATCCCGTCACCACAGGAAGCGTTCAAGTTCTGATTCATCCTCTACATCCTCTTCCAGCTCTAGCAGCTCAAGTTCCACACCCTCCTCCAGTTCAGATTCCTCTTCCAGCTCTAGCAGCTCCAGCTCACCCTGCTCCTCAAGCTCGGACTCCAGTTCCTCGTCCAGTTCTACGAGCTCCTTGAGTGTACCACATCTAGTGGCTGATGTACATTCAAGCTCATCTGGATCCTGTGACTCTAGCTCGTACTATTCTCGTTCAAGCGATGGATGTGCTCCATCTAGCTCCTCAGATGCCAGTGCTCCCTGTTATGTGGAAGGGCCCTGTGGACCCCAAGGACCCTGTGGACCTCCTGGTCCTCTCGGACCTGTGGGAAAGCAAGGACCACCAGGCTGCCGTGGACCCCGTGGTCCAGAAGGTAAGACGGGAACATGTGGCCCGAAAGGAGACTGCGGCCCCTGCGGCCAGAAGGGTGAGAAGGGTGAGAAAGGCGACCGCGGTGAGCCTGGTGTCTGTGGACCTCAAGGCCCCCAGGGACATGCTGGACCACATGGTCCACAAGGTAAGGTGGGTCCCAGAGGCTGTGCCGGAGAGAAAGGAGATCCCGGTATTCAGGGTCCTCCGGGCGTCCAGGGACATGTAGGTCCCAAAGGCGAGAGAGGTGAGAAAGGAGCCCAAGGTATCCAGGGTCCTAGAGGCTGCCAGGGACCCCTCGGAGCACAAGGATTGCTCGGCCCAACAGGCCCTCAGGGACCCTGTGGTCCAGAAGGCGCGCAAGGGCCCGTCGGCCCTCAGGGTTTGATCGGATTGCTCGGGCCTGCAGGGCCAATGGGAGTTCCAGGTCCTAAGGGTGAGCGTGGTGCCCAGGGTTCTCCGGGCATCTGTGGTTGTATCAACGATCCAACCCACCTCGATGTGCAAGCCGAGCGGTTGCGTGTTATCAACGATAATACCAATCTGTCGGAGGCTGACAATGTTGTTGTCATCAGCGCTAACAAGCCTGTCACAACTGTTCTGCCTAAATTGGCCAATGTGCCACTACCAGCTGGTCAGATGGTTCAGACCAAGAAGGTCACTATCAGGGCCAAAGGCAACGGATTCACTCACACAATTGTGCCGGCCTCTGGCAACACCATCAATGAGATGAGCAACCACATGTTGCTTAATGGAAATAGCACACTTACCTTCTATGCCTATGGAAACACGTGGTATAGTGTATAGGCGCTATACGAGGTGTGTTAAAAAGTCATGTATGTCACTGGGACATACATAAGGTTAGCAACCTAAGGTTAATTTACAAGTTGAATTTCATGAGCTCTGAACTGCTGAGCCATCTGGCGTGGTTGAAACCAAACTATAGTCAAAGGTACCCCAGTCGATTTGCTTAACAATTTGGCAAGCACATTCAAGCGTTTATCAATGCTGGGTCCTTTTAATCCCTTGCTTGGGTGTTGCCAATGCCATTCAAAGCTCAATGCTTGATGTTTGTCCTGAAACCCGCTGACAATGCAGAAGAAAGACCACGGGCGTCCTCTCTTGGTTCTCTTTGCCCCACCCACAATTAAGCCGTTGTGTTGTCGGATCCGCTTGCCAGGATCACTGCTATAGCCAATATATGTCTTACCACGATGGGGTGAAGTGATTAAGTAACAAGCATGAGGACTTGAGTTCCAGAAGAAGCGGAGATCACACTCCGACATCCCCACTTCTTATTCAATTATCCTAACACCTTTACCCCCTCCTTTAACAAGCAACTTAAGGAATTTCAACGGAGATTTCCAGCAAGAGCTGACACAAAACAGATTTTGTAAATCTGTTTTTATATTTACCCTCTCTGGGTTTTTTATTTGCCGTACTCTCGACTAATCACTCGACTACCTTGGCGTTTCTGTTGGGTACGAGGAGGTCGAGCGGTATTTGAGGTATCTGTACTCTTAGACAGTCTCTTACGGGAAACGGGCTCGAAACCCGAGCCATTTGGGTGGGGTGCTCTTTGAATGGAAGCTTTCACAGAAGGTCCACTGTTCGGGCTCTTACGCCCTGGTTTAGCATCATTACCAGCGAGAAGTTGGCTGCCTGATTCGCTCTTTGTGCTCCTCAACCCATGAACACTATGTGAGCGAGATTCTCCATCAGGAGAGCTATCCGAGGAGTGACGCCTGTGATCGCCCGGCTCGGATTTACGGTATTCGGCGCGGCCGGTCACTTTTGCGAAGTCAAAAACTGCGGTGAAATGTTGATCCCCGCCATCAACTTTCTTAACCAGATATATGCGACGAACCATACGATGAGCGAATTGAGCATCATATGTGTCAGCATCATAAGTTACGAAGCATTCTCTCCTCTTGGTAATTGCAACAAAAGGATAAGCTTCTTCAACAATGCGTCCCTCTACTTTACGCTTATGTTGGGTAGTTACGTCAGAACAGAAGGCGGAAAAAGCGACCTTGATATCTGCAGTGGTGATTCCCTCTGGCAAGTTGAAGGAGAACAACACATTGTCATGGAAGCCCTGCTTGGGCTCGGCAGCAGAGGCTCTCTTCACTTCAAAATAGCCATGCTGGGGCATAGGAGAAGGCTCGTAAGATGGCCGATTTGCATCTCGTGCCTGCATCATGTCCGCCACCTTCTCTCGCTGCTCGTCTGTATACATGAAAGAAGGCAGCTTCATTAGCGGCTCATGAACGATCTTGATCTTGCGTGGTTCACGTCGAGCCTGTCGTTCTTCACGGCGACGCTGGCGTTCCCAGTCCACCTCGGCCATATCGGCCCAGGAGGATGAACTCTTAAGCGAGCCTGAGGAGTCGGAGCTCAACTCATTCGTAATATCTTCTGATTGAGACGCCTGAAAATGGTTCCATTGTATGGATGCACTGCATGTTTCTTTCGGAGAATCTTTGGGAGTGTCCCAAGGTAGTGGACCAAAATCTTCTGCCTCATGTTCCTCTGAACTGACCTCTTCATCATCTTCAGGAAGAGTCCAACTGGTATCGGTGACATATTGCTCACGAGCAGAGCAATCTTCATTTAGATTGCACAGCAGCTTATAAACCTCAGGATTAGTAACCCAGACGTAAGCGTATCCATATGATTCACCGGTAGATTTGGTGACCATGCTGACGCTGAAGCTGCATTCTATCCTGCATTCATTGCTGCTGCAATATTCGGCCAGAGCTGAGTGAAGTGCCTCCTCCAACTGTTCCGTCGTTGCTACGCCTGTAGTAACATTCAAACAGTGAGTGTTGAACTTCTTCTCCGGCCTACTGTTCGTTTTGCCAGTTGAACCCTCCATCTTGTAAGTTGTAATTGTTTAAGTTGTTAATCGCCTCCTTCTCGTCCGATTTAGGAACTGCCAAATCGATAGCAAATAAGACATTTTTATTCATAGTTCTCAAATGTGCTTTAGTGCGAAGAGCTCATTGATAGCATTTTGGATATTGGTGGTGCTGGCGGTCCTGCTATGGTACAGGAATCAGGCATATGACCGTGTACTGGCTGCTTTTGTCTTCGCTCTTGGTTTAATCCAATTAATAGAGTATGGTATTTGGTCAGGCGCTTCTCCATCTCAAGCTGGAAAAGCCCTATTTCTAACCCTTTGGTTGCAGGTTTTGATCCTGGCAATTGGAGTTTTTATTTATCTGAAGACTGCATTGGCCGGTGCCTCACTGGTGCTTTTCGCAGTCGTTTTCCTGGTTGCTCTGTTTTACGTCTTTGCTGGTAAGGCAAACTTTTCTGCCGCCCCTGGAGCAAGTGGCCATATTGAATGGTATAGAAATGGGGGCTTCTTGTTGGGTAACTGGGGTTATCTGTATCTTCTCGGTCTCTTCCTACCATTCGTGCTTCTTCTGGCGCACTACCACTGGCAGAACATTGGCCTGATGGTGCTTATAGCCTATGGTCTCCTGTCTATCGCATATATTTCATACAAATATCCACCTCAGGCCTTTGGTTCCGCTTGGTGCTTCGTCTCAATCATTTTCGTCTTCTTAATATGGATAGTCAATTTAGTGCCTAGTGCTAAGAATGACGCTCCTTCTGCCGGCCACACAGTCACTCCCATTGCCTAGGCGCATAAATGATTTACTCGATATATCGAGTAAATTGCGTTCTATCTGATGAGAACAAAATTGATTATCTGTGAAGAGCTTCCCCAGAGGGGAAATGGAGCTCCTTGATCTGGAGCAGATTGATTATTGGTCCCAATGGCCAGAGCGCTATCCGACTTGGATGAGTAACATGCAAAAGCAGTATCATAAGATAGTGTATGATATTGTGAAACAGAAGGGAGGCTTTGTTCGTAGTTGGTATATAACCAATAAGGGTCGTATGAAATTTCGATGTGGAACCTGTTCTCATACATGGGAAACCCGCCCGGCTTGTATCAAAGCAGGGAGCTGGTGTGGAAAATGTGCTGGTATGTTACCTTTGAGTATAGAGGAAATGCAAGAACTTGCCATTTCTAGAGGCGGAAAATGTATCAGCACAGAATATATCAGCAGTAAATCTAAACTTGTTTGGGAATGCGCTGAAGGCCACAGATGGACTGCCGTGCCAACTTCCATTAAAAGCCACGGAACATGGTGTCCTCTATGTGCCAAATTTCCAAAACTTACGATTGAGGATTTACAAGTCACCGCAGCAAGCCGTGGTGGATGGTGTTTAGAAAATCGATGTTTAGGTGTCATGGTTAAACATCGCTGGAAATGTGCCAATTTATCTCACAAAGCATGGTTGGCAAAACCTAATTCTCTAAGGAATGGTACATGGTGTCCGGAGTGTTCTGTTTCGTTTCCTCCATCCCTTGAGAAGATAAGGGCAGTCGCGACAGAACGTGGTGGATTTCTGCTTAGCAACAAATATGTCTCTCATAAGGCTAAATTGGAATGGAAATGTGAGAAAGGCCATATATGGCAAACATCTTGGACTACAGTGCAAAGTGGACATTGGTGTCCTAAATGTAAACATTCTCATGGGGAGCGTCTTTGTTATAGCATAATCTCAAAATTCTGCCAGAAAATTACAACACAATTCAGCTTGCCACAATTTCCTAAGCGTCATTATGATTTCTGCTTCGAATATGGCTCAAAATATTACCTTCTTGAGTTTGATGGGGAACAACATTTTGAAGAAATACCATTCTTTCATCGTAACCCTGGCTGTTTTGAACGCAAGAGAGACATAGATCGACTCAAAACTCAAACGGCACTTAGTTCGGGTTATAATTTGATACGAATAGATTATACCCAAATCGATAGTATTGAGGATCATATTAGGGCCGCATTGGAATCCGATTCTCAATGTTATCTTTCCAACTGGATTCTCTACAGCTGGTTATTTCAGGCTCCCTCACAGGAAGCAACTTTTATTCTCAAAGATTCTGAGTCAGCTCAGGCACTCGCTCCGTTAACTTTTGAAATTGCCCCTGATATAATCGAGGAATCTGGTAAGAACGACGATGTTACGACACTTCACGTACAGCCCCTTGCAATGACGACAACTAACACACAACCTTCCGGAATTCTGATATTCGATATACAATCCAATTAATTGGGTAACTTATGGAAATGAAATTTTATGTGATGCAACATATTTGCATCATTATGAAGGTGGAATCTTCAAACTCATCCAAGATTGACAGCGATTACACTGTTGAACCCCTAAAAATTGGTAAACTTCAGGTATATGCGAGATATCTCGCATATCTGCGTTGAGGTTAAATAACTTCAGGAGGGAGAGTAAAAGATAGAGTCTCGCTTGTTCATCAGAAAAAGTTTGAGCTCTCAAAGATGAATGACTATTATCAGCACTCCAAGACTGTTGAGAGCGCTTCTCGTGATGATACAGAGCAAGAACGTGATATTGGCTATGTAGGAGGGGCAGGAATTGCAGGACCAATAGGTCCCGTCGGTCCGCCAGGTCCATGCGGCTTACCAGGGGTGATAGGTTTGCAGGGGCTCTGCGGCGCTGAAGGGCGCATAGGCCCATGTGGACCAAGAGGGCACCGGGGACCTCCGGGGCCCTGTGGAAAGTGTGGCCCAAGAGGTTCGGATGGTCCTCCTGGTCCAGAAGGCAAAAGGGGCCCTGCAGGTCCACCAGGCCACCCAGGGGAGAGAGGCCATAGAGGCGAAAGAGGTATACAAGGCGTGCCGGGACCCGTGGGACCGACGGGCACGTGTGGCCCAATAGGCCTAAGAGGTCCCGAAGGTGGTCCCCCAGGTCCCCAAGGCCCAGCGGGGTCCCAGGGACCACCGGGAAGAGATGGCCCTCAAGGGCTCCCAGGACCTCATGGACCCCAAGGAGATCCGGGAATTCAGGGTCCTCCGGGGCCTCAAGGATTTATGGGAGTAGCTGGCCCCATAGGTGGTCAAGGACCACAAGGTTTCCCCGGACCCTGGGGACCGACCGGCCCACAGGGAATTCCGGGACCACAAGGCCCCGCAGGAGGTCCAACTGGGCCCTGTGGACCCACTGGCGCTGGATTGATGGGGCCCAGTGGGCCCCCGGGTCCCTGTGGAGTAACAGGCCTTGGTGAGATCGGCCCTGTGGGACCTGCCGGCCCGGTTGGCCCAGCTGGAGTCATCGGCCCAACCGGTTTACCAGGACCCGCTGGCTCAGTTGGTAACGACTTCACGCAAATCAAGATCAAGATCTGGCGTCACTTCTTGGTGGGTGTTGGAACATCGCCTTCCTTGCTGCTCAACCCGCCCTCTGCACCTCCCAATAACGATGTAGGAGCCTGGGCTGTTGTCTATCAATCAAATGATAACAAGACGATTGGCAGCATCCAAGTAGGACGCACCACAAGCAGCACTAATGATTTAGTTTTTACAGTTACACCCAGCGTTGGCGTGCTGGCCAAGCTCAATGTGACCACAGATGGTAATGACGATCACAGTGGCCCATTCTCAGGACAGTCCATTAGTAATGCAGCGACAATTCAATTTCCAATCACCTTTGATGAGGCTGTCAAAGATGGCACGGTCTTCACCCTGATGGCACGTTGGGCTTAATCACACAACTTTGAGTGTCGTGAAATTATGTATTACAATACATAACCAGATAATCATAGCCACCGACACGGCAGATATAAGTTCAAATTCTACTACACAAGACTAGGGCTCTTGACTATAATCACCAAGTAGTAGAGATATTCTTTCATTCCATCTCCACCTGCCCTAGTATAATACTATATCTACAAGATAGAGCTCCTTCCGCTCAATTCACCAGTCAACAGATAAAGAACATAGTTGACAGGGAATCATTCCAGAAATGATTAATCTGGGCAGGTAATTGGTGGGTAAGACCCACAACGCTAAAAGGGGTGCATCTACGAAGCTCGGAACACCTGATTTTTTTATGAGTACTGGCGTTGTCATAGGTCATGCCTATGATTGGATTGTGAAAGATAAATCGACGGATGATGACAGAGTTGCCATCCATGCCTGGTGCTTAGATCGGGAGTCCAATCCATTTCTGCTTCGTTTCAATAACTTCCCAGCCTTCCTGAACGTTGAGCTACCACCCTATGTGTGGGGTAAGCGCTATAATTGGGACACTGTGCGAGCCGATCGCTTATCTAATTATATTGGGAATAGACTAGGGCAGGATCGGCCAGAACGCGCTTTATTTCGAATGAGTAGGAAGCTCTATTATCATTGGGGTGATCGAGCATATCCAATGTTGTTGTTGACATTCCCAAATCTCAAGGCAGCACAGCATTGTCAAAATCTACTCAACAATGTGCTCAAGACCGAGGAGTGGGGTATGATTATGCTCAAGGTCTGGGAAGCCGATATTGGACTGGAGCGGAAGTTGCTAACAACAAGGAACTTAGCACATTGTCAATGGTTTCGAGTTCATGTAATTCCGGCTGCTCCAGATATAAAGATTTCTACTCTCAAACAAGAATATATCGCTGATTGGGAGACGTTGACTGGTTTCTCGGAAGACGAATCACGTGATTGGAGTACAAATCCAAAGACTCTTTCCTATGATATTGAGTGTTATAGTCACAAGCACAGAGCAATGCCCGACAAATACAATGCCCTTCATGTTGCCTATATGATCTCTTGTATCTTTCAGGTTGATCGCAAGCCAGAAACACGCCGCAGATTTGGCATTGTGTATGGGGACTGCAATCAGATCCCACCGGAGAAGCTAGACAACTGTGCAATATTCCTAACAGACACAGAGCCAGATATGATCAAGCAGTTTGGCCATCTGGTACAAGAGCTCGATCCAGAAGTGCTGGTTGGTTATAACAATCTGAGCTTTGACAATCCATACTTAGATCACCGCTTGAAGCGGCTGCTTATGGATTGGCCTCAGATGGGTCGCTTGATTGGAGTGACACCCGTCATGATGAACAAGACTTGGAAATCTGGTGCTTACGGCCACAACTCATTGTCTATCCTCAAGATGGATGGACGCTTGACTTTCGATCTGCTACCTGCTGTCAAGCGAGATCACAAGCTAGATAAGTATGATCTGGATACAGTGAGTAAGAATTTTCTGGGTAAAGGTAAGCATGATGTTAAACCGGCAGAAATGTTTGCACGCTATGAGCGACTCTTCAACCAGAGAGCTGAGCTTATGAACTTGCTCGTTTCGGGTGTTGCTTTTGATGGAACTCAACTACAAGTAGCCTATTACAACTGTACCTCGCATCTACGTCACTTGGTTCAACTGCTGCAAGAGAAACGACAGAATCTAAGCACAGAGCTACAAGAGAAGATAAAGGTGGCTCAAGAGGCCTATGATAAGGCCAAGGTTGAGATGACTGAGGTGTTGGATTATTGCATCCGTGACTCTGAGCTTGTGACTGATCTCTTCGATATGCTAAATATCTGGGTTGGTTCTATCGAGCTCTCCAATATTGTTGGTGTAACTCCAATGGATATATTCACAAGAGGTCAACAGATTCGCTGTGTTTCGCAGCTCTACGATTTGGCTGCTCGCACTGGATTTGTGCTGGATGAGCGTGATTCACCGACCTACCCGTTTGCTGGCGGCGCTGTGCAGGATCCAATTCCAGGTTTACATGAAAACGTGGTTTGCCTCGATTTTGCCAGCTTGTATCCAAGTATTATCCAAGCCTTCAATGTCTGTTTCTCCACTCTTATACCGCCAGAGCTGGCCAATGATATTCCAGATGATCAATGCTATATTTGTGACTTTGAACAGGACGAGGAGATCAACAGTAAAGCTGTGACAGAGAGGGAAGACAAGGATGATGGCTGGGTTGCAGAGGATAAGGGAGAACGCAAGAAGAAAGGTCCGACCAGGAAGGTGCATTATAGACTTAAGTTCATCAAGCAACCGGAGGGTCTGTTACCCAAGCTGGTGCGAGAGCTGGTAGCCCGTCGCCGTGCTGTCAACCGTAAGATAGGAGATCTCAAGAAGCAGCTCTCTCCACTCGAGAAATTGGAGAAAGCGCTATCCGGGCTGCGTCAGCCATTTGCTCCGATCAAGGACGAGAAGCTGGTTGGTGTGAAAGAGATGATGACACAATTGGTTGAAGCGGGCGACACACATCCATTCGTGTTATTGGTTGCCAGGTGCCGGGTTGCCACCCATGGATCCCAAGAAGAACGAGATATGCTCTCATCTGAGATCCAAGCTGCCATCAGCCAACTTGACTCTTGTCAAACAGAGCGCACAGTTATGATCAATTCTCTCAAGTTACAGATCACTATCCTTGACAAGCGTCAACTTGCACTGAAGGTATCTGCCAACTCATTCTTCGGCTTCTTAGGGGTGCGCAAAGGCGGCAGACGTTCCCTCATCGAAGGCGCCATGAGTATCACGGCCTGGGGCCGCATGCTGATTGGTGAAGTGATGGAATATGTCAAGAACAAGTATCAGGGACGGATTGTGTATGGGGACACCGATTCTATCATGGTAGATTTGAACATAAAAGACCCGAAGAAATGTAGCCACTGGGGACTGAAACTTTCACAGGAGATCAGTGGTGTGAAGAAGGGAGATACTGGGCCAGATGGTGAAGAGATAATGGAAGCAAAGCCAGGTCTATTTAATGAGCCATTAGCTATGGCTTACGAGAAATCGATGAGGTTATTCTGTCTCAAGAAGAAGAAGTATGCAGCCTTGATGATTGACGGTAAGGGTAACTTCAAGTATACAGACAAAGGCGCGCTTTATATTCTCAAGAAAGGTATTATCACAGCACGCCGAGATCGCGACAAATATACTTGTGAAGTCTTCTCTAAGATCTTGGAGATGATCTTAACCAAGGCTCCGTTTGAGACGGCTCTAGACTGTCTCATCGATGCTGTGCAATCACTGGTTGATGGTAAGGTGCCTGATGATAAGCTTAAGGTGATCAGAGAATTGGGTGCAAACTACAAATCCAATAGCTACTTCATGAAGGTGTTTGCTGATGAAGTGCGACGGCAGGGTAAGATTGTCAATCCGGGTGACAGACTTGAGTTTATTATAGTGAAATCTGATGCAAAGCTACTTGGACATAAGATGCGATTGACCGAGACTTATGCGGAGAGACTTGGTACTCCGCAAGAGGAGAGACCTGATTATTTCTACTATCTGGAGAAGTCCCTCAAGAATCCGTTGGATCAACTCTTCCAGTTTGGCTATCAGAGAGAGCTGTCAATCCTCAAAATAATTGGATTCAAGCCAAGTAACCGTCACAAGTTTATCAGCCTAGAACATCCGGTCAAACTCATGATGAAGATGTGTGAGAGAGGCCGCGATTTCCGAATCCTTAAACAGGTAGTACGTTCCAATCTATACGGATCGCCCATGCCACCCCCAATCCCCGCGCCTCCTCCACCGCCTATATCTACTCTCTCATCTCTCATCTTCGAAGTTGTCGATGACACGCCTGCTCCCTCAACTCCCTCAACTCCTCCCGTTGCCTCAACTCCCCAAACTCGCCCTGTTTCCTCAGTCGCCTCAGTTCTCCCCATCCTATCCCCTGCTTCACCGCTAGTTTCTCCCAGAGTCATGCAAAATGGTGTATCACCCCAAATGCCCAGGTTGATGGCCCTAACACCTCCTAACTTAGGAAACTATTCGGTTCACCGTCCTGGCGCAAATGGTGAGCGCCAGATAACCAAGACTCCGACATTTTCCTCATCAAGTCTGTCACGCGAGCTCAATATCTCTGCTAGCCCTTCTTTCAATCCAACACTTCCGGGTAATGGTATTACATTTGAGCTAGTAGATTAAAGGGAGTCTGAGATGAGTTAGATAAAAAGCCATATGCTAAAAACTTAGGTTAAAACCTAAGTTGGATTGGGAACATAGTGAAGTTTTTAGCACCAAAATATCTATAGAAAAATACATGCATTCACTAAAATGAATAGTGCGGTGAATTCAGATGTCGTTGATACATCGTCAGCATTAGCTAGCGACAAGAAGTCCAAACTGGTAGATTGTTTCACCTTCTACAACGAGCTTGCTATATTAGAAGCTCGTCTGCGTGAGTTGGAACCCATCGTCGATCACTGGGTCTTAGTTGAGAGTACCAAAACTCATGCCGGTAACGACAAAACTCTGTATTTTGCCGACAACAAGGAGCGCTTCAGGACTTGGGCAGACAGAATTACGCATATCATTGTTGATGATATGCCAAATGAACCAGGTATAGATAGCTGGGTCCGTGAGAACTTTCAGAGAAATGCCATCTCCCGTGGTCTTGATCTTCTTAAGCTAGATGATCAGGATATTGTTATGATCAGTGATGTAGACGAGATACCCTCCCTTACAGCCGTTACATCTCTAGTTGATCGGAAATTGAATGGTTTACATTCACTGAGTCAGAGACTATTCTACTACAATTTCAGCTGTGAGAACAGAAATTGCTGGTGGGGCACCATACTTAGTCCCTATAGTGTGGTTAAACGCACAAGTCCTCAACAGCTGCGTGATATGAGGGGTCAAGGAACTCAAGTTTTGAAGGGCGGTTGGCACTGCAGCTACTTCGGCGATGAGAATTTTATCCGCAACAAGTTGCAGAACTTCGCTCATCAAGAATTCAATAGTGAGCAGTTCACTAACCTAGAAATTATCAAGCGGCGCATTGCTCAAGGTCAGGATCTTTTCGGACGCACCAGTGAACAATGGCTCTATAGGGAGCCATCTGAACAGTCTGATCTGCCATACTATGCCTATCTGATTGATTCACGCTACCAGAATCCTGTGCCAAATAAATAAGACTTATGATCTTTATCATAAGTTTGGTATCACGATAGTTTATATGTCGTGCTGGGTTACAAGCAATTCTACATTTTCACCTCTCATAACGGTGAACTGCATGTCCCATGGTTTACGACAGATGCCAAGATTTTCAGTTCCACTGGCCAGAACAGCACCGCGCGAGTTCTTAGCTAAAACTATTCCCTGGGCTACTTGCTCTGGGTCTATTGGCTCCTGGATGGTGATTCTTCCTCGCTGCATCGCCTTAATTAAGGGAGAGGAATCGGGTAACTCTCCACTGATCGGCTCCCTGGGTTCAGGACTCTTCAGGCCCAGTTGATATGCAATATCTTCTCGGAAGAAGCAATAAAGATCGCCCTTCTTCTGGTCCCGGAAATAGAACTCACTATTTGTCTTTGTTTCAAGAGCTAGCCCTTCTGGTAGCTGCTCCAATGAATCATAATATTGGATGGTTGACCCATTCACAGCACAGAGGATCATCTGCGAGTACGACTGAAGCTGCACCAACATAGCTTCAAGACTCATGCCTCGCCCTAGCAAAAGTGGCTCCTCATCAGGCAAGAAGATGGCGTGTTTGTTATCCTTATCCGTCAACATCAATCGATCTTTTCTTTTTCACCATTTCTGGAAAAAGAAATGGGCAACTTCGTTGATGAGACGGCGCGCATGCAGCAGGATGTTATGAACTCAATCCTGCAGGAACAAAGCACAGCCTGTAATGCAACATGTACCAACAATGTCAGCGGAAACGTAGTCATTGTAACGGGTGGATCAGCTGGATCAATTGGTATACAAACACAATCATGTACAGCTACAGCCAACTGTTTGATCTCAAACACAATCGACTCCCAGATAGACAACCTATTGACAGCCATAGCCCAACAGGAAAATACTTCAGCTACTGACATCATGAATGATCTGGCCCTTAACTTCACAGACTTTGATGTTGATGTTCGCCAAAGTATGGCCAACTATGTGACCCAGATCACAAACTCAACCTGCAATGCCACAGCTATTCAGAATGTCAACAATAACTATGTTTATGCAGCCAATGCCACAACTAGCGGTTTCGTTGGAGTGCAAGTTGGGCCAACCAGCGCTAATGCTACCTGCACTATGGATAACATAACCAAAGCAATTGTGTACAATCAGGCTCAGGCCCAAAGTACTCAGAAGAGTACCAACATTGGTATGTTTGCACTCATCTTTGCTGTCATCGCTTTCGTGGTGGTTATTGGGGCTATCCTGCTTTTCATCTTACTCATTGGCGGAGGTGGTCTTGCTGCTGCCAGTGCCGCTAAGAAGAAGGGACAACAGCAACAACTTAGTATGCAGGGGCCAGCCCTACCAGGTTTAGGTCCCATAACTCCTCAGGAACAAGCGCTAATAGCCAGTGGCGCTATCTAGAGATCTCTGCCTAACATAACCGCCCTCTAACACTCTCACAACATTAATTGTACAATTAATGTCATTTCATATTCATTGATAGACCATGGTAACAACAGGGTCACTGCATTTCTCATTTACCACGTTGCCTGCTGGGTGACTCAGACAGGTGGCGATAGCCATGTAGATAGCTCCAGCAAAGGGGATGCCTGGAGCATTCCAGGCCAAATAACCATTTGGAGCGTGTACATCGCTGATGTGGAACAAGTACTCAGCCTCATCTCCAGAGAGCACACTATCTGTAGCAAAATTAGCTTGACTGCCGGGGGAGAGAGTCTGCGACTGGTAACTCAGTGCTGCTGGCAGCAGCTTGTGCATTTGTGCCCCAAATGGGATAACCACTGGTGGGCTAACATTCAAGTTGATAACTCCACCAATCTTCTTTCCTGTGATAGTGATAGGGAAGACAACCATCTCCACCACTACTGGACATTGCGCTGTATTGGTATAGGTAAAGCTGGTCTTAACTTCTGTCAAAGGGATTCTCTCCTTCCTGCTATTAATCGTGGATATCGGCACCAAAATGGTTGGGCCTGGAGTGCTTGCATCAAACGTAGAATCCATTCTGTCCCTGTTAATTACAGGGACTGTTCCGTCTCCCTTGGGATTCTCACATGTCTTGTTTCTCACTATAACCCTTTCCCTTGCCTCGCGTGGATCGATATCTAATCCGTCAACATTCAAGGAACTCACCTTTAGCTTGCTGACTTTGATGTGGTGGAAGCTAAGCGCTTTGTGCTCTTTCTTCTCCTTTTTCTCCTTCTTGTCTTTCTTCTCCCTCTTGGAGTGATGGCTTCTATGGTGGTGCGACCTAGAAGAACGCGCTGATCGCTCAGTATCCGCTCTCGAGGGCTTAACACTTCGCTCTTTGTGTTCAGAGCGCTCAACTTTCTCATGGCGCTCAACTTTGTTGTCATCCCGTTCAATCTTCTCCTTTTTCTCTTGTCGTTCAGCTCGCTCACCTTTTTCGCGCCGTTCAGCTTTGTTGTCAGGACGAACCGATTTACCCGCCGGTTGTTCCATGTTTATTTGATACTTCTATTTTTCTAAGTAGTTTAAGACTTCAAGTTAAGAGAAGTGTCAGTAATTGCTGTAACCTATTGGCTCAATGCAATCCATTTGTTTTCTATACAATATATAAGAGTTACCGCTTTACAACATCTCACCCAGTCCGGAGCATAACTCAGCAGATATGCTGAGTGGAGCCCCTTCCCATTCCCAAGGAGTAGGCTTAGACGAACATTCAAGTTATGCATCGTAACACTGTGAAACTCTTATCCTGGGATAAGAGTTTTTAGGCTATCATATTATTTAGAACTGGAAGCCCAGGAGCTGAGCGGCTTGCTCTAGCATAATGATGAAGGGATCTGTCGGTACAAACATCTCTCTAAGGTTCTCAGGGAAGACATATGTATCTCCAACTCTAAACGTCTCATCAACATCCCTTACGAATGAACCCAGGGGATCAAAGTGGTTCTCATTTAATCCTTTTCTCCCGATCATAGTCTGAACGAACGGGTGATTTCGGGGAAAGACGGTTTGGATGGCGCCATCAATCTGCAGCCCAACAGTCTCATAATGAAACTTATTACCCATAATAGCCACGATAGGTCGTTCCTTGTCAACTCGGGCTGTAGTGTAGAAGACTCGGAGATCATTGAGTGAACCAAGTAGCACAAATATATCTACTCCGATAATATCGGCGAAGTAATCGTATGTCTCCTCCCCCAGCCATTGGTTTGAGTTGAGCAGTCCTTGTAGGCCAGCTACGCTGTAATCAATGTTATCATATGCCTCTCTCACTAATTCAGGGCTGCGAAGCTCTTGCATTAGGCGACGTACAAATCCACCGTTGGCTGCAGTTGCCCAGTAAGTAAAGCCTGGATAATCAGGATTATCTGATGTCAATGCGAGTCCCAGATCACGGCGTAGATTGGCTACTACAGCCACACGTTGAGTGTAATCATTATTCTCCTGGTAGTAGGGAAAAAATCCCTTACAGTAAGAATGTACGAAACAACTGCCATCACCAATAGTAGCAATACGAACTATGGGAAATTCTTGGTACCAGGAGCAGCGGAGTTGTTGCACGACATCATCACCTCTGGCTGGGCCAAACCCGCCGGGAGGAGGATCAACAGGCAAGTACGGTAGGATCGCCTCATTGACCTCAGCGCTGCCAGGGAAGGCTGTGGGAATTAGCAGATTAGGTGCCAATGGCTCAGTTCTGGGCGGCACCTGTGTTGGCAGAGGCAAAGGCGGGGGAACAGCTACAGGACTGATTGGGCGTTGAGTCATCTCAGCTCCTGTTTCCCCTGTTCTGGATTTTATCTCTTTTATTGGTTCTAATCCGCTGTTAACATCCGTGCCAATTTTCTCACCCAGTTGTTCGAGAGTTGGGCCAGGTAGATTGCTTATTACTGGTATCTCGGGCAAAACCACCTCAATGGGAGGGATTGGTGGCGACACTGGTACTGATACTGGTAAAGCTGCTGGTAGTTGTAGGCCTACTGTGGTGAGAGGTGTTACATTCGCTCTAATTCCCCTGAAATGCCCATAACTATAGAGTACAGTGAAATCTCTCTCGGCACGACTCAGGAATCGCTCGCCATCTGCTCGCTGGGCCACTTCCAGTTGCAAACTAAGTGATTGACTTACGGGTTTCTGATTTATCGGTTTTAATTGTAACAAACGCCGCTGTAGATCAGCTAGTCTCACTAAATATTCATCCTGCTCTCCTACTATGGTGCCTGGTAGGGAGATATGAACCAACCTGCCATTTGGGGGACGAGTCCTGGGACCTATCGTCCAGGTGGAAGGACCGATCTTTCTAACATCTCTAACGATGCCTCCAAGGACTGGCTCAAATATCTGCTCAACAGCATCTCCATTAACTGTCAGGAAGAGAATGATCCCATCCGGCTTGAGATTGAGGCGGATGGTTTCCACTAGTCGCTGTAGCATATCACTATTCTTCCAAAAGAATGAGAGAGACAACATCAAGGAAACAGCATCTACCTGTCGACCTATGTGTTCTCCAACAGCTTGAGTAATCAGTGTTGTGTCCTCACCACCACCTGAAACAATACGAACTTTCTGCTGAACATTGTAGAGGATAGCTCTGCGCTCTGCCTCGGCTCGATTCTCGGCATCAGGCTCAACTGTTACAACTTTGGACAGATGAGACCACTTTGGAAAGTCTCCTCCATTACCTGTACCAATATCGAGCAGAGTAGATCCCTTGGGGAGAATATTATAGAGTCCCCGTTTAATCCTGTTGTGATAGCGACGCAAGAGAGAAAAAGACTCACCTCTCAGATCACCTTCTGTAATTGGATCATTAATGAGTTTCCAGTTATCAAGAGCTACATCTAGCCGGTTGGCTGAGTGTTTCTCTGGTCTCGGGCGGTAAGGCACAAGCATCATTCTCTCCTCGATTAAAGGACTTCCCTGCCCCTGCCCTGGGATAGGAATAGACACTTTCTGCCAACGGTATTCTATGATTGTATTGGCTTGTCTTAGGTTCTGAGTCAGCTCATGATTCTGCACAAACATGGCCGGAGTGAATGGGTTGATCTGATCACCAGTGAAGGGTACAAGTTCCCCCTTCATTTTATCGAAGACCTGAAGCAGTAACCCATCAGGGCGTAAGCTCACATCAAAGTCGATAGTGACTTCTAGCCCTTTCCACTTACAGACGTCTGGGTGCTTGCTCAAAACTCGCTGATGCAGAGGATATACTTCGCTGTGAGGATTGTACGGTGCTCGCTCAGGAATAAAGACCAGACCATCTTCATAATAGTTGATATTGTTTCTCTCATCAAGTATCTGCTTCATAACCCTATAGAAATCATCGACAGATGAAAGAGAGATAAACGTCTTGTCATCCACATGAATGGTCTCGTTACGCAGAGTACCAACAATTGTTGGATCATCTGTAAGAGGAGCTTCAAGTAATGGTACGTATCGTTTGGCAAGTGTAACACGTTCACCATGTGGTTGGTCCTGAATATTGCGGGAACCCAGCAGAGCCATACAATCAAAATAGATAAACCAATACTGCGCCGTAGGAGCCCCAGCTTTGCGTCGATTGACTGGAACTAGCTCGCCATCTAGGATAGTGCCAGTGGCATTGCCAAAATCGAAACGGGAAACTAAGTTATATTCGAAGGGTGGATAGACCAACCAGACGCCAGTGTTATGAAGAATCAGCATTTTCCTCACACCATCAGTCTTGTGGGTTACAGTGTAGAGTTCTTGACCAGGCTGTTGAACCAGAGCGCCATATGTTAGATCGGCCTTCTTCAGGTTACGAGCCTCGACAAGGGTTGATTTGTCGATATTATAACCCTTAGGGGATTCTAGGATCTGATTCACATCATCAATCATACGCTGTTTCTCCGCTATAGTGTAGGGTAATGCCGTGTCGTAGAGCCAGGTGAAGATAGTCAGAAGTGCTTCATCAAAGATAGGCAGATTATTGATAGGACCCACAAATTCAAACTCCACCTCAAAACGCTGTGTCGCCCGGCCCTGTGCAGTTAGAGATGACATGGTGACTTCTGTCAAATCAGCTCTCACATTGCCGTCGAAAATGGAGAAGGAGTAACGAGTTCGCTTACGTATATCCTTATAGCGGAAGTTGCGGATCGCTTGGATTGTCCACTCCCGATTGAGAGAAACTCGAACACCGTACTCTGGAATCTCAATGTGAGGATCGAGTGCTTCTTTGTGCTCCCAGGCAATGATGGGCTTAACATTCTCGCCTGTCGCTGCGTAAACTATCTGTCTTGATGTCCCTGCAATATAGACGGTACTATCCTCAATGGTTGGTTGGGTTTTCTGTGTAAGCAACTTCTTGAGACGCTCGAAATGGCTCGGGTGAACTGTGCTGTTAAATCCCTTACCATAAGATCCAAATTTAGCCTCGAGTTCTAGGCGAATACCTGGTGCTTGATCTCTCTGAAGGCGAGCTGTTAGATCGGACAGCCTGGCTCCGAGCATTTCTCCAGCACAAGCGCAAAATTTTACAGATTACTTGTCCTTTTCAGCCCGATTTTTTACTCTGATCCAAATAATAGATGGCCAGTCATATTAACATAATATAGGTGATCCTTGTTTCCAGATAAGATAAGTTATCATAGGGACACTGCTATATGCAAGCGATCATCTAGAACAGTAGACCAGTTAAGGCATCTATAATGAGATATGAGATATTACTTATATCTCATATTCTTCATCTATTATTCAAGCCAATAGATGAATCTAAACATAACATTGTCACCGATCTTGTCGTGTGGCTAATTCCTTGATTATCTCACCTTGTAGCTCAAGGAAGTGGTAATCCTTAATAACATCCAGTTGTTCTAGTGCTTCTTCCAGTTGCTCTGTATTTAAATTTGTCAGGTTAGCTCCTCGGGCTGGCAGCAGGATCTTGCCAGTTGGAATCACCTCAGTGCCACTTGTTTGTATAACAGCATTATGTGAGCCAGACTGTGCAATCGGCCCATTCATTAGAGTTGTCTTATCCTCAGGTAACTTAAGATCCTTAATGTTAATCCAGAGTCGATTCAGTAGTAGCAGATCGACAACAGGGGTTTCTCCCTGCTCTATTGACTGATTAATAGTGGCGAGCATATTCCCAAACTCCTTGATTATATTCCTATTACCGAGGATTTGTCCTTCACCGAAGCCAGACTCAGAGGAATAGACAGGTAATATCCTGTTATGCGCGACAGTCATAATAAATGAGTGTTTATGACTTCTCAGCTCTAATGGGGCTACCGACAATCCTCTTCTGATCTGATTGATTCTCTCAAAAGCCTCCGTTAACATGGGGTAGTCAAGATAACGTTGACCGAGTGAGGTATTGAGTTGTTCTGTCAATCTCTGCTCCTCAGCTAGCAGAGCTTCCAACGAGAAGCTCTTATTACTCAGTACTGCCTTAGAGAACTCCTTGTTGTAGGTGAAGAGATCAATAAAGATCGCTAGCAGTTGGGCAATCTCACCTCTTGTATTTTCAACTATAAACTCTATTTCTTGTTGGCTAGCCTGGCTCTCTTGACGTAGGCGTTCTGGTTTCTTCAGCGCTGTACAATTAATTAGCCTATCTGTAGGCAGAGTCAGAACAAAATCGCCAATCTCTCTCACCCCCGCTCGGTTTAGGCAAGATAAAAGCCAGTTTATAAAGAAATATCCATTCTGGCCTTGATTGGCTGTTTGTCGGGTAGAGTGGTCAGACACTTGGTGACTGAGAGTTGTATTTCTAACTTTGTGTTGTACAGCAGCTAACAGTAGAGTTTGAATTGTTTCAGACGAACTAGGTCGGTCGCTAACTTCACCGATTAACTGTAGAAATAGTTCAATCTTATCCTGGAGAATAGGGTAGAAGATGATCTGTTCGGTGAAGGCTGAGTTGATAAACTTGTCCATGGTTTGCTTGGGCAAGGTCCAGGAGACTGAGCTAGAATCATGTCGGTAGAATAGTTTTATCATGATATCTCCATTAGTTGCTGCATCTTTGTAATAAAATCCCATCGCGTTGACATGATCATGGCCCTGATATGAGACTCCTTGCTCACGCCCCTCCTTCCCGATGTCCGTAACTGGAAAGTAGCCCATAATTCTACTAATTAACTGTGAAAATGGATCCGTCAAGAAGACAGTCAAAAATCCATAGCCTTGGTAAAGATCATTTAAATTTCGTATAAAAGGGGATCCCTCAGGATTGCTCCCCGTGATAGGTGGAAAGATATGAAGCATCTCTTTAAAGAGATCGTTTGATGTTCTAAAGCAATTTCCGCTGAGAAGAAAGAGATGCAACAGGCAGCAGCCCCTTCAACACTGACTGCTTCACCTGCAGCTCAAACGATGCCCTCGGAGGAAGAGCGTTTCAAGGCTAATACTTCAGATTTAGCAGCCGTTGTTTATAATCATATAGAACGTCTCCACAGAGCTGGTCACAATGTAGTAGCACCCACATTGGTTAAGATCACTGGAGCTTTAGTTTCTGCCTTTGATGCCATCACCTTGATCGAAGGATTTATTACGCGCTCCTGGAAGATCTGGCCTAGAATGAAGGGTCGTGCTAAGGATTTCTTCCTGGGTGATGAAGCTGTCACCATCCTCTTCTCTGAGCTGCCTATGACAAATGTCAATGCTTTTTCTGCTCTCTTTCACGAGAGACCCTCTACTACTCACCCATCCGGCAGAGAATCTTTGATCGGAAAGGCTGCAGAGGATCAGTTTTGGGACTACTTTGACTCATTGGTTAGAATTAGCATCAAATATCTACACAAGAAATGCGTCCCTTACATGGACGATGATGGCACGAAGAATTATATCAACAAATACAGAAATCTGGCATTCTTAGAGGTCATCTTGAGACGTAACGACACCAATGATGGCAAAGAGAAAGTACCGACCCTCAACATACAGGACGTGGCAGCAGTGTGGGGGATCACACTGATCTTTCCACCTCGTGTTTAGAGCTGGTCCGGGATATCGATATTTTGGTGAAGATCTGCCTCTCCGCCTCTCCGGGATATCGACACCTATCTCATCTTTTACCTCTGCAGCTCTACGTGCAACTCAGAACCTCACACACAATTCACACATATGTACCAATTAAAACATATGTCTTTTAAATTCAGCCTGTAAAGGATGAACATAGCTGTCATTCTACTTGTTATCATAGCAGTTATTGTAGTTGTTGGAACTGTTGTCCTGGTACTATATTATATTCAACGACCACAACCAAATAATAATCCGGTTGTCACACCCAGCTGTGAACAGGCAGCTGGTTCTGGGCTGCCTGATCTGCACAATCAACCCTGTTGTGTTGTCAATGGACAGAGAACTTTAACTCGAGTTTATGCGCTGTTGGATATGCTGCTTGCTCCATATCCCACCTCTTATATTGATGTCTGTTTGACATATTGTTCTACTTACAATCCAAATACACAAACTTGTACAGCCGGCAATGTAGATGGCTTCAACAAGTGTGTGGCAGCACTCAAACCAAGACAGTGCAATGGAGCGGCTATGCCTGTTGCAACTGACGGACCAACTCGCTACTACGGTTTCCGAGCCGCCCGCCCCTCAGATTGTTCAGCCGGTCAAACTTGGGTTTGCTCCGCTGCTTCGGCTTAAAACCTTATTTGGTTTTGAATGTGAGACGAGAAGTCTTATTTGTACCATTGCCGATCTGTATGATGATTAATGGTACAAATATAAGTAAGCAAACCGTTGGCCAAATGGTTTGGAAAGGATAACCCCTATTCTGGAGAAAAGCCATCAAATATAAGATGAAAGAACAGACCCATAATGATAGCAGATGGCTCTGCTTTTCAGCGGCAAAAAGATAGGCCCATATCCCCGTCACTATTAGGCCAAAGACAATGATTACGAATAGATCATCCCGTAACGCCGGACGCTTCAACATATCCATTATCACTGTCCAGAGAACCCAGGTAAACGCTACTATAATAATCACAGCAATTAAACCATAGAGGATATCGCGATACATCTTTACAATGACACTTATCTCTAACTAGAGATAAAATTTACGATGATAGACGAGATAACAGAGTTGAAGGCCAATAGGGCTGTTGACGGGAAGAATGTTTTCCGTTCCGCCCCAGAACTCCGAGTTTCTTAACATAAAGTTAAGATAATTGATGTTGAAACCAAGATGTGGGTACTTGCAGAGCTACTAGACCGGCCAGCAGGATAAAATAAATTATTGGCCAAAACGTCTGATAAGGTATGTATTTACCCTGCAGGAAAGGTAGCAGGAATAGTGCTAATGCTGCCAACCAGACAGGCACAAAAGCACAGGATGTGTGGAAGAAAAAGAAAGCAGCTATACCAGTCACAATTAGCCCAAAGATAACGGCTGTACTTAGGATGTGGATCCACTCCTGCTTCTTGAAAAGTAGGAAGAATAAAGCCCATAGCACAAAGCCAATCATAACAACAAGCAACAACCTAGAGAAGAGGTGAGCTATGGGCTGTATCAGTGGTTGATGCTCCAGGTTCCCGTTTGGGGAAATAGGGGCTATGCTTGGCAGATATGCCAAGCGACGCTCTAAATCCCCATTTTCCATCTCTATCTATTATATTAAGCTACAGCTTTAGTGGGATGTTTGAAAAGACTTGTAGAAAGATTAATAAGTAGTTGTACAGTATATCTATCTATAACAATTGCAACGTGTAGAAAATGGAAGATACCGTTGTGTTGGATAATATAGAACAAAACATCTGCTCAATCTGCAAGACCGCAGTCTCCTATACTTTGCAGATAGGCGCTTGGACCGCTGTCGCCTGTCAAGTCTATGGTTGGCCCAATCACGAGGCTAGTGCATGTCTTATATGTGCTCATGCTGTTAACAGTTATCTGGACCTAGATTATATGAACAAGTTATTTGAGACCACCTGTCGTTTACAAGAGGCTATGAACATGGGTACCTCGACTCAGGAGGAGACAAATGAGTTCACCATGGTAGCACAAGAGTTAATACAACTCTATTCAGATGCATTAGCCCTGGCTCGCACACAGGGAGCTAAGGTTGTACCAGCAGCCTACTCAGTCTGGAATCCGTTGGGTTACTGCTTCATTTCTTAGGCTGTGATTGAGGCGTCTAAGATATTCATCACGATGAATATCGATTTAATAGCTGGAAGGCTTTAGTCGCTCCTCTAATATGGCGATGGATTTCAACTATTGCACACATATAACAACATTAGTTCATGGTAACTAATGTTTTATTCTGTGAAGCGAGGCTGGCGTAGGCGTCCGGGGGTTGTAGGCTGGGAAGTGGGTTGAGAGGGTGCAGGGGCTCTACCCAAACCTCCGGTGAACATTCCGCCTAGGTTGGCGATCAAGCCTGGTAAGTCGAAGCCAGCTGTAGGAGCAGGGGCTGGAACTGGAGACACACCATCTGCAGCTGGTTGCCCTTGTGCTGGAACTGATGGCGCTGGACTTAGGGCGTTAATTAGTGTATTCATGATAGCTTCAGCTGGCCCTTCGCCCAAAAAGCTGGCCAGCGTCTTGACAGCGATGAAGACAACAGCATTGGTTAGTGCAACAAAGGCGATTCTAACCTCAATGGGCCAGGTACTGGTCCCTACGCCATAATTTCTTTCCCCCAGCTCAATCAACAAGCGTTCATAAGTATTCATACGGCGAAGTTGAGATATAGTATAACCTGAGGCATTTAAGCCCAACCATTTGATACAGATCACTTCAATGCCAAGCCAAAGAATTACCATGTAGACCTTGTATTGATCTACGCTCTGACTGACGTGGATTTGCATGATATAACGCTCGTATTGAGCGTGGATATTCTCAAGAGTTGCATCAGGGGTGGGATCAACAATGTGAAGGCTACGCCAGGCATCTCTCAGGATGCCAAAACGTATCACAAATTGGGCTCTGAAACGGCCTTGTTCTTCCTCAGACATAGCGGAATAGTTTGGAACAGCCGGCTGTTCCAGCACCTGGACTTGAGGCTGAGGTTGGGGTTGAAGTACGGGTTGGGATTGAAGCTGAACTTTGGCCCCTTGCGAGGCGGGTGATTGGGCTCCAGTTCGAGGCGAACCAGATGGGAAAGAGGATGGGATAACCTGAGTTGGACTGGCTGCTCGCATAGGAATTCTCCTAAGCACAGGAATCGGCTCTGAGTTATTGAGTCCCGACAGAATGGGTTGAATCGTAGGTTGCAGAGATGGCAAGGGTGGAAGCGGTGGGAAAGGTGGTAGGGGAGGAGGAGCATCTATTAAATAATCTTGAGGTTGCCGAGGTTGATTATTTGAAACTTGTCTCACCACTTGATGGGATTGTTGAGATGGTTCAACCATCTCAACTCCGGTCGAGAGATCCTGACTAAGGCCCCTTTGCAGTTGTGTCGGAGTAACCGTGCCACTCGATACGAAGCTTAAGCGAGGCGATGATGGTGGAGATAGAACCTGACTTGGTATAATTGCAATTATCTCAGAGTCAGACATACCTACTATTTGAGATGGAATATGTTGTGCTACCAGCTGAGATGGCTGGTATTGATGCTGGGGAAATGAGATATCGATTGGAACCGTGGCTGCCGGCACAAAGGATAAGTTATCAGAGGTGGGCATTAATGGCATGGGAAGCGTAGGCACAGCTGCACGGGGTGAAGATGGCCTTGGGAGAGGCGTAGGAGGTAACGTTAGTCTGGGTGATGAAGCATCTGTAATCATAGCCTGAGAGGGTCTTAGGGCTGGTTGCTGGAGTTGAGTAGGGAGCTGAGCCTGCTGGGATTGGGGATGGGGTTGAGTAGGGAGTTGGACTTGACCCTGTTGTTGAGACTGTTGCTGGTATGAGGGAGGCTGAGGGATGGGAGGAATCATAGGCACAACTATGGGTTGAGTAGGCTGAACTGCTGGTCGAGAATCCGGTCTCATATCCAGCCTTATTGCGGGAGAGACGGCTGAAACTGCGATAGAAGTGGTACCTGTTGTCTCCCCAGCACGAACAACGATCTGTGGGATACTGTTTCGATCTACTATAGCGCCATCCATGACAAGAGGAGTCTGATCTCGAGGTGAAGATATCTGGGTATTATCACTCCTCATAACCGGAGTAGAGCGAGGAGGCCTAACAAAGTTAGTAGGTGTCTTATTTGGCACGAATCCTCCTTTACTAGGTCTAGTTACTGGAATAAAGGCTGAAGCAACTCTTCCGTTCCGTGCAGTGGCTGAGGATCTGGGAGAGGGAGGTACAAGAATGGGAGTGAAACTAGGTGATGCTGGAACTCTGGGTGCATATTGCACTGCCTGAGGGGGCAGCACTGGTGCTATTAATGCATATTGTTGCACGACCATGCCCGTCCCTGTTGAGGGTGATGTTTGTCCTGCCATTGGCAGGAAAGGAGGGCTCCTCTGTGTCTGAAACATGTGAGGAGCCCTGTTTCCAGTCGGACTAGAGCTCCTATCCATAGAAGGAGCCTGTATGGATAGTGGATTCACATCCAACGTCATTATTTCTTCATCCATCCCATTGGGAATACTATTCTGCATAACACTACCTCCGTTATAAATAATTTGATTGCCCGTATTTTGTGCTAATGTATGATGAGATTGGCTACTTCTTTCAGATCGACTAGCAGACCCGTCTGAATCAGGGGAACTATAGATTTGTGCTAAACCCTGACCAGGCAATGTTGTAGAATCTCCAGGCTGAGGAACCCTGGAAAAATCTGTACCACCATCTGAACTGATCGGTGGACTATTTGACATCGTTTTGCCAAACCTTGGGCGATTTTAAGGGGCCGGCCTGGTTGGGTAGAAAATAAATTAATTTTCCAGGGCTGATTTGTACAACTAACAACATAGAACTAGGAAACCTGCTCTGACGACTCACAATGCAGAGCTCCACTCCAAACACACAGCTACAATTCGACCTAATTGTGGGCAAAGATTCAGTGCAGCCGGAAGTAAGCCGCAATGCAGAACCAGCTGTAGAAAATAACTCGATTGCACAGCTACTTGGCGGATTAAGTCTGAACCGAACACAACACAATCTTCCCACTCAGCCTCAAGAGTGGAGACCCGGGATAATTCAATTCGTCTGTATCGATGATGGTCCAAATGACACCCAGTCAATAGGCAGTGAAATTATGTACATTAATCAACCAGCCTCAACCGAAGAACCGTATCAAGAGATACGCATCGATGAAATACCAACTCACTACCGTTGGCGCTTTGTGGAGCTGCACCGTATCTCGGCGACAGGCGCTGATTTGAAATGGCAAGTCGGCTTCGATGGTTGCTCCAGAATAGAGATGTGGCATGGTCAGGTCAACGGAATCATCCAGAAAAATAGCACTGAGATAGAATTGAACAATTCAGGCAGGACGATGCAGAACCAAGCTCTGGTAGAGGCTCGCCAGCGTTACAAGCTGAAATATCGAGAAGGCTACAAACCCACTGATGCAATCGAGAGACCCATGATCAAAGCGATGAAGGGCCACCCATACCAGAACAAGGCTGGGCACTTTGAGATAGGCAGAATTCGATCATGGCCTGTTGGAGTGGAGTGGAAGCTGGATGGTATCCGTATGTTATCTAACCGCAACCATGATGGATCGATAGCTTGCCGCTCCTGGTTGAATAACCCTTATTATCATTTGACTCATATCAACGAGGCATTACAGACTCTGTTTGAATATCTGCCATCTTTCGCCGAAACTGATGGTGAGCTCTATAACAAAGACCTGGATTTCACCAGATTGACTTCAGCTGTGCGTACTGTTAAGTCAATCCACCCTCTGCTCCATACTGTACAATATTGGATCTTCGACATTTCATACGAGCCAAAGGAACCTTATGAGATGCGCAAGGTGAGATTGCAGAATGCATATCAACGCATGATAGAGGATGGCCATCAGAGCAATGTAATACAGATTCTTCCTTATTGGCTGGCTCATTCCCATGAGATGATTATGCAATATCACAACCATTTCGTCTCGGAGGGATTTGAGGGTATCATGATCAAGAAGATGGCTAATGCAGCAGCTCCAGACAGCACGGCATACAATGAATCTCTCTATAAGCCAGGCCCAACTAAGTGCTTCAATATCATGAAGTGGAAATACTTCGTAGACGAGGAGGGCACTATTGAAAGTGTAACAACAGCGCGTGGAACCGAAGAAGGTGCTGCTATATTAAATATAGTGGATAAAGAGGGCCGCCGGTTCCCAATCCGGATGAGAGGTTCCTTCGAGCAACGGGCCTACTGGTACCAGAATCCTCACTTGGTGATTGGAAAGCATGTTACGTTCCGCTTTCAAGAGCGCTCGATCTACGGCGTTCCCAGATTTCCGATTGGCATAGCGATTAGAGATTATGAATAGAACGAAAAATTCTTCGCTCTGACGCGCTGTCGCAGCGGTGGAAAAACGTAATTTTAAAAAATATCTGTGCTGAGTAAAACAGCGAGAGTTCCAATTTGTTAACATGAACGGGACGACACAACAATCTATAAGCTCTCTGGCAGGTGGTCAGGCCAACTGTCCAACAGCAGGAGGTCTCTCCGCAGCTGAGATGATGGCCCAGCTCAAGGCTCAATGTAACGATAGGGTAGACAAGGCCTTCAACAAGTGCGAGACCGATTGCGTCAAGAAGGTCTACAATGATGGTATGGGAACTGGAACCACCAACTGGGGATGGTTCGGCATGCTCTTGCTCTGGTTTGTTATCTTTGCTGTTATCATCTGGCTCATTCTCTACTCCCTCAAGCCAGCCTTTGTGCTGCGTCCTGGTACCACTGACGTTGACACTGGTCGTGTTCTACTCTTCTCCATCATTGCTGCTTTAATTCTTGTGATTATTGTCTGGTTGATCCGGGCCTTGGCATACAAGAACAGCAAGTAAGAACGGATCCGGCTGAAAGAAAAATAATGTAGGTGGCTAGGTGTTTGGCGAGATCAGCAGCAGATTAAGTCAGGCTGATACCAAACTCGCGCTATATACATAAAAAAATATCTTAATAGATACTTTGAATAGATACCTTGAAAGAAACAAAAAGATGCAAGCCACTACTACCCCTGTCACACCCATTTCAGGCGCTCCAACACCTACAGCGCCAGGGACTCCAACAACTCCAACACCTCCAACAACTTCAACAGCTCTGGGGGCTGGAAATGCAATTGCACCCCTGCCCCAAGGCACGACTCAAATTACACAAGCTGCTTTAGTGGCAGATCCTCCGGTTCCCGGTATTGTTACCAGAACAACGTTTGCCACAGATACAATCAGAGTTCTGACCGCTGCCGATTTTACCCTAGATACTAGAGAGTTGATCGGGTTGAAGTTTGATGACTGTATCCTAGTGCTCTTCTATGGCGAGAACACCGAATCTCAGCAGATGATCAAGATCTGGGCGCTGGTAGCTCAACAAGTGGCTGGACCGGTTTTCGCCGCCGTTAACATGCTGGCCGAGAAACGAGTAGCTGCTAACTTTGCGCGATTGGGTGCTGATGGGTCCCATTCATTACATGCCTTCCGTCTGCGCCAACTCCCTTTTATTCTGGTTTATCGCAAGGGATGGCCTGTGGCCTTTTACAATGGGGCTAGGGCTGTACAGCCCATCATCGATTATGCACTCACTCTCGCTTGCCAGGCTAACTACTATGAACCTGTGCAACTGGGTGGAAGCATGCAAGCAGAAGCGCGCTTTGAGATGGGACCTTATGCCCCATACATCAATGTTCCAGGACAAGCACCAATGGTGCGTATTGACTCAGGCCAATTTGTGACAGAGCGACCAATCAGAGGCTTCAACCCCAACCTACCACTGGCTCAGACCGGTTCCACCCAAGCCACTGCAGAGACAGGCACTATCCGCGCAGAGGAGACCGCTTTGAGACCCGGAGGCTCTTTAACTGGATTCCAAGAGGCACCTCCCATCACCACGGCACCTCCCATCACCATTCCAAGTGTACCAGGCGCTGCTATTCCTGCTGGAACTCCTATCACTACGCCTGTTGGGCCAGGAGCTATAGCTACGCCAGCCAATCCAGTCACACGGACAACTACTCCCATAGGAATAGCGGGGACTCCACCAGCTCCGCCGCCTATCGCCACTCCAGCGACTCCCTTGACGGGACCCTAAACATTAAAAACTTCACCTTAGATGTTCTAAGTATCTCTGTTCAACCCAAAACAGTGATTCTATATTGTTATATACAACAACAAGCTGCTAGAGCTCTATATAGAATCAGAGCTCCTGAACGCTCGGAGCTCCACGTGCTCAGAACACTAATTGTGAATTAACGCTTAAACATCCATTGTGATAAATGTTTTTATCTTGACAAGCCAACATGCTTGAGAAAGTGGGTGAGGGCTCGATCTATCTCTCTTTCGTTTCCACTCAGAGACGCTCCAATATCCATGAGCAACCCTCTTCTACGAGGTTCAACTAGCTTGTCGTACCTGCGCACCAACTCTGTTAGCTTGTTCACTTGGTGTTTGTGTTGGAGGCTTTTGCTCTGCCACACCCATTCCATGTACTCAATCCAGAAGAACATGGTTTGATCCAGATCTATCCTACATTCATAGGCCTGGCTAACGCCCTTGTTATGCAAAGGAAACCGCCGATCACACCCTTGCTTATTAAGCAGATAGTAGAGCAGGTGACTCAAATATTTGGGCCAAACTGCTGCGCACTGCTGCACTGTCTGGATTAGATCGCTGTATTCTCCCTCTTGAACAGATATCCTTATCAGTTGGGGCACAAAACGTTTGATGAAGTTATTGGCAGACCAGTACTGATGTTCTGAAAAAACATGAGCTGTAGCTGCGATTAGCTTGGAACGTAACAAACACAAGTTGGGTTGAATCAATGACTGCTCCCAGAGATCGGTGAAGAAACGAAAAGTAGCTCTACCACGACTGAGACTCTTCATGCAGATGTAGAGTGAGTCCGTTTGAAGCGCCCGAAACAACGCCGGGAGCTCTTTGGTCTGATAATCATCGAGTAGAGCCTGACGTGGAGCTATATTCAAAAGATCAGACCTCTGAATATAGGTCCATCTGTTCGTCTTGATCCTTTGTATGTCAGACGAGACAAGTGGTAAAATAGATCCTAACCCATCGCTCTTAGCCACAACTGTTCGTTTTTCACTTCTACCCTGTTTCTCCTGTTGCATGTTGTTGCGGAGGAAGATAAAGCCATAATAGGAGTCTTCCCACAGATCACAGGCTGCATCAAATGGAAACAAACGAAGTTCCATTAACTGAGCGGTTTGAATGGGTAAATCATCTGTTTAGATGATTTTTTTTAACACTGGACTGCGTGGGCGAGTTGAGCTGGTATGCATGAGAAGTTCTTACTGACCGATGAACTGGCCAACTGGGGCGGGCTGCTGGAATCCAGGAGTGCGAGCGGCTGCGGCTTCTGCCTTCTTGGCATCCTGCTTGGCCTTGCGGCGGAGGGCAGCGGGACCGGCCTGCACATAGGCCCAGGCCTTGCTGGTGTCAGAGATGACCAGGTAGTCCTGCAACAGCTGCTGGTAGATCTGCTGATCAGCTTGAGGGATCTCAGCTGGCACGGCACGCTGAGCTACCACATTGGCAGCCACTAAGCGCACGTTGGCGATGGTTTGGGCGATATTTCCAACCTCAGCGGCCAAACGATCAGCGTCGTACGTGTTCAACTGCATCACAACAGTCACGTAGTACTGAGGCCAGAAGTAGCGAGTGAAGAAGGTCTTGGTACTCTTGGCCAAGTAGAGCTGGCCGTTGTTGGTGATACGGGGATCATTGTTGCCGACCTGGGCGGGAATGGCAGCAACCAACTGCTGCAACTGGGCATCACCAGCCACCAGGGCGAAATCCTTGGCATCATTGCCAGGCTGGTTACGAGTTCCCTCGAGGATATCGTATGTGGTGAAGTTACCTTCATTGCGGGCCTTGACGAAGCCACCGTCAGGTGCCTGAGCCAGAGAGTAGAGAGCAGCAACTCCTCCGAAAGAGTTGGACATAGCATTGCTCAAACCGGCCAGGTAGAAGTTGGCCTCCTTGTTCCACTTAATACCAGCATAGTTACCGTGTAGGCGAATCAGACTGGCGAGGGCATTTCGCAGGAAGAGACCCTGGCGGCCGATGGTCAGCTGATCCTTAACATCAGGGGCACCAGCTTGTACAGCTTGTTGTGCACTGCCAACGATGCCAGTGGCAGTAAGGAAACCGTAGACGGGCTTCTGGTTGTTGTCCACATTGCCGGTGGCGGCACCACGAGGACCGAACTGCGCGGCCTCAATGAACTGAGTCAGGGCTGGGCCAACGAAGACGGGCATATAAGTGCCCTTCATCTCAGCCGGGTTAGCCCGCTGCCTCTTACGGCTCAGGATAACGGTGACGAATCTCTTGGTGTCCAAGAGAGCTGCCAGGTAGGACCTGTTCAGGACAGACAATTGCTTGCTGTCGACACGGAATGTCTGGACGCCGGCAACCTGCTGGCCGGTGTTGGGATCGACGGATACGCCTGGAACGTTGATGATCAGAACGGCTCCACGGCCCCCCTTGTTGACCTTCTGGGCAACACGGAAGAGTGCCTTCTGGGCCTCGACCAGTTCCTTGAAGCGTCTGGATAGCTCGCGATTTTGGAGCTTCTTGCTTACGCGACCCGTTCTTTGGTCGATGGTGGGAGCACGATAAGTAGCCTCTTCTTGGGCCTTTTCCTGCTCCGACATCTTTCTACGACCTGGGGATCTTGCGCCTGTTGCCATTTCTTCTTGTTGTGTCTTTCTTTGACTGAAACAACTTTTTCTTTAAAATATTTCATTTACGGAATTTGAGCGCTCTAGCGCTCCTTCATTTCCCTACTCACAAATATAGGCATATTTAATAGATCTACCTGTTATTTGAGAAATAAATTAGGAGTGTTTAATCGTGCTCGGGCCTTAGTGACTCAGAGTTTTTGAATCTCGATGAAACTATTAGTCTGGGGCTAGGAACTTAAACAGAGCTGCTACCCGGAAAAGCAAAATGGCTACGTCGGAGATTGCCCGGTATGAGCTCGATACGCTCACGCCGTTTCAGACCGATATTCACTTCACAGAGGAGGGTGAGCGTATCAGTTCGATTGTCTTTCATAAGTACCGCAAGTCCACATGGTTTACAACATTGCCTGTTTTGCTTGAACACTCAGGTAATGCCAATGATGGCCAGATCATCACGTATACAGTTAATCCCACCTTCCATCATCTGATGTATACCTCCATGAGAATCAAGTGGCCTGCAATTAGGGTCAAAGAGAAGAAGCGCCAAGAGATTCAGATCTGCTGGCCTCATAACCTGGGCACAGCTCCTGTTATGGAAGCTAACTTCAAACACAACGATCTTACCTTACAGTCCATGGACAAGATTTGGTTCGACATATTCCCTCAATTCTTCATGATGCCCGGCTTCAGGGAGAATCATAACATCGGTATCGGCAATCTGCCGTGCTTGGAGAGATGGACCGATGAGGATTGGGATGGACAAACGGGTGAACAACCCACCGGCGAGTTGCCCGGCTTCTGGACTAATGTTGATCAGCCCTGGTACTATTCTATGACGACTGGACTCGCCTTTCCAATCTGGCGTTGCGAGAAGACACAAGCCAAGATCACTCACACCTACACTTTCCGCCTGAAAGTGGGAGAACTTCTGCGTATGAGAAAGAAGGTCAAAGGAGTCTGGAAAGAGATCCCAGTCAACTTCAACTATCTAGAGGGAGTGCATTCACAGAGTCGCATCCCTATCCCAGAGTTGTGGGGTCGCTACTGCTACAACTCAAAGGCAGAGCTGGAATACCATTCCTGCAAGAATCAGAATCCTGTCCTTTACATCCACAATGTTGAGAATGGCATCCATCAGAATCCCAATACGTTTGGTGAGACTGCTGTTATCCCACTGCATAGCAATACACCTGCTCTCGCCATGTTCTGGGTTGCTGAGAATCTCAAGGCTAGTGGCAATCGCAACTTCTCCAACTACACCAGTTGCACAGACAACCTCTACAAGGGCTGGAATCCTTGCAGTAAAGTTACAATGATGTATGGCAGCAATGTCCGCTTCAAGGATATGGATTCCGATCATTTCTCCATCGCAGAAGCACGCAAACATTTCATAAGCCCTCCCTCAGAGCCTGGCTATAATGGCTACTCTTTCGCCAATCGCTGCAGCAACCTGGATTCGGCTGAAGTTGGTGTGACTTTCTCCGGCCTGAACGCCGCTCTTAAGATCGAGATTAAAGATACAGACATTTTCAAGATTCCTATTGAGAAGGAGATTGGTAAGAGAGGCGGTGATGATGAAGGAGATGAAGGTGATGAAGATGATCATTCTGAAGAGGTAGCTGCCCCACGTGCATCGAAGAAGGGCTCATCCAAATTCACTATCCATGTTCGCCTACTGACTCTGCGCCGACTGAGTATCATCACAGATAAGGAAGGCCTCACCAAGTTCTCCTTAACTTAAGCAGGTTTCCTCACAAAAAACATATATTACATATGTTTTTTACACATTAAGTTTTAGGCTAGGGTTTAGGTATAGGGTACCTTCCCCGTAGAAATAGAATAAATGGATGTGATGGCTCAAAGTAGGTAGTCACGGTTCTATCTTGATTGAGCAGTCCAACCAACTCATAATGGTCACCCAGGGAAAGGATGACGACAGTGTTGCGGTTCCTAAATAGAGTATCATCTCCAGTGACATATACATCTTGCTTGGCGTACTCCAGCACAACAATATCCTTGTCAACAATATTGGAGAGATACTCTAGATAGCCGAAGCCAATTGGTTCATCTGATGCTAAAATCTTCTGCATGTTCTCGATTGTGAGCTCAGGCACTTCTTTTGCAAATTCGGCCATTCTGCCATTAGCCAGAATGTTATAGAGAATAGGGCTGTTTGGATCAAGTGGATTAACCGGTTGTGCAAGCTTAGCAGCCATCTCATTACGTAGAGATTTAACAATAGCTTTTCTACTAACCGGTTGCCCATAGAGAATGCCGGTATGATAGGGCGTCCAGAAGCCGTTGATGACTCCGTGGAAGAGACAGCTGCCATCCCCTAACGTGGCAATTCGTACTGTGTCCCAGTTCTCAAATCCCTTACCCCATTGGAAGGGTGTATAGTAGTCCCCTGTTGAGATTGCTTGGATATCATCTGATACCCCACTCTGCCCATTGCTAGTATGGCCATTAACCTGACCACCCGACTGAAATTGCGGTGGCTGACCAACCGCCGTAAAAGTAACCTGACCCCCGTTTGAGGTTTGTTGCATCTGAGGCAGTTGGTTACAGCTTATTTTTCCCTCAACCAGACAATCATTTAACAAGATTTCAGAGCAGAGCAGATCGCTTAAATAGAAATTTTTTTTCAAAAAGATGGAGGATCACCCTGACATTTTCATGGCCCAATTTGGCGAGGGCTACTCCTTCCGCAACCTTATAACTTTGTTGAAGGCGGAGATTGATCAGCTCAACTTAATTTTTTCCGATGATGGTATCACAGCCCAGCAAGAGAGTCGGAACAACTCAGGCGTCTATAGTTTCACCATTAGGGGCAGTGACTTGTCTAAATATAATTACAGCGCTTACGACGGCATGACTGGCCAGAAGATACCCATGATCTCAGTCGGAATTGATTTGAAGGAATTATTAGATTCCGCCAAAGCCATAAGGCGCAACGATGGAGTTGTCATTTCCATGTATCCAGGCGAGAATCGCATTAGATTCCGCCCAATCCCCTGTAACACCAAGGAGATGCAACGTTGCAGTGTCAGCTTTGTCAATACCATTCCGGTTCCTATCCATTCCTATGATTATCCCAAATTTAAGCGGAATGAGACCGAGTCTAATTGGAAGATCTCGCCGAAAGATTTGAGCTCTGTATTCTCCAGCATGGCCACTCTGAAGTGTTCACATGTGGTGATTTCATGCTACCCATCAGGGATCAGCTTCAAGGGTATATCAACCACACAAGTTGTCGTCAAAGTTGAAACATTCGGCACATGTCAGGAATCGACGGGAGAACAATCAGCCATCTCCACTGAATTCCTCGACTACCTGAGAAATGGCCTAACTATCGACAACTCTCAATACAAGCAATTGGAGCTGGTCATTGTGGACGACAATGATAATACTCCTTGCGTTAGGATCCCACTCAAAACAATCAAAGCATTCGCCAAGATCGGCAATATTGTCTCAGGCCAAGCACTTGTCAAGCTTAGCGGAGAAATCTTCCAGATCGTGCCCAAACCTGGGGAGCCACCGAAGAACACATCAGTGATTCGAATTATCTGTGGCATTGGATCATATGGTATGCTTAGTATTATTCTGCGCAATACCTGATCTTCCCTTATTAGGGGAAGATCGCTCCTCGACATATAGAAATATAGTGGATAATCTAAGCCATATGGAAAGGGATGTATCAGACATAATGAAAAATTACATTGCTTATGTAATTTTTTAACTCGTTTCTTAGCGAATAAGGCTGCTGACACGGGCAATCGCTGCTTCCACATCGGGGGCAAATGTTGAGCCAAATTGGCTCTTGTTCATCAAGATCTGACCCAGAATGACTGCGGTCATCGGATCGATAGGGAAGTTGGGGATCGATGCGAGAGCACGACTCAACTGCAAGCGTCTGTCATAATTGACCGGAGTCTCATTAGGGAGCGTCTGGACCAGTTGATCGACTGTCACTCCCTGTTGCAGGGGCTGGGAGTGGTAAGCTGTGGAAATTGTCTTCATAACCTGCTCAGCACTGAGCTGGGGTTGTTGGGGCTGTTGAGTCTGGAAGGGTTGTTGAGGTTGGGTCTGGAAGGGTTGTTGAGGTTGGGTCTGGAAGGGTTGTTGAGTATACTGTTGCTGAGGTTGTTGAGGTTGGGTCTGGAATTGCTGCTGTTGGAGTTGCTGAGTCTGAAACTGCATGGGATGCTGTTGCTGAGGTTGGGATTGGGCCTGGAACGTGGGTTGCAATGTTCTGGCGGGAGAAGTCTGAAGTTGCTGGCCTGGCTGCAGTCGACCAGGTGATGCACCAGGAATAAACTGTCCCTGTGATATAGGGACAGGGGCTGGGCGAGGCTGAGTTGCTGCAGGAGCAAACATAGTTCCGGTAGGCCCGGTAACAAAGGGTGAGGGAGCAGGGGCTTGTTGCATACCAACATAGCGAGTAGGTGAGGGAGCAGCAAAACCCTGACCAGCGCCGGGTATGACAAAACCAGCTCGCCCAGTCCCTGTGACTGCAGGGGTCAGGAATTGAGGTACAGTGCCGGGAGCCACATTGCCCATCATTGGAGGAGGTGCTGCTTGTCCTGTAGCGATGGGAGTTGTCTCAGTCTGCAACACAAACTCGATAGGTCGAGGGGCCATCGGTTGAGCTGCAGCGAAACCACCAAATGCTGGCTGAATCTGGGGAAAAGTGCCGAATGCTGGCGGAGGAAGTACTCCAGGTTTCACACCCTTGATCATGGGGATAAAGCCAGTCTGGAATTGATTCTGCTGGAACGGTTGCATGCCTGCAACACCTGTCGTTAAGGTGTCGAATCCTTCTTCATCTTCTCCATCCTCTTCCTCATCCTCTTCCTCGTCGATTGAGACATCGATGTTTATCTCCTCACTGACATCGTCATCATTCTCCACATTATCGTCCTCATCCTCGCCTGGTAACATGCCAGGAGCTGTCTTCTTTCTGCCCTTCTTGATCTTGATAGGCACGACCTCCTCCTCTGAACCGGCTGACCCATAATCTTCCTCACTCGACATTTTATTCGCTCTTTTCTTTCCGCTTATTTCCTTAAGAAGCGCATTACAGTTTTTTTATCAGATTGGTTAAGAACCACTTAAGGGCTCAGGAAGTTTATGGAAATGGAAACGATGGGGCGGGCCACTCCGCTCATTACTGTAACTAACTCGCTTGCTATAGTGGGTGTTAGTTATTACTTTTACAAACAAATTGCGACACTACAAGCCGAGCTGGTAAAGCAGAGCGCGGCCCTAGCTGCTACAATTAGAAGGCTTGGAGAGATCGATGGTAAGACCCAGCAACTTGAGCAAATAGTTGTAGGAATCAATGAACTTCAAGCCTCCCATGCCGAGACAAAGAAAGCAATAGAGAAGCTTTCAAATATGTCTGAAATCGATACATTGGCCGAGCAGATGGAATTAATCATGAAGGCGTTGAAGGATAACGGAATAGAAGTATCACGGCCTACGCCTCCAAGAAGAAGGCGTGGCAAGAAAGGAAAGCAGCATCAATCTTCTGCTCGAGAACGCCCTTCTAATAATAAGGGCAAGAAGAAACAGCCTGACAGGCGGAGAAAAGATAGCGAAGAGAGCGGTGATGATAGCGAACAGGCGTCGGAGAAAGATTCTAGTGAAGACGACATTATCGACACTGTTCGTGGGCGTCGGGGGAAGTAAAAACCAGATATATCATCTACAATATACCTGGGGTAGATATTAGACATCATCGGATATTCAACATCCGACATAGAGTATGCATAATAGGAGCCTATATTAAAAGTCGGATCTTACTCACCGAGATTTAAACAGATACCACCAATCCAGTAACTGAACATCAGTGAAATATTCCTTTAGTAAAATGGAGTCGTTATCTGGCTCACAACCTGGAGGGAATAGAGGAGGGAGTAGAAATTGGTCTCCACAAGTTGTAGTATTGGGTCCCGGTGGTATTAAGGGATTTTTGGAGTTAGGAGCTCTTTGCGCTTGTGAGGATAAACATTTCCTTCCTCTTGTTGACACATATGTGGGTGTTTCTGTTGGAGCTATGATTTCACTGCTCAAGGTAGTAGGCTATACAATGAAGGAGATTATAGCAATTGCTGCAGACACTGACATACTTCAAGACATGACTAATATTTCTATGAGAAGCAGTTGGGATAATATGGGAATTCTCTCGAATGAGCCAATCAGACAGAAGTTAACCACATTGGTGGGGAACAAGTCTGCCGGCCAGATACCCACATTAGCTGAACTTTACCAGAGAACTGGGCTGTCTCTGATCTCGGTAACGCTGAACTACGACGACGATCGTGTTGAGTATATGGGTCCAACCACCAACCCAACAATCTCATGCGTAACGGCTGTTATGCTTTCAATGAATATTCCATTTGTTCTGCATCGTATCCTATATGAAGGCAAAATATATGTCGATGGAGCGCTCGGCAATCCGTATCCCGTCGATCTATTTGATGATGGGACGACAGATATTCTCGGCTTCTACATCAAGACGAGGCAAAATAATAGCCCGGGATCAGGTAATATGTCGATCTGGTCCTATATGTCCAAGACCTTCTCAGCCGCAATGGATCACCATAGGGAGAGAATTATCCGCTATGCTTCACCTAACTGCCGTCATATCTGCCTATTCACAGAAGTAAATGATACGATCGGTATCACAGTTACACCTGAGGACAAGGCCAAGATGATAATAGATGGTTATCGAGCAGGGCTCACTTTCATACAGATGTGTAATGCTGAACGGGCTGCTAGCCTGGATACAGTGGTGGGATCAATCAATATACTTGAGCAGGTGGTACGGCCCACTTCAGATGAACAAGCACAACCGTTAGAAAATACAGAGGATCCCATGATTCAGGCAAATATGGAAGAAGAGTTTTCTTTCAATACAGATACTCCATCGCCTGAGTCCTCAACCCCGGGCTCAACAAATTCAAGCGTATAATCTATAATCATGTGACATCATAGCTCTAGAGCTATGATCTGAATTGTGAGATCCTACACAGCTGTGATTTTATATGGGCCTATTACAGCTAGCTGTAATCAGGAAATATATAGAAATACCAATAAACATCCCTGACCCCCAAAGCGCTCTAAAAGCGGAAGAATCCCACAAAACATAAGATTTTCGGTCCACCTGAAAAATGGCACATCAGAAGGGACCAGTTCTCCTCGTAATCAAGGCCAGTAGTTGCCCGGCTTGTGCTAGACTTCAGAGCATCTGGCCTCAGTTGGAGCCCCAGATTAGACAGGCCTTCCCGGATATACGCATCCAAATGTTGGAGTTGCCAAACGTCTCCAGCGATATCGATGTTGGCAGCTGGCCTGCGGGATTGAGAGTTTTCACAGGAGGGGCAGCCTGGTTCCCTAGTCTTGTTTTGATTTCTGGCAGCAAATGGGATCAAGCAAGAGAACGCCTTGGTCCCAATAACCCTATCACATTTGATGATTCAATCATCTTGAATGGAAAATGGGTCAATGGTAGCCCAGTTCACGAGCAGCACTACAATTTCATGACTGCCGGTGGCACTGGTGCTGGAACCCCAGGTATTATCGACTGGCTCAGGGCCAACTATCAAAATATTATCCGCGGCCATAATGATGCACCACCCATGCCTGGCTTAGTTCCGCCACGCCCTGGTATCCAGCCCCTTATGCCAGCAGTTCTACCAGTTAATGGTCCTCCGATAGACAGAGGACCAAAGCCCTGTGCTTCTCTCATGCGCATTGTGCCCTATAACAAATAGGTTTAAAAACATATGAACAAATTCATATGTCCTAGCAATTGCTTCTCCATCTATCTTATTTCTAATATCTCATCCCTATTGTCTCACATATAGATACAAGACGATACCTATCATATTAACAAGACTAGCTCTTATACTGTGTCAACTATTGAAGTGACCGATAAGTTAGTGAGTTCTGAAACTCAGGTAGATAGTTGAGTCTAACCTGAACAGGAAGTTGGACAGACTGAATCCAAAATGAAGCTGAAACTAGCGCCACAAAGTTGTAAAATCAATACAGTGTCGTTCATAATTCAACAGCAGATAATGGCCCAGTATTTCGCCTTGTATGACGATCTGTTGGCACAAGTGAGAGCCACCACAATACAGTCGGTGGAATTATGGCGTATCTGTGGAACAATAGAGAACTTAACACGCCAATTACCTGAAGAGATTGCACAGACTCACACCTCCTTCATCTTCGCCTTGATCTACCATCATGCCCTCATTGCCAATCAAGGCATGCTTTTCAGCACAGTGCCATATGGCGGCTCAGTGCTAGGCCGGCTTCCTGGTCCGAACAGAGCAACAGGGAAAGAAGGACGCGGCATCCTCTTCAAGATCACAGAACTACCGCCACTGCTGCAACAGGTCATCGCCAAATATGTCATGACCTATATGGCCGGTAGCTGAGACGTGACAGTTTACAATCAGCTATTTGACATTCGTCATTATAAACACTCAGTTACGGTGGATGATTAAAAACACCATACATTCTGACTCACCTATAATATAGCTACTGCAATTATCACATTAATCACACCGCTTGAGGAACAAAATTCTCAACCCTAAATCAACCATACCGAGAAAACATCTAATCCATAGATGTTTTATTTTTCAGCCGTCTAGAACGGCTGTCTCAAGTGCTCTTTGAACTGCTAGGGTTTCTGGAATGTCACTTAGGGTAGTGCTGAGAGGCACGATGGGTTGAGGTGGAGCCTGCACCACAATAGTAGCGGCTCTGGGTGGTGTAATCTCAGCAATTGTGATTGGAGGAGCCACAACCTTTGGCCTTATGAAGATTAACCATACTCCCAGTATGAGACCAATGACAGCTAATACACCCACGATGATATTAAGCCAAAATAAGGTATTGGCCTCCCCTTTCGGTATCCCAACTCCTTGGCGGGACCGGTTGTATTGGATGATGTTGAAAATCGTTAATGCAATTATCACGATCATTATGAGGGCTATGGCCACTCCGAGCCATAGCGTTGCTGACTGCGATTGACCCATATTCGGGCTCCTAGACAGCTTTTCACACAGAAAAAAAATAATTTTGGCCCGGGCCAAAATTCTGAGCTGATTCCGAACCGAAAAAGAATCGGGGGAGAAAACAGAAAATAATTACGATTGAAAATATTTCTCTCTACTTAAACAGAACCCAAAACAAGTAAAGAATGCAGCAGCAACAATTCGCACCGAACGCAGGAACTTTCGCACCCCTACCCCAGGTAGTTGCCACTGTGCCTCAGGCTCAGGTCGCACCCAACCTCAGGATTACGGAACAAGCGATCAACGCTGCTAGGACCAGAGGAAAATATCTGCGCGTGGGAGAGGGCAAGAAGGCTGGGCCGATTTCAATTACTGGCGCTCGTAGAAATGCATGGAACACTATGAGCCCCACTAAGCAAAATCTGCGCAACCGCATCTACGTCCCTCTATACCGCGTCGCGGGAGACCCCGCTAGTGTCCGCGAGGCATTGATTGCTGCCAATTACGACGCAACGGCAGTTGACCAGGCCATTGCAAACGCTTATTCTGCGGCCAGTTTGAACCCAGGGCATCCCACTCACCAGAACTTCCTGGCTGAGGAGGCTGCGGCAACCGCCGGACAGAAGAGCGAGCGCGCTAGACGCCCCCAGGCAGCCAAGGCCCCTCTCGTGCCTCTGTCATACATCATCGCATTCGGCAGCAAGAATGTATTGAAGGATGCCACTCTCATCGCTGGTGCTACCAGCAAGGAGGCTCGCGGCCCTACTCCCCAGATTCCTCGCAATGCGACTCTGGCTCAACGCGTTAACTACATTCGCACAGGATACCCCGGCTGGGTTGTTGATGTATCTGGAACTCGCGTCGAGAAGCGTGGTCAGCCTGCCATGGCCAGCAGACCCGTTCCAGGCCCCATCGCTCAGAAGAACAAGTTCTACGATCCTACCTATCCCATCATGTCCGACAACGAGAGAGCCTATGACTACGCACTGCGTATCCTGATCCCCGACACCCCAGGCCAGGCCCTCTCTGAGGAGCAGGTTAGACGTGATGCCGTCCTGGCTCGTGCTCGCGAGTTCTTCGGCAGACGCGATGCCGCTTTCGCACAACAGCAGCAGACACAAGGAACCCTCCAGTTCCCTCAGCAGTTCCAGACCCAACAGGCTGGATTCCAGCAGGTTGCTCAGCCTCAGCAGTTCCAACAGTTCGCCGCCCAGCCTGGCTTGACCGGCCAGTTCCAACAGTTCGCCGGTCAACAGGGTGGCTTGGTTCAGCAGCCCGCCTTCGTCACCGCACAGCCCACTCAGATCGGCGTAATTGGCCAGCAGCCCAACATCTTCCCCACCTTGAACGCCAACATCCGCTAAAGTAGCGTGTTGAGCCAAAACTCAGGTAATACACGATCTCATTTTTCCCGAAAAAAACCCACTTGTCTCAACAAGACAAGTAGTTTCCAGCATACCCCCATGCTTCATCATATAAGTCTGATCATACGATGTATATCGCTTGTTACGCCCTCCCTTCATACTTAGGCCTAAGTCCTCGACTACGTTGAATTACAGCTATTGCTGAATTCCCGCTTTGTTGTCCTGTTCTGATGGGCAGTTATCATGTGATATCTACGATCAACCCTCGATACAATAGCAAATCAATAAATTTGCTCTGTCTCGATAACACTGTTGAGAAAATGAGTTCCCACTAGCTCTATCTCTGTTGTGATAAATGTCCTGTGGCTGCCCAGCACCCCAACAATTCCAACCCACGTGGCAAATGAGCCCGTTAATAGAGCCACTACAATTGGTTGTGCAAGAAGAGCAGCTGCGCTTTGGCTCCCATATTGGGCTACTGAATACCTTGACTAGTACTTTACAGAGTTGTAAGAATCCTTGCATGCAGTTCTTTCTGGGCGGCAGGACCAGTTATGCCTGCCGCAGCCTAACGGACAAGGATAGAGCAGAAGCTATAACTCATTGTCAACAGACTGATCAAACGTTTTATATTCACTGTCCTTATGTTGCTAATCTAGCCAAACCGGTGGAAGCAGATGTGGTCAAATCCTACCAATGTATTGAGAAGTCACTGCATCAGATCAGAGATTTGCCAGGTGCTTGTGTGTTGCATATCGGCAAGGTTGGCAGCTTAGAACATGTAGCAGAGCGCATCGGTAGATTGAAATATGCAGGAGCCCTGAAATATGGCTGCTCTCCACGTATCAGACATAATCTGTTGTTGGAGGTGGCAGCAGGACAAGGTACGGAGCTCGGCAAAAGTTGGGATGAAATACGTCATCTCTATGAAGCATTAGATTATAGTTGTGCAGGGCTCTGTATTGATACAGCTCACATCTTCGCCTCCGGTATGTCTGATCTGCAGACTCATGAATCGATTGTGCGTTTGTTCGATTCAGCAACTCAGTTCAGCAAGCATGCAGTCTCATTGGTGCATCTCAATGACTCAAAGACCAAATGGCTGAGTCGAGTGGATAGACATCAAGCTCTGTGTGCCGGTGAGATCTGGGGCATCAGAACCTACTTCGATCCAATCACATATAATCAGATCAACCACTCCAATGTTGATGGACTAAAGGCGCTACTTGCACGTTGCAAAGAACATCTCATCGACATCGTGTCTGAGACTGGTAACCCTCAACAAGATCAATTCGTCGTGGATCATCTGATGACCGATTCCGATTAAAAACTTCTATTATAATAGAAGTTACGATATGTTAGACTCTAGTTGGAATGAAGTATATGCTAACATCATTGGCTTGTTCGCACATCAGCTTCCAGTATTGCTCGTGAAGGTCGAGACTATCTCCTTCTGCAATCTTAAACTCGTCGAAATGACATTCATGACCCAGCAGCTCCAAGATCTTGAATAGGCGATATTGTGTGCCAAGTGAAGAAGAGCGTTCCTTGTTGGGTATGGAGTTCCAAACCCGCTGAGTCTTGTCATAGATCGACATCATAGCTTCCACTAAATGTTTGATGTTAGGGAGCACCCAATCCCAGTAGTTATGACCAATGAGATTAGAATCCTCATAGTAGTCCGAATAACCTGTGATAGCCAGAGCATCCCACAACATACGATGTGTTGTTGAGCCGCGCCGTCCTCTCTCGTTGGCTGGTAGTTGTTTGACCTCATCTGCAGCAGGGAAATTCTGCGAGGTAAAGTGCTTGTTGAAGCTCTGATAGAGATCATCCGGTACCTTGTTGATCTGGTTGCCCTGATAGCGATCAATAGCTTTCTCGAAGTTGAGTCTATCACTGTACTCATTACGAGTTGAGTTATTAGAGCGGCCACCCTCCTTGTTCATCATACTTATGTTAGGGCCATATTGCTCAGCCCCACAAGTGGGGCATACTAGTAATCCATCCTCCTGAACAACGACATCTTCGAGACTTTGTTTGCAGCCCGGACATGAAACATCTCGCTCCATCTCATGCACTAAGTTGATCTGAATATATTCTGAGGCTATCTCTATGTACTGAGCAATGACAGCGAGGCGATCATAATCCGTGTTACTTAACACGATCTTTTGCTTCTTCTCACCAAACGTGACCTTTGTGACACTAGGCCCTATCTCCCTATAACGTAGGAGGAACTCTTCGGTCCGCTCCAGATAATTCTTGAAGCGAGTCCCTGTCTCAACAGCCTCTATCTCCTTAGTTAACAGAGTGATTTTATCAATAGTGGTCCTTCTGTCTATGACAGTCTGTGGCATGCTGCTGCGCTTGACCAGAAGATCTCGTTGCGCCCTAACTTTCTCAATGTTAAGGATTTCCTGATTAAGTTTACGTTGTACAATACTGTCCAGATTGATAATGTTATAGTCAGTGGTGTAGCGTCCAGTCACGACAGCTGGCACAGGCTCTTGGATCAGAGCATCTCGCTTGGGCATAGGAGCTGGATTAAATGCTTCCAACTTGGAGCGTATTGATGGAGTCTTGATCGGTATCACATTTCTCACCGTGCGAGGTTGATTGGCCAGAGAAGAGGTGACCATACTGACAGGCAGTGGAACTATCTCCTTCTCCTTGAGTTCTGCAGGGATAGAAGCAGGGGAAACTCTGGAAGGCATAAGTGCTGTTGCAGCCGATGCATCAGGCAACATAGGCGTAAGTGGTCTATCAGATTCATCCCGCGTTGGTGTTGGTGTCGAGGCTAGTGTTGGAGTTCCCAAAACTGCCGGGATTCTGGAGCCCGTCAACGGGGTTGTTGGTTGAGATGGAGTTTGAGAAGTTTTAACAGTGTTGTGGGGATCGGGCACTGTGGCTAAGCCAATAGCTAGCTGTGCAAGTGGTTTTGACAGAGGATGTGATAGAACCCCCATAATATCAGAGGCGATGGACCGCTCTCCATTACTACTGTTAGTTGTACTCTTTTGAACCAGTCCAATCATAGCCGCAAAGGCCGCATCCACCGTCTTGCCGATGTGGAATCCACTTGTGTTTACAGGCTTGGAGCTGTTGGATGAGACATTTGACTGATTACTCTTTGGCCTGGAGGTAATATTACCTGAAGACACCGGTATCACACCAGAACTCTGGCTTGCCTGTTGGGTAGGGATAGGACGGGGCGCTTGTATAAAATTAAGTGAACTATTTTTTCCAACTAGGTTTGAGCTTGGTTGAGGCCCAGCCGAGTAGGTCAGATTTTCGACCGAGCCAGCTTGGGCGGCTGAGGGTTGCTGCATATTTCTGCAAGATCTCTATCTGTTTAGAGTAGCATGCTTGAACCAAAATCTGAGTTACAGTTCTCCTTGATACTATACTCCGGCTCAGATACACTGATTTATTTTCCTCAAACTTCCACCCAATCCAACTAGTATGTTAAGTTTGAACAGAATAACAGCCATCGCTGAAATGGCTTATTATATATGACATGAGAATTTTAAGCAACGACATGTTGCTTAAAATTTAAGAATATTTTTCCAACTTGTATCTCGGCTATTATCTCAGTGCAGTAACTATTTGAAGATGGCATGTGGAGTTGTCACATAATAGGTATAGACGGCGAAGATCAGCAGACCTAATGACATGGTCTGTAACACTGATTTGCTGTGTTTAACAACGGAGAGCCAGTGAATGGGAACCCAGAAGTCAATGAGTGACATCATGCTTAGCATAACGGCCATCACAATGACACTAATGAATTGTCTCTTATCTCCAGCATAGTCTTTAGCGAACCAAGTCAATAGAGGCAGAACAATGAGGAGTCCAATCGCTAAGTAGTTGGCCCGGAAGAGCTCATTCTCCACTTCAATAGTTACATTGGCGGCGTTAACATAACCAAAGAGAAAAACCGCAATAGGAATTGCCAGAATAATCCAACCCAGTCCATCCGTTCTCCAAAGGGAGAACATCCAAACCAGTAATGCCCAGACGAAAAGAGCTAAGGCATAGATTAATCTAATGTATTTGATTCTCTCTTCATCGTAGGGACCGCGGCGCCCACCGCCCTTATTAGAGCCTGAACCTGTATCGGAAGGAGGACTTAAATCGCCACCACCTCCAGCCCCATCAATTGGGGGTATATCAATACCATGGTCGCAACATCCATGCTCCATACTGCCTGTGTTGGGTAAAGCAAATTGTTTATAAAAAATGGGGATAAAATAAAGCGAATCGGTTTTGATGGAAACAGGTGCTCAGGTACTTAGTGCTGGCAGATTAGCATGCACAAAAGGGGTTCATGATGCTTTAGTTACTCATTCGCTTAAGGCAGAAGATATAGCCTTTGTGGAGAAGGTAGTTTGTCAGAAACAGCTCTCTTTGGAGCAAACAACAATGTTCTCCTTGCATGCAGCTCTCAATACTTATACGGGAAAATTTTCCCTCACCTTCAACGATATACTTGATAGAGCCGCCCAAGCTCGTAATAGTGAGTTCATCTCATTACTGGCCCAAGATGCTGATAAATACTTCCCTGAACTGTATGACAACCCCCGTTTGGCGGAGGAGCAGAGACAGGCCATTAGGCGCCTGATAAATCGGGAATATCTAGCACTTTATAATGCGTTGAGAGAGGGCTCCTTTGACCTAACGCCAGATCTTCTGGACTACATTGGATGTCCTAACCAATCACTTGAGATTGCTGGTGTCAAGCAGAACGGCAAACGAGAACTTACAGCTCTCTATGATCGCTGCTACAATAACGTGTGTATAGCGGAGATTAATGCAGAAGGACGCTCCACTCCTCTTGAGGCTGAACTGATGAAAGCAGACAAACCGGTAGAACAAGTCTATCTGGCAGACCGCCCCGATGGCAAGCTGGTTCCTAGAACATATTGTTTTGGGTTGATTGAGCTGCTAGATATCTTGTCTAAGCCAAATCCGACCAATCCAAGAAGTGGCAAACCATTTGCCAGCTGGAGTCTGGCCATGTTACAGCGTCGCTATGGCAAGGAGATTGTCATGTATCAGCGCTATTTGGAGGGTCAACAACTAGCTTGAAGCTGGCAATCTCTCTGTCATGTATCAGCGCTATTTGGAGGGTCAACAACTAGCTTGAAACTACTTGTCTCAATGAGACAAGTTGAATTTTTTATCTACTACTCATCATAGTGAATCTTGGTCGTGGAGGCGGAGGATTAACTGGTTTGGGTGTGTTTAAATTATTGCCCGGACGGGGAGGAGGCTGCCAGTTTGGATCACTGCCTGGAAGAGGCCCAATTGGCCTGGGTACATTTGGATCATCACTACGATACACTGTCTCTGTGTCATCCGCATCTGGGTCTATATTTATATATGGAGTGGAGATGGCAATCTGTCTCTCCTGCTCTGCCGTTAAGCGAGGTGGTTCTTTTCTGGGGGTAATGTTGGCAAGGCCTCGTTTAGAGAGGCGGGAGTTAGGGGGGCGAGAGTTAGGGGGGCGAGAGTTAGGTAGCAGAGAGGAGCGATTTCTACCACTATAACCTTCAATAATATGGCTAATTCTGGCAACACCTGGAATATCGTTTGGATCATACTGCCCGCTAGATTGGCTCAGCCTTGCAACACCAAGACCAGAATTCTCAGCTCCATATGTTGTGGGTGATGGGATCGGAGCCTTTAATTCAGCTAATGTTGGGAATGTAGGCTTTAGTGTGGATATTGGTGAGGGTGGTCTTGGGGGTGGAGAATGATTCGGACTCCATCTCGGTGATATGTCACCTGAGTCTGAAGGTGCAAAGATACCTCTGTGAATATAGCGCTCACCAATAGGCACTGGTAGAGGAGCCTCTCCCTTAGGCACATAGCATGGAATTTCTGGCAGTGGCAAATTCCAGCTGGAATCTGGGTCGGTAAATTCAGTGTGATAGCATTGAGGTCGTTTAACAGCGGGATGAATGAGATAATTGTTCGCTAAAAACTCCGCCAGAGCTGGTGATTCCATCATGGCAGGGTCTTGAACGGGCGGTTGAGATGTTTGAGCAGGAGTTGGAGTCTGTACAGGTATCGGCATTGTTGGGATAGAACTTTGAGTGGAAGCTTGAGTAGAGGGCTGAATAACTGGCGGTTTAGACCGAAATGAAGTTTGTGTGGGGACTTGAGCAATGGCTCGAACAACCGGCGGCTTAGGCTGAGAGGCAGTTAAAGCGGGGGTTTGAGTTAAAGCGGCTGCTTGAGCAGCTACCTGTGCGGGGCTCTGAATGGGTTCAGGATTCCAAATTTGGCGGGGAGGCTCACTACCACTTAGTATGATCACAGATGTTCTCACGTCTGGAGGCGGGCTCTGAGTTAGAGCCAGTGCTTGAGCAGGAGTGATAAGGCTCTTGTAATCAATTGACGTCTTTTCAGAGGCAGGGGTCAAAGTAGATGTTGAAGTCTGAGTGCTTTGTGTGGGAGTTTGTGTGGGAGTTTGTGTGGCAGCTGTAGAGCCTGAACTGACAGCAGTTGAATTATTAGCCGTAGTAGTATTGTGAACCGGGTTATTCTGGATAGGTGCGACATCAGATTCTATAACATCAAAGATTAAAGGGGCCAGCGAGACAGATGGAATAAATGATTGTGATGTAAGGGTTGTGGCTCCTAGGCCTTTCTCTTGCCATTGTTGGATTGGTACCAATCCAACACTTCCAACACTACTCTTCTTCTCCTTAATGAGTTGATATTGAATTTTATTGTATTCTGACGAGCGAGATTGCTTCTCTCGTGTCAAAGGACATTGTTTGCAGGTCATTCCAACATAACAATGTCCTATATTCATATGTCTATATGTGAATTGTGGACATTCCTTTTGGAACCATTTGTTGAAAGCTCTGAGGTTTAGAGGAATATCTGCCTGTGTCTTCGCTTTGATGAAAGCAAGAAATTGATCATAGACATCCCGGGCCAGGACTATCTGATCGGGTAAAATAATACATCTCTCCGCTATAAAATCTCCTAGAGATGTCATCTATATTTTGAACGATATTACTTTCAATTACTTTCAATTACTTTCAATTACTTTCAATTACTTTCAATTACTTTCAATTACTTTCAATTACTTTCAATTACTTTCAATTACTTTCAATTACTTTCAGACTCAATCGCTCTTATGCCTGTAGTTAGGCAAAACCTCTAATACAAACAAGTTATATTTCCAATTCAGACTCTCAAGCTTATTATCACATGACTCTAATAACAAAGATATATCTACTATCTCTCGAAACACCTCCAAGAAATCAATCAGAATATGGAAAATGTCATATATCATGACATTTTATTAGATGAGAGACTGTTGTTGGCTAGCTGGTAGAGAGCCAATTAACTTAATCAATGTTTCGTTGGCTGCATTCTGAACCCCAAGCAAGGGACGTCTGATATCCACCATAAGGATGAGCCGAGGTTTCTCTGTTAGATTATGGACGGAATGAGGATAGGTCTCATCAAACAACACACCATCTCCATTCTGCCACTTATATATAATATTGTTGACGATGAGTTGACAGTTACCACTCGGAATATCAAGACCTAGATGATAGCGTAGTATCCCTTTGAATGGACCTTGATGTGTAGCCACTTTCTTGCCCGGTGCTAGTAGCGCAAATATCATGCTAACAATTTCAGTGTTATAACTCGTTAGGAACTGTTTCAACCAGGGGCATTGTGCGATATGTGCCTCTTGGTCATTACCGAAGAAGCGCAGCACAACGAGATCCCAACCTGCCCAGTTGCTGAGCTCTTCGCTCGGTACTAGACCCGAGTAGTTACTCAAAATGTTACCTCTTTTCTTCAACTGTTGCAGTAGCGCCCAGCCTTCATCGCGGATAATTTGCCAGTTCTTCTCCAGAATCCCACTGGCTGGAAAGATATCTATTTTCTCAGGTTCTTTGAAGAAGACTGTTTGAGATCTATTACTAGAGATCCAAGCATTGTATGGGGCTAATGCAAGTACCGGATTGGACCAAGCCCAGAGTATGAGTAGCGCTATAAGAATGAGAACTATGCCTATCAGCAGCAAAGTTAAGAAGTACATCTTTATTAGATGTATTTTTGTTGGATTGATGGATCTCAAATCAAAGAGGATAGAGTTCAACCGGCTGAGTAGAACGGATCAAATTACCGACACTGCCGTTAATATTTAGGTCAGGATTGTTGGAGATCGGAGCAATTCTCATCCTTGAGTTGTGAGGCACTATACGGAGTGATCTGGACTGCTGACTGGGAGTTAGCACACCCGGACTGAGTATTGGGATAGATGAGTATTGTTGTGGATCGGCAGACATGGCAGATAATCTAACTGCCCTGATACCACTAACGCTCGGCATATGAGTAATAGCTTTGGGCTCATTCTGTACTGGTTCATCACAGCCCATGGTACAAACCGTCGAATCTGGACTGGAGTAGAGAGCCACAGCAGTTGCCCAGTCCATAGCTGGCTTACCAAGTCTCTTATTGACATCGTTGTGAAAGAGCCAGCTATGGAAGAACAAGCCCATATCTTGTTCTAGATAACTCTCCGGTGGATTTTGTTTCAAATATTCAAGGCAATGGGTACGACATTTTCCACATCTATGGTTCTCACAACGTCTGTGTAAGAAGCGGCAATACCAGCGCTTTTCATCTGGAGTTCTAGCAGCAAGCGCTTCGCTGTGAATAACATCCCAAGTCCCAGGTCCAGTATAGGTCGGATCAGAGAGCTGTCGCTTCTCGGTCATCCTTTACAGTTGGTAAAATAAATCTTGCCAAACTGGCTCTGCGGTTTAAGGAACAATTTCGAACGTGATTTTCTCTGTTGACACTGCTTGGCTGAGCAGAGCTGGGCTCCGTTCCTGTATCAACTGCAGGCACAATGGATTAGCTCCATGAATACCGTTACCATTAAGCGGCGTATGTGTTGGATAATTCGCATGTATCACCATAGTTGATGCCGGTGTTAAATTGTAACCATTAGTTGGGCTGTAATTAAAATTACCCATCACATTAGGGCAGGTCGGGGCTAGAACAAATTCATGTTGAGCTGCAGGTCGTATAGGGGCATGACTCAAAAACTGCTGAACATTGGGGATTGGTGCCATACGACTCAGATCCTCCAATTCAAGGCCTTGGAAGAAATCTTGCATAGGAAGCGTGATAGGTAGCTGCCAGTACTTAAATAGGGCCTCTATTTGACAGATAGTGTCGGCTAGATCATCTTTCTTCTTGATCTGCTGCAACAGCTTCAAACTCTCACTGTCTGAACGGTACTGCAACAACTCTAGGGCTTGCTGTACTGCCCAGTCTTTCAACTGCTTATCCCCAATACCCTTGGGAGCTCCCAGTTGGCGTCCCTTGAGTTGAGGATCCACTTCAACGATTAAGGGACGTAGAGGTGAGTCCTTCAGCTTCAACATGAAATAAGTCAGAGTATGTTGGGCAATGCGCGTGGCCTTATAATTCTGAGGCAACTGTCTCTCTATCACAAATATATGTGTACCGGCATATAGATGCTCATACTTATCGAGGAATGTAGTCAGACGAAAGAAGGCTTCACTGTTCAGGGTCTCTTTGTCTGTCTCCATAACGATCGAGACTTTCTCGAAAGCAAGTGGTATAATCCGGCCCGAAACAACCTGCCCTTGTTGTGAGCGCAGATAACGCCGTTCTATGCGAAGGGCATAATTCTTACGGGCAGGATCGATAGAGAGAACTTGATAATAATCTTCTCGCCAAGACGGGCTGGGCTGAGTCGAGGAATGTGTGGTATAGATAGTGAAGGGTGTTTTGTCTGGACGCTCAGATTTACTGACTCTTAATCCAAACATTTGCAAGATTACACTTTACGTAAAGTGTAATCAATTTATTATCATTTCAGCTGTCATTTGTATTTTCAACATTCATTAGTACCTGCTATTTGATAGCAGGTTGTTCCAGCTGATCTGTGTCATCTATCGCTGTTAGACAGGGGTTTGAGGAGAAAACGCCTTCTCGCCTAAGATGTTCAAGCAGGGGCAAATTGTCCAATTCTTTGCCTAGATACTCGATCAGTTGCGATTCTGTCACCCAGCGATACTGAGCTAGACCTGAACTCAGTTGGATTGAATCGGGAAAATCTCCAGTCAAATAGAGCCAATGCTGAGTCTGAGATATCACTCCGTTTACGGAACGTGTTGAGCTCTTCTGCAGAGCGTTGAGACTGATGAATGGCACAAATTCTTTCACACCAAGCTGCCGATTAATCAGCCTAAGTACCGCATCGACTGTATGGGGTCCGGAGGCTCGTGGAACCTCCCAGCGCTCCTTAAATATGGCCGGCTCTTTCAGAAGTGTGCGGAGAAGCTCTCTCGACTCAGCAAAGCGTTGAAGTGCATAGTTATGTTCAGCCTGAAACTGTTTATATCCCCCTATCAGCTCAGATAGCATTTGCTTGAGATGCTCAGAGGAGCGGATTGCTTCCAACAACTGTTCTCGCTCTGGCTCTGTTATGGAGCGAGTTAGATAGATCAGGTGAACAGGGCGAAAATGGCCAGTCACTATGGATATAAACTCAGTGCTGTGATGTCTGCGCACCAGAAGATAGCTCTGTTTTTGGAGGTCATAGATGACCACACTTACGTTGGATGATGTTTTTCCGTGACTGCTAGACACGATATGGCGTAGAGGGACTCTTTCCAACCTCACCTCGTTCAACAACTTATCTAAATGTGAGCTTCTTTTACCGTTTGTCTTGACACCGTTGGCGATATCCGTCCTCTTCTTGACTCCGTTAGTTACAGGTGCTTTGTCCGAATGAGTTGTGTGTGTCTGATTGATGGTATGTGAGTTTCTTGCTCGAGTTGACCCGTTCTTACACAATGCATTATAAAAGGGTCTTACTGTTCTGTTCAACCCTTTCACTGAATCTGAATCTGGCTCCGGCAGGTCAGAACTCTTCTCCGCGTTTTCCATATCCGTCTTGCTATCCATCATTTTATCCTGTCGAAAAAGAGAGAAGATAAAATCGTAAGCGCCATTATCTATTTCTTATCTCCTATGGGAGTGAAGCTAGCTCAGGAAAAATCATAAAAGAATCAGAATTCTTACTTAAACGGAAACTTCTCAGCGGTAAACAGAGATGAATAGGAAAACTCGGCGCAACAAGCAAGAACCCAAGGACAAAGAAGAAGAGCTCGAGGCCCCGGTCGAAACCGAAACTGGATCAGATCCAAAGGAAGTAGACGCGATCATCCGTGAACTCTTTAGCTGTCTGGAAGGTGTGTTGGATGTTGATAATCCACTCAAGCTTGCGCGAGTCAATCCGCTACAAACCTATTTTAACAAATACAAAGCGGTTTACAAGAAAACAGACCCAAAGGAACATTATGAATACTTCTTGACTATCTTCAACACAAATCGATCTGCCGCGCTGCTAGGCCTTGATTCGAATAGATGGTTCCGTGACGGCAACATCGAGATCCGCTATGGGCCGGGCATTAAGAAGACTGCACAACACAAAATCATGCTCTCCATCTTCTACAAGAAGTCTATCGATCAAAGAAAAGCAGCGGAGAAGAAATTGGAAGGCCACGGTGAAGATGCCTACAAGGAGAATTATGAAATCATCCGCGATCAGACCATCTACATGCTTGTCTATCGCATCTTTCACAAGCTGGTTGAAGAAGAGAAGGATAAAGGACAGCTAGGCAAGATCGTAGTGCAATTGGAGCAAGATCTCGGCATCAATGAGGGAGCGAGTACAGGTGCTGAAGCATCTAGTTCTGGTGGATTGGGTGGTATCTTCAATATCGCTAATGATCTGTTGGCTAAGGTGGGAGTGCAGAAACCAGCTAATGTTCAGCTGCCAACCGAGCGCCAATTCAGTGATGCACTGGGCGGCATATTCAATAATCCCCAAACGCAGAGCGCTATCGGAGGCATGTTTGGCAAGCTACAGGGTGCTAAGGATCTGCCCGATGCCATCAATACCCTCTTCTCAACACTTCAAGATCCTCAGATGAAGGAGGTTCTCACTGCCACTATTCAGGGTACTGTTGGCTCTGCTGCAGTTGGCATAACGGGAGATGCACCCACCTCAAACAGTGGCCCTCCAATCGAGCAAGCTGAAGATATTCACGGAACTGTACTACCACCACCTACACAAAACAATTAGCCATATGGCATCGTGGCTCGAGAATAAATATGTCGTTAACATATTTGTCACATCACTTAATAGCAGTGTCTTCTGTATTTCTCATTACACGATGTTAGAACTTTGGACTGAGTTGAAGAGCTCTGCTATATAGCACTAGAGCAGACAGTGTTATTGTATAGCAATATGTGAGTTGAGTTTCAGCTCCCGTTGTTGCTCAGCGCTTCAGAACTTGGCTAACGAATAAAGGTGCAAAATGAGTGCAAAAATAAACAGTAGTTCTGATTTCACGAGCGCTGCTGGTGCTGTTGATAACATGGTATAGATGTGCCATGTTCTGTTATGTTTTGTTTGTAATGAGTATGATAGGGCCGGTCTTGTTGAGAGAGCAGACGTTGTGCCTCTTTCACCAGTTTCACCACTCTTAGCCATAGTGAAGTGAATTTAGGGGTCAGAAACCATCGCGGAATTCTCTTATTTCAACCCTGTTACGTAGTGTGCTGTTCATACTCGTCTCGCGATTTTGAGCGCATTTTCACATCTCCTCCTTCCTCCTCATGCGCTAGAAATTGGGATTGATGGCTCTGGTATAATAAGAGCTGAAGCGGAGAATTCGACGAGTTAAATTCCCTACTTGTATAATGTTTAATCTTAAGCAGTGGATCTTGAATGGGAGAGTTGATAGACAATATTTATGGCACACAAGTCCTCAATGCTAAAGGTGTTGTATCTTATGCAAGAGTTCACATTCAAGTTAATTGAGGACTTAATCTCAACATCAGAAGGAATGGATAAGCTCAAATCAAGTTATCTCTGCTAAGCCTTATCGCAGCCACAACGAGCAAACAGAGTTGAAAACGCCTAGCAGCTCTGATCTGGCATATCAATACCCAATCATCTCCCCACTGTGAGAAAGTAGACAAACTCAGCAGCTCGGTGTGGTATAATAACGCATCAAGTTGATAGCTGGCAGATGGACCTTTTGTAACGGCAGCAGCGACATAGCGGCAAGTTAATCCAACTTCTTTTGCAGTAAAACACTATGTTATAGTGTTTTTTTCATTCTGAGCTTGAACCCACTGAGTCAAGTCATGCCATTAGACTGAGCTAACTCTTAGTTGAACTGGCTCATAGGTGCGCCACCCAAGAACTCCGAAGTAGAGGGCAGATCATTGCCGAGTGGTGCCATTGATGGGAATCCACCAGAGCCTATACCATCAAAGGTCGACCCAACCGGCTGATTGCTAGTTGGCATGCCTGGCAGCTCCCCTCTCTCCTTGGCTACCTTGGCTTGACGCTCAACCGCGATCTTAGCCAGCTGCATGTCCAGCTGATCGACAGCATTGGGATTTCTCTTCAGGTAGTCATCGATCGAGTCCCCCTGAGAAGTTTCAGAGTTGCGAGCGACCACCTTGGTGACGAAAGCGCTGCGTAACTTGATCTGTGTGGAGGCCGTGTTGCCGATGTAGATCTTTTCCGCATGGACCACTGGCTGTAGCTTGATCTCAGCGCTGGTCAAGAAGGACCAGTCGATCGGCTTCTTGCGCAGATCAGTGAAGAGGCTCTTGGACTCGCGGTCACCCTGTCCGCTCTTGAAGCACTTGAAGTAGACGTTGGCTGAAGCTCCCTTGACTGCTTCACCATCTTCGCCGGCGGTAGTGTAGATTGGATTCTTGAAGCTCTTTCCCGGGCTGATTGGGTTGAACTGGCGCCAATCCTTGTGCAGCAAGGGACTGACTCTGAAATGGTGCATGATCTGCAGACAGCGCTTATGCAGCAGCTCCAAAACCTTGAGGAAGGCGGCCTCCTCCGGGTTGCTGGGAGACAGTTTGACTCCGACTGAATGAGAAGCCCGCTTGGTTTCCTCATCAATGCGTTCAGAGATACCATAATCACTGTCCAGTAGAGGACCTTCGATGGCCAGATCTTCGTAGGAGGGATTATCCGTCGTGCCGGTGTTATAGCGCAAAGGGATAATATGGTAGTACTGGCCCTCCTTCTTGGGAATGGTCTTGCGCTCAAGAGGCAGGCAGGTGACGCGATTCACATCAAACTGTCTGTAGTTGATCTTGAACTTGGGTTTGGCCTCGGCAAAGCTGGTCTCAGGGATATTGGGTTGAGCTGTCGTGTTCAAGGTCATGGCTTGAGGGTTCTGAGTCAGAATGGTGGAAGTGGGTGAGGTTCTGGCAGCTGGCATCGCTAGTGTGGCAGGGGGAGCTTGGATTGGCGCGGCATATTGCTGTTGCTGAGCTAGCATTTGGGCTTGTTGCTGTTGAAATAGTTGTTGTTGGTAGGCTTGTTGTTGAGCGGCGACTTGAGGGTCATAAGCGAGTTGTTGAGTAGGTTGTCCGGAAAGCAGTGATTGTTGTTCTTGCATTGTTAAGTTGGGTGGGTTGGTGATTGTTGTTTGAGCTTGTGGTTGTTGATTTGGGATGTTTGTCTGTTTCGCCAGAAGACCGATCAGTCTTAGCTTCCATTTTCTCTATTATGGGGGTTAAGGGAGGTAGAGCCAGTGAATCAGACAGAAGTTAACAGATCCACTGATATATAGCCCCTGCTCTCCCATTTAGCTGAGCGATATGGTGCAGATGCTGTGAAAATAGCTTAGAGTAAATATTATATCAATCAAAAGATGTGGCGAGAAATAGCTGCTCGTGCTATCTCTCTGGTTGCACTGGCTCTACTTTGGTTAATAGGGTGGGCTCCACTGCCCGACGTGACTCACTTGTTACGTCATGAACGTGTGGTTGCCACTTTCTCTCACAGCAGTTATTGGGATTTCGCTATCGTCACTCTCTATCGCCTAGCATACCCCAGAACTATGGGCCATGTCTATACACTGATGAAACCGCAATACTTCACGCATTTTGGCTTTATTCTCAGGGGCTTTGGCTTTATTCCTTCCACCCGTTTAGAAGAAAAGAATGGTGGAGCTGTCGACAGAGTTGTACAGGAACTGCAAGGTAAACCCTGTATTTTCTGTATCTCGCCTAAGGGCACTATAGTTCAAGCACCTTGGCGCAGTGGCTATTATGCAATTGCCCAAGGCTTGAAGTGCCCAATCATCACGTCTGGCATGGATTATGAGAAACGCGCCATCATCATGAATAAGAACTTCTATTTCACAGATACGGAAAGACATGTGATGGAGCCAATCTTGCAGACTGAGTTCGCTGATATTGTACCTTGTCATCCCCACCAAGAGATACCTGTAACACGCTCCTATAATGCAAGCAAACTGGGACCCATCAACTGGATCCGCGTTCTATCGGTATTCGCCCTAACGATGGGGCTTCAAGTAGTATGGAGTTGAGATTCCTAACCCATAGGAATCTCATGATTTATTAACATTATCTTTACAGCAGAGTGAAATTGTTAGACAAGTTGAAATGTGCCCATTACTACATCCATGAAGTGACTGGCAATGCCATAGTTCTTATCCGGATATGTATGGTGTAGGAAGTGCAGCTCTCTCATCTCCTTGAACCAACCATATTGTTCCAACCAGTGCCCAACTTGGTGGTAGGCTGAGTGAACATACCAGTTCCATCCAAAAACTCCCAAGACACCAGTCAGAAAGAGAGCAGCTAGTTTGCTGGAAATTAAGCGATAGACACTGAGGAGAGCCAAGAAGATACCAACAGTCACCAGAGCCAGCAGCACCCAAACATAATCCTCATCGGCCTTATGATCGAGGGGCGCTTCATGGTGAAAGCGATGAGTAACATGCAATCCCGGTATATAGTCCGTATGGGCGGCATATCTGTGCCAGAGATAAGCGCTGAGTTCAGCTATAATAATAACAGCCGCTAGGTAGAGTAGTATTATATACATCCTTTCGATGTATATAGCATATTTTTTAATCCGACTCAACGGAGTTAAGTCATGGACCGTGATGGGTCTCACTTAAAACCCAGGGTTCTGGGCCGCATTGTTAGTGAATGGGATCGCCATCGGCTGAGGCACTGGCTGATTCGATGAAATAAAGCCTAGAGTTGGGGTGAAAGGAGCCATATGAGAGACTGGAATGACAGAGGCCATTGGCATTTGAGGGTGAGGGAGTGGAGATGGTTGGACGGAGGAGAACTGTGGCACCACCGGTATAGTAATACCAGGTGCATTGGATCTGAGAGTATTGAAGGCGGGGGCAGAGTGGAACTGTGGAGCATCACCAGCAGCAGTCATATTCGAACCCACAGAGACCATGGGTGCCAATGTTGTGAAAGCAGCTGGTGGTCCTGTAACTGGTGGCAACAAAGCAGCAGGGTAAGAAGTTATGTCGATGATTTGCACATTGGCTGTCTCTGCTTGTAGGCCGGTCTGAGTTGGGCTGATGATGACGGGTAGTTGAACCCCCTCCGGCTGATGTTTACCCTTTTGGTAAGGGCGTCTAGCACCAGATCGATCTTCAGTCCTGAGTGCGCCTAAGCGGCTCAGGGCACTCAGCGAAATGTTAGATGTTGTGTTTCGCTGCGCCGCCTTAGCAGCCTTCTTGAGCTTGTTTTCAGCCCAGGCACAGTTGAACACGAGCTCTTTATCAAGTAGTGGGTTCAAGATCTCATCATCATTGAAGCCGAGTGAATCAAAGACAACTTGCTGGGGGTCCCATAGACTATCGTCCAACAGCAAGCGAGTCATAACAATGTCTTTGAGCGGCACACCATGCTGGAAGCTGATGAAGCATTTACCTGTGCCACGTCCCTCGCGTCTGGAGGTCATTGGCATAATCACACGCCAGCTGTCAGGAGCCAGGATACCTAACCCAGCCATGAACTTCAGTCGTTTGCCGATGGAACTTTCTACGCCACGAGTCAAGCCCTGCAATTCCTGAGGCACTTCAACTGCAATAGATGGTCCGAATCCCTTTCTTGGGAAGTCAGTCAAGCCTGGCTCGTATCGTTTGACTCGGAAGTTCTGTCTTGTCTCTTTAGTTTCATGGCTGAACCCTGCTTCCAAGAGATTCTGATAGATTCTGTTGCTCATCACGATAAGCGAGCGATTCGTCTCACCGCCAGTGGAATCATAAACAATCCTGACATAAGGAATCTGCTCCAAGCTCGCTTCCACGAAGCTTGCGGGGGCTATGCCTAACTCCGTTGGGCGACGCTCCAGGCCGGCCTCCCTCTCACTCAGAGTAGCAGGTTGAATCCCAACATATTGCTTGATGAAGGCCAAGATATTACTGAGCGGCCAGTTGGAGAAAGCGAGGAAGACTGGATACTGTTTGCCCTCTGTTTCAGAGCTGCGTCCCTTTTTCTTGTATACCTTATCCCCTTTATCATGTCTAGTGTTTCTATCCCTGTATGCTTTAGGTACGACTGTTGGAATAAAATTCATTGTGGCAAGGTTAGGTTCCATGTTCAGAGGTGTGATGGTCGGTAAATTGAGCTCCTGATTGAGAGACGGAATAGTCACATCATCAAGATGGATGGCGGTTGTTGGTTGTGTCTGCACAAAGGTCGGAGTAGACCCGTTGTTCATGTCGGTGGGTTCTATACCCACCACTGTTTGTTCTGTCATTAGGGCTAAAGCCGGTTAATCCTTAATTTCGGGAGAGCGCTTTTGATTAAGCGGAATGAGCTAACCAAAATCAGTCCTCGCTGAGAACTTCGCATTCTACTGCATTAATAATGGAGATCGCAGCATATCTCACATCTGCTATACAGTATAGAGCTTAATTGCCTTTATCTTGAGGCAACTAGTTAATCACATCTATTTTACAAGCCATCCAAGCCACCTAGTTAGACAGCCTGCTGACAGAAAATCCGTTTGTATGAGTCGGAGACAGCCTGGAAGCGGGTCGAAAGAACCCAATATATAATTATGATAATAAGGACTGTAAGCATGCCTAGGAAATAGGCGAGATATGGTGACATCTTTTTTAAAAGCGAGATAATTTGACGAAGCTGAACATCAGAATGATTCTCAGCTCAGCTCCCCGCATCTGTTAGAAAATAGCCGATCTAAAAGGGGCTATCAGTCAAGGAAAGGGTTATGCGGATTCTAATCAATCACTTCAAGTGCTGGGGTCAACAAGACTTGAATATAAGGGATGAGGAGCTTATCTTGATTAAGGGCCAGTCAGGGGCGGGAAAAACAACAGTTCTGCAAGCTATTTATTGGTGTCTCTACGGGACATTGCGTAAAGCATCTCCAAACTCCGACCCAAAAGCTCAAACATGTGTTATGATTGAAATGCCGACCATGACTATCATCAGAAAGAAGAATCTAGGACTGTTGCGTCTCATCCTAAATGAAGGTTACGGTCCAGTTGAATATCAGGATCAAGTGGCCCAGCAGATTATCGATCAACGCTTTGGTACAGGCGCGTTATGGATGGCCTGCTGTTATGTGATGCAAGGTTTACGTAACAGCTTCTTAACTTCCTCGGCCGGTGAGAAGATGGAATTACTGAATCGCCTCGCTTTCAACGCAGAAGATCCGGCCATCTATATCACACGCATCGATGCACAGATTGGCCAAACTCAGGGGCATTTTGATACAGGTAATGCGATATGGACGAGAGAGAGTCAGCAGTTCCAGATGCAGATTGCTGGCCGCCAGATCCAAGCGGAGCGAGCCCGCACGATTGAACAGGTCGGTAGCCTCAATCAGGAGTTGAATACGAGTCAACTGCGTTTACAGATGTTGCAGCAGATCCACATGTCTCGTGAGAAGGAGCTGGCAGTTATAACCAACCTACAGGCTATGATTCAGACTAACCGAGAGCGCCTAGAGCGTCTAACAGGGATGGTGCTGCCAGCCCATTTAATCGGTTTGGATCTCAATCAACGTCTAACTGAACTGGAGCAGAAGAAGCGCTTGCAACTGAACTTGGCCCAAATAGCCCATGAGCTCAAGCAGGTGCAACTGAATATCCAACAATATCAAGATATCGCGATTGAGAACTCGATCCAAGAGAATGATCTGCCTGCCGCGCAACACCAAGAGCGACTAGTTAGAGAGAACAAACTTAAGTCACAACAAGCCAACGTGGCTTATGAAACCACGGCTATCTCCACTCAGATCAATAAGATTCAAACTCAGCTAGATCAGCAACCCCGTTTGAAAGTGCAGGCTGAAGTGAAGCGCATCAAGGAACGACTATCTAAATTAGCAGAGGCCAAGTTTCCAGCCATAGCGGAGCTGGTACTACCTGTAGAGTTGTTGCAGAGTCTCAACCAACAACTGCAGCAACAGGAGCAGAACCTGGTATCGGAACGGGATAAGCTGCAGCACCAGGAACGGGCTTGTACAGTGCTCTCCTGTCCCCATTGCCAGAAACCAGTGCGCTATATGAATGGCTCAATTGTTTCCAGTGACCTGGAACCAGTCACCATGGCTGATCTACAAGCCTGTAGGGCTAAGTATCAGATGGCCGAGCAAGCCGTGCATAAGCTACGGATGGAGAAGCACCAGCTCGAGGCTAAGATGCTTGCCGATAAGGAGCAACATCTCAAACGCACGGCTGAGCTAGAGATGTTCAAGCGTCAAGTCGAGACTGAGAAGAAGATGCTGGAAGAACAACTACTGCGTCTGACGATGGAGAAGCTGAGCCTAGAAGAAGTGACAGAGCATCCACTCAGCGAGATGGAAGCCCGACAGTTAGCTCAGACTCTGCAAATGTTGCGCAGTATCATCTTGTTAGATGAACCGGTCTTCTCAAGCCAGTTCCTCAGTCGTGCTCTAGCTAAGAAAGTACTGCGTCAGAGAGAAGAGCTCCTTAACAAGCAGCATCAAGATCTGCTATGTCAAACCTCATCTGATGACTTTGGGGCTGAGATGCAGCAGATCAGAGATTTGATAGCTAGTCAGGCTAAGTTCGAAGCAGAGCGTAAAGCGGCCCTGGATAATATCCAACGCAATGAAGCAGATCTAAGTAAAAGAAAGGCATTGTTACCAGAGGATCCTGCGCTGGAACTACAGCAGATCTCACAACACATCCAAGCTCTACAGGAGGAGATCTCAGTCGGTCAATTCACCACGGCTGTGCTGCAACGGTATCAGCAGTTATCCCAACAGCAACAACAGTTGCAAATCCTACATCAAAGATTGGTCAGTTTGAGAACGCTGCGTCAACAAGCCATTGAGGTGGAATGCTACACCCTTCAAAATCTGGTCGATGGTATCAACGCCAGCATTGCCGACATCGCAAGTACTCTCTTCACTAAACCAATCACAATAACCCTACACCTCCACAAGACGGTGAAAAGCACACAACATGTCAAGCCTGCTATTAACTTTACCGTCAATTACGAAGGTGGAGAGTATGATAATATTAATCAGCTGAGTGGGGGCGAGGCTGATAGAGCTTCTCTGGCACTCATTCTCTCCCTAGTCAAGCAGTCAGCCTGTCCCTTCCTCTTGTTAGATGAGTCGCTGGCTAGCCTCGATCCCGATCTCAAAGAAGCGGCCATTAAAGCTATCAGAGAACATGCACATGGTAAAACAGTCATCGTGGTGATGCATGAGACTATTGAGGGTCTGTATGATCAAGTGATTTCTATTTGATTGGTTATAAAAACTCTTGTTATGGAACAAGTGTCTGATGAAAGCAAAAAGTTCAGTGGGAGTGCGCTTTTTAAGATACAGCGCTTAGAAGGTTCTGGAGCCTGGAGCGTTGAGCGCTCTGGAGATCGGAGCTGGGAGTTGAGCTCCGAAAGTTGAAATCCTTATTGTCTAGAACAAGAAGGTGGTTGCTTCAGTGCTATATACAAGGAGAAAAATTGAGTAACGCTCTGGAACTGAGTTTTTAACCTATCTCGTCATCAAGTCAAAATGGAGGCTGACAATCAGTTGAGATCAATCGTTTCCCGCATCGACAGAGAGCTTCAGACTGCAGGGGTATACCATGAAACAGCAACAATGCAATTCTACCAGTCAACTGTTGATCTTTGGGTTGAAGGATGTCTATCAAATGGTTCTATTCCTCCAGCCAATCTACCGGCACCAACGCTCTTAGCAGCTAGTCTAGGAAACTACTGGATTACCGCCAATCGTTTCATCATTGAGAACCATCCCGATCATGGTCACTGGGCTGCTCTTGCTCAGAAGTATGAGAGAGTTTACAGCCGTCTTGGACAAAGAGTTGCTGTGTAGAGCAGATAACGTATTCTGTTAAAAACACTTGTAAATAAACAAGTGTCTAACGAAACAATAAAATACAGCCTAAGCTAGCTTTTCGTGATGGTTCATTTCAACACGTTGGAGCATAGAGTGTTCTGAGCTCCAGAACGTCGGAAGCTGAGTTCCCTATTGTCTAGAACAACAGCTTCTTGCTTCAGTGCTATATAGCAAACCAGCACAAACTCCAGAGCACTCTGGAGTTTGTACATACGTATCACAATTCTTAGGCTATTAGGTAAAGCAGATATTCAGATGAATATCTGTTGTTAGTTCTCGTTGGGGTAGATGATACCTGAGATACGGGAGAAGCGAGCTTCAATGTGTTGGGTTGCATTCTCAACCCTTTGGTTAACATCCTCAATGACAGGACGATGCAGTGCCACCAATTCAGTCAGTCGAGTTAGCAGCACAAATAACTCATTACGACGGCGCAAGTTGAATTGGATCAGTTGGAATTTCTGACGCCCCTCATCAGTGGGTACTGGGTTGCTAAGCAGATGGTAGACACGCTCAGCTTCATCCATACTATCGAAGAGATTCTTAGCTGCCACACTGCGAACCTCATTGAAATGCACAATAGTGTTGCGTAATTGGTCTGTTGCTTTGAGCATCATATCTAGATCCTCAGTTGCTGTCTTCCAGGCAATATTGCGAATTCGCTTTGTCACCATATCGATGTTCTCCAGAACAATAGCGGGAGCAACTCGAACCTCTGATAGACGGACTACAGGATATGCAATGAGGGCCGATGCATCGAAGGGTGTTGTGGCTATCTCCTTCTTACCATCGGTAGCATAGCTCCCCTGGGACGCCTGTGTCCCAGAGAGCCGCCCTCCTGAAACTTCAGGAGGGTAAATGAAGTTAGTTTCATGGGGAACTGAGTCATCTTGCCGAAGTAGCACGCAGACAGAATCACTGCAGTCAAAGGCCACACCACAGACATCCAAACCTGCACAATTAACAGCTCCCATCTTGATTGAGTAGGGGATGCTGCTTGCTTGAGCACTCACAATCATTGGTACATCTCGTTCCTGGGTACTGACATACCCATTCTGATCAATCATGACGAAAGCTGTTTGCCCATTCTTCGCTAGTACCTTAACGAACTTGCCAACCAATGTGTTGGATGAGTTGTTCTGAATCAGAATCTTCTCCAATGGAACAAAGCCGGCCATCATGAGCTCCTTCTCAATGCTGACTTGATTGATTAAGTCCTGGTAGCTGTTGATGTCGGAGGAGCTGAGTCCAGTGATTGGAGTAGGCACTTGAATGGGCGCAGATTGTTGCACTGTCGATAAAGCAACCTGCTGTGGTACTGTGTTAATAACCTCAGGTCTGGTTAAGCTCTGCGTCACCTGTCCAGCTCGAGGTGTCCACTGTCCAGGGGTGGGCATCACAACAGATAACCTGGGGGAAGACTGTGAACCCATCTGCACAAACATAGGGCGAGGGGACCCTTGACTTTGAACTTGTCCAGTTGGAGAGATCTGTTGCAGCAATTGCTGCGCAGTGCCTGGGCTCACCTGTAGGGAGGAGGGAATCAATGCTGCAGCTGGAGACACAGTAGCAGGGATGGGCATACTCGGGATGCGAATCTGTTGGAACTGTTGCTGGGGTTGGGGTTGGGATTGGGACTGGAGTTGTTGAGGTTGAACTTGTTGGCTAAACTGTTGTTGAGCGTATTGTTGAGGCTGTTGCTGCTGAGTGAATTGTTGGAGCTGAGGTTGTGAGAACTGTTGCTGTGAGGCTAACTGTGAGCTAGCCTGTTGACTCAGCAACATAGATCGAGGTGTAAGCTGAGCAGGTTGAGAGAATTGCTGCGACTGTTGGGGTTGGATTTGCTGGAAATTCTGGATCTCTGAAGCTGCAGCAGGAGCTGTGAGTGGTGTTGGTTCCTGATACACAAAATTCTGCTGGGGAGCTTGTTGGAGAGTCTGTATGGGCTGCATTTCCAGCAAAGTTGTGTTAGAAGCCACCGGTACAGGGATAGCTTCTGGTACTATTACAAAATTAGATGGCACCCCTGTTTGTGTTACCATAGGGCTAGACTGAAGCGCCTCAGATAAGCGTGGCATATCAGAAGCACCGAATGGGCTAGGTGCTCCACTCAAACTGAGTCGTGGAGATGGAGGTGCAGCGATAGTTGAGGCTAAAGCGGACTGGTCGAGAGAAGCGGAAGAAAACGTCTTACCTATAGGATTGGTCCCAAATGGAGCAGTATTGTTCACTTGCATTGGAGCAAAAGCAGCTTGTTTACGACTCGACTTCTTCTGGGCTGGTTTCTTGGCTGCCGGTATAAAGTTCATAGCGCCAGAGAGCGAGCTCTGCTGCTCTCCTGGAGCTTGACGTGTAGACATCCTGCAGTTTAAGTTCTTTGTTAATTCTGCTTCTTTCTTTATTTGACAGAAAAATTCTTAAGCCAGTCCAAGCCCTATAAGAAATAGATAGCCTCGTCAAAGCATCGGCAGGGGCATGAGTGGAAAAGTCAAAATCTGCACCTCAATCATTGCCCGAGAGGAGGAGCATGTTATTGAGCGCTGTCTCAATAACCTATCACCCTACACAGATGCAATAGCTGTCTGTGTAAACGGGCCTACCTGGCAGAACGATAAAACGATTACGCTCATTAATCGCTATATGCGCGAGAAAGGTATTCCAGGTGAGGTTATTGCCACAACTTGGAAAGATTTCGGCACAAATCGAACGGAGGCCCTACGTCATTCTGAGGATGTGGTCTACAGGATTGAACGAGGAATGCTGGGCCCGGCTGGCTCTGATCCCAAGCAGGATGGTGAGGGACCAGTTGAGGAAGGTCCCGTCTCTTTCGATGAGGAGGAGAAGCCAAGTCGTTCGACTCGCTTTGAAAGCACACCGGATGCTTCACCTCAGTATAGCGGAGATAGCTTCCTAGCTAGCAGACTGAAGAGAAACAAACCAGCAGATCTCAAGAACAAGTGGTACTTTATGTTCATGGACGTTGACAATCAAGTCTTCCCCAATGAGGATGAGGAGACCGACCCCAAAGATAAAGGCATCTTCAGCTTCGACAAGAGCAAGTTGGACGCTGACAGCTACATGATTGATATGAAGATGGCCAACAGTGTCTATGGCTATACCTGGATGGTGCAGTGTAATCCAGAACGACGCTGGAGCTGGCGCGGCGTCCTACACGAATTTGTGGGTGTCGTCGACAAGAAGGCTACAACTAGAGGTAAGATCAAGGGTGGCTATATTCTGTCCAGCCGTGAGGGTGCGCGAAACAAGAATCCAGTCAAATATTACAATGACGCTATTGTATTTAAGAAGACTATTCCCACCACCACTGATGATCTACTGACTCGCTACTGGTTCTATATGGCTCAGAGTTGGCGTGATGCTGGTGAACATCGTCTAGCTAGGGATGCATATCTCAAGCGGGCAGAAATGGGAGGATGGGAGGAAGAAGTTTACTTCTCCTGGTATGAGGCTGGTAAGCTGAGTATCAAGATTGAAGCACGTAAGAACAAACATCTCATCTACTTCTTCAAGGCCTGTGAAATTAAACGTTCGCGTTGGGAAGCCGCTTTCCGCATCATCGAGTTCTTCCGCATGAACAACATGTTCAAGGAAGGTTGGAATTTTGCCAAGGACCGCCTCGAGGAAAACTGGCAGGAGAATTATCTCTTCGTCGAACACGACATACATGAATGGCGCTTCAAAGACTCGGCCTCTATCTGTGCTTGGTATGCGGGAGCTAAGCACCAATGGGACAAACTGACTAAGGAGATCCTGAAAGTCAAATCTCTACCAGCCTCTGACAGAGCCCGCATCCTGAAGGATAGAAATACTTTCAAACTGTAACCCTAGATTACAGCCCATAATAACTTATATTTGCAAATATAAGTAAATCTATAATGGTCTACTAACAGCCTTAATTTTATAGAACTCCTTCTGATATTGCTGAGCAATAGTCTTGTTCTTGATGTAGACTGCATTCTCCCAGTGGTGCTGGCTGTTCTCAGTTAAGTTGGCAGATCCAGTCCACACGGCTTCTGGCTGACCTTCCTGCAGGAAAACAACGAACTTGTGATGCATCATGCCTCTGTCCTCCAGAAGGTGTTGCTCTGAATCCCCGTCTCGGGGATCAAGGGCTATGTCAGACAGGTATGTCGGTCGACGCTCCAAGCTCACCTCTTTGAGGTGAGTGGGGGCTATGTTCAGCGGGCCCGCTGAACGACGCTCTAAATTCCCTCTAGAACAGATATAGATTCCACCAGCTGCCTGTTTATCATCCGTCTTAATTATATCCTTCAGAAGACGCTTGAGGTCTGGACGGAAGCCTGAATTACCCTCCAGCACCAGTGGCTGAGCTGAGATAATGACTTCAACCCAGCCTAGGGTCGATAGAGTGTCAATTATGGAGACAGAAGTTAACCAAGCAGAACAGACCAATGCTCCATCATACTGCTTCAAGTAAGAGCAGAGTACTTGAGTGAGCTGCTCGAAATGACAGACCACCTCCAGCGAGTCGTCATCATGCATACGAATACAGCTCTTTAGCTTGGGCTGGGATCACTTGAAGCCATTAGATTGGGAATTTTTAACTAAAGTATTAGGGTAGTTAGGCTGAAGTCTTATAGTGTGAAAATTACAACTATCGAATTCTCTGACGTAGGCTTATAAACTTGAGTATCAAATACAAAGGTTATACCGTTCAGATTCATAATATTACCCTTCCGATTGGAGAATTAAATATAGCACATATATGAAGCAATATATCTCATGAGATATATTATGGCTTACTCAGCAGTGACTGCCAAAGTCATGTGATCTGTATTGTTACTGGATGGATTAACACGGGCAACTCCTGGTTTAGATAGATACCAGCGCACACGCCAGATATAGCAACCAGGTGGCTGATTACGCAAGTGCATATTACCAGAGCAAGACCATCTGATCTCCCCATTACCCACGTTCTGAATTGGAGAGTGTAGTGTCAGAATCTGTCGCGAACAAAGCCGTTCGTCCGAGCCTCGCCGCCTGTGCCCTATAAGCACAGATGTAGCTATATCACTGGTATCGTATAGCAGAACGGTAAGGAAGATTGTATTAAACGGTAGTCCAGCTTGCGCCGCTGTCGAGCCATCTGGATCGGCTGTCCCTGAGGCGCTGAAATGCAGAATCCAGGGATTGGTAGTGGTAGTGACCATGTTCAACTCGAAGCAATGGATAAATTCTGATCCATTTGGCCCAATGCCTCTATTAACAAAACTGCGGACTGGTGAGTCACAGGTGATAACACAAGTTACTCCAGTGATCTGCTCGTCTTGATCTAGACGCACACAGAAGTTCCTCAGTCCTGAGCCAGTACGGCCAGCTGTGGCACAAAAGTAGCAAAGCGGATTAATAAATTTCTGGCATTGACTGCAGTTCCTGGACTCTGATGCCACCAATTCTCTAGAAATAGTCGACGAGCCAGGTGGTCCCATTGGACCCATGGGACCAGCTGGGCCTGGTGGACCCGCTGGCCCAGTCATACCCATGAAGCTTTGGCCATCACGACCAGGTGGACCCGCTGGTCCAGGTGTACCAGGGTAGCCTTGTTGTCCATCCCGGCCAGGCGGCCCCTGAGGTCCCGGTAATCCAGTTGGTCCATGCATGCCCATAGGGCCGGGGCTGCCTTGCAGGCCATTCATTCCAGGTTGCCCTGGTGGCCCCTGCAGACCAGCTGGGCCTCTAGGACCCTGGGAACCAACCAGTCCAGGAGCTCCCTGGGGTCCTGGGGGTCCTCCGGCCGGACCAGGTGGGCCAGGTGGTCCTGTTGGTCCATAAGGACCCTGTGGACCAGGCCGGCAGTAATGTCTATCTTTGGATGATGAATGCTCGCTTACACGACTACCCTCAATGTCTCTCGTTCTTACACGTTCGCCCTCAACATGTCTTGTTCTTACACGTTCACCCTCAACATCCCTTGATTTTATCCGATCACCGTGTCGACTACCAGTCTTATGCATTTTTGGCTAGCTGAGATTTTATTTATATTGCTCTCTTTCTGGCTGCAATAATAACCAAAACAACAAGTATGATAAGCAGTATCACCGATAATAATATACCGGCTGGATTGCAATAAACTCCGTGTGAGACACAGCGCATAGTTGGACTGACCCAACTGGATCCAGGCAATGGTTTAGTCAAACCACCTCGTGTAAACTCTGTGTCGCAGACTGAGTAAGGTTGAACCTGTTTCTGAGGCAGCACATGGAAACCATATCTTCCTGAATTAGCGATGCGAGTAACTACCCCTGGTCCTGTTGTATTGAGAACATGCAGCTCTTTTGTGATAGCCCATGAGGGGGCTGGCTTAGTCGCTTCTTCCATAACCGCTAGCCAGAATGGCTCCCCAGCTGTAGAGGCCATGAGAGAGTTAGTATAAGTACCTGAAAAGTTGCCAGATGGAACCAGATAGACACCAGGTCCCTTCTGTAACAGAGGGTCTAAATCTCCCGTCAACTCAATATCTAAATCCATATACAGACCACCGTATCTATGCAACCAGGCATAGCGTACAAAATCAGCGCGCTGTATAGGATATGGGAAACCATCATAGGCAGCCAGGAATTGAGGATAGAAGTCGCAGATTAAAGTTCGATTATCTTCATCAGTCATCAAAACATGTTTATAGCTGGGGAGATACTGTGCCACTGATCTTGGGCTAGAAGCCCAATGATCTGGTATATTTTTGTTCTTCCAAGTCTGCATCACTTGAGGCGGAACATTGGACATCTTGGTTTTGAGAGATTAGAGATTTAGGTGGAAATGTTCAGAGATTATTTGCAAATAATCTCTCGTTTGTATTTGCTTTGAATGAGGTCCCTATGCTGATGATACAATGTTGTTTTTACGTTTGAAATTGGCTTTAGAATTACAGCAGTTAAATGGGTATAACAATCTGACGTTCCACCTTACATTGTTGCTCGCCATACTTGAAGGTCCAGGTCACAACGGCCTTGAAGGGCACGAATCCTATCCTAACAAAGAACTCTGGGCCACCAGCCTTAAGTTCTCCCGAGTGATAAATCAGCAACGTGCCTTTCTCACAATGAGCGTAGGCAATATCATACTTTCTGGACTCAAGTCCCTCGTAGATAACCACCTTGTCGCCATTGAAAAGCAATGTCACCTGATCCATCGTGGCTGGAAACCACAGGTTGGGTAGCGTCATGAAAAGTGAAATTAGTGTGTCAAATGATTCGGAAGGCCCAGACAGTACATGATGTTTCTGTTCTGGACAACGCGTAAAAAGATACTTCAATACTTTGGGTCGCTTCTTGCCTGGTGTCTCATAGATGATTTTTCTGAGATCCTCTCTTGTTAGGGCAGAATCACGCAGCCTCTGTAAAATCTCCTGATGTCCTGGTATCTGCTGGACAATAGCATCTACAGTGTCAGAGCCACTCATATTTAACTCCTATCAGAATTTGTGAGCTTGACGATCACTCTCAGATACAATACGATTACTGTTGATTTCGACAACTTAAGCCTGATATACCTTTATTAAGGTATATCAATTTACTCCTATATTTACAACGCTATAAACTAGGCTTATAGATTATCGTCCAATAAGCTAGGCTTATTGGTGGATTGTGCCACCACGTGAGATAAACCAAGATCTCATCTTATACCAGTGGGCTTTGATGATAGTGCAGTCATCAACCAGCACCATAACATTAGGGTTGGCACTGCGAAAGCCACGTCCTACACTCTGTTCCAGTAAGCCGTGCTTCTTAATTGAGCAAACAAGGATAACTAAGTTGATACGCTCACCTTCAAAGTCGGGGCAGGCTGTGGCCTCGTCAAAGCCTGTCGAGATCTTGGATAGCGTGCCAACCAAGACACGAGAATCATTATATGTCTTCTTGGTGGAAGCCATGAAATCGCATGTCACATTTTGCTCTTGAATCATAGCACAGAGCAATTTGGTATGCTCTACCTGAGATGTCAGAATCAAGATCTTCATGTGCAGATTAGTTATAACTAACCGGAGGATCAGATTATTACGTTCCTCATTCTGCATTATGCTTCTAGTGAGAGCAGCCCAATCCGTGCGTCCCTGTTTGTTGGCCTTCTTCTCCGGCACACATTGGGTTAGGATCTTATATACATTGAACGGTTTCTTCATCTCCTGTTTGATGATGTGGTTACCACAGATGAGCTGTATCATGAGATGCATGCCATCCTCTCGATCTAGAGTGGCTGTCTCTGCAATAACATAGCGGGGCTCGAAAGCCAACAGTGTCTTGACGTGATGAGGTGTGCAGAACATATGAGCCTCGTCGATGATGAGCAATCCAATTTTCTTCCTATAGGCCTCGGGTAATTTGTCCACTCGCGTATCCATACAAATAATAACATTAGCGACAGCTGGGGCCCGTTCCCCCACAATCCAAGTTTTGGCGTCCGTGAAATCTTGGAAGGTCTTAGCCCATTGTTTAGTCAGGAACTCTCGAGTAACCAGAATACAAGTGATCAGGCCTAAGCGTGAGGCAAGTTTAGCGCCTAGAATCGTTTTACCGAAGCCTGGATAGAGGCCCAGTGTGGTGGTCGCATATTTACAGAGATGATTCCAAGCTTCCTCTTCCACCGGCACTTGATGTTCAAATAAATTTCCACTGAAGTTGAGTGGCGCAAGTGGAAACCGCATATTATTTGCAAACTGCTTAGTTAAGGCTGATGCAAATTTGTGCGGCAGTCTGATCTCAGCCAACTCTGCTTGCTTATCTTTATCTAATGGATCAGGGATTTGACATCCCTCAAGCATCTTCTGCTGAAGTAGGAAGAAATGGATGGGCTTCTTGGGTGCCAGCATAGCATATGGATTCTTCTTGCCAGGATATTGTGGCGGGGTCTTGGGTTGTAGAACAAGCATCTTTGCAATAAGGAGTCGTTGCTCCTTGGTAATATCCTTGAGACTTAGTACGACTGACATCGAAAACTGTCCTTAAAGTGCTGGGCAACTATTAAAATTACCGTAAAGATTTCTTTAACTAAGCATATCGGATTATGGAAGAACTAGTTCCCGCTTCCTCTGAAGTTTTCACTATGGATGTTAACCCTCTACCACTTCATCTTGGTTGGCCCACCCCAACTCCTGGTTACTCGGCCTGGCCCTTGATTACACCATCCTCTCCTCCTACATACATATATCCCGGTTCAGGGACAAGCTTGGGGCATCACTCACCAACAGCAGATGTAACTCACGCTCATCCCAATGGGACAAATTCGGGTCAATATCCCACGTGGACAGGGGAAGGCCCATGTTTTGTAGAGGCGGGTGTAGAGGCTGAACTAGAGAATTCCGAGGTGAACACCTACCCACAGCATCCTCATTTACAGCCCCATTCGGCACCAAAGGTCAAGTCGATAATGACTGAACTTCAAGCCCTTGCTCTTCCCAATGATATCAGGAAACGAGCGGATGCTATTTATTCTTCCATGGATACAGGAACTCGCCGTAAAGGTACTAGAGTTCAACTGATTGGACTCTGTATTTATCAAGCCTATAAGAGCCTGGGCCAACCTGTCGATCCAGCAGCTATTGCCAATCTACTAGGAATTGATAGAGCCAAACTGCGTCGTGCGGCTTCTCTCTTCTCTCCCTCTCGCACCGGCTTCCGCAGTAGTAATGTGCAAACTAGACCGCGTGATCTACTACCCGGTTATTGTCGTAAGATCGGCCTCTCTGAAGAGGCTACTGAGTCAGCCTGTCAACTAGCTGATTCAATCTGTCTGAAGGCGCCAGAATTGTGTGAGAAGTCACCTCAAAGTGTATCGGCTGGTATCCTAGGCTACTACATGCAGATCAATGGAATTCAAGTTAACGGAGTCAGCCTCAGTGCTGTCACTAGTCTATCAGAAGCCACCATCAACAGCGTGCTAGTTCAAGTGGCTCAGGTAGATAATATTTAGATGTTGTGTTGTTTTCGAAAACAACACACAGGTTGGGAGGTTATGTTGCTTTCGAGCAACATATTATAAATTAAGAGATAAGAACTGTTAATACATGACCAGAGCGATCACAGCAGGGTCACCCAGCAGATTGTAGAGCATAGGGTAAATCTCCTCGTCCTTGAACTTTCCTAGACTCTTGCCGTGACGACGACGGAAACTTCCCATCTTCCTCCATTGCTTGAGACGATAGTTATGATCGCCGAAGATAGAGGCTAGAATGAAAAGCATGGTGGCAGAATAGAGCAAGTCCTTCTCCTCAGACACATTGTGGGTGCTGCAATAAGCGAGCATTGCTTTGTAGCCCCGCTTAGCTCTCTTGATCTCAAAGCTGTCAGATATCTTTTCCATCCAGTGGCGGATACGTTCTTGCCTCTCAACTGTCAAGTTGTTGATTTGAGTTGGTGCAATACGCTTAGGCACCTCATAAGTGACGTTGAAGAGTGTCTTGAGTACTTCAACAGCACTAGGTCGTTCTTTGTGTTTATCGGCGATCATACACAGAATGATGTTGCGCCAGCGGGAATCCTTGACCTCTCGCTCGGCCATCTCTCGAGCTTGGCGGTAGGAGCCCTGGTACTTGACGCGAACTTTAGCCCATAGTTCAATCATGATGATTCCAATTGAGAAGATATCATGAGCGGTGGTCTTCTTGGGCACTGGGTCCCTATAGATAGCGGCCGTTCTCTCAACTTTCGAGTACTTAGCTACAGAGGTAAAACCAAGATCACCGAGATCACAGCGTGTCAAGTTACCTTTCTTGTCTGTCTTGACCAGAATGTTGCCAGGTTTGATGTCGCCATGAGCCAAACCCCTTGTGTGAAGTTCGGCCAGACCGGATAAGATCTCTGACACAATGAAGTCGATATCTTTCATCTTCAGATGATCTATGTTCTGATCGAGCCACTTGCGAAGACTCATATCATACAGTTTCATCTCCATCTCTAGCTTCTCAAAGTTGACATTGGTGGCCTTAACCGTACGGGAACATTCCCCCAGGTAGCGGGCTGCTGAGTACTCTTGAATCAAATGGGTCAGTTTATGGAAGCGTTTAACCGCCCGCCCATCATGGGCCCGGACTGATCCATAGGATCCTTTACCGAGCATTGAGTTGATCGATTAAACTGATACTGTTTCTTATTTTTGCGTTGCAGAGATATTCTGCACAATTAAAATAATCTTGTTCGGATGTTGCAACAAGATTTTGGCTGTGCTGAAGTTCAGTTAAGCGGCGAGAAGTCAAGTGTTGTTGGTTATTCACCACAATTCAAATCACCCGGCAACAGAAGCCAGAACTTGGAGCGTCGCCCAACACGAGAGTTGGGCATAGCCCCTGGTTCCCGGCTAGGGAACCTGGAGCGCAATAAAGATGATAGATGCTGGAGAAGATCTAGGTCTCCACGCCCCGAAGCAGAGCCTGCTCAGCAGAGTGAATACTTCAGTGATACACCCTTCCACCAATACGGTGAGAAAAGATTTGAATCATTTGAATCGCCTAGACCAGCCATGACGACCATTACCAATAAGAAAGAAGCGCTAACTTGTTATCAAACATATTCCAAGACACTGGTAGCTGGTTTCGTTGTCAATGTGCATGACTGTTTAAACTTCGACATCGATTTACTGCTGACCCCAGAGCTAGCACGCCGATATGAAACGGTAATCAAGCAGCCCTATCGCTACATCGATTTCTCTAGGGAGTTGAAAGAAGCGGCAGAAGTTGATAGTCGGACATATCGCTGCCGCCTGCTCGGAATAGAGACGATTCCGGTTCATATGGAACAAGAACTTAAGATCAATGTGGCTTTAGAGCGCAGTAATTATCATGCTGCTGATCCAGCTATTACTTCTAGTAATGAGGTTTTTAACGGAGAGGGCCAGAGTAGCGCAGTCAATCAAGTCAACCATTTGATTGATCGGGCTGGAGGTTGGGTTATCTGTGCTTTAACAGATGTAGATATTTACCGACGGCTTCTGGTTGAGATCATTGTTCCTATTAAGGAATGGCGCATCGGACTTAAACAACTGTTGCTGCAATATCCGAATTTCCGTCTCTACAATTACAGTTACAAGAATGGAAAGGAACGGAAAACAACGGTTGGCTCCGATGAATTTTAAGGCTTTCACATCGAAACAAAGACTTTTAACTGATAAACCACTGCCACCGTTTCGCCGGCCGGCTAAGATAATATATAATGGTCAATTTAGACGAATTGTTTCTCAACAACAGTATACTGCAGCCCTCTACACTATTGGCATGCTGATCGGCATGACGGGCTTGTTTCTGCGTTTTCTCCAGACTAGGTTCAGGAATATAGTGAAAGGGCAAAATATTTATAGTGCTATCGTGGCTCGCTTCTTACCCAACAGTTTACTCCTGATTCCAGAATCTTGCAATTACTATCGCTTCTCAAGGGAGAGGGGTGATTCTGTGGATACTCTGGACACTGTGATTGAAGTGTCGCTGGATGGTATCCCAATCCATCTTAAGGGCGAGCTGACTCTGCCTGGTCCATTACATCCTCTGACTCAGGTTGAACTAGCTCAGATAAGTGAACACACAGGATTAAGTATTCCACTGCTGCAGAATAGTCAAGAGTATGTTTGCCAGCAACTGCAGAGTGAATTTCAAAATGAGCTGCTAGAAGAACCGGTCACAATTAGTATGACTGAAGATGAGCCCGAGCCGGAAGCTGTTGAGGTAATTATTGTGGAGCAGGAGGAATCTGCCGAGTCAGCAGATTCAAGCCAGGATGCTGATGAACCAGAATCCAGATGGCAGACCTCCTTAGCCATTATTTCCAGGTACGAGGGTCAAAGCTACATAGGTCGTGAGAAAGTGTTCCAACACGGCCCTTTCTTTGAGGTTCAAGTAGCTAATCAGTTCTTCCTAGCTAGACGCTTCTTTGTAGATCCCGACCCACTCAGTGATGGTGAAGTGGTCATGGGCCTTGTCAGAATTGACAGAACTCTCGGCTCTCAATCACTGTTTCAATATAATGGCGTGCTTCGCCCTATTTCTAACGATGTGGATTTTGAGATCAGCCATTATTATTTGGAGCATCCAAGAGCCTTTGGTGGAAACGTTATCCATCCTTTCCACTTGCCTGCAGTTAGTGACAGTTTCTTGGCAGTAGCAGTAGTTAGTCGAGCACTCGCTGAGTTTGTCCATCTGGACAACCCAAAAGTTGAGGCTAGTTCTTAGTTGAGCTACATCGGAATAAGTTAAGCAGATCCATTAAGATGGATCTGGTGTTTTTAATTATGCTTGGGAGGAGGCAGTGGTCGGAAGCCTGTGCTCTGAATTTGCTCCTGAATAGATCGGACAGGTTGAATTGGTGCCTGATAGGCTGGAGTTGGAACAATCAGCAATTGCTGATGTGCCACAGGTAATGCTGGACTAATGGCTGCAACTGGAGCAGGAGCAGGACGTGTTAGAGCCATACGGTTGAGCTGCCCCGATAGAGCTGCTACTATCATATCCTTCTCTTCAGGTGAGAGTGCATCTAATCCTTCACCAATCAAGGTAATTTGTTGTTGTAAATCCCCGTCTCGGGGATCAAGGGCTATGCTTGGTCCGTTTACCAAGCGACGCTCTGCTTGGTGAACAACCTCGGTCTGGCCATTGCCTGAAGCACCGAGCTCTTCTGCAAAACATGCAATTGAGATTCTGCCTGTCTCAACCTGTGGCTCTTGTGGCACAGAATGAATAGAACCACCGAATAAGATGGCATCACCATTCTCCATCGCATAGGACTTCTTACCCACCACTAAGGTGCGAGTAGCTCCCAGTGACAGCACGATCTGTTTAGTGCCAGTGTGAGAGTGAGAGGGTGTAAACATCTGCCCGTTCACATAATAGTTGAGATAGAGGCCCCAAACACGTATCCGCTTACCTTGAAAACAGGCGAATTGTTTGATGATCTGCTCCAGGATCTCATAAACATAGGGATATTCATCCTTGCAGATCGATTTGCCGTAGCGGGTGAAGCCACCCAACGACTTATTCCTGCGAGAGGGAATACTGGCTTGCCAGTCCACATTGGTCTCAAGAAAAGTGTAAAGAACTTGAGCGCGCTCAGCGTCCAGGGCGCGGGCTAAGAAGGTTGTGTATGTGCGGGACATTTGGGATTTGTCGCTAAGTATCTGGGTTATAACAACTCATTTCTCTGGTCTTTTTTTCAATTACATAGGCTAGTAAGACTCAGGTTGAGATATTTGGTAGATATCTACCTACTCATAACTAATAGATGATAAGCTAATCACAATCTGTGAGATAATGCTAAAACTATATCAGATCGTCTTGCTGTCTGATATTTCAGCCGGAATATCTTCAGCTGTAATTACATCAACAACCACAGGTTCAGAACTTAAGTTGGAGCGTCGCTTGGCAAGTGAGCCAAGCATAGCCCCTGTTGGCCCCAGAGAGGCCAAGTTGGCGAAGAGCCCAGCGTCACCAACCCACCAGATGCGCCCCCAGCAATCCGCTTCTGTCTGCCTCATAATTCTAACGATATCAGCGCCATCAAAAGTTGTGATATCTACTTCTCTGTATGTGCCTGGGAAGAGTTCCAACATTGAGCGTTGACATTTCTTGCTTTGCGATAGATAAGCCCCAATATTCTCTGCTGTTCCAACAATCTCTCTGTAGTGGATCTTTTCATCTGCGTGACGCCTCAAGCAATTATAGCCAGCATAACGATCAGACACAATTTGTCCTCTCACTAGATCCATTGCAGCTTCACGGCCATTCTCCACGAGATTCTGATGACAATGCCCATTGCAGCGTTGCTCGCCTAGATCTATACTGTTGACATAGATGATGTGTAACGCGGGTTCTTTCAGAAAAGCCTCCTGCATCACAGATAATGGAGATGCATAATACAATCCACCGTCTGAGTAAAATTGACCCTCAATCTCAACAGCTGGAACATAAGATGGAATAGCAGCGCTGGCTGTACATGCTTTGGCTGCTGTTTTCATGTCACGTTCCAACAGCGTGAACTCACACTGCAATAAACTCTTGTCAATTAGTTTCAGATCAACAGCTATGTTAGTGCGCCGATTACAGAAGAAACGAGCTATCTTCTTTTCTCGATTGTAGGTTCCGGTCCAGATTTCATCGCGCCCGATCGTCTCACAGGTGAAGTATGTATCCAAGATATCATAGACTCCAGAGCCGTGTTTATACATAGAGCCTTGAAAGAATCCCCACACACCAGAGGGTAGGGGATAAGGAACCCAGTCTTCAATGAAAAGATCGCTAGATAACGTGCGGCCAATCCTCTCGATGCCGGCCGGTGTCCAATCAGAGGCAGATGCGATGTATGCAGCCACATTGCCGCCTGATGATGCGCAGGATAATCTGGGCCTAAATTTAACTTTAGTTAGCAGTGCAAGTATGCCTAGTTGTGCGGGAAAACCACCTCCTGAGACGGGGAGACAGAGACAATACATTTGCCAAAAAGTTCAGGAATGTATTGTAAAAGGAGTTGTATCTTTCTATGAATGGATTTATATTGTTATTGATAATCGTTCTATTAGTCTTAGTGGTGGCAGGCATCATTTGGATCATATTGATCTTCCCAGCAGATCCTATTATGTATGAGCAGTGCTCGCCGATGAAGATGAAATGGTGTGGCGGCAACTTGATCTGTGACAGAGCTCGCTGCAGACAGCCCCTCTACGGCCCCTGTTCATCAGAGGAAGATTGTCGTTCTGGTCTGATCTGTCAGAATTGGGTCTGTATAGACCCAACTATTCAGAACATCCTGGATGAAGCAAAAGCTAAAGACATCTCACAGAACGCAGTTAAAGTTAAAACCAAGAAACATGTCAAATTCGCCGATTTAGAAGCAGAGGAAGTTGAAACAGAGGTGAGTGTAGATGAGGGTGTAGATGAGGGTGTAGATGAGGGTGTAGAAGTGACTGGGGTGCAGGATATATCCGTTGAGACGGCTTCACTTATCGAGGCCTTAGACTTGGCATAGTATGTAAAAATACCTCATATGAGGTATTTTTTTTAATTCGAATCAATTACGCCCTTACACAGATGTTGTGATGCTCCGACGTCGCCTAATGGCTAAATTGCTGCTGGGGCTGGCCTTGCTGTGCATATGGGTTAATCTGCATCGGTTGCATGGGCTGCTGGAATGACTGCTGTTGTTGAGGAACCTGTTGCTGCTGGAACGGCTGCTGTTGGGGGATCTGCATTGGGAACTGCTGTGGTTGCTGTGGTTGCTGGAATTGTTGTCCCTGTTGTTGCTGAGGGAACTGCTGCTGACCCTGTTGTTGCTGAGGGAACTGCTGCTGAGGCTGCTGTTGGCCCTGTGCCTGGCCACGCCCTGCAATGGATGTCTCAGGTACATGTATCTGCATCTGGGCTGCCAGTTGTGCTTCCTGCTCCGAGATTGGCACAACCTGTCCGTTCACATTCTTGCCGAGACAGAAGGTTACACCATTGTTCTGGGCTACAATGAAACCGTGGCTTGTCTCCTCAAACAGGCCCTTAGCTGGATCGAACCTCTTGACCGACAATTTGGTACCAGCCTGTGGCTGTGCCGGCTGCTGGGGATTGAAGACTGGCTGTCCGCCCATACCAGCCGGTGCTCCTGGCATGAATGCTCCTGCTCCCGGTACTCCAGGCACGAAAGTTCCAGCCGTTGGAGCTGCACCACCCTTGTTCTTGCCGTGAGTCGCACAGTATGCACCCAATGTTGCTGCCTTCGGACAGGTCTGTCCCTTGCTGTTACCACGAGTAAAGACGTGTGCACATGGAGTAGCACTGCCTGGAATACCAGGGGCCGCACGAGGCTTGCTCTGAGTTGGCGCCGTAAACGGTGTCATCGCCGCTGGACCTCTGGACACTCCGGGCAGTCTGAGCTGCGAGACCAATTCATCCACACTTACCTGCAGCCCCTTCTGGCCAACGTAAGCCACGATCATCGGCAAAACCTCCTCCGTCACCATGCGAGCCATTCCAGCGACCAAGCAATCCATAATCGAAGGACCAGTGGGTGGTGCTGCAACTCCCATCGGGGCTCCTGGCGTGAAGATGGGCTGGGATGCTCCGTTCAAAGCTGGCTGAGCCTGAAACATCGCCGGATTGAATGCGCCCTGAATAGGGGTTGGCTGGAATGCTCCCATCACTGGCTGTGGAACCTGTTGTTGATGAAGTTGTTGTGGAACCTGTTGCTGCTGGCCAAACTGGTGTTGCTGAGGTTGTTGTGGAACCTGTGCCTGAAATGTCGACCCCTGAACTGCTGGCTGCTGCATGGGTTGGGAGAATTGCTGTTGTGGCACCTGGGGCTGGAACTGCTGGGTCTGAGGTTGAAACTGAGTCATCTGGATTGGGGCCGTATTCTGAGCAGCGATGGCTGGCTGGCTGATCTGTGCTGGCATGCCCTGCAGAGGGGGTACAACGATCTGTTGTCCAGAAATCACTCCGATCGGAGGCTGCATTGGCGTTCCGGTAGTCATTGGAGGCACAGCTGCGACGGGTGGCAGAACATGTTGTACGTGCGTGTCGACCGGTGGAAGTGACATACCTGGAAGTGGGCTGAGAGTAGCAACTGGAGCCTGAATGGGGCTCTGCAGATGAGTCTGAATTGCAGCTGGTTCCGCGCTGGAATGAGCCTGTGCTTCTTGTGCAATCGGGTTGCTAAGCAGTGGAGCAGTGAGAGTTGGCAGTTGATTGGTGGTATCGGTCATCGTTCTTGTTATTGATTCGCTTTGGTTTGTTGCAAATTTCCATTTTTCCATATCATTCGTACTTTAAGGCTCTGGATTGACATGGGATCGGAGCCGCGTTAAATCACCGCAAGCTGAGTAATTTTTCTTTTTTGTCACCCTCCCCGCGCCCAGCGGCAAGACGAGATGAGCTTCTTAAGATATGAACTTTCGTTCTTAATTTACCTATCATTAGATAGGTAAAGATTTGTTTGCTCTAACTGAAACGGTTCTTTCTTTGATTTAGCCCTATAGTAATGAGGCTTTGATTGTGAATATGTAGAGAGCGACGCTCAGCACTCAGCGCTAAGTTGTCTGACATTTGAGCTGAGATGAGCTGTGAGCGAGCTTACCACAGAATTAAGCGCACAATCAGGATAAACAGCACAGTGTGTATGAGGAGATCTATAAAAGGAGGCCCGTCCCTCATATGAGGGACTCCAATTTTGCTTGTCAACGAGTTGGTTAATCCATAAGCTACTCTACTACTAAGGATGAAGAAGATCAGACCGAGTAATATAGCTGCCCACCATTTCTGCCCACTAGTTGGCTGAATAAATGCAGCATTAGAACACGGACCATTTTGAGCTCCATTCTTCGACTGTGAAAAGCGGCTACCATCGAGAAGAAGCTCCGGCAGATTGCTTTTGAAGGTGGGGCTCACTATATCGGGTGTTTTATGGGATCCATCAGGGACTAACTTTTGCGGCGTGTTCTGTGATGTCCCCGTTTTTCCACTCATCCTTTTATCCTTTGCTTTGAACAAGACAGGAGAATTTACATAATTTGCATCTGCTAAGGGTCCAACAAGTTAAAACTGGGATGCAAATCTTAGTGCTTCATCCAAACTGAACCGAAATCTTAAATATGTGGATCGGAAAAGTGATCTCAAGCCTTAACGGAAGCACCAACTCAAATCAACAAAGCGCGACATTATATAATGAAAAGAATCATCTCAATAGAGGGCGAAATTGGATCTGGCAAATCAACCTTGCTTGAGCTACTCAAGGCGCAGGTCGAGAATCTTGGGTATAAAGTCTGTATTATCCCAGAGCCAGTCGACAAATGGCGTGAGTCTGGGGCCCTACGCCGTTTATATGCTGATCCCAAACACGAGGCATATCCGTTTCAGACCTTTGCCTATGTGACTCGTATCCGAGCTTGTCAGGAAGCAGTGGCTCGATGTCCTGATGCCGATTTCTACTTTCTGGAGCGCACCATCTATACAGATCGTTATGTTTTCATGGAGACTCTTAAGGTCAACATGGATCCAGACATCATGAAGATGTATGATGCCTGGTGGGATCTACACTCACAGCTGCTACCTTTTGATCTGAGCAAAGCCAGCTTCATCTATCTGAAGCCCGACATCTCCGTCTGTATGGAGCGAGTGCTGAAACGAGCCCGTGAAGAGGAAATAGGGGTAGCTACTACTGTTACTTCTCTCATCCCTGTAAATAGCATCAGTAATCCAAGCACTGAGTCAGTTAAGCCGAAGAAGGGAGATATTGCAAAAGGTGGTGTTGCTCCTGAGTATCAAGTGCTTCTGCGCCAACATCATGAGCGTTTTTTCGAAGCTGTAGAGTATCCTGGGCGTCCCTTCCCTAACTCCTCTGTCCATATCATCACAGGAGAACTAGCCAATGAAAATTTCACCCAGGAACAGAGCTCAGGGGCTGGCTACAAGAAGATAGCAGATCATATCCTTGGCTTGCTGGAATTAAATGGAGCTGCTGAGTGAGATGGATTCTCAGAGTTATGTGTCAAATTATAAAAACCTTAACATATCAGATCTGATATGTCGTATATACCAGATTGAAATTGTAGTTTTATCCTGTGGTGTGTGGAAAATCGGGACCCAAAGCGCCGAAGTGCTCTGTGATTCTTTTAGAAAATTTTTGGAAAGAGCTGAAAGATGGAGGGACGACAACCGGTCGGAGCTGGTTACAATCCACCTCGTCAGCCGCTATCCGGTCAACAATTTGTTCCACAACGGTACACTCCGCCTGCTCAACCAACCCAACAGCAGTTTCAAACCCAACCTCAACCTCAACAGCAACGGTATACTCCACCCCAGCAACCAGCTCAACCCGCTCAACTAACCGCATCTCAGGTGTTGGCACAATCTAAGGCTAGGATACCAACAGAACAGGCAGCAGGAGAGGAAATCAAATGGCTACAACAATTGCAGTCATTCATTTTTGCACGCATATTGGCACCAATTATCCCAGATGCCAATATGCGTGCAAAATATGTTGCTGCTCAACCCATGATCACCTGGGCCAAGGCTTTTACACATGAGACATTTTCAAGCAAGGTCAATTATGAGGAGCTAGAGTACTTGGGTGATGCTGGTCTGAAGTTCGTCTTCCCTCAGTACCTCATGAAGAAGTATCCAACCTTGAATAAGTTGAACTACACTGAACTCAATAATGCTTATATGAGTAAGGTTGGTCAGGCCGACTTTGCTCGTAAGATGGGATTGGGTGATTTTGTACGAGTTAGAGGACTACCTCGTTCAACCTTTAACTTGGATGCTGATGTATTCGAGTCTTTCTTTGGTGCCCTAATAACAGTCTCAGATACAGTGGTGGCAAACGGAGTGGGCTACATTAATACTTATAATATGATTGTTCATCTTTTCAAGGATGTCCTGCTTGATATGAGCCGGGCAGTTGGCTCAGCTCACACCCGAGTCGAACAGATCTTTCGCCGCTTTGGCTTGGGCAAGCCAGAGGAGATCGTGCAAGAGGTCAACGATGAAACTCAAGTCACTGTACGCTTGACACCAAGACAGATTGCCTTTCTAACTGAGTACGGAGTGGTCATTGCAGATGCAACTATTGGCCAGGGCGTTGCTTTCACCAAGCGAGAGGCCTCTCCCATTGCCTATACTGAAGCAGCGGCTACTCTGGCTAGATATGGAATTAGCACAGAGTGGGCTGAGCTGGCTAAGAAGTACAGAGAAATGAGCGATCCACAGGTGTCTCCATATGTGCAGGGAGCCAGGGATAGACTGGCCAGAGAGGACTTCTCTGATATGTACTTCTTCATTCCACGTAAGACAGCCACTAAAAGGGGCGCTGTTGTGGAATTGGTCGGAATTCGCCCTGACGCGCGCGAAGAAGTGCTCGCTGTCAATTACACCACAGATGTCAACAACTTCTGGTTAGAGGGTAAGGTGGCTGTTATCTCCAAATACGCCGCTGGTCAGCAGATCCGTTAAAAAATTCTATAGTTGTTGTGGAGTTTTTTTGAATTAGCCGAGACAGTCAATCAGCCTGCGACCCAGCCGTTCCATGATGAAGCTGGCAAACCAGATATATTCTCTGTCGATCCTGTTGATGCAGGCTTCTAATTGCCCTTGGAAGACAGTGAGTGTCTTCTGCAGCTGCTTGTTGAACACCAGCATAGATCCTATAGCATCTGAGAGAGTCCTGTCAGTAAACCAGCGCTCTAATATAGAGGCAGATATAATAGGCCTACTGCCACCTTCGATCAGATAACTAGAAACTTCTCGAGCACTGATCGGCACTATAGTCTCTCCATACTGACGCAACCGAATACTGCTCTCATATGAGGACTTGAGCCCAAGAAGCTCGCGGAAAGCGAAGATGTTCTGCACACGGTGACAGAAGGTCTCATCACTGCGCAATGCATGATCTCGTGGCAGATGATTTAAGCTAGTCTCAATGACGATTTCATCTTCTTCAGTGAATAAGACTTGAAAAATAACATGAGGAACTCCATTGATACTGAGCCTATGAGTGCCGAGCTTAAGTAGGCCGAATAGAGGTTTTAACTCATCAACTATCGAGATGAAAGAGTTGCTACATCTCTTGGCTATGACCGGTTGGATCAAACCATTTATATTCAACATCCAGATTGTCCCTATTCTAGTCTTCTTAACTGTGATGATGTAACTTTTCGGATAATCTCCGAGGAAGCTGCCATTCCAAGAGAGAGGATCATCTAGAATCTGTAAGGAGGGAAACACCTTAGGTATAGGATCACCCTTCTCTATCTCAAGAGTTAGAGTCTCTTTCTTTGTTTTCTGTGGTTTGCTGGGTAAGACAAAGAGAGGCAGCTTGCCCTTAAATTGGGAGAGTGGCGAAACAAACTGGCTTGAACTGGCTGGGTTAACTGTCTCAGCGCCGGGACACTGTCTCATTGGAAGCTTTCACAGCTTGTTCTGAACATAAGATAATTCAGCTCTATTATTGGTATCGTTAGGCTGCCCCATTATTTCCCCACAGCTATATGTTCAACTTTATCTAAACGTTTAATGATGTGCTGAGACACTTAACACTCAGATGATATTTTCAATGAGTGGTGATGCTCTGCCTTACATATTAAGGCCTTAAATCGGTCATCATTGAAAATATCTGGTAAGATATTTTTTAATCATAGTATACCGGATAAGAATCTGGCATCTCAGTTAGGTAATCCATACTTGGCACGCTCAGCTCTCAGCAGTTGGATGAGCTGAGGCTTGTTGCCATTAACTTTCAAACCAAGTCTCCGGATCCAGCCTTCTAATCGCTCTCTGGCATAGGGAACGCGTCCTTCGCCTCCCTTGGCTTCAACCAGGCGATTTGGATCTATCTCTTTCAGAATCTCGATCACGGCTGCTTGCGATTTGGTCTGTTGAGCTACAGCTGCTGGTGCAAGTCCGATAGGTCGATTGCGCTCAACTGGTGGAGCTGTGGTAAATGCTGGGAAGGAAATGAGACCACCTTGAGGAAGTTGTTGCTGAGGTTGGGTTTGGAAGGGTGGTTGTTGGGTTTGGAAGGGTAGTTGTTGAGTCTGGAATGTGGTGCCAGGTTGGGTTTGGAAGGGGGGCTGAAACAATGGCTGGAATCCACGAGGAGTTTGGGGAGGAGTTTGGGGCTGAGCCTGGAACTGCAATTGCTGTGGGGTCCTAGCGGGTTGTGGCGTGAAGGTGATCTGTCTTGGGGTAAAAGCTTGCTGAGTAGGGGGTTGAGGCTGAGGAGGGGGCTGAGTTTGTTGGAAAGTGGATTGAGTCTGCTGTAGTTGCTGGAAGGTGGGTTGGACGGGTTGTTGAAGTGTGACGGCTGGCTGAATAGGCTGCTGAGCTTGGGGTTGAGGTTGTTGAGGCTGTAGTTGAGTTTGGAACTGCATAGCTTGCCTTGGAGTAAAGGCTCTAGCAGGAGCCTGTTGCAACACAAAAGGTCGGGAGACAAAGCCTGTTTGAGATTGAGGTTGAGTGGGGGGTTGAGCAGGTTGAGCACCCGCCATGGCTTGTCTCGGAGTGAAGGGTGTAGTGATAAAGGGTTGTGGGATAACGGGTGTATGGAAAAACTGTTGCCCTACACCTGGAATTGTTGGCTGAAATCCAAATGGAGTGAAGTTGGTCATCAACGGTTGTGGGGGAGCAGGAGTGTAAGGGGGCAACACAGCGCTCCTCTGAAAGATAGCTTGTGGGTTGATCTCCAGCTTTGGACTATCTCGTGCTGCACGCAACACTACAAATTTATTGGGATCATCCCAGACCAGTCTAAGGGGGCCATATAGTTGGCGTTGTAGCTCAACACTTCCAACTGCTGGTAACAGGGGCTGGTAACCGGTACCTGGGAAGCCAAGCGGACTAGGTCCTTCTTGTGGGGAGAAGCCTCCAGATTCAACATCTGGTGAAAGTTGCACTTGTCTCAAATTCTCTTCAATATTGGCCTGCTCACCTGTCTCTCTTAGTGCATCTTGCAATTGGAGCCATTGGATCAGTTCTCCCCTTGGCATGCCTGCGGTTGCAGCATCAGCTCCGTAAGCAACAGCGATTTCTTGCAACTGTGGAAGTGTTCTCCTGTCATATTCCATCGAAAACAAGAGGTGTTTTGTGCTAATGGAATAACGAGATTAGCGTCCTTTACCAGCCGGATGATAAACAATAATGATCCAGATTGTAAAGCAATTTTCCTGATCAAATCGGCTGAATGCAACAGTTTCCTGGCGTATTTATCCCGACCCAACCAGTCGTGCCCACTGTGGCGCCTCAACAAGGACGTAGTGGTACGGTTGCTGCTCTCGCACAGGGAGGCGTTCCACTGGCCGGAACTGTTATCACGCAAGCAATCCAGCAGCCTACACAGGCGATTGAAACAACTTTCTCCCTGCTAAGTCGGATGCTACCGATCCTTAATGCTCAACAAATTCAAACTCTGGTCGGTTTAACATATCGAGGAACCAGCCAGCCCATTATCAATTTGGCTGATCCTGGTCTCATCAACGAGATTGTAGGCATGATTTACATTCATGGTTTTGAGCCGATCTGGGCTCATCTCAACACTGTGACTAATCGTACGGACGTGATCTGGAATGGACCGGGCATGAATCCTGCCAAGGAGAAGTTAGTGCGTCAGATGACCATCTTACGAGGTGAGAAACGCGGTGTTGTTGGTGTCGACAAATGTGTCCAGTGTGGCTCGGACGAAGTTATCATGGTAGGTCAACAAATGACCTCTGGTGATGAGGCCACTACAGTCTTCGTAGCCTGTGTTCGTTGTCCAAACAAGTGGACACGACGTTAACGGCCCGGGCTGAACCCCATAGTTAAAAAATCCAGATTTCCAATCGGAAATCTGTTGTTGGTAATTTTTGGAAGCTTTTGAGCTGAAACTGTTCTGAGTTGTCTAAGGGCGGTGTAGGAGATAATAGATCATACCGATGGTGAAGAAGAAGTTGATTGCCAGAGCCACCACAAAGCAGATCCAAGCGGTGGTCGGGCGGCAACTGCGCCATGCCCACCACACAATAAGAGCCCAGAGCAGACCCCACAGCAAGGAGATGACGCCTACGATCAATCTGCGCTGAAATGACATGACTGGAATGACCAGGATATAGATAACACTTATTACAACGAGGGCTGCCAGCAGAATAGCTGGCCAGGGCGTGCCAGGACATACTCTCTCACAAGCAGCTTTACTCACAACATGAGGGGCAGCATGGGCCGTAGCTGCCGGTACAGCTGTTGTTTCTTCCTCAAAGGCCTCTGGTTGGAAGGCGGGTTGCTCCGGTTCAATCACAACCACTCTTCTGCGCTGGGTAGTGCCTCTATTGCCTGCAGCTAATGAAGCTAAGGGATTTTCTGCCACATTTATCTGTGCAGCGGGGTTAAGGATGGGAGGTGAGCCCAAAGGATCCAACACTTGCTGGCCAACTCTGGAAACTGTGCGCACCTGAGCCATCTCTTCTTTACCAAGCGTCAGCAAAAGTTACATTCTATGTAACTTTTTATATCTTGAACAAGGTACTGTAGCCCAGGCCTAGGGGATCAGGGCGATAATTTTGCCAAGAATCTCATCTGGCACCTGATCGTTAACCAGAATGATATCTTCCTCCCAAGTGACCCGTAACACTGGGCTGCATCTCTTCCGCTTGAAAGTTTCTTCATAGGCCTTACAGAGCTTCTTCATGTAGTCGAGATCATAACCATCAATCTCCTCCTGGTTGCCCCGTCTATTGACTCTCTGCAAAGACTTGGTGGCTGAGCATTCCAGGAAGATAGTGGCAGCTGGTTCTAGCTGGGCTTCTCCCTTGACTACAGAGAGATAGACCTGCCACTCTACCTCGCTGATATTGCCTGATTCATAATGCATACGGGCAAATGTCATATCTCCCTCCAGGCTGCGGTCAACAACTGCGATGCCTCCTCGTTTTGAGTAATCTTCAGCTTCCCTATAGATCCTTATCCGGTTCATGAGCATACAAAGTTGGAAGCCATATGCATACTTCTTCATATCACCTATGAACTGGGCCAGCAGGACTTCATTGTGATACTCGGGAAAGAACTTACTCTTCAGCTTCAAGCGCTTGAAGTAGCTAACCAGTGAGCGACCAAGAGTGGTTTTGCCCACTCCAATAACGCCCTCTGTGGTGATGATGGAACCGATCAGGCGGCGACACTTGTTATAATCTGGGTCGCGCTCTTCCCACAATCTGACCGATTTGATTGGTGAGTCACTTGCTTTGTTTGTTTTCTTCATGAAGTTTGTTGGTGTATATCTAGTGTCTTGAGGAAGTTAAACGACTTATGTCCGATGAATCATATTTGATTTAACTGTCTGCATGTGATGTACTAAGAGGCTATTTACTTGGGAGGTTGTGTTTCATTTGTTTCTGACAAATGAGCTTTAGGGAATCAAGAGCTAGACTTGTTTGCATTAGTTGTGGAGCTATATTCTCTGATTTGCCTATTATTGAGCTGAAACTGGAGTTTTATTTACCATGTACGATAATAATACCTCCCTCGAAGGGATGGCGGTAGCATTGATAGTAGAAGAGCTTTGGAGTTCTATTCGTTATCTTGAGGCAAACAGTGCCGTTGCCTACAGGATCTGGGCTAAAACAGAGCTTATCCACGCAGCCACCTACCGGATCTGTGGTGAAGAAGAAGAGGTGAAGGAATTTGTTCGGATTCTCTCGCTCACAAGTACTGGCCTCTCTGGCATCATTACCTCGTAGACATGGATTACAGGATCCACATGGGTTACACGGGTTACAGTTGAAGGGCACAACTGGTCTCTGACACACTCTGAAGAAATAGGTTTTGCCGCAGCGTAAATTGAGGATAGCTCCTTTCTTGCAATTAATAGCAAATGCCTCTTTAGTGCAGATGCGGCATTCCCAGGGGTGGCCACACTTACTGCGTAGGGTTACTTCAAATTTGCGCTCACATCCTCTGTCATCTATATCTTTCGTCTTACCCTTCTGCTTTAGGTTAACATCCTTAGACTTGACAGAGACACGTTGGTAATAGGAGGATGGTTTACTCAGCACTCTGCCCTTGTCTTTATTTTGGTCTTTATTTCGTCCATCCGCTACTCCTCTCTCTACTCCCTCTCTGGCCGTTAGTTGACTGGATGTATCTGAACTTGAAATTTCACGGCCCCTTGCGCCTTTCGCACCTCCCCTCTTATATCTCGCTGGAATTTTCGACGGCTCGGTGACGGAACTTTTCGATGTATCACTCGAAGTTAGAGGGGCCACTAGCCTTATCTTTCGTCCATGAGATCTCATCCTGTCTCCACTCGCATCTTGCTTGGCCTCTTTGGGCTTCTCTTTGGGCTTCTCTTTGGATCGTTGATTCATCTCAGCATCCCTGATTCGGCCTAGACGGACGGGCGATCTACTTCTAGAGCTGGAGCTATTGCTGTCAGAGCGACTTGAAGATGCACTGGTCTCCGATGGACTGGTTCCTGAAGTGTCAGAGGTGTCAGAAGTTTCCGAAGCGCTAGAAGCATTAGACTTTGAGCTCGATTTTGACTCGTTGCTCGACTTAAATGAGGCATCTGTAGCTTTGACGTTCTTCAACCTGTTCGGCTCCCTGAGACTAGCCAAAGAGCCCTTATCCTTCTTAACATTGTTCTTCTTGTCATTCTTCTTATCCTTGTGAGTGTTATGGTTGACCTTGCGAGTATCTTTAACTTGTTTCTGCTTCTCTTGTTGCCCCTGTTTAACCTCCCTGTTGTGGGGACTGGAAGGAACTGAATATTCCAGTGATGAGAGCCCAGTTAGACCAGAGCTATCTGAAGAATCTTGTTTCACCTTAACCTGCTTGCTGTTGGCTGTAGTGCTGACTGCCTCAACAGTCTGGAATGAACCAGTTGATGCTGAAGTTCTACACTGTTTAGGCACGTCATTGGAGGTTGAGCTTGAATCTCGTTCCTTGCCAGAATGAGGTGCTAAAGTGAATTGACTAGAGGGGCTTTCTTGTTCATCTAGCTCTTCAAAGCTATCGAATAGAGAACAATCAGAGTCGGAGCAAGACTTCTTATCGTCATCACTTGATTCTTCACTCACATCTCTGTCTTTCTCTGACTTCTCACTCGAATCATCACTATCTGGATTATCTTGCTTAATCTCAGCCACTTTGTGTGACTCATTAGAAACCTCCTCCTTGACAGTTATGACAGACTTTGAGCCCGCCCTAGGTAGTACCTTAGAAATCTCACGATAATACTGAGATGTGCCTTTCTTAGCTCGCCGACCAAGGAAATAGGAATCTGCTGATAGATCCCATTCATCCTCGTCATGGATGCGGCTCATGGCTGGACCTTCGTCAGGTAGGGCGGTATCCTGCTTTTTCCGAGCCCTGGGACTAACATATCTTTGAATTGGATCAGGACACGACTGTTTAGCTGGTCGAGCTGAATTAGCTGTATCAGCCTGAGCAGAAACAATCACTTGCTGCTGGCCGGCCTGTTTAGGCTGATCTGTAGCTTGTTCTGCCATATATAGCTGGGACAAGCTCCTAGTTAGCCAGCTTTAATATGAACCAGATTACAATTAAGAATACATAAGGATTTATGTATAATTTTTACCAACATGAGCTTATGCTGGATTTTTTAAGTATCCAGCTCTGGACTGGTGCGTTTGAGAATCAAGATTAAGTTGTGATTTGTTTTTATAATATGGGCTATATTATCCCAGTGCCGGATTAGAATTCCTCATCCAGATAACCACCTAGATCCTCATCTTCTTCCTCTGCTTCTGCTGCTTCTGCTTCTTCTTCGATCTCCGCTTCAATGTCTTCCCCATAGCGATCCGCTGCCTCTTGGGCTTGATCAACCTTCTGCTGTTCATATTCCTCGCGGGAAACCATGTCAAGTGTGACGTTGATGCCTCCGATGGCAAGACGCCTAGTCAGCAGTAACCAAGAATAAGGAATTTGCACACGACCGAAACTACCCACTGTACCACAACGCCTGCATCTATAGCGCCGATTTCGATCTATCTTATCACGCAAGGCTAATGTACCACATGTCTTACAGAAGACTGCTGTGTATGGATCGGAGAGTGTACAAAGTCTCTCCCTAAGTGTGGCTGCTGCTCCATGGGACTGAGTGGCCCAGTGTTCCATCTCCCCAAACCTCAATCCTCCTCCTTGGGCCCTACCTCTTGTGGGTTGGCGATTGATGATCTTGATGCCACCAATCTGGCCACGGCTCTGATACTTGTCTGCTGCGTGGTGACGTAATGCTTGGAATGCCACAACTCCCACATAAATCTGAGCCTCAATGGGAACTCCCTCGGTACCGGAGTAGAGAGTCTCTAAGCCCCGCTCTTGGAAGCCGTACTGACGTAGCGTCTCCCTGAACTCATCGATATCGAACTCCTTGAATGGACTGGCGTTCACACGCTCTCCGCGTAAAATGGCATGCTTACCAGCTAGTAGTTCTATCAGGTAGATAACCGTCATACGTGAACTTATAGCATGAGGATTAACAAGTACGTCGATGTAAGTGCCATCCTGTGTCATTGGCATGTCGGTAGCTGGTACGATCAGACCTATCGTTCCTTTCTGGGCATATCGGGCCGCAAACTTATCACCGATAATTGGAAGACGAAGAATCCTCAACTTAACCTCGATGGTGAGGGTCTTATCATCTGATGTCACATGAACACTGTCAACCCGACCCTCATCACCCGTCTTCAGGTAGAGGCTAGCATTCTCCTCCTCACCAGTATTCGGGTTAATTCTGACCTTTCCTATGACACAGTCACCCTGGAATAGTTCCACCCCAATGGTTGGCAGCCCGTTAGTATTGATGGCGCGATAATATTCGGGATTGTCTCCGGCGCGGATCTGTGGTCGGGCCGGTCTTTCCCCTGCTGCCACTTTGACTGTCTCAGAGTACACCATGTACTTATACATATCGAAGACACCCGCATCAACCGAAGCCTTATTGAAGACGAATGCATCTTCCACTGTGTATCCGGTGAAGTTGGCGAAAGCTAGGATAACATTGACACTCTGGGGTGAACGATCCAGCCCCATCATCTCGGCCTGCTGGGTCTCAAAGAGTGGTCGATTGGGAAAAGCCATCAGCTTGGTCTTACCGTCGAAGCGATTCATATGGTTAGAGTGATAAGTACCCAGTGCTTGTCTGATCATATTAGTCTGGTAGGTGATACGGGGAGCCATCATGTGCTGGGGACCAGGAGTTAGCGTGACTGATTCACTGTAGAGAGCCTGGGGATCTATCTCGCAATGGGTGTAAGGACGCTTACTCTCTAGACGCTCCCTTAGATTACGAGTCTGGATAACTCTCTGCTGAGCTTGTTCCAAGGTTAGGGGGACTCGGATCATAACACGCTCTTGGGCGGGAGCAGTTACCCCTTCTGGTAAAGTGGCTACAGCCTCATAACCGGGCGCCGGCACAATCAGAGCCAACTCTCCTTGCTCCAACTCATTCTCGAGGTTGGCTTCATGCTGATTGAGACGGCTGATCTTCTCGCGTTGTTCTGCGATGTGCTCGTCGCTGACGGGAACTTCTCCACGATCTATTTGATATTGTGGCCCCTGGGCTAGCCCAACAATGAGTTGATTAAGAGTTGTGCGCTCTTCACGGATTTGTGCCCGAGTCTGACGGATAGCTCGCTCAATTGCACTGAATTGCTCATGCAGACGAGTTATATGTTCGGGGGTCATTACACCGTATACCCGCTCTACTCGTTCCATATCAGCCAGTGCATAGCCATAATCATCGATGGCTCGGTGTAGGGCTGCTCTCCGTTCTGCGATCGAAGCCTTGCTTGTGGCTAGCATGATATACTCCTGCTCCCAGGCGTCGATGTATTCCATGGCACCCTGGCTAAAGAGCGTCTCGATAGGGATATGAGCACCACGCAACTTCTTCTTATCAATAACCAGCTCCCCATCTGGATCCACAATGAGGAGTGGTCGGATCACGCGGGAGGAGTCGCTGTTGATGTAGAGGAAACCAGTCCTATCAACTATTATGCAACAATCCCGTGGGAAGGCACCCTCGCGTCTCATGCGGATTGAGAATGCTCTAGTCTCCTCACCTGGACACCAGCCTAAGAACTTGCCGTTGATGATGGTGGCTGTTTCCGCCACTGCCGGGATAGGCTGCTCGAATAGGAAGCGATGACCGCCAGTTGCGCCTCGCAGTGTGTTGATGATGATAATGTCATCACTATCAATGGAGGTTCTTGCGCTAATGGAGAGATTCTTGAGGATACCACAGTTATGAGTAACTATCCCACTGTCATGCACAAACGTATGTGTTTCAGCCACAGTCGTGAAATCAGCCACAAGGTCATCAGGTTCTTGTGAAACAAACTGAAGAGGTATGAACACACAAGTGCCCTTAGTATAGACCATTTGATCCCAAACAGCATATGGAATGGTTCCCTTCGGCGCCGATGTCTTATATGAATTCCCACCTTTCACTGCCGTGATATTCTTCACTATCCAATAGTCTAGATTGAACTTATCGGAGATTTCCTTGGGTTTCATTCCCTGGTTGTAGTGTCCCAGCACAAAGAGCTTAAGGCGTGTGCGCTCTTGGACTATATTGTTCTTGTAGCGGATGTACTCTGAGACCTTGAAGCTCTTAGAAGTCTTGAAGGAGGAATAACGATAGCCAATGCGGTCCATGAAGCGAACAATGTTCTCACCTGAGTTACTGAATCGCAGATACGTATCAGTCATAGTTTCGGTCTGATTGTGAACATTAATTCCGGCAACTTCCACCTCAAACTCTAGCAGAAGATCCCTGACTTGATTCAAGAAGTTCATCATACTCTCGTGATGGATCGTTAAAGTACGCTGAGTGAAGAATCCGATGCCGATGCTGTAAGCAGTCATAGGAGATCTGGCATTCTTAGCATTGCTCTTGGCTAAGATAGAACCGCCATCGCCACCACAGAGACCGGCCAAGAACTCCCGCTTAACCAGCTGGCTTCCATTCATGACCCAGCTCGGTACTGGGCTGTGAGCCTGAGTTGTCTTGCGACCATACATCAGGCCAAGAGTCATGAAGAGAGCAGCAAGAGGGCCGCTGTGACCGGTGCTCCAGATGTGATGAGTGAAGTCCTTCCCGTCATAGTCGCTAGTCATCTCGAACTCATTGTAAGCAGCAATCTCCGCTGTGAAACCAAGCCCGCGAATATCAGCCTGGAACAACTCCGAATCTTCTTTGCAACCCATATAAACCCGGAATCGAGGCCATGCATTGTTGAAGCCTAACCAGCCATCAGTGAGGAGGAAACCGGCCATCCTGGCTAAGACCGGTAGGCGAGGATCATTGTTGACGATGTTGAGGAGATTACGAGGCGCTAGGTCTCTGACGTAGTTCTCGGTGAGATTCTCGTTGAAGCCTACAGCTCCAAACCTCTCGCGGAAGATTGCTTCTGTCATGATAAACTCTGGAATAGCAACATGATGGGGATAGGCTGTGGGCACGTACTGGACACAAACGCTGTCTTGGTTAACCATAAGCTGATCGGCTCTCTTGAATCCTTGGCCTGTCAGAACAGGATGGTCTTGAGTCAAGGGAATACTACGGCCGTTCAACAATGTCAGACGTATGATGCTTGCTCCATAATCCCGATTCCTCTTGATGAAGTGATTGAAGATGGGGCTCTCTGAAACCTCGAAAGTCGTAGGATTCACGGTAAGGACTACGTCGCCGTCGGATAGAGAACCGATGGAACATCTGTTTCCGTCACCAAGCACGACTAAGGCCGAGACTGGTAGGCAAGTCTCTCCTTCCGAGCTCGACCCTGAGCATACATAACCATATTGCGTCATCTGCACCAGACGGATACTAGGTTGCTTATCAGTACGGTTGACATTGACGTCGATACGAAGCAAATGCGATAGAGTATCCACCATATTGTCCCGTTTGACTGTCTGCGCTACGTTTGGTTTAGGTGTGACTCCCTTGACTCCCCAATTGGCTGTGGTGAAGGAATTCTCGAAACCCTCTGTCACCTCAGAATGCCTCAGTTTACCGGCGATACCACTCAAATCTTGGATGGAACCAGACTCTAACATCTTCTGAATCGGTTGTAAAGCTAGGCGCCAAAGGCCACGGAAGAGTTGCTCCATCATACGACCGGCTGATTCAAGCCGTTTGTTACTCCAGCTATCACGATCATCCAGTTTACGGACTCCAGCCATCTGTTCCAGCATACGGGATACCATAATGCTGAGCATGAAGAGCTTGTACTCGGGCGGATAATTGTTGATATGGGGGAAGAAGTCTTCCTGGAAGATACGAGCAATCCATTCTCTGGTGGTCTGACGCTCTGCCTCGTTCAATGTGGGTAACTGCTTCTTCATCTTACGGGCCCCTGATTCACGCTGGGCGGTTCCAATCATCTTGCGAGCCATGTAGGCCTCATCATCGAGCACCACCTCAATGTCTGGTTCCGTGGGAGTGAGTGCTAAGAGGGCCCGATCAGCAGAGGCCGGCCGCAAAAACAGGCGGATCAGCGCTTTAGCTTCCGAGACACTTCTACCATACAGTCTGTAGATACGAAGGATGTTGATGCCACGCGGTTGACCCTTGGTATTCTTCTTGAGAGAAGGAAGTCGCAGTCTGAGATTGTTCTTCTTGCCCATCACCACGTCAACAATGGCAGTGCCTCGCATAGTGGGTACAGTGATACGGCAGATTGGCTTGCCCTTAGTGGTCTGAGGCATCATGAAGATCTTGTTAACTCTAAGCAGTTCTTGCAGCAGCACTAGTTTCTCAGAGCCACCCACCACGAAGTAACCGCGAGGATCGTTGGGATCCTCGCCCAATTCGGCCAGTTCAGCTGGGCTCTTACCTCGTAGATAGCAAAACTCAGAACCCAGCATGACAGGGATCTTACCCAGGTAGACGGGGGTTGGATGCACCTTGATGGGATCTGCGTCTGTAATGGAGCGCTTCTGAACCAGTGTTGCATAGAGCTCCATCCCGTAAGTGAGATGATCTAGTCTGGCTTTCATGGGAGTGAGTTGATAGGCTTGCTTATTCTGAGTATACTGGGGTGGCCAGGCAATGATATTCTGGAAGACAGCAACTGTGTGATCCGGGAAGGTCAGGTAACGGGCCGCGATCTGATTGCCTAGGCGGTTCCTGATCCAATCGTCATAAATCTCTATCAGAAAACTGGTGAACTTTCGATAGCTCAAGTAATGTTTGAGCAGCTTGCCATCCTCCGTTAGTATGATCTCGCCTGGCACTTGGTCCGCTGTTGGGTCAACATCATCAACTTGCTCTGTGACTAGTTCTATGCGTTCAGGTAAAACACCTTCCCGGATGAACTGATCTTGCACAGTGCCTGGCTGAGGTGCTGTAACTCCCGGCAGATCTATCTCCTCTTTAGCCTGTCCCTCCATGGTTTTGGTGGGAGCTGGATTAACCAGAAAGAGTCTAATCAATACTTAGTTATAGCGCTATTATCCAGATCATATTGGCCTTGATACTATGTGATTGGGAGATATTTATCTCCCAATTTCGATTATTGGGCTTTAACCCGGGCGGTATAGTGGAGATGGATGGGGATGTATCGGTGTGATGTTCACTTCTATTGACTAGAGCTGCTTAAATTTCGGACTCTGATTCAGAAATTATGTATTGTATCAAGACTGTTAAGGCGCGGATAGGACATTATCCTGATAATATTAGTTGAGGAGTGAATATTTAAATAGCCCAGGGTTTTGACCGATCAGTTTAATGTTGGATTCTATTACTTAACATCACCTTAACGAACTCTGATGTTTTGAGCGGCAGAGATGGAGTGTCTCAGCTTGCCTTAAGAATTTATGGGAAAAATTTTGGAAAAGAATTCAATGTGTCAAAGGAAGCAATGTCGGGTAACGACAAATTTTCCAAGGAATCCTCATCTGAGGACTGCGAACTACAATGCGTTGTAGTAAAATGCAAGCACGGCAAGACCCACAAGAAATTCATTAAGGTCTGCCGTGGCCCAACAGGACCCACTGGCCCCCAGGGACCCGCTGGAGCAACAGGACCAACAGGGCCAACCGGACCGGCCGGAGCAACTGGACCCGCCGGCCCTACAGGTCCCACTGGCCCAGCTGGAGCTACAGGCCCAACCGGACCCCAGGGAGCTACAGGCCCAGCTGGAGCCACTGGTCCTACTGGTCCAACCGGAGAGACTGGTGATACCGGAGCTACAGGCCCAACTGGCCCAACCGGAGAGACCGGAGACACTGGTGCAACCGGCCCTACAGGAGAGACCGGAGACACTGGAGCTACAGGACCCACCGGCCCAACTGGACCTACAGGAGAGACTGGTGATACCGGCCCAACCGGCCCAACCGGAGAGACTGGTGATACTGGAGCCACTGGCCCAACCGGAGAGACTGGTCCTACAGGTCCTGCTGGAGCTACAGGTAACACTGGAGATATCGGCCCTACTGGTCCCACAGGTAACACAGGTAACACAGGTGATATTGGTGCAACCGGCCCAACTGGCGAGACCGGACCCACGGGCCCAGCTGGTGCTACTGGCGATACCGGAGCCACTGGTGCTGCGGGTGACACGGGTGCTACTGGCCCAGCTGGTGCTACTGGCGCTACTGGACCTGGAGGCAACAACTTCTTCTGCCAGGCCATCGATTTCACTGGTGTGGTCTTCTGCGAGTGCTTGCCATCTCCTCCCGTTGTTCTGCCCGAGGGAACCCTGGTCTTGCTGCTCGGCTGCTGCCAGTTGTTCCAGATCATTGGAGGCGCCTTTGCCCCAGTTGATCCCACCGTTTTGGGTCATTGCCCCGGCGCCACAGCTGGCTTGACTGGACCCTGCGTTGGCACTCCCAACCACAACCTACCTGGCATTGACAACTTCCTCTTCTTGGACAGCGAGTCTTGCAACATCTTTGTGATCTCGACTCTGATCCCATCCGGCATCAGCTGTGCTAATTTCTGCAGTGTAGTTTCACCCCATCCAGTGCTTGGAGACAAGCTCTTCGACGCTTGCAGTGGTAACTTGTTCGAGCTGACTGATACTGACGGTGAAGTGTGCCCAGGTGTACCCAACTGCGCTTGGACTGCTTGCGCCAACCTGCGCGGAGGCACCGGTCCTGCAGGACCCACTGGCCCTGCTGGTGCGACTGGCCCTGCTGGAGCTACTGGTGTTGGAGCAACTGGCCCAACAGGACCCACAGGCCCGTCTGACGGACCCATTGGCCCTACTGGCTCTGCCGGTCCCACAGGCCCTGCCGGAGATACTGGTCCCGCCGGAGCCACAGGCCCAGCTGGAGCAACTGGTTCCACCGGACCTGCTGGAGCTGCAGGTGCAACCGGAGCTGCTGGCGCTACTGGACCTACTGGTGATGCTGGTGCAACTGGTGCCACCGGAGCTGCAGGCAGTACTGGCCCAACTGGAGCAGTTGGTGCAACTGGCTCCTCAGCCATTATTCCCTTCTCCACCGGCTCAGTTCACTTTACTGCTGCACATAACGCTATTGGCATTGATACTGATTACAGCTTCATCGGTTTCGGTGGTATCACCAATGTGAGTGGAGGAGCTGGAGTAATCGAACCCACCTTGGGAGTGACTGGTCTCAACACTGTTGCCTTCGTAGCTCCCCGTGCTGGTACCTTGACCAACTTGTTCGTCAACCTGCAAGATGTTGCAGTCACTGCTGTTGGTGGAGCTGGTCTTGGTGATTTGGAGATTACCGTTTACACCGCTCCTGCTGGATCCAATATCTTTACTGTGACTCCCCTGACTGTCGTCTTCGCCAACCAACCTAATGGTGCTACTCTTAACCTGGCTTCAAGCTCAATTGCTGCTGTGCCTGTCATCGCTGGTACTCGTGTCGCCCTGGTTGTTGCAGCTGACTCTTTGGCTGGAACCTCAGCCTCCTTCTCCGGAGTCCTCAGTGCTGGTCTCGAATACATCTGAGCCAGTTATTCATGGCTAGAGTCCATAGACTCTGAAATAAAAAAACATATAACAATATGTTTTTACAGTTCCTGCCCAAGACTGGATTTGTTGCGCTTGATGCTATTTACATAATTGGTGGCTGAGGCATGAGCTATACGTTTAATACGTCTAGTCTTAACTTGTCTACTGATCACTATGATTGCGGTAACAATTATGATGGCTACCAGTGCACTACCAACAGCTATGCCTGCAATAACTCCGGTTGACATGCGGCTGTTTGAACAGCTGTCTTTCTTATCACCAATTAACACGCTGAGTTGGGTATTAGAGGCTTGACTGGCGGCATCATAATTTATACATTTATCTATAACAACTGAGACCGATTGGAAGTTACCAGTGATGTGATCAGCTTGTAGCACATTGATCTGCTGGCCAGTCTGCACAGGTCCCTGCACAATTAGTTGTAGGTGGGAATCTGATGCTATAGTAAGACTTCCATTAATTACCAGGTTGGGAATTTGGCTGTTAATAGTGAGATTCAATGAGCTGATGGGCCCTGGTGGTAGAATTAAGATCCAGGTGCTTCCATTGCAGATGGCTGCTGGATTGGGCTGAACAGTGCCACAACTAGGTGAGGAGGTGGGAGAAGCTGTGGGCGTTGGAGCCGGCGTAGGGCCAGGAGCAGCTGTGGGAGATGTGAATGTTGTGGGTGCTAGAGTAGGTGGTAGAGTGATAGCATTTGTAATATTGCTGAGGGTCATAGCTGTGATCTTAGTTGCAAATGCGCCTTGATACACCCAGTTGCCGCTGTATTTAATAAATCCACCAGCATCACCGCTTGCCCAAGTTAAATTAATGAAACCTGGCATACCTCTAATGGTGGTATAGTTCTGAAGGAAAGGAGCAGCTTGCACTGACCAACTGAGTCCTGCGTCTGTAGTTCTGCCTATGATACCATTATCACCAACGGTCCAGGCTGAAGTTACACTATCGATATAGACAGAGCGCCAGACTAGGGTGACGTTAGAAGGAGCTGTATTCCAAGTCATGCCCAGATCTGTACTGAAAAAGAGAGCATTATCAAGTCCTGTTGCAGCAATTGAATTGGAGTAGAGATCAATATCTTGAAGACTGCTACTACTATTAGTGAGAGTAGTCCAAATAACTCCTCCATTAGTAGTCTTCAAGATATAGCTGACTGAGTTGTAGGAGCCAATTACCCAACCTGTCTGTTCATCAGTAAAAACTGTGTCCTTCAAGCTCCATTGAGCTGCATTAAAGTTTGCTCCGGTGAAGCTGGCATTGATTAGGGACCATGTTTGAGCTAGATCAGTGCTCTTAATCACAGTACCTTGGGCACCCACAGCATAGAAAATCCAGGGTGAAGCCACAACTGTGGTGATTCCATGCAGATCGTTTATTGTAGGGGAAGATAGTGATATCCAAGAAGAACCACCAAATGATGTTTGAAAGATGGCGCCATTAGGGCCAACAGCAGCTCCGTGCAAGATATCTGTTAAGACAAGAGATGTTAGATTGGGACTGAGAATTCCAGTTGTAGTTCCAAACTGCCAATTCACATTACCTAGCATTTTCTGGGCTATGTAGTTGGGTGTTGTTGACAGAGCTACTCCGAACTGGCCAGTCGAGAGACTGAATAGAGTCAATAAGATTAGAGAGCGCAGCATCCTTTTACAGAAATCGATGAAATTATTCTGTGTGATAGAGCACTTTATCTTTCTGTGCTTGGCTGGAGGGCTTGAAGGCGATAAAACGAGGAAAGCGCGTGGAGAGTTGATGTTGCTGATCTTTCTGTTTTGGGTAGAGGAATGAATGTGATGGGTTGGATGAGAGGAAGCACCACATTGCTTAGTGGTGAGTTAAGGGAGATGAGAAGTTGGATTGGTGGTTGGTGGTTGAGCTGCGATTGCTGCTTGGCTTGTGGTAAGGGCAGTATTGTCTGAATTGTATTATATATTTATTATCTCTTTCTTTGAGAAGAAATAAGAATAGAATAAAGAGAGATGGGAGAAGGAGAATTATTGAGAGAAAGATCACTAAGGTGAGTAGGTACCAGGCCACCATGGTACTCTCATAGGTTTTCTGTTCGATCTCCAGAATCTCTAGAGCTCCAGAATCTCTAGAGCTCTAGAGATTCTTAAACATATATGTCATTTATGACATATAAGGTAGCCGATGCAATGTAAATAATGGCAGAAGGAGGATTATCTCTGCCGAAAGCTCGCTAAGAGATTTTTTAGCACTCCAGAGTTTCGGAACCAAGCTCCACCTTGGTTTCCAATGTCGCTTTTGGCTAGCATCCGCTAAAGTTCTGGAGTCTGGAAATCGGAAATTTCCAGACTCTGGGATGAGTCCTGAGACATAATCGGAGAAGATTCTGGAATCACTTCAAATGTGAGTTGTGGCAATATTAGCTCGAATCCATAATACCACATATATCCACTCTCTTTCACTGATGGTAAGCCTCTATCTCTCATCGCTATACCAAATGCTGTATGCGCTGGAATTTTCTTTATGCCTCGTCTCTCGAGCCAGCCCTTAAACGCATTATAGATAACAGTGGAATTTACCTTAAATTCAGGACCAGTTCGACACATTTCATGATGAAACTGGAGATAGACATCTATCTCTTTCCGGCAGTTATTAGTCGATTGTAATACGATTTCGGGCAATATTAATCTATCTCGATAGGAGCGCTTAGCTCCCCCAAGACAAATGTTAAGGAATGCTGATAAATTCTCTTCCTTAAGTAATTCGATGATCATGTTTGGATCTAACTGTCTTTCATTAGGTCTAGATGGATTTTCGACAAAAGAACAGTTAAGAGGGATCTCAATAGTTCTACGCCATATCGCATCATCAGCGCTAAACGATAGCCTATGATCGGTCAGGATGACAAATTTTGCCTTGGAATAGAATTCTATCGGGGCCTTATATAAGTGTCTCGCCTTAATTGAATCATGCCCTGTTAACAACTTGAGTAGAGCCTCGTTGATCTTAACTCCCTTATTAGCTCCAGGGAAAACAGTTAATCGTCTATCTTCAAGCTCAGCCAAAAAGGGTGTAGCAGCATTTGTCACCTGTATCTTCTGGAAAACACTATTATCAACAGAGCGATAGAAGTTAGATAATAGGCCCTTCATCATCTTCATTAGTGTAGACTTCCCACCGGCTCCTACTCCGTAGAAGATAAAAAACTTTTGTTCTATCACATTGCCTGTAAGACAATAGCCAAGAACATCAACCAAAAAGTTGCGTAATTCTTGGTCACCCAGCGTTATATCGTTGAGAAATTTCTCAACGAGTTTTCCCTCAGCGCTAGGATTATACCTGACCGAACAGTGAAAAGAGATTAGATCTAATGAGGTGCGATGGCGAATCTCTCCTGTATGAAGGTTAATTAGTAAACCATCCATAACAGGCAATACATCATTGTTTTGATCCAAGAGACTGGAGAAATCTTTATGACCGAGATATCTACTAGCATTCTTCTCTAGTTTCTCAATAAAGCCCGAATTATAAGATTTCTGAATGGTCATATTGTATAACCCAAGATATGTCTTATACTCCTCTTGACGAGGATAACTTATGGTTCTGAGAAATCTCTCAAATCGTCTCTTAGCATTACCTATATACACAGGTGCCAGAAGATGAAGTTGCATCTCGTGTATGTGGCTCTTTTCCCATACAAGTTTCACGTCACTCCAGACATATGGAACACAACTCTTCTCATGGATAGAGAAAACTATTCTGTCTTTGACGTGCTCGAAGATGAATGTGTACACACCATTATCTCCCATCTCAGATAGAAGCTGAATATTTCTCCGAATTACAGACTCGTCGATAGGATATGAATGATTTATGTCCGTATCCCATTCGGACAGAAAATGGTTATAAGACAACTCACCAACATCCTCGCGAAACCAGTCCAATAAATTGGGAGCTTGAAGATCTTCCTTCCACGCTGTCTCTATTAGATCCTTTGCTGAAGCAAAGAGATTGACCAAGGTATCTTTCCCCACAGAACAGATCGCCTTAACAGATCTGGTGAGAGTTGAAATACCGCCTCTTACAATTAGTTTGTTCTTATCAAGACAACGAAGTAGATGGAGTAATCCCATCCCATCCAAAATATCACCTGGTTTGATATCATCAATCACATCAAATGTGTAAGATGGAAGATGTAGAGCTTGTCCGCTCTGAATTGCGTTGTTTGTGGATAGATATGAAGATACGAATTGAGATACTTGATCCGATTGAATTGGCGATATTGCAGATGCATTGGTTACATGAGAACTATATTGATTGTTAACCAACTCTATTTGGGCTATTGGCTCGGGAATTATAGTTCTGTTATCTCTAATATCCTTTGGATATTCTTCAAGCCTGAGTAGGCGCAATAAAGGAGAATTCATCTGAACTGGTTTAGATTTGTTGATAGGCCTTGTCCATTTCGCCGATTGTATGTCATATGCTAGAAAAGGGACAAAGTCGTTATTAACCTTACAGATTAATGATACTTTTCCCATATTCACGGTAGTTTCTCTAGATAAAACTCTAGATTCGGTGTAGCGGAAATAATAATGCCGCTCCTTATCAGCATCATCAACAATGAATGTATTCAAGTTAATATTTAATATTTCCGCTAGTTCCCTCCAGTTTCCCATGTTTTCTGCCGATACTGAAATGGTGATTAGGTTGGATGCCCTACCGACAAGAACTCCAATACCTATGGGTTTATTCTGTGTAACTGCGATCTGATCGCGAATTGCTTTTACACCAGTTTCCTGGGTATGTAATTGCCAATCGAACGATAATGGGACCATTTCAACCAAAGGAATTGGAACCATTCCCAGTGAAATTATTTCATCCGCTGCTTCCAAGATCCGCTTATTCATAACGTTCTGATCAAGTTGTGACGTCTTGATCTCTTGCATTGCTTTTCTCACGGTCGACAATGTATGCTCATTCAAGTAGAGCTGACTGTTAGTGAAAGATAGTAGAGTTTCTTGCATTCTGGAAAAAGATTCGCGAATGTTAGCGAACTCTCTGAACGTTGTGGACGTCGATGATGTTATTTACTGAGCAAGAAAAAAATATTTGTAACATTGTTGTCAACGTTGCTCTCAAAACTGAATTACCAATTAAGAATTAATAAAACTCTCGGCAGATAAGGAAATAAAAGGATGTCTCTGTACAATCACCCGTCATCTTCACAGTCATGGGGACAAAGTGGATTTGGACCTGTTGCAACACATTATCCTCCTCTTCCTATGAATTATGATCCAGGCTATGCACCAGCCTGTAGTTCATTAACTCCTATCACATTTGTACTAGCACCAGAGACGCCCCCTGATTTCCGTGATCGAGCAGTTCGTGAACATAAAATCTGTGAGTCACAAATGTATACAATCACTCTCAGTGGGCGTGACCTTTTAGAAATTCTGACCCTGCTTCACAGAGCTGACAAGAGTAGAGTAGAGGCGCAAGAACGACGTTTGCGACAAGGTGCTGAGGTTGGAACTCGGAGGAAGAAGCTTCGTGCTCTGTTGCTAATGGCTGTAGATGATGTTAAATTAGATACTCCTGTCAATTTGGTGAGAGATTAAGATTGTTTATTCTTCAAAGATGAATGTCGGGCTCTATGTATATATGTAAAAAAAATCTCCAGAGTTCTGGAGATTTTTAGTGGGGAGATCGTAATTTCCTGTTACGAAGTGTTACGAAGTGTTACGAAGTGTTACGAAGTGTTACGAAGTGTTACGAAGTGTTACGAGGCTTAAAGAGATCTAAAATCGTAGAAATCCATGAATACATATCGGCATCGATATATCGACGAGGAGTGGTATCCCGTAGAGAAGGTTATGGGACCAATTGATTGGAGATCAACTTCATCGGATGTAAGATATCCCTACAGAGCGAAGTTGAGCCAATTTTATCCTGTAGTTGATCATGCTCGGACATGGGCACAGTTGCGTGGAAGACAACAGAAGCCAAAGATTTCTCAAACATTCATCTTATCCTTTGCCTACAAGAGTGAAGGGATGTCAAGAAGATTCGTAGAAGCCCAACAATTGTGTGCCAAATCAGGAATGAAGATTTATGCAGAAGATATCATCTTTCGTGGTCTCCCGGCTTCAATGGTCATAATTGCCGAATCTGATGTGGATATGGACGATGCCATAATTTTTGGCCGCTCCTCACAGCCGTTGAAAGACAGAACCATTCCCAGGACAGAGCTTGTTGTGGTCGATCAATGAAAAATTCGCTGGGCGCTGTAGATCAGAACCAAAACCCATGAACTTACCAAGGTAGCTTGGTACATGCTCACTTTTTATACAAATCATCAATAATCCTCCTTCTATTATTATCCATAGCATCATGTCTGTTATTCCATGTATCACAAAAAAATATCTCCTCGAAGGAGATATTTACATTAACGGATATCTTAAGCCATGTACATATGTAAAAAAATCTCTAGAGCTCTCTAGAGATTCCGGAAGATGCTAGCTAAGGGTTAACAGCCGCCCAATATATCAGCGCATAGCTGATATAACAACAGTTTTTGACAGCTGTCAAATATCGATATTTTCATGGGATTCTTTTCGCCAAATGTGGCTGTAAAGGTCATCCTCTTCATCAGACGCTTTGAACCCCATCTTTTGCCAAAAAGGAATAGATGTCTCCATTGGATGTTCAGCTCCAAGTTTCTGACCCGGAAAAATGTTTGCCTCAATATATGAGAGCATATACCGACCAAGCCCTGCTCTCGGAACAAATGATTGAATAAGAAGAATTGCATGGACATCTCTAGAAAGAGTAAAGAATCCAACTATTTTCTGAGTAACCCAGTTCCAAGCCACATAACTATCCTGGCGAGAATCATAGATGATTCTGCGGTTATTAAAGAAGCTTTTACCCTCGAACGGAGAATTTGCAAGAATTCCTATCAAATCAAGAAATAAATCCACAGGGTCGGGAGGTGGACGAACACGACAGTTGTATTTATGTTCGATATCAAAGTAATCACGATCATTGTCATGACCGTCAGAGCCTGGTCGTCCTAAGCTCAGATAGAGTATATGATCTTCTGGCGGGACATCATATACTTTTCCATCTCCTATCATGATTGTTTTCCGGCACTCTCCATATCAGGCGAGGTCATCAATTTTAAACTCCAGCGCGCGGAAGCTTTCCTTCATCTTAGTGATCTTTCTGCCAATAATGCTTCTTCTCTCATCTCCCCTCAACATCTCCCTACAATATCTCTCATGCAAGAGATATCATTCCATCCATCCTCCCTATTTATCAGGTAGTGTTAATCTAATAAGAACACATACAACAAGTATTAATATCAACGGCTGTATGATTGTGACTCCAAGATCAGCTGGTGATTGGTGCACTACTTCCTCTCTGCCCTCCAACACACTAGAGTGAGGAGTCATCTCATGAGTGAAGTGTTCTGGTGTATACAGTGCTGCCGTGTCAGGGCTACCCACTCCAAACAACTGGCTCAGATCATCATTCTTGCTCATATCAATCAGCTTCCGGTCTTGGCCTGCAACACATTCTTTGTAGTAGTAAGCGCAGAGCTCAGAACAGAACATCTCCCTAGGACTCTCACCCTCTGTGTTGAGTGAGATGCCCAACCAGACGGCCAGGAAGGGGGTTACGGTTTGAGTGAATACCCAACCTCGATATTTCTCAGCAAATTGCAGAGTCAGCTCAGCTAGCTTGGGTGTCCTAAATCGAGATTTCAAACGACGCACTGAGATAATGTTGTAGCGCTCAGTGGCCCAATCTGCATCAGAGAAACCAACACCAACTAAAGCTTTACCAGTGACCGCATCCATACGCTCGCCTGTGTTGATCTCGAGGAAGTAGAGTTTACCACATTCATTGAGGGAAACTCTCTTGTTACCCAGAGCATCATCCTGCAAACGAACTGCAATGGCAGCATGGTTGTGTAGCGAGGAGGTGAAAGTACGTAGCAAGAAACCTGTCGCGGTGTTACTCGAAAAGATCAGTATATCACCGGTCTTAACACTATCCATTTGTTTGGACTGATTAAAAGATTCTCTGTAAAAGGGTTAGTTTCCAAGATTGCGCGATGGAAGAGTTGGATTATGAGCAGTTTTGGCCCATTCGATGCACCTGTGGCAAGGTCATTGAACCAGTTGCTCGCAAGGCTTGGGAACTAACCAAATCTGGATACAGTTTGGAGCAGGCTCATCACATAGTTGGCATCAAAAGGAATTGTTGTCGTCGTACAGTAGATAGCCCAACAACTGTTATGATGGGGCCCCAGATGAATAGGCGTGCAGTTGAAGGAATGAGGATCCTCAATGAAGCCCCTAGAGTGACGGGTGATCCAGAGGATATCATTCGAAATTTCGGCCCAGCTGCCACTGTCATTCGCACCCCTAGGACAGAGCCGCTACAACCACTTCCCCCAATGACTCCTTCCATCATAAGCAGTCCCATGTCTACTGCTCACTCCACAGAAGTGAGCAGAGGCTATGCCCAACAGGGTTGGGCGACGCTACAGCCACAGCAACTGGCTGCTCCCATCCAACTTACTGGGCGCCCAGCAGCTAGTCCATTTCCCAATTCCCCTTTCCTCTACGCCCCCTATCAGCAGCAACAGCAGCAGCAAGGCAGACCAGCCTTCGGTCAGTTCACACCATTACAGAGTTTACCCACAGCACCAGTCAGTGGAGTGCCAACATACGGGGCTCAGACTCCCAGTTTCTCATATATGCAAGGGACCGCAACCCCAATCTATGGTGGTCAGGCTCCAGTTCCTATACGCGGTGGTCAAGCTATTGGAGTGCCTGTGTATGGTGGCCAGATCCCTGGAGTGGCAACCGCTGGTATGCAGGGAATGGCTGGCGCGTTTCAGAATCTGAACCTGAACCCAGCAGGACCCTCCCAGCTGCCCATAGTGCCGGTCATGCCAACTCCGGCTCTTCCACCACCCTCCCCTATCGCTCTGCCTATTAGAACCCTACCCATCAGAGAGAGAGGTGGAGCACAACCCACTATCCTGATACCCCAGATTGCAGCCGGAGTGCCACAGGATGCACCTGTCAGGATGGTTGATGTAGGAGCCGGCTTTATGGTGCCCATCTCTGGCCAGCGCAGATATGTGGGATTCTAACTCAGTTCTTGGTGATAACTATTAAAAACATATAATCTATATGTTTTGACACTGTGTTTTAGTTATAAGTACTTATCTGACCTGAGTCAGATAAGAGTAGTTTGTCCAGTATTACCTCTATCCATCATCGATGTGGTGGGTGTTGGGCAGATAGATGCAGAAGTTCTTGCACACCAAAGCTCGGGCTTGTAACAGGGTAATTAGATGGGAGAAGAGTCGCTGGAACCACTGATCTCTATTTGGCAGCCCAGGGTTGGGGCGGATACTAGCTAGCAGGTGAATGTAGTGAAGTGGCCCCCTTACAGCTAGTACCTCATTGAAACAGGAGAGACGCTCCAGCAGCTGAGCTCGTCGCACACAGTAGCTATGGTCGGTGTTACGCCAGCCAGCTTGAACCTTGAGTGAATCAATGTAGTGAGTTCTAACCTGGCCAACCCTGGTGTAGAGCTCGGAGAAAGAGCTGATCTTGCGGCTCAGCTTCTTACCTATTTTGTGAAGTCCGCGCCGCTTAAGATGGATGATAATATCCCCGGTCCTAACAGTGCGCACAGGGGCTTCTAGCCAGCGTTCCAGCAGGTCTAGAGTGCTGCGGTAATGCAAGAAAACTTTGATTATGTTAGGATTCTCAATCAGCCCGTGAATAAGGGGTTTCACTGAGTCAAGCAGATAGCAGAAGTATGTTTCATGTTCAAAGCGGATAGCCAGTCCCAACATGGCCGTGGCATTCAGACTATCAGCCAACTCTGGGGTGGTAGATGATGGGGTATTGTTATGGGGTTTATTAAGCACTAATCCCTCCCCATAGAGGGCTAGAGCCACCGTGGTCAGTGTTGAGTTTGAACTATCTATGTTTGAACTGTTTGGATCACCCGAGAAGAGCTTGAAGATTTGAGTATAATCACTAACGACGCTGAATTTATTTTGTTCCAGTCTATAAACTCCAGATGGAGCGTTAAAACGAGACATCAAAGGTATTGTATATTAACAATAAGTGCTTTATATAACTTAATGAACATTGTGTATAACTCTGCTGGCCCGTTCAGTTCTGTTTCCGGAGCCGTTACAGGTTGAGCTTTTACATCATGCTGTACAGAGTCAGGCTGAAAGAGACCATTCCAGGCTGGCAGTCCTTCCTTAGACAGATAGGGTATTGAATTGTGCCCCATAATCTGAAGGAAGGAGATATCTGCCAGCTCCTTTGGGTTGAGCTTGTCAGCCGGCTCAGCTCTAAGCTCACTCCCGTAGAGTGAGAGGGGACTATGTCCAACAAAGCTGGCCGACGCTCCAAGCTCATCTCTGTGAGATGAGCGGGGGCTATATTCAGTAGGCCTACTGAACAACGCTCCGTGAGGTGAGTAGGGACTCTGCTTACCATGTTTAGCAATGGGTGCCTCGGCTCTCTGGGCTTGTGTTTGAAATTTGGAGTTTGATTCCCCAGTTGCAATAATGCGGTCAGTTAAGGAGGAGTCCAGATCATGTTGAATAATACGTGTGCCGCGTGAGTGTTGAGCTTTGAGGGCTGATACTAGTTGAGCTCGAGACAACCAAACTATAGTTCTGATCTCTGGCTCTCTAACAGTCAGCACTGTGCGGGCAAACGCTATACTGTATTGCGTCATAGAGCTCTTAACAGGAAGAAGAATCAGGACCATTGACTCCGTCAGTAGTACTTGCCGATCCTGGATCTGCTCTCTAGTGGGTCGGCCAAAGACGCCGAGTGATTCTTCCTCAAATTCTCTGAGGGCTGTGTCCAATATATCAAGATCGGCAATCTCCCGGCTTCCACCGAAGTCGCAGATAGTGCCTGCTGCACTGTCTAAACCAAAAGCATAAAAACGATTCCCATTAATCTCTGTAAACGGGATGACTCCGCCTCGCACATATTCGCGATTAGCCCAATCTATCTGCCAACCATAATTAATCTGTCCTATATCTCTAACATCAAACTCAGCTCTATGAGGTGAGCTGCTATATCCACCCGGTATGTTAGGGGTTACTTTTATCTTATTGGTGGGTGAGACTGGATTGCCATTAGATTCCATCCCAGCTTATGTAACTATTTTACTTGGTCTTTTAGCTCTTTGGACCGCTACTTATGCTGGACTAAAACAAATTTTCTTCCTACGAAAGTCAAGATGCTGCTAATCCCCAAGAGGATCATGCAGACCTGGAAGACAAGTGATGTCCCAGAAAAATGGAAGGCCTCGCCAGCCTCAATTAAACAGCATATGCCGGATTGGCAATATACTCTCATGACAGACACGATGAATAGGGCCTTTGTTGAACAGCACTTCTCTGACTTCCTACCCTATTACGATGGCTTTAAGTACCCTATCCAGAGGGCCGATGCCATCCGTTACATGTGGTTATACATCCATGGAGGCCTCTACCTAGATCTTGACTGTGAACTGCTCGAATCGCTAGAACCTTTACTGACGGTTGATCACGGCTTGCATGTTTTCAAGAAGGAGATCATTACATATGCTTACGAAGGCCTCATATACACGCCTAGAGAGGCTGATGATCGCATCAGAAAAGGGCTACCTCTCGATCATGGAAAAGGCTTTCAAGTCGGGGGTCATGGTACGTTCCAGAAACAGGAGTTGAGAAAGCTGGAGATAAAAGATTCAGCAGAAATAGCCAAAACTCGAGGATGGCATATTAGCTCTAATGGAGCAAGCAAATCCAAGTTTCGTTTTGCAAAACAGATCAGTCGAGATCTAAAAGCCGCTGTTGCCGATGAAAGTGTTGATACTAGTCAAACTGGCATCCTCTTCCTTACTACTAGTGCTAACTATGACTCAGTCACTAACTCAATCATGGCCTCTATTCCGCGCCATCCTTTCTGGCTGGAGATGATTGAAGCTATGAAAGAACCAGTGCCCTTCTACGCGCTGGGTAAACACTTGACTGTTATGATGAGCACAGGGCCAGGCCTTATCGATAAGGTGGCTAAGGAATGCGACTTCTTTCCCTACACTCTGCTGCCAGCCTCCCAGGTTAATGCCTACACTATCTGCGACAGAGTTTACAACAAGAAGACAATGGTTCGCCCTCTAGAGGGGCAGAGCTGGGCTGGCTGGGATACCAAAGCACTGGGCTTCTGCTACTGTAATAATGAGTGGCTGATCATCTGGTTCTTGCTGGTGCTGGCTGTCATCATAATAGCCTTTATTCTGGCCAGCAACTCAGCTCGCAGACGTTAACATGATTCGTTTTGATAAAGTGTTGTGATAAACTGGGCTGAGTTTGTATGCAGTGAAATAACAACTCCGCGCGCTCAGCGGGTAACAATATTGTCTCAGAAATGCTGAGACAATAAAATAAGAAGCAGGCTTGCAACCTGTTTCTTGTGATGCAACAAAACAGATGTCCGGTGACTGTGCCCGTAGTTGATGGAGTCCCAGTGATAGCGACTACTTCCTCTAATTATGACCAAGTTGTTGTTGGACCGGGCGGCAACTTAGTGGTTAGAGTGGATCGCACCACATGGGATGTATTTATGATTGTTGCTATTGTGCTGGGAATTCTGATTCTCATCTTAATCATCGTGCTTGGTGTCTATACCGCTCATGACCATCAGCGAAATAATCCACCAGCTGATGTCTACCGTGGACATCCAGGTACTAGGAATGGAAATGGTAATAACATATCTACTGATGCTTCAGTCAGAAACTCTGATCCAGGAGCCGCTTCCAATGGAACTTCTCTACCAGGTTGCTCTCAACTATCACAGACTCAGTGTCTAGCTGGCCAGCACAACTGGGATCAAACCAATAACAAATGTATCTACACACCCCCTTACTGGGGTGCGACTGGTCAGCGTGAGGCTCACAGCGATCAGTACTATGGGTTGGGAACAGTGCCTCTGGTTAACGGCATGCCAGCTATAGGTGCTGCAGAACTCTCTATTCTACGGGTAGTGCCGGCAGATCAGCTCTCCTTTGCAAATTCGCCAGGAGTAGCCTGTACTCAGTTGTGTGATCAAACGGCTGGCTGCCAGGGAGTGCTGTGGAGCAGAAGCTCACAGATTAATGGGGTATCTCCTATGACTGCTGCTACTCAACCATCAAATCCTATGTCACCTATGTCTGTGACCCCGCCACAGGCTGTTAAAGATCAATATCCAAAGCCTCAGCTCTATCCTGGGGCTCAAACTGTGACAGCTATTCCCTCAGCTCAGAATTTAACATATCAGCCCAGCCTGATGGGTAACCAGTGCCATCTACTGACTCAAGCCACTATCGCAGGAGGCCAAGGTCTCTCATACAATCTTGCTCAAGATGGAAATCTCTATCTCAAGCGCGGCACTAGGCCCAAAGTGACTGATCGAGTCTATCTCTACACTAACAAACTGCCAATGCGTTTCTGGCTTGATGGGGAGCAGGGTAAGAATGAGGAATATGTCACTCTACAACCACGCCAGGTACACTCTATCTCGTTCCAGCCCACTCAGATTATCAATGACTCGATGCTGACTGGCTTATATTCAACTGAGCCCTTCACCCCGGAGATGATCCCATCCCATCTGAACGACTACACAAACACCAAATTTTACGTTCATCAGCCCAATCAGCCACTCCAGCTCCCTGCTAGCTGGAAATATCGCACCATCTGGGTTGCCTACTTCTAGCTTCAACTAGAAGCACTATCCTGTAAATAATTAGTTACAATAACTAATTATATCAAACATTCCTTATCTAAGGCCTAGACTTGTTAAAATAGACAGAAAAGACAGGAAATCATCATCGCTACACAACCTGTAGTTAAATAAAGAGAGTTGCGAAAGATTTAACAACTCTTTGAAAAAGATTACACGCTGATTATTCCACTGAGAAAATGGGTAACACCAATGGGAGTTGTGAGGTGCCAATGAGCCTCCTGGCAATCTTGGCCATAATCTTCCTGGTCATTTTGATTGCCCTGATCGTCATCATTGTCATGGTTGTGAGATTCATCAACCAGCTACGTCATTGGCGTTACAATGTGGAACGCATATTTGACAAACTAGACTTCCCGGCGGATTTGATCCGTTCTCTGCCGGATGCTAGCACTTTCAGTCTGCCTGTTGCTCGCATGGGTATAGCAGCTGTTATGACAGCAGTGAATAACTTCGCTCAGAAACATTTGGATCTGCCCGCTTATCTCAGGAAGCTTAAGGATCTGCCTAACAAAGAAGGAATTATTCTGGCTCCCAATAGAGCTACCGGGGTGACAGGCGCAACTGGACCCACCGCCCCCGCTGTCGTTGAGGGAGTGACCGGCTCAACTGGACTAAGTGCTCCAGCCATTGCTGGATTAACTGGAGGGATTGATTTGGATCCTCATGCTGATGATATTATTATTGTTGCTCTGCGAGATGGTGCTGATAATAATGACCTCTCTCTTGAGACGAGATGGAGTCAAGTTGATTATCATGGACTTGGTACCGTGCATAGAGGCTTTGCAGAGACAGCTGATAGAGTCTATGACACAATTGCCAGTACAGTGCCAAGGAACGGGCAGGTGATACTCTATGGTCACGGCACTGGAGCAGCTGTAGCTGAGCTGGTTGGGGCGCGTCTATTCGCTGAGAGACGCGATATTGCTCTGGCCATGTACCTCTCCGGTAAGCCCAGAGTTGGTGATGGCCAGCTGGAACAGAATATTGACAAGATAGCCAATCGCTGGTACTTGATCAATACAGCAGATGATGTACCCAACTTGATCTTGCCAACCATGATAGCCGCAGGTGCCGCAAATAAGGGTTATGGCTTCTCCAGCAGCTCTCCCGACAGAATCACCGCCTTCGAGTTCCAGACCGGTGATGTTGTGCAGAATCACAGTCTCAAAACTTACCAACATGCACTCAATGCCGACATCACTGAGCCTTTTAAGCCGATGTGGCAGAGACCCCTGGCTTTGTATTGCCGTGGTGATGCCCGATAAACAACTAATCATGAGCTATATATTAAAAATACTTGTACAAACAAGTATTTTTAGTTGGCCAATTAATTAATCATAGATTCCCCTATATAAGGCTGAGAGCTATCAATTTGAGTGTTCCTCTCACATATATCAATACCGACCATAATGCCGGCGACCTCAACTGTATCGTGATCACCTATCTTGCCGCACCGATCGCAGCGTAACAGATCTGGAGTGTTGTGTGTTATGATCTCTTCACCCACAGTTTCGGATGATGAGGTCTCAAGTTGACTTGAATGTGTTCCCATCACCACCAGTTTTATCTAATTTATTTCATAGAGGTGATAAAAGCAGCATAAATTAAATAACTACCGTAAAGGATGGAGGGTGTTGCACTGGATGATTGGCTTTTCCGAGATCCAGCCGGTACAGTTCTACTCTATCCCAAGCCATTCCAGCCTGCCAATATAGTAGCTCTCTTGTTGAACCGTAGCCCAAACAGCTGTGCTTGTGCTCAACGCACTATCAATATCGTTGGACAACAGGAGCCCCAACTACTGGAGTTACTTGACTTGGATGCTATACCGGCTCATGCCTGGTATGGGGAGCGAGCTGGTAACATAACTATTGCTGAGAGTCCCAACAGCGTTCCCAAAGTACACGGCAAACTGATTGTTCTGGTGGGTTCTGATGATATCGCTAGCCTATCAGCCCTTGCGGCTCAGCAACCAAATATCAGATTGCTGAGAGTCGATTTCCTAACCAGCAGTATAGATAGCCCAACCTGGCAGAAAGCGGCTAAGTTGAAGTTTTCCACGGCTCAGGGCTTATATGTGGCCTGATTCAGAGAGGATGTTGTACGGGTATTGAAATAAAATAAAAAATATTCCAGGACAGAGGGTGTCTAAAGCGAGAAGCTGGACATGTAAACAACAATATGGAGTTTACGTGCACATTCAAGATGAACGAGAGTGTTTTCAACTCTCTCGCCACAATACACGCTATTGATGAGAGCCGTCGCTCAGGCAACACTATTCAGACACATAAGGCTGAACCTGAGGAGAAAGTGGATCAGGAGGTGGTTCAGGAGGAGCCAGGCTTTGACTGGAAGAATCTGTTAACGGCTGTGGCCCCTGCTCTTATGAGTGGATTTCTCAACTACCAGTGCCAGAAGGCGATGAGTCGGCCTTGTCCCCCCTCTGATGGCCCTGATGTCGTGCCTGCTGCTATTAGGCCTATCATACCTAAGAGTTCTGTGGATATGCCAGTTCCAGCTCCTACCCCTCTGTGTCCCGTTCCAGCCCTGGTGGTCAAAGAGCCTTGTACTCCAATTACACCTGTTATTCCAGCCTTGTCAACTTCAACCAGCATACCCGCTTCAACTCCCGTCTCAGTTACAGTCACTTCAGTGGCTCCATCCTCTGTCACTACCTCAACTTCTACTAAAACCACCACTTCCCCAGCTCTGAACGCTGACTCTATGATCAGTGTTAAGACTCTGTTGGAACTCGCGGCTATGATGAAGCCAAATCCGACAAAGTGAAATCTCACCCTCCACTTAAGGATTTAAAAACTGAGTTAATAAGCATCATCCCCATAGCCAGAAACAGGTATGAAACGACTGGGTGGCTGGCTTTGGCAGGGTTTCTCCGCTGTTGTCCTCACAGTTGTTCAATCTATTCCCGATGAACCGGTCGGGCAGACTGAAATAGTAATACCTCTTAAGTCAGGACTTGTTGAGCCAGAGCCAACGGAAGAATATGAAATCTATTTTATGCAAACAGTGGCATTAGATCAGATCACCAATATTAGCTCAGACTATAATCTCCATTTCAGAACTCAATATAAGGGCTTGGGGCCCTGGAGTTTGTATGCCGCTCACAAAGGTTATCCTCTATATATTGAGTTTATAATCACTCAGATATTACCGACTATGGTTTTGATTGAGTATGCCTCAGCTCTGGGACAAGATCAAGCTTTCTGGGAAACTAGCACTAATCTGCTGGTTGCGTCAGAAGCCTCACTTCTGTCGTATTTCCGAAATAAACCAACACTTGTAGTCCCTGATTGCTTATATTATGACTGATAAGTCACAGTTAACACAGATCTCAACAGATCTGTCTTCTATAAGTTACAGTTTAACAGCCTTGCTCCTCAACATCTATCAGATAAACTGCTCCTTTCTCGATATCAACCTGTTAAAATGGAATAAAATTTCCAAACATTTGGTGAACTGATTAAAATCGATATCTAAATTAGCCGAGCAAAAGAGGCTCAACCAACTAGTAGTAAACAGGAAGATGCGTTGTTCTGTTGTTTGCAAGGGTGAGAAGGGTAAGATTGATCGCTGCTCTGCTGCAGCTAAATTCTGTGTTGCTGACCCAACAGGCACGGAGTTGGCACAAGTGATCTGTTATGATCATGCTCAGGATCGACCTGATAGTCGACTCTATCGCTTAGTGGCCCCGGGCCGATCCAGTCAGGCCATAGATTTCAGCCTAAGGGAGGGGAACATACCGAAACAACCACTATCGAGTTTCATGTTCTTTTGCAAGGATAGACGGGCTGAGATTATCAGACAAGAGCCCTCAATTACGTTCGCCAAGATTAATGAACGACTTCATGCAATCTGGAAGTCACTCTCTCCCGCTGAAATGCGCCCATATCAACTGTTGCATTTCAACGACAACAAGCGATATAAGAAAGAAATGCGCGCCTACAATAGGAGCAGTCAAATACAGCCCAAGGGCGTAGAGGAAGAAATGAACAGCTCTGAAGATTAAAAACACGAGATATGAATAGATAATCCATATCTGATCTCACACAGCAATAATGATGAGAGTTCAAAACAGAGATGCAAGACATGGATACAAGCACAAATATGGTGACTCAACCAGATACTCAGGCTAAGAAACTGGCTGCTATCCAAGCACTCTTATGCAAGATTATTCAAGCGCTGCCTCTACAAGTTGGTGTGTCGAACATAGCCCCTGATTCCTGTTTAGGGAATCTGGACCACAGTCTTGCTGCCATAATTGGCTGGGTTGAAAGTGAGGATGAGCTCGTAACTCGTTATCTCGGCCAATACACGGCTCAACTCAGGCAAGCTTATGCCAGTCTAGATCATCTAACCCATCAACTGCCGGGCGTCACATGCCCATCTGGCAGCTACGTGGTATCTGAGCGCTGCCCTCAGAACTGGTCTGTGGCACTTCATTACTTGAGATGTATGAGAGTCATGGTTATAGCCCTAAGACTAGGACGTTAAAAACACCTGTTGAGGTGTTTTTAATCTTCACCCCGCTCATTGAAGCACTTGTTGCATCTGAATTAGTTTCTCTCGATTGCTTCCACGTAGTAGGAAGATGGGAACATTGGGACAAACGGCTTGTATCCTTGCCGCCCATTGCTCTTGAGTCTTTGCACCCTCACCCTCGAAGAGAAGTACAACTTGAGCGCCAACATAGTAGCCTTGTCCCAAGCCCTCATATCGAGGTAGACCAGCTGTATCCCAAATATTATACACAGCATTACGTGTCTTGAAGACATCAACTTCGACGCCAAGCGTATGAACTGACATGGCATTGATCGCCTCTTCGATAGGCGATACCACATGATTTGGATTGATCAATTGTCTCACACAAGTTGTCTTCCCAGTGAAGGCGTTACCTACGACGAGTACCTTAACATATTGTTGCATCTCGACTCGCTTTGTTTAAAGCCCTTCATTGATAATCAAGAGAAATCTCATTTTCTCCCATTTTCTTGATTTATATGCCCTATTCTAGGTGGAGAGTCTAGAATAATAACACATTGAAACATAATGCAAAAGAACCCCTATAATAATAGGTAACATTGTAAATATCCCATGATGGGATATTTTTTATAACTTCATCTAGTAGGACTCTCAACAATAGCGCGATAGAAGATAGTCGTCTTGATCACGTTGGCCAAGAAGTACTCTGATCGATAGATCAGAACAATACCGCCTGGTTGCCAGCCGTAGTAACGGATGATTGGATCACCCTTGAAGATGCGCGGCAACTGGCTGAATTTGACCCGCGCTACCTTGAGGAACTCTCGGGCCTGCTCTGGACTAAGCAGAATATGCTTAGGTACCAAAATATGCTTGGTCTTATTGAACATCATTTCACTATCGAAGAAGATCTGACTGCGCCAACTCACCATGCCCAGCACGGCTTCCTCAGCATCAGTGCTCAATTTGTGCTTGCTAATTACTATAGCATCAGTCACTGCATGGGCTGTGGCAAGATGCGCGAAGTTGGCTGCTTCTTCCTTCTTAAGTGAGGTAGCCTTGGGCTCGTGATGAGCGTAGTAGACCAGCATCTTCCTACCAGATCGGTCGAGGTAGATCGAAGTTAACATAGTACGAGGTGTAACTCGAGCCCCGATTGAGGCCAATTGCGCGATATAAGTAGAGTAGCGTGCCACGAAAGCATCGAATGAGATAGTGAGCAGCGGAGTTGCATCACCCAGAGAATCTGCGATCGGCGTTGGTCGCCCCTCCCGGTCTGTGGCGCTGCGGGGAAATATCTCGTTTGTAATGTCGTAGCCTCGATCACGGATCATCTCAACTTGCGTAATCTTGATTTGGAATAAAGTTCGCCAATTTCGTTCCATCTTTTGTGAGTTTGGCAAAATGGGATGGGCTCTTCTTGTTGTCATCCTGTTGATCGTAGTGGTGGCAGTCATTCTTGCTCTTGTTTTTCTTGTTTGGCTTAGTCCCACTAGGCAACAATGCAAGAACAACAGTGACTGCCCGAATGGATATATTTGCACAACCCAGACCCAGCAAGGTGGTGGGGAGACTATTTCTGTCTGCCGTGCTGGTGTGGGTATTAGTTGCTCTATTAATAGCGATTGTGTTCCAAATCTAGTCTGTCAAAATGCTGTCTGCATTAATCCCACTCCGACATCAAATAATGGAAATTCTAGCACTGGTCGCGGAGTAGGCTCTAACTTTAACAGAACTAGGGATGTTGGGAATCCCCATGGAACTGTAACTGAGCCCCGCTATGGTATGGCCAGACCGTCTGTAGGTAGGGATAGATCTACAGCTTCAGATTACCCTGTACAAGGCTCAAACTTTAATGGCACAACCGGACATGTTACCGTTCAGCCAAGCTACTCTAATTACTCGGATTATCGAGATCCGCGTGAGGCAGGTGTAGATCCCTACCTGCCGGCTCCAAACCCTGAGCCAGTGCAGAATACGTATCCTTACATCTCAGTTGAGCAGCCCAGACAACCTTATCTGTCTCAGGTGGACCCTTATGCACAAGATCCCTACGCTCAGCCTCAGCCCCAACCTGAACAACCCAGACAGTCAGATCCTTATGCTCAAATCCAGCAGCCACAGCCCTCTAACTACGATCCTTACACTCAGCCTCATCTCCAACCGGAGCAGCCTAGACAGCCAGATGACTATGTTCAGCAGCCTGTTTATCCAGCCCAGCCTTCAGAACCTCAGCTGCCACCCCAACAATCTCAGCAAATAACTCAACCCCAACAGTCTCAACAACCTGTTTATCCACCTCAACAGACAACTCAACAGCCTCGGGCGGTTCCCAACCAGTCGACTACATACGGACAGCGTGATCCGTTCGGTAGCAGATCACGCTCGGGTTCCCATACTTCTGATGCTAGGTATGCTCATCACCATCACAATCAACCTAAACCAGCTCAACAGGGTAGCGCTGATAAGGGTGAAAGTGGAACACGTCTACCACCAGCTCCCCGTCGCAACGCCAGAAACAACGTGGTTATCAGCAAAACCTTTGAGGTGATGAGTGGTTCATCACCTGAGGCCTATTCCCCACCGACCAGAGATGAGAATATACATGATTTCTCATCTCACAGTACAGCCCCAAATACAGGCTATGTTGAGAATACTGATCGCTCAGCACGTTCAAGATCACCACGCTCAGATCGCTCACCCAGATCAGATCACTCTCCCAGACCGAGATCAAAATCCCCTAGATCTGCAAGCACACCCTATGATCGCTCAGGTGGTGGTACTTACTGTCGAGAAGGTGATGGAGCCGTGCTTGATGTTTGCTCCTACTCTGGTTCTATTCTCTTCCTACTGTCTGATGGTACTATTACCCGTGAATCTGAGGGCATGCGTAAGATCATTAACAACAATATTCAGCTCGATCATATGGCTGTCTATGCAGGTTATTTATATGGAGTGGGATCTGGCACGCTCTATGTCCTGGATAACGGAACTCATGATTCAGCACATTGGAAGTGGACTACCTGTAACTGGTCTCCAGTCGGCATCAAACACATAGCCGCTACTCATGATGCTGGTCATCTTTGGATCCAGACTGAGGAGGGAGGTTCCTTATATGATGAAAATCAGAAAGTTGTTGAAGAGGATGAGGCCAGAGGACGCCGTGTTTATGGATACAGCAAGGACAAGTGGTTGCACATTGATGACAACTGTGTTGCCACAACCTCAGAGGGCAGGAAATTGGATAATGTTTGTGATGCAGTCATAGATCATAGAGGCGATATCACAAAGGTGACTAAAGAACATATGACTGGCCGTGGTGGCCATAGATATAATCGAGTTCGACTGGTGCAATGGAAACCCTATTACATCAATAGGCCTGAGTAATTGATATACATGTATCTGGAATACATGTTTTTTATTTAGCCGGTGCTGCTAGAAACTGGGCTATAGTGATATCTTTGCCGGGATCTGTGGGTGGTAGTGCAACCTGAGCTAAGGTCGCTGTTATATCAAGAGTGAAGTATTTGGTGTAATTCTCCTTGCTAATAATGACACTATTGTAGATAGAGGCTAGTTGTTGGTAACTAGTGGCTGCTTCATATAAATAAGGACGGTAGATAATACCGCCTAGGTGGTGAATGGCTATTAACTCTTTATCAAGCACATCAGCAGTCTTGATCAAAGTGCGCTGTACTAGCAATTCTAGATTAAAAAGTGTATCATACATCTTGAGAGCCATTTGTACCGTGGCCAGAGCAAGTGCTGTCTTATCCATTTGATTCATATGGAGCATGAGCTCTCCGACTCGATACAGTAAATCAATGGCTAGAAAGAGCACTCGTGTTCGGGCTCCCGGGTAGCGCTGCCAGAGCACGCCGCTAATCATCTTGAGTTGTTCGCGAAAGTCGGCCGGTAACTGAAGCTCAACACGCTGTGGCACAGCTGGTTGTACCGCGGCGGCTGTGCCCTCTATCTTAAGATACTGCAAATCTGTAAACAATGGATCGGTCAGCACTTGATCAATCGTCAGACGTTGGGCTGGGTTCCAAGCTAGCATCTTGCTAACCAGATTGATAGCCGCTGCTCGCTGTCGGGGATCCACGCCCTGGAAGAGACCAGTCAGAATGTTATTACGAGTCGTGTCTTGTAGTACCGTTAGGATATTGAGCATATCTTGATAACTCATGCCAATACGTGTGCCTTTGAAGATATAGGCACCTCGAAACATTTCAGCAAAGCAGATGCCAAGTGCCCAGATATCCATCGGGCCGGTGCGGAAATGAGGCGGATTCTGGTGTAACGCTTCCGGTGCAATAAAGTCGATTGTGCCCCTCACACTGCTGACCTGTTGCCCAACCTGTATATTCTCGACCAGTAGCGCCTCACCAAAGTCGATGATAAGTGGCTCTCCGTTCAGCACTACTATGTTGGTGGTCTTAAGATCACAATGCAGAATGTGATTTTGGTGTAGAAATTGTATTCCTTTGGCTAGCTTGTACATAAAGGGCAACCTATTACCCAGATTTATCTGACCGGCGTTAACCATATCTCTGAGTGTATAAGAGGCAAGCGGTAACAGCACACCAACTCCCTCTAGTTGACAGACCTTGCGACTCAATAGGCGAAGACCATGGATTATATGTGCATGATTGAGTCGGAACAGAATATCGATCTCGTTAAGGCCAGTGGTGCCGATAGTCTGATAACGAACGTCATTGGCAAAGAACTTCAGCGCATAGGTCTTGGGCGTGTGTGCTGTTCTGACCGAAAAAACTGTCCCAAATGTGCCTTTACCTAGCACCTTGTCTGCAATCAGTGAACATGAAAGTAGCTGTTGTTTCCTGGCCTCTGTTAGCTCAGTGACTGGTGTTGCTGGTTGGATCTGTGGTGGTGTAAAGCCACCCGCAATAGGTACTCCTGCATGGACTGGAATAGCAGGAGTGAATCTCTGAACTGGCATCAGTCCAGCCACTGGTGTAATTAAAACGGGAGGAGAAGCAGGGCTACGCTCCAAGCCTGTCCCTATGGGACCGGCAGGGGCTATGTTCAGCAGGCCTGCTGAACGACGCTCCAAGCTTGCTATCACTGGTATGCCTGTATATCGGCGCATCAGAAAACCTCAAATGGTTGAGATCTGCGGCACTGATCTATCTTTTCCAAGGTTGTTAAGTTGTGATTGATAACAAGTTTGAGGAGAAAATGCCTTTCATCTTTAAACAGAGCTCGCATTAACCGATGGAGTGGGAACCGAAGGATGCAAGCGTTGACATCAACGATCGTCCCATTCCATTGAGAGCCAGTCAAATCGAGGAAATAGTGAATAGCATTCCTCGTGTCAGAGCTGCTGATCCAGCCTCAGCCCAGAATGCCCGCAACCATTTGATGGTGTTCCTTCGTGATGAACTCAAAGGCAAGAAGATCTGTCCCTCTATGATTCATTTGTTGGTGAAAGAGACAATTCGGCAATTCTACAAGTCGGAGATAGAGGCCGGTACTCCGGTTGGTACACTTGCCGCAGAATCTGTCGGTGCCTCTACTACCCAGATGACCCTGAATAGTTTTTACACCTCTGGAGCACGCAGAACACTTGGGGCTGGCTTCGACCGTCTCAAGGAGCTGATCAATGCCAGCAAGAACACCAAGTTCCCCAATACTATCATCTACTTCAAGAATAATGCACTCTCCTTCGAGCAAGTCATTAATATGCGAGGTCCTTTAGTAGGCAGCACGGCGGCCAGTCTGATCAAGAATGGCAATGATGCTGTTGAGCTTGAGCTGAGGGATCGACTGCAGACTTATTGGTGGCATCAGACCTTTTCTATGCTCTATCCCAACGTCAGGATCCCGGCTTCGGAGTATGTGTTGCGCATACACTTCAATGTCAATGAGCTTTATATCCATAAAGTGACGCTGGCTGATATCGCCACTGTGCTGCAGCGCGCCATTCCACCAGGCGTGGTTGCCGTTTATGGACCGACGGAGCAAGGCATCATGGATCTCTACCCTGACCCTCAGCGCATTGGCAAGACACTGGAAACCAAGAAATTCGCCAGCACCCCTATTGCTGAGCGCGTCTATCTATACAGCATTGTTCTACCCGAGTTAGCTCGCATTCGTATTAAGGGTATCGATAAAATCGTGCGTCTCTTCCCAGCTCGTGTGCCAGTACTACAGGCCGTGTTGGAGGAATACCCCATCAACTACAGAGATTATGTGCCGGCAGAGGCAGTTACAGCGGAGATGATTGAATATCACGACACTCCTGGCAGAATCTGGGCGCTGGTCTATGACAAAGGGCGCATGGCAGTTAGCGGTATTACAGCCGGTAACCTGAGTTATCTACTTGAAGTGTGTGGTATCAAAGTGTTCGGCGATGTTGGTGGAAACTTCATGATGGCAGGGCTACCTGAGGATGAGCTGTTGGTTAGAGTTGATGCACAAGGGAGGCGCCTCCCTAATGAGGGAACCCCAACCAGACGAGTAGAACGCTTCGTCGAGGCTGACCGCAAGGCTCGTATCATAGCCGAGAGTGAGCAGCTGGAAGCGATCCGCAAACAGAACGAGGCCATTGATCTGGAGAACCGAGACAATCAGCGCTTAAATCTACCTTTGAAAGCCAAGCTGCGGCCAGGCCTGATCGTGCTACAGCTTACACCAGTTGAGCGGGCTAGTCGTATCATCATAGCAGAGACAGATGGAAGTAATCTGAATGGTATCCTATCCCACCCAGACGTTGATGCTACACGTACTTACAGTAACAGCCTCTATGAGACATATCAGGTGCTTGGAATTGAGGCAGCTCGTAATATCTTGGTGAAGGAGCTGTTTGACACAGTCACCAATGCCGAGTCTTACATCAATCCACATCACTTCTCACTGATTGCAGATTCTATTACAGGGCGTGGTTTACCGCTGGGTGCCACATTCTTCGGTATCTCGCGCCAACCCGGTGGTTACTTCTCCCAGGCTATGGTGGAGCGCGGTGCTGATGTGATGAGTAAAGCTGCACTTGTTGGTAAGAGCGAGGAGATCACTGGTATCTCGATCGCAGTGGCTACTGGTCAGAAACCGGCCACTGGAACCGGTGGTCCTTTTGATATCAGGCTTGATCCAGCAACTATGGCAGAGATTGAGGCTCAGGTTGCCGCCGCTGCACTGGAGCCTGAGATCGAGAGTCCCTACACAGAGGCCGATATGAACCAGGCTCTTCAGCGGCTGGAAACAGAAGGAGTAGTTGCTCGCAATATCCAAGTTCCATCTGGCATAGAGGCTAATATTTCTGACATCGAAGCAAGTGGTGGCAGGGTGCAAGCTTTACCCACAACTCGGGCAGGAATACGACTGGCGGAGGGCTTGGGTCCAGTGCCACCTGTACAGTCTCGCCCTGCTCCAGCTCTACCCCAACAAATTTTGGCTATCAGGGATCAACTTAGGCTAGGGATAGGACAAGCGCCTTTACCTGAGCGCAATATAATCAGCCCCTTAACAGCCGGCGTACCTCAGGCAGGGCTCTTTACTCAGATCTACAATTCACCGGCTCCAATCACTGAGATCCCTCAAGTAGGCACAGGATTACCTGAAGAACTACTAGAGTTGATGGGTTTGACTGATATCGATGAGTTGATTGGTGGTCCAACAATCCAAGAGCCAGTCATCCCCATAGCGGTTCCAGAGTTTCTACTCGAGTTGCCTGTAACTGAGTTGTTGCCCGGTCTAGCCTTGCCTCCTCTTAATCCATTCCTACTGGCCCTGCCTGAGCAGTTAACTGCGCCTCCTGTTACACCTCTAGCTGCAGCTGAGGATACTCTTGATCTAGAAGCCTTCCTGCAGGCTACTCAACCCGGTTTTGGTCCATAAGCGTATGGGGATCTCCCACTCCGATCTCGGCCCTGAGAGACTGATATAGTTTAAAAAATTCATTATATGTGATATATCAGCGAATAGCTGATATATTGAGGCGACTGTTAACCCTTGGCTGGTGGAGTGGTATTTTCAGCACTCAGCAGAGCTGGAATGATATTCTTGATAGGGGGTGGAGGAATAACAGGTCCAGTGTTACCCGGTCCTCCATACGTGTAAATTAGAAGCAGTATTATAATCAAGACAACGAAGATAGCCAGCAGAATGATCAAGAATCGTGCGTTGATGTCAGGACCTGTACCTGGCTGATAGCCGCGAGCCCAGTTCAGGGCATCTGTAAATTCGCCCGGAGAGTTAGAGGGCCCAGTTTTGGGCCCAGATAAAGGCGGAACTGTTAATGAGGAGGTGGGATCAGCATGTTGGCTCATGCTTTACCATTTGTTTTGCTTCCTTAAAATTCCCTTTGAGTGAAAAATGTTTCATCTCATTACATGCTAACCTTCCAGTTAAACTTGGCACGTTATGACAAGTGAGATGATGTTCTGTGACCCCGATCAAATACGCCTAACTGCTTTCTCAGACCTTGAGACATATAAGGCAATTTTCCACACGTACGAGTGGTTCAGAGCAGAGGCCCCCAGCTTGGAGCATCGTATCTCTTTCAGAGAGGCCTTCATTCAAGTGGTAGCCTGGAACTGCTTTCAGGTAATTGAGGATAGATCTGATGATACTTGTGTGACTGCCCTTTCAGTCACAAAGGCAGATAGAATGAAAGGTTGTGTTAAGGTCAGCCAGAAGCTTGATCGTTTTCCCAATGCTCTGGAGTTGCCGATCGACGCTATGTTATTACACAAGCATTCCCGGACTGGACAGCTGATACAGATACCTGTCAAATTAAGTCATGTGTCCGAAGTATTCAAGCAGAATGGCCATCGCCATGGAATGCAGATACAACAAGTCAGATCTGGTGGGATGCCCAATTATATTATTATGTCTTCTTGGCGCGAGGATCGACAACATGGTCTGCAAGAGTGTTACCGACTCCAGCGCTTAAATACTCGACAAGCTCCCCAAGATGCAAACCAGTTACCCAATCAAATTGTCGGTCAGCTCCAGCCTCAAGATGCAGGGTGGGCAGTGGAGTTAGTTGCTCAAAGTTTCTACCATCTAGACATGCAACATGGTTTGCGCTCTGATTGGAGCTCTGGCAGATTAGTCACTAATGGCTACTACCTAGGTCAGAGACACGGACCAGCTGTGAATGAGATTCTGGATCACTGGGAGTTCTGCCATTACCACTATGGTAGACTGCTTGAGAATACAGATCACTACTTACTTGATAATAAAGGTAGGCGTGCCATCAATATTTCTTTCCAGAAGGACTCCTGCTTCATTCATCTCTATCAGAAAGGTGAGATATTTCTGCGCGGCTGGTTAATTGATCGCAGCTTTGCGGACCTGGAGCCTGATAAATTACAACTAAGGGTGGCTGCTCTGCAACAACAGGTGATAGAAGTCTTTTACCCAGACGGGCATCTGCAATTGGTGCAGCATCAGATAGGCCAAAGAAAGACAATCAAAACTTACTCAAGACAACAACTGGCTGTAAGCCTCAATCTGGTTAATGATCAACTATATGGCGAGTGTCAAGTGTATCTTCACAATCGGGTCTATATGGCTGACTTTGCAGCAGGCAATCTGGATGGTCCGATCTATGTTTACGCTGGACGTAGCATTAAGTTGCGCTTTATTCAGGAAATACGTTTATCTGATGTGCCCAGACTGCAGAGAGATTGGCGCACATGGGATCCCAATTTAGATCGAGCTATCCATCTCTTCCGTATTCCTTACATCCGCATGGAACAGTCAGAGCTCTATGCGGCACCCATCGTCAAGTTCTTGCAGAAGTTTGGTCTCAATCCGTGTGAGCTGGATCCCACTATCCAGCGAGCTGTACCAACTTTTGACATGAGCTGTGATTTCTCTCCACTGGCAGAGTCCAATATTGAGGTGGAGATCCCCATCATTACCGATGATTAAAAAATTCATACTTAGAGTATGAATTCGATGACATGGTTGATATGCCTCATTCTATTGCTTTGTCCTTGTTAAGGCGAACAATCAGTGTCGGATATGAGATATAATTGTGTTTCAATTACGACCTTTGTTAGTATAGAGATATTGACAGATTAAGGGGAAACTGCTCTCCCATCACTTGGTTTGACCAGCATCTCTAAACCACAGCACCATGGCAGCACAGGATGTGTTCGACACTCTCAATCTACTTCGCCTCATTGGCTTCTGGCATTATGATGCATATAAGAGTTTGCGGTTATGTTCAGGGCGCTTCTTCCGGGACTCGAATACTGTGAATCATAAGAAGATGTACCGCTCTGCCCTTATCAAGGTAGTTGCATGGGCTGACTTTGAGGTAGAGGGAATGGAGCGCGAGGAAGAATGGGATGAGGATAGAGAGCAGATCATGAGATTTGATGTTGAATTTGGCTATGTTGAAGATGCTAAATATACCGAGCCCTCGCCAGAACGTCACAGAGTAGTGCAAGAGTTGCCCGAGTTTCTGGACCCATTTAAACAGGATCCAATCATAATAATAACTCGAACCGAGTATGAAGGACAAATTTGTGAGGGAGAGGTGGAGCTAGTCACTGTAATGGAAGTGCTCAGACATAATAATCTGCCTCATGGAAGGGAGTGTCATATCACAATCAACAACAGAACCGTTACGCAATGGTATGAGGGAAAGAAACATGGTCCTGTTAGGGGCTATACCGATTGTGTTGCTGTTGGAACTGCCCTTGTTGAACCCACTCTTTATCTAGAGGGCCAATACAAGGAAGATCTGAAGGAAGGGGTTTGGATTAACCGCGCCCGTAAATACGGTGTTTTTCAGAGTCCAGAACAAGGTTTCCATATTACCCAGACAACATACAAAGCTGACAAGAAGAATGGTCTGTATACAGTGAATGATCGTGGTTATCTTACCTCTCTGTACTACACAGATGATGAGCTTAGTCTGGATGTTACCCATAGTAAGAGCTACTCAGATGGAAAGCCATTTATCACACTTATTATGACAGAGCGGGGCTCTCAGATGACTGTGCTTGGCCCAACCGGTTCAGTTTTTATCCAATATTCAAGGACATTGGAATACGACGAGTGTGTGGCAGAGCAGTGCTCCTTCATCAACCCGCTCGGGCAGCTGCTTTATCAGCGGCAAAGAAATGGGAATATCACTAATATCAACGTTTACCACAGTGAAGGAGCGCAAGGTATCCCCGGCGTGCCGGATCGCTTGCATCAGGTGCTACAGTTCCATGGTAACCACATGTCAGGTCAGAATGTGGCCTACAGAAGGGATGAGATCTTTGTGGCTCATTTTGAGAACTCCAGATTTGAGGGCCCGCTCACAGTATACAAGAATGGGCAGATGATCTTCACTGAATCACTTTTACTCTATGCAACTGGGCAATATGATATATCTGCAGAGCAATATATGTTACGATCAGAGCATCGCTACGTCAGACTGGCCCCATACCTCTTTGGTTCCAAGCCGTTGGGAATAAGAGAGATCCTGGATGTAGATGCACTCAACTCTTTCATCAAGATCTTCAAGATCAACATCTACGATCAGAATCTCTATCTTCACTATGCCCAACGCTACACCGAGCAAAAGTTCAATGTGGAAGCTACTCTGCAGCAACACCACTACACAGAGCAGCAACCAGCCACTATCGTGTTCGAGATAGTTGATTGATTAAAAAATTCCTATCAATAGGATAGGAATTTACAGGGATGACATGTGTTATGTGTAGCGCGAGTAAGTTTGACCTGCAATCGATTTTCTGACTGGAAGGTTGGATGCGCTGGAGTAGAACTGTACATTGCTGAGATATCTCTACTCATACTCTTAGCCTATGGTCTGGTCATACTGTGAAGATAGCGCGGAGAACTCTTAGATGTTGTGACATGCAAATTCAGCAATCAAGCCCTAATATAGGCATATCTCATGAAGATACACTTCTCCAGCAGTCTGGTTAAACTGTTGACTAGACCCAATAAGCTCTTAGCACTCTCTAAGCATCTCTCCCAACAACATCTGCTCCCCAGCTCAACTTTAAGTTAAGTTCTGGGTTGTTATCCAGAGCACTGAGACGTCCCTACTCACGGCCTTAGCCCATAGTTCATGTATATCGTGAAAACAAAACGGAGCCGCCCCAGGAGTCATACCGTTTAAATTCACCATTCCCGCCTTAATAGAGGCATATACTACAGACAAACCTTTCTTCAGCACTTCGGCTAAATCATTGACTAGACCCAATAAACAGCAAGAGCATCTCTCGTCCCAACTTAGACACTCGCTATTCTGCTCAACAGCACACAATCTGAACCTTCAAGTCGAACCGATAATTTGAAATTTCCAATTAATATGCCCAGGTCTAGACCCTATACATCGATGAAGAAAAAATACAAATCGATCAGGGTCCAACAAGTTAGAACATGTTCAGAAAGTAGCGATTGTCTTGCTAAAATAGCCAGCTTAGAATGGCCGGTTTTGAGGTCATCGATGAAGAAGTCTTGCTCTGGGATGTGCAGGGCCAGAATAACCAGGTCCAGGATGTTGGAAATCACCCATTTATGCTAGATCCAAATGGCCCTAAGGCGACGGATTATAAGCAGGAGGATCAGATCAGCCATGTTTACAAGATCCCTGATATGTATGTGGGCTCTGATAAACAAGTGCCAAGAGAGGATTGGGTGCTTGACACAAGCACAATGAAGATGGTCTACTGTACGCTCACTACACCACAAGCAGTGGAGCGCCTCTTCCTCGAGATTATCGCTAACTCGGCTGATAATGTAGGTCGCAGTCGCCGTGCTGGGGTTGACCCAGGCCGCCTAGTCGTCACCATGTCAAACAAGACCATCTCCATCACCAATTGCGGCCTGCCTATCCCTATTGAGATCCATCCACAGAGCGGAGTTTATGTGCCACAGATGATCTTCGGCACTATGCTGACATCCTCCAGTTATGACATACAACGTCATGAGATCGGACGCAATGGTATTGGAGCCAAAGCTTGCAATATCTTCAGTCACAGCTTCACAGTGACAGTGCTGGATCATATTCGCCATCTTGCTTACAAGCAGCAGTGGACCGGCAACATGCGTAACTGCAGCCTACCGGATATCACTCAGTATGCTGGTACAAACTCCTCCGTCACCATCGCTTATGAGATGGATTTTATGCGTTTTGGATACTCCGAACCCATGACTGAGGGCCCAATTGATGGCAACAATGGATATGCAATGGAAACACAGGCTCTCTTTGCCCGTCATGCAGCTGATATCTCCTTCACCACCAAGGTGCCAGTTTCCTTCAATGGACAATTGTTCCAGTTCTCCAACCCACGTGATTATGCCAAGCTCTACTTCGATGAGGAAGCCACCAAATCAGCCATCCTACATTATGAGTGGCCAGAAGGCACCCAGATTCACCGCAAACGAGAAGGAGTGCAAATCGCTGCCAATCCACACATCATGCCTAATGTTGAGATGCTTGTACTGGACACGCCTGATGCAGGGCGTGTTATCTCCTTTGCCAACAGTTTGATGACACGTGATGGAGGCGTGCATGTTGACGCAGCCCTGAAAGCCATCTCCAAAGAGGTGATCGACAACGTTAACGCCCAGATGGAGAAGAGCCAGTCTAACCGGGCCAAAGCCAAGGCTGCCAGAAGCAAGAACAAGGCCAAAGCTAAAGGCAAGAAGGAAGAGCCGGTCAAAAGAGCCCATAAGATCGATATCAGGGATGTTAAGCCACATATCTCGATGTTGCTGAGTGTACGAGTTATTGATCCACAGCACACCAGTCAAAGTAAGACCAATCTAGCTTCTCCAGTTCCCAAGATTACCGTCAATGAGAATGAACTGAAAGCGGTTAAAGGCTGGCGCTTAATGGATCGCCTCTACCAAGCACTTCTGGCCAAACATTATAAGATCCTGAGGGGGACTAACGGAAATGGTCGTCGCCGCTACACTATGGGTAAGGGCCAGGAAGCCAACGAAGCAGGAGGACAGAATAGTCATCAATGCGCGCTCTATGTCACAGAAGGGCGCTCTGGTATGGGATATATCACCCGTATGTTGACTCTAATCCCTAACGGGCGTGATTGGATCGGCGTGCTGCCGCTGCGTGGCAAAGGTCTCAATGTTATGAATGCTAGTATGCTGGACATTGCAGAGAACACAGAAATCAAAGAACTCAAGAAGATGCTCAACCTGCAAGAGGGTCTTGACTACACCGTACCAGCTAATTTTGCCACGCTCAAGTATGGCTCTTTAGTTATCGCTGCCGATTCTGACGTGGATGGCAAGCATATCATCGGCTTGACGCTACTGTTCCTGCATCATTGTTTCCCGACCCTACTTATGGCCAACCATAATGGAAATGGCTTTGCTGTCTACATGAGAACTCCCTGGCTACGCGTCATGAAGGGGCATCAGAAGGTCAAGTTCTACACCAAGCGAGAGTATGAGTATTGGAAGTCATTAACGCCTGGCTGGGAGAGTTGGAAGCAGAAGTATTACAAGGGACTTGGCACATCAACAGAGGCAGATGTTAAGGATGACTTTCGAACTTCTCGCATGGTGCGTTGCTTCTACGATATTGAAGCGCCTGATGCCTTCCGTCTGGCTTTCCACAAGGATCTTGCCGATGAACGCAAGCAGTGGATCGCACAGCAGCTACCTATTCCGGGCATTGATGAGGTAGAATCTCAGCCCATCTCCTGGTTCCTTAGGGGCGAGTTTATTGAGTTCTCTCGCGCTAATCTCAAACGCATGTTGCCTAGGCAAATGGACGGGCTCAAGACTTGTATGCGTAAGATCCTCTGGGCTGCTTGGAAGAAGTGGAATATAGGCAATCCCAAGAAGAAGTATGAGCAGTTCAAGGTGGCCCAATTTGCAGCCTATGTGGCTGAGAAGACCAATTATCATCACGGTGAAGTCAATCTGTCCGGAGCTATTACTGGCATGGCCCAGGACTTTGTGGGAGCCAAGAACATGCCTTATTTCACCCGGGATGGGGAGTTTGGCTCTCGTGACCAAGGTGGCAAGGATTGCTCTGAAGCTCGTTACATTTTCACCCGTCCTGAGTGGTGGATCCCACTTGTTTTCCGCAAGGAGGATGAGCCCCTATTAACTCCATTTGTTGATGATGGCGACCCAGTCGAACCCGTAACTTTCTACCCCATCATTCCTATGGCCTTGGTCAATGGATGTGAAGGAATCGGTTCAGGTTGGAGCTCTTTCGTACCTTGTCACAACCCTCTCGATTTGGTCCAGTGGATTAGGGACAGAATCAATGGCACCACTCCCGATCAGATGAATGTAATTCTGCCCTGGTACCGTGGCTTCACTGGTGATATTCGCTTGATTGATCGCCGCCACAAGAAGAAGGTTAAGCCGGCCGTTGGCGGTGTCAGCTTGGAAGTTGAAGAGACATACGCTGAGCGTAAGGGTGCTACAGGCCAAGTCCATCAAGCCAAGTCTGATACGCTTGTCATGGTGATTGGGCCTAATGGGACCACTTTTGATAAAGATCCAGAGGATGACTTCACCAAAGCAGATGGTTGGAATGAGATGCCTGACTGGATTAAACAAGATGAGACTAATGAACGCCCTCTTCTCTCTATGGTAACTTATGGAGAGTTCCATATCGACAACAGAGGAGTGCTGGTGGTGGATGAGCTACCAATTGGGCGCTGGACCCTCAAGTACACCAAGTGGCTGGAGAGCTTGATGGAAGCTAAGGAGATTCTCAATTTCCGCAGCACCTCCAACGCAATCAAGGTGCGTTTTGAGATCCATGGCATGAAGAAACTGCCTGGCTACCGTTCATTGCGTCTGATCCGCTCCTTTGGGCTCTCAAACATGGTGTTTTTGGACAACAATGATCGTCCCATCCACTATGCCACATCCAATGACTATATGAATAGTTTCTTCGAAGAACGTCTGCCTATCTACGAGAAACGCCGGCTCCACATTATCAACACGATAGAGAAGGAGATTCGAGACATGCAGGATAAGATCCGCTTCATCATAGCAGTGATCAATGGGGAGCTGTTGGTGATGAATCGCCCCAAAGCTGAGGTCTTAGCTAATATGAGGCATCTCCAGTTGCCAGAACCGCTCTATACTAAGGTCAAGATCCGCAACTGCTCAGTCGAAGAGATCAACGAGCTCAACGGTAAGATCCAGAACAACCTGCGTCTACTTGATATCTGTCGTGCCAATACAGCATCTGGAATGTGGCTGCAAGATCTGGCTGAGTTTGAACGGGCCTACCGTCAATACTACAAGATGCCCCAGATGTCCCAGCCATCTGGAGCAGCTCCGATGCTGGAGATGGAGATTATCGATGACGAACCCGAAGCAGATGAGGTTGAGGGACAGGTCGAACAACTCACTATCCGCTTGACCTAGATGGAGGTGTTTTTTAAAAAACGTAAATGGATAGGTTTGTCTCTGAAGATGGCAGGTTAGTAGTCATAGTCAATCAGAATAAGACGATTGATGTCATATTTCTAAGTAGTATGGGCAAGAGACACTTTAGACAGTTGAATGGGAGAATTGGTAAAAGAGGCATCATGTATAGTAGCCCTATCCCTAATGGCTCGATTATAGAATTCACCATGCTAAACGTCCAGACTATTGGCCCTGGACAGGGCTCCTTATCTGTCAAGCTCAAAGATAGTATTTCTCGCTGGTGGTCAGGACAAATTAGCCTTGTTGCCTGAATCCATATCAAAATATCTCTTATAGATATTTTGGTTAATTCTTCTCTTGCCCAGAGTAAATGTCGACCAAGAAGAAAACTGGAGACGACGGCAAGAAGCAGGACAAGAAGAAGTGCGAGAAGTACCAGAAAGAGTACAAATCTCTTGAGGTGAAATGCAAACTGCGTGCCAAATACCTCTTTGCCGAGAGACTCAAGGCTAGAGCAGCCGAGTTTGTCAACATCAAAGTTCACGATCATGCTCTTATCCATCGCCTGAAGTCCCAGGAGGCTGAGATCGAGGTTCTGAAAGTGGAGGACAGAGCTGTCATCAAGGAGGCATTCATTGGTGTTGCTGCCATTGAGAAACTGATTCTGGATGGCAGATTTGTGAATCCTGAGGCCGTCCGCAGCAAGGTGGTTATCCGCAACCAGTTGACAGACTTCTCGTCTATCTTCGGAGAGTCAATCAGCATTGCTCCTCTCTTTGTTCCCATCTCGGTGCCCACAGCAACAGGGCGTGCAGCCATACAGGAGTTAGCATTGCCCGAGTTTTACGTGACAGCGAGACCGCGTACCCAAATCCAAGTCAGTGTGTTCGCTTTCTCCTTCGGCCCTGGCCTTGAGTTCTTTGTCTATGATATTGTGACGAGACAGAAGATTCCAGTTGATGTGTCAGCAGACTTTAATCCACCCCTCATCTACAACAAGACGGTTTCTGTGGATTTGCTGGCCAAGGAACATTTCGACATCGATATTCCCCTGGATCCTCATGAATCTGCTTTCCTATTGAATGCTAGCCATGTTCATGCCAACGAGCTGGTTGTGATTGAACCATTCACGGCTGATCTGGAAGAGGGTGAGAAGAAGGGTATTCTTCAAACACTGAAGCAAAATAATCCCGTGCCAGAGGCCATCTATTTGGTGCTGCTGATCACTGGCACTTCTGCTTTCACTTGGCAGTTTGGCTACCTGAACCGTGTCTACTGAACCATTAGTTATTGACGGCTGAAATAACACTTCGGCATTGGCGCAAAAAAACATCTACGCAGATGTTTTTAACCAAAGTAGCTCGAGATTCACTAAGTTTAGGGTTAAGATTCCTATTACTCTATGGCAGCAGCAGAATTGGCCCTATTAAGAGAGAGGCTAGCCTGAGCTAGCCAAGTGTTGAAATCAAGAGGTATCCACTCAGCAGGTTGAGTTATATCTGAATTAGGCTTGAGAGCGATGAGTCTGATGTTAGGATTCTGCTCTCGCCAACCTGGGTAAAATAATGATTTGCCCTGGCTACCTTCTCCGGTAAAGAGTACTAACAGCCGATCTTTTGACATCTCTTTGTAGTTCTAATCAGCATTGCAACAAGATCAGCTTTGAAATATATCTTCAGAAACATCGGTTAATTGCTGATATATTGAATCTTCTCCTGGTTGTATTTAGATCCGCAATGCTGAAGCTAATAGTCACGAGGTATCACCGCATAGCTGGTTATCTGGTAACTCACAAGACTAGGCTCTAGGTTAAGGAGAATAAAATATCCAACTACAGGAAGAAACGCTACTCGCTCAAGCCTAATAGAGCCTAAACTTCTCAGCAAAAGTAAGAGAAATACGGGATTGATCCCTGAGCGGATGAAAAATCATCAAGTAAAGTACAAGGCACATGTTACGTATTACCTTCCCGGAGATCGAAGTCGAAAGCACGAGATGGTCTGGTATCAGAGGTATCTCAAAAGAAGCATTTTCCGCCTACCCTGCATCACTTGAGGAGAAGTTGGCTGAGTTGGTTGAGAGGACTAAGGAGGGATGGGAGGTAGTCCTCACTTATGGTACTGGCTTTGAGGATTTGGAGATGAAGCGGCTCGTCTTTGCCGACGAAGAAGACTGTAGAGATCCTCAATGGTATCTCTACACTTACAATTACGGTCTGACTCAGAAATCGATCGAGCCCTTCTTTGAGGTTAAGAAGACTTGTTACTTCAAGGATGATCACACGAATCGCTGGCTCTTAGTCCCCAAGAGTCGAGAGGCCCTAGTCACTTGGATCGTACAAGAGAAGTTGGCCTTTAACGATGCCTTCAATGCGAGCGAATCTAAAGATAGAGCATAAGTCTAAAAAACTCCTAGTGAGGAGTTTTTATTATGTATATTTGTATTATAAATGATCTAGACCTTTAGATCAAAATAAAAGGAAAGGATGCAGGAGACACCTAAACAGGAGCAAGTGGCCACCTCAGCCCGGGCAATCTTGGCTAAATTCTATGCGCTCTTGAAGGAGATCAAGGCTGACTATGATCAGGTTAAGTGTATGTGGACAATTCGCTTAAGAATTCAGATACTACACAGCGATCAGCCAGAAGATGTACCTCTTGATCCAGCCAGATATGAGGAGGTCTTGTTCAAGATAGATACGGGTTCAAATATATCTATTTTGTGTCAGAAGGATGCAGATAGACTTGGCTTTACTCAGGCTGATATTAGAAGGAAAATTACAGCACAGAGCTTCAACGGCGACCAGGCCTCGATATTCATGACGCTTTGTGGCGTCACAGATGGAGATAGAAGTCTCACGGCTGAGATCGGTACGGGACCATCTCGCGAATCAAGAATCGGCATGGATCTCATCTCAAGATTTGCCCCAATTGCCTGGGCTGCTGAGTAAAAAAGTTAAAAACGTGATATGCATCATGATGTATATAAGTTACTGTGAGGCGGTTGAGTTAGGAGTTTGAGACTCTGAGCTTGAGGCTAAAATTGGAGGCAGAATTAAATAGTCCTTGAGTTCTGACTTCTGAGCGAAGGCCTGTAGTTCTGTGTTGCTTTGGGCTTGGGATACTATTTTACTAGTGGAGTCGATCAGAGTCCAAAGCTTTGTGTCAAATTCCCCATCCTCTTTAATTTGATCTGCAACAGCAGTCACAACTAAATCTAGGGGAGTAAGAGTGCTGAAATGGGCTAACTCCAATAAGTAATCTGCCTCCGCGGGGCCTCGAATTCTGATCCGGCGTCTTTCGCGTGAAGGCGTTACAGCACGTTTACCTCGTTTCATCTTTTTCTTTACTCTGTTCTCTTCTTTTGTTTTGAGACCATTTTTAACCACTTCAGCTTAAGACTGGGATGGTTATGCAACAACCTGTCAACAGTATTACCTCTCAAACTTATGGTGATGTTCAGGCACGAAGTAGAAGGAGATAACTAGCAAGATATAACTCAATACGAGGGATACTCCATGGAAATAGTTAGCACGCCCGTCTGTTGACAGATAGTTGAGGATGACTACGGCGAAGATAACAGCAAAAGCCTCAACCCAGGGGAAGATAAGGCTGAATTGTTCATGTCCATCTGGAGTCACAATAGCTGAGAAGAGCACTAGTAAAGGCATCTGCAACAGGGAGATCTGAATCGAGACAGATGCACCAATTTCTACAGCCAGCTGTACATTATTGGCCAGAGCAAACTGAATGGCATTGACTATCTCAACTACGTTAGTGATAAGGCCGAGGATGACAACACCAACGAAAGTCTGTGTAATACCGATTGCCTCAGTGACTGGCTGAATCGTGTCGGTTAGAATCTCAGCGATAAAGGCGAACATTAGAGTGGCCACCATCAGGATAACGATAGAAATCCTGATGGACCAAGTAGGCTCTTCAGCCTGGGGCTCCTCTTGAGTTATGCTTGGCAGGCCTGCCGAGCGACGCTCCAAGCCCATCTCTGTGAGATGGGCGGGGGCTATGTTCAGCAGGTCTGCTGAACGACGCTCCAGATCTGGAGATGCCAGTGATTCTAAAGAGTCAGAGGACTGTAAACTCTGGCTGTGACTGGAGCTCGAGCTAAATAGGTGCTTATGAGTTTTCAAAGTGAAGATGAGTCCCACCAAATAAGCAAAGGGAAGGACCCCTGCACAAAGATACATGACGTATCGGGCCTTCTCCATGAAGACTGAGTCATGACGCAGGCCAACTGGAATATTGACACAGCCGAGACATTCTGTGCTGTTATTAGGTAGATTAGAACACTGCCTACAGGTCCAGCTAGTTGTGCCATAAGCCTGATAGAAGATAGTTGGAGCTAGAGCTCCTATCAGGGAGGTGATTAAAAGCACTGAGCTGACACCAGCAGCTCGTCTGTCATAGAGCTGCTCTTTGTAGCGTAATCCTCCTGCAATCATAGAGATACCTGGTATTAATAAGAGAGCTGCCAGTAGGTTACCAATAATACCAGCTTGTACCAATCGGACTAAGCCTCCTTCCAGCAGAGCTGATCCATACAGAATAGAGTCAATCAGTGTGCCAAATGAAGCAGTCAGTACAGCTCCTATGGCTGGGGAGGTCTGCGCTGAGATACTGGCTAGACTGGCCCCTAGATAGTATGTGATTGGGATAGTTGAGATAACAGCCATGATCAGCAATAAGTCATTAGAAGGAGCTGCTAGGCTTGTGAATTTAGGTAGATAACCTAATCCCATCGTGAAGAGGATAACAGGTATCAGATTGAGGAATATGATGTTGATCCCATATGCTTTGTATTTGATGTAGTAGAGGTGAGCTGAACTATAGATACAAATCATAACATTATCACCTCTATCAACCTGCAACTCCAGCAAGCACGTGTAATGAAGTTGGATCAGAGTGGTGGCAAACTTACTCATTGGGATAGTGACGACCAAGAACCAGTTAAGCAGTAAAATTACAGTGTGGGGTATAAGTAGTGTGGTTGTGAAGATGAGTCTATAACAAATGAGAGAGGTGCTCTCACTACAAGATAGGGGTTGGGATTGAGGATATATTTCAGCTCGGTATCCATCATTAATCCTCTGTCTTAGTGACTGAGAGGATATAATCACTGATTCTGTGATATCGTCAGGAGCTGTCATATCGGATAGTAGAGAGACAGAATCCCGCTGTCTCTGGCCTCTCGTTAGCATCTTACCAAAGGGCCAAAGAACATAGCCTTTCAGGTACCAGAGTTGGCGTCCATATGGTATAGCTACGACAGTTAGGCAACAGGCTAGAGCAGTCACAACATAGAGTAGAGCTAACCACCAACCAAAAAATAGCAGCCAAGCGGTATTAGTCAATGTGACTGTGACAGAGGCGGATTCAACCTGTGCCTGATTGATTGGAGCTTCAGTACCTCTTTGTCCCTTCCAAGGTCTAGAACCGAAGAGAAATCCTATCTGGTCAGCTTTAGGCTTAGCGGGTCTTGAATTTGCAAGGAACTCATCCCCTTGTTCTTCTTGTATTTCGTTTCGCATCGCTTTTCTCTGTTGGGATGCTTGTTTAAATGCACAGCTTAAGTTCAAGAGATATTTGGAACAATCCCTAATGAAACGGCTTCTAATTTACTTGGATTGGACTTGCCACGCGATATATATTGCATGGTTTCGGCTGGGCTAAAATCTCAATCACAGTAAGAAATAGATTTCCTATATGTCGAGTTATTCTTCAGCATAACTCAGAGCGTCGACCGATATATCTGCCGGACATAGCCCCCGCTCACCTCACAGAGGCGAGTTTGGAGCGTTATGATTGGAGATGATTTTGTTCTGATCGATATGCCTATTGTCTTCCGGCTGGATTATAATGCTAATGAGATTAGCGAGGCACAATTTACAGCTGACTCAACACCATGGGCACAGAAGCTGCATAAAATAGTTCATCTGATTGGGACTGGTTGGGAATTAACATTCTCCAATGGGCGATGCTCCGATCGCAGTGATGAGATGAAACTCAATTACTCTAAGCGAGGGGATCTAATGGGTTGGTTTCTCTATTATTCGCAAAGCAGTATTCTTCAGAACATTAGGGAACATTTCAGGCTACTTCAAGCAGAGTCATTACGTAGAGACTATGCCCATTGCTGGATGTTGGACCCCAAGTCTATGGAAGATCTGCTGAGTTTCATCAGAGTAACGGGATTGTGCTTCCGTTCCGCTGTCAGAGTGGTTGAATAAAAAACCCGTCACTAACGGGTTTTTGCATGATTCTTGGCCAAGAGTCTTAAATTGCAGGCTAACCTACCGCATGGTTCAGATTGAAGCTTAAAATCGAGATATATCGCTTAACGACTGTTTACTAATGAAATATTTAAAACACTTGTTTGGAGTTACAAGTGTTTTGAGAGATGATCTGAGATCGGATATACCAAGCTTAGCAATTAAATAGACCTGTTGTGTGGCCTTTTTACATCATCTAAGATCTCTCAACAGAGCTCTGTAGGGCGGGGGATCTGTGACTTCATCTAGTTTCTGCGGGGCACAGAGAACCAGACGATCAGGGCCACGATGATAATCAGAACAATGGCGATCAACAGGCGGATCGCATTCTCGCTCCAGCTTGGGAACATAGAATGGAGTGCTGACAACAGCAAGTCATAAATGGCAATACCAATAATAACAACGAGGATAGCAACAACTAAACCGGCACCGGCTCCAGCGTGAGATACTTTCATTATTGTTTCTTTTGCCCAGCCGGAATTTTATTAAAAATTTTCCGATTTCCCATCATCTTTCAGGCATAAAATACGAATTTTCAGATAAAGTCAAGTATATAGTTCAAGCATGCTCGAGCAAGTCACCGAGGAAGTTAGGAAGCTGATGCAGACACTGGATGATCCAAGTCATGATTTCGAGCATGTTTTGACTGTCTACCAACATACAAGACGCGCGCTGGATGAATCATCGTGCTCAGGCCTAAGTTCTATGGAGCAGCAAGCAATTCAACTAGCCGCCTTGTTGCACGAAGTCGATGATGAAAAGCTGTTTAAGCTGAGTGATTCACAAAATCCATTAGGTGTTACCTCTCATGGTGAGAGACATGATAAATCCGAGACTTATCCCAATGCATATAGAATCTTGTCTTCACTACCAGAGTCTCCGGACTGGGATAGGCATACTCTGATAGAACTCACTGTGGAACTTATTTCTCTAGTTTCATGTTCCAGTAATGGCAACAGTGTGGTAGAGCCTCGTTGGAAATTAATTCCACGTGATGCAGATCGAATTGAAGCGCTTGGTGAGATAGGCATTAAGCGTTGCTATCAATATGGAGTTAAAGTGGGACGGCCCAACTTCACAACTCAAACACCACGAGCTAAGAATCGCGAGGAGCTTTGGGCTATAGCCACAGCTGAGCGATTTGCCAACTACAGCTCAGGTAAGAAGATTGGTAAACGCCGATTCAACCCTAGCACCAATTTAAACTCAGATCCAAGTGTAGAGGATTCAGACCGCGATGACAGTATGATTGCCCATTTCTATGACCGCTTGTTGCATGTTCATCAACTTCAGTCGAGAAACCAATACCTGCAGGCTATCGCTGACCAACGTCATGAAACTTTGATTGAATTTATCTTGGCCTTCGGTACCACAGGTGTTTTACCACCTATCCCTAACTAACATGATTAAAAAACTTTCCTGTGATTTAAGAAAGTTGCATGTTCTGAAATGAGCTCTAGTAGTGCCAACTCTCTCTTAATCAACCCTTCCCCTATCAACTCCGATGATTATGGTGAAATTAAGACAGGACGACGCTTCCTATTACATTGGAATATACTGGCCCTTTTCCTCTTTCTCTTCACAGTTGTACTATCGCAGTTCTGGTTTCAGGCTTTCTACGAATTCTACCTGGAACGGACCAATAACAAACCAAGTTGGTGGCACTTATTACTGATTGCCATGATCTTGACTCTCTTCTTCTATCTGCTCATGGTCTATGTCTTCAGGATTCCGTTCATTGCTGTTAATTTGTAATTTTTCTGGTTAGGAAATGGCAGGGGCTGGTCACAAGATAGGAGCTGCAGTTCTCTTAATTGTGGGTATTATCCTGCTAATCGTGTTCTTCGTGCTTTTTGAGCAACAACGCCGTAAAGGTAAGCCTTATGAGTGGTGGGAATGGGTGTTACTGGCTGCTTCTGTCATCCTCATAATAGGCGGGTCAGTATGGCTTGTGATTGCACTGACTAAGAATAGTGTGACTACCACAACTTTGCCACTCGGCACTTACCCTGCTGCAGGCACTCAGCACGTAACCAACATCTCTGTTTGAGATTCAGATTTGCTGAGATAAAAGTTATCTAGAATTTTGTTTGAGTAGGAAAGCTCTTGTAGAGATGGGTTTTCTACTTTTCATCATCGCCGTCATTTTAATCATCGTAGGCTTGGTCCTTTGGTCCAAGCAAGCCCCTGGCACGGGAGCCGGTTGGGCCAGTTTGCTCATTATTGTGGGGGTTATTTTACTACTCGTTTCCCTCGTTGTGTAGGGGAGGTGTAGAGGTACTATAATGAAAACTCTCTGTCAGAGATCCGACAGCTCAAGAGATTTATTATTAAATAAATCTATGTAAAGCCTATGGTCTATTATTTGTTGTGGCTGGTGGCTATTGCCCTTATTCTCTTCGGAATTCTATTACTTTCGAGTATGGAGATCAAGATATCAGACCCCAATAATTCCTCGTTGGTGCTTATGGCTTTCTCGCTCACTTTGTTAATGTCTATTCCCCTTATTCTTGGGCTATCTTTGGTGGTTGGTCTCCTGTTTATTTCACCTCAGTCTGAGCGCAATTCCAACAAGGTGTAGAAAAAAGCGACGTAAACTCTTATACATTTATTTACTAGTAGAAAAGTGCTGGTGAAAATGGTTAGTGTAACAGCCGTCGTGATTGCAGTGATCGGCTTAATACTAGCTGTAATAGGAATTTATCTCTACTCGATTGAGAATGTGACAGATAAGCCTCAAACTTCTTGGGGCTCATTGTTGGTGGCTGCTGGTTTCGTGCTGTTGGTTGTCGCTATCTTTGTTGCAGGTCTCAGCAGTTAAGCAAAAATAAATTAAACCCACAATACAGCGTTGTGCAATTATTCCAAACGCTGAGATGGTTCGTTTTCTCTGTATTGGCGACCCTCATATTAAGGTCTCCAGTATGGCCCGTTCGGAGGCTATGATTGAGTCTATCATTCAGATAGCACAAGAACTGCAGCCCGATTTTATTGTTGATCTGGGTGATACCCTCGATACTCATGAAAGAATTCACATCAATGCACTGGCCAAAGCGGTTGATATGCTTAAGCGGCTGGCTCAGATTGCTCCAGTTTACGTGTTGATTGGCAATCACGACCGAGCTAATGCCAATGATTTTCTCTCTCCCATTCACCCATTTCTGGCGCTGGAGGGTTATCCCAATATCATAGTTTCGGGTGATGTGATTTGGCGCGAGATTGATGGTCAGCTCTTTGTTTTTGTGCCTTATGTGCCGCCTGGTCGCTTCCAAGATGCTCTGGCTCGTTGCCCAGAGTGGCCTAAGGCTACAGCTATTTTTGCTCACCAGGAGTTTAGAGGCTGTAAGATGGGGGTTGTAGCCTCAACAGTTGGAGATGTCTGGCCCAGTAACTATCCTTTCGTTGTCTGCGGCCATATCCATGGCTATCAGTGGTTGCAGAGTAATCTATGTTATGTTGGAACTCCCATTCAGAATGACTTTGGCGAGGATGAGAACAAGGCTATTATTCTCTTCACCATACAAGCTTCAGTTGAGCCTATCACAACCTCCACTGAAGCTGAGTTGGGCCAACATATCATCGGTAAGCTGAGTGTGGCAGAGCGACGTATTGAGCTCTCTGTACCTAAGTTGCTAAAGGTGCAGCTCCAAGCTGGGGATGTTTATGCATATGAGATACCACCCAATCGCACTGTCAAGATTGTGATATCTGGGACTTCAGCCGAGCTCAAGACCATTATGAAGCTACCCAAGATAGCCGAATGGAAGAAAAGGGGCGTTAAAGTTGCATACAATGATGTGCCTCTTCCCACTTTACTCAACCATCAAATTAAGCCGCTGGGGGAGAGGAAGATGGTATCATTTGGCCATTTGCTCTTCCGATCTGTAGCGGGCACAACGACAGAAGCACTGTTCAAGGAGTTATTCGGAGATCCGCTAGTGCAATCCCCAACATTAGTTATACAACAACAACAATACCTGGCACTTCAGCCTCAAGTCAATACGGGGCAACAGAATAGTATTGTCTTCGCTGTAGTTGATTGAAGTCAACCAAAGTATATATGACATGTTTCACAAAACATGTTTTGAAATTATTGGTCTTGAGCCTGGAGTCTTTGGAGTTCAGACAGAATCAGCTCACTATCCTTGATATCTTTGGCATCTGGTGTTTCATCTTCAACATCGTTCTCGGGTTCAGCCTCATCTCCACCTAACTGGCCAAGTGCTTCTGTCAAATCTCCTGTGATGTCACCTCCTTCCTGGATTCTGCCTTTTAACTGGTCTAGTACATGCAGCATGAGTTTACCGTTCTTACTCTCTCCCAGAGACGTTTTGGCTTTGACACCAGAGAGCATCATCTCCATAGCACCGGCCAGTGAGTTCCTCATTTCAGGCCCTAGTCTCACGGAAGCACCACCTACACTCAATTCTCTTTCATCATTATCCCCCGATAGAAGACTCTGCACATGAAGAGGATCGGATACATGTTCTCTATCAGAACCTTTGACTTGAGATTGAGAACGGACTGAATTTATGATATCCTCGTCACTATCACCTTGATCCAAGCTTATTCCTGTGGAGTGAGACGGAGTTGTGTTCAATTTTCTCCCTGGGAGATGCCCGTGTGATTCATATGTCTCTATTGCTTCAACTACTTCTGCTCTGTCCTGTGTATTGTGAGACCCACGCTGAGATCCCATATGTTGAGATCTATCTAGTCCCTGTTTCGATTTCTTGCGTATACCATCCCGCTTACTGAATCTGTAGTCGTCAGGCGCGCTGTATCTCAGTCGTCCGCCTGCTCGCTCTTGTTGTTTTCGGAAGAACCAACCGAGCAAAAACATCGAGGTGCCCCAGCAAAGGAAGACAAAAAATAGAGCCACATCCATCTTTTCCACCACTCAGTGTCGTTTAAATCTTTTTCGTGACACTGATTGTATTATTTTGTTTATTAAAGGAGACTTGATGCAGAATGGACCTGATCTTCCTCGTCTTTCTATTAGCTCGCAAGAGGTGATTGATAATGTGAAACGTTTGACACAGATATATAGTCAGCCAAATGCCCAGGCTTTAACTCGACGTTTAGCTGAAGATCAGAAACGAGACGAACAAGCTCTAATTGCAAAATTAAGCCCTTGTTCGGCCGGCACCCTTGAATCATTACGAGAGCACTTGCCAGACCTTAACAGTGAGAAGCTTAAGAATCTGCTAAACGGTCAGCTCTACAACCCGGCTGTACTGGAGAGCGCGCTCTGTGTCAGTGAAGCGCTATTTCTCAGCTCACCCCGGGATGCTGGGGGTCTTGCGCTAAATGAGAGGATCAAAGAGTATATCCGTAATTTACACCAGATTGGAGGCGAATCAGCAGAAGGTTATGCTATGACAGCAAGCTTCAAGGATACCCCTAATCTCTTTGTAGTGAAAGCACCTCGTAACCCAGAAGTTGATAATCTACAACATGAGGCTGTAGTCGGCATCTTTGGCACTAATCAGCTGAGAGCTTTTAATCCCAACTTCGCCTACATTTTCGGAGCATTCCGGTGCTCTCCTCCTCTCGTTGATCCAGAGACGAAGGAAGTAGTGAGCTGGTGTCTCAGCAATGACAATGCAGTTAACTATGTTGTCTATGAGAATATCAATCCTGCTACGGCACTTGATGATTATGTGAGAACTTGCACAGGTGAAGAGTTTATGATGGTTTATATGCAGATCCTTTATGCGATCCGTAAAGCTGTACAATTGATTGGCTTCACCCATTTTGACCTTCATACTCAGAATGTTCTGCTGCGAGAGCCTCCCAACGGCCCCGGTGCTTTCTTTGGAGCTGAATACAGCGCGGGTGCTAATCGGGAATTTATCTCGATACCTTATGATACGGAAAGAGGTATTGAGTACATCAAGACTAAGCGCATCGCCATGATGATTGACTATGGTTTTACCCACATTGTGCATCAAGACAAGAGTTATGGCAAATTTGGTTACACGCCTTATTCTATCTTCCCTGATACAAGTTGGCCTTATCATGATGCTTACAAGCTGCTTATGATGTCTCTACGCGGTGCCCTAGAGGCTGGTAACTCACAGCTTATACCTACTCTCACTATGATCTTCCGTTTCTTCAACCAAACAGATGTACCAGAACAAGCCGTTAAGGAGCAGTTTGAAGTGCGTTATGCCTTCCCCTACAACGAGAGAACTAAAGATTTGGACTTTGACATGTTCATCCGCTACCTGCGGTCTATCTGTGAGTGTTCTTTCATCCGCGATCAACCAGGGGATGAGCCTGTATTGCGCTGCTCTAATTATTGTCTCACTTCTGATGCTGTGTTGCAGGAGATAGGGGGTACTGGCCCAGTACGAGCTCATACAGTTCTAGATCTTTACGATCTGATGGCTCAGACTCAAAACAAGGGCAAGCCGACACAAACTCTACTTCAGCATTTCGACTATGCTCGAGCCATGACAACTCATCTGGCCAAGCATAAGGAGTTGTTACAGCAGCTCCAGAGCAAGGCAGCTAATCTACATATCTTCGATGTGGAGAGTGTCAGTGAAGCAGACCTCATGAACTACCAAACAATGAACTTGATCCGTACTAGCTATATTAAGATAGCAGAATTAGTTGATCTGGCCGGCCGGCTTGAGCTCTATCATGTAGCAGGCGAAGCAATTGCACGCCTCTATTCTGACCAAGCTACCCTCAACTACTTTGCACAAGCTCAACAGATATTCCGCACTACAATTCAGCCTTACTTGGGGGAAGCCCTTGCACAACTCAGGAAGAATGATGCCATTCTCGATGCCTATACCGGCTTACCTGACAAACAGAAGCTGACTGAGAGAGACTACCGTCTGCGCTGGTACTGGGAAGGACGTAGGCTATTCCGTCAGATCATCTAACACTCCTCTAGCACCCTCATCTAGCACCCTCATCTAAGTAATCACATATAACACTATATGTGCTTTTTTTACAACAATATATAACATGTCTAGAACAACTCATCCAGCTCTAGCTCCATTTCACATCGCTCATAATCATATGACTCCGTGTCTTGCAAGCTATCCAGGGTGATAGGCAGGAAAGGTGGATCAAGCTGGCCTACCCGGACAGGCACCTCTAAGCTGTCAAGTGCAGTGTCGCTGCGAGCTAGACGGGTGAAACCGAACAGCTTGCATAAGTCGATGGAACAGAATGAATCCCGTCCAAGTTGCTTAATATCTGGCGTGTTGACATAACCAAACTGGATGATCCGGCATGGCTCTGTATTGCGCATACGAGGCAGTGTATCAAGTACGCGAAACCCAGATCCAATTGAGACCTGACCAACCCCTGCTAGCGGCTTGCCATGACGCACTCTGAAGTTGAGCACTACAAGATAAGGCACTTGTCTGAGCCGTTCCTGAATCAGAGTGATTGTGATAGCACGCAGTTTCTTTGAGACACGATTAACGCATATCAAGCCGCGCAACGTCAGGAATCGACATATATGTTGTTGGAGGATAGTAGGCAGCGTCTGTGAAAGTCCAGAACCGCCAGGTGTCTGTCTTAGACGAGCAGCAGAAACTGGACGCATACAAGGACTGTCGCACTTCCGTTTGAGCTTAAGAGGATCCTCCTTTACAGGAGCGCTGATGAGAGGCAAGATAGCAACCGGTAGTTGTGTTGTCCGGGACGATTTTGCCCTGTGTTCCACATGCATGGATGTACGTTTGTGAGCCATTGATAGGCTCACTCGTTTTCGGCTCAGCACAAGTATGCAGCATCTATATCGATTTCTCCCTTCCCCTGCTAATATACATGATTAAATAAGCCGTTACAATAAAAATAAAATAGGTTGAGTTCTATATTCAAAAGAAGGGCTATGTTGTGGACTCCACCACACTGAAGACGAGAGGAGCCATAGGCCTAAAGAGCTCAGAGCTAGATCTAACAGTCCTTGAGTTGGCACTGTGGAAGGATTCATCTGTTCTAGCATCGGTACTACTATTAACAGATAATTCGGCCTGACCCGGTTGATCATCAACTACGTCAAACACATGAGTTGCCCCAGTAATGGTGATGACACGTGGCGCCCGCGCTGCCTTACGGTCAAGCTGATCCATGAACTTGAACCAGAGCTTGCCGAAACGGGGAACTGTGTCTTTCTCAAACTCCTCATTACCCTTATCCTTAGCATAGCTGCGAATGGCGCGAGGTCGCATTGTCATGTCGACCGAGAACAGACGAGTCTCTGGGTTGTATAATAGTCCAGTGATCTGACTGATTCGATCGTTCTGTAGCATGAAGCTGTCACTGTGGAAATAACCACTGAGTTGACCATATTTAATTGTATGTACAAGATTCTTCTGCTCCTCTTTGTTGAGACCAAAGCGCAGCTTCTGATCATTGATGAAGGCATCGATAAGGGACTCTCGCATCTTCTTGCGGATGTCGCGCCAAGTTCGCTTAGCCTGAGCTTCCTGCATGTCTATGTAGTATTGATTCTGACGAGCCATCTCCTGATCGAGCTCTGAAGCCATACCCCGATGTTTGCGGAAGAATTCCATCGCCGCCGTCAGCGCTTCATAGGGAACTTGGGGCAAATCCATGTTGACAATTCGGGTGGTCCGCTTGTATGTGAGAACTCCCTCCTTGTAGGAGAAGCATTTGGGCATCTTCCCAAATGTAGCATTGTTAAATACATCTTTCCAATAGGGATCTTCTGTGAGAGCCGTACATTGAGCAAATATCGGATGAATGACCTCCTTAATGGCCTTACTTTTGCGTGTCTTCTTCCCAGTCAGATTGGTTGGCGCTAAGAGCCAACTGCTGTTACCGAGAGTAGAGACTGCATACGTTCCAGCCTGTCCGGTGCCGAGATTGCTAAGGCGTGTATCCATTATTGCCAGGAACTAAGTATTTACAATTTTTCAATTTTTCAAATCAATATACTCCCTGAGTTGCGGTTTTCGATTGGTCAGAGAAATCTGCTGGCGGATTTAATTCTAGTTTTTTCATCTTGCTGTATGTCATTAGCCCAATAGTATGGAGTAGTAATTGGCGCAACCGGAGCCTTTTTTAACAAATTTGTTAAACAGAGCCCTTGCAAGCTCCGTAGGAGCAGGCTTGGAGTGTCCAGATTCTGGCTGGGCTGTTAAGTGATCTGAATTCTGTCGTGTATATTTGAAGAATTTTATTTTTATTGTTCAGGAAGTTCCGGTTGAAGTCAGAGCATTGTTAATTGCATCCGCGCGCTTCTTCTGTTCTTCTGGGGAAAGTTGACGCACAACCCCTAACGGCTTAAAACTGTTTGGTGGAGGTGCAGGCGGTTCATATGGAGCAAAGATGAATTTCTGCTGGCGATATAATTCAAACATGACAACCACATACACTATAAGCAGAACCAGGACAACGGCAGCTATCGCTATTGCTGCTCCACGCGTTGTCATTGCTCTAAATTCTAGGGGCCCCTTTAGAAGCAATTAATAAAAGATAATGTTCACCGATTTATCTTTCATTAAGGATTTGAATTTGCTTACTAAAGCAGCAAAGGAGATGAGTGAAGAGTTAACCACTGTAATTCACTACGTCGAAATCTGCCGCCAGGATAATAGCACAATTTGTGTAATAGTTCCACAACTTGCTGTATCTAAGGCGTCCCTTCCCGATGTTACGTTCAAGAATCAAGTTATAAATGACGTTGTAGATGAGAATGAGAGACCTGCCCCTCGACAAATGGTAGCTTCAGATAAATTATTTCGTGGCTATACCACCCAACAGGGGGCCCATTACAACGAGTCTGAGATCACAGATCTCACACCACACAACGAAGAGGAACATCACTCTGATATAACAGGCATGAGAAGAATCGTGCATACACGAGTTGTACCCGATTTAAGCACAGAGTAAGACAAAATCCGTTATTCTCATACCAGCACGAGAATCTCATGTAAAATCTGTAGTTCACAGATTTTTTAACCAACGGATTTTTTATTAAAGATTCTCCACTACAGCCTCTTTGGCAGAGCTCAGGAACGTGTTGGTTTTGGCAATTGTTTCATCGAGCATAGCCAAATCTTCCTGGTCACCATCTTCGTCATCTTCGTGCAGATAGTGATCGATCATATATTGGGCGCATTCACTGAGTGCAATACCACAATCAGTGTATATGTGGCCCAGCACCATCAACTGAAGTCCATCTTGCACACTGACATTTGACTTGCCTTCAGATGCGCACACATTTTGTCTGAGGCCCGGCCCCTGATCTTCCAGTAGCTTGATGAAACGGTTCAGCAGCTCATGGGCCTGAACATGTTCAGCATCAACAACTTTGGCCACTCCCCGTAGAGCCCATAGGCAAGTTCTCTCATCCTCGATCATCATGTCGATTTCACGTTTGTAGGGGTCGAAGAAGAGTTCTGCCCCCTTATCATCAGCGAAGAGTTCGTCCAAATGGCTGAGGAAACGAGGGTCTCTCTGTTCTAGCCACCCAGCTGCCTCTGGATTCTCCGTTTTGCCTGCATCGAGGCGTCTGTTAATAGCAGCGAAGAACGCATGCTGTTCGATCAGCTCCGCTTCAGTCCAGGCCCGCTCTGCCTTATCATGTTTGTCTGCAACCGATTTCTTCATTTCCATAGCTTTCTTGTTATTTTTCACTGGACTGCCAGAGCGCTTTCAGTTTGAGAGGCGTTTGCTTGACGGCGACGACTCAAATATATTCCTAGTAAGATAAAAGCTATGATAATAAGGACCCCGAACCCAATGAGTAGCGCTATAAACCAAGTCGATTTCCACCACTCGCCCTTAACAACGTTATTGATTTGGAATTTGCATGCGAACTGTGATGTATCACTGTTATAGTCACACGAGTCATAAGACTTGGAGCAAGGACCTTTACATGATCCATTACTACAAAAGACATTGACAGGACAGTATGAGTAATTGACACCTTCAACACAATCAGCCTGTTGTGTAAAACCGCTCAGCTGGATATTGGTACAAGCGGAGTTGGATTGGTTGGTTGTGCACCAAGCTGACAGCACTGACTGGGTCAGGCTGTCATTGACTTGCCCCGAACTACTTGATGAACAGCCAAAATACCAAACCCTCGGGATCATGACGAGTTGCTCGGCCAGCAGATATTTGTTTGCTGCTGTATTAGCTTTAGCCTCGGCAGAGCCAGACCCATATTCGAACTGCACAGTTCCTCCTGTCTTGGTCTGTAGGCTATAGTTGACTCCTGTTAGAAAAACAACCGGAGTACCCCAATCCATATACTGATTCTGGGTTGGGCTAAGAGGAAGACCTTGGATGGCATTTCCGATGAGAAGTTCGTTATTATAGGAGAGTGCTCCACCTGCTGTATCTGTGATTTGCAGTGATTGTAGAGTGCCTTTCGTGCTCAGCTCTACCGGAGGGGTAACTTGGCCATTGCTGACCAACGTCGAGTTGAGGAAATAATGCTTCCTATTCTGGGCATCTTGATATGAGTCAAGCACGTAGAACAAGCCATTACGTTGTGTGCTGATAGTGAATTTATCGCCTAAATCGATCGGTCCAGTGAGAAAATAACCAGTCATTTTTACCTATTACCCATTTTTTCCAAAAGATGCTTCAAAGCGGCGCAACTGTTTATTCTGGCTGCTACGGTGCTGCCTCTAACAATGGGGACGTTGTTATAACAACGTTGAAATGCAACTCCCGTCCAGTTTCCATGGCCAATAAGGAGATCATCTTGGTTGTAGATCACTCTATCTCTATGTCCGATGACATGCCTATGGTACAGAATTCTTTATTGGCTTTCCGCAACAGTCTTGTACGTTTGGTGATAGGCCAGAACATCCCAGTTGATCAGGATGAGACATTTGATCGTCTGTTTCAGGAACTGGCAGTTGTTAAGCTGATAACATTCAGTGACAAGGCCCGGTTGATTTGGCCCACAGCTCAGCCCTCTTCTTTCGGCGCGGCTGTCAGGGACATCAAGACAGAAGCTTCCACCAATATGGGAGAAGCGATCTCCTTAGCCTATAGGGAATGTACACCAGGCAAGACGCATTGGATCATTGTCTTTACAGACGGCGAGTCCAATGTAGGTTGTAGAACTGTCAATTCCTTCAAGAAGCTGGTCTACGGCTCAACACGACCCAAGCATACGCAACTAATTACATTGGGATTCAGTGAGCACTTCAACTGTGAGATACTTGATGCGATTGGCTCCTTCACTTACATTCCTGATAAGGAGGTTATCCCAGGCATATTTGGCAGTATCGCAGCAGAGATCGCTGAGGCCTGGGGCTTTGAGGCTCAGCTGCAGATACCTACAGTTCCCTTGGAACTAGCCACTGCTAGTTGTCCTGAGCAAATGGAGCGTCGCCCAACACATGTGTTGGGCATAGCCCCTGCAAATCCCGAAGGGATGGACTTGGACTTGGGTATGGATGATGAGGAAATTATAGCCGCACCAGCCCGTGTTGAACCAGCTAGATCTATCATAGGCAGCACCACAGTTGGCACGCTCTATAACGAGCGCGGCTATATACATGGGCTACTACCTTGGGGACACACAAGAAGACCTGAACTCATACGTTATGTGGGGCAGATGGTCAGTCTCAACTATATCGACATTGCCACCATGCAACCAGTCGTTGAGCAGATCATTATTCAACCTGGAGCCGTCATTCCAGTTCAGGTGAGAAGCTCATACTTCGCCTCATCCGCGGGCAGGATCATGAGGCAGTTGTATATAGCCTTGAAGAACAAGACAGTTAAGGAATACAGAGAGGCTATCGAAGCCAAGATCGCTGAATGGACTGATCCATTAGCCTTAGCTCATTGTGAGGAGATTAGACATTATCTGATTAAGGCCAATCCTCGTGGCTGCCTCTCTCAAGCTGTAGATGTTAGGAGGCAAAGTTCTCACGTCAGTCAGAATCTGCAGACACCACGTCAAAGACTGGTGGTTATGTCTACTCAAGAAGATCTGTGTTACTATGAGCGCACAGTTAGTAGTGAGGACTCCCCAGAGTATTGATGCTTCAAGTATCATGTAAATAACCTGTATCTAAGGTGTACATATTTCAAAAAAAAATCACTATACAACCTATAGTGACGATTAAGATGTAATATCCATTGTTTAATGGATATAACTGTATCTCGTTAGGAGAAGGAGTAGGACGGGTTGGAGCCCAGTGCTTTGAGGTAGTCGTTTAGCGAGCGCTCAAAAATACCGCCCTTATCGGTCCCTAGAGTTCTGACGTCAGCCGCCTCTTTAACTTTCGGCAATAGGAGCCAGTATTTGAATTGCAAGAATGCTATGTCTTCAGTTGATAAGCCCTCTAGAGTGGGTGGTGGGCTGAAAGGGGGAATCAGAATACCGTTTGTTGGATTGAGCATGAGACTTGTACGTCTATCGTCCACAATGAACGTGTTGTCTTCATGCATAATTCCTTTCACAACAGGATCATCCATCATCTTAACTATTGGTTTGGTGAAAATGCCGTCGATCATGTCACAGTTCTCCCTGGCATAGATGAGATGGGGCTGTGGCAGATCGCGAAAAATCTCATCGATGACACCCTCGACATAGGGACGTACACCCGCACTCCAGATAGCCACAACTCGGAAGTACGAAAAACAGAAGATGAGGAATTCTTTGAGGTGAGGCCGCTGGATGCCCCAGAATCCAGCTATTTTACCATCGCCTTTCCGCTCTGAGAGGTCAGCCCTCAGATTATAGAGGCGCCTTCTAAGCGGCATGAGTCGTGGGTCGTGAACTATCTGATTTCGAAGTTCCTCCCCGGTATCATCTGTATGTACAAGTGTTTCATCCATATCGAAGATGACGCAGCGCCCCGTTAGAGAGCGCTTGGGGATAGCCTCCCGACCTGTCATCTTTCCCCAGCAAAAATAAGCTGCTTAGAAAATTAAAATTCCCAATCTGCTTTGTTTAATTCACACCTGTAAAGGTGCTGTTTGACAGTTCAATGCAGAACGGTTCTCGCTGGCGACATCGCGGTCGCTGTAGACATAGCAAACACAAACAGAAAGAAACAGTCGGCATCGCACCTGACTGTACAGTGGCATTACCACAACTGCCAGCTAAGGAGGCTGATTTACAGGCCGAGCTAGAACCAACTGGCATCACTTATTCAGAAGGACTGTTGGATATGGCAATTGGTAATCCTCTAGTCTATGAGGACTTCTGGGAGAAACTGAATCACTACATCTCACTACCGCTCTCGCGCAAAATGGGTTATGATTTGGTGGGATTGCCCTCATTACATGAGGCTATATTGGCCTATCACAGAGAGTTGAGTAAGATATGGTCACCCCTCAATCCTGCCGCTTATCCAGGCGGCTTGATCATCGGTAATGGTAGTACTCAGCTGCTAGTTGGAACCCTCATTTCTATCTGGGCTCTGGAATTCGGCTTTGATCCTCTCAGTGCCATGGATACAGGTTCTGCGACTGGAGTCTGCTATGTGTTGGTTGAGAATCCCTATTACTTCTATTACAGAAGCACCTTTGAGGCGGCCTTCCCAGGACGTTTCATCTTCCAGTGTACTCAGGATAAGATCCCTGCTGGAGCCGTCACCATTGAGTTGATCACTTCACCCAACAACCCAAACGGAGTGTTGGCCAAACCGGCATCAGGCTTCAAGTCTAAATACTGTGTTGCCGACACAGTCTATGACTGCCCTGCTTTTGGAAAGGTGCCACAGCATGTTGATTGGGCTGATGTGCGCTTATTCTCCGGATCTAAGGCTATGGGCTTTGCATCATCACGTGTGGGTTGGTGTTTTGTCAAGCAGAAGCGTCTGGCTGACCTTATCACCAACTATGTGTCTCAAAGCACACTTGGGTTGAGTGAAACTGGCATGTTGCGCGTACTGGCGGGCTTCCAATATGTCATTCCAAACATCAAGTTCTTCTATGATAACATGAGAGCCATCATGCAATGTCGTTGGAACACATTCCTCAAGTTGGTGGCTCAACAGAAGGTTGTCCAGGCTCAAAACGATTTCGGTCCCTACCTCTGGTTGCGAGCTCCAGGCCATGATGCTGAGAAGCTCTTCCGAGGAATGGGTATTCTAGGGGTGGCTGGCATTGGATTCCTACTGACTTGTCCTGAAGCGCCTGATAGTGCCTCTTATATCCGCCTCAATGGCATCTGTAATGCTGCCAATTGGACTGAATTCATCCGTCTATTCAGACAAGCCCTACCAGAGCTGCAGTAGTTGCATTCAAAACATCAGTTATGATGTTTTTTTACTTGTGATCTAGATAGCCGTTATATTCAGGAACTGCTTCTCCAGACTGTCTTGATGACGGCCGTCTGATATTATATGAAATCTGGGTAAATTATCTATGACAATAGATAATCCTATTTACTTGAATTTCGAACTTATTGAAAAGCTCAACCTTATTAGGTAGATGTAGTGGGAGCAGTTGTATCACTCTGTCTATTAGCTCTCATAATTCTGATCACCTCCTCCACAATTGGGCGATAGTAGTGATGTTGGAAGTAACTGAGTCCAAAGTAACAGATCAAGAAGGTGAAGATGAGGATGGCTACGAAATCTCTGACTCTGATTCTAAACTCTAGCCACCAACTGGTGACGAGTGCTATGATAACTGCCAGCATAAAAGCCCTCATCCAGAGCGGATTGTTGTAGAATCCGCGCAACAACTCCTCGGCCAATTGCTCATCATTAGAGGAATGCTTCTTGGCCCAGCCGTAGCTGTCACATGTTAGTTGATCACAGGTATAGTGTCTCCCCTCATAATAAAGAACAAGCAGTAGAACTAGTACAGCTACAATTAACACGATCATATCCAGGTAATCCATCTCAGTGAGAGCGAAGCAGGCAGCTAAGCCAACTCCTGAACTGCGAGATGGAAAATCTTTTGAGCTGTAATAGAAAGTGGTCATTCCATTAATTATTTTCTCAACCTTTTAAATCTATCTCAAATCTGCGATGCAGATCATAGAGCATCTATCCAACATTATTCGATTGATAGGAGCTAATCCAGTGGTTTCTGTGGTAGCTCCAACCGGCTCAGGCAAGAGTGTAGGCATCCCAGCTGCTATCGGCCAGGTTGGCTCGCGCTGCTTTGTGACTGTACCTACACGTACAGCAGCTTATTCACTCGCCTCTTATCAGAGAAGTATATCGCCCAACGTGGAAGTGGGCTATGCAGCAGAAGGGAATGTCCACTACACTGAATCTACCAAAATCGCTTATGTGACAGGTGGTCACATGAGACGTAAACTACTCGCTCATATTATTGATGGACACGCTACTCCTATAACTTTCACAGATGTTCTGATGGTCGATGAGATCCATTCAGGCTCAATCGACAACTCAATCATTATAGCACTTTGGCAGCTGGCCGCTAGGAGCCGAGTGCAAGTGCCGCGCCTTGTGTTAGCCACTGCTACTCCTGGGCTGACTTTAACAGTTGAACCGGCCCCTGCCCTCTACACAGTGACTCCTGTTACTTATCCAGTCGAGATTCGCTACATGGCCAAAGAGATCGATCCAGATGATGCTACTCTCTACGAGGAGACAGCCAAGTTAGCGGCTGATGTTCACCGTTCTAATGCATTTGTGGCTGAACAATATGCATTACCTGCATCAGCCACTAACAACCCTAACCGGCCTGGCACAGCTGGTAATAGGGTGAACGGTGATATGCTCATCTTTGCCCCTGGTAGTGGGGAGGTGGAGAGTATTATCAGACTTCTCACTGAGGCCCGTCTAGATAAGGTGATTATTGTGGGAGCCTTTGGGGCTATGGAGCAAGAACAGTTCAACAAGATATATGCGCCGCCCCAGTCCGGTTGGCGTAAGATTGTCGTCACTACCAACGTGGCCGAGTCAGCCATCACCATCCCAGATATCGCCTTTGTCATCGATACCATGGTGGAGAAGCGGGCTGAGACCTCGATGACAGGTGGCACGCGTCTTAGCTTACATCGCATAGCCAAGGACTCAGCTAAGCAGAGGGCCGGTCGCACTGGCAGAACCAGACCTGGAATCTGCTATCGTATGATGACAGAGCAGCGTTTCTTGGTGCTAGAGGAGAATCGCCCGGCTGAGATTACTCGAGTTCCAATTTATGGCATGGTGATGGAACTGCTTAATGTAGGTTTGCTGGCCGATGGTGAGTTCAAGATCCCAGATCTAGACGTGGCGCGCATCGATGAAGCTATCTCATTGCTCAAGGCACTGGGTATGGTGACAACTGATGGTCAAGTCACAGATCTAGGTCGCTTCGTACCTACAGTGCCGCTTGGCATCCGCTCAGCTGCTGTGCTCTGGTATTGGCTGCAGAACACCCCAGAAGGGCGTGCTAGGCCGCCTTACCCCGGTGTCGTTGCCGTTTCACTGATCGACTGTTATGGTCCCTCTTACTATTGGGTACCGCGGCGCCAACCCGAGGAGTCAGTTGGCGAATATAATCAACGTATTGAACGCTACCGGGTTGAATACTTTTCCAGCATCATCGGGCGTGATGACTTGACTACGGCACTCAATATGTGGAATCGCTTGATGGAGCAAGTTGGCGGTCCTAAAGCCCCGTCCGGTGACATCAAGCGTTGGGCTCAATCCAACAGCATTAACAACAAGAAGTTGAGGGAGGTGCTTCAGATTGTGGAGAAAACCATCAGGCAAATTGCCAAGAGCCAACGAGTGCAAGCTGATAGTTTAGTGGTACGCTTCACCACAGCTGGCCTAGTGGCTGCTATTAAACCGATCCTGGAGGATGTCTATGGAGATCAGATCCTACCTATGAGTCGGCGCGGTATCTATGTGCATCCTAAGACGAGAGAAGATTTCCGCCTTGACAACAAGGGAGCCCTTAATCAACTATCTGCCGATCCACCACCCTATCTCATAGCTGTATTAACCACAGAGATCCGCACTGGTATGGGCGTACTACGGCTAATCTCCTTCGCGGTTGAGACAGCTAAAGCTGGAATCTACGGCGCTGGTCCTAAGCCGCGGCGGGGACAGCGTGTCATCCATCGAGTTCCCACTATAAGTACAGATTATTCTCAATCCAATGAGGAACAACTAGCTCCGATCGATCGTCTAGTATACCCACCTCCTAGGCCGGAGCCTGGTTTTGTGCCAGTTATCGAAGCCGGCCCACCACCTCTCAATGTGGATCCCGGCACTGATGTGACACCTATTCTTCCACCATCCCAGCCAGTCTTTGCCTCTCAACCGGGTGCCCGGCCTGGCATCCCACTAGGTAGGATGGAACAACTAGAAGGCCCTAGACAAGCTACCCCCTCACCGATATTGACGGGACCCGAGGCTATCCAACAGGCTGCCAGATTGCTGGCAGAACTGGAGCAACTGCGGTTAGGAAGTTAAAAACATCACAACCTGATGTTTTATTATGCTAACTCTGAGATATACTGGCTTCAACTGATATATCTAAGACTATACTAGTTGGAAGGGTAACCTTAGAGTTGAGAAGTTGTTAAGCTCTTGGCTGAAAAGAGAATTTTATCTGCTGGAATCTCTAGGCTCTGGAAATGGCGTTAACTCCCTTCAAAATACTTATATTTGACTTCAATTATATGTGTAACATGTTACACATCAGACCTTTATATTGCTAGTCAATAACGACGAAACTATGTATTGGAGATGGTTGTTCATGATTTTCCTCGTATTCCCATTTATAACCTCCGGCTGAGAAACGTCTTCCCCTACAGACGTCTCCGATCGAGGCTCTATTTACTCCCGTGACTTCTCGGGCACTTCTTGCGGAGGAGTAACGAGCCAGAAACATCCCAGTCACAAAGTCAAATTGTAGAACAGGTCTGGTTTTGATACAGCCCCTATTGATAGCGCGTTGAACATTCTCTGCTTGTGTTACTACATCCAAATTCTCTAATCTATTGTCAGCTTTATCTGTATTAATATGATCAACAACAAGACCGTCTGATATCTCTCCTTTGAAAGCTCTTGCAATGAGGATATGAACGCGAAATGTTTTTCCTTTTATAGTTACAAATCGATATCCATCATTTCCTTTGGATCCCTTTGTTATCCATTCGCTTTTGCGCAGTTTGACCCTTCCCATAGAGGAAACGAGTAATGAACCCACTTCAGTTTCCACTGACTGCCATATCTCTCCGGGAACTTCTTCTTGATCGGCATACATCCAACAGAAACCTTTCAACAAAATTCCATTTTTACAAGCTTCTCTGAGAGAGTTGTTATTTACGTGAATCTCTCTTGCTGCATCAGTTAATCTGGGCCATATTTTGACCACTGTTTCATCATCTTCCATCAATTGAACTACAGCTCTACCTTCTCGATGACCTCCTTTTCTGTTCAAAGCTTGTTCAGAACTAGTTGCCCACTGTAGGTTACGAAAATCATTATTGAAGCGATTACGATCAATATGATCGACCGTATAGCCCTCACCAGGTGGAGGTCCCAGAAAAGCATAGACAACAAGCTGATGAATTAGCCACTTTCTCCTTTGACCGTTATCATGTGTCAAATGAACAAGATGATATCCATGTAAAACGAAACCTCCTATAATATCCTTCGTATGATGAAAATTACTATAAACCATACCGTTATGAGAAATGGCATATCTAGAGACTCCGATGATAGAAAGAGATCTCCACTCATATTCTGGATATTGTAGTTGAATTAATGAGATATCCCTGATAAAATCTCCATCGAGCTTCCTAAGTTTAGCTTCTAGCTTGGTGATCCATTCTAGATTATCGGCATTACAGTTAGAGTAATCATCATCTTTATGATTTAGAATCATATCTTCTTGTGGTATAGGCAAAAAGAAAGAGGCAACTAGGCTAGCAAGTGATGGCTTCTTATCATAATTATCATCAGTCCTAAGATAAATTAAACAACTGGTATTGCCTTTGAAATAGGGTTTCTTCACTAATTTTGCTCCCCAAGCTTGTCGGATCTTGCCAGATCGACAAATTTCATAACGACTCAACTGTTTGGAAGCCATACTTACCCAGGTATCATCGACAAGTTCCCAGACAACCTGAGAGATTGTACTGGAATTATATAGCCTATTTGTGGAGGAAACATCGAGATATAATATTTCCTCCATTTTTCACGTATTATTTTATTTTATACGTTACAAAGAAGTGAATACTGTATTAAGGCAAAATCTACTTTGTTTGTGTGATGTCATTGACCCCATTCAAAATACTTGTATTTGACTTTAATTCGGGTGGTGTCAGATGGTGCGAAACTGGCTCGCAGGCTCAAGCTGATAAGAATCGCTCTGGATTCCGAGCTCTACTCTTCAAACCGCCCTGTGTGGCCCCTGACTTCTTTGAGTCTATCAGAAACTCCATCCTTGGCGCAGACACTCAGCCAGACCTAGTGGTCTTCTCAACTCAGGAAGAAGCCAGCTCAGGCACATATTTCCACTCCGATTTTCTGCCTTCTCGTATGCCAGATATTGGCTATGCTCTGCTCAAGCGCGAAGTTCTGGAAGGTGTGGGTGAGATCCCATCCGGTAACCCGATTCTGGGCAAGGACTCTGGCATTAACGTGGGCAATGTGACAAATTCAGCCATAAGAATGTCCATTTATGTGAAGCCTGAGTTAGTTACCCTACTACGTTCAAGTGAGAGACGTTTGGATCAGATCTGGGGTAATAAGGGTCAAGATACTTTGACATGTCGTTCAGGTGAACGTAAGAGTGGCGCCATATGTGCCTATGTCTGGCATCCTACTTTTGGACATTTCGCTTTCATCAATGTTCAGCTGCCAAGTGGGGCTGGAGTGGTTCGGGCTGGCCGTGATTATGCTACCTTCCGCGAGGGCATCAAGGCCTCCAATAAGATCTGCTTGATCAATATTATGAACCAATTTGTCAATGATGTCTACCAGTACAATGCTCCAGATCACGTCATCTTGATGGGCGATATGAACTATGAGCTGGTCGTGCCAGACCGTCGTCCCCTCGATGTAGCCAGTGTGATTGCAAACAACCTAACGGCTAATGGCCTGAGGGATATCTACCAGAAGTATGATGAACTGGCTCAAGCCATCAAAGAGCTGCCACTTAGGCAGTTTAAGGAAGGTGTTGGGGGGCAAGGACCCATCTTCATGCCAACCTGGAAGCTGTTGCGCAACCGCCCCTCTACTTGCTCGCCTAAGAAAGATCAAGGCAAACTGGAAGCCCCAGTAGATCAGTGCTTTGATGTGGCGCGCCAGGGAGTCTCATTTCCCGCTTGGAGGGATCGCATCCTATTTGGGGAGTTTGGCAGTTCTAACTACACCCTCAACTGTCAAGACTACCAGAGAATCGACACGGGCAACATGAATAAGTCAACCCACGCCGGAGTCATCGGCCTCTTCACACTAGTAGCTAGAGCCTAAGCCTTAAAAATATTTCTCTTATGAGAAATATTATAGCACTTCTATTATAATGCATTATCATTTATAGACAGATCATCATGTGATTGTGTTCTCTGTCTTTGAGACTGCAATATAGTGTCTCTGTATGACTCATTTTTTCAGACGCTGAACACAGCCATTTTCTCCTGAAGGCTGAGCTCTGAAGATGAAGTTTCTATATTGGACTATAGCACTCTTCTTAATTTCTAGACAATATAGAACCTAAGCTCTGGAGCCCTGGAGGCTCAGCCTGGTAAAGGAGCTGTATCAAAATTCTACACTTAAGCTGAACTTTTTATTTGTCAGGGCCACTGCATAACATGGGCTGGGCTGAGATCTAAAATGTCTCAAACGTGTGTTTCCGAGACATGCTCTCTAGTATCATAATACATTGTAATTATTGGCAATATAACATCTCAAATGTTATATTATGACCCATCTCTGAGCTAATGTTGTGAATAATGGCAAAAGCTGTGCCAGACATCTTGTCTGAAACCATATTAACAGATGATATTTATAACTAAAAAATACAGCCTAAGCTAGCTTTTTAGTTATATTCCATTTTAACACTCTGGGCTTCAGTACGCAGTGTTAAGAGCTCAGCTGTGACAAAAATTATTTTCTTTCATGGAATTCTGACTCTCCGAAGTGACCGAGAGATTTCATTCCTTCTGGTCTCTTGGCGAAGTGTGATATTGCCCAAGTAATCATCTCAGATCTGATAGGCAGATCGAAAGTATCTCCAATATTTACACCTTGATCTTTCCATGTTCCAACCAAGTCTCTCAGATTAAGCCAAATTCTATCCTCACGTGCCTTTTGATCTGCTATGCCATACACTCCATAGATCGTCATGGGATTACTTGGTCTCCTGATTGCTTCATAATCTATGACTATGACACGTCTTCCATATGTCGGAACATAAAATGTGTGCTTGAACATCTCATACTCATAATATGTATCCTCTTCGACTTTCTTCTCTAGGATGTTTCCGACATGCGTATCTAAATGGACATAATCGTTGAAGCCGAGACATACCATTGCATGTAAAAGTTGGATGTAAATTGACATTCTCTCGATCAAAGGTAAATCTTTCCTCTTCAATGTTCTTTCGATAGAAACACCTCCCAGTTCAGATAAGGTGTATATGAAGCCCGTTCTCATAAATAAAGCGGTTATCGCCTCTTGATAGGAACGTCCCGTATTCTCTAAGGTTTCAATTTTGGCATAAATTGTCTCACTCCACTCATTTTCTGGTAGTATAGACAAAGTGGGCGTCTCCAAAGGACAATACAAAATGGAATACGTGTACAGGAAGTTTGGACTTATCCCTTTCTTAATAAATCCATTGATCATATTGGTAACCTCTTTGATCTCTCCCAACCAAGTCTCAGGACTAACGCTGTTCACTGAAATTCTACCATTTCTGTCAACGATATAGTACTCTATACCTGTTCTCTTGAGTGCAAATTGTTTGTCACACTTCTCGTCGACACATGCACTATAGACTGTTCCGTGTTGGCCTGAACCTAACTTATCCTTTAGAATAATGTTGAAGGGAAATTGTGATGGATCAGGATTGCATGTGATGGTAGAGACATTCTTCTCGATCATCTCTATCTCAATGTTTTGTTGTAGCAGAGTATCAGCGGAGATCGGTTCATTTAAAGAAGCTACAACAAGATCGGAAGGACGTCCCTCCTCTACCATTTTCTGCCTCACTTTCTCATACTTCCTTGTTGGAATTTTCAAGGCAATATTTCCCTTGCCACCTCTCGCATATAAGAAACATTGGCCTTTATCACCAAAAGTTTGATTGAATATGTCAGAGTAGATTATGCCTTCATCTCTTCCATGTATCGCTTCTTCCAAAATATAGATACCGGTATCGAATAACCTTTGTCTATATCTTTCGTATTCAGCCATACCTCCAGAAACAACATCTCCGATAATTTTGTCCATAACATCAGAGAAAGACATAATATATAATCCTTCTCTCGTGACCACGATTTCAAAGAGACATTGTCCATTATAACATCTTTTAACAATATTAACTATGTCTCCAGGTGATGGCGGTAAAATTCCGGCTTGATTTGGATCAGTCTCATAGCCATATTCTGGGTGTGTATGGAAGATGACATGGTGAGCTTCCCTCAATGTGACTGTATTTTGATGTTCGGATATCACCACGACTTCTGCATTCACGGAGAAGCCTTCTTTGTCGAATACTATGTAGCCAGCGACTTCTCTGTCATAGTTTTCATCACGAATCTTGAATAATTGTTTTTGCACATCTTCTGTGATGTCCAGAAGTGTCGTGCCCTCTTCCATCCGATCCTTTGTTTTGCGAAATTATAAATTTCCTGAAGAACTAGATGCTAAACTGGCTGACAACAGGAACACAATAATATCCAGTCCTAAAAGTATTCGAACATGAAATTATCTTCATCTGCCATACATGCCCAGATAGTACCATAGCTCAGCAGTGCGAGAAACATCTTTTCTAGAACATCTACACCAAAACTCCAGAGCGCTAAAAGCTGAACCAACCTCAAGAAACACACATGCAGCAAGCCGAACTATCAAAAGCAGCGCCAGTCTTCACCACAGATTGGTTCTCTAATAATATCCCTGCTTTGACAGCCAGTTTAGCATCTGTTAGAGACAGACCAGTTCGCTTCTTGGAGATAGGTAGTTGGGAGGGACGCTCTACTCTCTGGTTCCTACAGCATCTGCATGAATTGAGTACCTTCTCCTGCGTGGATACTTTCAGAGGTGGTGTTGAGCATCAAGGCTCAACTAGTCTGGTTAATCTGAGACCTCGCTTTGAGAGCAATCTGGCAGACCATAAGAAGCGAGTCACTGTCTTCGAAGGCAAGAGTCACGAGATTGTACGCACACTGCCGCTAGACCACTACGATGTAGTCTATGTGGATGGCAGCCACGAAGCACCAGATGTTTTCATTGACACCGCCCTTGTTTGGCTGGTGACTAAGCCGGGTGGTATCATCATGTTTGATGACTATGGAGGTGGCCAGCATGGGGAGAGTCCAGCTGAACTGAAGACTTCACCCAAACGCGCCGTCGACGCCTTCCTGGCCGTCTTCAAGGGGCGAGTAGAGTTGATCCATAATGGCTACCAAATCCATGTGAAGAAGCTACAGTAACAATTATCATATCTTATAAGATATGACCAGGTTTTTTATTTGGCCTCATCAGACGTATCGGTTGGCTCAGCAGCTCGATCTCGGGCCTCAACGAACATATCCACCATCCTATTCATCATTGAATGGAGCGGACCCTCAGGTTGCTGGCCGGGATCAGTTCTGCGGCGATCTAGAACGTGCTGGGCAATTCCTGACATCTCCGCAATAATCTCCTCTGTAGTAAGGGGTGCTTGAACAATCTCGGGAGAATCAAGCTGAATCTGGCACAACTGCTTAGCTAGTTCTGGTCTGAGAGCTGCTAGTCTCTGTCCCAACCTGGTGATTGGAGAGCGGTCAGGCTCTTCTCTCAGAAGACAACCGAATGGAGCTCTGCCCGGAATACGCCCCTCCAAATAGACCGTAGGGAAGGAGCTGCATTCCCCAGCTACCTTGTGGCTAAAGTAGACAGGGTAGAGTAGATCCCAGCCGAATTCCATCTCATCTACCAGTCTGTGAAGCTCGGGGGCAACATCATCAGCATCAAAGGGAATGCGGATTGCTGGCATACAGACATCGGAGAACAGATGATACCTCATGCCTATGCGCTCTAGTGAAGAGATAATATTTGCCTTGCCAGCCTCAGAGTAAAGGGCTGTCACAGAGCAAGCGATGATGCGTTTTGCGATCTGATCACGTCCCTTACCACAGTCGAACATAGCGAGAGTCAACTCGGCTGCATCTCTCTCAGGGGAGGGCCTATAAGTCAGGCCATCAAAGAGATCACAGATATGACAGCCGCTATAGATACAGTCATCCACAACCAGAACCAGGATCTCTCCATCGGCTGGTAGCTGTGATAAGTCACAGCTCGGGCTAATAATGCCGCGATATTGAGGGATGTCGAAAATCTCCAGGCTAAGTCGCTGTAGCAACCAAGTCTCAGAGCCAACCTTCTTATCATCGATTAGGACATAGAGTGGTAGCTCGGTCCAGAGCTGCTTGCGCTGTTCATCGAACATTTCCCAAGCTCGCTGTAAAGAATTCATGAAAGACAATATAGAGATATACTGTGTCTTCTCAATCACCTCGCGTATGAGAGGAGCGATTAGGGGTGCTGAGGCTTCCACCTCAAGCAGATAGCTCTGTGCCTTCTCAAAATCAAGGATACAGTTGAATGTCTTTGGCTCCTCTCTCGGAAGATGCAGTAGATCTTGCAGCTGCAACTGGGCGTTGTTGGGATGTACATGATTGATTTCAACAATCTCCGGGGAATCAACCTGAATCTGGCACAACTGCTTGGCCAGTTCTGGATGAAGTGTCATAATTTTCTGACCGAGCCTGGTAATTGGAGAGCGATCGGGCTCAGCCTTGAGTAGAGATCCAAACGGTTCTCTGCCTGGAATAATGCCTTCCAGATAGATAGAGGGGAAGGAACTACATTCCCCAGCCACCTTGTGATCAAAGTAGACAGGGTAGAGGGTATCTCCATCAAAGCCCATTGCTGATATCGGCTTAATTATCTCAGGTGCAGCATCTTCATGTGGAATATCGATTGGCTCCAACAGACCGCCAGAGAAGAGGTGATATTGCGAACCACACAGTTCAAGTGAAGATGCAATTCCTTTGGCCCCTGCCTCGGAGTGATAGGCTGTGATAGAGCAAGCGATGATTTTTCTTGAGATCTCCATGTCTCTGTCTCTGTTACATGAGAAATCTATAACATGCTCTCTGCCTGGGTCAGGCCGATAAGTCAGCTCATCGAAGAGGCGAGAAACATGACAACCACTGTAGATACAGTCATCCACAACTAAGATCAGAACCTTGTCTTCAGCTCGAAGAGATGTTAGATCTGATGTTGGGTTCAAAATGGTGCGACATTGTGGCACTCCTAAGAGGATGGGTGCCAGTTTCTTCAGCAGCCAAGTCTCAGAGCCAACCTTCCTGTCATCAACCAACAAATAGAAAGGTACCTCGGGATAATTGGCCAATCTCCATTGATCAAATTGCTTCCAAGCTGACATTAGAGCATGCTTGAATGTAGCAATGGGGATATATTGTGTCTTCTCAATTATCTTGCGTACAAGGGGAGTAATCAGTGGTGCTGCTTTCTCGAATTCTTGCAGATAACGCTGTGTTTTCTCAACATCTAGGGAACGGTCTGCTGGCTTTGGATCTTCATCTGGGAATAGTGTAAGTTCATGTAGCTGCAACATCTTTTGAGCCGGATTAATGGAAGGAGGCTGTATCATTCTGTAATACAGCTCATTTAAACTTAAGTTAAGTAGAGCTAAACAAAGGGGTTGAGTTGAGATGGAGGCTGGCAAGCAGAAGTCTGAGCCCTCTGAACCTCAAGACAAGGTAACTATTGTCAGACGTTATACTTGCGAGATTCCCTCTAGCAATGGGGAAGTCTGTCAAAATCCTCCATTCATCAATGTGATTCGCACATTGCAGGATAAAGAGATACTTATCCGATGTTGTCTCAATTGTGAGATTCCACCCAACTATGAGCCAGTTAAGCCTCAGATCTGTGAACATAGGGGCAACTGTACCAATCCAGCAAGCGTTGTGGTAAAGACTGTAGATCAAGATCATATGGCTCGTTTCTGCTCCACTTGTGCTCATCGGGAGAATATTGGGGCTCATATCCCGTCAGAATCTCAATAAATGCTACAAGTCTGAAGTTAAAAACGATTAGATACCGTCTGGCAAAGTTGGTGAAAAGTTGCTAACGATAAAGGGCAAGAAAGGCGATGGCAGAGATTTTTGATGTTCCGGCATATATTCTCAATGGCCCAGATCTGGCCAACTATCAGATCTGCCTCGATTTCCTGAGAGTTGTGCGTCATAGCTTCCAGCTAAGAAGGCAGCAACATCAACAGCAGGCAGATCAAACCACTGATCTCAACCGTAAGATGCCCTTGCTGAGTGAAGTGCGCAAATTGACTATTCAATTGGTTACGATAGATGGGACTATCCAACACATCGAACAGACTGCATATCCGGTTATACAGCCGCATGTGGCTTAGGCTATCTTATATATCTGACTGGGTTGTAATAGTTCTCAGCTTAGTATTAATGGTTGAGGCCTTAAATCCCTAGAATATCTGTATGTTATATTACAGATATTGTCCAAATTGCACTGCTGTTTCTGTGTAAAAACTACCTGGTAAATGGAGCATCGTTTGACAAACATAGCCCCCACCAACTTCGCAGAAGTTGGTTTGGAGAAGCCCCCAATCATCCTCGATCTTTCTGGCCAGCAGCTGGTTATTCCATGGGAGAGAGCTCAAGAATCAGCCACTCTAGCTACCATGATCAGGTTCAACCAGGCAGCTGGAGCAGTTGATTATAGCTTCTCCATCCCCTTGCAACAGCTACCCTTTGATGTGACTGCAGATGCAGCTTGGCAAGAGCTGTTACTTGATTATCTACGTTATATTTTTCAAGATGAGCCAGCTCCGACCGAAGCACCTCAGGGTATAGTGCTGGACGTGCTGGAAATTCTGCGCCAATTGGATTACTTCAGAGACGACTACAAAGATGCCAAGCAGTTAGCACGCATCTATCTCGAGAAATCTGATTTGTCTGAGTTGCCCGACTTAACCCTAGCCACCTGGCTGGTCAAGTTTTCGCTTGATTTTGTTAATTTCATGCGCCGGGTTAGTGATTCTCTCTATCAGAACGACAGTTTCACACCACAAATTTTGAGTTACTTCTCGGCTCTGATCCGAACCAATGAACAAGTTGCTTATGCACTGCAGCCCCATGGTTATCCCTTCACTCGAGCAGAGCAACTGGATCAAATTATGCCAATTGACCGCAACATCTTTCTGCTAGACCCATTCCGTACGACAGAATCCGCTCTACCTGACTACATGGGAGCTGAGTATGTAGTGGCTGTGCCAATCAATGCCTACACGGTGCCACCCAAACCTGAAATCAAGATAGACCGAGCTGCTTTTCTAGAGCGTCTCCTGACTATCTTCCCCAAACTGCTTGATCTGCATGAGAAAGTTAGAGTTCAACTCACAAATCTAGGACGCTTTAATCCAGAAGCTGGTTTCGTGATTTGTGGTTCAGCTGTACCTGTAGCTCTGGATGATTGGCTCTACACTCATTTCCGCTTGAAGGCTAGCATTGAAATTCACATCTACGGGCCTGATGAATACGCTCGAGCCACCATGTCTAGCGAGATCAGAAACTGGTTAGATAACAATTATCCCTCTACCTCTTACTTCCATGCACAGTGGCGCAACAGCTTAGTTGTAGCTCAACTAGGCGACATTGATCAATATAAAGCACTGGGATTAGAGAATGCATTTCCATTTGCTCTTCGCCTGATCCCCTCTGTAGCACGCACACCTTTTGAACTTCTGTCACGTCAGCGCTTCTCCCATCTGCAGGTCGGTTATGATCTGCATCGCGGTTTGATCTGTACTCCACTCTTCTCCCTTTACTTCAGGAAAAGAGAGTCGGTTATCGCTTGGTATGGCGTAACAGGTGCCGAACTGGTTGTCAACGCTTATCTGGGCTTTGCTCTGAAGATGATCGCTCCTTATGCTCATGTACTGAGGGAAGATGATGTTAAATATACCGCTTTCTCGCCTATGGCGATAGTTGCACCCATCTCCACCTATGGTGATCTAGTAGAGTATACTACAGATATCACTCTAATTAAGGGGCGTCCAGTCTTAATCCTGCCCACTCAAGAACCATATCGCCCGGCCAACACACCTTATCCACGCTTCGCTGAGCTGGAAAATAACGATATATTGGGCGAAAGTGGTAACTATAACATAATCACAGCTGCTGGTCGAACTCTGCCACTTTCTGTTCTGCGTTGGGAAACAGGACGAGATAGACTCGCGACTCATACTGAATGGATTAACTATGACATCCCCAAAGCCAATCCCAGTGTTAACCCAGCCAAAGGAAATGATATTGTCGGTCTAACCAATATTCCAAGGAGCTTCTTCTTTCATGGGCTACCTAATGTGGATGCAGCTGCGATAGTTGAACAGCAACCTGGTAATCTTGGGGTGCAGAACATCGGCAGTTTCTTCCTTATGCGTAATTGCCGTTTCACCCGGGCAACAGGGCAGTACCAATTTCCCCGCGGATATCGTCCGGCTATCGTGAGGCCCGGTGAATTAACCGAGCTGACGGGGGTTGATTTTGAGGGACGATTAAAATCAATACCACCCTTCCAAATCGATCAAGATCCGACAGCTCCTATCCTCACTTATCCGCTCATGCCTGCAGGGCCTAATCTAATACATCAGCAGTTAGCTGTTCCATCAGATCCAGTCGATTTAAGTGGGCTAGCCACCGGTCGTGCAGAATTCCCAATTACAATTGAAGGTATCATACAGCTTGTGGGAAATAGAGAGATTATTACAGAAGAAGGATTACGCGAGCCACTCGTTCTTACTGAGGAAGAGATGTATAACATGCAGACAATAGATTTTAGGCGATTAGAGACACTCTTAGCTGTGGCTGATCCTGAAGGTGCGACTCACATGCAGATGTATGAACGCCTGCTTGGTTATTATGGAAATCCCATTATTTTGATCGCACTTCAGCTTGAGATTCCAGGTATTGTAATCCACCATGCGGAAATCAAAGCGCAGTATGATCAAGGATTCAACATCCTGCTGCAAGAAGAACAAGAGGGTGTGAGAATTAATCCCATTCCACGTTATGTTAAGGTTCGTATGGATATTATCATAGACAAGTGGTTCTTCATCGATGAGGCCAACTGGCTCATCCCTTTCGAGGATCTTTTCAAATATGAGTTCAACTGTGCTATGCGCAAGGATCTTAATTCATTCTCTGCACGTGGTGAGGTGCGACTTGTGAGAGGCTACAAAGTGTTTGCTTAAGCAAACACGTCGCGGTCTACTGGAATGTCTTCCAGAATACTATAAGCCAAACCATCAAGTTTTTGCCATAATTTGGCAAAAACCATTACCCATCCCCATTTATAGGAAGCCCGATATAAACTGATGTTAAATAAAAGTAAGATGAATATCTGATTTGTCGTTGTTTTATCTCGTATCAGACAAATAGACACACTGCAAGATAAAACAAGAGTTCATCAATGACAGACAAAGCAACTAACCTAAATCTAGAGCCGAAACCATTACAGCTCGACCAGAGAAAGAATACTCTGTTGACCATGTCGCAGGCAACAGAGATCCGAGTTGAAACAACAGTCTCAGGCATGGGCAAGAGTCAGATGGTTATGACGGCCATGCAATCTAATCCGAAAGTTAAGAAAGACGGACGTACCGGTATTGTAACAATACCGGAGATGAGAAGGAAGGGCAATTAGATCACCTCAAATAGCCAAGGTAAAAACTCCTCATGTAAGGAGTTTTTTAATTGTCATCTGGATAAATAATCAGACGACCCAGCTTGGCGAGGTGTTCCTGTATTATATGGACCACATCCTCTTTCTTAGGGCCCATTCGCCTACCTGTATATCTCCACCAACCATAGCACTGTCTCACTTGCTGATCATTCAGTGCAGCTATTTCATTATATGGGTGGCGCTCAATTAGATAGAAACGTATTTGAGCCAGCCCTATCTCCTCTACATAATGTGATGAAACATCCAATCGCACTAGTATAGTGATCAGTTGATATACCTTCTGATTGAGACAACATGTAGATCGAGGTCTTCTACGAGCATCATGCTGTGCCGCTAACATCGCTGCAGGTGAGCGATCTATAATATACAACTTTCTTTTCTGCACATAGCCAGATAAAACTCCGTCATCAATAAAAAGAAACTGATTATCCATTCTCTCTAAATCCATCGTAATTGGGTCCCAATATATTCCATTCCTAATATATCAGTTCTATTTTACAGTCATCATTGTTACAAGGCAAGAAAATTAGAGTAATGCTGTGAGAGTTCTGGAGCACTTGCTGGGAATATCGTAGATTCTTTCTGTACAGTAACCACCGGTTAGACTGAATCTGTTATATCTCACAGATCTACGATAAAATTCTGCTTATATAAGCAGAATTTTTAACTTAAGGTTGTACATTCAAGCGGTCCAGTTCTAGAAGGCGTGCTTTGAGTAGATCTCTCAACTGAGTCTTCTCAGGACCTTCCTTCCCGTTACCAGACATCCACCAGCTGTAGTGAGAAATTAGTTGTGCTTCATTGAGATTGAGCACAGTACTTGGATCACTCATGGTGCGATTCAGGAGGAATCTCCTGATCTTCTCTGAGGTGGGTATTGCCAACTGTTTGTCAGGTAGTGGTACAACTAGTCTGACCAACATAGCAATCAAATCACAGGTAAAATACATAGAAGATTCTCGCCCCTGAGGTACATGGTTGGGGTTAAAATTCTCAGGATGGCGAGCCGCTTCTGAATCGTCAACAATGAATAACTCCTCGCCCTTAGTATAGCCTAATAGGGTATCATCAACGACAGGAAGATCACAGTTATCCATGGCCGGCTTTAAACTTTAATACATTATCTCGTGCTTCATCGATCTTATTCCATAGTAGTGATTACTACAGCTGAAGATTTCAAATCAAAATCTCTCCTTAGAGATTTTTTAAACTGGTCTATATCACATATCCTGCTGGGTTGCAGTACTTCTTTCAACACCTTGCTGTGCTGCTCTCTTCTTAGCATAGTGATCAGCCTCTTCTCTCTCAAGCGTCTTGTAAATAATGAGCTCCCGGTCCAGAAGCTGACTCCACTTCTCTTCGAGGATGGCCTCTGCATGTGAATCTGAGAGATGCTTCATATGCTTACGCTGCTCCAAATCAGGACTTTCAATGGCGGCAAAGATCTGGAAGGCAGTACGGGGCTTCGGGGCAGAGAGACAACTTTCCTCAAATGGAGTCAGCTTGAAGAGGGGACCATCCTTATAGAATGGGTGACTCCTGTGAGTCTTGCAGAGCACAATGCTTAAGTGTTTCTCAGCATCAACGAAACAATAGCGAGCTTGTTTGTCACACAACTCGCCCTGTTGGGGCCCAGCGGTGAATACTTTCTGACAGGTAATAGCGTGCTTTCCTTGCATAGCCTTTCTTTACTCGGTGTTAACGTGATTGTGAAACAATCATTCTGCTCCATTCTCCAGAAATTCTGGAAAATTGTTGAACTGGTATACGTGGTTGAAACACATCGCGTTGAGAATTTAAATCTATCCAGACACTAAGCCGATGTCTTGTGCGATAAAATATGAAAGTGATAGATCAGCTGTCAAGCTATTAAGACAGCTAAAGCAAAGAGGCACGCAGTCAAGCAAATCATTACCAGACTAAATGGATAATAAGCAACAGCGTAATGGTAGAGCAAACGAGATCTTCCCTTATCTCTCGCTCTCGTATGAGAAGTACCTCAGCTACAGAGAGCAACGTAGTATCAAGGATCGAGAAAGATCTCGCTGGGGCTTAGCCAGAACACTGGGTTATACCGGTGCAGCAGTGGGAGCCTGGGCTGTGCTTGCGTCAGGCAGAGTCCAGCAAATTGGTGTGTTCGGTGGTCTAATATCATTGCTGGCTGCTGTCTGGGCCACTGATATGGAGCGAGATGCTAAGCAAGACATGGATGCCGCGAGCGAGAGAAGGGAGGCATGGCAACAATGCTATGAAGATGCAGACACTCTCATGAACAGTATCATCGACGGCTCCCTCAAGGAGGAGACTTTCGCCATGTCGCTGAAACAACTGGATCACCAGGAGGGGAGGGTCAGAGTCAAAACACTGGTGGAAATGTATCCCGTCGCTGTACAAGAGGGTAAAGAGGCCAAGAAGCGATGGCTGACAGCTCAAATTGGTCTCTACAAGCGCAATGATTGGACAGTACTGTCTGGTGAATTGCAAACATTTGTAGCTGGGCAGCAACCGGTCTGATTAAAAACTCTGCTCAGAGTTTTTTACACTGAGTAAATGGAAGGACCAGATACATCATCTTTCCGGCAAGCCCTATTGCGTCTTGAGTTTGACGATATCTTGAATGCTTGTCTGAGCAACAAGCAATTTCAAACTATCTGTGCCAATGAGGGCTTCTGGCAGACCAAGTTTCGATTAGATTTTCCAGAAATATTTGCATCTCTTACAGCACATCCAGCCTCCTGGCGTGGCGCATACGAGCAGATCTACCGTAGGGCTCGGCTTGAGCTGCCTAGTTCAGTTTACCGTCTGATTGAATTTATCGCTCAGTTTATCTGGGTTGATCTGGAGCTGCGTGGTAGTTTATCTATTCTTAACGGGGTGGAAGTGGCTCAGGATATTCCAGAAGTTGAAGTTTCCTTCTTGGTTTTCATGACCTTCCCACCCCCAGGCCTTGAGAATCTGATGCAAATCGCACAGAGGTTGACTGGTCGCGGCATTGGTACCATACATGGTGTTGAGTTGCCGGCAGATATTCCGATTGATGGCTATGAGGTTGAATTGCTTCTTCTTGACTTTTTCCGCAAAGTCTACTATCCAGAATACAGAATTCCTCTAGAAGATAGGGTATCCTTCACGGAATTCAATCGCGATATTTTCTATGAAAATGGCCGCTACAGTCAAGCTTTCCGTGAAGGTAGATTGAGATCACTGATGCGTGCCTCTGAGGCTCTCTTCCAGGCTGATCCTGATCCAATTTCAACCGAGCGCGCTCGGATGCTTTTTGGACGGGAGGAAACGCTCTGGGAGCCGCGCTTTATTCCTCACTTTGAGCCACCAGTTAGTAATAGAGTTCCAGTTCTCCCACCACAGATCCCCAGACTACCTATGCCTGAGGGTGAATACCGGCCTGAAAATTTTATGCCTTTCGTGGCGGAGTATGTTGTTTTAGGCTGGTTAGTGAATCCGCCTTATCCTGGGATAGATTATCGTATCCCCGCTTATCCGGAGCCATATCAGGCAACCATTTTCTGGTATCCGACCAGTCCTGATCCCATCTTACCCGGTTTGAGGAGAGCAATGGTTCGAATTCCTCAACCTCGTGTAGTCTCGATACAGCTGCAGGGTCCTATGCTTCCCAGATTTTGGCCTTTGCAACAATTTACTATGCCTGATGAGGAGCGTCAACGTCAAGCATTTGCGGAACGTCAGCCTGAAAACTATCAGCGATATCATCAACCCGTCCAAGCCCCTGCGCCTCCCGATTTGGCACGTATGCGTGAAATTCCACAAGATGAATGGCGCTACATGCAGCAGAGAGGTCAACAAGCTGCTCAACAAATTGAACCCTTTGACTTTTTCCCAGAGCATATTCAGCCGAGGGATAATGGCTTCCAATAATTAGATATATCTCAGTTGAGATATATCAGTGTTTTTTATATTGTGATGCTCCTAATTTCACCAGCCCTTGAAACCATGATGACTTCACGTTGAGAAGGAGACCAATCCAGATGATGCAGATACAAGTTTCTTGTTATGGGGTTATAGCTATCATCAACATCTGTGTAGTAGTCAATGAAGCGGCCCCTGGATATGCGCCAATCCATAGCCAATAGTTGACATTTGCCGCCACTCTCTAGGGCAAAGATTGAGCGTTCTGGACTAGAGATCACATTATAACGTATAAAGCCTCGCGGGAACTGTCTAATGGAGTGGAAAGTGGGTTCAGCAGTTCTAGTGTCCCAGAGAAAGACTCCTCTATCTGTGCAGCCAGCCAAGATATCTCGATCAACACTGGTCATAAACGAAGAGCCGTATGTAAACTCAGTGATCTGGGTGACTTGACCCTCCAGATCACATTTATAGACGAAGGGCCAATGACTCGCAACTTGACCAGCCGGGTTCCACATCGCTCCAAAGCCCTGATAGTAGAGGCAATCATTATCCTTGTGCTTGAATACATGACCGAGATTGTGAGTTGAAAATTTGAGCCTTTGCATAGTCTGTGTTCTGCTGTTGATGATTGCATTGCAGCGCCCGTCCGTATGTCCCATTATTGCTATATCACGGTTGAAACTGAAGAGATTATGATCCCTGTCCCGCAGGTATTCATTGGCATCGCTATTGTCGACGTCATCTATAATGGAGCGATGCTCAACATCTTGCCCCTGTACGATACAGACTTGGGGTAGCATGTGTTGATTTGTGCGGTACAGAACGGTGTCAAAACAGTCAGTAGTTAGGTTGGGCTCGCTGGGAAGATATTGCAACCTAACCTCCCGTTCAAATCGGCTTAATCCTGAAGAGTAGATGAGAGCGCGTAGGCCCTCAAAGCCCACCACCCGTTGGCTCAGTGTGCGGAATTGATCTCCAAGCACCGCCCTGACAGCCACCAGCTCTCCAGACCAGCTGTAATCCTCCACTTGTTTGACAGAGCCTACAGCATTGACTGGACTACTTACCATGTGGAAGCGCTCTCTACCTGGCTCAAAGTAGACTGGTTGGCATTGGGTAGCTCGACGTACAATGCCACAAGGCAGTGGTTGTAAAGGATGCTTCTTAACAAAGACAGAGCGTGCTCGCCAAGACAGCTCGATTCTCATTTTCTCCAGTCTAGGGACATGATACTTCCTGAGCCAGATATCATCAGCTTGAATTAAAGTACGCCAGTGCCTACAGACTAAGGCTGCTGCAGCTAAATCAGGCAATGATAGGTGGGAAAATATGGCACGCAGAGATCCATCTATTGGAACAGTAATGGTGGTATATGAAAGATCTCGTCCGGGTCGGCGCTTCAAAACCGGGCCATCAGAGAGAATACTCAATTCACGAGAGCCAACGCGTTTGTATCGAGCACGACGAATAAGTTGAGTTGTGGCCTGTTGCGCCATTTTGCAGCGCGCTAAGTTGCTGAAAGACAAAACAGATGTATAATCTGTTTTTAAATATCCACTCTACTGCTAGGGCGGATTAATTAAATATTTACAGGTGTTATTTCTCGATCAGGGTGATGAGTTAAGATGATAGAGATAAATATACATAGCAGCATCAGCGCTAATCCATTTCCTCGAGGGGAGAGATAAGAACAATGGGAGGCTCAGCTTCAATTGTTATAACTTCGGAGTCTTCCTGTTCTGCCTTCTCATCTAAGCGGCACAGACACGTCTCAAACAGGTAGTGTTGTCGTAGGCTGAGTGGGCAGAAGATGATGGAGCAGATCTCACAGCCCACTCTCAAGCAAGTATCAACTTCATGCAGAGGCTCCTCGAAATAGAGTCGATTTAGCATGCGGCGAAAACCTGAGTTTGGTTCAACAAATTCTCTAACATCTCTGACCACTGTTAGACAGACATTGGCAGACTGTCCAGTTAGGGCCATCAAATATGCAACCACAGCTGTAGTGGAGCGACTGATACCTGCAAAGCAATGTACCAGTACATTGGCACCTTTGCTTAAGAAGTCATGGATAAATTTGATGATAGAGGGGATATGTTTCTCCAGTTTATCCGCATAACAGCATTCATCCTCTATTTCTGAGAGGTAGAGATGAGGCAACTGGCCAACCCTCCGAGTAATACCGCTTTCTGTAAAATCACCAATACTGACCACAGCTGCAATCTTGTGAGATGTCAAGTTCTCTGCTGTTATAGCCTCAAGACTAGTGAGGTAGAGATGGCCCTGGTGAGTCAGAACATGAGAGATTTCGTCGTAAGGCTCTCCCAAACTCATATCGTTTAGGGAGGGGAGTATCTTTTGTAACCATGTCTGCTGGAGTGAGAGGTTCATATTTACCCACTACAGTTCCAGTGGCTGTAGCTCAATTTATGAATTGAGAGATGTTGAGAGCTGCTGTGCGATCTCACAGATAAGTATGGCTTATGCTAAGGGGATGAATAAGAGAATTCTTCCACTTCTCTGGAGTATTCATAGATACCCAACCCATGTTGGGTATTTTTTAATTTAATATATTTGCTTTACAGCGAGCAAGATTTGAGAGTACATACAATGAACATAAATATAAATTATTCAGATCCCCGTCCTCTCGGGGATCAGGGGCTATGTCTGGGACGTATGTCAGGCGACGCTTCATCTCCTCCTCTTGCTTGGACGCCTCAATTCGAGCTCGATGTCCAGCAATCAGACTGTTGGCAACTTCCACATCAATCTCATGGTCATAGACCAGATGCTTGAAGAAATTGTTATTAACAGCGGGGTTACAAGAATATCTCTTACCACATACTATACATTGAAAAGCGAGCTGACAGCGATTCCCCTTACCTTGACACATTACAGCTTGCTTTAGTGCTTATGAATAGATCACTTGGTTTATCATTATCTCTTGTACGTTTCTGATTCTTCATGTTAGTAGTCTCAAGTAATCAAATTCTTAACTTCAGGAGATTTTTATCTTGAATCTTCAGGTAGCGAATCTCAGGTAAAATAAGAAATCCCAAAACGGGGAATGAAACCTATGTTGTTGAAAATGTCGAATCAAAGCCTAGAATGACCCAGAACATCACGTGTGCTTGTGGCAAGTCTCCTTCTTACTGTTTCATCCCTAAACAGGAGGATCCTGTCAAGCTGGTTTGTGCCAACTGCTCCTTCGATTATCAGTTTAATTATGATGGCCATCTTCGCGGTATCGAGGGAGTCACCCCATCTTACAGTTACTCGCTTGTTCCTATGAGAGACAGTCTTTTTCTTGAGACTCAGCGCAATCTGATTCTCGGTCACTATAGGGACCGACTTTCTCTCATGGTCAAATCGGTAGGTAATGACACAGTTACCCCTGTCAGCAAGGCTGATGCCATGTTTGCACACACCCTCGGTTGGGGCGGTCTTAGCGATTGCTTCCTGGACTGCAAGACCGTCGATAATGTGGTGACACGACACAAAGAGCTGTTGAAGGAGTTACAGGAAATGGAAGCAAAGAAATAAAAAAACCTATATCCCATGGGTTGGGATATGTTGCTCTAAGAAAATATGTTATAACATAAATCCTTATCCATGAAGCGATTTAAGATTGCTGTTTTTGGCGCCCAAAGTTCAGGTAAGAGTGCCTGGATTAAGCGTCTTTGTACGGGTGATTTTGAACATGGTAACACCAAAAGTACACAGCTAATAGTGACGCCTGTGCAGGTTGCAACATCACAAGGTCACATCATCTTCGAGCTCTGGGATCTTCCCAGCGATCTGAGCTACGAAGATACTGTGGGTTGTTTCGATCGCTCTGCTGGAGCGCTACTCTTTCTGACGGGGGTGGCTGAGCAAGATCGAGTCTGGTTTAACCGTTTCCGACGTATCTGTGGTGAGATCCCACTTATTCTCTGTATGAGCAAGAGCGATATGAAGGGTGTTATGAATCGTAAGCATTCTGCTTATATGAACAATCTAGCACCCGGAGAACCTAAGTATTTCGTCTCTGCCAAAAGTAACCTCAATCTAGAGAAGCCCATTCTAGAGCTTGCGCGCAGCAGTCTTAATGACACCAAACTCTTCTTCAGTGGTATCATCAGTAATCCCAGTACTCCTCGAGCTAAGATGTAAGATGTTTTCATTGAAGACTCCATGGCTATAATGATATAGCACTCAATGTGATTAGATGTGGGATCAAACTCATGAGTTACCTACTCTAAACCTTAACAAATTGAATAATTATTCCTCAGTGTGAGGAATAATTTACCACAGTTGGCTCTAGAAACCGGGTCTGTATATTGTCTAGAGATTCAGAACAGTGCCATACTCTAATATACAAGCTGAGTTTCTGAGTTTCCGAGTTCAGGACTTAAATGCTGTAGCTTCAGAATTCTCAGTCAAGGGGTTCTATCTGCTATATATAGCATAGCCAGTGCTAGATCACCACACATATCAATAGCCAAGGTAATAAGGGCACCTATCGTCACCCACAACCCTTCTTCCACCTGCGGAGCTATGTCTGGCATCACTAATTTCATGTTTTGAAATTAGCTTTTTTGGAGTCTTTTCCACGGTATCTCATGTTTAATTATTCTCAGACTATTGGAGCTTTATTGTTCTCGGTAGTCACGCAGTGCCTGCACACCACTCAGTCTAGGGTTGTTGGCAAGGTTGTTAGCCACCTCGAAGAACTTCTGATAGACTTGATCTAGAGGCAGATCCATGTTGGCTCCGCGTCTAGAGAAGAGAACAAAGGTTCGGAAGATCTCCTGCACGCGGGCCGGATTGCGGTAGAGATCGGGGCGCTGTTCCAGGAAGTTGTCGAAGATATCGACATAACGACCGGCATGGTCCTGTTGTGTTACACCTCCCTCTGGGGTATTTGCAGCTCCACCAGCAAATTCGCCGATATAGACAGCCACCAGAGCATCTCTCAGATCCCTGTGTAGGCGATCTTCTTCTTCTCTCTGTTGGATGCCCACAGCAGCGCCGGGACTTGCGACTAAGGGACCTCTGCAAGCCGGACATTCTTCCTTGCGCAGACCACCGACACAGCCTGTGCAAACGAATTTGCCACAGACTTGTTGTGCTCCAACCTGCTTATGCTCAGTGCAGATACAGCACTCATTACCCTGGGGGCTCTGAGTTTGGCGGGGAGAAAGCTGAGGAGAGAGCTGACGAGGTGAGAATTGTTGTTGGAACTGTTGAGGGCCTGGACCTGGGCTGATGATAGGGATTTGGGCATTTGGTGATGGATAACGAGGTGATTGGGGAACAAGGCGAGGGCTGGTTGGGCTAACCTGAACTGGCTGAGCTGGGATCTGAGGGTTAAATCGGGGGCTCAGACGTGGACTTCCCACTGGGCTCAGGCCGCGAGGGCTCCCCAGAGGGGGTACAATTGGTGCGACGACAGGCGACTGAGGACGTGGGCTCAAGCGAGGAGAGCCTACAGGGGCTTGAGGTGACAGCTGACGTCCAGGAGAAAGGGGTCTAGGGGACAGCTGACCGGTGGGTACTGGTCTCACAAGTCCTGCAACAGGGCTGCCCGCACGGGGAGGTGAGAGAGGTCTGACGGTTTTCTGTGCTTCATATTCTGCTACAGTGGGTAACTTGAAGTAGTTGGTGACAGGCAGTGGCTCCTCTGGAGATAACTGTTGGGGAGAGAGGGGTCTGGGAGACAACTGTCTGGGGCTTCTCGGTGGAGTCCTGGCAAATGGCTCAGGCAGACCGGCGAAGTTTGTCTGCTGAGTTGGAACAATTCCTGCAGTGAAACCCTTGGTTAAATCCTGCAGGTTGGGAAGAGTTGGCTTAAAACCTGTTTGTTGCAGGGGAGGATTAGCTGGGAAGGGAAATACAGCCGGAACAGCTGGAGTTGTTCTGGGTGGCGACAAGGGCCGAGCTGGCTGAGGCTGGAAGTTTGTGAGTTGAAATCCTGAAATTGGTTGGAAGCCCGTGGGTTTGAAGCCTCCTGCAGCGGGGACTGCTGGGGTTGGTCTGTAGGGTGCAGGTGTGAAACCTCCGCCTGTTGGCTGATTCACCTGAGTTAGACGGAATACTCCAGCCGGTTGAGTTGGTTGAACCGGCTGCAACACAAAAGGTTGGATCTGTTTGGTCGGTGAGAGAGGACGAGTTGGGAGCTGTTGGAATGTTCCGGCTGGCTGGGCTGGCTGGGTAGGTTGAGGTCTAACGGGTGCGGGGGTGAAAGTTCCAACACCAACGGTCCTGGGGGTTGTGGGTTGAGGTTTGAAGAGTGCAGGAGTGAAAGTTCCAGCTGGTTGAGCTGGCTGAAGCCGGAAAGGTTGATTTGGTTGGGCTGGTTGAACCTGGAATGCAGGAGTGAAAGTTCCAGCTGGTTGCACTTGGAATGCAGGTGTGGTGGGTTGAGCCCGGAAGGGTGCGGGAGTGAAAGTTCCAGCTGGTTGAGCTGGCTGAAGCCTAAAGGGTGCAGGCGTGAAAGGCTGAACTTGGAACGCGGGGGTAAAAGTTCCAGCCGGTTGAGCTGGTTGAACCGTCTGGAATATTCCAGCCGCAGCGGCAGTCGCAATAGGAAGCTGGAATGCTCCAGGAGCAACCGGGTCGAACCTGACAGCTCGGCGTTCATAGTCGGCTATCACGTCTGCTGTGGTCTGTGGAATCGGAGCATTGGGATTAACTGGTTGCATCTGAAGCCCTGGCTGGAACACGCGATTCAGGGTTTCACGAATATTGAAGTTGCCAGCCGGCTGTTGGAATCCAGGTTGCTGGACCGGTCGAGGGGGAGAAGCTGGACGCAATGGCTGCACGGTCTGGAACTGCTGTTGAGGCTGAAGCACCTGTTGTGTCTGCTGCAACAATGTTTGTGCTCCAGTCGTGTATTGAGGCAGATGGCGACTTATTTCAGCAACCAGCCTTGTACGACCCGGTCCCATAATGTAACGCATGAAATCGCCCTGATTCTGAACGCCAGCCTCCCTAGATGCGTTGACAATGTGCTCAGTGACTATCTGAGTCTCTTGCATTGGAACCTCTCGTTGCAAGATCTGGCTAACTTCCTGATTGACTATGGAGCCTATCAGATCCTCTCCAGCAGCATCAACGTCAGCCTGTGTCAAGCGGCGGAATTGTCTCATTTGAGCATTGGGGATTGGAGAAGTTGGCCTTCCTGCCTGGAAGCCTCCTTGAGGCTGAGTCAATTGGCGGGGAGACAGCTGTTGTCTGGGTGGTGAGAGGGGTCGTGTTGGCTGAATGGGTTGGAAAGGCACCGTCTGGAACAGGTTCGGTTGGGTTTGTCTGGGTGGGGAAAAGGGCCGGGCTGGCTGGGTAGGTTGAGCAGGGTGGAAGGGCACCGTCTGGAACAGGTTCTGAGTTGGCCGAGGTGGGGACAAGGGACGGCCTTCCAACTTGGCCCACGCTCCTTCCCACGCTCCCATGGGCTGAGTTTGTCTAGGCGGAGACAAAGGACGAGTTGGAAGCTGCTGGAATCCCCCAGCTGGCTGAGCAGGGTGGAAGGGCACAGTCTGAAACAGGTTCGGTTGAGTGGGCTGAACTGTTGGGATTTGGATAGGCCCTGCTTGGCGCGGCGGAGATAATGGCCTGACCTGCTGGAACGGCACAGTCTGGAACAGATTTTGCTGCTGAAATGGCTGAGCCTGAAATGCTGGGGTAAAGCCCGGCTGGGTTGGTTGTCCCTGCTGTCCTGCAAAAGGAGCTGGTGGCTGTATTGTCCCTCTTGTCAGAGTAGGTTGAAATTGTGTCGGCTGAACACCGGCCGGTAATAGGCCGGTGCGAGCTTCAAAGCCTGGTAGAGGCCCAAGATTTCCGATCTGGCCCGGCTGTTGTTGCATGACCCTTTACGTTTAAATTGAAAAAATCAGAAAAAGGAAAAGATGACTCAATCTCTTTCTACTGGTCTTCGCACGAGAGGCAGGGGCAGAAGAAGAGGTCAAGCTAGAAATGTTGCATACACTTTTCTTGGTGAACAGAAGGTAGAAAGGAGGCCAAATGTGTTGGCAACTAAGAAATTACTCGCTGCACTCGAGAAGCTCAAAGTAAATACGACAACAGCCAAAATCTGGGAAGAAGAGATGCGCGCTTTACCCCAGCTTCGCTATATGAATATGCCCATGCTGGCTTCGGCTTTATCTTTTCTGTCGCTGTATCAAGTAGTTAATCCCCAAACATTTGTGGATGATAACATCTGGCCACTCATAGCCCCCTTCTTCCCGGATCCGGACTACATAGCTAAGAAGAGTTTGAATGAGAGCGATTTGGCCGTCATCAAGACTAGATTCAAGGCCAATCTGGCGCGCTACATCCAGGCAGTTGTACTGTTCCGCAGCCAAAGGGGCGGTTGAAAAAATATTCATCATCTGATGAATATTGACTACATGTAGGCGTAACAACCATATAACGAATTGTTTACCAGATAAGTAGTTAGATGCTAGTGATTGTGAGATCTGGGTAGCGAGCTTGAACCTGTACAAGTCTGATAGCAGCCTGTTCCTTAGCTAGTCTCTCTTGTTGTAATCGCTTCTCCAATTGCTGAATGGTAGAGATGCGCTCCTGTCTACCATCTACTGCGAAGGCGCTGGTTTCAACGTCAATAGCTCGTTGCACTGACTCAGGGTTAGCCCCTGATGCGATCACGATAGCATTCAGTTGTGGGAAGATTTTACGAGCCAAAGGGACGTCACTTGCAGCGGTTGGAACTAGATATTCTCTAACTGAGGGGACCTTCTGCAGATCATACCCGATATGGGTTAGCAGTTGAGATCCAGCTCCCTCTTGATCGCAGTTAAAGCAGGCGATGGTCTCGATTTGGCCGTCAGTCAGTAGATTGACGATAGCATTGGTAGTTTGTTGAGACAGTTGCCCAGTGAAGGCCACTTTACGTGCTTTTCTAAGAGCCGTGAGCAAAGGCATAGAGTATGCTTGTGAAACAATTACACCCTCGAATGGGATCTGCTTGATCAGAGCCACCACTTTGCTGAGTAGTTGTGGTTCATGTTTCTCGACATTGTAGTAAAACCAGCCATTCTCTAGGAATATGTTGAAGAAGGCATTATGCACATGCAGCTTGATAAATCTCTTCTCTGTCAGAAGTTGTAACGTAGCGAGGATTGCTTTCTCTGACTCTGACCCCTGGTATATGATCTCAAGAGAATCGGGATATCTACTAGCTTCTCTGATCTGTATGCTTGAGGTGGCGATTATGGGGCGACGCACTGTTCTAAGTCCTGCCAGATCTTTGATATCATCTACAGTCAGGTCCCGGCAGGCGGAGATTTCTGCCACACATTGCTTGGCAGCTACGTCCCATTCGACGGAGAGCTTGCGTAATCTGTTTAAATCGTCAACATCAGTGACTTGGGTTAGTACAGCGCAGAGTTGAGCCCAGCTAAATTCCATAGCAAGATCTCTTTATTATAATCTGAATATTCCTTAAACGGGAACTCGTTTTCAGCAAAAGATCTCCCACAGCCTATGGAAGAAAATTCCAATCCTGATGCAGCCAACAATATGGAGACAGTGCAGGAGGTTTTGAATGATCCACAGAGGATGAGTGAGCTGCTCAATCAGCTCACTTCTGACCCCGATGCACTGTCGAAGATAGCTGGATCCGCTAGAAATCAGATCCCATCCGGTCTGATGAATCAAGCCAAGAAGCTAGCGATGGGCTCAAACGGCAAACAGATCCAGAAGATGATAGGGGACAAGAAGCTCAATATTGGTGAGCTGCGCCGTATGAAGAAGGGCATGAAACAATCTGCTCCTAAGATGCGACCCAAGACAGGTGAGGCCGTCTTCATCTCACTGCTGATTGGCTCCAACCGCAAGGCTAAGGAGAGGAAGTTTGTCAAATCAGATGCCAGCACTATCTTCGATAAGTTTCCACAGCATATCACAGCTTCTCATCTCTCCATTGGACCTTGGACTGATAGGGAGATCACACTGTATTATGGTCAGGTGGGTGGAGAGAATCGACGCGGAGCCAAACTACTTGGCAAGAAGGTGAGTGGAGATGTTCTCATCTACTGTTCCAACTTCCCGATTAGAGAGGCCGATCTCATCAGTGTGGAACGCGCACTGCCAGCCGTGATTAACCAGAGTCCCGAGCCCAAAGCCTCACCTATTAGCTCTCCCCTTGCTGGGGTGACAGAAGGCATATCAGAGCAATATGTCATCTTCAGCCCTGATTCCACCGCGGAAGACAAACCAGAACCAGTAGTTGAAACGGTAAGCGGTGATGGATCGACTCAATCATCCCCCATCAACAACTAGCTATTATAGTGCTGAAGCAAATATGGCAATATACTACATATAGTATATTCTAATACCCTCCCTTAAGAATGATGATTTCACGAGAGAACAGTCGGAAGATGATTTATCAAATCTTGACTCGAGTTGCAGCAAATCAACAGCTAGCAAATGGAAACCACAACATCGTTGATTAGTAATCATGTAGTTCTACCGCCCTTGGCGGAAGTTCAGTATGACATCGTTCCAAAGCTCTTGCCTCAAGATACCAGGTTTAGTTCAGGGTATATCTCGAACTCTCTTCCACAATTTCAGCCGTTCAATCCACAGTTCCTAGGTCCCTCGCGTCAGATGGAACAATCTGCCTTCATAGCACCGACAATCTTCCAGCCAGTAGGCGATATGCCGACAGGGCTGATTGGACCAAGTTCCAAATCCCGGTTACAGCACTCAGGAGCTGGTCAGTGCTCAGTTGATTCTTCAGACTGCAGTACAATAATACAAGGCTCAGGTAACATAACATTTGAGATTGTCGATGACGAGCCAGCCAGACCACAGCCAGACCAGAGTTGGTCTGTGTTACAGGCAGCACGTGATTGTACGCCTCGCACATGGGAGGATGTATTTAAGGATGCTGACATGGAGATCGCAACAGCATCACAGATTGTGGATCGGGAGCGTAGAGCAGGGGCTATTATCTGTCCACTGGTGGCTGATACATATAGAGCTTTTCATAGCACTCCCCTTGACAGGGTGAAGGTGGTGATTATTGGTCAAGATCCATATCATCAGATGCTGAGCAATGGTCTACCTCGTGCTAAGGGTATGTCCTTCAGCATTGATGCAAAGGATGGTATTCCTTCTTCACTGCAGAATATCTACAAAGAGTTGGGTGATACAGTGCAGGGTTTCTACAGGCCCAATCACGGCGATCTGACAGAGTGGGCTGTACAAGGTGTGCTCATGCTCAATATGTGTTTGACCGTGAGAGCCAATCAGGCTAACTCCCACGGTGAGATCTGGATGGGCTTCATTAGCAAGGTGCTGCGTACTATTACAGATCGCAGAGCACGGACAATCTTCTTACTCTGGGGTAAGGAGGCTCAGAAAGTGACCAAGTTGTTGGGTGATAAGGCCATCGTGCTGACAGCAGCTCATCCTTCTGGTTTCAGTGCGAGAAGAGGCTTCTTCGGTTGCAACCATTTCAATGAGACAAATCAACGGCTGGCGGAGATGAATGAAAAGCCTATCAACTGGCAGATCTCCTCTATCTTCTGAGTGTAAAAAACATCGTATAAAAACGTGTTGAATAACGCGTTTTTGCGCAGGGTTATAGGTTTTTATTTTCTATGTTTAATTAACCATGTGTTATGAAGTGTTACTCAGATTGCTGTAGTTGGGCAAAACGGGCAGGTAGTTCCTCAAGCAAGCGTTGTAACTCGTTATCATCAGCGCTGCCAGTGTAGGGGCTAACTAAGATGATGTTTTGAGCTGGGTTGAAACGAGTCTTCTGCTCTGAATCATCTACTAGAAGCACATTGTTCGGATGGAAGACTCGATTGTAATTGACAACTGGATTGTTGTAGATATCTGCGATGTATTTGACTGTCTCAAATTTCGTAACTCCCTTCTGACCTGGCTTATAATCTGGATCAAAATGAGTGTGATCTCGGTACCAGCAGAATAGTGTAGCATCGAACTGCTCTTTGCTGAGCACAGCTTGCAAGATATGATTTGCGTTCTTGAAGGTGGTTGAGGAGAGAAAGCCGATATTGTAATGTTCGAAACAGAAGCCGAGAAACTGATCTAGATGAGGCCTTTGTGTCACCCGATAACTGGGAGCTTTGAATGTGGTCTTCTCATTCACCTCCAGCACTTTCTCCCCTTTAACTTCAGATTTGACCCCAGCTGTCCCTTTTCCCTTGACGTGCTTGTAGCACAGCACTCCATTGATATCAAGCACTAATAGTGGTTTGCCTCGCTTCATCCCTTTACATCTGTGAAAAACTTAATTTTGATGTTGAGATTGATTTTTGATCATATGTGGCTTGTTCAGCTAAAAGAAGCCATGCAGGAAGAGAAAATAGCTGATACAACTCAAATTGCAGAAACTGAGCAGCAAGTGAAGCAGCCCGTGACCAAGATCATTTCTCGTGAGTTTCTAGAAGCTCTGCTCAACAAGACCGATGACTATGAGCTGATGCTAGCTACTCTAGCTAAGGGCTGGACACTTGAACAGATTCCCTCTAATCCGGAAACAGATGATTACCTGATTCCCACTCTCGATTATCAGCCATTCAGTGACGAAGATCGGGAGCTCCTTGTTGAGGAATTTAAGAAGAATCTGGCCTTTGGTTTTGTTGAGGTTGAGCTGGAGCACTCCTGCCAATGTAGTGATTGGTTGTCAGACCAATTCATGGCATTTACTACACAAGAGCCAGGTAGAATCCTACTCCTGATCTATGTTAATAATCAGCACATCTTGTTGGATAGACCGATTGAGGTCTTGTTTGATCTCTTCAGGAGTTATTCTCGAGTCATTTGGGACAAGTTCTTGGTTCTACCGAAAAATAAGAAGCCATCCTGTTCCTACTGCACAGCTGGAGATAATGAGAGTGGCGGTGCTTCATTCAAACTCTCCATCCTCTAAAGGGGAAGTTAAAAAACTTCGTATAAAAACTTGTTGAATAACAAGTTTTTGCGTGGCTTGATAAGTTTTTTCGCATGCTATGTACATTTTCGCCTAAGCCTTATGGGGCAGCCGTAAACTCCAATCCCAGTGAGACAGTCAGGTTGGTTATCAGCTTCGCTTTGTCATCACTGGTTGTCAGGATCAGAACCAGAGCAAGGTAATCTCCGGCCGAGATTGAGACGCCAGTCGTGTTGGAGGCAGCACTAAAACTGCCAGCCAACTGGGTTGAGACTTGTAATGTTGTCTTGTTGAAGATTGGAGGATGAACACCTATGCCATCAAGGCCGGAGGCTGTGTATGCTACGATTTCAGCCTTACCTGCAATGTCATCAGCTCCAATGCCTAAATAAATATTATCTATTGTTCCATTACGTGGCACTCGGTAATATATTGTGCCTAGGCTTCTAATCATATCCTTAGAAGCCAATATTTGCACATTTCCAGTGCCCAATAAGGACCAGATGCCTCCGTCTGGAATCATGACAGCTGATACAGTGCCTCCAAACAACAGCAATGATGGGGAGCTCTTGCCCTGTTGTCCTTCTGGACCGGTTGCTCCCTGGAGCCCTTGGGCACCCTGGAGTCCCTGAGGTCCTTCCAATCCCTGAGGACCTACGGGTCCAGCAGGACCCGGGATTCCTTGAGGGCCTATTGCACCTGCCGGCCCTTGTAGTCCCTGAGGGCCCATAGGTCCTTGTTCACCTCTGACTCCAGCCGATCCTTGAGGTCCTGGGCCTCCATTGATACCATTCTGGCCAGGAGGACCTCTCTCACCCTTCAAGCCTTGAGCTCCTTGTAGTCCCGGTAACCCTGGAGATCCAGGGTTACCATCTCTCCCACTTTGGCCGGCAGGTCCAGCTACTCCTGGCGGCCCGGGAATGACAACTTGGCTCTTATCAGATGAGACTATTTGGCCGGGCGGCCCAGCAGGCCCAACAGATCCGTCCTTGCCATCTCTGCCAGCTATTCCAGGAGATCCCTGTTTGCCCTCAGGGCCTGGTGGTCCTTGTATACCATTCAGACCATCTCTGCCATCTTTACCAGCAGGTCCGGGAGAACCTTGCTTACCGTCAGTACCGTCCTTGCCATCCCGGCCAGCTATTCCAGCCGGTCCATCTTTGCCATCGACACCGTTCTTTCCATCTCGACCGGGTAAACCTTGTTTCCCGTCAAGCCCGTTGATACCGTCTTTACCGTCTCTCCCGTTAAAACCTATAGGGCCGACAGGCCCAGTAGCACCAATGAGTCCGGGTATTCCAGGTAGACCTTGTTTCCCATCAGCCCCATCTTTGCCGGCAGGACCTTGTAACCCTGGAGCTCCATCAACTCCGTCCTTGCCATTAATACCATTTAAGCCAGATGGAGTAGGTCCCTGTAGATTGTAGGAGGGTTCTGGAATAGGTGGTTCTGGTTTTGTCTCTTCTCTCACTCTACTCTGCTGGGGTGGGTCCCGGATAGCGACAACTTTTGGTTGAACTATCTCTATCCGTCTATCCCTGTTCTTGCCTTTATAGACCTTAACCTCATGAGTATGAGTGGAAACTCGACGATAGCCGTCACTGCCTGTCCCATTGCTGCCAGCTGATGCAAGAGTTGGAAGAGTTGAAGCAACTGAATGATGGCTGGCCTCTTTCACCTTTCTTCTGCTCTTGTGCTCAACTCGCTTCCTCTCTGGACTCTTATACTTCTTCCTATGCTCCCGTTCCCGTCGCACAGCAGGAGAACGAGATCGCGGTTTTCTCCGTTCTTTACGGGGATCTCGCTTTTTCTTGGGAGAGCGCCGATCTGGTTTATCTCGGCGATGTCCCATGCCACAGCGCAACCTTTCTTACAAAGTTCTTTTCTGAGGCTGTCTAAAGGGTGAGAAAAGAAAATTCTGTTGCTCGATTTTTCCACAAGTCGGAAAATGACAACTATCGTTACACCATCAACAGCCCAAACTTGCTTGGCGACAGCCGATGGTCAAGTGGTTACAGCAGAAACAATCAATGCTCTATTTCCTTCTGGTATTGGAGGCATCCCAGCAGCCATCATCATTCCTCCACGCTCAGTCGTGATTCCCAACCCTCCAGTTATTCTGCCAACACCTGTCTTTAACACCAACTATCTGCTCGTTGCCTACCCGTCTGGGGCTACCAGTGTTAGCGTATTGAGAAGTTGGACTGGCACTGATTGTCACGGCAGTCAGATCACCGTGCCTGATACAACATTGGCTCAGAGCTTGGGAGCTGTCTTCTATGCAGCTCAAAACTTCCGCTTCACTGCACCAGCCGGCGTCAATATCAACCAGTTTGTTGTGGTCAGTCCCAACCAGTTCTATGACGTGACCTCTGTGGCCGTACAGACCAATCAGCTGGGCTTGGCTTTGCAACAGAATGCTTTCACTCTGAATCAATGGCTCTTCATTAAGTCTATCTATGCCGCCGCCGCTCAGGTTTTCTACCACGCAATCCAAGTTAACCCATTAGTACAGGCCCAACTGACTACTCTGTCTGGTAACGCCTTCCAGATCATCAACCAGGGCTTGTTCATCCTGCGTCAAAATGCTGGCAGTTACAGTAGCAATTTCAATGCTATGATCAACTCATTGGCCTCCTATGCTACTATTCTGGTAAACGTAACACCTCCTAACCTCAGCTTCCTGCAGCCCTATCTGCCAATCATCAACTTCACAACATTCATGAACGGAATTCAGACTGTGATAATCACCCCTTTCAACGCTGCTACACCAACTCCTTCAACCGGACCTATCTGTCGAGGTTCCGATACTATTGATGGTGTTGATAAACAACCCATATTGGCTCCTGTCAGGGCTCCAGTGCCTGGCTCTCATGCAGCCAATACGACCGCTTTCTGGCTGCTTCTCATCCTGGCCGTTATTGTCATCATCGTTGCCATTATCGTAGCTAACAACAATAGAAAACGTTAATCTGCCCTAAAATATTGTATCATCTAATACAATATTTTCTCACAGCCTCTAGAACCTTTGAGCGTTCTGGAAGCTCTGTATTGTCTAGAGATTAAGAATAGTGCTATACTTCCAATAAGGAACCTCTGTTTCTGGAATATTGTGCTCTAAACTCTGAACACATCTCAGAACGTGTAATTAAAACAGACAAACAGGAGGGTGTTAGAGGAGGAATAGAATCTGAGAGATAAAGGAATAAGACGTGCCTGGTTGGAGGCATGTTTTTTTGATATGGGGTCCGGGTCACTGGGCTAGAACATAAGAACTTAGAATAACATTGCCCAGTGAGCTAATTTATATGGAACAGCTTAGCAGCTGGTAAGGGGAAGAGGGAGCTTAGTGGTGGTTACGGCTGTGTCTTCTGCTGCGTCTCTTGCTCTTGCAGCTCTTGGAGGAAGAGGAGCTGGAATCGGATGATGAGCTAGAGGAAGAGGAAGAGGAGGAGCTGGAGGCAGAGGAAGATGTGTAGTCAGAGCTAGAGCTGGAGTCGCAGCTAGAGCTGGAAGAGCAAGAATACTTGGTCTTCTCGCGACGGTGCTTCTTCTCACGGAAGCAGCGCTCAATGCTGAGGCGCACGAAGCGGTGCTTGCCGCAGTGCTCGAACCACTTGCCCCAGAAGATGAACTGCTTGCAGCCGATCTTGCGCAGAGTAACACCATTCTTGAAGGTCAAGGCGGCCTGAGCCTCGAAGCTGGCCAGGGGGTTGGCTTCGCGGTTCTTGTGGTCCTCCCAGTCGCACTTGTTATTGTAGATAACCTTGCCAGCGGAGTCGGCAATCAAGATGCCAATGCCACGCTTGTTCCAGCAGTCGAAGTTGTTGTTCCATCCGCAGTCATAGAAGATGTGCTTGTCATCGATGGCGCACCAGTATTTCTTCAGCTTCCTGGGTACCTTAACCTGAGCAATCTTGCCGTTCCAGCGGGGCTTGACGAACTGCTCGCACTTGGACTTGGAAGATGAGGAGCTGGAGGAAGAAGAGGAATCAGAGCTGGAGCTGGATGAGCTGCTCTTCTTGCAACTCTTAGAGGAAGAGGAGCTGCTGGAGCTGGGGCAAGAAGTGGAAGATGAGGAGCTGGAGCTGGGGCAAGAAGTAGAGCTGGAGCTTGAAGAGCTGGGGCAGCTAGTTGAAGAGGAGCTGCTGGAGCTTGGGCAAGAGGAGCTAGAGCTGGAGCTGGGGCAACTGGAGGAAGAGGAGCTGGAGCTTGGGCAAGAGGTAGAGCTGGAGCTGGAGGAAGATGGGCAAGAGGTAGAGCTGGAGCTGGAGGAAGATGGGCAAGAAGTAGAAGAGCTTGAAGAACTCTTACATTTCCTGGAACGGCTGCGACGAGCGCATTTGTCTTTTGCGTTTTCTGACATGTTCTTTGCATTGCCCACATTTTTAAAAAATTCTAAATTCCTCTTTTTCCCTTAAACCTATCAGGATACAGAGTTTTTAAGTCGTTGAGAACCTTAGGAACCGGTTTTAAGCTGGCGCAATTCTTCCTGTCTTGATCATCCATTCTCGAATCAAGTGACATAAATCTTCTTTCTTGGGACCTGTCTTCCTTCCTGTATACATCCACCAGGCATAATAGTATTGCAACTTGGCGTCCATCTGACCATTTGTGTTATCCTCAAGATCCTCTCTAAGATGCTTCTTACTGGCCAGGAATTGGAAAACACGATTGCGATCATACATTGGGGCTTGGTAGGTAGGTTGATTCATCTGAATCAACCAAGCAATCCGAATTAACTGATGCACTTTGTAGTTAATGCAAGCCTGGCCGCGCGGCCGCCTACGCACATCTGCACGAGCAGCCGCTCTGTCTACTCCAGTCCAGTCGATAATGGTTACGATATCTGCCTTGTCCTGAGGTTCCACACCATAGACGATCATCTGATTGAAGTCTTCCCTTCTGCGTAAAAACTCAAGCTGACAGTATCTATTATAGACATATGTCTCGCAAGGACTGCAATCGCGCCAGCCTATACCTTCCTTTTGCTTAAGGATGCGGATTCGGCCCTCACATTTGCTGATCTTAGCCATGGTAGCGTATTTAACTCCCTCCTTCTCTGTGGTGTAGATAGTGTGGATGTAGATGACACCTATCCTCTGGCCTGGGTTATTGGGATCTTGATCTGCAACGGTGTTACGATCAAGCAGTAGTTCAGTCTGATTCGCCTCTGTGATTCTCTCCACCTTGACTTGACCGCCTTCACCAATAACCTCTAGCTTGGGACCGCCAGGACCCTCACACTTATTGATTGAGGTAACCTGCTCTGGCATTTCATACCAAAAGCCGGCAAAGACTTTGAAGATTTGATCTATGAAAGGACTGCGCTCGCCTCTCAGGTAGCGTAGGAAGACATTCTCGAAGAGGAGTGAACGAGTGCTCACATTGAGGCGTTCAGATGTGCGTTGGAATTCCACAGAAACAGGTGGTAATTTCTCTAGCTGCTCCAGTTCTGCGGCTTGTTCCACCTCTTGCACACGGTAGGCTACATCAATGAGCTCAGTAGTGCGAATTGCGATGAGACTGCTGCTGTAAGTGGACAGCATGACAGAAGTCTCACGGGCTGGGTAATTGCGAACTAGGAAGAAAACACCCCTGTCCTCCTGTAGGTAGACTGGGTATCCATATTTATCCAGCAGTGCTTGTTTGTCTGTGATGAGTCGCTCCAAAGCCATAGCCAAGAAACGAGGCTCATAATCAATAACATCAGCAACCGCTTCTCTCTGTTCTGTCTGAAAGAACCTGTGTCTGGCCTCATGTCTAGCTATGTTGCCCACAATGTGCTGGAAATCACTGCGAGCCACTTTCTGGAAAAATTTACGAATATCGATGATAGCGGCCTCAACAACCTCATCGGCATAGTAGACATTGTAGGTGGTATAATCGATAGTGGGGTCATACGGATTAACACAGGGGTAATTGCAACTCTCGTAATCACATGTTTGGCTGCCTTCTATATCAGTTGGACGCACATTCCTAGCGCGATGGATGTAACAATCTGTGGCACATTGTTTCATCATTCGGAATATCTTTCTGATCTCGCGATCCTTACGCTCAGCATTACGATACATTGCGGCATCGGCACTATAGTCATCTTGAGTAAAGGCTGCATGATAGTAGATCTTAACTTCTACCTTAGCTTGTAGCCGCGCCAGGCTGGGATCCACACCTTGGCGGATGAGTCGTTCCACCTCCTCGTTGATCAGATCGATGTGAGAGGTAGCGCGCAAAGCTCGGGAACGGGCCTGGTAGATAGCTGATTCGGTCCATTCCGCATCAGCCAGATGGATTTGCAACACGTTAAAAACGTTGATGGCATCACGACCCACTGGTGAGCTGATAAGAGCCTTGATGATATCACCGTGACGGTTCTCATAGCTGTTCATCGCTTCCATCATCGATGCAAATTTAGCATCAGTAGTATCATGAGTGAGTAGTGCGTAACGATATTTCTTGATATATCCATTGGCACGTTCCTCTGGAGTGGGCTCTCTACCCATCGTCTTCTGGAACTTCTCCTTAAGTTGACGTCCCGCCCCTCCAGTGCCTCCGCAGTAGGGACGCACATTTTGATTACCTAACCCTACGAAAACTGAGGTGGATTCGTCGAAGCGCTCAAAGGCATTCTGTCCAACAAAGGCAGATTGTTCATTTGGCCCTTTGGTCGGATCTGGTTGCCATTTCACATTATCAAAACAGAGGGCCATAGTGATAACTCCAGAGCTGACCACTAGACCACTGTAGACAAAAGCGCTACCTGATCCCGGTCTCATAACCAGATTGACAATCTCTGCAAACTTGCAGCTGCAATTTCTAATGGTACCAGGTGACTGTAGATAAGGGATGAACTCATCCGTCGCTCTGTAACGGCCGTCCTCTTCTTCTATGACAAACCGGCGATAAGCTCTGTACTTTGTCCTATCCTCACCTGGTTCGACTGGAAGGGCAATGTCTGGCTCAGGACCTTCATCACGGCCGTAATCAATGTCTACGTCGTCATCTTGTTCCAGAGCGGGAGGAGGCTCTTCCGGACCCAGGTTCATGGCCCTGAAGGGAGTGAAGGCTTGAGTTCCAGCGCCGGCGCCGGCTGTTGCAGGCAGAGCTAGAGGGACTGGAGCTGGAGTGAAGCCTTGAAATCCTGTACCGGCTACAGCTGGAACTGCTGGTCTAAATCCGCCTGCCTGAGCCGGGATGTAGGGTGCAGGTCTGAATCCACCAGTTACACCTGCACCCGTTTGAGCGCTAGGTGTTGGGATGTAAGCTGTGGCAACAGGTGGTTGTTGAGTTAGAAGCACCCCAGCAAAGGCGGGAGCTGCAGGGGTGAAGCCATGTGGTGCTGGACCAATGATGGTGGATACTGGGTGCTGTCCCTCAAATGAAAAAACATTGGCTGGAGGTCCAGGCGCTACAGGCACTGAGATGAAAGGTGTAGCACCAATCTGCTCTTGTAGCTTAGCCATCTGCTTGATTCTCTGACGTCTGGTCTTAGCTTCTCGGCGCTCCTCCTCAGTTTGGCCAGAACCCCACCAGCCGTCGGGATAGACGAAATTGGAGGCTTGCACCTCGTCACGCAGCAGCCTATCTGAGACTTTACGAGCTTGATTCATTCCACCACCCCCACCCCCACCTGCTGTACCAAAGTTCTGGAGATTGGTCATCGCGGAGCCAAATAGCCTGGTTTGCAGGTAATAAATCTCGTTTCCAATTGGGTAGGGTCTACCCAGATGGGTAGATCCTATGTCATTACTGACGAAGACCGACACAGCGCCAGTATCCAGCGCTCTGACATACGAGATGCGCCCTCTGAAATAAGGCTCGATCCTTTCAAGAGTGATCTGTGTTAGATCCAGATCTCTAGGCATTTGCCCTTTAAACAGAGGTGCCATGAAAGCAGCAGGAGCTCTTTTATAATCCACATCGGCCGGTAGAGTGGGAAAGAGCACAGATATCTCAAGAGGAGAGCGATTCCAATAGTCATAGCCTTCCGGTAGCACACCATCACGGGGCAGAATAAGATTCATCAGAGGAATGATCTCCCAAATTGTATTGACCATAGGTGTGGCTGTTGAGATAATACGCTTGGAACGCTGGATCAAGTGCATAACTCGGTGGATCTGGTCATATTGTCTATTCTTGACTTTGCCATCACCAGCCAGCACAGAGCTGATACGCAGGTTATGAGCCTCATCGATCCAGAAAACACAGTCTGAGAAGTCTTCAACGATGCGAGCGTCTCCTTCTGGTGTATCTGGATATTCACGGGTGATCATATTAGAGAAGGCCCGGTAAGCACGCACATTGTACCACTTCTTAATAGCCAGGGTTACATTGGTCTTCTGCTGCTTCTCTGTGTTGGAGGTTCTTACGTTGATTGTCTCATAACGATCGGGCCGGGAGCAACGGCAGGTCATCTGATTCTTGAATTCATTCTTCTGAACTGGACCCTTAACCAGCACAAAGACTCTCTTAATATTACCCTTCTTCTGCTGCCATTGGTCGTAGGCCCATTCAGTAAATGCAGCCACCGAGCAAGTCTTACCCGTGCCGGTTTCATGGATGAGAATCTGATCATCTAAAGCTCTCAGTAGGCGTTGCACATAGAGTTGGTGCTTAAAATACTTGCCTCTTTCTGAGGGTGGAGCCTCTTGTGGAAATGAAGCCAACTCATTGAATTCTTTCTTACGGGTTATAATGGTTTGGATGCCAGGAGTTGATTGATTGGGGTAGACGGCCAGAAGATCATCTAGCTGAATGTTCTGAACCTCAACTATCGCATTTTCACCAACAGTGGCTGGAGCTTGAGGCTGGGTAACTACCACCGGGATGACGATTTGTCCCGGCCCCGGAGAGCCGGGTAGCTCGTTAAATCTCTGCATTTTTCTTCACTTGTAAAAGCAAAATTAAAAGATTTGGCGATGGGGGCTGGCGATTTCACCAGCTGGTTTATAGTGGCCCTGGCCTTAATTATGATTCTTGTGTTTGCCCTGGTTCTTTATTGGGCTTATCAGAGAACCCGGCCACCTGGTGATATTATTATTCCAACACCGGGTGGTACCGGTTCTTTCCTATCCCCTTGCAGAGTCACCACATGCCCAGCTGGTTTGGATTGTGACCCAGTTACTCTAGTCTGTAAACAAGGAGCTGGTAGTTTATGTAGAAATTATTCTGACTGCCTGACTGGGTATTACTGTAGCGGAGTCTGTGTAACAGGACCTTTTGGGCAATTATCTCAGAACTGCCCCTGTACAGCGGGCTTAACTTGTGCAGCGGATCCAAGTAGAATCGGCGCCCTGGTCTGCAAGGTGCCGACAGGGGCAACCTGTAATGTGAATGGTGATTGTGCGGCCGATCGTTGTGTGCAGGGGCTCTGTGTAGCGCCTGGTCCGACCGGAGCAACCTGCAGCTCTGATGTGAGCTGCCAAAGTGGCTTCTGCGATCGCTATGGCATCTGTCAAAACCCAGGCATAACATCAGGGCAACTTGGTGCGGCTTGCTTACGCTTCCAGCCAACTCCACCAGCTGGTCTAGGCTGTGGTCCTGGTTTGCAGTGCTTCACCACAGGTAACACCCCATCAGGGGCAGGAGCTACAGCAGGTGTTTGTGTCGGGGCTACTTCTGGTTACGGTCAGATCTGCACTGCTCAGTCCCTATGTGTTGATCCGCTACTCTGTATTAACATCAACAATGGCGCACAGTGTGCATTTGGTCCCACATCCATATGTGAGTGTAACTTATCGATTAACCCAAATAACTGTACTACAGCTCAGGCTTGCGCGGAGAATTTTGTCTGTAACGGTGCAACTTGTCTCGCTGGTCCTGGTCAGGCCTGCTTTGCAGCAGCTCCATATCAGATCTGCCAACACAGTTGTGATAGCAGTCAGGGCGCTATCTTAGTGCTGAATCGAGCCCCCGGTACTGCCATCGGAGCCACTAGTTTAAGTTGGTCGCTACACAGTAAACCACCATTCAAGCCACAGAAACTCTTCAGTGTGATTGGAACAGATGGTTCTGAGTTCCTGTATGCTGTGGATCAGCAGTCAGGGTTCTATATCTATACAGCCAGTGCTGGTTGGCGCCAACTGTTATCTAATATTATTATGCAACCCAATGGTAGCCTACGTCTCATCGATATGGCTAGTGATGGTAATATATTTGTTGGAGTCTTTGTCTTGACTCAGAACTCGCCCTTCTTCATAGGAGTTGTCGTGTACATAGTTGACCCGTTTGAAGTGGTCTTTACACCATATCCCGTTAACAATCCACCACCCACTGGCTATCCACCCGGTACCCAATTTGACAATACCAGTACTGTAATTGCTCCACTCACAATTAGTATATCTAGACCCAATAACCTCTCCCCAGGTGGTGATCTTGTAGTGTTGGATCAGAAAGGTCGTATCTTAGTTAGGCCGAAGGGTGATAATCTGTTCTCACTCTCAACCAAAACACTTGGAACGACCGATACAGGGCAGCCAGTCACGGGCACTAATCCACAATTCTACTACGATGGCTCTGAGCAGGCAAACGGTCAGACCATAAGTTGGCCCAGTGCTAAGAACTTCTCCTATATTGGCCCAACATCTGTGCCTGGTTCTAATATAGGGACTGTGGCTCAGTTCAACGGCAATGTATCCGGTATCTTCCTACCCTCAGCTTCGCCAATAGTCTTCAACATCAATCTGTATAAGACGGTGGATTATAGTATCTATTCCCCTTTGCCACAGCAAACGAGCAATTCAGGTATGAAGTTCAGCTCTATGCTGGCAGTGGCCGAAAACTCATTAACACAAGTCTACGGCGTCTATCTCAATGAGAAGGGAGTTCAAGTCATCATACCTGGTTGGTTCAGCGCTGATTCCAAGGTAGCTGTTACATCAACTCAGTACTTGGTTTACACAACAGGACTCTGTACTTAAATTCTTATACAGGGGTTAGTTCTATATAAGTATTACGTGTGATGAAATAAGTATTTATTCAATAATAAATACTTTCAAACGGTTGTAAATGGAAGCGTCGCTCAACACAAAGTTGAGCATAGCCCCTAGTTCCCTAATCGGGAACATGGAGGCATCGGCTGGTTGTGAGCGATTTCCACCACGCCAGTTCCAGGCTCAGCTTGATTGTCGATCGATGTTGGAGACACGCTATCGCATCTATGGCATCCTGGGTGAGAAGAGTGGTGGAGGCATCGTCTATGATGCTTATGATACCGAGACTGGAGAGACAGTGGCCCTCAAAGTGATTCCATACAACATTCCAAACCCAGAGGTAGCTAACATCTGTCTTATCCAGTCACTTAGAGTGATGAGTCCCGTTTTCCTTGAGTTTAAAGGCTGGTTTATGTGTGGCAGACCTCCAGCAGCTTGGGCTAAGCTGAGAGACCCACCACCAATATTGAAGGCTGATTGGGATGCAAATCAGCTCGTCTACTACGCTATGGAGAAGGCCGACGCTGCACTTAATGGTTTCAACATAGCATCTCTCACTCCATATGATCGGATAGCTTTTGTCTTCGAGCTGTTCTATGGAGTGGATATCCTACACCGAGCTGACCTGACTCATAATGACCCGAAGCCAGACAATATACTGGTTGGTAGATCCATGCCTAGAGTCTACATAATTAATGGGGTTTCTTATTACGTCAAATCTCCCTTTCTGCCCAAAATCGCTGACTATGGGGATGTAGGGCCCGGTAATCCAGAGGAAGACAGTTATCGCTTCATTGGCAGCATTGGCATTGTCTTCCCTGATCTCTATGATGAGCTGATTGAGATCTTCCAATACAGCACTAATTTAATTCTGGGTCTCACTCAGATTCCTGTTTTTGATGTGCTGAAGCTCGATACCGGCATAGTTGTATCAGAAATAGTACCGCATTATTCAATCAACATCTAGCATATATTTAGGATATATCTCATGAGATATATCAGGGTTTTTACTCAGATGCTTCGGTTTGGTTCTTAGTTTGAGCCTTAACGGCCGCAATGTCTGGGAAGAGCTCCTCTCGTAAAGATGCCCAGCCAGCCCTAATTCCGGCGGCCATCTGGGTACCATAGCGTTCAGCGAACTTCTTCTCCTCATGGTCGACCCATTCGTCCTCATGCTCAGGATGGCGGGCGCGATGTGTGCAGACGGCCTCAACCCTCAGTTTATAGGCATCTTCTGCCTCTTGCAACTTGGCTTTGTAGAGCTGTATTGCTGACCTATTCTCAAGCAGGCACATGGCGTTATGTCTGAAATGCTCAATATCGTTGGGGTTCAGTTCTCGGTCCTTCTCCTCTAGGATTTCATGTTGGATCCGTTCTTTCTCTTTGTGTTGGGCCTGTTCCTCGTCAGATTCTTTGTCCGCCATCTTAACCAGCCGATTCTTCTCGTCAACATGAATTAGTGTGACATGTTGGCGTGGTGTGCGCTCCAAAGGACCTGGCACACCGTACTTGGCAGCACAAAATCCGGCATGTCCTGTTTCTTGGATGAGAGCCTCAACCCTTTGCTTGGCCTGCTCTTCTGTCTTGTAGGAACCGAGCATGATGACATATCCGAATAAGTCATCGGCCTTCCCATCAACAACAATATCACGATTCAAGAAATAACAGAACACCGACCAATTCTGGCCTTTTGGTGGTTTCTCTTTCAAAAGCCTGCGCACAATGTCACGGGCTGGAATAGGGGCTCCTGCGGTTTCGGCTCCGGTAACTCTTTCTCTGATACCTCCGCCTTCTATCTTAACTCCATTGGATCCCTGCATTTCTCACCGAGTCCATCCTCTTTAAGCTGAGAACAATTCCACATATATTATCAGTTATATTTATCACTTAGCAGGACATATAGATATCGCGCATCAACCCAAATGCCATTCCGTCTGGTTGTTCCAGATAATTATAGCCTCCATGAACAAACCGATATAAGTCTCTTTCACATCAGTAAAGTGGACCATAACGTAACCCTGAGTTGGTGCGTGGACAGGGAAGGGACCACGTGCTCCAAACTCAAGGAAACAATCATTACCCCTCATGTAGAAGTGGAAAGCACTTCCCGGTCGACATAAGCTGCATATCATACGGAGCAGCTCTGGGTCACGATTTGGAATCAGGATTCGATCTGGGCCGAAGATAAAAGGGCTGTGATAGCCAAGTTGAGCGCAAAACGTCTCAATCGAGAAATCAGCCGGAACTAGGCAGGAAGTCGAGATTGAGCTCGAAACCATGATGTTTGAGAATACTAGCACAGGACATTCGCGTCTAATCGTTTCCTGCGCCCCATAGAAGATCTCACCGCTGTTATCAGCACTTACTTTGATCAGAGAGATATGGTTGATGCCGAGTTGGTCTAGCCTCATCATCTCCACAGCTGTGAGATCCTGAGCTGGAGCGTCGCCCAACACAAGAGTTGGGCATAGCCCCTGGTTCCCTAATCGGGAACCTGAAACACCCGCTATGGTTGAGATGACTGGCAGGCCGGCAAAGTCGGTAGATGATTCACTCAAGTAGTTGCACTTAGGTATATAGGCAAGTGAGCTGCTGGCTCCTAGCGCGCAGTTGTAGCTGACTATGTTGTTACTCCTATTCTGAAGCAGATTCCTCTGAAGCAGATAGTAGACCTCTTGTTGCATCTCAAAGGCATAGACTCGTTTGACGATGCGGGCTAGCGGAATACTTATGAGACCCACGTGAGCACCCACATCAATGACGGTACTATAATCAGGCACCAGCTTTGAGAGAAACTGTAGCAGTTTCTCCTTGTAGGGCTCGGCTCTCACAGAGACAGTGATTGGAGTGTCTGCCGCAAAGAGGGTCCAAAGACCGAGCTGATTTTGATGGTTGAAATATCTCCGTTCAGTCTGCTCAGATGGTAGGGCTGCAATGCGTGGTAGAGAAAAAACTTGGATTCTATTCTGCATTACTATATTGCGTATAGTTACAGGCAACATTGGCGGAGTGGCTATGGGAAGAGGTTCCATTTTTCTACCGGGTTGTTTCAGCTTACTGGGCAGCAGTGACAGCTCCAATGTCTTCAACACAGTGAACATATCCCTACGCGGCTGACTAGAGGAGTTGCTATTTGAATCGTTATTTGAGACATTCACAGCAACGGGCTGAGAGCTGTCGATCTGAACTTTATTAGTATAACATGCCAAAGGTAGCAGCATTATCTTGTTGAGGTCTACCAGCGCAATTAATGTTCTCTGATCGGCCATACCAAAGGATATATAGGCCAGATCACCTTGTAGATGAAGACCGGATGCAACTTCCATGCTTCGAGTCATGAAATGGAAGACTGGAGAAATAAACGTCTCAGCCTCACACTTCTCACTGCGGTAGAGAAAACGCTGAGCATAGATATGTTGGCTGTTATGCATAGCTGTCTCATAAACTAGGCAGAGCCAGCCATTCCTCCAAGTAACGAAAGGAGTGCCAATATTCAACTGTTTATCCTGAAGGGCGGCATGCTGTTCAATCACAAGCATCTGACAAGTCTCAGGTACACCAGTTAGAACATTCCAAGGCTCAACTGATGTGGCAAGACGGATGTCGAGAGTTCCATTGAAAGGAGCCCAACAGCGGGGCTGAGGTCCTGAAGCATCACAAGCAATCTGGGCCGGTATATTGTCGATAAAGATTACCATCAGCTTGACGATAACTCTATTTTCAGTGAGACGACCCATAACCACTAAGTTAGGACCTTCATTCATGACAGCACGCATAGTGACCCAAATCGCATTAGAGGCTCGAAAGATACGGGCATCTCGTAGAGATTTAATAGAGGATGGAAACTCCGTTATGAGCTTGTGATAACTCTTGACAACAAAGTTATCGGTAGTTTGCACCAATATAGGCTGGAAGGAGGCAGTTGCAGCGCCATCCATATAGATGATACCACTGGGCCCCACATGTTGATTTGTCTCGTCTCCAACAAAGATCCAACCATCCGGCATCTTCAGGAGCGAGCCATTTCGGAAGCCTCTCCCAGGAGGCAGAGACAATGGTAGAGAATCTATACGCTCTACCAGTAGTTGAGTTGAGTTCAAGATATCCGATCCATGCGACGTGACTGAGTTGCTGCTCATAGTATCCTGGGCTTGTTGGTGATTTTTCTTGCCCAATTAATCTTGTGACGATCAGCATTATATTAACGGGAGTTTGTGTTCTGAAATGATTAAAATGATCCAAAAAGAAGCGCAGTGTGATCTGAAATGATCTCAGCTTAAACAACTCAACTTCAGCTTAAACACCATCCTATAAGATGCAACAATTTTCCACCACTTCATCACTAACAACCCAAGGGTCCAATACGGCCGAAACTTCCCAAGCTGCCCAACAGGACGGCTCCAATTTATCTGCTACAACTGAATCACAGGGCTTAATCTCTCCAACAGAGCAACTTGCCGCTGGTAATGGGGACACTGTTGATTTAGCTCCTGGCCCCACTCAACTACAAGAAGGTAGAGGCTCAGTTAGGCGAAGACAGGGGCAGGGGCGTAAAACAAATTCAGCTAATGGGCAGCCAACAGTGCTGCTGACAGCGGGAGGGGGAAGATCCTCTAATCTGCCCAGCTATTCCACCTCAAATGAGAACAGGTCTAAGCTTAACAAGATTTTAGGTGTGTCACAGGGTTGGTCCGTCTGGGACCGCGAATCCACTCTGGATCTTATCCATTACAACAGTGAGACAGGTATGCTAGCCCAGGTTGGGCATCTCCGTGGTGTGGTTGTTGATACAGCAGTTGGTCTAATTGTAGCCTCTTCTTACGGCTACACTCCGGTGGCTACGGTGGATAAGATCACACCTCTGGATGATGGCTCTGTATCTATCGATGATCAGCTGGGTTTCAACCACAGATTTAAGAGCTTCCAGATGAAGATTGGGCTAGAAGGTGTGGTTATTCGTGTCTTCAAGCACGGAGGCAAGGTCTATCGTGCAACACATCGCACTCTTAACCCAATTCACTCGCATTGGGGTCGATCAACCTATTTCCTGGATATGTACTGGCAACTGGGTGGTCCCAAGGATGAGGATCTGTTTGATGCGAGTGTTGATTACAGCCCTTGGTGCTATGTCTTTCTGGTTGTTCACCCGGATCTATTAGTCGGTACTAGACAGAAAGTTAGCAAAGGATACATTGCCCTACTTACTATCAACAAGATGTGGGATCCTGTTAAGCTGAATGAAAATTACCCTACCACAGTTAACTGGAAGAATGTTGATCAAGGCCCTCATAAACAGATCAACTTTAACCCGGAGATGCCGGCCATTATTACGGAGCCTTTCATCTACGGGCCCCAGGCTCTTACCCTAGAGCAAGCCAATAACCATCTGCGTAATGGTTATTACGCTGAGTTCCCAGTTAAGGATGAGCGAGCCCGTTCAGGCGAGTTCTTAGTACTTTACAACTTTAACGAGCAGGGCCAGGTAATCAGTCTTCTCAAGGTGCAATCAGACAGTTACACCTGGCGTCTTGAGATGAGAGATGATAATCCCAATATACCTCATCGTTTCTCCCTACTTTGGAATTACGTGCTTATGCCTATCCTGGACCGTCGCCGAGACACAGGATTTGCCGAACTTAAGAGGCGCTTCATCTCTTTCCCCTTGTACAACAAGGAAGCCATCAAACAGCATCTAGAACGGGAAGGGCCCTTCATCACGCTGCAGGAGGCTCAGCTCGATCCCAAAGATCTGGAGACTCAGCAAGGGCGTCTACATCTTATCTGGATCAACTTCATCTTCTCACTGCCCCCCAACCAGCAGATCAAGGCTATTAACTTGTTAGATGACTTCAACACTGGTCGTGAGGAGCTGATCCGCTGGGCTGTTGAGCTCAACGATAATTCCAATGTGACCGAGGATGAAGAAATATCTAGACGTGTGCGTGATATTATCACCTCAGCCCGTCGTGGCAAGGGACAGAGGGGACTAACCCGAGAACAAGTAAGACAGAATATCCGAAATCTCATTTTGAAGGAACCAGGCCAAAGTCTCTATAAGATGGTGCGCGAAATGAAGCAAGACAAAGAACCCAAACCGGTCGATTCAGCCTCAGTTGCAACACCACTCATTAGTTCAACCACCGCCCCTATTTCAGCATTTCCCATTCCAAGTTCTAATTTTACAACTACTACCTCATCCCCCATTTTCTTGCCCACTTCTTCTGCTACAGCAACAACTTCTTCTCCGGTCCAAATCCTACCGACCGGTTTCATCCCAATAGCAGGCTTTATTCCAACAAGTGTTCAAAGCACCAGTTTCCAACCCTCAGCCTTATCAGGCGGAGCATAATGTGAGAGAGATTTAAAAAAGTTACCAGTTGACTGGTAACTTTAAGACATTGTCCAATAAGTAAAGAGTGATGGTGCATCAGACTCGAAGTATCCTTGTTATTAGCTCAGGGCTTTTGCTATTCTCAATAATCGCCGTTATCCTTGAACTGGTACCAATAAGATCCGTCCTAGAGCAATGCAAGCGCTCGGATCAGAAGGATTTCTTTGATATGATAACAGCCTCAGCACTAATTCGTCTAGCTTTTTATATGATGTTATCTAGTTATACCCTTGTAATAGCGATTAAGGATTGGAGCATGGAAGAGCCATCAGCTGTATTAATTCGCTCTTGTTTGTGCTCAATTGTATTAGCCGCCATCGCCATGGTAGTTTCTGTGATAGTCTCTTTCATCAGCATAACCAAGGTGGCTGAGAATGATGGAGAGTGTTATATCAGATTTATGCATATCTTCACTCAAGACATAGTGATTGAGGTAGTCTCAATCACTCTGACTATTATTGGGACTGGTATCATAATCCAACAGGTTGTTTCTATTATCACCCAACCAGCAGAGATGCGCGAGATATCCATGGCTACAGAGATACAACAGTTACTCTAGTATGCTTCAATGTAAAAATCCCTAATGCTAGGGATTTTTTAACTTCAAGCCGTATACTCAATCTTCAGCCTTCTTGTCTCATTGCCTGAGATAATCACTTCTTCTGCTCTGCAAATATGTTGGGATCAAATCCCTTGACTGCTATGGATACGGTGCCCAGCCAAGTGATATCCTCGAAATCAGTGACTGCACCGATTGCATCATTGGGCAGCAATTTGCCAACTGCCCAGGTTGTAGTGCCTTCGTTCTGGAGAATGATGTTGCGATCGTTGGTTATGAACAGATCCCGACCTCTACGGAAACGTCTGACCTGCAACTTGAGACTAGCTGCAGGAAGCTTAGCTGCAGCGGGCGGCTCATCCACACAGCCAGGGGCATGTGTAGAGCGATATTCGTCGGGCATGATCTGAAAGCCATTCTTATAAGCGTACGACAGATCACGCTTGCCAAGTGCTTTACATCTATCACCGTCTCGCTTAGCAATCACTGCCAGAATATTGGCCTCCTTATGCTCGACCACCAGCTGTTGTGTCTGTAATACGAACATATTGTCATCAGGTGAGAACATCTCAATAGCTAGATGCTTGGAGCTATGTTTGATGATACTCTCGGCTGGAGCATGTAGAGGCAGAAAATCTAATCCCATGCCCTTGGCATCACTAATAGTTCCTAGGTCAAGAGGAAGAACCTCATCTTGATGTAGATAGCCGATAGCGGTGCGCTTGAAGCGGCCGACGTGAACAAGCAAATTGCTGTTGACCTCCTTGAAGAGGGCATGATCTGTATTATAGGGAACTAGTACAATGTCTTTCCCCTCTGTCTTAGCCTGAACACCGAGCGGAATGGTCTCAACGGTGCGAAGCTCATGCTCGATAATCACCGCCAGACAATTTGAGCAGATATAGCATGGGCCCTCCTCGAAGAGTGCTAGATAAGAGGCCGATTTGCCGCAGGGTACATTCTTGCTGTTGGATGAGAGATTCTTGACTGGGAAGCGGGCCTCCTCACGACCTTTCTTGTCATGTCTGACTGATGAGGGATATGTGCAAAGACGCAGCTTGTTGAGCTCCCATTTGGGTGATTCGCTTTGCTTCTCGGCCTTTTCCGCCGTTTCGGTGTGGGTATTGCAATACATGAGATGAGGAACGATTGGAAGATTGCAGTAGGTACCCACATATTGACCCAGGGTATAACTGTGAAAGCAGTGACCTGCGCCTTTCCATATACCGTTGTTTGTCAACAGTGAGGCTGGCAATCCGGCCGGTAATGTGAATTGTGGTGGAGTTGAGGTAACTGTCTTGCTACCAATAGGCACAGGACCGTTTCTGACTGTCACCATATTAGCTTCACTGATAGCGGGTACTCCAGGTAATCCCATGCCGGCATGTTTCACACAATAGCATGTGCCTTCAACAGCTTGCCTTGAACATCTGACAGGTTCTTCTTCCGCCCTATGTTTTACCGCTTTGCACCAATATGGGCTGGTGGCGGGCTCCTTCTGTGCTGCTGCAATATTGATGTGTTCAAGGCAGAGGTATTTGTCCGCAAATTTGGTATCCGTACCGCAGCCACACTCGACCGATTTATCGGCGCTGGTCTTGACAATGAATTCACAGGTTCTTGTTTCGCTCATCTTGCTTCTCTTTGACTATGTGTAAGAAGGAGGGATGGTAATTCATATTTCCTTAACGTTCACTATTTCTGCCTGTTAAGAATAGATCTCACAATATAGACTATATGTTTCTGGGCTGTTGTACTAAGTTCAAGCCTATTATGGCCTGTAATAACAGGCTGGCGACTTAGGTTGATATTCCAAAGTAGTTGGGTTAAAGGGCCTCTCTTATCAAAAACATGTTATAAAACACATGTTTTATAACATCTGCCACTATTCTACAACAGATCAGGGACGGGAGAGCGAGAATATGAGATTCTACGAGCCTTGAGCCAATCAAGGTCATCCTGATCTGTAATAGGTATTATTCCAGATACTGTCGTCTTGCCTACAGCGGCCCATTGTCCCGGGCGCTTAGTTGAACGCAAGATTATATCCCTGTCCAGCTCTCTATAGAAGCGAACATTTGTGACAGCAGAGAGCTCAATCGGTACATATGACATCTCAAGACCTGGATGGATGGTTATGCCGGAGCTTGGCTTAGCTGTCTCAGCCTCCTGAGTTGAGGCTTGGGTTGAGGGTTGAGGCGGCATAATGATCAAGCCATGTTGGTAAGCGAAGCGTAGATCATGGCTGTTTAAGGGCTCGCATTCTTCGGCATGATTTGCTTTACCCAGAACTTTGAGTATGCCCGGCTCACTGTGCTCAATAATGAGGCCTGACTGCAACAGCACGAATTGGTCAGCTGCAGCATCAAACTCCCTGATTTCAAGGGAGGCCGCCTTATGTTGAACTAGACTTTGTTTCACTGTATCTGTAAGCACTCTGAAACCCTGCACACAAGCTACATCACGCTCAGCTTGGGTCAAGGGTACAATAGAGGCTTCCTCATCCACTTTTCCAATGACAACAGGATCATTCCTCATGAACACAATGAATCCTTCAGCTTCAGTCTGATACAAGAAGTTATGAGGATCAAAGGGGAGCAGTTTGAATTGTGGTGAGACAATCGATCTTCGCACTCCCAGGGGCAGAAGGGAGCCTGTATCGATATGCTTAGCACACTTGTTACAGAGATAAAAGTCGCCACAGTTCAACAGGGCTAAGAATGAGGCCGGTTTACCACAGAAGTGCTCTCCTACGATACCGCCTGCCGGACATCTGGTACAGAGTTTCAACTTGTTCAGCTCCCAGGGCACTTCTGGAACAGAATTTTCAGGAGGCTGGGGAGCAGGTATAGGGGAAGGAGGCGGTAGCAGCGAGGATGAGGTAGATGATACTCCCTTGCGCTTAAGCTTAGGGTCTTTAGTGATTGGGGTTGAGGCTGGAAAACAGATGGGTGAGCTGCAGTCTATCCGATGCGCTGGGCAGATATTTCCATCAATACACGGCAGACCACACTTTCCCTTAATGGTCTGGAAGCTACAACGGAAGCCTTTAGGTAAATGCTTATCGCAAAAGTCGCCCTTAACAACAGGCTCTCCACACAGAGTGACACCATTCGTCTTTTGACAGACACGTTCTTGACTTAGTATTCTTTGGCCATGCAGTTGATGCAGAGCGCAGTAGCCAAGTCTGGCGACAGGTTTGCTGCAGTAAGTTCCCCTGAACTGGCCTCTAACATAGAAGTGACGACATTCAGTGCTCTCAAGCAAACTCTCGGGAAGAAATGCTGACACAGCGTCTGTTATTTCAGGCGTCTTGGCACCGAGGTTACTATGGGAAGAACAATATTCTGAGCCGGCTTCAGTCGGCATGCCACATTTAGTCTCAACAAAATAACCAGCTTCCATCAAGGCTTGACATTGTCTGCTCATTTCTCCTGTTTTGTATGAGTGTTACTCTGAAGCACGGTAACAATTTTCTTTCTCATCCCCCTATTTTTGAGTCTTTTATCTGCTTATTTGGTGGCGGATATGATCTGGGAAATATACTAGGATTTCCCATCTTAAAGCCTCCTATCTGATGGGATGAGACAACTCATTCTCTTGCTCAATTTACTCCTCTATTAAGGGGTGAGTAATTATATTTAAGTTATCTCAACTCATTGATGTGTACAGATCTTACACTGCTTATCAAACATAAATTCAGACATTCGCAAAGGCGCCATGCAGAGTGCGGTAAAGAATAAAACTTGTGATGGTCCCTCACATCCATCATCAGAATTAAGCCCGAGTCAGGCTGATGGAAACCACTTCTACTGTCAATGCATCGATTTCCAGGGTTTAAGCAGTGATTGCAGTTTTCCTGATCCATCCAACATTCCGATTGGAACCTTTATTCTGATAAGGGGACCTTGTTGTCAACTATTTCGTAGAGAAGGGGCTGGCTTTGTCGGCCCCATTAACCCTGCAGATTTGGGTCATTGTCCTCCAAACACACCCGTTAGGTCTAGGGAGTGTGCTGCAGGATGCAATGACAATCTGGGTGGAGCTTTCCTCTTCCTAGACACTGTGACTTGTATTATCTATGTGCTGGGAGGAACTTGTGGCACTTTCTGCCAACTGGTCCAGCCCACTCCAGTGCCGGGTGATAAGTTGTTAGACTGTTGTCGTCACGATTTATATGAGCTAGTCACTGACTGTACTTGGTCATTGTGTTGCTCATTACAGGGAGCCACAGGCGCTACCGGCAGCACTGGAGCCACCGGTCCTTCAGGTGGTCCCACTGGACCTACCGGCCCTGCAGGCAATACTGGTGAAACTGGTCCCACCGGTCCAACAGGGCTGACTGGGGCTACAGGTGGTCTTGGAAATACAGGTGTCACTGGCCCAACCGGAGCTACAGGAGCTACTGGAATCGGAGTGACTGGCTCAACAGGAGCGACTGGAAATACAGGTCCCACCGGAGCGACGGGGGCAACAGGACCCTCTGACGGGCCACCGGGACCAACTGGACCGACGGGTGAGACTGGAGCCACAGGGGCGACCGGGGTTACTGGAGTAGGAGTTACGGGACCCACCGGTAGTGCTGGTCCTACAGGTGATACTGGAGTGACTGGTTCAACCGGCTCGACCGGAGTAACTGGTGTCACAGGGGCAACAGGGGTCACAGGCGGTACAGGAGCAACGGGTAATACAGGAGCTACAGGAACCACTGGTAGTACTGGTTCAACTGGCGGGACTGGAGCAACCGGAGTTGGAGCCACTGGCCCTACAGGCCCAACCGGTGCGATTGGTGTAACAGGTGTTACAGGCAATACCGGGCCAACTGGAGCCACTGGCCTTACAGGCTTAATTGGTCCAACCGGAATTACAGGACCCACAGGACTAACAGGGGCAACCGGAATTACAGGACCCACAGGACTAACAGGGGCAACCGGAATTACAGGACCCACAGGACTAACAGGGGCAACTGGTGTAACAGGACCCACAGGACTAACAGGGGCTACTGGTCCTACAGGCTTAATCGGGCCAACTGGACTTACCGGCCCTACAGGCATATCAGGGCTTGGTACGGTTCTGGCTGGTTCAGCTCAGACCAATGCTTCACTTCCTTTCTTCGGCCAGCTTGACGGTTCTGCTGCATTTCCAACATTTAATGAAGCAAGTGTAATCTCTCCCATAACAGGGCTGATACAGACATTTTCGGTGGGTTATTTCAACACCTCAGGGACAGCCTTTGGCACAATCGCGGATCAGTTGGCATTCACAATCTGGATTGAGGGAGTGGCTCAGCCCCCCACTAGCACAGTAACCTTGGCAGGTCCAGTTGCCTCTGGCACTAAAGTAACAGGGCTCTTAGTGCCTCCTCTAGCAATTGTGGCTAATCAAACCATCGCCATAGGCATCACCAATCCGACCGGGCCAGCTCAACCCGCCACTGGTTCCATCTTCAAATACTCTGTTAACGTCCTCTAAGGGCTATATAAATGTAGTCGCGGCTTCACAACTGTTGTAATAATTTCAAACATTCTCATCAATGTTCGAATTTCTCTGAATTTTTGCCTGAAATTATTCTATTAATAAAATGGCTGCAGGTACACCTTATCTGGGAGAAGTGCGTCTATTCTCATTTAACTTTGCTCCTAGTGGATGGTTGGCTTGTGATGGACAGACTTTGCCCATCGTAACAAATACAGATCTCTTCGCGCTCATCGGTATCACTTATGGAGGAAATGGTACAACCAACTTTGCCTTGCCAGATCTACGAGGTCGAGTTCCCATGCATATAAGCGCTACACATCCAATAGGACAGTCGGCTGGAGAAGAAACTCACACGCTCACTATCCCTGAGATCCCCTCCCATACACATAATATCCCGGCAGGCGGTGCAGCTCATAGTGTCAATCCCTCCGATAATAGAGGGCAAACTCCGAATGCTGCTTATTCGACCAGTGTATCTGGGACACAGCCAGTTACAGGGGCGACGGGAGGCAGCGGACCTCACAACAATTTACAACCTTATCTCGTCATGAATTGGTGCATAGCAGTGCAGGGAGCTATTCCAACACCACCCTAATCTAGCCCTCAGCTAAAGGGACTTACTTTGAATTTAAAACTCAAACGTTCTCAATATTGTCACTCTGCCCCTAGAAGACTTGGACTACTAAGCTCAAACTTCAAGATTCCAGAATCCTGGAATCTTTTTTAAAGTTGTGAATTACAGACTATTGCCCGTATTCCTCGGCGATGAGCTTCAAGTACAGTGTCTTTGGTGCCCTTACTTGTCTCCCAAGTGTCTGTGAAAGCTACAACCAGGTTAGGCTTAGTGTCGAGCATCTGGCGATTACGGATTGGTCCTGCTGCCTTGCCATACTGAGCCCAGTCTGCCTTGAAACTCTGATACGGTATATTTGTTTGCCAGCAGAAACGAGAGGCCAAAGTATCTGCTCCTTTGCAGTCACCAGTGATCACCTTAGTCACCTTGAACTGGCGGACTAGCTCTGTCAGCTTTTGACTTATTACTTTGTAATTGGTGAAGTCGCGAGAGCCACAGACTAGAAGCACAAACTCAGGTTTGACATCATCATCCACAATCTCAAAAATCAACATGTTACTATTGATGCGAGGAAGAAGAGGTGTCGTGTTGAGAACTGTTTCACCATTCATCTTTGTTGGAACTTGCATCTAGCGCGTTGGGTTGTGGGTTGTAATTATACCGATTGGAACAATTTAGATTTCTTTCTCACGGCTCAAAGAGCCATTAGCCAAGATGGCCTGTGGCGCTGTCTCTCGCATCCCTCGGATAATCCATTTTATGTGGCTCGATAAGAAGGAATATGATAATGAAGAACCAATGGTTCGCCAAGAACTTTATGGTAACTATATAGCCGGCTGGAAAGAGAAACATCCCGATTTCCGGTTTATATTTTGGAATCGCCGTAAGGTAGAGGACCTCTGGAGTCAGCCAGAATATGCACAGTGGCGGCCGCTCTATATGAAACTACAGCAGCATATAGAGAAATGTGATCTGACTCGATATATCATTCTGCAGCACTATGGAGGAGTTTATATCGACCTAGACTTTCAATGTCACAAGCCCATTACTCCATTGTTACAGCGTCAAATCCTCATCACTTATGAGCCAACTGAACATGGGAGGGAATTGCTTTTCAACGGCTTCTTGGGCTCAGTGCCAAAACATTGGCTTTGGCCTGGATTCCTCAACTACATTCAACGCACTTATAGCGGCATGGATATAGCGGTAGACAGCACAGGGCCTAGAGCTTTCGGGCGCTATGCTAAGGAGATTAACCTGGAGGGCTTTCATCCTGAGTATTACATAGACAATTGTTTGATTCTGCCCCTTGTTAATGCTAGTCATGCTAGCAATCTTGTATCCAAGCCCTGCACTGAAAAGTATGGTTCTGAAGCAGCAGCTATGCGGGAAGCATTTGCTCACACTAAGTGGTCCGAGGAGAGCTTCTGGGGACAGGGTAACAGTATAGGCAAACTGGTGAGCCATCAGAAGAATTACATAGCCATCTTCCTGATTATCCTGTTGATTGCAATTGTTGCAATCATTGCCTGCTGGCACTATAATCGTTCTGCCAACAAACTTATGCCAGTTTAGATGAGGGTGCTAGAGGAGGGTGCAGGAAGAAATGGACATATCTGTGTAGATATGTTTTTTATAACTTGTTGCTTATCAACGTTCTCCTCTAGCGCCCTCTTCTAGCACTTGACTTCGCGGAGCAAGTCTTCGCAGTTGTCAGGGTTACGCTTACGATCTTCTGAACGGGCAATGAAGGAGAGGCGAATTCCAGTGGCACCCAACAGAGGGGGGTGCAACAATAGTTTGGTGAATTCACGAGCTCCGAACAACGGATTGCCTGGGATAGAACTGCCCAGAACAGTGACATGAATTCTGACATCAAAGCCATTAGCGGTCACGTTACTGATGATGATCAACACTTGCTCCAACACAGCCGAGAATGGGAAGGGCGGTGAGTTGATGAAGATTCTTTCAGCACCATTATTCTCGAGAGAGGCCACAACGCTGGGCACATTCCTGAGGCGACGAGCAAAAGTCACATGGAAAGAGATGGTATAGATGGTGGTGTTAGGCAGGAGTTGGCTAACACCTTCAACAATAGCTTCATCGGCTACAGCATTGTGACCGCGAATTGTTTTGATATCAATCGCTGTGATAGGTGCTCCTACACCGGCTGACGTGAAACTCTGAACTTCAAAAGTGCCGGATGTCTCAGCCGGCCTGATGAATTTGAGATCTTCATCACATTTCACGATCTCAACAATACAAGAATCCTCGTCCTTGCAGCCATGCTTCCTGTCCTTTCCATGACGGCGATCTTGTTTACGGGGGTGGTTATCTGCGCACTTCTTCTTGGGCTCACGCACTTCCTTTTTCTTGGGTTCACGCGCCTCCTTTTTCTTGGGTTCACGCGCTTGCTTCTTGGATTCACATACCTGTTTCTTGGGTTCTGCCTCCTTCATGCAGCAAATCGGCTCCTGAACTTCCTTAGGTGCCTCCTCCTGAACGGGCACATCCTTAGGCACTTCCTTGGGTTCTTCAACCTCAATAGGCACATCCTTAGGCACTTCCTTGGGTTCTTCAACCTCAATAGGCACTTCCTTGGTTTCTTGAACTTCCTTGGGCTCAGACTTCTTGGGCTTGGTTTCACGCACTTCCTTCTTGTGCGTCTGTTTCTTGGCCTTGGGCTCACGCACTTCCTTCTTGTGGCTCTGCTTCTTGGCCTTAGTTTCATGCTTCTTATGGGATCCCTTGTGTGCACGCTTCTTGTGGTCGGTGGTGACCCGCTTATGGGGGTGTTTCTTACCGTGACCGCTGGAGATTTTCTTGATCGGTCCCTCCATGTTTTGCGAGATGAAATTAAACAAGAAAAGAATTTCTCTTAAAGTGTAGGCTGTGATTTCTGCCCACTATTGCTAGCTATTAATAAAGAGCCAAAACTCTGACTTAATCGATATAGTTGTAGTTGAAAATTACACGCCTGATACAGGGGTTAGTCTGGGTTGCGGACTTAATATATCTTATCATAAGATATATCGATTGATTTCACAGTGGATGGGGAGTCACTGCTCCCAGATTTCTATTTGTCTGCCATCATAGGTCAGTACGCGCTGCCCATCGAATAGGATGTCAATTATCTGAACATCATGGGTCGACTTTCTGTAGCTAATAGTCTTAAAGTCGATGTCACAACAGGTCACATTGTTGGACAAGCCATAAGAATAGATATGACCCCTATGGAACTTGATCTGATGCCCGTCTGTTAGAGCACAGAGTCTTAGGCGCCTACAGCCCTTATCATGTAAATCGTAGCGCCACAATGTTCGGGTTGCCAGACCTTGTTTCTCAATAGTCAGCAGATAATGTCCATCATCCGTCAAGGCAGCCCATTCCGGAAGAACTCCCATGCTGGAAATGTCGGTACGTCTTGTTTCTCTGGTCACGTCTGTTGACTCTGGGTCACTGTCATAGAAAAGTAGAAACTCTTCCAGCTCAGGGAACTGGCGCAGCTCAAGCCAGTAGTTGAGATTGATGGGAATCACATTGCGAGCTGGATGCTCGGTCAGAATATCGTTGGCTGGACAGTAGGTGTAGAAATTGCGCTTAGTGTAGACTGTAACACTTTCATCTGAGAACTTCTTGATCTTGTAGTGATAGTCGTCTCTGGCGGGTACTTGCCTAACAAGCACATTCTTGGTCAAATTGTATTCGACCAACCTGGTTTCCTCCATATAGTAGATATTATTGTTGATACAGACAACATGTTTGATATCAGCAACATCAATCTGCTTCAAGGTCTTGCTCTCACCACTTGTCAGATCATACTGATCGATCGATTGGTATCTGCAATGAGTATCATTGATCGTGTATAATTTGTCTTCGTACAGGAAGAGTGGCTTGCCAAGGAAGGGGATCGAAAGACTGCGAAAAGTGGAGTTGACTTGTTTCATCACGAATTTTCAAGAGCTTTATTCTGACCAGAGTTTCTTTATACAAAACAGTTTGTGTTTCGGATGTGTGATTGTTTTTACCACTCTGCCTTCCAGAAGAAGAGTCCATGCATCTGAATGAAGCTGATGAGATCCGAGCCATCAGTCTGCTTGGGCTTGATGTAAAGCAGTTTGTGGCTATTGGCCGAAGTCATACCAGCTGTCACGCTGAAATGCTGCAATGCCGATTTCTTAACAGCCTGTATAAATGTGCAGATGTGCCACTCCGCCTCTTTCCTCTTGCTGTCATCCTTGTCTCCCTCTAGAAAGACCCATGTTTCGCGGTGGCGGGGGCTCACATCCTCCGACTCAATCTCCATGTTAAAGCTGGCTGGGTCTCGTGTGTCGAAACAGACATGCATTCCCAACCGGCGCAAACGGATCAGCTCTAGCAACTTGGCCTCCTCACTGGCAATGCATTTTCTGTATTCCTGCCAGGACAGCTGCTTTGATTCTTTCAGCTTGAACAGCTCTGATTCCTTACAGTCAGATGGTGAGGTTGATGTGATCTGTGACCCGGAGACAGCTTGCGTGTTGGAAATTGGTGTTTGCATAGTGTTCTTCGTGCTGGTTTATGCTTCGTTAAGGGAAAAGTGGGAGATCAGTTGTAGGCCTGACTGACACTTGTGTCAGGAAGACCCGCGGTCTGCAGAGAAAACTGCAGACCGTAAGCCTGATGCTAATTAATCACACTATTAGAGGCCAAAGCCAGATGAGGAATAATAAGATGGATTCTCTGTGAAGGACTGTCTATTATTCTCTCAGATTGTTGATGCTGTAACAACTCAGCATGAAAAGAAACCGATCACAGCATCTTGAGTTAGGCTGACTCAGTAAACAGCTGCACTGTCACAACTTAGGATGATCGAAGCTTGCACGCAAGAACCCTTCACCACTTTCCAGCTGGCTTTGTATTATATCTTCTCCACTATCGCTCTGCTGTCTCACCTTACTCTGTGGATCTTCTACCAGCGAGAGTGGAAGAACTTTGTTGTCATTGCTGCAGGCTATGTGCTAACCTTCCCTTATCTGGTGATACTAATTAGAACTGCCATTGTCAATGTCACCGGTCTCCTGAACTGGACTCCACAGGGCATACGAGCTCAGTATGATGATGGTTGGCTTGTGGTTGCCTCTACCCTACATTACCTTCAGGGGGATCTATTTTGTGCCCTATTCATCATAATACTTGGGCAGCACTTTGAGGTTAATCGTTGGAAAATACTTCCCATCCTAATCCTCACCTTCGCTTTCGCCCCTGTTGGATGTTTCATTGCATTGATTGTATTCACTCGATGCATGATCCAGAAGCAAAAAGAAACCAGAATAATACAACAACAGTCACGGGATCACCTACGGGGTCTACTGGATAGTGACTTGATTTGAAAAAACACCCAGCTGGGTGTTTTTGATCTGCATTTCTGGGCTGTTTACAAGATACAGCGCTATAGCCGATCTGAATTCTCGAACTTGTGGATAATAAACAAAAGATGCAGGAACAAACCCCGTCATCATCGAATGAGCTCACGGATAAGCAGAGCGATCAATTGTTGCAATGCCTGAAAACAGCTGATGACAGGTTGACCAAGCAGGTAGGCAAAGAGCTTGAAGAGATGTTCAGTTCTTATCATGCTAGCCATGACACAGTCATGCAGTATCATGTGAAGGAGAATGAGCTGAAAGACCAATTCCATCGCATCCTTGGTATTATGGAGAAGAAACAACTTCGAGAGATCTACTATCAATTTAGTGATAGCAAATTGGCCCCTAAAGTGCCGGGTCACGGTGAACCATTTTACTGGGTTTCGCTAGCTAATCGAGATGAAATTTTTCGAGAGATCTTCCCAAAATCCTATCAGGCAGAATGGTTTGACGAGCCACTCGGAATGGGGAGTGGCTGGACTGATACCTCCGTCACTATAACCAACAGCAGCATCCCGTTTACAGAGAAGCTTATGGACGAAAGGGATCTGTATGGTATGCTTCACAGGGTTAAGCAATATCTGATCAGAAAAGGGTCAACTCAGGCTCTGGCATCCACTTTTGACAGAGAAGTGGGCTGTTATGGAGTACTTGATGTGTCAGAAGAAGATCGTAATCAGCTTTTCCATGAGCTCTTCGGAGAGAACTATGAAATTGAGTGGGAGGAGAAAACTGATGTATTTGGCGATAAGCACTTCAGCTACACGAAGGTCGCTATCAAACTAACGGATGGAAAAGAGGACACACTTCCCATTAAACAGGCCATTGTTACCAAGATGGAATTTCTTGGCAATCTCCATCGGAAACAGGGAGAGATGGTGGCAGCAGGCGAAAACACGTTACATCTCTTTGGAGATGCAGGAGATGTGTTTTATACAGTGGACTTCCCCAGCCGCGACAAGATTGTGCGCTCCGTCTTCGGCAAGAGGTGCCAGTTCAAATGGATTGAAGGGAAGCGCATCATCCGCGGCAAAGAGTACCGCCATACCGATTTAACTGTGACTGTACCGAGAGCTGGCAAATGAGGCCTTGATTAAAAACATCTTACAAGATGTTTTTTCTGTTCTGGCTGAGCAGCTGTGAAGTTGTGAAATCAATAGAACACCTTGAAGGCCCTAAGTAACTTGAAGCTGCCATTACAACGCATTGGTTCTGGTGATCTAGGTGGTGACTCTTCGCGCAGATACGGCATCTGAATGCAGATGCAGTTGAAGCGTTCTCCAGCCACTTTATCGGCATCCATAATCCAATCTGCCTCATCTAAGAAGATACCATAGGAAAGGAAGGCGGAGAATTGAACCTGTACCCACCGACGCTGTAGCGTTTCTCGATAGCGAAGCATATATTTGTCGTAGACTCTACGACGTTCGATTTCGATTTTCTCTAGTTCGTATTCATACTCCTCTTGTGTCATCGAGTTATTTGCTCTGTTAATTTTGATCAGCTCATTCCAATCTCGGGTCTTGACGCCGGCGCGGAAAGTAGCAGCTTCAAAGACTCTGCCTCCAGTCATAAGCAACTCATTAAGTTGAATCCACTCCTCTTGATTATCCGTATTAAACAGGGGAAGCTCGGCAACCTGCTCCTCCGACAAAGGTACAGGTTGATGTAGATCTAAGGGGATGTCAACGAATCCCTCATCATAACCGATTAATTCTATCAGACCTGTGATCCTGATAGGGATCTCACGGATACCCAAGCGAGATTGTGGCAGATTAGGGATGCGGGTTAAATCTGGCTCGATTGTTTGATGAGCACTATCCTGTCTCACAATCACATGAGGGAAGTCCCGCCCCACTGTATCGTGATCGCCATAAGTTGTAGCTTGAATTTGAGCCAGGAGGTGTGGGTTTGCCATCTGACCAACTCCCATGATAAGCTCTGGGCCATTGCCTCGATAGTTGGTCCATGATGTTTCTTTGATATAGTCGCGAGCATCGGCATCTGGCTGCTCAAACCTGATAGCAGGCTCAGTTGGCAGAGCCGTGGGTATCAGTAACTGTCGAGCAGATATTTGCCGTGCGGTGGGTCTAACCTTCCAGCCATAATGCAGCTCTGGTAGCAGCTCGATCTGACAGTCTCGCAGCAAGAGACGACGTCCCTCTTTGGCGCGATACATGGGATCATCTTCACCTAGATTGGCCCCAATAACTGGCTGTATTTGGATACCTGTTTGCTCGATGTAATCATCAAAGCCATTGCGAAAACGGCCGTCTAATTTGAGTTGGTCTAGATCGAGCTCCTCTGTTCTGGGTGCCCCTCTGGGATGGAAGGCTTCCTTATCAGCTGCTCTAACACGGAGTGTGTCATATCTCTGATCATTAAAGACGACATGGTAGTTGCCCTCATCACCCGGTAGACTCCAATACTGCTCCTGAGGAGCACGCCGTGTAGGTCGTTCTAGAGGACGTGGACGATCTGCTACTCTCACGCCAGCTGCTTCTAGCGTCTTGGAGATGAGAACAGGCTTACCTTTGGTTAACTCAAACTGCTCAAAAGATCCTCTATTACTTGTGATGAAGGAATAAGGCATAATCAGCTTAACAGAGAAGCCCCGATATAAAGCCTTAACCAGGCGGACAGCACGGATATTGTAGCGGATCAGGACAGCCTCTCTTTTACGGTAATACAGGGAAAAGAGAGGAGCACAACAGAGCCCATGATGGATATCATAGCCAACCTGAATGTTGGAGGTGTCAAAGTTCATCAGCACTTCTAACGGAGTCTGGCAATCTGTGGCAATGATCTGTAGAACAAAGACCTGGTTGGGGCTAAGACGTCGAGTTAGGGTCAAAACCGACTTTCTAATGGCATAGTAGTATTCATCGGTTGGCATATATTGCTGCAGCCACTCCAGTAGCAGCTCATACATGACACTTCGGGCGTCGTGAGTTTTCCCATAGATGAAGAGATCAACATCCGTCTTGTCAACAAAACGCTCATACAACCAGTCATCCATGACAATGGAGAAAAGGCCGCCACCCAATACATAACCAAGGGGTGGATGCTCTTCACCGGGTGCTGGTAGATGAAAGCCTTCACGAGCATGTGCTTCTTGACGCTCTAATAGCATTTCTTGTATGCGCCTTGTTAACCAGTCATTCATCTGCAGTAGTTGGGGGAAGACTTGAAGCAGCCGATCCGTAACTCGCTCTTTACTAGCGAGCGTCACAGTGGCGGGTGGTGGAACTCTAAATGAGCCAGCCGGAATGGCAGCACAGGGCTCAGCGTCCATGTAATCTGGCAGAAGGGGTCTGCTGTCTCGTAATGGGTCTAATAAGAAGAGGTGCCTGTTGAAGCGGTTGATCCGCTCTGGCTTAGTGTAAGGGTAGGCATGGGGCATGAGAGCGTAGGCAAACTGTTCATTGACAGCAATCAACCGTTGATAGTAGTTGATAATCTCCTGTGTGAACGAGTCGCTAGCATACAGTGCGTCAGATAAGCGTCGTAGATATTGGGCTGTGGCTGCGGGTGCTTGCTGGAAAAGCTCAACCACTGTGTCAAAGGGTAGCAGGGTGCCTTCTGGCACTTGGTCGAGATATCGCCAGATAAGTGGCAGGAAGCGCGAACAAATATTCTCTGGCCGCAGTTGTGCTACCACAGCCTCTGGGAGTGTTCCTGAAGTTGTCGGAGCTCCTGGAGTTATGAAGCGCTGTCTGAAGGGTCCGAGGGCCCTGGGAGCTGTTTGTGCAAAAATTGCTAAACCCTCCAGAGGCTCTGTAACCGCTTCTTCTTTGCCTTTGCCTCCATCTGCAGCTTTGACTTCTGGCTGAACAGCTTGTGCCTGACACTTCAGCACTCTTACGGCGGCTAACAGGGCAAAGAAAACAGTTTCACTCACATTTTCATCAAGATACCCTCTACCAAAGAGCGCATATAGATTTCGGATAAAAGAGTCAAGATCACTAAGATGCCTAAAAACATCGGGACCGATTTCTTGCTCAGACAGGATGAAGCGGTAACGATCTGGATCTGTGATATTCTGCCTCTCGTTGAACAAGAACAGCGTTTCCAGCGCTTCACTATTAGCTATAGCTAAATCACGGGGCAGCAGGAAACTATTGGCGTCATTAGCTCCTATCTGCAGAGTCACATATTGAGGCGCTTGCATCGGTCTCCCTTTTGTTCTGAGCAAAACAATACCAATGTTAAGCATTTCTCAACATTGTTGTTCTGAGCTCAGACAATCTCAAGCGCGAAGATCATTGAGATGAATGATCTTTTTCTACACCCTAATCTTGAGGCTAGAGTCTCAAGGAGGGACTTTTTAACCTGAATAATTAGTTAATTCCCGCTGATAGCGTAGATGCCATATAGTTGTGGCAATTCCGATGAAACCACATACTACAATGAGAGGTAGCCTAAGCAGGAAGCGTCTACGAGTCAGCCTGTGTTCAATGTATTCTTGTATGGACTCATTGAGTAGATAGAGGCCAATGCCTAGGATGAAGAGTGCTATCACCAGAGTGAGACTTGCCCCAGCAACCTCGAGGAATTTGTAGAGAGTCTTCAAAGGTATCATAACTACTGTGCTGTAGGTGGCTTTGCTGTGAACTAAACAGCATGATGGAATATCGATTTCTCCAGTGTGTTTCTATTCCATCAAGTTATCAACAGGGCTGTTAAGTAATAACAACAGCTTGGGTTGCAGATTCAAACTTCGCTCAAGAAAGTTAAAATATCTTGACATAAGGTGTTTTTATCATTCATCTTACCTTCACCGCCAAGTAGGGATATTTCCGTTGGAAGAGCAGATCAAACCTGTCTTTGATTGAGCTGGGTGTTAAGGGCTGAAACAGGTGATACCCAATAGCAACGCCCTCGCCCTTCTGCCAGATCCAAGCTGGATAGCAAGCTCTGGTGGTGGTCTCAATTCCAATCACTCCTGCATAATGAGCATTGGGTAAGTAGGCTCCAATAAAGAGGTTAGCTACTTCTGTCAGCTGAACCGTAATATTGTCATGCAGATAGAGTATCATGCTGCCTCCTTCACGCAGAGCAGCCCAGCTCTTACGCAGAAGACAGAAAAGAAACTTCTCCAACCAAGCGTTAAGATTTGGATAAGCCACAGAGGATTGTGTGGGTGAGAAGCTGTATTTCTCCAGATTGAAACAAGGTGGGCAGGCCATAACCAAATCATATTTCTCTGTTAGGATCACTTTGTCCGACTCAAATGGCTGGTAGATGATCTGATAGTTTTGCTTCTGTCTGGCAAATGTCTCGATGATCTTGTCGTGGCCCAGTCCTAGGGCTATATTGGGGTCGAAACCATGGTAGATAACTCCAGCTGAGATGGCTCCAATCAGACGGTCACCCCAGCCAGCTGATGGATCAAGCACTTTCATTGTCTCGCCGCGTTTTACAGTCACCACATGGTTGATGACATCACAATGGGCAGGTGGCTGAAAGATATCGATCAAAGCTCTGGCAGCACTGGGATTGAAGATCTTGCACTCTCGTATAAAAGTGTAGAGTGCTTCTTTCAGATTGGCTGGTGTCAGATTCCATTCATTGCGAATCAATATATCAAAGGCGCGATCCAGTATCTTGCGATCCTTCCATATAGTTAGGGGTGCTTGGCCTTTGCCAAACCTAGCTTGTAGCCTCACTTCCTCGGTGAAGAAGGAGTTGATACCATCATAAGCCGCATAATGATCCTTTTCGGTCGGCAGGTAGGAATGACACCCATCCTCAAAGGAGAGGAGGCAGCGCCTAACCTCGTCAGACATCATAACACCATGCAGAGGCAGCGGATTTGGGAGTAGCATGTCTGGAATGAGGTGGCTGTGAACATCACATAAGTTGTTGTACATAACAGTTGCAATCTTTTGATCACGATATCTGACAGTCAGAGGGAAACCCAGTCTCTGAATATCGCATAGTATATTCCACCGCCTGTTTGGGTCAGTTAGCGTACGCCAGTGATAGTCATAGTCTAAGGGAGTAATCCTAGCCTTTTGAACTATACGTTGGCTTGTATTATTATCATCCTGCTTGGCATTCTCGGGGCTGAGTTGAGGAGATTGTGGCTTCATCTGCTGTACTGGCTGGGTTGCCTGGCCAGGTTGCTTGAGCTGAACAGATAAGTTATTCGGCACGTGCACTGAAGTTGGCCCTTGTTTCCCCGAATGGGAAACAGGACGGTATGTCTTCATAACACCACGCTGCATCACTTGCATGAGTTTACCGAATTTTATGGTGGGGTGTTATCTCACTCTTGCTATCAGGGCCTAATTATTTGGCCTTTATTATATAGCCACCTTGGGCTTTATGACATCTTGAGTTACTTACCTGAATATTTGCCTTAATTGAGAAGCTGCTATTGAGTGTTGATATTTACGGCTACTCTCGAAATCTGCCTATACTAGGTGGATTTTTTATTACGAATCATATCGTGGGATATGAAGTGAGTTAGCTAAGGGGAGAGATCCCTGATGCTTTGTATGCCAGTGGAGAGCTAGACATCCAATACACAGCAGAACTAGTGAGGGGACTGTGATAAGTAACATGAAACCAGTCCTGACTCGCTTTGCAACATATTGTTCTAGGCCATATGTGAAGACCGCGAAACCCAGTGTGGTACATGTAATACCTGTTATAGTGACTAGATAAGGAAGAAAGATAGTGAGTAATTCATCCATCGAAGCGATGTGTTAAAATCAATGTTACCAAGAAACAGTTTTCAGCTTTAACAAGCACTTTTTATATTTGGTTATAGTTATGGCAGATCACTTCAACTCTCTACTAAGTGGCTGAGCTCTGAAAATCTTTTTCTCGTTTCTTGGCTGGCTGGCAAAGATGGAGTTTCAGATGCAGGAGCCTAGCTCAAAACGAGCGATTGAACCTGAGAAGGAGTGCCAGATAGATGTCCTATTAAATGAGTATAAGTCTGATGTAACTTGTTCCACCCTTCGCTGGCTCAAGGAACACGGCATTACTCAGAAGCAAGTGAAGGATTGGTTAGAAGAGAGACGTCTCGTATTTCCATGGAGCACTCGGTACGATTCTGTACGACTCTACTACAACCGTCTGATCCAGTACTTTCCCCTTATGCTAGTCAGAGTCAGGAAGCAGAGTGATATTCAATGGGCTCTGCGCTTCTGTCATCATTATAAGGCCCCGTTTGCTATCCGCAGTGGAGCTCACAGTACAGCCGGCTTCTCCGCTTCCACAGGCGTTATCATTGATTTGATGAAGTATGATAGGGTGAAGATCCTATCTCATGAGAAGGGGCTAGTCAGAGTGGCTGCTGGAGCTCGAATTGGTGAAGTGGCTAAGATACTGGCTCAATCTGGGTTAGCTCTGGTGGCCGGTACATGTCAAAACACAGGTGTGGGTGGCCTGACTTTGGGCGGAGGTCTTGGCTTCTTAACTCGCAAATATGGGCTAACCATTGACAGTGTGGTAGAGCTCAATATTATCCTGGCTAATGGTAGGCGCGTGACAGCCAACAAAGAGAGTCATCCTCAGCTGTTCTGGGCTTGTTGTGGGGCAGGCAACGGCAACTTCGGTGTTGTCACTAGCTTTGTCTTCCAGACTTATCGAATCAAGGAAGTTGTTTTGTTCCAACTTTGGTTTGAGAAGAAGTACTTGAAGCCTGTATTTGAGTTTTGGCAGGGCTGGTGCTCCACAACAGATCCGAGTTTGACCACCGAACTCAAGATACGCAATGATGCTAGTAAACCTGGTCACATCTTGATTGAGGGGCAAGGCGATCCCTCCCCTTGTCGTAGGAAAGAATGTCCCAGCCCTTGCGACCCAACCAAGCATGTGGAGCATCTCATCACTCCTTTCTTCCAATGGGCGCCTAAGGTCAAGATCTGGCTGACCAGTTTTGCTGATGCTGTTCGTCACTTCTCAACTCCGATTCCAGATATGTTCTTCAAGTATAACACGTCATTCGTTTACCGTCCTCTTCCGCGGAAGGCCATTAATATTATCGACAAGGCCTTCTCAGAAACGCCACCACAAATCTACATCTCATTCCACTCATTTGGAGGGCGTGTAGCTGAGATTGGTGAGTCAGAGACCGCTTTCCGTTGGCGCAAGTCGCTGTATTGGTTGTACATCCGCTCTTCTTGGAAAGATCCCCAGTTACAGGAGCAGCTACAAGCGGTTAATGAGCGCATCTATCTACAACTCTGGCCCTTCCTAACTTCGGAGTTCAAAGTGCCTCGACTGTATGCGAACTTTAACGCCTTTAATGTTGGGCCTAAATATGGGGAGGCTTATTGGGGTAAGAATTATAAAGCTCTACGCGTGATCAAGGCCTGCTATGATCCGGACAATTTCTTCACTTCGCCCCAACCGATCCAGCCTGCTAAGGTGATTACTGTGGAGTAAATGTGGAGTAACCATCATATCTAGCTAGATATGATTACCATCATAAGAATCGAGCATTTAAGCAATCATACAGGAATGGTCTTTTATATCAACCCCGGCTAACCAACCTCCCATTGTTGATGGAGAAAATTGAATAGATCTTCTCTCATTATATATCAGTATATAAGATCCTCTCCAATTAGAAAATCTATTACTAGATGCCGCCTGGTCAGAGCCGTTAGGACATATAATTTGTCCATAGTGTTGTAATTTAGTTTGTAGATTACAGAGAGCCTCTTCTGGGGTAGCACCCCAGCTCTGTTGATAATTGAAGCTAGGCAGCTCAGGACCATGGGAATATAATGCCATTTCTATGTTATTTATTTCACGGGCCTCTATGCTTTGGCACATGATTAATTCCGGCTAAACCGTTATATCTAGCTAGATATGATCATTGAAATCTTATCTATTTATTGGAAATCGCTATGGAACCACCACCGATCCGCCTAGTGCTACCGAGCTTTGTGCTGATCATTCCTGCAGACAAAGCCAATCGCTCTAGGGTGCTACGTGGAGTATATGCTTTCAATCAAGAACTCAGGAGAGAAGGGGATATCTACCAGCAGTTCACTGTACCGTTAGATGAGTTACCTGAATCTGTGCTTACCAGTGTTGAGCAGCAACAAGCGTTAACCAGCTATGTGGGGTATCTCTTCGATCTAGCTCCTTTACCAGAGCAACATAATACTACAGCGCTACTTGCAGCCTTATCCGTAGGACGTCTGCTGGAGTGCCAAGAACTTATGTGTCAAAGGTTGAGTGAGATAGCTCGACTCTACTTCGGCCGTGCTGGCTTCGATCAATTGCCTGATGCGGAATTTATGATCTGGCTTTTTGGCCTCGCTCCACAGCAGGCAGCCACGTATCTGAAACAGTTCTCCAACCATATCTACGAACAGGATAGTTTTAACCGAGAGATTCTGTTGTATTGGCAAACGTTGATCCAGGCTAACGAGCAATATGCTTACGCGTTGCAACCACACGGCTACCCATTTACTCGCAGAGAGCGGATTGATCGTCTAGCACCTAGTCTTTTTCTGTTGGATCCCTTACGCAACTCTCCACAGGTAGAGGACTATATGGGGGCTGATGTGGTGGCATTTATCGAACCAGATGCTTACAAGAATGCTCCGCCTCCTGTTGAGTTAGTTACAAAAGAATTAGTTGTTGAGCGTATCAGTCAAACCTTCCCGCTTATTATCCGACTCAATGAGAGATTAAGGGATATTGTCGTTCAGCGCTTCCCAGCTCTTGATGCTGGCTTTATCTTCGGGGGAGAGTTGTTCACAATTTTGCTTGATAAGTGGCTTTTCACCTATTTCAATGATAAACCAACCATCACATTGAGTATATATGGACCAACTCAAGCTGTTAGAGCCCAAATTTCGGAACTGTTATTTGACGAGCTATCGGCCACATGGGAGGTCAACAAATTGCATCAAGGTCGCCTGACAGCTATAATGTTCAATGGACACCACTATATTGTTACGTTACTCAATGATGATCGAGCTCACACTCCTCTAGAAGCCCTAATGGATATGCCCCTCTCTAGCACACAAGTTGGTTACGACGTGCATAGAGGTTTGGTCTGCTCAGCCGCATTCTCTTTGTATTATCGAAAGCGTCAGGATGTTATTCTGAGTTACGGCGTCCCAGAACGCAGTGCAATCAAAACTCTGTATCGCGGCTTCTCCCTGCGTGTGATCGCTCCCTATGCTTACGTACTAGTGCAGGTTTCGCGATACAAGAGGAGACTGGAAGCATACATTCAAGAAACTCCTTTAATGCGTATCTCCAATGTTACCCTCATCAAAGGGCAACCGCTCTTGTTGATTGCTGATCCTCAAGCACCTCGTCTAGGGCGGGCTGACGAACCAAATGCCGTTGATCCACGCGCATTTACACATGCTGATCGTGCTATAGAGGCAAAACTACTGGGACAATGGGGACAGTATTATTTCCTGCCTTATAAACAGGGCGGTAATATCAGCATAGAATTTAACGGCGCCATGTCAGTTGCTGACATAAAACAGATCGCTTTACAAGCTGCCCTAGATAGAGGGGATTACGAGCTCGGATCAAATATCGTAATTGGCTCCAACGTCTTTCAGACAACACCTCTGATTAAGGTTTTTTGGGGTTACAGACATCTCTTCGGAATACGCGCCGCCGACCTCACGAGGGAACATATTATTCCCTCGTTTTTCATGACAGGGGCTCAGCTCAAACTCTTCGTCAGAAACTGTCGTATAAGCCAGGCAGATCAATACAATTTTGCCTGGCAGCACAATAGTCCCAATACGCTGATCCGGAAAGCGACGAGAGTTTTTGTCGAACGTGATCCACGACAGGTGGAGAATGGGCCGCCACCTGTGCCTGCCATGCCAGCAGCACCCGAACTTAAACCGTTTAGACAGCGTAAACTAGTTGCCGTACAAACACAAGAGAATCCTGGGCCTCTCGATCATCCAGAGATGTTACGTATGGAGCGCTACGAATATCCAGTCCGGTTGACAGGCATCATTCAGCTAACTGGAGATCCCACTGCGCCTGAGGATCTACATGAACCACTGATGCTGACTGCAGAGGAAGAAAGAAATATGATAACTCTTGATCTTACTCAGCCTCTGCAGATGCGACAGGTGGAAGACTACTTCTTTCTGTCTAATACAGAGTATGTTAGACAGATGCTTGCGTACCGGGCAATGTTCGATGAAATCAGAGAACTCAGTAATGATGCGTTTAGAATGAATCAAGAAGATGTTATTCGACGAGGAGATGCTCTGGACTTTACGGAGCAGATCCGGGGTATGCAAGCTGGTCTGCCTCGCTACATCCGCATTATATTTGATGTCCACATCGCACAATGGATGTTCTTGGATGAAGCCCATTGGTTGATGAGCTTCCAAGATATGTTAGCCTCCCAGTTGAACTGTGTTTTGTTTCGTCGATTCCAGCGCCGGAAAGGAGTTGATATGGTTCATTATTTCATCACACAGGGCTTCAAGCAGCTACCTTAACAGTCTGTATCAAATCTACTTATTATTCACAATACAATCAGTGTAATACTCAAGACCCATAGTTAAAATAAAAACGAATCTACTCCAGATTTGTTTTGTTGATGAGAAATCAAAACGTTAGAAAAGTCACATATAGATGTTCACATCAGGCAGCCCCGCATCAGAAGAATATTTGAGATATGAGAGTTCCATTTTCAGAAGACTCTCCTTTCCAGCGGCTGGTTTGTCACTGTTACTCTCTTTAACCAATATCTGGGTTCTGTCTGAGCAGCCAACCAAGCTACTTGGTCCTGACTACTTCATGTTGTTGTTCTGGATTATGACCACTCTTGGCCCTTGTCTGGCATATATTGATTTCCTAGCTTTACTCGCTTGGCTCAACTCTGTGGTGGCTTCAGCCTCGACTCCAGCCCCAGCTTCAGAGCCTGCTCCAGAGCTGAAATACAAAGATATCAGAGCCAAGCTAGCTCGCTTCTTCCACAATCATAACGCCCAATCCGTCACAATCAAACTCTTCACCGCCCTGATCTTAGCCGATGTTGCTTGGATCTTCACCTTTTACACCCACTACTACAAGTTGGCCTATGTTGCGGCTTGGCTGCGAATTGGCATCTGTCTGGTATCAAGCATTCCGTTCCGGGCTGAAGCTCCCACTATCACTTACTGTCTGTTGCCTGGCATCCTCTTCTACATGTACAACGCTTTTGCCTTGACACCTGAACTTTTCTCTGACTGTAATGCCGCCCTCTGTCAGTTCCTTAACAGTGTATCACAATAGATAGCTTCAGATGAACATAATTAAAAACATCTGATCAAATGTTTCCTAGCTTGAAATCTGTCAATATGGCTCCTTCCACAAGACAGAATAAGTTACCCGAAACTACCCAAAAATCCCTACGTTAGGGATTTTTTTACATCTAAAAGCCGTAGAGGCCGCCCATGATCTGGATGATCATACGGCGCAGCTTCTTGGCTGATGGCAGCTCGCTCATCGTGTTGAGGCGACGCTCGATAAGCACAGTGACCTGTAACGCCAGTTTCTGGTCCTCCTCACTAACTTCAGGCAGAAGTAGTGCAAACATATAGATCGCCTTTAAGAGAGGGTCATTCTCCACACGAGCTCGATTAAGTGCGTCTTGCTCAGTCTCCCAATGTTGCTCGAGTACCTGAATGTGACTGGGATTTCTCTCCACCATCTTCAGACAGGCCTTATCAAAGTGGTCACCTTTAACGATCTTCCGAAGATGCTGTAAGAGACGGAGCGTCGATTTACTTGCCTTTACGGTGGTTGACTCAGCTTCCTTTCTCTGTTGAAGGGCTTGCTTCAACAGTCTCATGTTGTTGTGTTTGCGGCAGAAGAGGGATTGTATTCCATCATGGCCTGTGATAGTGGGACGAGAGCAAGATTTCTTCTTACAGTTCAACTGGCTGAATTCCTCACTTAAGGCCTCATCCGAGGGTTCGTCCGGAATATTTGTTCTCGGACTGTAAGCAGGGTAGTCTGGACAGTCGTGGAAGCAACATCGATCCTTCACCAGCACCATGTTACAGGTATCTCCCACATGCGACTTCTTGTTGCAGAACAGCAATCCCTGCAACCAGTAAGGCATGTGGCTCTTGTCCAGGATATCGCTCTGATAGATACATTCATCGCAGAGCAGAATGTCAACCCGAACAGAAGGGGCGTCTATCAGCATGTCTGGGTTGAGAGCGTATGTGACATGCTGATAGATCTGATTGCTACAGCGTCGCTCATGCCTCAAGTCGAAATATTCACAGCTTCCCTGAATAATGTCCCTTGGGTTGTGATGCTTCTTCTTGTTACAATCGGTGCAGAGACGATAGATATCAAGATTGGGCTCCTCACGAAAAATGACACCTGCCTTGTTACGCTGTTGTTCTCTGCATTTCGCAATATGACAGAGAGGAGCTTGTTTGATCAGCAGCTCTTGCAAGAGTTCCTTGTCTGTATGTATCTCACAGGTGCCAACATGTTCTCGGAAGGGCATGTTGGAGCAGCCTTTCTGATTACACGTTTTGTGTTTCAGCTTGGCATATTCTTGTACCACATTGAAGAGCCCATAAGGATATTCCGTCCTTTCGATGATCTCTTTGCGTTCACTGCATCGCTTACAGATGAGGAGTGGACCCTCCACATAAGGTAGAGAGTATGTTTGTGTTGCCCTGCCGTGACACTGGACTCCAGTAACACTGCATTCACAGCCGATGAGACCGTATGGTTTCATTTCTTCTCCGTAGAGTTCTTCACAACGTAGACAGTGGCGAATTAAATCCTTCTGATGTGACAGAGGAGAAGCCTTGGTAGCGAGACGACCACAGGGATTGCCTTCAACCTTCACTTGACATGTCATGGCTAGTTTTCTCATTTGTTCTTGATGATTGAGTTTGAACGAAGTCTCCACTAATAGGGCGTGTGCCTATTTACTCGAAGAAATAAATAACATCACAGGCTCATTTTCTCTTATGCTCGGGTAGATTGGCTCATGTTATTGGGCTGAATAGATGGATAATTCACCTGGTGTCTCTCATTCTAATAATAGAGGGATATAAAGCTGAAACTTTTTTGTAATGTTACAAACAACACTGTTTTTGAAATAGCGTTAATAGTCTCACTCATTTAGGGACAGTTGGTTACAGCTTGGACAGCGTGAGCTTCGAGTATCAGAGCGACCGTCTTTATCTTCTGTGTAGTACACAGTGATTTTGCGACAGTACATCACATGATGGGCAATACAATAGATCATACTATGATTTAGCTGTCTACAGTCTGAGTGAGCACAGAAAATAGTTTGCATCGCACTCCAGCTTTTGCGCTTAGTATTGCCGGATGGCTGCTCTAAACCATAGCCACTGACAAGATTGGTTTCCATTTGTTGCATCTCTGTTTATTTATCTTTCAAGACAACCCTATTTGAGGGTTGTTTTTATTTTTTATTTTGGCCCAGCACCGCAGCTATAGTCTGGCAACATACTTAAAGCGGCTTGTAAGTAGTGCTTGGCCTCTTGACTCCTGCACTCAAGTTGTCTATATGCCAGGGTGAGTCGTTCAATCTCTACCTGATAAGGTGTTATACAAGAGCATTGTTGATTGACGGGCTGCATCTTCTGCATTTCTTGTGTCAGATTGGCCACTCTGTTCTCAGCGGCAAAGAGGGCGAAACTCAGCTCCTGGATGGCCTGATCCTGCTCCTTAATCTTGGCCAACAACTGTTGCTCTGAGGGACTTGTCAACTTGAACTTCTCTATGATTGGGACATCGGTTGTGTTGGAGGGAATGGATGGAACGTCTGGCACCATCGGAGCTGAGATTAAGACCGAGGTTGGAATTTCCTCCATAACAGGTGTTGTACCAGAAGCTGAAGTAACTGTTGATGTGGGAATTGGTGGTGGATTAATCATATCAGCTTCCTCGTATCGCAGGGGTAGAACCCAGATCTTCTCCTCATGGGCCTTATTGCTCTTCTGTCCCAGCTTGAAGTGAAAAGTGCCCCTGAGTCGCTTTTCGAACGAGAGGAGATCTGCTTCGAAATGGTACGTCTTCTTTGCACCCTTGACCTTGGCCGGCACATAGGACAAGCAATAGCGGACAGTTCGCTGCTTGTCCTGATTGTGGCGAACTGTGGCGAGTGCAAGCGTGGCCAACCCATGTTGTAGCAAGGTTTGAATGAAAAAGAGAACAGAGGGGGCTGTGTGTAGAAAATCTATCTTCTCAATAGCTTCACTTGGTGAATAAGGCGTCTGAAGCTCAACTATGCTGAAGGCCTGGGGTAGTTTTCGTCTCTTCCATCCCAGCTCTGAGGTCATGGTCAATGGTATGGCTGATCTGGAGGCTGATTTGAGAGTTGTTCTAGAAGCTGATTTGGGGGCTATTGAAGAGATTGATGGCAGAAGTTGAGTGGCTTCTGCCACTAAAGCTAGCAGATTGCGAGTGTCTTTCTGTACAGCCTTGCCGCTAATGACGGGACTGTTATCAGAACTATAACCACTTTCGGTGCTCATATCAGAGTCAGTCCTGGAGAATGTGGAGGTGGATGTCTTGCTCATTTTGAAGTTGACACGCTTAGTGCCGGTCTTACTCTTAATAACCTTGGTAGTGCGGATCTCTGCACTTTCGTGCGTCATTTGAGGTGTCTCTGGGCTGGCCAGTCCAGCAGCCAGGACATCTTCCACATTCTTTCTTTTCTGCGTTGTTTCTTCCATGATGAATCGAGTTAGTAAGTTGTGGTGAGCCGATTGCTATGCTGCTTTATGCAAGGCTCAAGATTTTCCCACAGCCCAAGATCAAAATTGTTGGATATGTCTTAAAAGTTATAGAGAATAAAGCCACAAATAAGTAAAGAGGAGTTATGCAGGGATTGGGCACCTTCAATATAGGCGTAGAGATCAGTAAATCGAGATTATCGGCGCGAAGCAAGCCATTCACCAGATTGAGGTCACGACCGCCCAAACAAGCCAGTCCCAGAGGTGTAGAGGTGCCTGCTTGGAATCTCGATCTACAAAGGACAATGAGAGTGGCAGAGCAGAGCCCTCAGTTTTTCGAGCTATGCCGTCAATTACCTCGCATTCAAGAGGAAGTCAACATCGAGATTAATGTTGATGGCAATGGCAATATTATCTGTGGTGCTGACAAGGAACAGATCCCATACAAATACGGTTGGTGTGAGGATAAAGAGGGGCGTATGGTGATTATGCTAGGTCAACACACTTTGTTGCAACCCTTCCCAGGTAAAGGCGATGATCCTAGTCATGAATCGTGTATCGTCTACGAGAGGAAGGGAGCCGATAGATGGGGTGTGCCACCTAGTCTGGCCTACTACAGTTCAGTTGTGAAGTCGGCCCTGTCGGGAGGTAAATACTATGCAGAACAGGATGTTCAACCTGCTTCACCTCCTCAACCCTCTCAACCCACCTCCGAGGTTCAACCCACACCCCTTCCGGAGGAGGGGGCACTTCCCTTCTTCATTGGGGATAAGGCAGATCCACCTGCCGGCTTCTTTGAGAAGATCTATCCAAGCAATCGCGTTCACAGATTGGTTGAACAGTTCCAGGTCTTTCTACGAGGTACTGGAGCCCTCAACCCAGCTTGTTTCATGGTGCAGCTGCACTTCTGGCAGCGCAGCCCTAGGAAAGGCTCTGTCGGCAGTTCTTGCAGTTGTCCTACAGCTATCAAGTTGGATATGCTTGTACCGGAAGACATGGCTGCAGAGCGAGTTAGAGATGTGAACATGGCTCAGCTCACTGTTATGCTGAGCCACCGGTTGGGTGGGGCCACCAGTTATGAATCCGTTGAGATCCGGCCTGATCCCTACGTTATTTTGCTTGAGCATCCTCGTCCATTATTCCTGGAATTGGAGAACTTTCCGGTCCTAGCTGAACAGATTGAGTTGAAGACACCTCAGCCAGATATTCACCTTGATCGCCCTGCCAGTCAGCTTGATCCAAACGATTTTGTCCTGACCATTCTGATTGAGAGTATTAACGACTGTCAATGTTACACAGTTGCCTGCTACATTGCCAACACAGTACTTGAGGTTAGAGAGGCCCTAGCCAAGAAGATGGAGAAACAGGTTGAGAAACTGGCTCTCTATATGGACAATGGAGTAACTGAAGGACACGACCGAACAAAGTTAGGCGATGAAGTTCGAGTCGGGGAGATCAGATCCATTCATATCTGTAAACTCTTCATGCTAACTTGTTAAAAACACCTTACGTGGAGGTGTTTTTTGAAATTGTTGTTACAAGTTCTGTGGAGTGCTAGGGGTTGAGTTCCAACTTGATAGAACCGCCTGTCCTGTTACTAAAACTGAGCAGCAGCTTGAACCCAATTTCTTGCTGTTCGAGCCCATCTTTCTGGACACACTCATGCATGATGTATTTCTGCTCATCCCGAGACCAGACCGCATAATCGGCATCAACATAGCCCTCCATCTGGATCAGCTTATGGGTGACCAGGGGAGCCACTTTGGCCAAGGGTTCATGGTAGACTGGCAGATGAGTCTGGAAGTCATAGGAGACCATCTCTTGTAGGAAGATTTGGTTGGGAAACTTGAGTGAGGGTATAATCCTGAGAGTAAAGGGTAACTTACGCGTTACTGATTGGTGTTCTCTGCGGATGATTGCGTAAGGTTGGCAGCGAAGTGAGGGGCCATCACTGTTAGGTTGATCCACAAAGAAGATCTTAAGTGTTGAGTCGAGCGGGAACCAGTTGCCCAGCAAAGCTTTGATATCAATCGCCTCTCTAGTCCACAGCTTAATTATGGGCGTTTTGACAGACCAATTTGGCTCTTCTGCTTTACCTGTAAGACAAGGGATAATAGCCTTGAAGACAAAAGCTCCATATGGTGTCAATGCATACTCCTGGAAGAGTTTCCCCAGCAAGCGAGACATCTGATCATCTGAGAGAACAGCAACTGCAATACGCTCTCCCTTAATCTTCTCCTTCCACCAGAGCAAATCTCTGGAATCTTTGTCGTTCTTATTCTCCTTGCTAGAGACCTCTTCTATCTGGGTGATCCGTTTCGCTATTGCCTCCAGCTTGGCGTTACCGGCCTCTTGTAATAGAGTTAACTGTCTCAGCTGTTCCGAAGCTTCAGCACTCTGCTTCTTAAGGGCTTGAACTTCCTGCGCTATTTGATCCAGCTTACTCAATAGGGTCTGCCTAGAGGAAGAGGCAGCCGTGAAAAAGCCAGTAATAGCTTCGTCAATTAATTCTTCCATATCTGAATTGAGCTGTTCTGGTGGGGTGGCGGTTTAAGCTCGGAGTCACACTGATGGATTCCACACAATCAATCTCCGATTCCGGTGGGATAGGGTAATATCTCAAGAAAATGCCTTGTATAAGGCATTTTTTAATCATCTGACTCTTCCCCTCCTTTAGTCTGCCTATGCTTGTAGACACTATACTCAAATTCCAGGGGCATGTTATCTGCTGCTGCTCTATACTGCTCAGCAAAGATCTGGAAGCATTTGAGTACTGCCTCGCCCAACTCCGGATTCTCTATCTGCAGCCCTGTAATCTCATTTAAGAGTTGGCAGACTGCAGTCCGCTGTTCCTCTATCATGAACTCCTCCTGCTCAAGACATAGTCGTACCAATTCGGAGTGTATCCGTTCTACTGGAAGCCCCTTAATAGCCCCTTCCATCACTTGGATGGGATTATACGTGAAGGCCGGTGAGCTTCCCTTCAAAAACGATGTATAATAGCAAGCCGCGTAACTATTTCTGTCGTGACAGACTGGGCAGCTCTTTCCCAAACACCCAACTGGTCGATACTTCCGTTTATAAGCGCAAAGATTGACTCTGTGATGGCGCGCTTCACCCACACAGCTGAGAATACAACTCTCGCAGATAGCCAGATCAGTATGCTTCCTAATACAGAGGATAGCTTTACCGTTACAAACTCTGTAATGTCCGTCTGTTACTATGACACTTTGGCATTTGGCTCGGGACTTCTGCGCTTTGCTGAGCTCTATATCATGTCTGAGATCAGCTTCACGTACATCATTTACTCCATAATAATATAGGCTTGAGTCAAGCTTCTCCTTGTCGGTGAGAGATATCAGTTTATCTCCTTCTACCCTGCCCAGTGCAATAAGATCAAGGAAACGGTGTGAATCGAAGAATACGATGTTTGAGCTGATTATGCGGTACAATCTATGATTGTATTGTGTACCGTGCAGCATGATCTCAACTTTCCCTCGTTTGCCTTTCATATGGTAGACCTTGTGTGGCTCGACCGCCGCATGAATGAAATCAATCTTTTCCAATAGAAGTGGATCTTTCTTAGCTGGGACTTGTTTGGCTGGGCTCTGTTGTTTCGGTTCTTCTTTGGCCTTTACAACGACGGGAGGATCTTCTCGCTTCTTAAACGGAACGGCTGGTATTTTCCAGGCCGTCTTCTTGGCTACTTCTACCTTGGTTGATTCAATCTTGTTGTCCAGAGCGGATGGGAAACACTCAGTGCAGTACCACTTAGTTCGCTTCTTCTTGCCCATGCGACAGTTAGCGGGTTTGTTGCAGATCTTGTCCTGAACCTGTCGTTGACAACGATGTTCCATCCGCTTTATCTTTGTGTTAGTTGGCAAGAGTGGGAAACAATTCTAAACTATTCCTGACAGATTGTTGGTTAAATGGGGCTTACCTGAGCAAATAGATCACTGTAACTAAATAATCTGAATTATCACATCAATAACTATGATACCATGATGTATCACTACTTCTGGAAAAATCCCTAAACTCAGGGATTTTTTAACTCTGTCTATGGATTCTGTTGAACTGGATCCCGTGCACCAAGCTGCAGGCCCATTCCCACTGCGATGGCTTGTTCAGCAGCAGTAAGAGGTAGTTCAATTCCTGCCTCCTCACGAGCAAATACATAAATAGCTCCGTTCTCCTGATAGATGAGAAAATTGCGTTGAATCTCTCTATAAACCGGGTTGCCACGTACCTCTGGATGTTGAGTCGACCTGACATGTAGGCGAACAGCACCATTGTCTGCGGGTGCGTGTGCTACAGCTTCAGCGGTGCGAATATCGACATCGGCTTGGGCGATCACGGCTGCAGCTTGATTATCTTCATCTGCCTCAGCCTCGGCCATAGCGTCCTGATCCACAGTGGTATTGATTAAGATCTCTCTCACCTGTTGAAAGTAGCGCTGCCAATCTATCTCAGCCTCGTCGATGAAGGGTTGGCGTTGTTCCTGCGTCATCTGGCCCCATTCCTCTCCTATCGTGAGCAGTTCCTCCACTGGATCATATGGAGGTTCTTCAGCCATAAATTGAGCTATACGGCCTTTAGCGTAGTAGGAGACAGCCGGCTTGGGCTTAGGAAGATCAAAGGCGTGGATATCTTCGATCGTTCCTCTCACCATTTCAGCTTGATCCTTGGCATCAAGCTCAAAGACCATGCGAGCTCCAACTAAGTTCCTATGGGCATAGCAGAAGAACCGAATATTAGGCGCCTCATTGTGAGTCACGCAGAATAAGGCAGTGACATGACATCCCTCAGCTTGGCAGATGATTTCTCCACTTGGTGTGATTGTTTGCTCCATACTCTAGTGTTGGCCTTGTTTAGGCTTAAACATTATGAATGTGATGGAGTTCAATCTCACTCTACTTGTTAAATTTCGCCCTCTCAGAGTGGGGCTACAAGCAGAAAATCTCTTATGGTAAGAGATTTTCATTAATCTGCCTTCTTAATGCTCAATCAAGAGCAGATGGCTACTCCTACAAAAATCTCTAACTAGGGATTTTTTACTACAATGCTACTGAGTTGGATCTAACACATCCTTAATTGCTCGGTGTCAACCTCAGTAGTCAGCATCGACTTGATGCTGGGCTTTCTCAGCTCCTGCTTCCTCAAGTAACTGCGCGTCTATTTCTTCACGTATCGCCTTAAATAGCTTCTCTTCCACTTCCTTATCCACCTTAACTAAGGGATGAACCAAAACATCCTTTACCTGGTGAACGTAATGGTGGTACTCTACTCCATCTTCATAAAAGAAAGGTTGACGTTGATGCTCATTCATTTGAGCCCATTCCTTCCCTATCTCAAGAAAATCTCGTGAAAAATTATACACAATATCCCTAGGATGCTTATCCCTAAGCTGAGTCATACGGAACTTGGCATAACAAACGATAGATGGATTGCGCGTTCCAAGAAGATATAAGTTCCTGAGCTCTCCTCTTGCCATTTCAACAAATGTGATCTCAAACCGAGCGTCCATGTTGCTAAAAAACGCACCCAAATGAGATTGGCAATAGAAACGAATATTGGGTGCATCATTGTGAGTCACACAGAAGAGGGAGGAAGTGCTACATCCTTCAATTTGACAGGTAATCTCTTCACCTAATGCTAAAGTCTGGTCCATGCTCTGGTGTTGGCCTTGTTTAGACCTGTATTATAACAGAAGGTGAAAATTCAATCTCTGGTTCTTGCTGATAGAACACTCAGACAAATCAAGCAGATTTAAGTCACAAGATTCAAGACCGATCTGCCATCTTTTATCAATGTGATTGCAATAAAGCGGGCTAAATAGAATGTGGCAAGCTGTTCAAACTCCAACTCGTGAAGGCCTGGCCGTAATGACCGTTGTACAGATTAAGGAGATTGCTAAGCAGTACCAAATACAAGCCCCAAGTAAGCTGAAGAAAGCGGAGCTCATTCAATATATCTTGGGTAAGCTGCAGGAGCGAAACACAGGCACAGTTCGGGGTGAGAACCTCCCTGTGCGCTATGACGAGCTTGTGCCAGTTTACATGGATTTGTCAGAGTATCAGAAATACGCCTCAGAAGAACAACCGGCATGGCTCATCCATCTACATCTCCATGGTTACGCAACCGTACCAATAGCTGGTCTAGATGTGGCCTGGGCTCAGAGCAAGTTCTTTGACTTCCTAGAGTTGTGTTCTGCCAACTTCAAACGCCAGGATCCAACTACCTGGACCAGACATAATCTGCCACCCTTGTTACATGGCATCTTGAAGCATTATTGTGGTCACACAGAATTACAATGGGTGGTGAGGGAGTTATGTACCCCCATCTTCGCCAAAATCTGGAAGGTGGCGGAGCGTGATCTTCTCAGCTCCTTCGATGGTATCAGCTTCCGTCCCCCTGATCTTAAACAAGCTGTTTGGAAGTCATGGCTACATAATGATCAGCATCGCAATGAGCACGGTTTCTGTTGTGTGCAAGGAGTAGCCACCCTCATGGAATGCGGCGCGCAGGATGGTGGTTTGGTTGTGTTAGAGGGGTCCCATCACGTGTTTGAAGAATATATGGCCAGACACCCTTGCGACAACCTCAACTTTACCAAGGCGGATCTCAATGATCCAGCCCTACAAGGCCGTAGACGCTTGAAGATCTGTGCTCCAGCTGGCAGCATTCTACTCTGGAGATCAGACATGATGCATGAGTCTAGCTGTCCTCAAGGCCAAATACCCAGGATGGGCCTCTATATGTGCCAACAACCAAGGCGAGGAGCAGACCAAATCACGCTCAATAAGAGGATAGAAGCTTATCAGAAAGGCAGAGTCAGCTCTCATTCCTGTTATGGGCCTTGGTTCAGCATCAATCCTGAGCATCCTCGCACATGGGGCTCGGAGGTGAACACTCCCACAGTCATTGAGATTGCAATGGTGCAACCTGGCTCACTGAGAGCTCGCCTGATCGGCTATGATTAAAAAATTGTAGATATTTAAATATCTACAACTTCAGAAATCGCAAATGGAAGGAAGCCGTCATCGTCACGGTAAACATCGCAAGCGTCACGGAAAGACTATTAAGGCTCGCAAGGTTGTATGTGACAAGTTGATTGTTGATGAGCTCTGGATTGATGGTGAGGCTATGGATATCAGAGAATTAAGAGAGAAACTGTTATTCCGTCATATTCGCTTGTTGCCCGGACTGAACCACGTTAGACAAATATCTAATTTCCTACCAGTCATCCCGGCAGGTACTAGTGCCCAAGGGGGAGGTGGATTGTCTTTTCCGGTTGCGATGATCAACTCAAGTGGAACCCGCGTTCCATTACGGGAGGCGAAGGCAACTTTCAATTATTCAGCACCAGGAAATAAGCAATACTATGCAGTACTGGTCATCCCAACCAGTTCCAGCTATCCCGACGGAGCGTTCATCGATCTAACCAACAAATCTGTTACTTCTGCTGATCAAGTGACACAGGCTGATGTATCGAAGTTTTATCTGTATGATAGTGGAGTGACACAATCTACAAGTCAACCTATTGATGTGACCCTGTCCGCAGATGAGGGACAATATCTACTGGATCTCTCCGATGTGACCCCACCTCCAGGAGTTATTATTGCTTCTGGATCGATTCAACCTACCTCTGGCGGCGTCTACCTTGTATTCGTAGCTGCTAGTACTGGCACTGATCCTATCTCTGGTAACTTTAGTGCTAGTAATGTGAATTATACATATCAGTAAACTTAACAGAAAAGCGATAGTAGTATTGAGAATATAAAGGATCATCTCATAACCGATGAGATGATCTAAAATATGCCGCTCATGATTGAGCTTGCATAGGTATAAGCTGGCTCGTTGAGAGCTCGCCTGATCGGCTATGATTAAAAACACCTCATATGAGGTATTTTGTGAGTAGGAGCTTCAAACCAAGTCCAGAGCACATAATTCTAATATATTCTAGTTATAAGCAATGACCCCCGCTGACGGTGTTGTTAAGTTTTCCAGAAAAATCTCTATGCTAAATGAAGGGCAAGAAGTGTCAATGCGACAAACGCACTGAGAAGCTGAAGAAGCTGAGCAAAACCAAGACTGTCAAGCCTGCGCCTAAGACCAAGGAGCCTAAGGCTGCAGCCAAGACGGAGCAAGTCAAGAAGTGCTCCACCCAGGCTCCAGCCAAAACAGTGGTCAAGTGCAAACATGGCAAGAAGCATCAGCCCAAAGAGGTTGAGGCCACCTTAACATCTGATCTCTTGGTCAATAACACCGTCTTTGTTGATACTCAGTTCGGCAGCAATGTGACCGGCATCCGAGAGGATGAGTCGAGACCAGTACAGACCATAGCCCAGGCTGTCTCTATCGCTATTGCTGGGGATACCATTTATGTACAACCAGGTGACTACAATGAGAGCGGCTTTGTCCTCAAGGATGGAGTGAATTACTATTTCACTGAAGGTGCCAGTGTGATTGGAGCTTCAGGCTCAGTCTTCACAGACACAGGTGCTGCTGCGCCAGTCACAGTCACTATCACTGGCTATGGCCGTTTCAGCTCTTCCGATGGACCCATCCTGTCACTGAGTCAAGCCTCTACAGTGACCCTGCAGGGAGATTCATTCAGCGCCACTGGCAGCCCCGCATTGATTGAGATAACTTCCGCCTCAACAGCCACTCTCAACGTAAAGAGCACTTCCCTAACTGCTACTGGAACTACTCAGCTCTTACGCATCACTGGAGCTGCAAACATCACTGCCCAGCTGGGCAAGCTCAGCGCTGAATCTCAACATATCTTCATTTCCGACACTGCTTCTGGGCGGGCCAATGTACAAGCCAACTCCATCAGTGGTGGTCAGGATGACGTGGCTGGAGCAGGCGCTATCTTCGTAGCTAGCAATGATTTTGTCTTGTCGGTCAGTGCCCAGACCTTTGAGCCGGTCACTACCACTCATGCTATTCAAGTGCTGGTGGCAGCTACAGCCCCAAATAACACTCGCTGCCAGTTCAACTTCCAATACGTGAAAGTGGCAGGAGGAGTGCTCCGGGTGGCTGGATCCAGCTCGGCAGCTCGCAGCCAGTCTGCCACTCAACCTGCCGCGCAGTCCCTCATGCCTGTTACCCAGTGCCGCAACCGATCTCTCACCCAGTTTCCCGCCCCCACTAGCCAACTTCTCAACCAGCTCTCCAGCCAGTTCAAAACACAAGGTGTGCCTCATACAGCTGAGGTTGGTGTGTCATCGCTTCTTGACCAACCCCGCGTGAACCTCAATGTTCATAGGCTGCTTTCCAGTTCTCCAGATGTGTCTGCTTTCGACCTAGCCAGTAGCATAGTTAATCTCAACCTGGATTTCTTTTTCTACGAGTTGGGTGATGACACATATGCCTTCGTCTTTGCTGAGGGTGTCCTTGTGGCACTCAATTGTCAGCAGCTCGGCGCTTCAGCCGGGGGAGCCTCCCCAGGTATGTTTCGCGTGATTGGATCCACTGATCCCAGTGCACCCACCATGGCAAGGCTGCAGTCCAATCTGATCTTCTCACCAGGTACCATGCTGCACGAGACAGACGATAATCTTAACGTTACTCTGAGGACAGAGCAAATGGTTATTGTGGTGCCGCCAGGGGTTTCTGCAGCCATAATCAATGGACAGAACTTGTTAACCATCGACATGCTGGTGATCTACCCTAATGGTGATCCATTTGTGGGTTCACCAGTTCCAGTCTTCGATATCAGCAACACCTATGCGATTCTGCAAATCGGTGTGATGCTGTACAACATCAGCAACAGTATTGGCATACGTTCTCGCAACTCTTCTGTCACCTACGCTGGCTCCCGTATTGAAGCTGGGGCTACTGATACACTGATCTTTGATGTAGGTGGTGAGTTGAATCTGCGCCTAGACAGTATCGGCGCTTATGCAGGTGGTAACGTCATCTCGGTCAGTGAGGTTGGCTCAGCTAATGTCAACATCAACAACATCTACGTGGGAGGCAGTGGCTACGGCATCCTGCTTAATGGAGGCGAGAGCTCAGGCGGTCATCTAAATGGATTTATCTCCATCCTGGGCACTACCCTGGGCCCAGCCATCAGGAGTACCAGTCAAGGCATTATCCATCTCCTTTTCAACACCATTGAGACTCAGGGTGGCGATGGCATGGGTGGTTTTGGAGGAATCTGTATTGACCTGCCTGGTAAGGGTGACACTTATCTCATTGGTAGTCGCATCAATCTTAATTATTGCCAGACCGGCATTACTGTTGGAGATCCTTTGGCGGAGGGAGATGGAGCTCTTCTCACATTGAGAGTGGGTGATATCTACTCCAATTTGGCGGAAGACATTATCCGTATTAACGCACCAGGTGGCGGGGCTGTGCTGGACTTCCAGACTGTGCGCAGTAATACCGTGACACACGCTGGCATCTGGGCTAGTGCTGGCTCGGTTGAGATTACGGGAGGCACACTACAGGTCAAATCCTTCGTGACTGATATCTACCCTACTGGTATTCTGGTGGATGGCGTTACTCACTTCAACGCCAACATAGGTTCAGTGCTAGTCACTGGTCCTGCTATCTACGTGAGCACTGATAACCAGTTCTGGTATAAAGCGGTGCGTACTGAGGTGGAAGGCCCCGCCAACCACAACGTCATTACTGTGGAGGCACAAAATGAATACGCCCAATACACCTTCGGTGGCTACATGAGGACCAATGGGCCCAATACAGTGGAAATAGTTGGAGCTTTCACCGCCAACTTGAGATTCTCAGGCTCTACCTTCGTCTCTGATTCTAGTGGTGGATACAGCATTCTCAACAGCACGGCCAACTCAGCTAGGGCTACCATCCAGCAGTCCATCGCAACCAACGATGTCAGCTCAAACGTCAATATTGTGCCCAATACATCCATCGTGCTAGTGGTAGACTCCCAGGTCTCCTGAGCTCCAGTTTGAGCTCTGAATAAGAGATATCTCATGCAAGATATCTTCACGTATCGGAGCCTTATAAGACTCGTCATGATAAATCAACATCACCAGTCAACAGCTCAAATTTGTTTTAAGGTGTGAGCTGTGATAGTAAAAGGCATGAGACAAGCAGTCACTTCAACCCATGGTATAGTTCATATCTCATTACCTGAATGCTTCTACCTCAACCAAGATCCAATCCGAAATCAGCCCTTTGTTTGGGGCAACCTAGCACGCGAAGGCTCCTCAGCTCAGATAGCCTCTGAACAGTTTAAGGCGGAGATGCTGCAGAAACATCCCGTTCTGGTTAACACTCAAGTCTGGGCCCAAGTTAAGGAAGAAGATGAAGAGACGGTGACAATTAAGCCAGATATCTGTTTCCTCATCTCACTGATTCCAATTCAGGATAAGATGTTCAAGAAGCTTGACATCATGTCCCATGAGGCTATGGAGCACGGCTTGTCGATTATCTCACAATCAGTGGATGTTGATGGCGTTACCTATCGTCTAGTCGTGATCATGGAGAGTGAAGTTCTGTCATTTGATGCCGTTCAGTTCGCCAAGATGCAATTCGCAGCCAAATAAGTAGATGGTTTAACCCTATTTGTCAAAAACTCCCATTATACTTCATCAGTCAGACTGCCCGCTAAGTTAAGCGGAGCTTCAAAAAAAATACCTCATATGAGGTATTTTTTAATAATAGGCTATAGCAAGTCCTCCAATTTGGCTAGTACGAAAACAGCGGATTTGACACAATCATCGAAGAACTTGTTGGATAGCTCTGGTGTGATAATGTTGAGGAGGGTCAGGCCACATGTGTCTCTTGCCATGGGGATGGTGGGATATTGATACTCATACTCATTATCGCGAGGAGACACGGAGGTGAAGAAATCCTCGTGGAAGGGGTCATCTGTGCCAACCTTACGGTTAAGATGGGCTGGTACGACATCATCAACACCAAGGACAGAAAAATTCTCAAGCCCTAGCACCTCAGGCGCCTGTTCAGCGTTGTGGGTGAGAGAGACGAGACAAGTGGGATGCAGTTCCCTTAACTTCTCAACAAAGAGATGAACGTGTTCAGTTCTATACCAACAGACAAGGTAGGGTCTTTGGATGATCTCATCCAATCCAGTGTAGGAGACATACTGCCTGTGAGGTTGGGAGTTAACAGTGATGCAGCCAAACAGATTGAGCTTAGTGAGCTGGGATACAATAGCCTCTGACTCTGAGTCGAGGCGATCAAGGTGAAGGGTGCTACAGATCAGGTTTCCTTGGATATTGAGAACATAGGCGGCCTGCAACTGCTCCACGCTACTTACGCTATACCACACACTTTGCTCGGATTCACTATCGAGGGGATATTGAGAGAGATTGTAAGCGCTGTGTCCTTGCATGCTTGAGTGTCTTTCACGGCATGTATTACTGAAAACTGGGAATTCATTCTCCACAGGCTTGTGTGGAGAATTATTATTTTAAAGGGCGAGTTGCTAAAGAAAAGAGTTGTTCTCTACAAATTTAAAACTATGAGCTTATTGATGCGAGACTTACCTAGACTGCTTAATATATCACAACACAGAGACAACGGCCATATTAACGCCCGGGTCTTACTCTTCTGATAGGTCGTTTGTTAGTTTGTTTACATGTCTTAAAATGGACGTGTTTAATTTTGCGTTGCTCTGCTCTGTTAACTTGGAGTTTATAGGTCTTGAGTGCCTGTTCATTCTGTTTATCAGCTACAATGCTTTGTTCAGCTCTAATGGCTACGTTGCAAATACAGAGTGTACGGCGCGGAGTCCAGCAGGTACACTCCCGAGCTGGCCACTGCACTTTTGGAATTTTCTCCGCAATTCGGTTAAACAAACAGGGCTGCAAGTGCACATAACTCGAGTTATGTTCTTGACATAGAGAACTGCAGCTGTAAGGATTGAAACTTTGCAGATTGAAACAACCAGCTATAAGACAATAACAATCCGGAATAAAGACTGGTTCTGCTAGAAACTGACGCAGGAAACGTTTATATCCATCCCCTTGCCAATTATCCCTAGAACATCCGGGTACACCCGTCATACCCTCTTCTCCCATAGCCCATCCTTGATTCAATGCGTCTGTTTGTCTGATAACACGTTCCGAGGTGCAATCATGACAGCGCTGATACATCTGATGTGGTTGATAGTCATCAACTGGGCCAAAACAACGGGAGCAGTATTTATGATAGATATATTGCATCTGGAAGGAGTCACGCCAAGAGAGAATACGGGGCTTCTCCGCACTATAGGGTGCCTGTGTTAGGGTGATCTGTTCAAATTGATAGCGCTCGGCTTCGAGCTGCCAGAAGGGCTCTTGATTCAGCATATCTTTTGAGATAAAATTTCTCACCTTATGAGAAATTTTAAAATTAGAGCGACTAGTAATGCTGATTGGTGATGATGGCCAGAATAGAGGCGATGACAATGGCGTAGATTGCGAAACGGTAAATCTCATTGCACATCAGGCCATCATTGGCATCCTCATCTGCAAATTCTGTTTCAACAACGTCAACAGCTGCAGCCTTATCGTCGGGCTCTTCGGCTGTATCACTAGAATCGTCAGAATCTTCAGCAGTCTTCTCAATTTCACCATTATCGGGTGAAGAAGCATCCTGTACATCTAGATCATCAGCAATGGGCTTTGTGTTAAAGTATGGGATCTGCTCAGGCAAGACCGGTTTGGTGATCTTACCCTCCTCCTGCATATCATAAATGTTACCGAGTAACTTATGAGCATGTTGTAGTTCGGAATAGATGAGACGTTCAAGCTCAGCCCGGGTACACACTCCAATCGTGCCCGCTATCCCGACTGCCCCTGATCCAGCGCTCTGTCTGGCAATATAGCCGCAAAGATCATGTAGGAACGTATTAAACGTGCGGGCTAGTTGGCGTAACTGCTCGTCAGTATATTCTGACATAGAATGAGGCGGTATGCCCAAGTGGAAGGGGCAAAATGAGTCATAAACTTTAAGCCAAAGTTCATATTGAGTAGGATCCCTTTCCTTGTTCATCTTTTAATGGGAAAGTCTCTACACTAGCTTCCTGATCAATTACAGTTTCTCACCACAATCTTCCACGGTGTTCTCAACTTGAGTTCAAGATACCTTCCTGCTTCTATCTGTCTGTGAAAAATTGTCTCTGGTGATTTCCCTTTATTATCAATACCCAAAGCATTGGGTATTTTTTTAGAGATATGCTAGACTGAATCAGTGGCTGGAGTAGGCTGATTCGAGTTGTTTGAGTCAAATACTTTGTCTAAGAGCTCTATAAATAAACTCTTAGATGAAGTGCGTTGAGACATCATGTGATTCATCTTTTCTAGCCATGGGTTAAACCCTTTCTTCTCCATGCAGGCAGCTGCATATCTCAGGTAGAAATCTTTCAAGTCTTTATCCGGCATGACAGTCAAGAGTTCAGCTTCTAGTAGCTCCAGCTCAGAATCTACGACTGGATCTATCGAGTCAGGAAGTGTGGTGGGTTTCACCGTCTGTATGGGTAGGATAGAAGGAGGTTGCTCGTAATGGACAGCTCTACCTGAGAGGATTTCGTGTACTCTTTCTGCGCCTTTAGTAAGGCGTTCATCGCGTCTGTCGGGATCCAGGTTTGTAGAGTGCATGCTGTGTCTTCGTTTAAATTCTGCTCAAACTCAGCTGTTGCTAGACAGTTCTAGCAATGGGTTTCTATAAGACAGGGGATGTAGTCACACAACTTAACCTGTGTGATTAGTGTAACTTAATACAGATTTCTTTACCCTCATTATAAGGATATTAATTGAGTGGAAATATCTGAGTAGATATTTCTTAACAGCCTAGATCAGAATCGGGAAGAAGGTGGAGAAGATAGCCACTGCTAGTATTAAATAGCAAGCCCATTTATTGATGTTGCTAGCAGTTTGAGATAGGGAAAGATCCTTGCCTGATAGTTTGCTCCTTGGAACTGGACTATCTCGTAGACTGGTCGTTTCTTGCATGCGTTCTAGTTTGCCCATATATCTCATGTAATTAGGCTTCTCAGGGAAAGAGAAATCTGTGATCTTATTAGCCTCATTCAACTCCTCGATCTGGATGAAATGGCTTTCAAGGCGTTGCAGCTTAGCACGGATAGAACGGATTGTGCTACTAGCATCAATGAACTTAATCAGAACTGGTGCTAAAGCCAGCCCAAATCTAAGCTCTACACCTTGGCGTGAGAGGAAAACAGTCACATCATACAACAAGGCATGGACAGCATAGTAGATTTGCTCGAGCTCTTGATCCCCATAGCTATCCAGAGACACAGCGAACTGCTCGAATGGCAGCGGTGCAATAGTGCCATACAACTCTAACCAGCGGTGATATGCCTGTAGTTGGCCATCTCCTTGTATCACAAGTGTCTCAACCTGGCCGCAAAGGTATGTTGGCAGCTCAGTACTCCCCTGCATCTTATCTATTTCTTATTCTTAGCTTAAGACACTGAAGTTTTTAGCATCTCAAGCATCTCAAGCTTCCAGTGCATCTTCCCGAGCCAAGTTTGAACGTGTTAGTAGCTCATATTCCTGTAACGACCTACTGATGTTGGGAGACCAGATGCAACGTAGTAGAATTAAACCAGCCAGAATGGTACCGATACCAGTTAGCATGAGGAAGAGGAAAGTGCCGGAGAAGTCGTCCTTGGAGGGTAACACTCTAAGCACACCGAAGGAATTGAAACAGAACACTTCTTTGCCTATTGGGTATAAGCCCCCATCACAGCTTGATGTTAGGTTCTTGGGACAGGAGTAGTGTTCTCTACATTTGGCCTTTGCAGCCGCTGTCTCATTGCTGGGTAGCAGAACAGTCACTATTCCATAGATAGCGCAGCCATTCTCATCAGCCTGTGCTTGGGTGCCATAAACCGACTTGACCCAGCAAGTGGTGTTATCAAATTGGGAGATCTTTATACCTAAGGCAAAGAAGCCTATGCCACCTAGCAGCAGTATTATATTGAGAACCACAGCGCAAACTCTACCACTCATCTCAACCTGCTGCTGGTAAGCTTTATTATTGCTGCTAACACTTATGACTGATTATGAACAAATACCTGAATAATTCAACTCGTAAGTTGAGTTTTTAAGCTCAGCGGATACTGGCCATCATCTCATCAACTTCGGTGTCATGTTGGAAGAACAGCTTCAAGTAATGGGTGGCACTGCCAATGAAGATGGTGCTATTCTCTCGAATACAGAGTTTCTCTGTCATAACACCCTTAACATGAGTTGAAATGGAAGTGTTGAGGCGCTTAATCACGCCGTCTCTAGCATCGATGGCTGGCATACCTGAGAAGAGAGTTCGGTAGAAGCTGGGTAACTTGTTAAGAGAGGCGTACATCTGTGAGATCGCTTTTCCCACCGATATATCAACTTGCTGTGTTCCAACCGTCATGATAACAGAAACTGGATAGGGATAACCAGGTCCCTTCCACTGCCGCATATACATGCCAGCCTGGAACAGCTTGATCAAAGCGGTCTTAATCAAGAGCTTGTCGTCGCTCTCGAGCTGACGGAACTGTAACAGTAGTGAGCGATCAGATCTCTCGAGCTCTATACCCAGCTTAAGGGCTTGATCGATAGACTGAATCAACTCCTGCACAGAGCCGAGCCACCATGGCTTACTTGAAATGAGAGATCGAAGTTGTTTCACCTGTGCTCTCGAGAAATAGGTAGTTGGATCGTGAGGCTTGCGGAAAGAGTAGATTCCGTCCTCATTAGCAGAGAAGGCCCAGATTAAGTCGTTGATCTCGTAAACCTGGTAGGAGAGCCAGGTGCCATAAGCCACGAATGGTAGGTTGGCAGTGACTTCACTCAGACTGGAGAGAGTAGTTTGATTGGTTGCGTAGTGTCGTCGTGCATCAACAGGCATGAAAAAGTTGGGCTCAGCGTAGAGGCGGCTGACTGTGTTTATCAACTCCTCCCTACTCGTATAATAAGGAAAGACGCCAGTCTGGCGAATAATAGCGATATCTGTCAACTCTTGCAGGTAGCCCAAGCGCCACTCGCTAACCTTGAAGATGGGGTCTTGTGGTGCAACTACAATGCGCTCAGGTTGAATATAGCGACATGCCACCAGATTATCAAATAAGTATGTTTTCCTAGTATCGTCATCCATCAAGGGAGTACTACAAGTTGAGATACTTAGAGAAGCATGCCCACAGTTGAATGGGACCAAACCATACATGTGATAGACAGGGCTGGGAGCGAGATCACCCACCAGCAGGCGTTCAGCGATGCTGGGAGCTTGCACCAAGATCTTATAGATAGGCATACCATCATGAAATTTGACAAGTAGTTCCTGTTGTTTGTCAAAGTCGATGCGAGATAACCGGGCATGTCTTTCGCTGAAATCGGATGGTAGCTGTCTCAAGACAATGGCTTTAATCTGCTCCTTTCTTGAAAGCACACCAGCAGCTGGAAACTTCGGAAAGAAGGCCTGATCTAGAAGAGCCTGTAAGAGCAGAGGAGATAATGTGTTAAGCTTCAGACTCATTGCCTTAGGCAGGGGTCCTCTAGCCAGGTAGTAGCAATAGACTAAGTATTTACCAATATCCCGTCTCTCCTTCAGCGTGTTGGGAATGAAGAACTTGAAAATCTCGGCCCATATCAGTAGGTTGATCTTTGACGTGGTGGGCAGTTGTTGTACAGGAATCGTGTAAATCTGAAAGAGCCAGGCCGGTTCTATTTGGTCTATGGCCCTCAACTTCTCGACGTTGAGCTCTTCTATTGAGATGTCCCGATGGATGTAGACAGAGTGCACGTCAGGAGGAGTCAGCCCATCATAGACATTGTATTCTTGTGCGATAGCCAGCATCTGTTTGACTTCTGGATCATTCAGATCCACAGGTGGTAGGGTTATGACCTGAGGTTGGATTTGAGCCTGTAGTTGAGTCTCGAGCCGCAGGAAATCGTTCAGCGTGATCTCATCACGCCCAGTTAACTGTCTCAATGTCCCCATGTCAATAGGGGCAGCTAAGGTATCGTTTTCACGTAGACCGTCAATTTCAACATTGCGGCGTTGACCTGGGTGTGCCATGATAGCAGCACCGAAGAGATGAGCAAGCAAGGCTGCAGCATTATCAGTCATCTGATCAACATCATCTCCCGCTTGACCCGTATCCACATCAGCTCCAGCTACACCTAAAGCCAGACCTACACCTTCATCTACACCCGCCTCCTCACCCGCAGCATTTTCAAACTCCTCAGTTAAGTTGCGGTTTACAGGCGGACGACGGGCCATTTACTGAGCAACCAAGCAGTTCCGTTTTAATCTATTTTATCTTTATTCTTCAATTTTCTCATTTTAATGACCCTATATTTGAGATGAGAGATGGTTTCTGTTTGATAGATAATGTAGCATGTAATTTTACCTGCTACGTTAGAGTGCGAAGATAGCTACGATAATCGCTATGAACATGGGATAGAAGGCCACAATGAAAGCGAGATACAGCACAAGTTGTAACATCATCGATGACTGCTCTAAATCCCCATCTTGGGGATCAAGGGCTATGCCTAACACATGTGTCTGGCGACGCTCTGATGAGGGCATCCAGCGAATGTGAAGTTTTAATTTCACCTGGCTACCATCTCGGTTATAATTTGGGCTCTGGGGTATCATCCAGTTGGTGATCTGACCATAGAGCTCTAGCCGTGAAATCTCATCGTGACAACTTTGAATTTGTAACAGTCGATACCAAATCTCTGTGATTAAAGACTCTCGTTTTGTGATGAATGGATTGGTTTGATTATAGCGATCCAGTTTAAGTATAGTGGGTTGAGCTGTCAGGAAATCCTGCAGATCATCTAGATGCTGAGATATAGAGCGATTTAAACGCTCTAGTTGGTTCAGATGCATCCCTTCGAGGGAGACAGCCAGGTGGGGTGGTGCTAAAGTTGAGATTGTATGATATAACATGACCCATTGCTGAGCCACATTTAAGCTTAAGTATGGCATTGCTACCACTCGGGTCCAACTGTGATGATGGATTTATTTGTCTCTCTATTAACTGCAATTACTTGTTGAGATCAAGGGCTCAGCACTTGGAAGGTTGAGTGGGAGCACACAGCATTTAAGCCATGCTGTATTGTTAAAATCTGAACCAACTAATCTTAAGCTCTTTGCAGTTCAGAAAAAGATGTGTTCTGTTTCGCGAGTGGCAGGCATGATTTTTGGCCTAGTTATCGTGTTGGTCGGTGCAACCCTGGTGGCTGTCGGGGCCAAGGTGGGTCGAGGTCAGGAGATCAGTTGTCAGGTTAAGGCTATGGTGGGTACGCGGGTGCAGATGAATAATGACAACTGCATGGTCTACGGCACCATCACGGTCATGTTGACTGATGAGCAACTTATCCCGATCGAGAATGTAGCATGTAAAATAGCATCTCTCTGTCCTAACAGCACAAGCTTGAATAGTGGCTGTGATGATGGCTATTACAAGACTGGGCAACCAGGCTATTGTTACAGAGCATTCGGTATCCTGGGCATTGAGCCAAATAAGATCAGGTTTCCGAGTCTGTTTATTGTTCTGATCACATTCGGAGCTCTTATGATTATAGCTGGGCTCATGTTGATTGTGGTGATTGGACGCTTACTCAACAGGACGCCTGAACTTAAAGTTGATGACTTTGAATTTCTAGATAGAGTTGAGGCTCACAAATTGTTGTCTGGTACACATTACCAAATTCCTTAAGTGCAACTTATACCATGTTTAAGTATAAGTGGAAAATATAACAGTCTAAAAGCAAATGCATTATTCAGCCACCACTCCAGAGAACGCCCTATACATACAAGGTTATCAGCATGGACGACAGGAAGCAGAGGATGCTCAGGCAGAATATGTGGTTCTAGCCCCCGAACCCGAGGATTATGTTGAGCCCGCTGTGGCTATCACAATTGACACCTATGAATTGGGCGAGAATGACAAGAAGACCAAGACACTGAGTCACATCTTCTACGGTGATGATCTACAACGTGCAGCAGCAATAGCCCACTCCCACCTAATCAGTGACTATTTCTATTCTTCCTCATTCGTTGGGGAGATGTCCTGGCGCAACAAAACACTGCGCTTTACCAACTGTGGTCAGATAGTTGGAGTCTATAATCTCAGTGAGGCTGAAGCGGCTGAGCTGCTGGGTAAGTTGATACAGGCTGCCCAAGAGATCCACCAAGAGCAGGATCGCGATGCTATTGGCAAAGTTGTCAATCAACTCAGCCTTAAGTTCAAGTGAACCATAATATGTGATGGAAACTATCATGTAAATTTATCCCACGTCTGGGATAAATGAAGTTTTTATTTCTTGTAGAAGTACTTGCCATACAACTTTAAGTTCTGGCCATGAGTGTTCTGTGTGTCACCGGTGATTATCTCGAAGGGTTTGCAGCGCCAACGTGGTAGTGACTGAGTTGGGCTGACTTGCTTAAGTGTCAACTGCGTGTAGTTGTCCATATTCTGACCCCTGATTGCACAATTACGGCAGACAACTTCCTCATTTTGACTCCAATAAGCCTTGTTAGGGGTGAACATCTGACCATGCACGGTACAGCCAACGCCGCAGCTGTGGCAGTAGATGACCAGCTGCCCTTCACATATGTCGTAGTAGATTGTGCTACCCGAGTGAGTTGTTCCTGGTTGGTAGTTAAGACGTTGTATCCTCTCAAAGCGCCCCTGAATATAACGCATGTACAGGAGTAGGCGTTTGAACTTATGTTCAGGACTCTCCGTGCTGGCTATGAGGGGATGAGGAGGTGCTCCAGTTAAAGGAGTTTGCTTCATCTCCCCAACTTCAGCCATAATATGTGGGAAGCGACTCTGTAGAGGTGAGATAGCCCTCAACAGTTGACTCATCCTCTTCCGCAGGGAGTGCGATGAATCCCAACCTATAGCTTCACAGATAGACTCGACTTCGCCTAAGAAGATCGGGAGAGCGTCGCCCAACTCTGCTGGGCATAGCCCCTGCAAACCCCTCAGGGGTTTGCTTAGTGCGTCAAGTGGTGAAAGTAGTTGTGACGCCTGGTTATCTCGCTTTAATGAGAGGTCTAGGCTTGTTAGATATCGGTGTTGTTTCCACTCTGGGTAGCCCTGGGCTTGTGCAAGCTTATCTATGAATGATGGATTAGCTGTTATGAGTGGAGAGGCATCAATAGTTCTGGTTTGTGGCGGAGATTCCACTACTTCAATTAAAACCTCGTTGAGATCAGGACTGGGCGAGTCAAACCGTATATTAGTGTTATTATCCACCAAGCAGCTAGGGCTGAGTGAGCGCTCTGAAACTTGCTCTAGAGCTTGAGAGGTTTGTTCTGGGGGCTGAGCTGAGATCTGCTCTGAAATCTGTTCAGGTGAATCAGAGCGCGTGAGTGATTCTCCACTGCTAGATCTATCAACTTCCGCCTTACTTAGGGCATCATACTGAGTCAGGATGACTCTCACAGATCCTTTCCTGGCAGCAGTCTTAGTGACAGGTGTCTTAGTATTTCCTTCTGATCTTGTCCTGCGCTGAACCTCTATCCATTTTCCCTTAGGGCTGTTGCGTCTCATTTTCCAACTGTTGTTCCTACTAGCCTTTGTGCTGCTTTGATGTTGTTTAACGACAGTGGGGTGAATCAATCCCACCACTCTACTCACAATTCAGCCCAGTTAATTGGGTCGTTTTATTAAGTCAGATTCTAGTTTTAACGGCAATCTCTCAGTCATGGAGAAATTGATCACTCTATCCAGAGACAATCACTTGGAAATGCAGAAGTCTACCATAATTGAAGAGAAGCTCAAAGTCACCCTAACTGGTGAGCAGAGATTTCATCTAGCCCATCGCATCCATGTCTGGCGCTCTGTAAAGGACACTTATGATAGAGATGCTTTTATCGGACATTTCACTGAGGCTGAGCTTAGATCACCCTTTTTCCGAGCAAATAGCTTAAGTGTCTTCACCACCAATACTCGCTATAAGACTCTATTTGCAGCACTGCAACAAACTGGATTGCATGTTCTGATTGGAGGCTCTAGCCCTCTACGCTTTCTTTGTAGCTGGGCTGAATATCGCCCCTCTGATATCGACATCTATACTAAGCAGATTAATCGAGATAAAGTTTTGCTTATAGATAGAGCAATAAGATTGGCCTATCCGGGCACTGATATTGTGCTGGTGAGAACTTCACTGACCCTCTCCTGGATGATCTGGAATCTCAAGCAAGGCATCATAATCGAAACTATTCAGTTGTCTTTGATGAGGATTGAGACAAGTTGGAGCGAACTGTTTGTCGTGATTCACAGCGATTTTCTCTGTCTTGCCTTTGAGCTCTCTGAACTGCGTTTTATCTATATGAAGGGTCGTTTCGAGCACTGTGTCACCGCCTATCAGGAGCAGAGTACTGCATATTTCTGCAACATCTTCAACTGTGATACAAAACTAACTCTTGAACGGGCGTCTCAGAAATATGGTCATAGAGGCTTTCTGTCTGAGATGCTCTATATAGAAGAGGCTGTTGATATAGACACTTTAACATCGGAACTAGCCGTGGAGATAGCCCAAGTTAAGGCCATTACTCTACAGATTAGTATAAGTGATGAGCGTCGAAAACCGAAGGAAAAACACCAGCAGACTGGTAAGAAAGAGCGGAGAGCTTCAGCTTACTTATATCTGCTGTGTCAATACCGGACTCTAGCAGGTATTGCTTTCAACTGGAACATTGAGCTGATCTACCCAGCTGATAATGTTATTCCACCCATCCTGGAGAAGCGTTGGCTGGTGCAGAAATATCCGGACTGGTTCCAACAACTCTTCGCCATAGCAGGTAGCAAAGACTCAACTGTCTGGGTTTCTAACCGAAATTGTGAGCACCGCTCCACTATGCAAGAATGTCTGCACGCCCCTGTACAGAAGACAGATCAACATAAGTTCATGCAGTATTGCCCTCTGTGTCAGGCTTGTTGGAGTCCACATCCCATCTCCCCTCCCGAATAGCTATACTTATCTTAATAAGTATGTTTTTACATCTGGCCATTATGCTTCATTATGTTTAATGTCAGACCAATTTAAGTATGAGCCATAAGGGCTATCATCATCGAAGTGCTCAAGCTTGAACTGAGGAGCTAGACACTCTACCATCTTGGCACGATTGAATCTACCTCGCCAAAAGGTTCGGCTCTTCTGCAGGCAATCACAAATTCGTTTGACATCTTCCTCTTTCTTCAACACATTGGAGCCACCGGGATGCACACTGCCATTATGCGCCCAAGAATCCTGATAATCCAGAAGATGAGCCCCACTGCCTACCCTAGCACCGCAATGAAACGGTTCACGCCAAAAATTCATGTTGCTTTATCTCTGTACAGAAGTTGCTGAGCCAGTTCAAATCGGGTTTCTCATTTCTAAGTTACAGCGCTTGTAAGAAACATCCCTAGAATGGGGTGTTTTTAGCGTTAGTCAAAGTGACCGGCCATCTCGAACTGCAACTTGTGGCCTTCGATGAAAGCCCGAACAGCTCTGAAACCGGTCTTATCTGCCTCCATTGATCTGAATGTTACCTCGAAATGACATTGTTCATCTTTCAAAGGTAGCTCTTTGACTGAACCGAAACTTAGTGTCAAGAGATTTGCTATCCAGTCTCTGTGCTTCTTGGGGCAGAACACACGAGCTCCAACTCCCAGGAAATAGATACCTATATTATCCTTCTTGTAGCGGAACTGCCAGCCTGTCTCCATCAGACGACAGAGCTTGTAAGTTTCATGGCCAGGACACGCTTTAAATTGTTCGACGTCAATAGTTCGCTTAAGCCAGCCACCATCCCGTTTAGTGAAGTTGTCCAGCTTAACTGGGATAGCCTCAGCTAAACAGTCTTTCCAGTTGGAATGAACTAGAGGCCATCCTGCATAATAAAATGTGAAAATAGCCTGGCAGTCGTGCTCGTCGAGCATCTTCACATCCTCTGCTGTGGATCCGATAGTAATCTTGCGGAGATGAGCCAACAACTCCGTCTGCCCTTCCATCAACGTTTTGCAACATACGCCGTGTGGGAGGTAATTCAGATTTTGTAACCTTCCTTTCTGGTTTAAGGCACTGATCGGGTTAGTCCAGGAGTCCTGACAGATTTAATCCATTATCCACAGTCAAGCCAATATTAAGGCTGGGTTGTGATATAACACCTGTTATCTCTAACGTTAGAGATAAGGGTTTATATTGTCTTATTCATCATTTGTGGCTACTACTGTGTAAGTATGTGGGTAGCTGGACTCTTGACTGTATTCTTTGTTGATGCGTTTGCAATAGCCACAACATGAGCCAATATAACGTACGGCCAGTATTATTAGTAGCAGACAGATAACCAGCATGCAGATGATAAAAAGACCAACTATACCACATAGAATAGGCTCGTTCCTGGTACAGCCTGGATAATCCACGCTGTGATCTTTATCCCAGCTATCCACAACAAACATAGACCAAATAGCCCCTAGCCCGTAGGAGATGGAACCACTCAAACCAACTGCCAGGATTATGCCTATAGACCAGAAGAGACTACGGGCTAAGTTACATCTCATGTGGCCGCAAAGACACTCATCTAGACAGAGGCGACGGCAAATGTAGGAGCAATGTTTGTAACGACTCTTACAGCAGCCCGGCTGTATATAGAAGACATGCTCATCCACATCGTACATATCTTCAGAGGAGTCTGACAACACAGAGTCTAACTGATCTGAGAGACTCATTTATCCTATCCTCTTTACTTTTAATGGATAAGATGGAAGAAAAAGCTTGCAAGCTTTTTAACAGTGATTCACCCCCGAACTTGATAGACTTAACGGAACTGGGTGGGGGTGAAAGCGCCCTGGAAAGTATTGGCTGGTTGGAAGGGTTGAGGTTGGAAGGGTTGGAAGGGTTGAGGTTGGAAGGGTTGGAAGGTCTGAGTTGGAAGAGTTGCAGTTGGAAGGGCTGGGGTTGGAAGGGTTGCTGTTCTTCTTGCCACTATTCTTCGAAGAAGGCCTTCTTTCCCTTCAATCATGGACATAAGTGATTGACCAGGCTGGGGGATAAATTGCTGTGCTGGCTGAGGTTGCAGAGCCGCAACTTGTCTCTGTGCCTCGGCAAATCCGGCTTGATAACCTTCATCATAAGCTCCTTCCATGTTTACAGACTCGGTAAATTAAATTTCTAACAACTTGCATCATTTCGAGTTATTCATTTCTCTCTAACTTCTCCCTTAATCATGGGCTTATTTCCAAGAAATTGCAGAGAAGTTCTGCAAACAAATTCTCGCTTGATAGGAGACCAAATACTCAAGCAAATTTCCCACATTATGTAAAATGATTGTCACAACCTCAATCAAAGTTAAGGCCAAACAATGACATGTGTTGGTAAAGCTCTAACTCTCGGTATCGGCTCTCTATTTGCAGCGCTTGGTATAACATTAATTGTGGTTAGTGTGGTTCTCTTCCATAACAGTGAGATACCCTGTCTAGTTGAGACCATGATTGGCACAAGCATTACAGGTGATGAGAGCGGATGTTCCGTCTATGGGACTGTGACTGTTGGACTTCAGAACAATCAAAGTGTTACCATCGAGCATCTGGTCTGTAACTACAAGTTCAAATGTCCCACTATCGTGGCTGATGGCTGTGAAGGAGGCTACTTTCAGATCGGTAAGAATGCATATTGCTATATGAGCTTGGGCAAACTGATGGTTCAGCGCTCTAGAGGCGATCTCTCGGCTGGCTTGGTTTTCCTGATCGTGATGGGCTCTGTGCTTATTGCAACGGGTATTGCTGTCAGCACTACTCTCTGGTGTATAAACTACCGAGGGCGCCGGGCTCACGGTGTTGCTGAGCATGAGGTCCTGATTAATTAATGATGTTAAAACTAGCCCATAAGTACTGTGAAATATATGCCATGATTGACATATAGTTTTTTTCAAATATCTCAAGCTCTTCACTAGTATCCCTAGTGAAGGACGCGGAAAGCTCGCAGAATACGCAGCCGGCCATCGTTAGCACCGACACCATGCTCATCCTCTTCATCACGGTTAGGAGCCTCGGGCCGGGAGACCTGACAGAGACAGTTGAATTCGCCCTTATAGAGCTCCTCGTCAAGCAGGGTCCAGTCAGCCTCATCTAGGATAATTGTGTGAGACATGCGAGCCGGACCCTCATAGCGGAATAGGGGCCGTCTAGCAGCACCAGCTTCAACAGCTCGTCGTAGAGGTTCAGCGATCTGATTGCGGAGGACGCGTCGCTCAGCACGTCTTTTCTTGATGTGCTTCTTCATATTAGGCAGACCACGGTAAGATTCAATGGTATCGCTGAGCCTCTGAATCTTGTGCTGTACGCCTGGGAAGAGAAGTTCCACTTCATGAGCAGCGTGCTCATAGGGTGAGTGTTCCATGATGGTGGTGGCTAAATTGGAAGTGGTCACAGGCTCCCTGTCCAGGATGAAGGGTAAGTGGAGATCGCGTGGATAATTACCACTAAAGTGAAAGAAGCCCGTTAAGGTAACGGCAATCTCTAACTTGTCGGCAGAGCGCTTCTCGAAGGGTGGATCGGGAAGCTCAGCGTCGATGGTCTCGATTCTATTTGAACCAACCACATTAAAGGCGACGACACCGACGCGCTGAATTTGACAGCCCCACAGCATGAAACGGTATATACTATGCATGCTGTGCCAAGGGATGGCGCTTAAGGTGGGACCTCGCTCGATGTAGTAATCAAAGCCATTGCGAAAGCGACCATCTATTTTGACATCTTCCAACAAACAGACCAGACCCAGATCCTTACGATTGAGGCGCAGTGCTTGGTTATCTTTCTCTATCACTTTTATCACCCTTTTGGAGGGGTTTTCACCATAAACATCAGTAACCATGTAATAACCCGGATCGCCAAGTAGATGGGCTGAGCCTAGTCTGTCTGACCTATGCGCGTCTGCATTCGGTACTTCAACATCTCTTGCGCGATAGCTTATAACTTCTCTCTTAAAAACTGCAGCCACACCTTTCTTCAAAATGAGATTGCTGTAGAAATCGCCCTTTGGCTTGGTGATGGTTGAATAGGGCATAATTAACTTGATGACAAAGCCACGGTAGATTGTCTTAATCAGACGGGCAGCTCGGATATTGTAGCGTACCAGAACCGCTTCGCGCCGCCGATAATAGAGTGCGAAGAGAGGAGTGCAACAAAGTCCGCGATACAGGTCATAGCCGACTTGAATGTTGCTGGTGTCAAAGTTCATGAGTACTTCTAGCGGATTCAAGCAATCTGTGTTGATAACCTGTAATGCAAAAGCTCCCCGCTTAGTAGGCTGACTCAGAGTTATCACACTTCGATTGACAAAGTAGAAATAGTCGCGAGACGGCAGGTTGATTGTTAGCCAACCTAGTAGAATCTCCAATATCTGTCGGCGCGCCTCTGTAGTTGGGCCGTAAATAAAGAGATCGACATCTGTCTTATCGGCAAAACGGTCATATAACCAGTCGTTCAGGATGATGGAGAAGAGACCGCCACCCAGCACATAGCCGGCATCTCTGTTGGGAAACTGTTGCAGAATAAGTTGTTCCAGTTGCTGATTCATAGTTAGCACCTGTGGAAAGATGTTGATGAGGCGTTCTGCAATAACTACCTGCCCACTGATGTTAAAGCTTGGTGGAGGGGGTACTTTGAAGACTTTGATACCGTATTTGCGCTGCCAATGACTCAGCTCACGTGTAGCCGCATAATATGCTGTTCTTTCTTCTACCCTTTGTGCTTCTTCAGCTTCCTGTTTCTCGCGTTCCTCAGGTGTGTTTGCTGGAACTCTTTGAGGAGGTTTCAGTAGATGAGCTGGCTGCTCTGGTATCGGCGGTCGAGGTGGAACAGTAAATTCTCCCTCCAGGCTAAGGCGTACAATGTCACTGGGATTGAGAGCAGCTACCTGTGCTCTCATATAGTCCGGTACTATGGGGCTTGTGATTTTGAGTGGATCGAGCAGGAAGAGATGGGGCGCTAAGCGATCTAAGCGTTCTGCCCGCGTGTACGGATAGGCATGAGGCATTAAACAGTAGGCAAATTGTGGCTCTAGTTCAATCAGATCTCTGATGTATTTAATTACCTCCATAGTGAAGGCATCTTGCTCATACAGCAGATCAACCACTTTGCGTAGATATTGGGTTGTCATTGTCGCATCTACACGCAGCAGGTAATACATGCGCTCATGCAGAGTGCCTAGTGGCAGGCGGGCAAAGTAGAGTCTTGTTAGTTGAGTGATTTGGGGACAGAAACCTGGCTCGCATTGGAGCTCAGCCACCAGCACGATCAACAATTCTAATGCTTCCAGAGAAAGCTTACTCTCATCAGGTAGCCCTAGTTCACCTGATCGTGCTAGATAATCCACCAGCTCCTGGTGAACAGCCGGGTCGTTAGTGACTGCTGCTACTCTGTCTGGTGCCAGATTGTAGACATATTGGGCTGGGGCTGCCTGGTTGCGCTGGTTGAACTCGATCAGACGTTCTAGCACTGGGAATGCCTTGATGAATGTGGGGGATGGAGTGAAACTAGCCGCACCCACAAAGAGGTGTAGAGGTGGACCCTGAACTTGTGGGGCTTCAGCTACAATGATGGTTGGCTGCAGCTGTGGCAGAGTGCCGGCAGGAGCGATCTGTCGCTGCATGGCTGGTTTACTAAGATTGCAGAAAGATTTCTGCAATATCTCATTTGTGTGGGGGTTGTACCTTGTTTCAGGTATTGCTGAGTGGAGTTTGAGTTGTTGTGATTTGCGAGTTATATGCGATGGTTTAGGCAATCTCTGCCCTAAACTGATAAGTCGGACTAGTTTGGTTAATGTTTATGGTTAATCCATTCTAACACCTTGATGTTGGAATTGCGGCAGTAAGGGTATACAATACCTGTAGAATTTTTCCGGTTATTTAAGGTGATAGTAAATGAGAGGAGGCACAGGACCAGGGAGTTATGTTATCGTTAATCAGCCCTCTAACACGGCTGGCAATGAAACTCCAGTAGTGGTGCGCCCAGCTGATGGGCCAAGGGGAGCTGAAGCTACGTCTGAAATAATAAGTGTGAAAGGCACTCCAGCTCAGATTCTGCTTTGTCAAAGCATCGACTTTATCGGCATCACTTCATGTTGTGGACTACCACCTATCGCCAATGTACCAATAGGCACTCTAGTTCTGATCAGAGGACCTGGCTGCTGTGGCTTATTCCGTAGGGAGGGAGCTGGTTATGTACCAGTTAATCCTTCTGATCTGGGTCACTGCACGCGAGGCCAACCTACCGGACCCTGTGTAGATGGGCCGAATCACAACCTAGGTGGAGCCTTCCTCTTCCTGGATGCGACTACTTGTGTCATCTATGTGATCGGCTCTGACGTATCAGGAGGCTGCCCGGACTTATGCCGAGCTCTGTCTATTCTGGGTGGTCTCACTCTAACAGTCGGAGATAAACTTTTTGACTGTTGTTCTCAACAACTCTTTGAGTTGAGAACCACCATTCAGAGCGGTTGTAATGGTGAGTTTGAATGTGTCTGGCATGCCTGTTGTGCAGTTGTTGGAACCACCGGTGATACCGGGCCTACTGGGCCAACTGGTGAGACAGGCGCTACCGGAGAGACTGGGCCAACTGGACCTGGTATCACGGGCTCTACTGGTCCTGCCGGTCCCACTGGCCCGGCTGGAGGCCCTACAGGCTCTACCGGAACTACTGGTCCCGTTGGTCCTACTGGTCCGGCTGGAGGTCCCACTGGCCCAACCGGGCCAACTGGAAGTACAGGGGATCCTGGTGTGACAGGAGCTACTGGGCAGACAGGCCCAACTGGTCCTACAGGTGAGACGGGGGTGACGGGATCGACTGGTCCAACTGGTGAAACTGGAGCGACTGGTCCTGGAGGCAGTGGTTCAACTGGGCCAACTGGACCTACAGGGGAGACCGGCTCAACAGGCAGCACTGGTGATACAGGAGTGACAGGCCCTACTGGTGCTGGAGCTACTGGCGCGACCGGATCAACCGGAGTTACAGGAGAGACTGGTCCAACTGGCCCTGCAGGGCCAACCGGAAGTACTGGTGCTGGAGCCACGGGTCCCACTGGACCGACTGGGGCTACTGGAATGACCGGCAATACTGGAGCCACAGGTTCGGGAGCTACAGGCTCTACAGGGCCAACTGGAAATACAGGATCAACAGGGCCAACAGGGTCGACCGGAAGTACAGGGCCAACTGGAGCAACTGGCTCAACTGGCCCAACTGGACCCACAGGCCCTGTTCCTCCGGCTACCAGTCTCAACGTACCCAACACTTTGGTGCTGCGCGATGGCACGGGCAGTTTTGATGCTCAGACTGTTAATTTAGATGGAAATCTCAACCTGAGAACAGAGCCCTCTACCGCTGCTGCTGGTAATATTCTGAAGAATGGAGCAATTTTCATTCATGATTCAGCCACTAGCAATACCTCTGTCGGGTTGAATGCGATTCCTGTCACAACCACGGGAGCCCGTAACACGGCCCTGGGTAATGGAGCGTCACAATCTAATGTTGCAGTCAGCGATACTACGGCTGTGGGATTCCATGCTCTTAATCTCAATACCACTGCATTTAATAGCGCATTTGGATCTCAAGCTTTAGCGGCTAACACAACTGGACAAAATAATAGTGCCTTTGGAAGTCAAGCCTTGCAGAGCAATGCAACAGCCACTGCAAATTCCGCTTTCGGTAGATCCGCATTGGCTACAAATACTGCTGGTAACAATTCCGCTTTTGGATCTGCCGCTTTACAAGTAAATACGACCGGTCCGAGAAATGCTGCTTTTGGATTCGTTGCTTTGAATTCTAACACAACAGGTGCTCAAAATACGGCGCTCGGTTCCGGTGCGTCACTCGGTACTTCGACGGGTTCTGATAACGTAGCAGTCGGAGCCAATTCATTGTCAATTAATGTCGGAACCCCTTCCACTGCCACAGGTAGTCAGAATACAGTTGTTGGATCAGGAGTTGCGCCAGATGTAACATCAGGTAGCACTAACGTGGTTATTGGATATCAAGCAGGGGCTGGCTTAGCTGCTGGAAGCAACAACATTTACGTGGCCAATAGTCCGGGAGCTGACGAATCTGCTACCATCCGAGTTGGCACAGCTCAGACCAGTTGTTTCGTCCAGGGAATTTTCAGTCAAACCTCAGCTGGTGGAGTGGGCGTTTTGGTGAATGCAGCCGGTAAATTGGGAACCACTGTTTCCTCCATCCGTTACAAGGAGAATGTAGAAGATATGGGCAATCTGAGTGATGATCTTTTGCGCTTGCGTCCTGTCATCTACAACCTGAAGGATGATGCCCAGAAGACACGCCAATACGGTCTGATTGCGGAGGAAGTTCATGAAGTCATTCCAGATATTGTTGTCCGTAACAAAGAAGGAGAAATTGAAACCGTGCAGTATCAGACCCTGGTACCCATGTTGCTCAATCTGGTCCAGAAGATCAAGCGTGACACCGATGAAGAGATCCGAGCCATCAGGGCCGAATCTAAGGCACAGATCGATGAACTGAAACAACGCATCGGCCAACTCGAAGCCAGCAAGTAAAAGATATAATCTTTTTAAAAAATATCTACACAGATATTTTATACCAACTTCAGCTTTGTGACCCTGCACTCTGAACATCTCATCACATAACTTTACTTCAGATGGCTCAGCTCTTATTGTCTCAGCTCCATGAAATTGTAAGGGAATGAGGTCAATACCCGATAACCCATCAAACACTCTGTGTTACAGCTGTCAGAGTCTTACTACAGATACTATGTTGGTAATTTTTCTTATTTGTGGTGATACAGTAAATGGAAGAGCATACAGGGCTAGGAAGCCGCACGGGGCTGAATCAGTCACCTAAACAGGGCTCTAATGAAGGAGAGGTTGTTATACAACCGATCGCTGGACCAGTCGGACCCCAAGGCGCGGCCGACACTACTCGCGCAAAAGGCTTTCCAGCTCAGGTCTTTCTATGTCAAGTCATCGACTTTCAGGGCATAACTTCATGCTGCGGTCTACCGCCAATTGCTAATATCCCAATCGGAACACTGGTTCTGATCCGAGGTCCTAGCTGCTGCTCATTGTTCCGCAGAGAAGGGGCTGGATTTGTACCCGTCGACCCAGTTGAGCTCGGTCACTGTACTCGAGGTCAACCTACTGGTCCCTGTGTAGATGGGCCAAATCACAACTTAGGTGGGGCCTTCCTCTTTCTTGACACTGTCACTTGTGTCATCTATGTCCTTGATCCCACTCATACAGGACCCTGCCTTGAGCTGTGTGCGGCTCTGCGTCTCCAGAATGTCTTCCTAACTGTTGGAGACAAGCTCTTTGACTGCTGTTCTCAGCAAATCTTTGAACTAAGAACAACTAGTGATACTGGCTGTGATGGTGAGACCGAATGTGTCTGGGCCGCTTGCTGTGCTATTGTTGGACAGACCGGACCCACGGGCCCAACTGGCCCAGGTGTGACAGGACCTACTGGTCCAGCTGGTGAGACAGGGGCAACTGGGCCACCGGGTACTCCTGGCAACACCGGTCCTACTGGAGCCACTGGCGCTACAGGTGAGACAGGAGCTACAGGTGATCCTGGAGCCACTGGCGCTACAGGAGCCACTGGACTTATTGGATTAACCGGCTCTACTGGGCCAACTGGACCCACCGGAATCATTGGATTAACCGGCTCTACTGGGCCAACTGGACCAACTGGTGTGAGCGGCCCCAGCTTCGTGGGACCCACCGGCCCCACTGGCCCTTGCTGTGCGGGCCCAACCGGTCCAACTGGACCGGCAGGACTTATTGGATTGGCTGGCCCCACCGGCCCCACTGGTGACGTCCCCTGTACCGATTCATTGGTGAAATATGAATTCTTCATTGCTGGTGAGAATCGCCCCGTTACTGGTCCTATCTCCTTCACTATCGGTGGAGTCGATATGCCTGCTCAAGGTTGGGATAAGATCACAGGCCTGGTTGACAGTGCTTTATACACCAAGGATCAAGGTATCCTAGGTGAGCAAGGACTTGGATTTGCTGCACAAGCTGCTCACGAGATCGATAATGCTCATTATATTCAGATCGATCTGGCTAACTTGATTGCCAACACTAAGCCCGGAACCACTCCCACCATTACTATTCAGAGTAATCAGACGAATGAAGGCTTTGAACTACTTGGCTCGGCCACATCGGGGGTGGGAGTGGGTGGATCCAATCTCACCTCGCTGGGTACCCACTCTGGCACCCTTGTGATCACTGTACCTATTCCTAATTGGAGCGGCCCCGGCTCCTTTAATGACGGCACTTACCGTTATCTCTCAGTCATCGCTACTGGCACAGCGGCCCCTCCTGCTCCTGATGTACTGCTGAATTCCATCCTCTTCACAGAGTGTGCTCAGCCGGTGACTAGTACCGATTTCCTCTGGACTTACAAGACTACCACTCAGAATGCCATCGCTGGACCAGCATTCGATAATATTCTTTTCGATCCTGCGGCTGGTGATCCAGAACTTGAGGGCTGGACTCACTCTATCACTGGGCCCTCTTCCGGTCTTTTCGTCTGCCCAACATCAGGCAAATACAAAGTTGACTTCTCCGTTTCTGTTGCCAGTGATGGAGTAGCCGGTAGGATAGCCAGTGTGCGTGTAGCTATTGATCGCGGATTTGGCCTGACTGAGATAATGGGTAGTGCTATCACAGAGAATCTCTCACCCACCGCTGCCACTCGTCTTGTGCTTGTCAACCCTATTATCACTTTCTTACAAGCTGGTGATACACTTGCCCTGCAGTTTGCCGCCAGTTCCACCACAGTATCGATCGCACCCTCTGGACCATTGGCCGGTGAAACTGCCACTGACGCATCTATCGTCATCATTCGTCTGCAATAACGTTCTTGCGATAATTTGAGCCTAGAGCTCATGAGTTTTTTAAAAAACTTGAACTGAACATCTCCTGCGTTCTTGTGTGGAAGTTAAATAGTTATGACATTAGGGCAGAGTAAGCTGACATCAGCCATGGCTGCACTTGCATGCAGCATTTATATTGTAATTTGGTATTTTGAGTTCTGGGTTCCAAGTGAGCTGACTGAGATCTGCACAAGACCAGAGCAAATCTGGTGTCACCAGCTATTACAAGTCGTGTCCTCTATGCGAGCTGCTTTATCTCTATATCTGCTGGTGTATGCTTTAGCTCTGCACTTCTATCAATACAGAGTTGAACGTCGAGTTAAGGAGAGTTTGATGCTGCAAGATGAACATGCTGATCTAAGTTTGAGAGATGTGTCTCCTCTACTGCTGAAGTTGCAGTGTGGCTTCATCATATCTATTATGTTCTTCTGTGTTGGTTTCGCTTTCACAGCCTACTTTACCTTCGGCTATCCAATGAATGTGGAAAATGATGATACCTGTTACACCAAGTACAGTTACCTCTATGATATGTACACCTGGTTGGAGATGAGCACAATTCCAATAAGTTTATCCTATGGCGGCGGCATTGCAGTGGTTATGTATCAAGACCATCACTATAAGACCTGTTGCTGTAGTAGTCAGACTGAGAAATCTGAAGTCAAGCGGGAGAAACATGATAGAAGTGTCCCTGTGGAGGAGAGACCATTACTCATCAACTAAAAACTCTGCTGTGCTGAGTTGCGGATTAAATTACATCTAAGTTAGATGTGATGATTGATTTTGGCTTGCATCCCTTGAAACCCCTAACAATAAAGATTAGTTCTGGCTGTTAAAATTCAAACTCTCTATAACTGATTCAGAGATTACTGGAAAATCAACCGGGAAAGAATGGAGTCAGCATCACAACCCGAGGTTGTTGAGATAAGTGATGAGTCAAGAGAGGCGAAGCCAGTGAATACTGATGACATTCCTCAAACAGACATAACAGCCCAAGTGGAAGAGGTATGTTCACCTTTTGAAGAAGTGGTTAAGCTGTTTCCAATTCAGTACCGTCCGGGCCTCTTGACCATCAAGGCTATGCAGGACTGTTTCAACCAAGAGAGGCCAGTGCGAGAACCCTCTGGTTTGAGATCTAAGGATATCTATTTCTCCCCTGTCTGTCTCAAGATCTGGCCCCCTCAGGATGAGCGAGAGGCTAAGTATCACCACTTCAGTAACAAGCTGGTTAAGGAGTGTGCTGGCCATGCTATCGACTTCACCATCCGCTTACATCATGTTGAGAGACTTAGACTTCTTGACCATTTTGTACTATCTGGTGCAAGCAACTGGTACTTAAGTCGAGGAGTTGATTTCCTTTTCTTCCTGGCCTTCCAACAGCCACATCGGCTCGATGCTCTGACACATCTCGAACATTGCGACCAGGAACAAGTCCGATTATTAATTGAGGCCTATAGGGCCATGCTGAAGGATGTTGGCAGAGATGGTTTTATCTATGAGGATGAGCTGGGCCACTACAGGCTGCTTCACTTAGATGGCGATTTCAGTCAGATTAATGAGTCTAGCTCTTGCTATGAGTGTACTCTGACGCGCAGAAATCTATCAGTGCGAGATGTATTGGAGCGTCGCCCAATGGGTACATTAGGCATAGCCCACGCAGGCTTCGTAGAAGCAAGCTTGCAGCGCGTTCTATATGAGCGTCCTGAGTTGGTCACTCAAGCCAGCAGCTCATCCAGTCTGGATGAAGAGAGCCTAGAAGATAGTAGTCAGGACTAAATAATAAAAAACCTCAAGCTATGAGGTTTTTAACTAGCAATCATTCAGAGCCATGTGCCTGACATGGTAGAATGGCCTGGAACTTGCAGAACATGTCAGAGGTTATCTCGAACACCGGCATAGGCATGCTCAGCTGTGACAGGCTATCATCATCGCAGTGATCGGACAAGATGTAGCGCGCTCGTAGCCCAAAGATTAAGGGCACTAGATAGGGTAGCCGTGGAACATAGTGGAGAGCGCTGACATGGAGATCCGACATAGATGAATTCTGCTTCAACATTAAACGGATGGGGCGCCAACCCAGCAGATCATAACAGATGGCCAGGGATTTGTTGCTTCTGTTATGTGAAACAGCTGGTAACACTGGAATTGGCGGCGCATAAGGTGAGATGAACTGATCCGCCAACTCTGGATGAAAAGGGCCTGGCTCCCAGCTGATTTGAATCTCATTCATAACATGTGCAATCTGCTGGCACTGAGTCACATCATGGCCAGCTAAGGAGCGTGCCAAATAACAGACATGGTCGATAATCTGCTTGGACTCAGGACTGGTATCATCAGCTAGAGTGTCGACACGCGACAGAAAAGCGTGGAATAATTGCAGATTTTTCTCCGGCTGGTGAGGCTCATGAGGCAGGCCCTCAATTATCTCAGGTGTAGGTTCAAGGATAGCCTGCAGTAACTTCTTCCTATTGCTGACAATGTGGTTGAGTCGACCGGCACGTACTGGTTCAGTAATGTATTGAGACTGGCCTTGTAACTGAGTCAGAGTGTAGAGGGTGCTGTAGCTGGGGTAATGGATCTTACGGAACAGATCCAACAGAGCTAGGGTTAGATCGTGCTTGTTCAGGACTGTGGAGGGTTCAATCTGAATTCTATGGATTGAGGTCAAGAAGCATCCGTTTTGTGAGAAGGGTTGAGCCAGCTTAAGTAGTGACTCCAGCCCTGTTGGTGGGAAGGTCATGAAAACCATGAGATAGAGTGAGAGATGATGGGCGTGGGTCTGAGCCTTCAGGCCTTGGGAGAGAGCCTCTCGTTGGATGGTGTACCAGATCAACTCAGTCAAATAACAGATGAGTTGGTAGACTGAGCTACGCAGTGCAAACTCAGTGTGATAGCGCCTATAGAGCTGGTAATGGGTTGTTACTTCAGAAGTCTCTGTATCTGTTAGGGCTGGTATCTTAATGGCTCTAACCCCATTGACTCTGTCACCAAAGTCGTGATACAATCTGATCTGCCAGAGCAGGGGAGCCTTCCAAACTTGATGGAACTGCTTGCAAGTCTGGATCAAGCTGTTACAGTCCTTGAGTTTGAGGGGATGAAGGATGTGACAAAGCACATGAGGCGGAAGCGATTGCATCTTTCAAGAAGGAGGTTTTAGCTCAGGATTAGGACAATTATGAGATTATTTTCTTGATCTGTTGTTCTTTGTTTCTCTTGTTGTGCTGGGATAGTAATGGAAGATGTTGTGAAATGTATTCGAAATCGTCAGTTTGTGATGGTAGGCTATAACCTTAACTACTGTGATGGAAATACTAAACGGTGCAGGATTTGGCAGAAAATATATTGGCTGATAAATGGCAAAAATAAATTAAAATTCTTGTTCCTCCATCTAACCAAAAGATTAGAAGATATGGAAGGGCAACAGACATTTAAGCCTCTTCAGTTCGTTATCACCGATCAGAGAGGTCCTAATAGAATTCTCGTTGATAAGGAAGATCAAGGTCTTCTCTCTTTGCCCTGGGAACTTAAGAGGAGAGGCTTTACGTGCGAAGCTTTAGTTACCAGATATGTCTGCGGTCAGGCTTTCAGTGATCTTTTTGAGAAAATCTGCAAGGAAAACAGGATAATTTATCTCGACCGGATTATTGCAGAGCGAGCTTATGGCTGTTCTCGTCTGTCTGTTGAACATGTCAATGGAGATATAACAGATTGTACAAGAGATAATCTCCGTTACACAGAGATGCCCAAGCCGGGCCCCGATCGTCTCACATATATCATCGATACTGTAAATAAGAAGATTATTCTGATGGAACTGATGTAAAAACTCATACCACAATAAACCTGGTATGACTTAAGGAGATTTCGCTTCGAATATCTGCTTGATAACATAGCCAATGGGTGGCTTAGGACCCAAAGCCTTCGGCCATTCTGTGTAACGAAGATTGTTTCTTGTACAATCCATAAAGTTGCCGTTGATATATTCTACAAGCATCTTACTTTTACCATATGCTCTTCGCGCTATTAGGTCAGACAATAAGAATGTACACCTCGCTTCCTTAATAAATTTCACCTCATCGGCATTCTTCTTGTATGTTTGATATGTAATTTCTGCTGTAATCTTTCCATCTTCAACCTCCCAATCAAATATGAATAGATCACGATCTATCTCATCAAGCTGTATGACATTAGCATACAAGTCGTAAGACTCCATTTGAAGTGAAGATTTTCCTCTTAAACGAGTTTGGCAGATTTGAGAGCTTCTCGTTAAATTCCGACTAGATTTAACGAGAAGCTCTTGATTGAGTCTGAAACTGTGATATTCGTAGTAGTATCCTATATCCTTAACTATCGACTTGAAAATACCTAATGGTACAGGATTTGGCAGAAAACAAAGTACATATTGGCCAGCAGAAAACAATGTTTATACACCAAAATACACAAACCCATTTTCTGCCAATTCCTGTACCATTAGGTATTACTATTACGATAGTTAAAGATTGGGATATAAATAGTGTAGATGGAAATGCTAAACTCTGAAGCAGAAATAATAATTTTTACACACGTAATTATGCGTGTAAGATGCGAAGAAAGCTATCTGCTAAAGGATACGAATTGTTTCAAAACAATTCAGATTGACGACTATTCTAAAGGATGACAACTTATATGTATAGAGGAGGCATCTCATATGATGCATCTATGCAGAAAGATACTCCTATCTCAATCTTACTTGACCCGCAAGATATGGATTTAGCATCGTTACCGTGGCAGCTTGTAGCTAACAAGCTTACATGCGAGGTCTATTATTCAAGACTAGAATTTGACGAAAGAACTGGAGAACAGTTAAAAGGGCTCTGGGAAAAGAAGTTAGCTGTGTTAGATAGAATTGTAATTGAGAGAGCATGTGGTCCCTCTAACATGATAGTGGAACATATTAATGACAATCCATTTGATTGTTGTGGAACTAATCTTCGATATGTTGAAGATCCAGTGTCACGTCAACGTCGCGACCATGAGATAATTAGATTTCGTCATCGCCTTCGCAGTTTGGATGGAACAAGATCCTTGTTCACCGACGGAGGTGAATAAAAACTTATCCTATACATATAGGATAAACTTCGCTATGTCAAATAACTTCCAGAATTAAGGGAAGTCGTGCGGATTCGACAGCTTTATAGATCTCTCTGATTTTACATCTTGTTGATTTGTGACCATCTGGCCAAATGGTGTAACGAAGATTGTTCCGCCTGAAATCAAAACAGTCCCCATTAATATGCTGTACATACATGTGACTCTGACCAAAAGCCCTTTCGGCTATCACCTCTGCGAGAGGAACGGACTTAATTGAGGCATTTACATGATGTCCCTGTTGATTCAGAAAATATACCCAAATCTCGACGTTTACTTTTGTGCAGAAATGGTTTGGATCAGAGATCCAATTAAATATCAACAAGTCACGGTCAACATCATCTATCTGTATTTCTCTTGGATTTTGCATATCTTTGTTTTAAAACAAAGATATCTTTATGGAGTTATTTATTTTCTTAATAACGCCGGATATTGTGAGAGCGATTAGTATTTCATGAATAGATTCTACATCTGCCTGAATTCATAATTTCAGCCCGATTAAGCTGAAATTATGCGAAGAGCTTGGAGAAATTCGGAAGCTCTGGAGCTCCAGAGCGCTCAAGCCATTAAAGAGGCTGTACCAAAATTTTAACACTTAAGCTGAACTTTTTATTTTCACGAGTTCCCCTATTAAATTATTAATACATAGCGGATTGATACAGAAAAAGCCTTTCTGTCAAGTATAGAGACTAAAGCAAGAAAATTGCTCCGTGCTTGGGAAGAAGAAGATCACAGAGAGACGGTCTCTATATTGGACTATACAACACATTGTTACTAATAGTCTATAGTAGACAGTCATCGTCGTCCAGAGCACAGCGTCAGATGGTTAAAAATCTCCGAACATTTTTCGAAGGGCATGAGATCTTAAGGCTATATGATGAAATAGAACATAGAAAACAGATAATATATGTTGTGTTAACATATATTAAGGCGAAATATATGTAAATAAAAAGTTCAGCTTAAGTGTTAAAATTTTGATACAGCACCTTTAACAGCTCAGCGCTCCAGAGCTTCAACTCAGAGCTCAGAGCTCTCAAAACATGGATCCTATATTGTTCTATAGCACTGCTTAGAATTTCTAGACAATATAGAACTCAACTTCCAGGCTCCAGAAATACAGATACATCTGTATTAAAATCGTATAGTTATGCTGGATTTCCTGAACATCATCCATTAATATACTCTCTAACATGATATCGGATATGAAATATGAGATAAAACACGCATTGTCAAGTTAGAGATAATACATATTGTGGATGAGAATAGAAATCTTATCAGATTTCTCATTTAGTTGTTCATTAGGGCTAAATCTTCAGGGAGAAAAAGTTCAGCTTAAGTGTTAAAATTTTGATACAGCACCTTTAATATTTTAGGCTCTGGGCAAAAGAACGTAGAACCGTTAAAATGAATTATCTCAACGAATTTGTAGAAAATATGTGTATATTAGATGCATCACAATGCACTGCCTGTAGAAACTTGCGCGATGCATACTTCTCTTACGTCCGTGAAAAATATAATATTGACCAATATGTTAGCGTGCCACTAATGCTCAAGTATATTCGAGTTATTTCCGCTGTATACCCCTCTATTACTATCCAGAAAAGAGTTGATGCTACATATTGTATGGGTATCGGACTCCAGGGTTATTCCATTGTTCCTAAGAGTCGAGATCTCCAGAAAATTAAGGAAAGAAAGATTCTTGTTAATATAGACGGCAGAAGTGTGGACGAAACCTATTATGATGGATATAATGAAGCCAAGCAAGAGGTCAAGAGACATCCTTATGCGAAAGACACTATCATGGCTGCCTGGACTGTTCGCAATCGTCTTGGTCTCAGCAAGGACGAGTTTAGTAAATGTCAGAAACTCAATTATTTTGAATGGATCTATGATAAATCAGGTAACATCGATGTTGAGCGAACAATTGGGTCTTTAGCATTTAATATCAAGAGATATGGATTCAGGTTGCATAAACCTGAAGTCCAAAACCCTGAACATAAACTCCAAGAGGTTGAAAGTTTGTCAGAAATCACTATAGGTAGATTACTTGAGTCTAGTACTTCAATCAGATCGGTGGATGAAGAACCAATACCCATCGAGTCAGATTGGCGTTTTAATGCCAATGATGCCATCAGATTTGCCAGAGAAGCATATGCACGCACCATGATCGATGATGAAACAAATCGATTGGATAAAGTTCAAAAGTTGGTAGATCGGAGACGGAGAAGAGCTAAAGGCTTGAAATCTAAGGTAAAGAGAGTTCCACGTCAAATTTATGCCGATCAGCCGAAAGCATTCGGACTTGTTTTCCAAATACTTCCATCCTGGCAAATAGAAACAGGATTTGATGTTGTGCGGTTTTCATTCAAGTACATAGATCATCCAAAGGAGAAAGATTATGAGGAATCTAATTGGGGTCACGATAAATTATGTATCAACGGTCATTCCCCGCTCAAAGATCAGAAATCAACATTAACAGAAGTCTGGACTCATTTTCGCCAGAATGATATCAGAGTCCGTAGACTTCGTATTTCTTGGAATATGCTTTCTACCCTTCCTATTATTAAGCTGATAGTTGAGTTGGATGATAAGGAAATAAATCTCATTCATGAGATTAGTGTAGAAATGGACTTTGGGAACAAAATGGAACCTCGTGACAGAGAAGAAGAATATGAGGAGGAGAAAGAACAAGAACATAATGAGGAAGCTGAAGATATTGATGAATATGACAAGGAGCAAGAACGTGATGATGAGGAACAGTCAGAAATAATTGATTCTCTCAGAGCAATCTATTCACCGGCTCCAATCGCCAATTCACCCAGTTATATAACTTCTCGTCCCTCTCCCCTTATCTTCGAACTTATCGATTAGATATCTGACATTATCAGATATCTCCATTTATATTCACTTAACTTCTAAATTACTAAGTAACTGTCTCATTTCAGAGATTTCCCGCTCTTGACTCTTAATAATTTCGTCCAGGATAGCAGTTAATCCAGGACTATTTTCCTTTGCCTTCTGACGCTGAGCCATAGTAATAGCCATTTGGTGATGTTCAATCATGCCCAGCATAAACTGGCGCTGATCTATGCCAACTTGATCGACAATTAAGTATTCAGTAACCAAGGCCAATAGTAGAAAGACAACAAATATCGTAAGATATTCAACTCCAACTTGGCGAGATAGCACCATATAACCACCCAGCTCGACCGCAACCATTAAGAAGGCCATCAATAGAGCACCGTATATTTTATTGAGATTATTGGTGCGATTGGTTGAAATCAACACAGACATAATAATATAGCCTATGATGAAGCTAGCCACAAACATAATAACAAGCATCCAGAGCAGATGCTGGGCTCCAGACATGCTGTGTGGCTCTTGCATCTTTTACATTTTAATATATCTAACTAGATATATGTTACGGCTCCGGAGCACGTTCTGATGTATTAACTCAAGCCTCTTCTTTATCCTTAGCGGCTGTATCAGAAACACCAACATTTCCAGCACTCTGTATTTGAGCCGGCTCAGCCTCTCGTATTATGCGCTGATAATCTTCATCGATGCGCCGACAGTAGCGCGCCAGATGTTTGCCGGCTTGTAGTAAGACATATGCTATCAACGCCACTATAGCCAGAGCACAGCAGAACATGGCACCCACTAGCTCACACATAAACAGCTCATTCTTGGTGCATCCGGGATAGTTACCATGAGAGTCTTTGTCCCAGGTCTCCATAATCAACATGGACCAAAGTGCTCCAATCACAAACAAGATACCACAGATAAAGCCAGCTCCTAATATACCGCCTATAATCCATAGCAAATTACAGGCTAAACTACAACGAAAATCAGCACAATTGCACTCATCCAAGCAGACCCGCTTACAGGCGAAACAACAGCGAGCACAGCATTTCCGCGGTCTCGGCACAACAATGAGGTCCTCCTCATCCTGCAGCAGAGATACACTTTCCATCTTTATTTACTCCCTGACAGGAAGTTTAAGCAACTCATTTCATTTTACCCGAAGATCATGACTCTGGTAGTTATTTGGGGCAACCAACGCAGCCACCCTGTTTCTTAGTTTGATTGATATAGGCTACCCAGGCTAGAATGGCCAATATGACCACAATGATCAACACGACGATGGCACCAACTCCGCTGCCTGTGTTGGCATCCTTTGGCCCCCTCTCTCCCGGCCCTTTCTCACCATTTGCAGGACTGCCTGTTTCTTTTGGCTTGTCACCACTGTTGCCTGCTTCCATAGCCTTTATTTGTAAAAATAAAATCCAGAAACTGTAACTCAAGTTATACAAATCCAGAGCTGTAAAGGCAATGATACAGAATAAATTACTACCCCGCGGCTCAACTCTGCAACTTAAGACTAGATTGGCCACACTGCAAGTTACACTGACTCAAGACATTGATCTAAGCACAGATGTCTATAATGAGGAGGATTGGGGTGCTGGCTCTGATCTATGTATTAATAAAAGGATTAGCCTACCAGACGAGCAGTCTTTGTTGACGCCCTTCTGGTGCTATTTCACCTGTTACAACCAAAACCCGCGTCGGCTACGCATCATCTGGTCAGAACGACATAACGAGCCCTGGCTCATAGCAGACCTACATGATATGGGCTGCTTTATTGCAGAATATCCATTACGTCTAATTCCAAACATCCCAGAGATTCCCGTTATCCCTACTTAATCATCTAAATCTAGATGATTAACACTTAGTTGCGGCCATAGCTGTAGCCCGATCTTAGGCCGGAGTTGAAACCTGGGTTAAGACTCAGACTGCTGAGAGGCTCATTGAAGCTGGTGAGATTAGGAGTTCTGCGGATGGGTGTATTAGCTTCACTGCCGGAAATGCCGGTTCTAATTTCAGCTCCAATTCCGGTCCCAGCTCCAGGCCCAACCCCGCTAATAAAGCGATGCAGTGAGGCAATAGTTTCCTGGTTCTTAGCGATCTTATGGTACAACAGCTCCTCAAACACGATCTTCTGCTGATCTAGGATAAGAGCGATGGCGCTAGATCGCCAGATATCGGCCCAAGCTTGTGTCTGATTGGGGCCAGTGCCTGTATCGTGCTGTAGCTTGGCAACAAACTTATCATTGAAACCATACCAGAGGGCCCAGCGCATCAAATCATTGGGTGACAGATATTCTGTCATTCCCTTAGTCAGGATGCCAGCCATCAGAAGGCCAACTTCGTAATGACCGAAGTTAACTTCATACAAGCTAACCTCAGCCTTGATGATGCGCCAGATGTAAGTGGATAAGTAATTCTTGTCCTGATTGCTAGCTTCAAACTCCTTACGCTCGGTTGGATGTGTGGAGGTGTAATTGGATACAATTGAGCGTAGAGTTTGATCCGAGAAAGCTTCAGGCTTCTGGGCCTTACCCACGCGCAGCTGCAAGATGTTACGACGCATTGTCTCAGCTTGTAGGCTAAGATATGAGTATTCTGGATCGGACTGCACTAATGCTGCTGTTGTGTCCATACGCCCGGCCATCCAGGGTGTCACCAGCTGCCAGTTCTGGAACAGCCAACTTTGCTCAACACTTCTCACTTCTACAACTGTCTCTTGCATAGGCGCGACTGTGGTTTGCTCTGCTTTATTAGACTCGTTACCCATTTTAGTTTGCAATTTTTATTTTACAGCGTATTATTCATTCTAACCAGATTCAGCTCAGGTTAAGGTGGAGTTGTGATGCAAACAGTTACACAACTCCACCATCAATAGGTATGTCCAAGTTTAAGACAGCGCTTCTAAGTGGGTAAAACAGCAGATATGCTGTTTTTAACAATCATCCATGATTATTTACGGCGTTTCAGGCGCAGATGATAGCCACCAATAACGGTCTTGCCTGGCTGCCAGTCCCGTTCTGGGCTATGGAAACGAGTCAGGATGTCTTTCAGCTCAAACTCTGCAGTTTGCTCATCTCTGACATAGTAGATTTGGTTGTTGACGAAACCAGCCGCCTCCAACAGTATGGCCTTCAGTTCTGGCAGATCTGCGATTGTCTTTAGTTCTCCAATTCTGTATCTATCGACCTCATGATAGAGGTGTCCTAGCTTGCTGCACATCTCATCAAGGCTGGGCGGTACAACTCCATATTCCTGCCGCCCCTTAACGATAGCTGACAGTAAACGATAGAAAAACTTGAGCACTGAGTAACCATTGAGTCGGTCACAGCCAGAGCCGATGTGGCAAACCCGTTTCTCCAAGTGTCTCCATCCATCATTAACTCTTATGTAAATGTAGTAGTCGCGTGAGCTCATTTCTCACGTAAAATTTGATGAGGTGATGATTCAGTTTTTAAGCTGGATGCCTAGCCACATCAGTTTTAACACCCGTGTTGAAGTAAGCCAGCCGCTTAGCTCTGGCTATCTCAGCTTGAGACTGAGGCCTTGCGGGCTGAGTTGCAGCTCTAATATGGTTGATTGCATATGTCTGAGTTACAGGAGCTGTTGCTATTTCATCGATATCCACCAGTTGCAGCGGTACAAAAACTCGGTTGAGAGGCTGTACTGTCATAGTGAAGATTTCCTCTCCATTCACCAGAGTTGGGCCAGTCACAGCAGGTTGTGAGGGAGCAGATCCCACCTGCTGAGTCTCCCCCAGACCAACCATCTTCAACCATTCATGCCGTTTAGTACTGCGGAAGGAGGCTAAACAGATAGATCCGTCCTTTGGACCTCGCTGCATCTTGGAGGAGAGTCGAGCACAGTTTGTCATAACCAGATGCTTGAGCCAAGGGCCAGTCCTAGCACAGAGCGCGTAGAAGGTGGAGAGGGTGGCCCAGGTTAATGATTTGGTCACCTTGCGGCTCTTATTGTCTTGTCTATATTTGCATTGAATGGCTGTGAACTGTATGCTGTTGCTAAACCCGGAACTGGCTATCAGATCAATGCCAATATCAGCCGTACCCAGGCGCAGATAGGCACGCAGCTCGGCAGGCACATCACGCAGCATCCAGACCTCCTGATAGCGGCCGGTTGCCAATAACCAATCTCGACAGAACTGCTCCCAAACTCGCCCCTTAGCAGTCTTATCATCGCGCTGCTTCATCTCTGCAATACTCTGCACGGGGCGGTGGAAATAGTCTTCCAGCTGCTGAAGCAACAAGTCAAAGACCGTGACTGTAGCTGGCAGAGTCTTGGATAACAACATGTGTATAATCTTTTCTGTCTCAAACAGAGGGGTAGTAGAGCCCTGCATGTACACGAGGTTATTCAAGGTGTTTGTTGAGGCGCTATTTGCAATAGGCAGTGGCAAACGAGGCTAGTCACTTATATATTCAAGCTGTTTTTTCTTGCCTCTTATTCAGGGTGAAAATTAGAGTAAGAGAAGAGATCTGATCCCACCTGGTTATAGAAACCTGCTTGAAAGAAGGCCGTGTCAAAAGAAATAGCAACCAGCGCCGATGAATCAGCAATATCTTCTCGTCTGTGTAGGCGGCGAAATTAGATTGATGCGACCAATTGTGGGAGATATGTTTGCCCCTCGTTATGCCCAGAAAGGGACAATTGGAGCTATTCTACCTCTTCCTGAAGCGGAAGGGACTCAGACTAGCAGATCAGATGATTCAAGACATCATAGCAAATCAGCCACAATTCATTAGGGAACTTAACCTAAAGTTTAAAAAATACAGCAACACTGCTGTATTTAGCCAAAATAGAAAATGTTTGTACAACTGCTGAGCTCAACATGTGAAAGTTGTAAATGAAAGCTAAGATTAAGGAGGCCGCCGATGCCAATAGCACTCATATCTTACATCGATACAAGAATATTTGCCGTTTAATTGCGGCCCTCCATCCAGCAGCCTATCGCATGCTAGTTAGAATTTTACACTGGTTCTGGGAGGAGCTGCGCAGTGTAGGCTGTGACATGTATCCACTCTCCACAGAAGATGCTACTAAGAACCGAGGTCAGCGCGACTATTGGAAACGGCATTTCATGAGAGCTTACATGGAATCTGGGCCGTTAGATGAGATTCCCACCCAAGAAGGCAATCCAGTTGTCTTCCCCATTATTGGCAACATGGTGTTTGGCAATAAAGTATTTGCTGTAACTGGTATGTTTAGGGAAAGCATTATGTTTTTCAAGGGCAAGAAACATGGCACGGATGAGATGAGTCGCTTTGGCAATCATAAGAAAGTGTTTACTATCTACTTCCTGGCTTCAGATCAGGGTCGATATTCACATAAAGAGTTTCCTGACTACGCTCTCGTCAACTGTGTCAGGGGTCAGCTCGTTGTTCACATCAACTCGCTCTACAACGTGCTGCCTAATAGATCGTATTATGGCACTGAGATAAGTCTTTGGGAGGGTCTGAAAGCTCACGGTATCCAATTCAGAATTCACGGGGAGACAAATAAAGTCGAGGAGTTCAAATATTCGATCACTCGAGTCAGAGATAAACAGTTCCCGTTGGACCCTCATGATGAATATTGGCAGGATGAGTGTAATGTTCTTATTTCCAAACGCCGAACTCTAATCTCTGGTGGGAAACATGGATCCTCTGTTCGCACTGAAGAACGCGGTAGAGAATGGGGCGACTTTCAGAATAACAAGCGAGAAGGCACATGGTATTGGCAGCCTAATATGATCATAAAAGATGAGATGGGAGGAATTAGATATAAGCCTCCAGGTTCCCGGCCAGGGAACCAGGGGCTATGTCCAACTCTTACGTTGGGCGACGCTCCACCAGAACCCTTCACTCCAGACTCCCGTACTTATAAACAAGGTAAGTTACATGGTCCAGCCACTCTCTACAAACGACCCTCAACACATTGGGCTCGGCACTATAGGGGCAGAATTGTCTTGGTTACTCGCTTAGGTCCTAAGGGCTATACATTGGGTCCTTTTTCAGATCGCACAGGGCCTTACTACCCAACTGAGCAGGAGACGCTTGAAGCCAAGGAGTATGGTATGAACCTCTATTATGAAGATAACGAGTTAACACAGTCCACCCACAAATATTTCTATGTGACGGGGCCTAAACAAGGCGTGCGTTTTGCCGAATTCAATTATCTCTACAACTCCAATCAGCAGCTCAAAGCTTGGTATCAAAGCGGGACACTCTTCTTAGATGAGATGATCAAGTTAGCAGCTTTCGGCCCCGTTGCCACTTTGTACCGAAGTGATGGGAGCATCGCAGCTCAATGGAGCCGCAGAGAGGGTAAATCCGAACGTTCAAATCATCTGGAGTTAGTGACTCATCACCCTTGCGGTGCTAGAGGCATTCCTGGTGTGGCAGACAACACAACACGTCAACTACGTTTCCGTGGTAATGATATAGATGTTCTGCATGGAAGCTGTCGCATCTACATCGCTAACTCGCGTTGGTGTGCCACCTTCGCTCACAATGTGCTGAAGAAAGTAACGGTAACTGTCTGGCGTGAGCCGGCTCCTGTTGTTATTTACAAGATAACCCTTACAAGTAAGCAAAGCAAGGGAGATCCTGAAGACAAGATGATTACTCTGGTTAACCAGCTTTTCCGCAAATACTTCCAACATGAGATAGTAGACGCTCCCAGCATCGCTATGCTCAGTGAGTTCTATTATACCCTAAACAAGACCAGTTTGCTATTCCCCAAGAGCTATCCCTTCTGGGAGAACCTAATTTATGTGGGACGCTACACAGAGCACTGGCAAGCAGCTGATGATGCTTTATCCTTCATTAACGGGGCCCGTTCCCGAATAATAAGTTTGAACTGTTGATTTTCAAAAACTCAGCCTAAGTTTAGGCTGAATTAATTCAAACAAGTGAGAATTGATCTCCACACGTCCATCCATTATCTCTACTCAAATGGAGGGCACTCAGCATAACAAGCTTAACGGTAGCTTCTCCTTCCAAAGAGTGATATCGACTGAGACCCGTATTGTGGTGCAAGGCATTTGGCACACTGCCATCGAGGATATCCATGCTGTAGTCAAGTTCGAGTGGGAAACATCTCGCAACGCAGATGCTCTCTTGTATGAGCTACTAAAGGATCGAGGTCTACCTGTTGAGAAGTTGCTGTTCTCCTGCATCAATGCCGAGCAGATACAAGCCTGTATCAGTAATTATGATGAGCTAATCGCGGCTATTCGTGAGCATAGGGTGGCTCAGGCTGAAGCGGCTGTGGCTCGTTTCAATATGCCCTCTCAGATAGCCTACCAAGATGGGGCGGATCAAATCGTGGTTGATATGATAGTTGTTGATGAGGTTGTGGTACTGGTTGAGATGAATGTTTTCCAATTCATTGAAGGTATTAGCCTGCAGAAGTATCTACGACAATTGACGATAAATCATTTACAAATGCCTAGAGATATCAGACATAATACTCTGCTGGCAATCAAGAAAGCGCTGTGCCATCAGATCCTGGCTACCTCAGAGCGCATCCATCGACTAGGCGTGGTTTGGGGTGACCTCTGCATGAAGAATATGATTGTCGGGCCTCTTATAGAGACCGATATAAGTGATGATCTACCCTGGATACCCGAGCAACCTACCTGTTTCATCTGCAACGCAGGTGTTCCGGAAGAGGAACATGATGTCTGTGTACAAGTCTACTTCATCGACTTTGCCAATGGTTGTACATCTCCCTATGCTCGCTTTGATCATGCATATCCCACCATTGCTCCTCCCGAAGGATGTGGCGATGATGCCAAGAGCTGGTTACATTTGGATGTTGATAATCTCTCTTCCCTGGTAATGGGTATCTTATACGACCTACCTGCAAATCCTAGGAGAACTCCATATATCACAGAATGTATGGAGTTCTTTAACATGATGCAAGACTGCGAGAACTGCAAACGTTGTCGTAACCGTAAGAGCCCTGTAGAGCCGCTACCCATCACGCAGAAGTATTTAACCATTATGCAACTTATTGAGCCTGTTAGACCGGCTCGTAATGTTGAAATTCGTGAGTAAAAACTCTTTGTTAATTGATCTCTGTTCAGAGGTCAAGTTTTTGTAACTGCTCATTTGCGAACACTAATCCACATAGCTGTGTTAACACCAGGGAAGTTTAAGGCTGGATATTCTATTGATGCGAACTCAGGGCTATGCTCCATGAAGTTAACATTGAAGGTGCAGCCTCCTTCCTTTTCTCCAATAATGATCACATATTTGCCGCCTCTCTTGATGTAGCTGGCAACTACTGAGGCTGGACATTGACCCCAAGACAGAAAGAGAGCTGAGTCGGTCGGCACTTCATATGTTTCATCCACCGTAACAATCTCACTGTAGTAATAGCGATAAGCGTGCGTGAAGTTATCCACAGCTACCACTTGGTAGCCAGCTATTTGTCTCAATACTTGAGCGATGAGACCAGTTCCAGTGCCAAAGTCAATAATTGGTACATCTAGGGGCACTATCAGACGAATAGCGGCTAACATGTCGTGTGATAGTAGCGCCCAACCAAAGTATTTGTTATAGATGGGCTTTTCAAGTGCTACTCCTACCTGCATGAGTTTCTCTGCAGTGACTGCTTCATACTTGGGTAAGAAAGTACTAACAGTGAATTGTAGCAAACGCTCCAACTGCTCCTTACTGGTTGAAATTTGTTGTGAGCTTTCCACTGAGCTAAAAATGCCAAACTTGATGTGATGTTCTGGTTGAACTTTCTGACTGAAAGGTAGGCCGACATACTCGATCCATTCGTCGAGTAGTGTGTCAAATGTGATTGCCGCTGACTCTGTGACTTGAGAGTCAGAACTTGTGACTGATATAGGTGTTGATCTGTCCTGCATTTCCAGAAATTTAATAGAGCTTCTGACTTAATCATTTTCTCCAACGAGCTCTGAAATAACGTAATCTCTGATTAGGGATCAAGTTTTTAACAGTCTATGCATAGCGCGCGATCAAGATGGGCATAGCAATGAGGGCAAACAAGCAGAGTAAGATGACTATAGCTATGCAGCAAGCTTTGCGGCCCTGTTTACTGTGTTTCTCGGCCATCACTAGTTCCCTGACGCCTGCTGCACTGTGCTCAACACTCTTGTTGACATGATGTTCGATGGAATCAATCATATGCCCCTGTTCATTGACTAGAAGGGAGAGGTCAAGGAAAAGCTGATGTAGTGTCAGTATATCAGCTTCCAGCTCCTTAATCTCCTTGCTCCTTTGAGTGAGCTGTTGCAGGTTGTGGGATGCTCTAACATGGGTTGAATCAAGTAGTGATTTGGGTTCATGCTCCAGGAAAGCTCTCTCAAACACTTCATCTTGGCCCTCATCTTCGATCTCAAGCATTGTCTTAGCCTCGCTTGGTCTAATACCCTTGACTAGAGCTAACTCACGAGCGCGCCTGTCTCGAATCGTCTCAGATACTTGCTTCTCCATGCCGTAGAGATCTCTGACGGCATTATGCAGATCACGTAGCATCAGAGATTTTATGTTCTGCCAGTCCTTAGCATCATGGGTGAAGAGTCGATATATCTTGGCCTTGATATCAACAGCTAAATTACGGCTCTGTCTGCTAACTAGCATGATCTTCTTCTCTGCTTCATCATCAACAGCCACCAGCAGTTGACCATGTAGTTGCTCAAGCAGAGTGGTCTGGCCATTCAGGGTTATGATGTTGCGACGCACCTCTGCTGTGTATAGCAGCAAGTTGTCATGATCAACCACCTCCCGGCGCTTAGTAGGCTTACCTGTTGGGCGACGCTCAAGAGGAATGCTAGTCATATCAGTTTCGAACTCTGTCATAGTGATTCAGCAACTAGCTCCTTAGCTACTGTACCTGGTTTATATGTTAAAAAGCGATTAATCGGCAAGACAGTTGTGGTTTATTCTTCATTTATCGCTCTAATTAGAGCCGCTATCTTCTACGAGAGCGATAATAAGTTCCCCGTCACTCTGATCGCAGGGTTATAAACTCAGAGTTATGGGTACGGACAGGAATTGCTTGCCATAGCTCTCGATGACAAAAACTCGAAAATGATGTACGGACGATATCTGCTCATAGCCGATAAAGTAAGATGAACGAAGCAAAAGAAACTATCGAAACAGTTCATGGATACCAAGTCTCAATCCCTAACCTGGGAGGTGGCTATGCTGGAGTACTCCAGCTGAAACCAGCCATGCTCAAATTACTTGAGATCTTTGCCGCGAACAATGTGAAGGTCGACAGTATTGGTGTCGGTTTGGGAGAGGCTGGTTACTATGCCGCAAACGACGGGTGTTATGGCTGGATAGGCTATATTCCAGAAGAGCAGAGGAAAAACATAGGCTTCTTTCAAGATGGAGTAACAACTCTGTGGTGGTCTCAAACTACCGATTTTGACGTGCTCAAACAACAACCAGAGCTGTGTCAGCGTCTGCGAGATAACCTGACCAAAGGTGGGCGCGGCAAGACGTATAGCCCCATCAATGTACGAGGAATTACCCAGAGAGAAATATCCAAAATCGGCATCTACAAACGCCCCAACTTTGATGAGGTGTACCAAGCATTGAAGAAGGTCTATCCTGATCTCAGCGCGGCTCAATGTGCTAAGATGGATTCGCGTTACGAACCGGACGAATATAATTATGACCTGGTGATGGACCGCCCATATGACGGAGACATGGATCTGATAGATATAGAAGAAAGAACGAGTTACGAACCCACGGGTACATATACAACTTATTACGGCATCCTCACTCCAGACATTGAGCCCAATCTGCAAACATTGCTGGAGCTGGTCACTGCCAAGAAGTAGCCGAGCCAGAAGGGGCTGAAATAAAAAACAACTCACAACTAAGTTGTGAAGAGTTTCCAAAACTTCGAGGGTTTAATCTTGACATCGAGATAAATGACCTCCACCCAAACCATCTCTGAGTACGAGGCTATAGCTTTCAGCTTCTTGGGAAAGAATTTTGTACGAGGTGCCTCTATCAGACAAGGAGTAAGAACCATTCTACTGCAATGGCCCAAACGTGAGATCGGTTTAATCCTGACAGAAACGGATTGGACCCTGTTTCGTTTCAAGCAGAATGAACAACTCAAGCACCGAGTGACTGGCTATCAGAGGACTGGAGTCTCGGTGGATGATTTGAGTGAAGCTCTCACCCATATCAAAGAACAACTAGCCGCCAATGCTGAGAATTGTTAAAAAGCACCTCTCATCAGAGATGCTTAATTTAATCATGTTACCTTCGATCAAGGGATGTAAGCTATAGCCGCTTCAATATATCCCATAGTTTAACCGCCATTAATTGGTGTAACTAGCACAAATGATCTACAGCAACTGTAGCGAGAGACAAAAACACAAGACACTATGGAAGGTATCAAGAACTCTCCAGTTTCTGCCAAGAAGATGGAGTCTGTAGAAGTAGATATCTTTGACATCAAGCCCGTCTGTCTTCACTACGATCCACCCCACGAGTTCTTTTGCCCACGTCTCGCGATGACGGATGAGAATTACTGTCTTCGCCATATCCCTCAGGATCGCAAGCGCTTCCCTGCCCATCATCCCGAAGAGATCTGCTCATCTGACAACCCTAGGCATAAGGCTGATATTGAAGCTGTTATGCAAGACACTGATTGCACTATATTGACAGCTGTAGCGGCTCTGCGCCGTTATTGGGGCAACCCGTTTCTAGCTATCGACGCTGTCAATGAGAAGCTAGAGCTTTATTATGCAGATGAGTCTCACAGCACCAAGTTCACAAGAGAGGATATTGAATGTGTGAGTCTCATTGTGGACATCAACAAGGAGTGTGCTGAAGTAGCGCTTGAGCGTCAGCACGGCAATGTTGATGAAGCTATACTGGATATCCTCAATACCACTAAGCCAGAGCGTGCTCGTAAGTTTGTGGTTGCGCGGACTGAGAAGCGCCGTAAGAAGAACGGTATGTGAGATTGTTAAAAAGCATAATCACTGATCAGTGATTATACCGATATAAACCTGAAACATCAGGGCTGAGTTTTTAATCATACATCTCCAAGTTTCAGCGCCCGAAAGGCTCAGCACACTCAACAGCCTGATCGATCCTGCCTGGCCTAACCAGGGCTTCCATATTAGGAGCTGTCAGGAATTCTCTCACATTGCTGGTCAAGATAACGAGACAGCGGGTGGGAAGGCGTGACGGTCCATCTATGGCACTTAGGATACCTCCGATGGAGACCCGTTTCGGCTTATCAACCAACTGTTTGTCAATCTCGTCAAAGACGACGATAGAGGAGGGAGGAATAGAGTTGATGAGATTGGTTAGAGCGCTGTCACACATCTTCTCGTGATTGAGAGTGATACAGTAGACGGACATGTTGTACATAGCAGCGATAATGCCGGGTAATGCCGACTTGCCAGTGCCTGGGGGACCATATAGGAAATAGCCCCGGCGATAGGGTCTACCTGTCACTAGGTATCTATTGGCACTACCCATGAATTCGGCCACATCAGTCAGCACATGTCTCATGCTGACCGTGTGAGTGGCTGGATTAAGAGCCAGCACTGGACGAGGCGCTGGGAAGGCCCAAGCATCTCCATTGGACATGTAGTAATAGAGTAGCTGAGCAGCATTATTACTCTGTCCATAGATATGGGTAACAGCATTGCGCAGAAATAGTCTCTTTGAGGCAGTCTGAAAAGGTCCCTTCCAGATCCAGATTATGATTTTCTCTGCTTCAAGCTTGATGTGCAATGTTACCCCTTGATGCTTGACTGTGTAGCGACCAAGTCCAAAAGTGAAGTTAGGCGCATCCCCGTTGCCGTCCTGGATATCTGTTGCCTGATTGGGAATCTCCCTCTTCAAGAAATTCAAGATAGCATAAACTGTCTTGGGGTTCTGTGCTATAATGCATGAATATTCTACAGTGAAGAGACTAGCTATTAAGTCCAACAATCTCTGAAATATGTTCTTGGCTTGATCACCGCCAACGGTGAGAGCTGCCGAAGCACCTATCGCCACTGCCACTGCGCCACTCATTTCCCAGGTTGCGAAAATGATCCAGGAAAATCATTTTTCCATAGCGATAAATGAAGAGCGATACATCATTAGCTCGTGCTCAGAGAATGGTACCAATCGGTCCTGGCATCCCATCTATTCCATTTGGGCCAACTACAGACAATCCATACCACTGGTTAGGCCAAGGCAATGCATCAGTCCAACCAGTGCAAAGCATGTCAGTGGAAGCACGAAAACCGACCAAACCAGGTCAGGTACCTCCCGGACAGAAGATGTGTCCGGCATGTTCCGGCAAAGGCAGCTATCAGGAGATGGGTGAGGAAAAGTGCGGCCCCTGTATGGGAACTGGGCGAGATCTGAAAGAGGATCTATGGGCAGCGCCTTGCCGTACTTGCAATGGTCGTGGAAAGATCACCTACTGTCGCAGGGTTACCTGTGGACGTTGTCATGGTAATGGCTGGATCTTTTAGCGCTCTCCTCTAACACCCTCCTCTACACCTTCCTCTCATCACTGTTTGTACAAACATCCCAGCACCCACACTTTGTAATATAAAAATTCTCATTTTAAACTCATAGATTTCATAGCAGAAATAGCTAATATATTAGCTATCTTTACCCGGCCCATCTTATCAGCTTATTTTCATGGAAGTAATTTCACCACTTCTGACCTCAGCATCTGAAAATGAGAGTTAATTTTTGCTCCATAACTTTGCCAAACCGTTCTGATGGAGGTGCGCGCTTTCACATGTCAGGACCCTGGTAAGGCCAAGGTTATTGGCTTGGATATTTCTTCCACTCGTGATGTGAAATTCTTCCAGAAGAAGGAGATCATCTTTTGTGTTGATCTGTCTGGTTCCATGCGCTCGGCTTTGCCCGATGTTAAGGCCAGTCTCATGGCTTTCAGAGATGTTCTGCTCGGCATTACCCCTGCCGACTTAGATGGACAGCTGACTGGAACAATGTTGGAGAAGCGCCTGCGTGACAACATCACTATTAAGATCGTGGGTTATAGCAGTGACTCTTGGCTCATCTATTCCACGCAAGCTGAAGATTATCAGCGTTTTTCTCCCTTCAACAGTGAAACCCCTTCTGAGCCAGAACTGTCGATGTATGGAGTGGAATACAGGCAGTGCTATGCTTCTACTCCTGCCCAGAGCTTTGAGCAGGCTGTGTCCAATATGCGTATCTACACCGAGACCAATATCGGCGCTGGAGTAGAGCTATGTTACAAACTGGTTGATACCAGGAAGATGTCTTGGATCGTACTGCTCAGTGATGGAGATGCCAGTATCGGTACTTACCAAGCGCCAAATAGTTTCATCGTGTTGAAACAGAAAGCACCACCCTTAACTCGCATCATCACGCTGGGCTACGGAGATAACTTCTCCGTCGAGACTCTAACAAATCTGGGAGATTTTACCTATGTCTCAGACAGTAGCGCTATTCCCAACGTCTTTGGCAGTCTCATCAGTGAAGTGGGAGGCACCCATATCTTCAACCTCTCCATCACCGCTCCAATTAAAGCAGCTGTTATGAGGCCTATCATTGGAAATACAGATATTGGCTGTATCTATGCCGGACGAGAGTACACAATAGCTTATTCTTGCAATGAGCTGGCATATTCCACTCTCAAGCCTTTCACTGTCTCTTATTATGACGCTGTTTTGGAGAAAGATGTCACGTTTGAAGTAGTGCCTGAGAGGCGTTGTCTACCCTCTCCTGAGTCATTGCGTGTCAAGTATTATGCGGCAGCCACTGGCCGCCGTATGCTCTTAATTTACCGGGCTATCAGAGAAGGTGATAATATACAGACCTTCTGCCTGAAAATGAAGAAAGAGTTGCAAGCCTGGACTGAGCCCTGTGCTCAGCAGTTTAAGGATCGCTTATTCAGCTTCCTTGACTCCGTAGAAGGGGTAACTGGAGAGCGTGACATAATCGGTTTCTCCCATCAAGCAGCTCAGCTCTCAGCCGAGACAATGACTCAGACTTCTATGCTGACAGCTTCACCTCGCAGCCAGGCCAGTGTAGACAGCATGCGCAAGATAGCAGGTTATTACTCTGCTCGTAAGTGAAGAGTTAAAAACCTTAAACTGGTCTTTTCTAATATAAAGAGATGTCCAAGTTACCGCGCGATTCCACCTGGCAGCTCAACTTTTATCAGGGCCCTATTGTTTCTGTAGATGCTACCAGTAAAGTGACTTTCACCACTCCTCATGAGATTGATCTTACTAAAGGGCCATATGTTGAGCAGGATTATGGCAATAATGGTCTTCACATTATGTTCGGTCCAGCTCAGCGCGACTGTTTCACTTGCTTGGAAGGTATCTGGAAGCACGTTAAGGCCAAATATCCAGCTATCAGTGGATTACGCATAGATCGAGATCTGATTGATGGTAAATTCTATCTTGCTACCGAGGATGGTGGTTGTGGCGTATGGCGTGGTAAGTTCTTGCTAGAACAGATTTCTATCTGAAGTTATGAAAAATATCTCATCATGAGATATTTTTAATGTGTGCCCTTACTAAGACCAAGATCATTATGAATGGTTAACCACCTCCTCCGTCCCATTTCGAGCCCATTTCGGGGAAAGTTGCATCTTTATTGCCACATACATAGCGGTCATAGAGATATATCGATGTGGGAAAGCTCATAAAAAGCGCAAGAGAGATCACTGCGACAAGCAGCGGCGGGACCATGTTTTGCTTTGTCTTTCGCGTACGAGTAATATTTCTATATCACTTTTAATATCATATTATTTCCCTAATTGTTATGGGGCTATATAGACCAAGCTGTCGAAGCTGGTAGTTCTATCTCTCACATCCACCAGCTCTGTGACTATTTGGTGGGAACCTGGCATGTGAGTGAAAACAATAATGTCATATCCCAATTCTTTGCCTAACAGACATAGATCCCTGTCAAAACTATCTTCACTCGCGTAGAAACCCAATAACTGCCCCATATAACGCTTGCGTTGTGGCAGACGAGCTATCTCCTCCTCTGTGAAAGATCTATTATAAAGCTGGAGTGGCCCACTGATCTTGTGTAACTTGTTATGACGATCCATCTCCTTAGTGTAAGCTGCCACTTCTAGAGGTGTCATCATCAGATCATCTGGCAGCCGTGGTAGCTGGCTCAGCTTCTTGCCGGCTGCGAAATCTCGGTAACCAAGACTGTAGGCTAGAAAGCTTTCATCAAATCCGTGAATAATGTGTTCCTCCTCGGATGGTGCTGTAACTCCTTCAATATAGGTTTTGTGACGCCCCAACATAGCTTCCATCTGCAACATAGCGACCAGTTTAGTGCGAGCAATTAGAGCGCGCCGGAAAGCTAGGTAGGTGCTAGACTCTGACTCCAAGTTCCCGGTTAGGGAACTAGGGGCTTCCCCAGACATATACGTCGGGGGAAGCTCCACATAATAAAAGGTGCCACAGAAACTTCCGCCAGATTGAGATGGACCATGATAGAGACCCCGACTCATACCTGCAGCATAACGGGTGACGGGAACCAGTTGCCATTCCATCCCATTCAACTCAGCCTTGAAATAAATGTCTGTGGGAATGATCTGTGTAGAATTAATAACCGAAGCCCCTGGAGTGCGGAAAATAGACATATCGGTGACAGGGCGCTTGCTCCGCTTATATACACGGTCTGGCGCAAATAATAGCAAAGGCAGTGAATTAGCTGTCTCGCCAGCTTCTCGGATAAGTTCGGCTACAGTACAATAGCGCCATCTGGGCCACTGTCGCAAAGTGAGGCTCTCATCGCTATCTGGGTCACTTAGGTCAGGTAATGTGGGAGCAAATGTGTACCAGAACTTTATCTCCTCTCTTGTCAATCCATTGAGGCGATCCTCTAGATAGAGCGTATTGAGTTCGGCTATAGTGGTTACGCCTTCTCCATAGCTCGGTAAGTAATCGTTACTCTCCTCCTCGGTGGGAAGTTCTGGTAAGAAACCGGCTCTCACAAAGGCCACAGCATCGGGAATTGAGCGCACGTTAAACAATAGGCATTGTTTAGCATCGCTAAGTTGTTGAGCTAGCAGAGCTCGGATCTGCTCTGCAAAGGCTGGAATGTCTGTGATGTCTCCATAATAATGACGCCCCTCTGCATCAATGGTGCCGATGGGAATCAACGGTTTAGATGTCAGCTCCTCTTCTTCCTCCTCAAAAGAGACAGATTCATTGAAAGACTCTTGCATCTCGCTCCTTTCCTTGAGTTCGATAATAAATTGTCGCAGAGTTATAAATTGTTCTTTTCATATCTAAATGGAGGCTTCGATCGGAGGCATCAAATACAACTTTGCGATTCCAGGTACAGGGATTGAGATAAAACTCTTTGAAGTATCACGATACTTCTCAGATTATGGCAATACTAATTTCAATCTATCACTACTCAATTTAGGCAATGGCTATTATTTGGCAGCTTGTAACAGCTTCCGTCGTTATGCTGAGGGTGCTCTTCCCCGCAGTCTGATTGCTGATACTCTGAATAATCCCAACCATCCTTGGTTAGGCGGTAAAGGTTCAACTACTTGGTGGAAAATAACAGCAAAAGGTACCGATGGTTCAATTATCATGGTTTTGGACGGTAACTTTCGAGTGCTGGGTATCCCCGTGCTTATCAGTACTGTCAATGATACCAGATTGTTCCGCAATGCAGCAGGGGAGATAATCGCTACCACTTCCGCAGGAGTTCTTCGCCAGCAGATCGGTGAGGACAGGGAGAAATATGGGCTTCCCAAGGATGAAGCCCGTCTTAAGTGCGGTAATGTCTGCGGCCTAATAAATGAGTATGTTATCGGCTCACCAGTAAAAGTAGGAAGAGAATGGGAGATGACGGTACAAGACAGGGGACCACTTTGTGCTAATCTCTCCGTACATGGGGAGAAGAACTGGTCGCTCTGGAGTTATAACGGCCGAGACTTTATTTCCTACTGGTTGGCACCCAAACATACAGTCTTCATAATGGAAGGCAACATCTCACGCTGTGCTGCTAAGATGGAACAGGAGATTAATATCTTCCAGCAAGTGGAGCAGTTCTATGCGCGGAAAGTTATCTTTTCTCTATCCACTCCAGCCTTGCCTTTAGGAGATGGCACCATGCTGGCAGTTGGTCACCTGAAAATTCACCTCGATGGACTGAGGACCGATACGCCTGCTCATCGCTTTGTTACAGCGGTTGCCGATTTACCTCATCACCCCTTTGAGGTCATCTATCTTATGTATCTGTATACCTTCAATCCAGAGACTTTCAGCTTGCTACAGATCAGTAATGCTTTCTTGCCACCAGCTGCTAAATACGCTCTGGTCTTTCCGGAGGGATTAACACACTCAGATGATGGTCGTTTCTTGATCTCCTATGGAGAAGGTGATGTATTAATGAAAATCATGGCTATTAACTTAGAGACAGTCAGATCACTGCTTTATTCTGTGGAGAATGTTAATCCGGCTGATTTCAACTTCTACAAGTTATAAGCCTCAACCTTCAGACTAGATGTCAAAAATCTCTCAACAGAGATTTTTTATACTCGGGGCAAGAAACAGCCCGCCGAGGCAAGCAGAATCGCACTGTTTGTCCATATAAAATATATGGTATCATCACCGGGAAACTTGTAAAAGACGATGTATTTGTCCCATCCTTGCTCTTTAGCGTATTTAGCGGCACTTTCAGCAGTGCTGGTGCCGTAACAACTTCCCGCACCAGAAATATTCCACATATAAATTCCCTGTGGTATCTCTTCTAGATCTTTTGAGTCCGGAGCTGACATATCCTCTCTGTTAGGTATCCTCCCCACCGTTCTTCCTGCCATTTTTCTGGCTATGAGATGAGATTATTTACAATCATTCCAGAAATTTCTGGAATGACTTGCTCGACAGGGTAGGGTTATCTGTTACCTCTCGTTTTAATGGAGTATATAACATATTCTGCTGTTTTAGCTTACCGTCTTTTAACCCTTATCTTGAAAATATTTGCTCCGAAACATTACGCTGAGGGGAAGCATCATTCTGGCCGGAGAAATTAAGTGTCTGCAACTGTAAATGACAGGTGCAAATTCCTTTTTAGCAGAGCAAAGCGATGGCGGAGGCCGACGCGAAAGGTAAAGAGGAAACCCCATCGCTAAAACGCCCTCTTGTTAAGTGGAAACTTGGTGGCACTTTTATCCCTAAAGTGGCTGTCAAAGTTGAACCAGAAGAACCGGAGGATCCTCCTGTAGTGGTGCTTCCTACTGTCCCTGATGACACCCCGCCAGAAATACCGGCGAAACCAAATCTACCTCTCAAACGCTCGGTTAGGGAGGTCGAGCGTGTGGCTGCTCTGCGGGACAAATTCACACTGCGAGATGTTCTGGCCCAGCATCAAGTCGCTCTTATGGGCAACTGTCCTTATCGAACTGTCATTAACATGGAGCGAAAGTTGTTAGTTAGATTGTGGTATAATACCTGGCCAGAGGATCTTCAGAGTTTTTGTCATTCTTTCCTACTGCGGGAGGAGAAGTTTATACGCCTACTACCAGCAGGAAAGGGAGACTATGGAAAAGGCAGACGGGCCATTGTTGGTTGGCTTGTAAATACAGGAAGAACGGATGTCTTGAGTGGCAATAATTATGCAATTCCGATAAATCGAATAAAGAAGAACCCTACTATAAAGGTGGTGATTGTGGTGGATGGTGACAACCTATGGCAAGTTGTGCCTGTCATAGGTAAATTTAATACAAAACACATACATGCTATCGTGTATGCCAACACGGAGGTTCTGACCAGCAATCCTGTGCTGTATGCGAGAGGTAGGCCCTGGCTAAACATTATCCACAATTTCAACACTCAGAATGATGCCACTGATTTGCATGTGACAATGGCCGTGACGGCCTGTAACATGTTGTTAGATGACCATCTTGTTCTGCTTGTTGTTAGTGGAGATCATTTCGCCCGAAGCACTGTAGAATATCAACGCGAAATCCGTGAATTTTTGTATCCCAAACAGCGGTCAGTGCACTGGGTACAAAGTGTAAAGCAGATGGAGGCTATTTTGCAAGATTTGGCTCCACTGCCCAGTAGAAAATAAAAAATTCTATAGGAGTAATATTTTCGTTAAAAACATCACAGGAGTGATGTTTTGTTTCCCTGAGTTGCGGCGTTGGGTGGAGTCGATAACGCGGCAGCTCCGCTCCAGAGCTCTCACAGTGATATTCAGAGTATTATCATTATTATAACTTGATGTTTGAATTCTTACAATTACAACAGTCTGTATAGATATTAGGTTAGCAGTGCTAGAACATGTATAACTTGATATATCCTAAGATATCACACTGGTAACAGCTAGGTTATGGAGCTACTGTTGTAGACCGCAGATTCAATAAGACACATTAAACTCAGTTATCTTCTAGAGCATAATGGGAATATATAAGTAATGATATCTCTAATTCCTCATATCAACATTGATAAGCTAATACATATACAACAGTCTGTATATGTAAGAATTCATTGACTTGGCCTTAATAATAGAGCTACCTTGAATATTATCGCAGGGCATCACTGAGCGAGCTCAGTGATTGATGCTGGAGTTGTTGGGTTCTAGACCATCTCTCCAGCTGTTCAGCGTTATATCTGCCACAATCTTCTGAGCAGATGGTTAAAGCTTAGGAAATGCTAATTCGCAGTATATGAGACTTATTGAAGAAACCTGTTATGTACAGATTTTTTTGAACGATTCAGAGCTAAGAGCCCTGGTTATTAGGGTGTGTTTGAGAGTTATAGTTGGTCACTGTGACATGTCAGCTGAGCCAGACCGACTATGCCTCTCTAGCTGTAACTGGTAAGATCTTACCACTGAAGGCATCGATGACAATCTGAGGCTGTTTGGCACGAGGCTTGGCACCTGGGCGATTGAGCTGACGGTACATCTCACTGCCGAAGTAAAGTAGTTCAACCTCCTGCTGGCTGAATTGGTAGGGGTCAGTACCAGCCAGCACTTGATCAAGCAGATTGTCGATCTTGTCAGATGTAAAGCCGCGTTCAAAGAGGAATTTGGCAATCTTGTCCGTCATCTGCAAGATGAGAAGCAGCTCAGGCTTAGGCATAGCATTGCCGATCTCACGGGTACCGTCTGATTCAAGCACTCCACTATCCTTATGTTTAGAATCAGATGTATTGGAGACACCCAAACCCTCGATGAGATAATTCCTCTGAGAGCGGACACACTGAGCATTTGGCCCGAAGCGTTCAGATATAAACTGAGGGTTCATTTGAACCAGCTCCCGAACAGAGATATTGCGATAGTCCAAGATCTGGAGAGACTGAGCATCCAACACATTGTTTATGCGTGTATCATTCGGCACGAGGATGGTCCAGCCTCGCTCCTGTAACTTGGTTACCTGATATCCAAGTCGTTTTGGATCAGCATCAGCTCTGATGAAGGTGATCTTATTGCGAATAGCTCGTAACTGTGCTTCAATTGAATCCCATTTATGCTTCGCGGGACCTGGTGCTTCATTCAGGGAAAACCAACCTGGCCCACATTCGAGATCAGGGTAGGCCTCAGAGGGGCCATCGTAGACGAGACGATCGATAGCCAGGCCACTGGTCGGGGGTTCAGAGGCCACATAAACATTGACGACGAATAGAGCAGTGCGGCCAGCTGGACAGGCATAGAGGAATTGAGCTATGCGAGATGCAAACGGTAATTTCTTGAGCCCAGCCACCATCTGCCCTACCAAGTGGGATAGGGAAACGGCATTGCCACAATAAGTTTTGATGAACTGTGTAGCTTCAGTGTCATTAGTGAACCAGACGTCCACATCCGAGAACTCAAGTTCTGAAAGAGGGCGATTGTGAATGAGAGCGGGCACGATGAAATCCCTCACAACACCCCCAAAGGCATAGCCGTGGTGATCGGCGGCTCCCTTAAGCAGTCGCAGCACATAACCCAGGATCTGATAGTCGAATTTGTGATCGGTGGATAGCACACCCTTGAATGATCGTTCTTTGGGCGCTAGGGCCTTAACCTGTTTGGCGATTTTGACGGAGAGTCCTTGCAATTGACGTGAGTAATCTAACTCAGAGCATTGCTTCAATAATGAAGATAATCTGCCAGAGGAAGCTTGCGCCTTTTGGGCAAGTTCCTCCAACTGTGCGATCGATGACGCGAGGTTATCGGTCGTGCTGATTGTCTTCTCTGAAGTGGACTCCATGTTCTTGCTTTGGATCTCCCCAATAATTACATCCAAGAAATCAATTTCAGCGCTAGAGGGCTGAGAACAACTTCTTCATTATCTCAGCCTTTGTTAAGGCTAATCATCCAGAAACTTAACTTAAAACATCTATAATCTCATGATAGATATTCTTATCTCACAGTGTGTAACTAGGAACCACAACACACATTCTCCAGCAGATTGAAGCGGCACCCAAACTCCTGGAAGAATGCGGCTAAGTAGCCCGGCTCTTTACGGTAGAAGTGGAATTTTGTTCTGGTTTCATCCTCCAACTCAAGTTCATCCATATGGGTTAAGTATCCAGTGACTGTGGTCCAAAATGCTGGAAAATTCTTGCAGCTCTGTTGAGGCTGGCGGCCAAAGTCAATAGCAAAGAAACCAGCACCGAAGCTAATAGCGATATCAGTCCAAGGCTGCTCCTCCACAATCATAGTGACATCAGCTGTCCAACCTTTCATAATCAACCACTCGATTTGCGTCAGAGACAACTTCCTCAGGGCTACAGGCGTTAGGAAGAGAGCGCCAGATTCTGTGATCTCAAGACCTCCCTCAAATAGAGGCATCACTTTGCAAACATTAATCTCCGTGACGGTAGATGCAATTTCACCATCTGTTTCTGGAAAGACTTTGTGTGTAACACTGATGTCATTAGTTCGATGACGCCACTTGACATCAGCCCTTAACTCTTTGCGTCTTAATTCATAATCTTCGCTCTCCTCAGTATCCTCCATCTTTGTTATAGCGATGAGAATTTTAAATTAGTCTGCTCCGTTTGAGCTCTCTTTACAGTTAGTAGAAGATCAAACTCAGGTCGTAGTGATCATCTCCATGGTAGGTGATCTGCTCAAAATTGAGGTCTGCTTCCATCAGGTCAGCCCAGAGCACTTCTCGCTTCTCTTCCAAGTTCCTCCTTAATCTATCTACAACATCTTCATCGGGCCAATCACAGTTAGCTAGAACTTTCAGATCATCCGCTGTTAGGGCTGAGCAGTAGAATTTGTTGATTGTAGTGAATATATCGAGAGGAGTCACTCCAGAGGGGTTCTCTATGGTGATGGCTCTAGTCTCTGACATATTGGAGGAGACAGGACAGTTCACTACAAACTTAGTACGGATGGAATTGTTGAAAAGCATAGCTCGTTGTAGCGGCTCTAGATCAGCCGGTACAAGTTGGCCATCGAAAGGAGTCATAACCACACTATCCCTGTTGCCAAACCTAAAGCGCAGAGGATGGAAATCCTGAAGAGTGTATGCTCTAGTTGGCCCGGCTTCGACTGGTTGATCTGGTCGGATGATTGCTTGACACTGTTCCACAACGACCAAAAACTTCTGCATTTTATGGTTGAAGTGCCTTATTGGGAAGTTTTTAACGAGGCTGTGGTAGGCAATGCAGCCGATTCATTAGTCTTAACAGGAAGCATTGTCCGTTGCAATAGTAAATATTATCGTAATAGAGACAATCTCCCATTAAATCGGCCCAGACAGCTGTTCCTCTCTCCGCTAGCGTGCTGGCTTTCTCCACGTGAAGTTGGTATTCCTCCCTATAATCTTCATCACCTTCCTCTACGCCCTCATCCTGTTCGTCAAATGCTTTAACTCCTTCCTCCGTCAAAGGTGAAAGATAAAACTCGTTAACAGCGGTGAGAATGTCCATCGGAGTGACGCCTCTTGCATTCTCCACTTCTATCGTAAAGGTGGGTATTTGCTCATTGAAGGGAGCGATAGGACATTCCACTGTAATCTTGGTATTGTCGAAGGAGTGACACCAAGGATATACCATTTTTCTAAAGTCAATGGGGAGATGTAAATTTTCATCGTCGTCCTGTCCGAGATGTGCCAGTTTATAGTCAACGATTTTGTGGATTAAATTATCTTTAGTGCCGAACTTAAAACAGAGCTTATTAAGCTGTAACTGCGAATATTTCTTCTCTTCTTGCTTTTGCTCTAAGAGTTCAGGCTCTACAACCTGAATTTCAACCGGCTGATCTTCCATCTTTTCGCATGATTAAGACTCAGCGATCTAAAACTCAGATTTGTATTTTGAGTTTCTACATCATATTAATTTATTGCTCTGAAAGGATGGAAGCTCTCATTCTGCAACATGTTACTCAGTTGCTTGACAAGAAGACCAGGAAATATATGCGTCATATGGCTCAGCTACAAACTAGAAAGGCTATAGTTGAGGGTACTAGGCAGGCCAAAATGACACTGACTACTACCCTCAATGGCTCAGGGCACTCTATTAATGTAGTGGCTCATCTCACAGAAGATGGTGATCTCTACATTTATTATAGTAAGAACCTCAATAAGCTGAAAGTGTTTCGCAGGAAGAATGTGGAGAAGATCTGGCTTACAACTGATGGCATTCGGGGGATGTATAAGGATCATTGGTGCTTCTCTCTTGCCCTAAATAATAGCGGATCTGGCGGGCAACTTATCTTCACCATGCTCAGAAAGATGAGCAGTCTTTCTGATGAAAATTAGGATTATGAAATAACTGTGATCTATCTGCAACATTTTGCCCCATAAACTGAGACAAATATCTATGATGTGTGGGAAAATGAATGATTTGTGTTCTTTCAAAACATGAGAAAGAAAGGGCTTTACCTAACAACAATACTTACACGATGACAACTTGGGCAGAGAGCGTAGCTGAGATGAAGAGTCTTGAAGATAACTGGTTAGATGGTTCAGGCCACAAGCCAAGCGAGAAAGCTCTGGCTAAATTGGAGCTCATGTCTCAGGAACTGCAACGTTTTGAGGTACCCATTCTCTTCCCAATGGATGACGGTGGTGTGGAAGTAACATGGCCACACAAGCTGTATCTGTTTGTTGATGCAGTTGGCAATGTGAATCACTGGGACGCCGACAAAGAGAAGTTCCTGCAAGTGGAGACAATCCCGACAGATGCTCTCAACCCGAAAGATTCCGGTCATTGAGGCGGAGACTGGAGTGTATAGAATATAATAAAAAATCTGTACTATACAGATTTTACTTGAAGTGATAGAGCTGAGGTGGTATAAATTTCCCTGCAGGAGAGGGTTGTACTTGTTCGAGCCTGTAGGCTGGCTTATTTCTAGAAGGAGAACGGGCTGTCATCACCATCTGTGGTATGAACCTTCTGCTTGGATCAGTGGCTGGTTGAGGTGTGGGTTGAAATGTGGGCTGAACAGGCTGAACAGGCTGAACAGGCTGAGTGACTGGTAAGACAGGGGGTTGAAGAGGACGGACTATAGGTGAAGGTATCAGCATAGGAGTGAAGGGTTGAAGAGGACGGATCATAGGTGAAGGCGTAGGCAAAGGCATTATCATAGGAGTGAAGGGCTGAAGAGGACGGACTATAGGTGTAGGTGAAGGTATCAGTGCCGGAGTGAAGGGTTGAATTGGAGGTGTTTGAGGTGCAGGAGGTAAGATGGGATCCCCATAAGCCCCAAGTAGGGTTAACCCAGTGGGGTAAGTGGTAAACATTTGCGAGAGCTGTTTAACCACAGGGACATCAGCCACATACTGGAAAGTGTATTCCGCAGGTGGCCGGAGAAGATAGTCGAGACTTTGTTGGAAAAGTTGACCTATCAACTCATTAGGGCTAGCCCATTCACTAAGCACAGATATTAGACCATTTGCGGTGCTTTCTAGATATCCGGGAACATCCATAACAAAGCCCGGGTTACGGCGAATGGGGCGAACATCCTCATAATCAATCCAGGCCGCTCTCATTCCCAGAGTTGGCACATAGTAGCTCACACCAAGAATTTGGTAAGCAAAGAATCCATTGGAGTCAATCGGGAAGATAACTGCATTTTCCGACTTGGGATCGAGATGCTCATAATCAACCCCAAGCAATGCATCCTGCCCTTGCCAAAGTTGAAGGAACAAGGTTAGCTCCTGCTGAACGGTAGTTTGTGTAGCTTGCAGCCAAGTTCGAACATTTGATCCACCCTTCTCAGATAGAACATAAGTGTAACCAGCTATTTCATGGAAAATCTGTTCTTCAATCGCCTGGTCGGGGAGCGGTGCACCAAATTGCATCGATTGTTCTCGGATCTGTCGATAATAGTCCTTCTGACCCTGTCGCCACTGTTCGCGAGGTGGCACGAATCGCTCAGGCCGATCCAAAGGGCAATGCAACACTGCATAAACATAAGTTAAATGTGCTGTCTTGTTAGTTTCAATTAACTTGTTGATCGTGGCGTAAAGATTGTCGAGATCACTGTAACGGCCACTTTGTTCCAAATGAAGCTCGCGGTCAACACGCTTCACAGCATAACCATATTGACAGATTTCGTCTTCACAAGCGGCAAACACTGTTGCATAGCCTCCTTCACCTAACTTACGAACCTCCGGGTTAGCAAAGATGATTGAAGCAGGGAAATCTCGAGCTGTTGCATTACAAGTTAACCCTTGTAGACGGCTCTTAACATAATTAATCTTTTCCTCTTCTCCACGCAACCAAACCCCTGAGACTGGGGTAGTTTGCACAGTAAGTGGTCCGCCTTCCATTTACCCTTGGCTAATAATTTTTAAGTTTCTCAATTGATAACCTAATATATCGAAGGAAGATCTGATTATCTTCTCTAATATTATGGGTTAAATTAAGGCTTCCAATAAATTTCTACTCTAAACTGAAATCCTGAAAGTTCTTCTTTTATCCAGCTCAAAGATGGAGTGTAATCCAGAACAAACAGATGTTATTGTGTCTGAACAGACCACTGAGACAGTTTTACAGGTCACAGATATAGAGCAGTTTAAGCAAACTCAGAAACAGCTGGACGAATTGGGGAAATCTTCAATTATTGTCGAAGTTAAGTTGAAGGCACCCTGGAGAGAGTTTATTAAGGCCGGGTTTCTTCCACTAATCGGTCACGGGGAATTCACTGAATGTAGCGGTATGGCTCTACAAGCTTGCAATGTTGGATTAACTGCAAGAATGGCTCTAGGGTATTTGCTATCTGGCTATACTGAACCGGAAATGGATTTCTACATCGGAGATCATTGGCGTGAAGTGGCTGATTTCCAACAATGGGGTCGCTGGCAGTTCTGCGCGCTAGAAAGCTGGTATGCCCAAGCTATGACCGATTGCCAATCCCTCCCAATCATTCTGTATGGAAGGGCTGGGGATCTCTACACTAAATCTCAGCGGCCTCGTACTGATATGTCTCTCTTTCTACCATTGACCCTTTCTACACCCCCCTCTTACAAGCAGGAGGAAGATTGGCAGTTAGTTCCAGTCACTCGTTACGCTTCAGGAATGAGTAGAGGCCTCTTCCATGAGGAAGACAATACTAGGCAATTTGGTACTTATTACTACAAAGAAGAGGAATCAACTATCTTCTTGCGCTATAAGCGAGCTCTGATTGCCAAGAACAAATATGAAGCAGCTAAACAACTGGGCGTAGAAGCAGAGAGGTATTTGAACGGAGAGAAAACAGCCAAAGCTTGGTATCGAGGAGAAATTCCAACACCAGCCGATCTAATGATGACTCCGATAGAGATGTATGATTGCACTCTAACACAAGACAGGGATATCCTAGGAAACTGTAACGAGCTCTGCAAGCAAATTTCCCAAGATAAGCGATATGCTGGTCTCTTCTTGGGTCTCTATGCTGCGGAGGATGATCTGGATGGAATTTTGTATGATCGGGCTAAGAAGGCCGGTTACGATATAGTCATATTCTCAGCAATTGGCTCTCATCAAGTTGTTGAGGAAGTATTGGATGTACGACCTCGAGCAGAATCCTTCTCTCATCTAGTCAGATGCTCAGAATAAACGCCTAAGTGAGTAAAAAACTATTATCTCTAGGCAGAGATAATCGGTCCTTGTAAAGAATGGAAGATGCTGCTCGCAACCTTTCACAAGCCCCTCTATCTCCAGAGTGTCAGAAACAGCTGTGGGCCAGTGTCACTAATTTCTTACAATTACAAGCAGCCGCTGCCCTCAATATTCAGGGCAATGCCATATCTGGTCCTATCTATGGTAGTCGTTTGAATGAGGAATCTGAAATTATTCTAACTCAGCTAACCAAGCTTAATCTCTATGGCTGCTTCACAACAGATTCTCAGCCATATCAGCGTTTCACTCTCTTTGAGGATCAGAACCAAGATGTCATTCAGCGTCCTTTTCTCATGTTCTGGACTAGAACTGCCTTAGCAGCCTCCTTTCTAGGTCGATTCCTTCAACTTCATCCCCAGGCTTTGATTAGTGTGACTCATAACGGGCAGATGGTGCCTGAGACATATGGAGTCAACAATTTCACTTTTGCTCAACATACTAACCCAACTACCAATGAGACAAATTATCTTGTTGCAGCTCACATGGTACGCCCGGTTAACGATCCTAATGCAGCTTGGCAAGAGAACTACAACACCACCTTCACACTCCATCAAAACATCTATGATGTTGAGAGGGCTAGCGTACAGAGTGTTGAGCCCGTCTCACTCTTCATTGTGCTCAGCGCTGAGCAGTCCAACAGACTATTTGATGACTGCCTCAGGTCTATTATCTATGCAATTGGAGTGGAAGAAGGTGTATAACCTGAATTTAGGACTTATCTCCCAAGATAAATCTGGAGGAAATTATAAACTGTTTCACTTAAAAAGGTCATTTAATTGGTCAAACAAGATGGCGAACAAGGAACTGGCTTCTCTTATCACTGTGTTGAGCGAAGTGGCTGAAACTTATTCTAAGCAAGTGATTGAAACTGTGAAGGTTAATATTGATTGCATTAACAAGATCCGATCGGCCATCTCAGTACTTGAGAAGCTTACCATTCCTGCCTCGGAAACCGGAACTCCGAAGCTAGAGCAGGCTGTGAAAGATGTTGAGCAGCCTCAGCCTCAACAGACCGAAGTTTGTGAAATTAAAGCAGAAGTTAAGGAATCACTGACAATCACCCCATCTACTACCCCAAGTCCTGTCATTGCTGTTGAAACTGTCGTGCCTGAAACTATCCCCGCTCATCCACCCTCTCCCGTCTGCAGTAGATATCACCAGTCTGATTTCGAGCGCTTCCTGCGCCAGCACGATCTACCTTCTAAATTCATGGAGCAGTTCCTCAAAGCTGTCTGTGAGCATAAGGGCAAGCTGTACGGCAGCTACCTCATGCGGGCTATGATGCTGGTTACCATGCAACAGGCCCACAAGCCTAATTGGCTGGTTGATCCCCACACTGTTCGCTTCTGGTTCACCAGTGAAGAGGATAAAGCGGCAGCTTTCAAGGTTCTGTCGTGCGGACAAGATTACCGTCTCCTTAAGAACATAGGAGACGCTGACAAGTATAACTTACACTTCATCAGTCGCAAGGGAGGTTTTAAGCTGCTGCCACTCACTGTCTATCTGGTGGTCTCTCCTGTCTTCCCGGAAAAGACCTTCCTACAAGCCATGGTGGTTTATGATTTCAAAGGTAGCATGGGATCCTACCCTCCCTTGGCTCCAGTTCTCAGAGATCTCATATTCCGCTTCAATGCGGGAGCTGGCTACATGAAACATGCTGAATTCATGCGCGCTCGTTGCAACTACAACGAGCGAGAAATCAAGGCTGCCCGGGATAGCGAACAGGAACAACTCACTCACGGCTTCGTCGTAGATCGCACCTTTATTGTGCGAGATGATGGCACTCTCACTACATTTGAGCCTCCCAAATAATGACCGTTAACTAACACAAGTAAATTAAAAACTCATAACTTATGAGTTTCGACATAGATCGAGGTAAATAATGCTGAACTTGGCAGAGATAATTGATAATCTGATTTGACAGCATTTCAGTGTTTTGCATGAAAGCTAACAGGAAACATGCAAGAACCGGTTATTGTAACAAGCGATCATGGACGAGGCCCAGCTAATGAGGGTCTCCAGCGTTTAGTGAGAGAAGAGGAGTTGCACGAGCACTTCAAGACTTTGTATGGAGAGATGGAGGCACAGCAGATAAGAGAGATGTGCTACAGTTTTGAGCCTGAAGCCAGTAAAACCCCACCTTACTACTGGGTCTTCCTAGAGCGTGGTTCAACAGAGTTGAACTCAGCCCTTACTCACTCCACGGGAGTGAGTTTAGAGCGTCGCTCGGAAGACATTCCAAGCATAGCCCCTGCTCACTCCACAGAGATGAGCTCGGATCATAGTTCAACAGAGTTAAACTCGACTCCTCACCCTGAGGCGAATAAGGATCGCAGCACAATTTTCCATGAGGTTTTTCCCAAGCACTATCAGATCAGCTGGAAGGATGAGCCCCATGAATTGGAGACTGTCACCTGTTACCATACAGTGGCAACTATCACCAACAACTCTCTTCCAGCCACTCATGCTGCAATGACTGAGGCAGAGTACAGTGCTATTCTGCTCGGAGTTAAGAAGCACTTCATCAATGATGGCGTGGAAGAGATGTCTCAATCTCTCTACAGCAGGAGCAGTGGGCGCCATGTCACAGTTGATCTTCCCCATCGAGAAGCCATGTTCCGCGACTTCTTCGGCGACAACTACGAAATAATCTTCACACTGGAGAATAACATGATCGATGGACATCCGTTCCAGTATAACACCCTCCTGATTAGGCGCAAAGAAGGAGCAGATGCAGCTCTACCCATACGCCAAGAGTTCGCTGTTAAGACCGAGTTCCTGGGTTGGCTGCACAAGAAGCGAGCTGAAATGACGAGACTAGGCCGCTGCACCTTGACTATGTCTGGGGATCAAGCAGATGTCTTCTTAGTCATTAGCTTGGCTAGCCGAGACAAACTGGTGCATACCGCTTTTGGTAAGCGCTGCCGCATAGAATGGGCTGAGGAGCAGAGAGTGCTGTATGGCCAGACCTACCATTACACTACCCTCTATGTGGCTATGCCCATCACCGGCCGCTAATATGTTAAAAAGCCAAAATATATACCTAAATATGATAGGTATATCTACTTCATCAATCCTGTTAAAGTGAGGCTATGCAAGCTGTTGTTTCAGACTATCAGAGCTGGTTGCAGCGTTATCAATCATTCTGCTCAATTCTGACCCCTGACTTCTCTATTGACGGTAACTTCTCTCTGGCACAGGGTGACCTCGCACAGGTATTGTGTGAGATGTCACTAAACTCAGCTGAGTGGTTATGCTGTTTGTCCAGACATCTGAGGGCTTACCGCCTAGACATCTGCGATTATATCGTGCGGCAAACAGAAGGCATAAGCACTTCAAACCGGGGCAAGTTGGATAAAGTCACTGTCGATGATGGCAAAGCAGTTATAATGGAGAATCTGAGACATGATCTGGATCTAATTCATCGCTTATTGGCTGTAGTGCAAGCAATGGAGAGAGCTGGTACTATCACAGTATTTGGTTTGCCTATTAATTCCAGTTATCTAAACGCAGCAGCTGAGTTGCGACAGATTGCTCAAGATACAGTTTCAGAGCAATTGGCCCCAGATGAGGAGTCCGAGGAAGATGACAGATCAGTCAGATTTTCAACAGCTCAGCCTGAGCAGGGCAGATCTCATTTACCATTCTGTATCTTGGTTATTGCTATCGTAGCAGCCTCTTTTTATATGCATTGACTGCAAAAACTCTTCAAAAATTGAGCTACACACTTCTCAGTGTAGAGTTTGCAAACACAAGCGGGAATGAGTGGTACAGGCGATGAAGTTACTAATTCTAAATCAGAGGTAGTTCAAAGCAGTGACCCTGTAGCGGAGGCGGAAGTAGTGGTCAAACCAGCAGAGCCAACTATAACCCCAGCCCCAACCTCAATTCCAGCAGCATCTCAACAAGAAACAATACAGCCTCAACAGCCGGCAGCTATAACCTCACAGTCCTCTCAAAAGGTAACTCAGCCCTCTAAACCTCAATCCAAACAAGCGACAGCGGCCAAGGCGCCTCAGAAACACTCAGCCAAAGTTGGCAAGCAGAAACAGAAAGAGCCCATCGATCCTTATACAGCAAATACCAATGATGTGATCAATCTAACGCCTGAAGAAGTAGCTGATCTGTTACTGCGATTCAATGTGGAGAAAGCTCATGTACTTCCCTTCATTAAGGAGCGGATTAATGGGCTGGCTTTCCTGCTGCTGGAGAGTTATGAGCTCAATCACCTTAACTTGCCTCTAGGGCCGAGGAAAGTGATCTTCTACTTGATTCAGCAGATTCGCCAGCGCAATAGTTGATGGCTGAGATTAATAAAAACAATATAGGACTATGTTGTTTCACTTGATAAGCTCGACTTAACACTGAGGTATTGTGGCATGATCATTAAAATGCTCTGTGTTAACTGCCCTATTCTTCAGGCATAGGTTGTGAATTCTGATTTACAATGCTCTAACGCCTGTGTGAGCGCGCTCAAAGGCTCAGATTAAATAATCACAGTTGTAGATTGATTTATTGGGTTACTCATTAGTGGTAATAAACACAACTTCACACAGTTAGATATGCAAGGAACAGATGAGCAAGTAGCACACAACACCATAAGTGGTGATGAGGATTTATCTCAAGATCAAACACCCGAAGGCTCTGAAGAAGAGGAAGTAGTAGATGTGTTTTCTCTAGCCTCAGCTCCAAAGGGATCGGACGATAATGCAACGGCTAAAATCGTGTCCCACGCATCTATCTCCTATCAAGCAGGGGAAGATTTGTGGCAGACAATAGCCAACTTCGAGCAATTGCAAGCTGTTTTTGCTCTCAACATCCAGGGAAATGTATTGGAGAGCCCATCCCATATTGGTCGCCTAGATGAGGAAACTGAGGTTATTATACCTCAGCTGACTAAGCTTAATCTATATGGCTGTGTTACTGTCAACTCTCAACCCTATGGTAAGTTTGTTTCACCACTGACCAACAGTTGGGCTATCCAACGGCCTTATCTCTGTTGTTGGTTGCGCTCTGAGGAGGCCTTCGCTTTCATCGCCACTTTACGAGAGATAGATGAAAGATATGCCGTCACATGTGTTGACGATGAAGTCATGACTCCGGAGACCTTCGGCCTGAAGCACTTCATCCTGGACAACGGTGCTATAGCAGGGTATAAGACACTGACTATCACAGGGGAAGGCGAGGTTTGGGTTGAGGATTACCATCATTGCCTTCCTATGACGGAGAACAATTATGTAGATGAGCAAATACGACTTAACATAGTTGGTGAGAAGATGACCTTGATCACAATTGTCAGTGATCAACAGAACAATGATATCTTCGATGACTGTGTTAAGGCCATGGCCAAGGTGGTCTATCACAGGGAGTGGCCCTAATTAATAGATAGTTAAAAAGGGTGTGTAAAAATTTCCCATATGGATGGGAAATCTTGCATAAGAGTATAAGGGATAATAGTGGCAGAATGTGAATAACACTAACAGAATTATAAACGGAGAGTTTCAAGAAATTTAGGCAGAGCAAAGATGCAAGCTGCCACAGCTCCTGAGCATGTCACACTCAATTTCGCCGGTCAGCAGTTGAAACTGCCTCTCCCCATTGCTCAACAAGCAGGCACTCTAAAGCAGCTACTCGAATTCAACCGCAAGTACGGAGCTCAAAATTACAACTTCACCCTTGCTTTAGAGGAGCTACCGGAGGATATCAGAAATAATCCGACCGTGCAAGAGCAGCTCTTAATTCGCCTACGCCAGATTTTCTTTGATGAAGCGTTCTTTGTGCCAGAAGACCCGGCCACATTACTGAATCTGTTAGCCTTGATGCAACGACTGGAGCTCACCAAGTCTCCATATCTGGAGAACATAGCTACCAGATACTTCTCGTTGTTACCATTTGGCGAGTTGCCACCCCAAGAGACGCTGCTCTGGATATTCACACATCAACCCATTCCAGTTGCTCGGTTCTTGAAGCAACTCTCTAACAGACTGCATCAGGAGGATGGTTTCAACACAGCCATCATACGCTATTACCAAGAGCTGATTCGAGCTGATCAGCAGATCGCTTATGCGCTACAACCTCATAGCTATCCTTTTGTCCATCCAGACAGGGTAGACCGGATCTCACCAAATCTCTTCCTACTGAATCCATTAGATAATACCCGTCCCTTGATATCAGATTATATGCAAGCTGGACTGGCTGTAGCCATCCATCGTAAGAGCTTCCTGGTGCCACCACCTCAATGGATTGAGAATGTGGAGATCAAGTTTCCAACTCAGGCTGTTTTTATCGGAAGGTTGGTACAGCTCTTCCCCGGTTTGATCAAATTTGTGGAGGATATAGCGAGAGAAGTCACGGAGATGTTTCCACCTGTTGATAACCGACCAGTAGCGGGCTGTCTACTAGCAGGGCCTTTTCTACCAATTTGTCTGGACGACTGGTTATTTCAGCGTTTACGTCACAAAGCCTCGATCGAGATTCTGATCTATGGTAGTAGCCCTGCAGTGCGAGAACGAGTCTTTGACTTAATACTAGGTTGGTTCCGCGAATACTTCGATGATCAGGAAGGAGATGTGACCACCAGATATTACGAGGATAGTTGGGTTTTCGTCAATCCCACTCAGCGTGTCAGGTTACGACCTCTCTTATTCAACACAGCTATGGCGGCCCTGTCACAACAACGCCTCTCACACTCACAAATTGGTTACGACATCCATTATGGACTGCTTGCTACTCCCCTCTTCTCATTATATTGGCGCCGACGTGAATCTATTATCGCCTGGTATGGAGTCAGAGGTGAGGAGTTGATAGGAGCAGCTTATTTCGGCTTCGCCATTAAGCTGATCGCTCCATATGCTCATATACTGAGGGAATCAGCTATCCATATTTTCGAAGATGGTCGCCCCACTGCCGAGGTCTACTATGAAAGCACTCCAAATTTCACCCTAATTAAAGGAACCCCTAATCTTGTCTTAGAAAATGCAGGGAAGAGACCAGTTCTGGCAGTCGATTATGCTGGGCCAAGAGCTTCCCCTCGTTTGGAAGCATTTCCTCAGGACTTTTTGCCGGGGGACAGGGGTAGTTATGGCCTTATAACCATATTTGGAGGAGTGAGTTCTATTGTAGAAACCACGCCTTGGGAGACCGAAGTCTTGTTCAGAAGAGATTTCCGTGATAATATGCATGTTAACTTCGAAGTTAACGCTTTGTTTGCCAATCCAAGTATCAGATCAGGTCTCAACCCCGGGGCTGATACTACAATTGAAGGTGTTATGTTCACACCGCGGAGCTTCTATCATGCTCACCGCGATGTTGGTACTGATCTACTTTGGGGAAGCCCTATTGAACTAGCAGCCGGGCCTGGCTCCTTTGGTAGCTATTTCTGGTTACGTCAATGTTCTTTCAAACGCTCCCCTGTCTACCGCTTCCCTCGTGGCATCATTCCACAAGAGGGACATTACCGGACCTTCGATGCCCTACGAGGTTATGTCGTTGAGAATTCTCGTCCACCCATAGCGGACACATTTCAACTGATAGACGAAAATGTGGTGAAATATCCTATCCCACTCAGAGATGCTGATCAAGGATACATAGTGTTTACAGAGCTGCCGCAACCGGCTGATCCCAGACACCTTGAGTTACTGAAGCCTGGTAAAGCAGAGTGGCCAATCACTGTCACTGCTGTGCTACAACTCAGGACTTTTGGCGGGCAACAACGACCAGTTACTCCAGAACTCTATCGTGAATCTCTACAGCTTAATGAGGAGCAGATTGCAGCACTGCCTCTAGTGACTGCTGAGCAACTGCCCGCCCTACTTTACCAGGCTGATCCTCAGTTCAGAGCCCAAGCAGAAGCATATCGTGAGAATGCTGCAACGATCCAAGAGCTGAAGGAAGATGAAGAGATCGACGATGAAAACGAAGAGGAGCCAGGTTATATACCTAGACTTGCAGAGGGTGAGATGGAGAACTTTAAACAAGTCTACCGAAATCGAATCGCTGAACTGACTCTGGACTTTGAACGTGAAGCTCAACAGCTCCCCCTCTATGTTCGGGTAACAATAGATGTAATGGTTGATAGATGGTTCTTCATTGATGGGGCCAACTGGCTGATGCCTTTTGATGAGTTGTTTAACAACCAGTTCAATTGCTCTATCAGGATAGACTCAGCTGATGAGAATGGTGAAGAGAGACGTTATCCGTACATTATGCGAGGTTACAAAGTGTATCCCTAGACCTTGACAGCGGAGATAAAAACTTGTCATGACTGACAAGTTGAGAGTTTAAATCACTGAAGACAGAGAAATTCTGTGGTGAGATGAGATGTAAAGTGTCTGAAAATTAAGATTCTTTTCTCAGGAAAATGCAAGGTCAGACACCTATACTTCCCGGTGCATTTGGCAATCGAGCCATAGAAGGAGTGCCATATGTTGAGAAGATGTCAACAACTGGCTTTGGTGTTGAACCTCCAACTCCATTAGAGGAGGTATGGCTGCATCGACAACAGGTTGCTACAGCTCAACAGGAGTTAGAACAGGCACTGCAGCGTGCTCAGCGTGCTGGAGCCACTCCCATTCAACTGACTCAAAATCAACCTTACTTTGCAAGGATGTCTGCAACCACCTTTGGAGTTGAACCGCCAACTGCATTAGAGGCTCTTCAGATAAAGAGAGATCGACTTGCGCGAGTACAACAGTACTTGGTACAGGCGCAACAACGTGCAGCACAATATCTGGCAACACAACCTCAGCCCTTCCAGCCCCAACGTGCCGTTCAACCATTCCAACCCACTCAACAAGTCACACGGCCCTTCCGTCCCGCTCAGATCGCTCCACCACAACCATTTCAGCCAACTCAGCAGCCATTTGCCTTGACTCAGAAACAGATTTTCCGTGCACCCCGCTCACCACGTCAACCCACCCAAGGACCATTCAAGCCCATTCCTCTGCCTACTCAACCTTTTCAGCCCATTCCTCTGCCTACTCAACCTTTTCAGCCCATTCCTCTGCCTACTCAACCTTTTCAGCCCATTCCTCTGCCTACTCAACCTATTAGGCCTCTTAGCCCAAGGGCTGTGCTAACTGGATCTCCTCCACGCTCACCGCCAAGATCTCCAATCTTCCAGCTTCAACTTCAGCAGCCAACACAACAGATTCAGCGATTCACTCAGCAGCCCCGGGCCCTTCAACCCGTTGTTCAAGCTCAACAATTCACTCAAGCTCAACAACTTCCCCCTAGGCGTGTAATTTTGGAGGAGATCTCCTGGACTGTGGGTGATCGTCCTGAACAAGCCAGATTGGCTGTGGGAGCTCCCACCATTATTCTGACTCTGAGTAGAGATGTCTTTGGTGTTGCAGATTATTCCGTCCGTATTGACGAGCCCGTGCCTGGCAACGGCATTCCAGTCAGTGCCATTTTTGAAGGCATTAACCGCATTCCTGCCTTGCAGAACCCTGTTGACCGTGGCGATCGTGTCTTTTTCGAAGGAATTGAACAATTTTTCCCCCAGGGACCTCAGGTTATCCCGGGAGTGGAATATTACGAGGTCCAACTTGGCAACTAGGATTCTGACCTCCATCTATAGAGTCTTACAGAAACAACTAAAAACTCATTATCAATGAGTTTTTAACATCTATCCTCTATGGTCAATAACTTAACCATCTCCCCACAGCTGCCTCAACACTAGGCACATGATTACCAGCTAGCCATCTCTCCACAGCTGTAGTCTTAACAGCCCAGCGCTGGCCAAAGGCTTGTGGTGTATCTTTCCACAAGAAGAGCCAAACATCTCTCCATAAATAAGGGCGATCAAGATAGAGAGCACAGATGATATGAGCAGGCACTATAGCCCGCACTGCCACTCGTGTTAAGGGTTGCATCTCAGCTACAGAAATCTTGGCAAAATGGTCATAGGAAACTAGTAGCAATGACTTGAGGTTGGGTAAACTCATTGTTATATACATAGCTTGAATAGTAATACTTAGGTCGGCGGCATCTCTTTCATTGGAACCAGAGTGTACAATAGTCAACCAACCACGGGGTGGATTCAATAGTTCATTCAGAGCCTGGGAGCGCTTTCCTTTGGCCAGAGTCACTACAACATGTATATCAGACAGTAACATACTGTTTGTGGGTGCCTTATATGCATCTATCTCTGCAGCAACACGAGCACAAGAATCACCATCTATCAGGACAACAGTGCTCAAACCATTTTGTATAGCAGCTAACTTGAAACAAACTTGTGCTGTGCTAAGAGACGGCAGTTCACAAGATACAGCCACATCGCTGGTATCCTCCATCTTACAGTCCAGTTCCTCCTCTGCTTTGGAGCGATTGGCTTCAATTACCACTTCAGACATCTTGGTCTTAATCTGGGGAGGTGGATGATGAGATAGAAATCGCCTAATCGCATTAGCAGCAGAGGGCATACTCCTTCTTCCCTGTAGCCAGCGTGAGAAATTTCCCTGATTCAAGAGCCAAGTCTTACTAAAGGCGGATTGTGTACCCATCCACTCCGTCTTCCAAGCTACAATTAACTGGTTGTCTGTCAGGTTCAGGAAGTGAGTTGGAATCTTAAGTTCATCTTGCATCTCTGTTCACCTTCACTGTTGACTGCAAGTAAAACAGAATAACACTATATCAAATCTACCTTGCTTATCTCAATAAGCAAGTTTTTAACTTAAGCGATGTACAGTAAGCACCGGAAGCTCTCGTCTCGTGGCCTCGCATCCAAAACCTCTGTCACTATTTGGTGAGACCCCACCATATGAGTCAGAATGAGAATATGCAGCCCAGCCTCCTCGGCCATAACCGCGAGGCTTTGGTCGAATTCATCTTCCTGCGCAAATAAGCCCAGCAGCATGCCGGCATAGCGAGCTGTGGTTGCAATACGTGGCACTAATTGCCGCTTGCTCTCAGGGAAGTTAACTCCTTTGTATGTCTGGATCTGCTCTGGTGTCATAATCAAATCCTCAGGCATTCCAACCATGTGTTTCTCATGTGCCATCTCATCATCCAGCTTGTCCATGGCTGTCTCCTTGTTGCGGAAGGTTCTGGCTCGCTGATAGAGTAGGAAGGTGGTCGATTCTGGCTCGTAATAATAGAATGTCCCTTTGAAGTCGTCTACATTCTCATTAAAATAAAGACCTCGGTTCAGAGCGCTGGCATAGCGAGTGACAGGGATACAGAAGCATGTTTCAGCTTGTGGTCCGTTCAAAGTCACAATGTATTCGTATTGATTGATTTGAGTGAGTTGCTCTCGCTTGGCTGTTAGTGAGTTGATAGTTCGGAACATAGCCATATCGTTTCTAGGTCGCCGACTGCCTGTGTAAACAAGCTCAGGGGCATACATTAACAGAGGTAGTGAGTCAGCCGTTCTTAGAGCATGTTGCCGCCAATATTCAACAGTGGCGAAGATCCAAACCTTACTACAAAGGGCCAACTTCTTAGGATCCCCATACCAGAAAATGTTCTCCTCCTCCGTCATGCCATGCAGAATAAGCCCTTCAATCACATCACTGTTCTTTTCCGGTAGGAAACCAGCCCTGGCCATCTCCAGATTATTATCTACATAGAAGTTGGTTGTGTGACAGCGTATCATCACCAGTTTGTGTTGCTGCATAAGAGCCCCAACCTCCGTGAAGAGCCTTTGCACATTGAGCTGTGCAAAGAGAACAGGGTAACAAAAGGTATCGTCCTGCCGGATAAGGTGACTGTCGACATCATAAGCAACAGTCAAATCAATGGTACCGATGCTGGGCGATGTGGCATCCACCACGATTTCGCTCATTGTGTGAGGTTCTGTGGTCACAATGTTGAGAAATAAGGCAGCTGCAGTTCGAGCTCGTTTGTTAGACATATTTTTCATCCGCTTTGGTGGCGCTTAGACTTCGAGCACTCAGATCAATTAACTCCTGGTAACGTATTTTTGCGCCGTGCGACACTGAGGAGAATTACCACAACCCTGTTAAAATGATTTGCCACTTATCCATAATTAGAGCTCCAAAGCAAAGGCAACAATGAGTAGCGCGATCTTCTTCAAGAACACTTCCATGCCAGATGAGAACACTAAGGTGAAGACAATTGATGTGGAGTATTTCAACACTAGTTCCGATCCACTGTTTGGGCGACTCAAGGCTCTCTTCGAGATGGCATATGAAGATGAGAGCTCCATTAGCCTCTTCGACGGGGCTGAGGATCAGCTGGATCAGCTCTGGCTGTCTGCCGATGATTGTGATATGACAGATAAGGGACGCATTCCGATCTGGAGCATCACATCCTACAACATGAAGGATCGTCATAACATTCATCGCTTCTTTGAGGTGTCGGAGTTAACGCATGACAAAGATGGTTGCCATATCTGGGACGTCAGCCCAAAGGGCAGAACTCAGGCTGAGAAGATTGAATCATTGATCTTCTACACAGTAGCCGAGAATTTGAGACTCAAAGCGGGTACAGTCATCATCCACAAACCCACTGATCCCACTAAGTACTTCGAGCTGAAATAAAAAACACAATTTACCCCACTTATGGGGTAAATTTAACCTAATGATTTGACAGGCAACAGTTACATTAATATTACTGAACTCTCTATTTCTATTAGACAGTTTGAGAATTACCTCTACCTTATACTATGTCTCTGAATAACACCAGTGCTAAATACTCATCCACAGAGAACAACGGCTACAACTGATAATCCACTCTCTCATCAAACTCAGTCCAAATAAAGACAGACAAGCATGGACAACCAGAAGAAGAACTTACTCGCTAACGGCATCTTCCTTAACCTGAGACGCGAGATATTGCTGAAATCTGAAGCATACGAGGAAGAGCATCTCCTTGCCCGTGAAGAAGAGTCTAGTTGGAAATGGAAAGGTCGCTTCAGCACCCTTGGCTTTGTTATCTCAGCTGTTGGTGGTTCTGTTTGGATGCATCGGCGCCCAAACCTTGGCGTTAAGAGCCTGTGTCTACTGGCTATTGGTTCAAGCATCGCCAGCTTCGTCTACTCCTATTACAAGGTCTGGTTGGCTGAAGACAAAGTGATGAGTGCCTATATGACCAAGGAGGACTGGCTGAGTCTGCGTTGGCAATGCAATGATTTGCTCAAGCGCCTGCACGAGGGCACTAATGGAGTGCCCACGACAGTAGAGCAGATCACAGGAATCCTCACCACACTGGTTTCTCAAAGAGATGGTGTCGAAGATCCCAATGAGGAAGGACAAACTGCCAATATGCCAGCTAAGTTCGGCACTCTCTCAACACAGGCATATTTAATAGGTGCTGCAAAGCTGAAGCAGTTTGATCAGGAAGAAACAGCACTTTACCAGACATGGGGTTGGCAACGTCCAGAGGACTTGTCAGTCTTCAACGTGCAATAACTTCAAAAAACACCAAATGTGGTGTTTTTACAGCTTCAGCATTATCTCCTCAGAGTTAAGTTGCCATTTATTTCAACTATCAGAGCAGAGTACAGGTGCCTGCTCCGCTGAAAGCAATGCAGACAACAACTTCTCTCTCAATTGTATTCAAAGAGACTCTACACTCTCTACCGAAGGAGGTGTTCTGGGCTTTCACAAACAGATTGTTATCAGCTGCTAGACGGGTCACCTCTTTGAGGTCAACAGATTCAGGCAGTTGTGATTGTTGCCTAACCTCTAATATTCTACATTTGAAGGACTGGCCTGCCTTGATGCATCTGTCGGCTACAGCCCAAGAGCGATGCCCGTGATTGAACTGAGTGCCTAAGTCGATAAGCCAACGACTCACGGCCAAAGTATAGGGATCTAATGAGGTTTCCTCCTGCATCATTTTCCCGACTTATAGGCTACACTGTTTTTATCATTTACATTTTCTTACTCAACTTCAAGCTTCAGCGCCGTTAGCGTGAGTTGAAGGTGAAAGAAACATCTTGTTTGTTATTGATGTACTTGAAGCGGCCACCCACCCAAATAGGAGTTCCTTCCACTTTGATCTGCATGGCCTTTAGGAAGTCTAGGATTGAGCGAATGAAGTTGAAGGTATAGATGTTGCCAGGACACTGTACTCCTGTCGGACCAAATGCCTTGTTGTTAGCGTTGTTAACTAGATCTCGATTACGATGCATAAAGACCAGCTGGCCATCAGATCCTCCTGTGTGGAAGATGGAGAATTGGGCCACCGCGATCAGGAAGTCGTTCTCCTCCAGACCAGCCATATCGCCCTTCCTATTGAGGATGGCTTTGGTAAAGTTATCCAACAAAGCCAGTTGTGGCACAAAGACCAGGAAACGCAGGTGACCTGGCAGGGAGCGAATAATACTCGACAGCCTGAAGACATTGCCAATATTACGGAAGAACACAGAAATACCAGTGATGAAGTCACCACGTAACACCGTCACTATACCACGCAGCACGACCAGGAGTTGGATCATTTCCTTCTCTACCTCATTGTCAACGATACCAAAGGCTCGATTCGTCTCGATCAGGATGGATTTGGATAGGAAATCCTCAAACTCCTCAATAGTGAGCTTCTTCTCATTGATATCGTGGAAGTAGTGACGCATATCAATACCTTTAGCTTTCTCTCCCTGCACGCGAAGTAGATCTTTCCTGACTTTATCTGGTAGTACGATGCCCATACCAGAGAAGAGCTTGAACATCTCAATGAAGAAGCCAGAGGTGTAGATGTAGGTCTCATCCCGATCTGTCACCCAGTCGCGATCATCCTTGTAGCCTATGCCGAAGAAGGCAGCAGCCTTAGGGTGCTTATACAGATAGTCGAAGCCAAAACTCAGAATATAGAAGCGAAAGGGCTTGTAGAAGGCATACAGAGTAAGAAAAGCCACCACACTTGCTAGAAACCAGGTTAGCAGGGACATCTTAAATGTGTGGGAGATACTTTATCTCGTGAGCGACCCAACGAGTCAGATCACTTTCCCAGTGAAAATATTCACAACAAGAGTCTATTAACCCTGAACAGGGATAATCGGTTTTTACAATTTCTCTCCCTCTTTACACATGAACTTGCCCAGTCTCTAACGAGATCATATCAACTGCGGAGTTCGATTCAGTCAAGGTCTCATATGGTTCCTTACGCTCTCCCTTGATCCAAAGCGCCACACTCAGCAAACTAGCCACCAACGCGGGGATCATAATGTAGAGCGGATAATCAAGCCCTGGGTTAAGGTCTGGGAAGACAGAGTAGAAGATAGCAGTGGAGGGATTGACGATCGAGGTTGAGATCATGTTATAGTTGGTACTGATGGCATTGAGATAGACAGCTGCCACGAATAAACAGATGTAGGAAGCAGTGAATATCTCAAGCAGCAATGTAGGTACCAGTTTATGTACAAAGATGTCGCCACTGTCCCTGAAGGCTATTATAATATTGTCGGAGTAGCCGAAGAAGATATCAAGCCAGGAGAAGGCTACCACTACCACGAACTGTACCAGACGGATGTAGAAGACTAGGCGTATCATGTTAAGGAAGCTGCCATCTCGGGTGTCAGTGATGTATTTCTCCTGCATCACATTATGCCCGCTGCGGAAGGTGGTACCTATGGTGAAGATAGCAATCCAAAGGATGGAGGATGGGCTCCAATGAGAATAGATGGGAATAATTGAGATACCTACGGAGGTGAACAGAAAAATTAGGCTCGGCACTATATACCACTTCTCATAGAAGACATTCTTCTTCAAAATATATTTAGTCATAATGATACTGGGGATGACAGCCAAGCCAGGTAGGATAGATTGCACCACAGCAGGGGTACGGATCGGATTAGCCGCATATAATGTGAAGATGCCGGCAAATGCATTACAGAGCCCTGCTATCAATATAGTCTTCTTCTCTGGGACTCGCAACAGCTTCCAATCCTTGCGAGCCAAGAACAAGAGAATAAGGCCGAAGACAATACAGAAATGCGCCCCAGAGACTAGGATAACGAAGATCATGGATGGAAACATCTGCGCCAGAAATGTTACAATAATGCGCTGTGTAGCCCCAGTGATGCTGACGGCGAAAACCAGAAATGCAATTCTGCGAGTTGCATCCATATTTACGCGGTACTAATATACAAGATTGTTTAAAAGTGAAGCTGGCTCAAATTTTCTTGTCACTTTTAAAGATGCACACAGATTACATTGCTGACGCAGTAGTCAAGAGCCGCGTCTATCCGGTGTCACTCAGCATTCTCTTTATCGGCCAGTTTCTGATCTTTGCTGGTGCACTTTGGGTCGCTGATGTTTTGCTAACCACTGTTTTCCACGGTCTGGATGGCTATAATGGACGCATGTATTCTTATCTGCTGATTCATATTCCCTTCATCTTTGTCGTGAGTGGTGTGAGGCAATGGGCTTGGTACTTGCTGACCTTTGTTCACGGTATCGCCCACGTAACCCACCCTGCCCTTTTTGGTGTAGTCTTCAACACCAATTATACACCTCTGTATGACTACATCGTGCATGCAGCACAATGTCTTTGTGTGTGGTACTGGAACCAGGACCATTTCCCCATCGGCGTGATGACCAGCCAACTCATGCTAACCGGTGCTGCTATCGCCCATGTGCACCAACCCTTTTTGCAGACATTCCTCTGGATTGTTATCTCTGGCTTTGGCGTTTATGGTACCCAATACCATATGCAGCTTCTCAATGTCAAGAAACATCATCATATCTTCGTCTGTGGTTGGATCATCTGGCTGTCACCCTACCTCGGCTATCTTGTGCCAGGTCGCCTGCCTGAGTGGGACGCTGTCACCAACTACATCGGCCTATTTCGTGTTTGGTTTGTTGCCTTTTACCTGACCATGATCTCGGTTGGACAACATGATCCACTTGATGAAGCCAGAGAGGATCAGAGTATGCAGATTCAGCAGGGCAAGCGTGTAATCAGTTTCATCCAAACAGACACAGCCCCTGTTGAGGGTGACAGCAAGATCAAGGCAAATTAACCCCGGGCTCAACTGGAGTTGAGCCACACCTAGTGTTCTGATATGTATATATGTAAGCCGTGTAAATATTTCGCTACTTCAAGCGAAATATCCCCTATAATAGTGCAGAGAGTGGAAATGTTAAATCACTCTGCTTGTTTCTGAGCAAAAATTGTAATGACTGCTGAAGTTGATGTGAAGTCCGGCCAGTTTGTGGCCTTGGCTATTGCCGTCATTACCCTCAATATGTTTCAGAGCATTGTTATCCCATTAGCAGCTCAATACTATACATGTCTCTACTTTATTTGTTTGATCACAGCTGTTGAGTTCTGTATAGTTATGTTTGTTGTTTTTATTTCGGTTAGACGTTACAATACTGGTAGCTGGACATTAGGGCCGATGCGAGCCAGGAAGACAGTTATCCTCTCCGGTATTTTTAATGCCTTAATGTCTATTATACTAGTGTATTGCTCAAATCCAGCGCGTACTCCTGTTATCATCCAATCTATCTTCACAGGCTTGGTTATTCTGCCCAGTGTTCTTTTCACCCGCATTGTGCTTAAGAAACAGGTCGTCTATGACAAACGCTTTATTATACCTAGCCTACTACTTTTAGCTGCCTCAATCGCCATCCCAATCGCGGGCATGGGAGCTGAAGGAACCTGGGCATCCTCCAATATCTACTGGAGCTCAGCCTATCTGTTTGGAGTAGTCTGCCGCAGTTACTTCAGCATCCTTCAGGAGAAGTATTTTGTTGAGACACAGGATGGCAGCATTGAGAATAAGCTCTCCTTAACTTTCTATACTAGATTGGTGCAGCTTGTTGTTGTACTGGCTTGTTGCTGGCTAGAGTGGGTGGTTGGCTACACCGATCATCCCATCACCGCTTTCGGCGAGAGTTTTATGGCCATGTGGACTCAAGCGATAGGAGCTGCTCTGCTACAAGGCTTCATTGCTGCCTATCTCATTAACTATGTGTTGTCTATCTACCTCAATGCCATCAGCACCAACTACAGCATGATTATCTCAACGGCAGTGACGCCTGCTCTTGCTCTTTTCTTCGTTATCATACCAAGCCTCAATAATGGGCCTAAATGCAGCGTCGCTTTTGTTCTTCCAGCTCTGGCATGCTCCATTACTAGTGCTGTACTCTGGATTCTGGGTGAGAAGAAGACAGGCTACCAGATCATTGATAACAAAGGCATCAGTCCACCGGCCTCATTTGAAGGGACAATCGATCATATGAGTAAGATCTCAATTAACACAACATCTATTAGGAATGAGTCTGCCTGATGTTCAATTTAAAAACATCATCTGTGGTGTTTTTTCTCCTTATATACAACGATTCTCATCTCTGCATATGGTTAATAGAGATAAGGGATGAGACGGTAGGGAACTGTCTCACAGTATTTGTGCCAAGAGAGGCCATACTTCTTGGCACAACGGGCTTCATCACGGTAACAACGGATGACTAGCAAGATGATCATGTAGATACAGTAGAAATAAGGGATGATGCTGTCTGAGCCACAGGCTAAGCAATAGGCTGTTGACAGGATAATATCCCCTGTGTAGTTCATGTGACGGGCTACGCCCCATAGACCCTCAACCAGGAGTTTGCTCTCGTGGCAGCCAGACTCAGTTGTGTAGCTACACAGTACATGCTGCTGTCTGGCCTGTTCCTGCGGAGTTGAACGTCTGAAACAGTCCTTCTGGCTATTGGCGACTCGGAAGATGACGTAACCCAGCAGTCCCAACAGTAGGATGGAAAAGAACTTAGAGTTACCGAGCGTGACTGGATGGTAGCTGAGATACTGAGCCTGTATAGTATAGGTGAAGGGCAACCAGACACAGTCTCCCCAAGCTAGCACCCAACCAAAGTGGTCATGGGCGATATCAATAGTGCGCAGATACCAATTCTCATTGAAGAAAAAGTCAAGCACATAGATAGCCTGTAATATATTAACCAGAACCATGGAGTCTGAGACATAACCGTAGCGCTTAGCTTGGGCTGCTGCAAAGGAGATGTTGATGAGAGTCCAGGCGATAATACCTGGTCGCCCGTTGAAAAAGAGCTTGAAATCCAAGTTGCCAATACGCGGGTTAAACTCGACGCCCATAATGAAATCATACACAAAGCTGCCTGAGTATTTATTATCACGTGGATGAGTTGGGGCATAATGGGCTTTTAGGTAAGACATAATGGACAACAAAAGACCGGTGATATTAGCTACAAGGAAGAGAGCCATCCAATTGTCCGCGATCCAAGTCACAGACAAGATACTGTAATAGCAGAGCATGACGAAGGTGATGTGAGTGATGAGCCAAGCCTGCAGCCCGTTAATATTGTAATAGAGCAGATGACCGGCAGGAGTTAACTGCCCCTGTTTGTGACCACCAACATAGCTAGGCGTCAGCTTATGTAAGCCATCAGGCAGCACAGCCAATAGAGTTTGCCAGGCAAACCAGCCAATTAGGGTGATTGTGACTGAGCCTATAGTATCTCTGATGTGAACGATGTCCAGGTAGCTGAGATTGTCTGAATTGGAGAGTTGGCTGTTCTCTGTAACAGCTACGAGGTGATCACCTCGCGACGATCCTGGGCTCAGGCCCAGGATCGGTACGAAATTCAACAGATTCTCGGCGAATGGCAGGAGATGATCATTTACACAGAGCATGATAAGACACAGGGCCAAGCCAGGCACCCAAATGAACATAAGTAATACACCGCGTACAGTCAGCTTGCTTGGGCTATCGCAGCGGCCCCACGTCTTCTTCCCTATAGCATTAGTATTGCCTGTGGCTGGGGTAATATTGATATTCGAGCGAGAAGTGAAGTCTCCAGCACAGTCGCTATATGGAACATTAATGGACATTGCAGCTGTTTGCAACTTTCTTACGATCTCTCCACTACAATTGGCTGATCAGTTCTCGCTTCTTTCGCTGTTGTCATAGAATTAGCACTATGATTATGACTGATATAAAGTTATATCAGTCAGATTAAAGTCGTACTAGAAACAACCTAGATAATGCAACTTGTATTGGATGCTGAGTCATGGCTTTGTCTCTTTGGTATTATGCTGCTACTGAGTAGATTGTCTTTCTCATCTGTTTTATATAGTTACCTCTTTGCTAGTGCTTGTCTAAGACGATATCGACAATATTCGCGTACTGGTAAAAGCTTGTGTAGTCAACTGCTAGAGTTCTCCGCCATGACAATTATCTTCTTCAACCTCATCTTCATCAGTCTAGCTAGCCAAGACTATACAATTCATGATGTATTCCAACGTAGTTATCAATACTTCAGCAGTATTGTGCCAGCTCCTGTTGTGATAGCGGTATATGTAGTGATCGTCTACATCAGCTATCTCTGGGCGGCCCATTGATTTATTCAAATAAAGAGGATGAGAGTTACAAGATCTGCCATAACAACCTCTATGATGACAGATTTTATCTGTAAAATGATAGTACACCTCCAGCTAAAATTCTGGGAAATTCACGATGAATAAGGGGCAAGAACAGGAACAAGAAGGGAAGCAACAGGTCATTGACCGTCTGAATGAGCATGCCAAGCAGCAGGGTAGTGATAAGACTGTTATCTATATGTCTCATGTTAGTCTACCTGAAACAACTACAACATGTGCCAAATGCTCTGCCCCACCGACCCACCTAGCCCACTTCACCGGCAAGGAGAAGAGACTTTGTGGCGTCTGTGCCCTCAAGTTTCGAATTAAGAATGGTGGCTTACCAGCAGATCTCTGGTTCTGCAGGCCGCTCTAACCTTGAGCTAAGATTAAGGCTGCTTATCGTTAAAAACTTATTACAATAAGTTTTTTATTTGAACTAGAGTACATGGCTGATTAATTGTAAGTGTATTTCTCGAGCTTCCAACCGCTAACCAACAGCTCTGAGCTCTGCAACATGATGTTAGGAAGTGCTATTTTCGGCTCTTCCCGGGGCAGAAATGAGCCATAGATATGAACTGGATTGTTGCGAAGATACGGCTCATTTTCCTCTTGAGGTAATAGCTGTAAAGTTCCATAATCCCCATCATCGATTCTATATATTTTAGGATCTGGACACCATGATGATGTTACTTGTAATATATCACTAGGTCTCTCGATAACTCTTACCCTATTATCCCAACATCGCAGATGGTGGGAGAGAGCCGTACAACCACCAATATTAGGAGGCATCAATTGAGGTAGAGTACCAACCATAACATATAACGGGCGCTCATGATACTCAGGCTTTTCAGGGAGTGGAAGATTGAGATATGTCACCTGAGCCTCCTCTTCTGCCTTACGGACCGACAGGTTACGTATGACTAGCTCTGGTTGATCATCAAGCCAACCAAAGATTATGTTCATATCGAGTTGCACTCTATTGCTCTCCCAGGCGAGACGCTGTTCATCATACATGATGCGGACTGGCAACTGACACCATCCATTCCAAAAATTTTGACTTATCTGTTGGCATGTCTTACAAAGACGCCTGAAGCGAGCAAGCTCGTGTATAGAAAGGTAGCCGAGGATCTCAGCGATGATAGGTTTGAGCAACAACATCCAGAGCTCATTTCGAGCATTCAGTTGATTGCGTAGATAATATCTTGCAGTCCATCCCTCAGGCGTAGCTTGGGTATCATTACATGTGAAATTGGGAAGTTGTAGCAATTCTTCAACACATGGGGTAAGATCAGCATGTATAACTCGCATGGCAAAACTAGGTACATTGCAAGACCTCCCGGTAAAAAGGGTCTTAATTGGAATAGTTGCATCGATATCCCCTTCTGTATACATTTTCACTATCTGAACAGGCTCTGTCTTGGTTATCATCTTTACCACTCTTATTTGATTAACGGTGATAGAGTCGCGAGTTACACGACATTGATGATATGTTTGTATAAAATCATCAGTTATCACGGTTTCATAGCGCTGTAACCCCGCACGATAGAATTGAGGAAGGGTACCCTCAATGACCGACAGATTATGCGCTTTATCATTGAAGATGTCCATATTCCAGTAGCGCTTGATAAGCTCCATTTTGTTCGGGCTCCAACCATAGACAAGCAGAGTAGTGTCATAATACAACCAGTTAAAACTGGGAATTGTGAGCCAATAATAAATGCGGACGGGAAGAATCTGCCATTGCTGCCATAAGGTCTGAGCCTGTTGGCAGAACCATTTACATGTTTTTCTTAGATTAGCTAGATGGTATGGCCCAAGTTGTGACAGCAGATGTTGAACAGTCTTCTCCTCAAAGTTGGCCCATAACAGAGGAATGATTATCCCTGCGTCCATCACAACTTTCACAACACTTCGTTCACAACATGTTAATCATTGTCCTCTACTCAACACATTTATCTACCTACAAATAGAGTCAAACTTAAACAGGAGACTTAATCAATCGATACTTCATAACATTACCTATTGCGAAGATACGCCATATATGGTGCATTTTTTAGGCTGTCTTGTAAATCTCAACATGATTGGGGAAGGTCACAAAGATTTGATCCTGGTGTAGAAATACATCCTTCACCTCCTTCTCAAAGGCCAAGGTATATTTGAGTTTGAACCTCAAGTCATGACACTTCAACTGCTTACCACTAATCACAAAGATTTGGCCTTGCTCGATTTTGACGCGATCATAAACATCCAAGAACTGGAGCCGGTGCACAAAGATGGGCGATGTCTCTAACTCATAACACCACAAAGAGATGTTATCATAACCGCGATCCTCAAGCGTAAACATCATTCCGCCTGCTAACCAGATACGCCTAGGAATGACTCTCATCTCTTTCAACTCAATCTTCTTCAGTGGTGTCTTGAGGGTAAAGCAGTCTTCATACTCGGTCTGGTCAAGGGTTAGCTCATAGTCCTCTTTGATGGGGATGGTAGTTTTACGGGCCATAACCTCATGTTTGTCAGCATAACAGATGAGATGGCCATCGCCCATGTAAGCGAGGCGTGTATCTTGAGTTGAGATCATCAGCGCTTCATCTGAGATCATACGCAGCGCATAGCCCGTATCGATGGGAATAGAGATTTCATTGCGGATATTACTTCTGAGATCAAAACAGATCAACTGGTTATCTGCTATATAATGAATGCCGCCGTCAAAGATAACCCAACCATTAGCGTAATGTGTCGCATAAACTTGCTCACTTCCGCTGGAGCCCGGTACAATGCGAATAAATCGATTTGGTCCTATACTTCGCTCAATTGTGTAGATTTGCCCATCGATGACGGCGATCACACCGGGACAGGGGAAATTACCCGTCGGTTGAGGTTGCTGCATTGCTTTCGTGGAAATTAGTGGAGTGCTCTGAAATCAGTTCAAATTGCTTGCTTATTGTATTTGGGTCTAGACTGGATCTCCTGTACAAATGATATCTGTGTGATCTGTATTATAGAACTGAGGGATTAAATTCTCAAGTCTATAACAATGTCTGTGACAATCCACAGATCAGAATACAGCTCTTATAAAGCTTGAGTCAAAACATCTCATATGAGATGTTTTTTAATTTGGTAGCCGGCTAAACTGACTCAACCAAAAGCTCCTTGTCGAACTTGCCTAGCTGCAAGTTATTCAGCTTAATCCACTCAATGTCAGCGACATCTTCGATTGGCACCACCTCTCCACTTGGCAGCCGCTTACCAAGAGCATATGTTATGCCGTTATCTTGGGCTACAATGAAGCCGTGACTTGTCTCCTCAAATAGCCGTTTAGCTGTATTGAACTTCTTGACGTGTAAGCGAGTGGGTTCTAGGGTGGGTGCTCCAGGCACGAAAGTTCCAGCCGTCGGAGCTGCACCACCCTTGTTCTGGGGTGCAATTTCCATGCCCTTTGCATAAGCGAAGGCCAAGTCCTCGGCTTCAAGTGGCACCAACTTACCGTTCTTCCACTTGCCCTTGACTCGCAGCTGGCCAGCCTTGTCATGCTCAACTACCAGTTGTTGTTGCTCTGTGATGAACAGATCGTCATAGGGCTCGTGATCGCGTATAACCAGGTCACGAGCTGGATGCTCGAGTGCCCCATAACTAGGCAGAACTGGCGGCAGATAACGTAATCCATGTATGCGACTCCGTGCCATGTCCTCTGGACGCAGAGACAGGATGTCGCCATCTTCTCCCTTATAGCCAATGACTCGCCAGCCAAATCGGCTAACATGGAGAATCAGACCATCTCCCTCTATCTCATAGAGCTGAAGCTCCAGATTGAAGGGTCGAAGCAATATGTTGTGAATCTCGGTGCCATGAGCACCCAAGGGCACAGTATCGATATCGCGTAGATTACCTTCCTTGATGGTGTTCAGACAAGAGTGGCAGATATAACAGTCACCCTCGCCCATCAAGCCGATGTAGAAGGCCGGATTGCCACAGTGCTCCTTACCCCTCATGTTTCCGGGGTAAGTGCAAAGTCGCATCTTGTTGACCTCCCAGCCCACTTTGGCAGCCTCGTTATGTTGCACCACTTTCTTATGCAGTACACAATGATCTAGGCCAGGCATCACAGGTTTCTCACAAGGTTGTCCCTTCTTCGATCCTCGCACGATCACGTAAATACAGCCCGTGTTGATGGGGACAGCTCTCTTCAAGCCATTGTGCACAACACAGAAGAGTCTATTGCCTGATGCAAGAGGTTTGGCACAATATTGTCCCTTTCCAACACCTCGCTGGAACATATGCTGACACAAGTTCTTGGGTGGCTCTGGAACCTCATCTTCCACTTCTACCTCAACTTCCTCCTCGAAGTCTTGCTCTCCCGGTTGAGTTTGCTCAGACGGTGATGGGATGAAACTGGGTGCAAAACCACCCATGACAGATGGAAGTGCTGGAACGAAAGAAGGAGTAAAAGCTGGGGTAGCAACAGGGTCAGGTCTAGAAGACGTCTGATTGCTCAGGATAGGCATTTGCATGGTGAATCTCGGTTGATCAACAGTAACAGGCTTCTTGACCGGCCTGACCGGTTGCTTGAGCTTGCCTCCGTATACAGTCACATGATGTTTGCCACAGTAGCCTAGCCCGTCGGTACGTAGTCTCTCGCAGCGAAGTCCCATACAGGGGCCCTTTGGATATTTGAAGGTACAACGCAATTCTACCGGCACAGGCTCCGGTAGCGGCTCAGTCAAGAAAGCAGGTAGAACAACGCCGGGTATCTCTGGCATAGATATGTATCTAGCTACGATTGATCTGGCAAACATCACAGCATGCTGCTCGCGCCAGATCTTGCGATGCTCCACGCAATGTAACGACCCATCTACACGGGGCTCTTTGCAGATTCGACTTCTGGACTCCTTCGGAAAATCATAGGTGCAGCTCTCCGGGGTATGAGCATCACATCGAACCCTTCCTTGCAATCCTTCCTCACCTGACCAAGTGACTTCACAGAGTCCCTCGGGAGTGCGCGTGCAGCAACGAGTAGGACACGAGTATTGACGCAGCGGTACGTTGCTCTCAGCTAACAGCTTAGTCACGTACTCGACCCTTTGATCGCGAACCTGCTTCTTGTGGGGTTTGCAATAGTCTGACTCGAATGCACAGGGCTTATTGCAGGGAAGTTCATTGTCACTGTCGGTGAAGCTGCATCCGATTGGCTCAGTCTCAACCGGGGCGATGTCAGATACGATCTGGGTGAAAAGCTCTGCCGCATGTTCGGTGCAGGCAAAGTGCTTGCTGCCCTCGATTTGAGAACAACGGTTGTTGCATTGGCGCCCGGTTGAGAAGCCGCGTTGAAAGATGTACTCACAGAATCCGCTCGTGTTCATTGTTTTGTCTTGATTTGATACATGTTTTCAGGATTGTTGGGATTTCAAATCGCGTCCACAGCTCTTAATTTTCTCTGTTTAAATCGCTACACGTAGTGATGAGATTTGCAGCGAGTGTCTCTAATAATCTATCAACTCTGTTGGACAGAGTATGAGATGAGAACCTATGTTATGACATATCTCCCAGATGCTTCCTAAGAATCTCTTGTTAAATAAGTCCTATAGTAGGGAACACAGTCAAAGATAGAGTTATTATATCCCTGATGCCTAGAATAATAAAGTAACTAAAACCAAACATCTAAATCTTAGCATTAGATCCTCAAGACTCTGTCGCATGATGAAATAAGCTTCATCACAAAGCAGCATATCTATAAGGCTCAAGTCAAAATACCTTGTGTAAGGTATTTTTTTAATTAGTCACCACTGACTGCGGCTAGTCAAATCGCTTCTTGTCGAACTTGACCAATAATATGTTGTGCTGCTTAATCCACTTGATGTCCTCAGAATCCTCAATTGGCACCACAACATTGGACAGCTTCTTGCCAACTGCAAGTGTTGAGTTAGCTCCCTGAGTCACAATGATATCGCGCTCAGTGGTTAAGAACAGTCCTCTCGCCACGTCGAACTTCGTGACTTGCAAGCTTCTTACGTGGGGCTCATCGCATCTGGATATCTGAGGAGTGGGGCCAGGAACGAAGGGTATCTGAGATACAGGTGGAATTAAGGCTGGCATTGAAGGTGATGTGGATCTGATCTGAGGAATGAATGTTAGTAGGCCAGGTACAGGCCTGACATGAGCTGCGATCTCCAGTCCATTCTTATAGGCGAAGGCCAAATCGTCCTTGTCTAAGGGTTCAACATCCACGTCTACCAGCTTGCCTATCACACGTGGCTGATTGGGCTTGCTGTGTTCAACCAGTAGGTTGTGTTCCTCAGTCAGGAATAGACTATCTACGGGCTCGTATAATTGCACATCAACTGAGCCGGCTGGATGATCAACAGCGCCGTAACTGGGCTCAATCGGACGCAGAAAAGATAAGAATAGCTCACTGGCTTGCACGACATCCTCCTCACGCAGAGGCAGGATGGCATCTGTTTCTCCCTTACGTCCAATGACCTTGGGTCTATCATGGTTCATATGGACAATCAGGTTGCCTGGCATCACAGTGAAGAGTTGAAAGGTTAAGTTGAAGGGGAAGAATGTCATGCCCTGTGCTGGCTCAGCCCGAACACCCAGGGGAACAGTATCGATACGTTGTGGATAATTTGCAGTGATATGATCCAAACAATACTGGCACATGTAAAAGTCGCCCTCATTCACCATGACTAAGTGAAAAGCTGGCTGGCCACACCGGGACTTACCGTCCTTGTTGCGAATATAAGTGCACAGCTTCATCTTGTTGAGCTCCCAGCCCACTGTAGGGCTGGAGGTGGGAAGAGAACTGGATGATGGTTGTGGCTTAGAAAGGATGCTTGAGGGGCTGAAAACTGGTTGCATGACTGGCGGTGGTGGCATAGTCATATTGGTGCTGATAAATCGCATGCGCTTCTCATGAATCTTACACAACCTTGCGTTGCGCAAAGAAGGCTTGTGGCAATATTCACCCTTCTTCATGCCTCGCGTGAATATGTGCTGGCATTTGTCTGTCGGACCCTGTGGAGTGTGTATCTTTGGAATAGATGTACTTGGGACAGGCACATTAGGAACAAATATGGTTGGCATTGACACATTTGGAACCGACATTCTTGGAATGGTCTTGCTAGCCTTCTCATCTTGCAGATCCTGTTTCACCGCTGCTTCTTGAGCTTGCTTGATTTCCTCATGAGGCTTGCACAGCTTGCTGTTGGCAGTGTGCGGTCTAGCACAGTACATACCTCTATAGGGTCCCTTCTGGAGAAGGTAACTGCAGCAATCCTTCAAAGGCTCTGCGACAGGGGCGGGGCGTTCTGCCGTCCATCCTCCTTTAGGAGCGGGTATTGGATGTACGAACTTAAGGCCTCCACCAGTACTTGGAATGGGTACGGTTGGTATGCCGAGTACTGGCGTAGATGCCGGTAGAGAAACAGGGGCGGGCTTGGGGATAGAATCCAAAATCTTGCAAGAGATTTGCTTCCCCTGCCGTTTGACATTCTTCATCTGATGCTTGGGACAATAGTCGATTCCAAGCATAGGGTTTTCATTGCAAGGAAATCCCATACGAGGTCCCTTCTCAAGCTTGAAGATACAACCCTTTGACTGATGAACATCACAGAAGATCCCACCTGCCACCGCATGGGCTTCGCAATATAGCCATTCACCCTCAAAATAACCGAGAGTAAAAGGACAGACTGCCGGTACTGCACTGACCTTGGTGTCTGAGGCACCGGGTTGAACAGTCTCCGGCACAGGTGGTGCCTTCTGGCCCTCAATGGCAGTGACGAGTGCCATCTCTCTTTTCAACATCTGTCTTCCCAGCTCTGCGGCCTGAGCCTTGATCATCTTCCTCTGATGTCCAATGCAGTAATCTCTGCCTGGGAAACGGTCAGCCTCACAAGGAAATCCACAACGAGGACCCTTCTCAAGCTTGAAGATACAACCCTTCGGGGTGTGAGCATCGCACCAAACTCCAACTTTCGCCGCGGGAGCTTGGCAACGTAACCATCTGCCATGCCCATCATTTCCACCGAGGATAAAGGGACATCCTGATGTTTCAACGGGCTTGATGTCAGAAGCAACAGGAATAGCTGGTTGAGCTGGTTGCTTCCAATTGTCCGTAGGGAGAGCAGGCAGAGCAGGAATCGCCATGACCTCGGCAGGCTTGATTTCGGCGGCAGGAATTGGTACAGGAATATCGTTGAACAGAGTCTCAATATGTTGGTCACAGTAGAGGGCGTAAGTGCCCTCGATGGGCTCACAGGAGGTGTTGCATTTCTTGCCCGTAGAGGGGCCAGAAGTTAGGATGAATTGGCAGGACTTTTGCATGTTTGATTGTTCGTGTTGATTTGGAGACAAACAGCGAGATAATTGAAATTTCACATTCCCCTTGCATCTGTTAAATTCGCCCACTTAGATCATAATACAATTGAGTGTGAAGTTGTTTTGTGACAATCTCATAAACTTGAGACCAGGATCACAAGACTAGAAAAACTTGTGCTATATACAAGTTTTTTTGAGCGTCCCATACAGTACCCATAACCAGTGTGTTACGGTCTGGTGTAACCCTCAAAACGGGGAAAGGCCTTAATTTCTTTGACTGAGTAGGCTTGGGTAATAAAGGCAATCAGTCGCTCCACCCCCAGTCCGAAGCCGGCTGTATCTCCAGCACCGTACTCACGCAGGTCCATGTAGAAGCCATAGTCCCTATCAATGTCCGCGATGGAATGCATCTTAGCCACGAAGTCCAGGAAAAGTTGCTGTGTAGTACGGGGTGTATAAGCAGCCTTATAACCGTCCTTGAGGAAGGATGCGAAATCTCCGGCATGGGCACAGAAGACGAAGAGCGCATCTCTGAGAAACTCGGTTTCCTCCTTCTCGATCAAGATCATAATGCGCTTCTTCAACTCAGAATCCAGTTGAAAGTCAGTGGGATGGGCCTTCTTGTCAATCACATCAAACAAGAGCTCCGCTGCGTCTCTGAGGATTTGACCCTCTAGTGCGCGGCGTAGTTCAACTGGATCAGAGACACGAGGACCTGAGCCCACGACCTCTCCAACTTTTGGCAATTCCACGTCAACTCCCAGCACACGAGAACGGTCTTCTGGGTCACGGCGCATGTAGAAAGATTTGAACTCAAATGGGAACTTGCAGAGAAAGACGATTTGATCGAGCTTGTCGATGAGCTGACGTTCCTGGGCTTCTGGAATATCATCACGTTCTCCGAAGGGCGTTCCATCTGTCTTGCTGATACCCATCTCTCCCAACTTAACAACAGCTTCCTTATGGGGCAGGATGAGAATACCTTTGCGACGCAGCGCCGCGATATGATCCACTTTCTGGATATCAGCACAGGTCTCGATGATGCGATCAAACAGAATCTCCACGAACTGAGTCAGAAAGGTGATGTATGATTCGAAGGTGGGGAAGCCAGGTCCCTCAAACTCTGCGTGATCAAAGGAGCTTAAATGGCGGCGTGTTTTGGAACGCTCAGCCCTGAAAGAGGGGGCAATACAATAGCAACGCCCCACCGCCGGCACGGCAGCTTCCAGGTAGAACTGTGAGCTCTGAGTCAGATAGACTTGATCGCCCATATGATCAAAGGAGAAGACAGAGGAGCCTCCTTCGCAAAGGGTCGAGCCATAGAGAGGAGGTGAGATCTCAGTGCAACCCAGCTTCTCAAAGGTAAAGCGCAGGGCTGAGAGAACACGAGCATAAAGCACGATGTGTCGTCTAGGCTCCTTGTGTCTGATCCAGAGAGCTCGCTCCTTCAGTTGAATGTCAATGCCCGATTCCTTTGAGACTCGGCTCCTGAAGTCATGGCGTGCAAGATTACAAGTCTTAATTTCTAAGCACTCCAGCTCGAAGCCTGTGGCTGTGGTGTGTGATGCTTCAACTCGTTTGACTCGGGCGCTCATAGCCAGATAGGTTTCAGGTGTGATGTCACCGTGTTCACTTGCGATCTTCACGTCGATGACCACCTGGATCTGATCCTGTGGCAGTGGCCCATCACGTAGTGTGACGAAGATGAAGCGCTTCTTGTGGACAAGTCTGGTCGTCCATCCCTGAACGAAAATTGTAGTGTCAAGTTTGGTCTCGTCGATATCCTTCAATGCGAGCATGTTTGTTTCTGTGTTTATGATCGAAATTCAGCTCCCAGTTAAATCATTTCCTCCACACTAGCATGGGCCTTTTTGCATAAGTACGAGCAAAACTGAAGCGCAAGTTTGATTAACAGATTTCTGTTCTTGTAACAAGACAAAGTTAGCTCAATGTTAGAAGTACAGCAAGACCAAATCATCTCTGTATCTGTAGGCAAATATGACTGGAAGAATAAAATCTCAGCTTATATGCCAGGTTACACAAACATTCTCATTCACCCTGGCCAACCATATGCGGCACTCAGTCCCTACGATCTCCGCAATGAGAAGGGTGAACTGCTGGAAAATTTGTGGCAGTTCGCGAAGTTATACTCCAGCGTGCCTGCTCAAGATCAGTGGAGCTACATAGCTGGATACAACGGAAAAGTTCAGATCTGGTCGCACCCGGCTGAAGTTCATATAAGCCGGGAGGAAGGCATAACACAGGCTTACTGGCAGTGGCGGGCCAAAGGCTTTGCCAACAAGTATGCAGTGCGCTGGCCAGTTGGGCAACAGCAGAGTCGCAATTGTTTAGGCAGTATCTGGCCAATAGTTGTAGATGACACCCTAAAAGATGATGGCCAACCAGCGCTGAAACGGCTAGATTATATTGCGGCTCGCAAGGCTATCTACTTCAAGTTGTATCGAGATATGCTAGATCCAGCCAAAAGTCCTCATAACCAGCTTGCCATCCAGCAAATGCAAGAACTGGCTGCTCGGGTAAGAGCAGGTGAGAAGTTACAGATTGTGGAAGTGGATGGTCCCAGTGCTGGGGAAACAGCACCCTATAATAAGGTGCTGGCGGGTAGGATCGGAGATGCTGGAGTGGCCAGTATGCCAGCTACACTGGAGAATCTCAGAGCGGCTCTCAACAACCCGGACAAGCCTTTTGGTCACGGCTTTTCCATAGCCTGGTTACTACAAGAGATGCTTGGAGTGATCCCTACTGATACGTTAGAATAAAGACCCACACCTCAAAAAACATCTATATAGATGTTTTTTCACAATGTTTCGATGGATAGCACTGACCAGATCCCCTCCCGTTGGATATCTTGGCACAATATCTTAGGATAACCTACTTAGTCTGCAACAACGTGCGGAGTTGCTCATAATTCATGCCAAGCTGGTAAGGATAGTAGTTAGCTCCAAGCATAACGCAAGCTTTCTCTTGAGTCAGTCTGAAAAGGACTTCCAGCACCAAGCGGGCAAAATCATCGATGTCTTGTTCCACTGTGCTTTCGGTTTGTCCTATAGGTACTCCCTCATGAAAGACATCAAGCGGAATCACTGTGATTTTCTTACTCTTGCCTCTGGCACGGCCCTTCGGTACAGATACAGCAGTACAAGCATCGGCGAAATCGATGATATGAGCCGTTTCAGCTGCATCAATGATGATGTTCTCAAGACTGAGATCATTGTAGACCACACCACATTGATGCAGCTTCTCGATTTGATTCAAGATTTGCACCAGGACAGGGCGGCTCCAGGCTCGGTCATGCTTAAGCTCTGCAGTTGCAATGTATTTACAGCCATCTGTAGCTGGGGAACTATTCTTGGCGTCTCTAGACTCCAGCCAGCGGTCCAAAGTCTGCCCCTCAATATACTGGAAAATATTCATCTCCAGCAGGTCTGGTATAAATGCCACCTCCTGATCTAGTTTGAGGGCCATAATCATCTCTTCGTAGTTAGCAATTGTGGCTTTGACCTTATTCTCACCCACTAGGCTAAGCAATAGGCGTTCTGTATTGATATGTCCTGCAATCAGTGGGTAGAGTAGAGCATCAGCATTTCTCGACGCTACGGTCTCGATCTTAGCAACGGCTCTCACATCCTGGAAGACTCCTTCCAGGATAATGCGTCCGGTGTCGGACCAGGGGCACAAGAAGCGAACAAAGGTGAATTGCTGGATACCAGCCATTTTTCCTTATTTTACCTTTCCTCTTTTCATTTAAATTAAATGAAATTATTTTTCCTGATATCAGCCCTACTATGGGGAAGCTCATTTAAATGAGATGGGTTGAGGGCTAACTGTGAGAACTGCGCTGTTAGGTCCCTAATGGCAGGGAACAGAGTAGCCGAGCCTTAATCCAGATGTTACGACTTGGGTTCCTATAGCTTAATGGGGATTTATCGTGAAATGATCGAGAGATGCTGACACAGTGTTCCAGCAAATCGCTTGCATCAGAAGCTCTGTGAAATTTCCAATTATGCATAAGGGTTTTCTCATCGACGAGTACTGCACAGCGCAGGGAGGGCAACTCTATGAACACCCTCAGAATGGGGTTTACTCTTGCACTCTCAATCAAACAGACATCCGCCGTAATGCTAATAAGTTTTATATCATACAAATTGTGCAGAGCGGAAGTAGCTATTATCTATATGTTAGGTACGGAAGGGTCGGGGCAAAGGGCGTGACATCACAACAACCATACCACTCAGCGCAGATGGCTGCCAGTGACTTTGAAGGCAAATTCCGAGAGAAGACAGGTAACCACTGGTATTCCCGTGAACAATTCCAAGCCAAGCCCAAGAAATATTTCCTGGCTAATATCAATTACGCCCAGGAGATGGCTGCAGTAGTCTTGCCACCACCTGCGGCTATGATACCATCTCAGCTGCCCAGGCCAGTGCAGGATCTTATAACTATGCTGTCAGATCGCAATATGATGCAACAAGCCTTGGTTAATCTGGAGATTGATCTGACTAAGATGCCTCTGGGTAAGATTACTCAGCAACAGCTTGATATGGCTCGAGCTGTGTTGGATCAACTTCAACACCTTGTAGTACACAGGACGTTTCCAACCGTTGTGAGTGAGGTAGCGAGGCCTTCGTTTGCAGCTCCTGTAGCTGGCCTACAATTCGAGTTGGTGGATGATACGCCAGCAGTTCAGAGCCCTGCCCTGCCTGTACCTGCGCCAGTCAGTCCAGTCCCAACTGTCTTACCCCAGGTTCCAGTTCAGACCCCTCCTGTCAATACGACAGGTTTTAGAGCCATCACCTTTCAGCCTGCTGCGCCTAGATCGACGGTGGCTCGGCCTGCCATGACAGGCCCTGTCTTCCAGCCCAACTCTGGCTTTACACCGTTGAACTTTCAACCAACGTTAAATGGTTCATTCAGACCAGTTCAGTCGACTTTCCAGCCTATCTTTGCCTCGGCAGCTCATGTGTTAACTCCCACTTTCACCCCTGGTCCTATGACCCAACCAGCTGTACAGCTAGTGCTACAGGGCCCGACAACACTGAGCTCAGCTCACAGCACTTCAGGGGTTATTCCCTTGAGTGAAGGCCATCTAAATATGGAGCTGGTGAATCTCTCCTCCCGCTACTACACCTATGTGCCGGTCAACTGTGGTCGCAACATCCCACCTGTCATCAACAATACAGCCATGATTGACAAGTGCCGCCAAGTATTGGATGATCTCAGCAATATCTCAGTTGGAGTCAAAATCATTGATCAGAGCCAAAGATCTACCTCGAACCCGATAGACTCTGTCTACCAAGACATCAACACAAAGATTGAGCCTCTAGCCCGCAATTCTCAGATGTGGGCGGCTATCAACACTTATGTCACAAACAGTCACGGTAGAACACACAGTTGTAAGCTACAGGTGATGGAGATCTTCACCATTGAGCAGGCCGGTAAAAGGGCCAAGTTTGAGGCGTTCTCAAACCAAATTGGCAATCATACATTACTCTTCCACGGCACTCCCACGTCATGCGGAATCTCAATTATGAAGCGCGACTTCTATCTCAATCCCGAGGTACTTGGGGCTAGTATAACAGGCAAGATGTTTGGACTGGGATTATACTTTGCAAACTGTTCTTCCAAGAGCTTTGGCTATACTCGTGCAGAAACCACCGGAGGTATTGGTTGTATGTTCTTAGCCCAAGTGGCCTTGGGTACCTCATTGGACAAACTAGACAGTGATAGTGGTCTTAATAAATCAAAGCTGGATGCAGCAGGTTGTCACTCCACCAAAGGCATTGGTCGTTTGGCTCCAGCCTCATCTGTTGAAGTGGATGGAGTGAAAATACCACTCGGCGCTATCGCTGAGAATCCTGACGCTAGAGCACTCAATTACGATGAGTTCATTATCTATCACGTGGATCAGCAGTTAATTCGCTTCCTGGTGCTGGTCAAAGATCTCAGCTCGCGTTGAAAGTTGGACAGTACTGAGCTCAGAGAATTAAAAACAGAGTCTTAAGATTGATGTGAGAGTTCTCACATCAAAGTATGTAAAGCCACCATGCAAAACATCACCTTCCAAGTTGTTGAGGAGGATCAGGCAAGCACAGAAGAAGTAGTCGAAACGCTTGCCGAGCAAGATCTGCCTGATGAGACTCCTGCCAATGAAGCGGATTACTGTATGATTTGCTATGAGAAATACGACCTTCCAGTTACCCAACCTTGTTGCCAGAAGAAGTTCTGCTTCCTTTGCTTGAAGGGAGCTTATGACTTCAATAATAACTGTCCTCACTGCTGTCAAACCAATATCCTCAAGCTGGACCACCTGGTTGAGGATAGTATCGAGCAATTCATTTCAAGCCAACTGGACAAACCTGTTTGGCTTTATGCCTCAGCCAGCAAGGATGGTTATTGGTTGTATGGTTCTCGAATTGCTCCTCTACTTGAAACGGCTTTCCAGAAATACATGGCTACTCACCCCACCTCATCTTCGGAAGATTCAGGAGAGGACTCTGAAGAAAATCCAGGGGAGAAAGATGACTCTGTTGAGCTGCCAGACCAAGACGCCGTTAATAGTGAGGCAGAAGTGGAGCCCGCACTTGATTCCATCACGTTTCAGATAACTGGCAAATGGTATCGGGTCAACTTCAAAGAGATGACTCAACGCAATGGCAATCGACATCGGGCAGTCAGGCGGGTTATCCTGCAACCCAAGCATATCGGAGATGACGGCCTGAATATCAAGGGTGTACAGGGCCTCTTCATCAAAGAGAAGAAGGAATAGCATCATGTAAAAACAGTCCATTATAAACGCAAAATAACTATACCAGTTATTTTCAAACTTATCTCACCACACATTGCATCAGAAAGCTTAATCTTTAACCTGAAACATAAACAGTTTTCCCTCAATTCACTGAAGTAATAATGGGAGAGATACAAAAAATCGATTATCCGTGTGAAAACGGATAATTGTAATATCCAGCAACTTTGTGCTTTGTAAAGGGTCAGAGCTCAACTACCAACGTATAGCTAATGGAAGAGCCAGCCCTGCCAGATTTTAAGTTGATCTTGCCCTACTTTGAGTTAATCCTACCGGGCAAAGCAGCCTCTCAGGCTAAGGTACTTAAGGCTCAGATCGACTTCGTGCAACGTGGTGGTAAGAAACTTTTCAGTTTCACCATTCTACCTGCCGATCTGATAGAGGATCTGACCGGAGATTTTGTGGCCCAACAGGCCCTCAGGAACTATCTGATCTATCTGTTTCAGGGTGGAGAAATACCGCCTGAACGGGAACGCAGAGCTCTACTGACAGCCTGGCAAATCTCACGCTTGCTGGATTGCAGCGAGGAGATGTGTCAACGGACCGCAAACTTGGCTGAGGCTTATCTGCAACATGCCGGAGCTGAAGATCTACCAGCCTTAGAGCTGATCTTACAGGTTCTGTCTTTTGCACCAACATTGGTGGCTCGCTTCCTCAAGGACATGGCCAATCGAATCTACGAGACAGATAGTTTCACCAACCAGCTGGCCCATTACTTCCGCGAGATCATTCAACATAACGAGCAAATGGCTTACGCTCTCCAGCCACATGCTTATCCCACCGTGCACGCGGAACGAATTGATCGAATTAGCCCCACTTTCTTCTTGTTAGATCCCCTCCGCTCTTCTGCCCTAATACCTGACTATATGGACGCTCAACCAGTGGCTGCTATTCCAGAAGGAAGTTTCATCGTTGCCCCAACAGCGGTCAAGCTACCAGATATTCAACTCTTTTTGCAACGTGCAGTCCAGATCTTCCCAGATTTACTACAGTTTAATGAGGAAATCAGTGCTCAGATTCGCCAACAATTTCCAGGTCAAAATGTGGGCTTCTTGATCGCAGATATGATCATGCCGATTTGTCTGGATGAGTGGTTATTTCAGCGCTTCAGTGACAAAGCCAATATCGAAATTCACGCTTACGGTCCCACCATTGAAATCAGGGAGAAGATATTCACTCTGATTAATACATGGTTTCGAGTTAAGTTCGGTTTTGCAGGGCGACGATTTGATGTGGAACCTGAATATATGATTAGACAGGGAAGAGCTGGATTAGTCTTCAGTCGTGCGAATCCCAACCTTCCAGCTCTCATCATAAGGATCGTGCCTTCAGGTGCCTCAACTGCTATGCAACAACTCAGTCAACAACGTGTCTCTCATCTACAGGTCGGTTATGATATGTATAAGGGGTTAGTTTGTACTCCACTCTTCTCTCTTTACTTCAGGCAGCGAGTCTCAGTCATTGATCACTATGCTATTACCTTCGAGGAGCTAGTGACCACCCTTTACTATGGCTTTACTCTGAGTATTATCGCTCCATTCGCTCACCTGCTGGTATATTTAAAGGCGAATAAGTTCAAACTGACTCACCTTTATTACGAGGTGATGGGAATGCCAGCCCTTATCAAGGGTGCTCCTCAACTTGTTGTGATGAAAACGCCGCCTGTAGGAACATTGTGGCCTCCCATTATCCAACCCGCTGATGCAACTGTTAATCGCCATGCCAACTGGTTAGCCGGCCAATCTGGCGATTACGCTATTATCGGCAGCGATGCTATAGTTGTTTCTAAACATCTCGACCGTTGGGACACCATCTCACAGTTCGATGCTCTTGAGAGCATAAGCTTTGACCTGGATATAAATCGTTTGATCGAACCAGGGGAACCGACAACTATTGAGGGTGTCACTAATACACCTCAAGCTTTCCATTATGATCCTGAGCGCCCTCTCGCAAAGACTCTTCTTGAGATGAAAGTTGGATCTCTTATGCTCGGTAATTACTCTTTGGGTAGTAGCTTCCTGCTACGTCAGTGCCGTTTCAAGCGTTTGCCACAATATCTCATGCCTCGAGAGGTACGGGTTATGAATAAGAACTACAAACTCATACATGAATATGTATGGGATGTTGGAGTTACATTACCTGAAAGAACAGTTCCACCCATGCAGATAGATACTGTAGCTGCCTGGGGTCCACAAGGACTTGAGCTGCAGCACGATGTTGTGCGATATGAAGGGACTGGCCCAGTTGCTGGGCCGGGCAGAAATCCGGTCTCCGTCTTTGAGCGGGTCAATATGCCGAACGATCCTACTAATGTCATGTTGCTCAACTCAACGACACTTTTCCCAATCAATGTGGTCGGAGTTCTACAGATTCACTCACAGGGTGGTAGAAGGCCTGTTTCTATCTCTGAGATGCGGGACCCGCTTCCTTTGACTGAGGAACAGATTAACGCTCTACCTGTGATTAAGCTCGATCAGCTCTTTGACTTTTTGCTTGTAGCTGATCCTGAGTTCCACGCTCAAGTGCTTGCCTACAGGGAGGTTAATCAGGGAGGAGCTATTGGGTATTGGCAGGCAAGAAATGTTAATGTGATGGGAAAGACATTTCGACATGAACGTGTACCACAAGATATACCCAGACTATATGAAGCGGCTCTGGCTAAATACAGACCCATCACTTTACAACAAGCTCTCTATGTACCTCAGTTTGTACGCGTTGATCTCGATGTCACCATTGGTAGCTGGCTCTTCATCGATGAAGGTGACTGGCTTATGCCCTTCTCAGATCTCTTCAAGTATGAGTTCAACTGCACCATTAAGAGGAGTACAGCCTCAGATTTCCGAATTGGCAGAGGATACAAGATATTTCCTTAGACTACCCCTAAGATGGCCGTAGAAATTAAAAACATCTTCCAAGATGTTTTGAGATCCATTGTGTCTGAAATATCCAATTTCGTTAGACAACAACTCCACCGCTTGTAAAGAGTCATGCAGGCTCCAGAGCTGCCAGAGTTTAAGTTAATCTTGCCCTACTTCGAGCTGGTGATGCCAGGGGAAGCTGCCATCCAAGCCAGGGTACTTCAGGCTCACATTAACTTCATTCAACGCGGTGGAGCCCCTAATTATTTCTTCTCCATTCTCCCTGAGGACCTAACAGAGAATTTAGCTGGAGACTTCGTAGCCCAGCAGGCGCTTAGGAACTACCTAACTTATCTATTTCTGGGCGGTGAACTTCCACTCGAACGAGATAGAAGAGCCCTGCTAGCGGCCTGGGAGATCTCGCGTTTACTGGATTGCACGGCAGATCTGTGTCTCAGGACAGCGCGCCTGGCAGAAGCATATCTAGAACATGCTGGTGCTGATGATCTGCCTGCCATAGAGCTGATACTACAGATTCTACCCCACGTATCCACTATTACAGCGCGCTTTTTCAAACGGCTAGCTAACCGCCTGTACGAGACGGACAGTTTTACCAACCAGTTAGCCCATTACTTCAAGCAGATTATTAATGCTAATGAACAATTTGCTTATGCACTGCAACCACACGGCTACCCAACTGTACGCTCCGAACGGATCGATCAGTTTAGCCCAGCACTTTATCTGATCGATCCATTACGTTCCTCAACCGCTATCCCTGACTATATGGACGCTCAACCAGCAGCTGCTATTCCAGAAGGCAGTTTCACTGTGGCTCCAGGCCCTGTGGTGCTACCTAGCATTAACACTTTCCTGCAGAGAATTACCCAAATATTCCCCATGTTGCTGCAGTTTAATGAGGAAGTGGGCGCCGAGGTTCGCCGGCAGTTCGATGAACAAACTGCAGGATTTTTGCTAGGAGGCATGCTTATACCAATTTGTCTGGACGAGTGGTTATTTCAACGCTTCAACCGCACAACAACCATTGAATTTTACATTTACGGTCCAACGGCCGAAATTCGACGAGAAATATTCAACATGGTTTTGGGATGGTTTGAGGCAGCCTTTGGTCTTCCTGCGAATGAGCCTGGGGTTGAGCCCCAGTATCACGTTTTCAACCGCATGAACAGTTTAACCATAATACGTGCGAATCCTGACCTTCCAGCTCTAGCCATCAGGATTGTCCCTTCAGATGCCCAAACTGCTATGAAACAACTTAAATCACAGCGTTTCTCTCATCTGCAGGTCGGTTATGATGTGCACAGAGGATTAATTTGTACACCACTTTTTGCACTCTATTTCAGAAAGAGAGTTTCTGTTATCGATTCGTACGCTTTCACCCAAGATGAGCTGATTCAATGTCTTTACACTGGTTTCACTGTCAAGCTAATTGCTCCATTTGCTCACGTACTGGTTTACATGGTGGAGGGCCAGTCTCACGGTTATGTACTTATGAGTGAATACATGGAAACACCAGCCTTGATTAAGGGAGATCCTCAACTTGTCATCAAACGAGTTATTCTACGTCAAGCAGGTGTTTTAGTGCCACTACTTCTAGCAGATTCACCAGGTAACCGCTTTCTCGGTAATGACATTGCAGGGGAGAAAGGGTTGTACACATTCATCGGTAGTGATAGAAGGGCAAGGGAGATTGTTGTAAATCATTGGAACACGAATCTGCAACGTGGAAACCAATCCCGTATCAGCTTTGCTTTGAATTTGGATCAAAACATTAAGCCCGAATCTAGGACTACTATTGAAGGCTTAACTAATACACCAACTGGTTTCACTTATTCATTTTTTTCAGGAGGCTCTCTACTTCAGGTTGAGCCCGGTTCCATTACGGGCGATAACTCTAAATTAAGCAGCTATTTCTTACTACGTCATTGTCGTTTCCACCGTTCTCCACGCTATCTTATCTCACGCGATGTGGAAAGAACAGTGGAGAACTATCGTCGTAAGCTTCTCAATCTCGACGATCTAGGAGAATTTATGACTATCCCTGCTCAAACTGTCCCTTCTATAGAGTTCCTACCAGAACAGGATGCCTTTGAAGAGGTGCTCCAACCTGTTTTACGTTATCCTGTTGACCCTATTACCGGAGTAGCAGCAGTGCCTGGAGGATTTGGCGCTAATCCGTATGTAGTGCAACCTACAGACCCGACTAATGTTATGTTGCTGGGTGAAGAGGCAGTTTTCCCTATCACTGTGGTGGGAGTACTGCAACTCTGGTCACTCAATGGAAAGGAGTTCGTGCCCATCTCTCAGATTAGGGACCCACTACCTCTGACTGAGGAACAGATCAACTCACTGTCCACCATCCGGCCTGACCAGATCTATGATCTATTGTTGGCAGCTGATCCTGAATTCTACGCCCAGGTCTTAGCCTACCGGGAGATCAACCGAGAAGGGGCCATTGATCGCTGGCGTGAGAGGCAACGCCAGCCACATATAGCACATTTTCAGTATCAACCATTCCCTCAGGATGATGTACCAGCCTTCTTTGAGAGAGCCGTTGTCAAGTGGAGGGACATCACCTTCCGACAAGCTCTCCAGATGCCTCAGTTTGTCCGCGTCCAGCTGGACGTAATCATTGATAAATGGATATTCATTGATGAGGCCAATTGGCTGATGGAGTTTAAGGAACTTTTCCTACACCAGTTCAACTGCTCTATCAAGAAAGATGAGAGGCTCGAGTTCCGAGTTAAGAGGGGATACAAAGTCTTTCCCTAGACCCCTATCTGGTGCCGTCTTGAAATTAAAAACATCTCAGCAGATGTTTCGCTCGCTGTTCTGATTCTTCTGCCAGTTCTGCCATATAGCTAGAAATTTCTCAAGCTCTATGCCATACAACAAAAGATGGCTGAAAATCAGCGCCAACTGGTGCTGGTGCTTCCATACTTCAATTTTCCCATTCCAATTGAAGCAGCTCGCCAGACCCGCGTCCTGAATGCTCAGATCGACTTCAATTTGGCCAGAGGAAATCAGGCCGAGGAAGACTGGAGTTTTAGCATCCGACCAGAGGAGCTATCCGAAGATCTACAAGCGGACCCGGTAGCCCAACAAGCTCTGCAAGAATATCTAAGTTTCCTTTTTCTCAACATCCCATTATCAACCACATGGAATGAGAGAGCGTTGATAACCGCTCTAGACATAATCAAAGCCTTAGAGTGCCTACAACCAGAGAAACAGATAGCTCAAACCACCTTGTGTGAGCGCTCAATGCAGCTCCTCAGGTTCTACTTTCAGGGTGAGACAAGCACTCTACCCCGCATCGACGTTATGTTATACTGGTTACAGATAATCCCAATGGAGACACTTCACTTCCTCAGGAAGATGAGCAACCTTCTATATGAGACAGACAGCTTCACCCTCTCCATCTTGAATTACTTCAGACAGATCATAGAAGTGAATGAGCAATACGCTTACGCGCTGCAGCCTCATGGTTATCCAACCGTGCGCTCAGAGCGTATTGACAAATTTGAGCCCAGCTTCTTCCTGCTCGATCCGCTGAGACGCACGAATCCTGAGTTGCCCGACTACATGGGCGCAGATTATGTAGCTGTCATTCCCACAAATAGTTTCACAGTGGCTCCAGGCCCAGTCGTTATGCCTGATCAAGCTCTCTTCTTGCGTCGTCTATTACAGATCTTCCCACAGCTGCTCAAGTTCAATGAAGAAATAGGAGCTCTACTGTCACAACAGTATCCTGACCGCTCGGTAGGCTGTGTTCTGACAGGAGCACTGTTTTCAATTTGTCTAGATGACTGGCTCTTCCAGCACTTCAACAGCAAGACAGTGATTGAACTACATGTCTATGGGCCAACGCCCGCAATCAGGAAGGATGTCTTTGGGAAGATCCAGTTCTGGTTCTCTGCCAACTTTGGGCGTCAGGACTATAAATTTAGACAGGGGCGCCAAGGATTTGATATTCTACTGTTGAAAGAGAATGTACCAGCTTTCGCCCTTAGAATTTTGACGTCTGATGCTAAATCTGCTATGCAGATTTTGAAAGGCCAACAAGTCTCTCATCTTCAGGTAGGTTATGACCTATATCGTGGTTTGGTTTGTACACCACTCTTCTCCCTCTACTTTAGGCGGAGACTCTCAATTATCGATGATTTTATAATAGAATTCTATAAAGTGGTAACTGCAGTTTTCTATGGCTTTGGGTTGCAGATCATCGCACCATTTGCTTATCTGAGTCGTTACACTTTCTATGCGGTCGGATATACGCGTAGGGAACAGGTCGGATATACGCATGACGAAGCAAGTGGTTACTCCTTTGAAGATATACGAGACCAGGTACTTGTAAAGGGACGACCTAAATTCATCACACGTATACCAGGCGCCGCAGGGGTACCACAGATTCTATCAGCCGATACAATCGGACCCCGTTACAATCCTCACACAGAGATTCTGGGAGAAAGTGGCGGTTATCAGGTTATTGGTGATGATAATCGTGTAGACAGTTTAATTCTAGAACGCTGGGATACACCGGCCAGAGCTGCAGGCTGGTCAGACGAAACGATAGATTTTTCATTATCTCCAGAGTTGAAGGTGCCGCCCCATCTTACAACTATAGAAGGTCTTGGTGATTTACCAAGAGGATTCTACGGCACCCACGAACTCAGAACTTCATTTGTTGATGCTGGTGTTATGCAAAGTAACTTCGGGCTTGCAAGCCTATTCCTACTGCGTCAGTGTCGCTTTCAATTCTCAGAAAGTTATAGCTTCCCCAATGGCATTACAATTAGGACAAGGAACGGACGTAATCGTTTAGCGAAACCGCCCGCTGGATACCTATCTACTGTGAGTACCATACCTACAAATCGTTTCCCATCAGAACAGGACTTAGCAACAGAGACTAATTTAGTGAAAGAGGTGGTACGTTACCCAAACTTACCAGCTCAACAAGAAAATCCGCCGGAAGATCAGCCAGAGCAAATTTTGTACTCACTACCTGCCCCATTACCCCTGGAGCATCCAGAGTTACTCCGTTCACCTTACAATTACTACCCAATTACTGTGACTGGAGTGCTCCAACTTAGGACAGATAATCGTATACGCCCCATCTTAATAGGGGAGATGAGAGATCCGATCGACTTAAGTGATGAGGAGATTCAAGCTCTACCTCTTGTTCAGGCCGAGCAACTATATGACTTATTGCTAGCGGCAGATCCATTCTTTAACGCACAGGTTATGGCCTACCGAGAGGTCAACTCTGATAATCGAGCAATGGAACGCGCTGCCGAGGCAGGAATGGGACTGGGTGGTGCCAATGTGCCCACTCGAGGAGAAATGGAACGGATAAGAGGAACTTATGATAGGGCGGTTATCAAATATTCGAAACAAACTCCACAGCTGGCAGCTCAGTTGCCCAAATACGTGCGGGTTCAATTGAATGTGCTAATTACGCGTTGGCTCTTCATTGATGAGGGCCAATGGATCATGCCTCCTGAAGATATCCTCAAGTATGAGTTCAACTGTGCTCTCAGGAAAAATTCAGAAAACATCATCACCAAGAAGGCTGGGGCTCAGATTGAACTTCTGCGTTGTTATAAGATCTTCCCTTAATATATCAGCTCTTATGCTCAAATTAAAGAGTAGCTCCAATTATAGGAGCAAACTAATAAATACAAAACATCTTATAAGATGTTTTCATCCAACAGCCCCACTATAAGCTCTCTCCTGTCAATCAAGCTTAACAAGCGCTCAGTACCTTTAAGCAGCTCAGATGGGAACTTTTCGTTAATATATACACTGAGATAAATGGAGCAGCACTCAAGTGAAAAGAATATCCTAGTGCCACAGAGCACTCTAGATGGGCCCCAGAGCACTAGAAGTATCCCAAGTCAAGGTCTTCTGTGCCAGACCATCGACTTTCAAGGAATTACCAGTTGCTGTGGTTTACCACCCATCGCTGGCATTGAGATAGGGACTCTCATCCTCATTAGAGGACCCAGCTGTTGTGCTCTCTTCCGTAGAGAAGGGGCCGGCTTTGTACCTGTCGACCCAGTCGAGCTAGGTCATTGTACGATAGGCCAGCCTTCAGGACCTTGTGCAGCGGGACCAAACGACAACCTAGGTGGAGCCTTCCTCTTCTTGGACACCACTACTTGCAATATCTATGTGATCGATCCCACTCACACAGGGCCCTGTCTTAACATCTGTGCTGCTCTGGTAGCCATAGGAATTACTCTACAGACTGGTGACAAGCTCTTTGACTGTTGTTCTCAACAGATCTTTGATCTTACTAAACAGGACACTGTGCCCGGTTGTGAGGGCGACATTGGCTGCGTCTGGCACGCGTGCTGTGCCATTGTTGGTGCCACTGGGCCCACTGGTCCAACAGGCAGCACAGGGAGCACTGGTGCTACTGGACCTAGCGGGGATACCGGGCCAACTGGTTCAGGTGATACAGGACCTACTGGCCCCACTGGACCACCGGGCGGGCCTACAGGTCCCACGGGTCCAATTGGTCCTACCGGTCCATCAGAAGGACCCACTGGGCCCGCGGGACCGACGGGTAATACCGGATCAACTGGTGCCACAGGTGATCCGGGAGCCACAGGTTCAACAGGTGCAACCGGAACTGGTGATACTGGAGCCACTGGCACAACAGGTAGCACTGGAGATACGGGTCCTACCGGGCCAACCGGTGCTGGTGATACCGGAGCTACAGGTCCGACTGGCGAAACAGGCACAACTGGCGATACTGGAGACACCGGCTCTACCGGGGCTACAGGCAGCACTGGTGCAACAGGAGCTACAGGTCCCACTGGTGATACCGGAGCCACAGGCGCAACTGGAAATACTGGTCCAACCGGTGGTACAGGCGACACTGGCCCTACCGGCAACACTGGAGCTACAGGAGCAACTGGTCCCACTGGTGCAACAGGTAATACAGGCCCGACAGGAGGTACTGGAGCAACTGGTCCCACCGGTGCTGGAGTTACCGGCCCAACAGGAGCAACAGGAGTTACCGGCCCAACAGGAGCTGGATCAAGTCTCACTATGTTCGGAGATGGATCGGCCGGATCTCGTACTGTATCTGCCAACGAAGATTGGTCCACAACATCCCCGCCTTATCCCACCAACAATCAGTTCGTCGATTTCACCGTTAATGCTGGAATTACTCTGACTCTTCCTAGTGGCATGATTATCAAATGCACTGGTACCTTCACCAACAACGGCACCATCAATGTTCAACCGGGTGCTCTCGGTTATGATTCAGGGACGAATGCTCGCTTAGAACGGGGCTGTAGTCGAGCCCCTCCCGATCCTCAAAATAGCGGAACCTATGGCTCACCAGGAGGCTTGGCTTTCCCTGCCGTTTGGTTGGGTAAGATCTTCACTGCCCCACTCCTGGCTGGTGGTAATGGAGCCAATGGAACAATTTTTCTAGATACATCGGTATCAGGTTCTGGTGGTGGTGGACTTAACGTCTATGCTCGCATAGCTATCGTCAACAACGGCACAATCAATGCCAACGGAACCGCCGCTGTCTCTGGAGGGTTCCAGTCAGGTTCGGGTGGTGGAGGAGGTGGTTTCGCCATATTCATTTCTGAAGGATTGATCACAGGAGCTGGTATTATCAATGCCGTAGGAGGAGCTGGAACCGCTGGTGCTGCTGGTTCAAGCGGTGCTGGTGGTGGAGGTGGAGGTGGTGGATTTATCCATTTCGTCTCATCAGGTGCCCCAGCAGTTGCAACCAATGTATCCGGTGGTGCCGCAGGAGCACCCAATGGCACAACTCGAGATGGAGGAGGAGGTGGAGCGATGGGAGGTAATGGAGGACAAGGAAATCGACCGGCCGCTCTGGCCGGTTCCCCAGGTGTTGTTTTCACAACTATCGTCACCAATCCCACCTCTTTGGCTCTCAATACTCTGACAGGAGTAGTGTAAAAGCTCCCAGAATTTTTTTAAAAACATCTCAGCAGATGTTTCGTGTTGTATGCAGATTATTTCTATAATTTCGGGCTGGAAAATGGAGCAGAATTCTAAGCAATGTGAGATAGGAGTTCCACAAACTGGCCCAAGTTCTGGGCTACCAGGGCCCAGAAGCATTCCATCTCTTGGTTTGCTTTGCCAGACCATTGACTTTCAGGGCGTAACTTCATGTTGTGGCTTGCCACCTATTGCAGGCATCCCTATCGGCACTCTAGTTCTAATTCGAGATCCGTGCTGCGCCTTATTCCGTAGGGAGGGGGCGGGCTTCGTGCCAATTGATCCAGTTGAGCTGGGCCATTGCACGACAGGAGCTCCCACTGGGCCTTGCGCTGCGACACAACCAAATGAGAATCTGAACGGAGCCTTCCTCTTCCTAGATATCAATACCTGTAACATCTATGTTATTGATCCTGATCATACAGGGGCATGCCTTAACCTGTGCGCTGCTTTATTTGGAATTGGTATCGTCGTACAGAATGGAGATAAACTTTTCGACTGCTGTTCTCAGCAGATTTTTGAGTTGATGATTACTGACCCCAACTGTGGCGATACACTTGGTTGTACTTGGCATGCTTGTTGTGCCGTAGTAGGAACCACTGGAGCCACAGGTTCCACGGGTTCGACTGGAAGCACTGGCGATACGGGTAGTACCGGGCCAACCGGGCCAACTGGTTTAGGAGAGACGGGACCTACTGGCCCAACTGGTTCTATGGGATCCACAGGCGCCACTGGAGCAACTGGTTCTGGATCTACTGGCCCAGCTGGTCCTACTGGTCCGGCTGGGGGTCCAACGGGAGCAACTGGTCTAACCGGTCCAGCTGGACCTACTGGCCCGGCCGGGGGTCCGACAGGTCCGACTGGAGATACAGGGGCGACTGGAGATACAGGGGCCACGGGCTCGACTGGAAGTACTGGAGTCACTGGCAGCACAGGTAATACAGGGGCCACGGGCTCGACTGGAAGCTCTGGTGCCACTGGCAGCACGGGTAATACCGGAGTAACAGGGGCTATAGGCGCACCTGGAGTAGCAGGTCCAACTGGAAGTACAGGTACCACAGGAGTAACTGGTCCAACCGGATCGACTGGAGCCACAGGTTCAACCGGAATTGGTAATACTGGAGCTACGGGGACTCAAGGTCCAACTGGAGAAACCGGTGCCACAGGTCCTACAGGCTCCGGAGCTACAGGGGCCACAGGCTCAGCTGGAGAAACCGGTGCCACTGGTGAGGCCGGCCCGGCTGGTCCCACAGGTGAGATTGGAGCCACAGGTTCAACCGGGCCAACAGGTTCAACCGGGCCAACAGGTTCAACCGGGCCAACAGGTTCAACCGGGCCAACAGGTTCAACCGGGCCAACAGGTTCAACCGGGCCAACCGGGGCAACGGGAGCAGCTGGAATAACTGGACCGACGGGATCCGCACCCCTCAGTACAGGAGGAGGAACATTTTTCGGTAGAGCTGTGTCAAGTAATAATGCCACCGGTACTCACTATGCGTTCGGCTCCGGTGCATCTGTAGCCCCTCCCGTGACCCCTGTTTCCGCCTATAGCGCTAGCGTTGTGATCACCGCCCCTGGAAGGATGACCAACTTCACCGCGGCTTACTATAGTCCCACGGGGGCAACTTACGTCGGTACCATCATATTCGCATTAATCCTCAACGGTGATGATACAACCACTTCCCTCGGTGGATCAGTGGTTAACCCGGGAGGTACAGTTCCCGTTGTGGTAACTGACAATCGTGTTCGCAATGTCGTTCGTGGAGACGTGATATGTATGCGCATAGATTATTTTGGTGGAACTCCTCCATTTACTACTGTCTGGATGTATTCAGTCGATGTAATATCTCCTTGACCCAACTAGCTATGGAAAATTTAAATTTTCCTCACATCCGAAATATACCCTAATGAATGGGGAGATCCTATACATATATCAACAATATATGTTATGATGATAAGGGAGAGATCCACACCGTCAAGTATCATAACCTGATACCCATGCTACTCAGCGTCGTAGCTGGAGCAGGTCAGAAGATGAGTGTGGCTCAACTGGAGAGACGAGATAAGTGAATCAGCTTCTCCGATTAATTTAGCCAGACTTCACATCCACAATTTAAAAAATTTAATATTCACTCAACCGGAGTGAATAATGCTATGTAATCTGATTTGCTAGTGGAGAGTTTAAGCTGAGACACTGAGTGTTCTGGAGTTCTAGAACTCCAGAACATAGAGACTCCAGAACATAATTCTGCTATCGCTTAAAAATGGAAGGGGCAAGAGACAGTAGTTCAGGGCCCAAAGGTTCTCATCAGAATGGCCCTTCAGCTAGTGCATCTGCTAACATTTCAGCTCTACTATCTGGAGCCTCAGGACAGGGATCAAGCAAGATGCCAATTGGCATCAAACAAGGAGATGGCACCCATTTCTTCTGCCAAACCATTGATTTTCAGGGTATCACCTCCTGCTGCGGTTTGCCTCCTATCGCTGGCATTGAGATAGGC